CGGGTGGTCCGACGGGTCCAACAGGAATTCCAGGTCCGACGGGTCCTGGTGGAGGTGGTGGCGGCGGCACAGGCTATACGGGTCCGACAGGTCCGACAGGTCCAATAGGAATTCCAGGTCCGGCGGGTGGTCCGACGGGTCCAACAGGAATTCCAGGTCCGACGGGTCCTGGTGGAGGTGGTGGCGGCGGCACAGGCTATACGGGTCCGACAGGTCCGACAGGTCCAATAGGAATTCCAGGTCCGACGGGTCCTGGTGGAGGTGGTGGCGGCGGCACAGGCTATACGGGTGCAACGGGCAGCACGGGTTCAATAGGTCCAACGGGTCCTCAGGGCATACCAGGTACGGCTACAAATACGGGCGCAACTGGTCCGGCTGGTAACGATATATGGTATCAACGATATTTAATAGACCCGCCACCGGCACCGGTGATAGGTACGCCGACCTCGCAATCCACCGAAATCTTTATTCCTTGGACATATCCATCTACGATTAACGTGGGTGTACCGATTGGATATCTACCATTTGTTTCATCCTACTCTGCCATTGTATCAACTCCGCAACTATCTACGTTTGTCGTGAATGGAGGCGGCACGGGTCCACCCAATTATCTAGATGCTATTGGAGGATATTGTAGTACTATACACGTAACCGGTCTTGTTCTTACCAATCAGGCTGCGCTCGCAAATACGTACGGATATGTGAATTTTCCAACATTGGGGAGCACTTATTCGGTCTTTTATTATAATCCTACATTTTCAAATTTCAATGCGCCCGCCACCGGCGCAATTGAGATGTATTACCAAAACCGAAACCAATCAATTAGTTCCTCTACAGTTGTAATCACAGGATTTAGTGTATCAGGTACGCCATCGTATCCTCAAACATTCACCGTCACCGGTTCAAATGTAACCAGTTTATCGGTGAGTTATACTGCGCCGCAATTTGTAGATGTACTCAATCCGACGACCTCGGCGACGATTGCGGTGTATGCCCTCGCCTTTTCGTCCATTTCAACTCTCTATCGTTTTGTTGGAAGTACAACATTTACAGGGGGCACCGTACAAACCTTGAGCCCTGTGCTACCGTATCCGAATACGCCGTACTATAATAATTGGGTACAGAATGGGTTGAATCTGTCGTATACATATCCAGGCAATTTATATCCTGATACGCAGACGGAGGTCTATGTAACGGCATCCAATACGGCGAATCCGGCTTACGGTGAGCAAGCATCAACGGTCGGCACAACAACATATTTATCGCAGATTCCAACGCCAACAAGTTTAACATTTAGCGGGGCGAGTTATTACAATAACGGAATCGTAAAACGCTGTAGTGATAATTTAACGGTCACAAATGTCTTAACGACGTCCAATACACTCACGAGCGATACATACGCCACGCCGATTCATACAGTATTGGACCGTGGGTCGGCAGCAGCCAATATTATGTATTTATCTACTTTTTTGCTGACAAGTGCGTCTGCTACGTCCAACGGACCGCTGGTCGCATTTGGCGGATTTTCACAAGCGGCACCGACAACACCCCAAACCACAAATGGGCTCTCTCTTACGTCAGGAACGACTGATACATATTATGGAAATCCGGCGTATGACCAAGGGTTTTATCTCAAATCGCTAAATACAATCACAATTAATTCAAATGTGATAGGAACGGTTGGATATAGTCCAAATATAAATCGGTTAACAGTTATTGAACAGCAGTTGGATGGAAGTTCTCCGAGCGGCGTGATTACCTCTAATTCGTATCAGTATTATTACGATAATTTGACGACAACACCGGCGGTGACCGCTTTATCGTATACATTGGCAACGTCAAATACACAGGTATCAGGTATTTATGTAATTTATGGAGTTGCCACCGCAACAATTACCGCCACTGCGTCAAACTTAGGCAATTATTTCTATAGCGACCCGCTTGTATCGTATACCCTCACAATTGGAAGTAATAGTTATACAAGTAATACAACGCTGCCATCGCCGACGTCGCAGATTACTGGACCGCTCACCTTTTCAAATACGTCACTCGCATCGGTAAACATAACGACGGATGCCATTTATTCAAACAGCGCAATTGTTACAGCAGTCGCACATAATCCACATGCCAATTCGTCACCCGTAACGTCAACTATACCGGTGATTGCGGACGGTCCATCGTATTCGTTGGTCGCCGCCCCGTCCCCCACCATACCGACCTCTATTCCAACACTGAATACGAGCGGATCCGTTGCCGGTACACGGTGCTGGTCCGCAGGATCCGCACTTACCAATACAAGCAATTTTAATCCTACTATGGATAATACGCCGACCTATTTACCGGCGTACTCATTTACTACACCTACAACGGTAGGCGCAACACCGACAAATACATACGCATCGGTTCTCTATAATGAAACATGGTCTCTGACCGATTCTGGTACATATAACACGGGAACATACGATGCTACTACGGAATTACAAGTAGCAGACGGTGTATTCATTACACCGAACAGTACATCCAATAGTGTACAAATAGGCTATAAAAACTATCATAATTATTTAATCAATTCGAATGTATCGCCGACAAGTCTCGTGGATTATACCTCAATTGCGGGCACCGGCTACCGCTTTGCCACATTTGTTTGGAAACTAGGAGCGGGAACATACGGTGCGACCGTAACATTTACATTACATAATGTACGAAATATTGTACAAAAGGCGGCAAATCCGGCAGTCGCAGTCACTGCCGCTGGCAACCCTCTGTACATTCTTTACCGACTTGAAGATACTGCGAACATTTATCCGTCTATTGATGGAGGTACCGGTTTATACGCCTTTGATACAGCAACAAAAACGACGATTTGGCTCAATGCCAACGCCAATGATCCTACAAAGGTGGTTGGTACAACAAATTACTATCAGTTGCTGACGAGTAACTATCCTACATCGGCGTACGTTCGTGGTGGATTCGTAGCCACTTCGGTCAGCGGCAATAACTTTTTAATCCAAGCGGCAGTCCCTGCGCCCGTTGTTATAGCAAATACGCTATATCTCTATTGTAGAATTGGACTACCTATGTCCGATGATGCGGATTTTTCATATGTAACAGCCTCGTTCCCGTAATCGGAGCGCATCTCGTTATCTCTGATTTTTTAAAAAACAGGCTGTAAAATAAGATGTCTTCGTTTCCAAGTCAGACATTCTTGAACAGTTTGCTGTACAAGAAGTATCTTGGTGCGCCAGACGCGCGACCAACACAACCATTTACAGCAGAAGCTCCAGTAGATGCCCGACCTTACGTTACTACCTTACAGGTGTACCAACAGGAGATACCATCTGTAGCCCCTGGTAGTGCGGGTGCCCCGTTAGCACTGGATTCACACGACCCTTCGTATCCTACTGCCTATGCTTTGAGCAAGCAGTGGAATTCGGAATATCCATGGGTTGTTTTATATACAGCGGCTATTCTGAGCAGTACAAATTTAAATGCGGGCATCGGTTTCTGGTCGTTACAGGCGGACCAGACGGGCAGTGGATTGAATAACTTGCTAACAAATCAAATCCCTTACAATTACGATCCTGTAGGAAGTTATAATATTCGTATCACGGTGACGGGTTCTTTAAATATTCCAAATCTTCAGCCAACGGATGCGACGTATCCGTGGAATTTGGATCAGGATGCGGGTGTGTTGACCTTTTATTTGAATCCGATACCGACGGGCGCAACGGTGACAATTAACTTTTGGCGCTATGAGGGTATTTTTGGACCTGGTGGTGGCGGCGGTGGTACAGGTTACACAGGTTACACAGGTTATACTGGTTCTACGGGTTCTACGGGTACTACGGGTGCCACGGGTCCCACGGGTCCCACAGGAACCACAGGCAGCACGGGTCCCACAGGAAACACTGGCAGCACGGGACCCACTGGTAGCACGGGTAGCACGGGCAGCACGGGTCCCACTGGAAACACGGGAAACACAGGCAGCACGGGCAGCACGGGCAGCACGGGTAGCACGGGTCCCACAGGCAGCACGGGCAGCACGGGCAGCACGGGTCCCACAGGAACCACAGGTAGCACTGGAAACACAGGCAGCACGGGTAGCACGGGCAGCACTGGTAGCACTGGACCTACGGGATCTACGGGTGCCACGGGCTCTATAGGCTCAACGGGTAATACAGGTTCTACGGGTCCAACCGGCGTTCAGGGCGCTACCTTTACAACATGGGTTCCGAGTTCGGCGAGTATTCAGGTCGTTACACCAACCACGATTCATATTAATGGCGGCACATCATATGCAGATGTAACATCACTACAATCATATAATACAAGCGTACAGGGAGTATATTTACAGTTTGAGGCACCGGCACTTACCGAAAGCCGCGCAGAAATCCAGGCGTGGATAAATTCGTCTGGAAATATTTATTATTTTGATTTGAACTATTTGAATACATTACAATTTATTGTACCTGGTGCGGGTGCCATCTATACTGGAACCTTCTCTGCTGGCGATATCTTATCTATTTACACAGATGGTACAAACGTCAATGCGTTTCAAAATGGCGTACTGTTAGTCAGTTCCTCAATCGTTCAAGGTGTATGTAGTGCAGAAATCTTAATGGTTGCTCCCACGAACGGTATAACTCTTACAAATGTGCTGTTTTATCCAACAGGCGAACGGGGTGCTACGGGTTATACGGGACCGACAGGACGAACTGGATACACAGGCACTACCGGTAGCACAGGACCTACAGGTTCAACGGGTGCTACAGGCTCTACCGGTCCGTTAGGAACAGGACCAACTGGACCTACAGGCAATACAGGAGCTACGGGACCCACAGGTAATACAGGAGCCACAGGAGGCACAGGAAACACGGGGTCTACTGGATCTACGGGCTCAACTGGTGCCACAGGATTGATGGGCTCTACGGGTAATACCGGCTATACAGGACCTACAGGCAGCACGGGAGCAACGGGACCCACAGGCTCTACAGGTCCGACTGGTCCGATTGGTACAGGTCCAACGGGACCTACAGGTAACACCGGTAGCACGGGACCGACTGGCTTACCAGGTATTGATGGTGTGAGCGGTGGTCTTATTCTGTTTCTTAATACACCTGGTGGTACATATAGTGCGAGTCCCGTTGGAGGCACATTAGAGGAAATTCCAGACAATATTGATACAATTATCACAGTTCCTACATTAGCAGCAACCTATACAAATGTCGCAACATTTTCAACGATTAACGGTGTCATACCGACTACGTTCGTGCCGGCTGGTCTATGGGATCTGAATTTGTTTGCAAGCGTAGGAAATAATATAAACCGTTATGCAAATGTATATTTCAATATATCTTACGTAAGTTCAAGTCAGAAGATTCTTCTGGCATCCTCGTCGAATGTGCCAACACAGGTAAACCAAACGATTGCCCAAACAACAGATGGTACCGTTTATGTACCGGCAACAACCTTGTCTAGCGTGAATTCATTGATTTATTTGGATATCTTTGCGGAGTATGTTGGAAGTACAACGTCGTTTACAATGTATTTTCAGGCAAATACAGCATCCCATTTACATACAACCTTGGCGGCATCGGTCGCTACGGGTCCAACGGGTACCACAGGTAATACAGGTTCAACTGGTAACACAGGTAGTACGGGTCCAACAGGACAAGGTGCTACCGGTTCTACGGGAAACACGGGCTCAACAGGACCCACGGGAAACACGGGCTCAACAGGACCAACGGGTAATACTGGTGCCTCTGGCTCTACTGGACCCACGGGCAGCACTGGCAACACTGGCAGCACGGGCAGCACAGGTAACACCGGACCCACGGGCAGCACTGGCAACACTGGCAGCACGGGCAGCACAGGTAGCACCGGACCCACGGGCAGCACAGGCAACACTGGTAATACCGGTTCAACCGGTAATACGGGATCCACGGGTCCCACGGGTTACGGTTCAACCGGTAATACTGGTTCAACTGGTAACACGGGATCCACAGGTCCAACTGGGCAAGGACCAACTGGTCCTACAGGCGCAATAGGTCCAACCGGTGTATCCTATACAGGACCGACGGGAAATACGGGTAGCACGGGACCGACGGGTGTGGCTGGTGCGCAGGGTGCGTCATCCGATATTGTATTTAGTATGTACAGCCGTTTGGACCAAACGGGATTTGCTACAACCTCCACTTTGGATGCTTTCCAGGGCATGTCATCTATCACATATAATGCAACAACTCCCAATATTAATTTTAATTATTCAACTGGCGCATTTACATTTTCTACATCGGGCTATTACGCAATTCAGCCTATATTTGTTGTATCACAGTCATTGTACGGATATATTACACTTAGCATGCAGAAAAATACGTCAACGATTTGGTCTACGCAGTATGTTATTTATACAGTGGGTACAGTCTCGCCGGCACCGGTTCCTGTAATATTATACGAATCGTTGAATCCAGGTGATTACATCAATTTCAAGTATCAAAATACCAATTCTTATACGGTTATTATGAAAGCGGGAACGACGATGAATATTACACGTTTATCGGTGGGTCCTACGGGTGGCACGGGTGCCACAGGTGCTACTGGACCGATTGGAACAGGTCCAACGGGTCCAACCGGATCTACAGGCACAACGGGAAATACTGGAGCCACTGGACCAACAGGCAGCACAGGTCTAACGGGTGCTTCTGGCTCTACAGGCAGTACAGGTCCGACGGGTGCCTCTGGCTCTACAGGTAGTACAGGTAACACTGGAGGCACGGGCTCCACTGGTCCTACTGGATATGGATCGACGGGTTCAACGGGCTCAACGGGACCCACGGGCAATACAGGCAGCACTGGTTCTACAGGACCAACGGGTAATACGGGATCCACGGGTAATACAGGCTCAACGGGAAACACCGGTCCAACAGGCAGCACCGGCTCCACGGGCTCAACGGGCAGCACCGGCTCAACTGGACCCACGGGCAACACAGGCTCTACGGGACCTACGGGTAATACTGGAGCCACAGGTAATACAGGTTCAACGGGATCCACGGGTAAAACGGGCTCAACGGGACCAACGGGTAACACTGGTAGCACAGGCTCTACGGGACCAACAGGTAACACAGGCTCTACGGGACCAACGGGTAATACGGGAAACACCGGTAGCACAGGCGCTACAGGCGACACAGGCGCAACAGGCGATACTGGACCCACGGGTGCAACCGGTATCACAGGCGCAACAGGCGACACCGGACCTACAGGCGCAACAGGCGATACTGGACCTACGGGAGCAACAGGTGATACTGGACCCACGGGCGAAACAGGCGACACGGGCGCAACAGGCGACACGGGCGCAACAGGCGACACTGGACCTACAGGCGACACAGGTGATACTGGACCCACGGGCGCAACAGGTGATACAGGCGCAACAGGCGACACTGGACCTACTGGCAATACAGGCGACACAGGCGCAACAGGTGACACTGGACCTACTGGCAATACAGGTGACACAGGCGCAACAGGTGACACTGGACCTACTGGCGATACAGGTGATACTGGACCTACAGGCGCAACAGGCGATACAGGAAATACTGGTGACACAGGTAACACTGGCGATACTGGACCCACGGGTCCGATTGGTACAGGTCCAACAGGTGTAACTGGGTCCACTGGACCAACTGGTCCAACAGGTATACCTGGTGTGAATGGAGTATCAGGTGGTCTAACTTTATTCTTAGATACAGATGGCGGTACTTACACAAGTGCGCAAATTGGCGGCACTCTACAAGTCATTCCCAGCACACCCCAAACGAGTATTACTGCTACTGTTGGAACTTCAGGATATACTGATATTGCTACATTTTCTACAATTACTGGTACTTTACCTACAAACATTGTTCCTTCGGGTCTATGGGATCTGAATTTATATACAGCGATTAGTAATAATTCTCTTGGTCAATATGTAAATCTCTATTTCAATTTACAATATACAAGCTCAGGACAGACCTTGTTTTTGGCGGGATCGTCTAATGCCGCACAACAAGTGAATCAGACAACGGTCCAGGCGATTGATATAACAACCTATGTTCCTGAAGTAACATTACAGAGTGTAAGTTCACAGATTATTTTAAATATTTATGCGGAGGCGTTTATCTCAAGTTCAGTGCTCACGATGATTTTCCAGGGCGCAGTACCAAGCCATTTACATACCACATTAGCCGCGTCGGTTGCCACTGGTCCCACGGGTACAACAGGACCGCAAGGTGTAACAGGACCGACGGGTCCAACAGGTGCGATAGGAACAGGACCAACAGGTATTACAGGTGACTCTGGATCCACCGGTTCAACGGGAAATACTGGAGCCACGGGCTTTACAGGTCCCACGGGATCTACGGGTAGTACCGGTTCTACAGGACTAACGGGTGACACGGGATACACGGGTAATACGGGCTCAACGGGACCCACGGGCAGCACCGGCTCTACCGGACCAACGGGCAACACGGGAAACACCGGTTCCACTGGACCAACGGGCAATACAGGTAACACTGGATCTACCGGACCAACGGGCAACACGGGCTCCACGGGTGCGACAGGAGCCACAGGACCAGCATATCCGCTTGTATCTGAAAACTTTATGGTTGCTGTAGGTCAAGGAACAAATAGTTTGGCATATAGTTACGATGGCATTGCCTGGACCGGTCGTGGAACGTCTATATTTTCCTCAGGAGGAGATGGCGTGGCGTGGAACGGTTCATTATGGGTTGCTGTAGGTTATGGAACAAATGCTATTGCCACTAGCCCCGATGGTATTACCTGGACGGGTCGTACTGGAACGTCTATATTTTCCTCAGGAGGAAATGGCGTGGCGTGGAACGGTTCATTATGGGTTGCTGTAGGTGAAGGAACAACAAATACTATTGCTACTAGCCCTGATGGCATTAACTGGACGGGTCGTGGAGCGACAATATTTACTATATTTGGCACTGGTGGACATGGCGTAGCATGGAACGGTGTATTATGGGTTGCTGTAGGTGATGGATCAAGTAGTATTATTACTAGCCCTGATGGTATTAACTGGACGGGTCGTGAAACATCTACATTTCCTTCAGGTGGATATGGCGTGGCGTGGAACGGTTCATTATGGGTTGTTGTAGGTGTAGGAACAGCAAATACTATTGCCACTAGCCCCGATGGTATTACCTGGACCGGTCGTGGAACGTCTATATTTTCCTCAGGTGGATATGGCGTGGCGTGGAACGGTGTATTATGGGTTGCTGTAGGTTATGGAACAAATACTATTGCCACCAGCGCAGATGGCATTACCTGGACGGGTCGTGGAACGTCTATATTTTCCACATCTGGAAATGGCGTGGCGTGGAACGGTTCACTATGGGTTGCTGTAGGCAAGGGAACAAATACTATTGCCACTAGCCCCGATGGTATTACCTGGACGGGTCGTGGAACGTCTATATTTTCCACAGGTGGATATGGCGTGGCATCACGTCGTGTACTACCATATGTTGGCACATCGGTTTTTGGTTATACGGGTGCTACAGGAGCCACAGGCAGCACAGGCAGCACCGGCTCCACAGGACCTACGGGTAGTACTGGATCCACGGGTAATACGGGCGCAACCGGTATTACAGGCGCTTCGGGCTCCACAGGCTCAACGGGAAACACCGGTCCAACGGGCAACACGGGATCCACGGGTAATACGGGCTCAACGGGACCAACGGGTGCCTCTGGCTCTACCGGCTCTACCGGACCAACGGGTGCCTCTGGCTCTACAGGCTCAACAGGAGCGACAGGTAGCACAGGACCCACGGGTAATACTGGATCTACAGGTAATACGGGCTCAACGGGTTCCACAGGCAGCACAGGACCCACGGGTAATACTGGATCTACGGGCGCAACGGGTATTACAGGCGCCTCGGGCTCAACGGGATCCACGGGTAATACCGGCTCCACGGGATCCACGGGTAACACGGGATCTACGGGACCTACTGGTAACACCGGCTCCACGGGTAACACCGGTAGCACAGGACCCACCGGCAACACAGGCAGCACAGGACCCACGGGTAACACGGGTCCCACAGGCAACACTGGCTCCACGGGTAACACCGGTAGCACAGGACCCACGGGTAACACGGGTAACACCGGTAGCACAGGCTCCACAGGACCCACGGGTTCCACAGGACCCACGGGTTCCACAGGACCCACGGGTTCCACAGGACCCACGGGTTCCACAGGACCCACGGGTAACACGGGTAACACTGGCTCTACGGGTTCCACGGGTCTCACGGGTAACACCGGTAGCACAGGACCCACAGGCAACACTGGCTCCACGGGTTCCACGGGACCAACGGGTAACACAGGCTCTACTGGATCCACGGGTAACACAGGCTCTACAGGCGCAACAGGCATTACAGGCGCTTCTGGTAGTACCGGTAGTACTGGTTCAACCGGACCCACAGGAGCCACAGGAGCCACAGGTAATACAGGCTCTACAGGCTCTACAGGACCTACAGGCTCTACCGGATTCACGGGCAATACAGGATCTACAGGTCCGACTGGTCCGATTGGTACAGGTCCTACGGGCGCAACCGGTAGCACTGGACCTACTGGACCGACGGGTGTTGCGGGTGTAAATGGTGTATCAGGTGGTCTCACTCTGTTCCTTAATACACCTGGTGGCACCTACACAAGTACACCAATTGGCGGTACTCTACAAGTCATTCCCAGCACACCCCAAACGAGTATTACTGCTACTGTTGGAACCTCAGGATATACTGATATTGCTACATTTTCTACAGTGAATGGAACTTTACCGGCATCATTCGTACCATCAGGTTTATGGGATTTGAACTTATTCGGATATATTAACAATAACACACTTGGACAATATGTAAATATCTATTTTAATCTAGCGTATACGAGTTCAGGACAAACTGTCTTTTTGGCAGGTTCGGCGGGATCAGGACAACAAATGAATCAGACAACGGTCCAAGCGATTGATATAACGACCTATATTCCTGAAGTAACATTACAGAGTGTAAGTTCACAGATTATTTTAAATATTTATGCGGAGGCATTTATTTCAAGCTCGGTGCTGACGATGAATTTCCAGGGCGCAGTACCAAGCCATTTACATACCACATTAGCCGCATCGGTTGCCACAGGTCCCACTGGAATTACAGGACCACAGGGTTTAACGGGACCGACGGGTCCAACAGGTGCGATAGGAACAGGACCAACAGGTATCACCGGCTCAACCGGATTTACGGGAAATACAGGTAGTACTGGACCGACAGGTATTACGGGTGCCTCAGGCTCTACAGGCAACACTGGTTCAACGGGTACCTCTGGCTCTACAGGAAGCACAGGCGCAACTGGTATTACGGGCGCATCAGGCAGCACGGGCTCTACGGGCTCTACGGGCTCTACAGGACCAACCGGACCAACCGGTTCCACGGGCTCTACTGGTTCAACCGGTCCAACTGGTGCCTCTGGCTCTACAGGATCTACCGGCGCATCTGGAGCTACAGGTTCAACAGGTAATACAGGCTCTACGGGTCCAACGGGTATCACCGGTGCAACAGGTTCAACCGGTCCTACGGGAAATACGGGCAGCACAGGATTTACAGGTATTACGGGTGCGTCAGGCTCTACAGGTAACACCGGCTCAACCGGACCCACTGGCAACACCGGTAGCACAGGCGCTACAGGTGCCTCTGGCTCTACTGGCTCAACGGGTACAACCGGTATTACGGGTGCGTCAGGTGCTACGGGCAGCACTGGACCGACTGGCAGTACAGGAAACACAGGCAGCACTGGATCTACGGGTATAACAGGTGCGTCAGGTGCTACGGGCAGCACTGGACCGACTGGCAGTACAGGAAACACAGGCAGCACTGGATTTACGGGTATAACAGGTGCGTCAGGTGCTACGGGCAGCACTGGACCGACTGGCAGTACAGGAAACACAGGCAGCACTGGATTTACGGGTATAACAGGTGCGTCAGGTGCTACGGGTAGTACTGGACCGACTGGTTCTACAGGCAATACGGGCTCAACTGGCTCAACTGGCTCAACTGGCAATACTGGACCTACAGGTAATACAGGCTCAACCGGTTCAACCGGCAATACAGGCTCAACCGGACCTACAGGACACGGTGCTACAGGACCTACAGGAAATACAGGTAACACAGGTAATACAGGAAATACCGGTTCTACAGGTCCGACGGGAAATACAGGTTCTACAGGACCAACGGGTATAACGGGCGCATCAGGTTCCACGGGCAATACTGGTAGCACTGGTTCTACGGGAGCAACGGGTATAACAGGTGCGTCAGGTTCTACTGGATCTACGGGACCCACGGGCAACACTGGTTCTACGGGAGCAACGGGTATAACGGGTGCGTCAGGTTCTACTGGATCTACGGGACCCACGGGCAACACTGGTTCTACGGGAGCAACGGGTATAACGGGTGCGTCAGGCTCTACTGGATCCACGGGACCTACAGGTAACACTGGCTCTACGGGACCTACGGGTATAACGGGTGCGTCAGGTTCTACTGGATCCACGGGACCTACGGGTAACACTGGCTCCACGGGACCTACGGGTATAACGGGTGCGTCAGGTTCTACTGGATCTACGGGACCCACGGGCAACACTGGTTCTACGGGTATAACGGGTGCGTCAGGTTCTACTGGATCCACAGGACCGACTGGCAACACTGGATCCACAGGACCTACTGGCAACACAGGCTCTACGGGACCAACTGGCAATACTGGATCTACGGGACCAACTGGCAATACTGGATCTACAGGACCGACTGGCAACACTGGCTCAACAGGACCTACGGGCAACACTGGCTCAACCGGACCGACTGGTAATACGGGCTCCACGGGATCTACGGGTATAACGGGTGCGTCAGGTTCTACTGGCTCCACAGGACCGACTGGTAATACGGGCTCCACGGGATCTACGGGAAACACTGGATCCACGGGACCCACTGGTAACACGGGCTCCACAGGACCAACTGGCAACACTGGATCTACAGGACCGACGGGAAACACTGGATCCACGGGACCCACTGGTAACACGGGCTCCACGGGACCGACGGGAAACACTGGATCTACAGGACCTACTGGCAACACTGGAGCTACAGGCGCAACCGGTAACACTGGATCTACGGGACCAACTGGCAATACTGGCAACACTGGCTCTACAGGACCGACGGGTAACACTGGATCTACAGGCACAACCGGTAATACAGGATCAACAGGACCCACAGGTCCTATCGGTACAGGACCAACTGGCACAACAGGCGCGACAGGATCCACAGGACCAACTGGTGCCGCAGGTATTAATGGTGTATCAGGTGGTCTTACTTTATTCTTGAATACACCAGGCGGTGCTTATAGTTCTTCACCAATTGGAGGCACTTTGGATGTTATTCCCAGTACGCCTCAAACAACAATCACTGCTACAGTGAATAATACAGGATATACGGACTTGGCTCAGTTCTCAACAATAACGGGTGTTTTACCGACAAACTTTATTCCTGCGGGACTATGGGACTTGAATCTTTATGCATCTATCTCCAATAACAATAATAGATATGTCAATGTTTATTTCAATATTTCATATACAAGTTCAGGTCAAACTTTACTCTTAGCATCCTCATCAAATTCTCCTCAAGCAGTCAATTTGACAACAACACAAGAAGTAGATATTACAACCTATGTACCTGAGGTAGAATTACAAAGTATTAGTTCTCAGATTTTACTGAATGTTTATGCTGAATCGTTCGGCACTGGTTCTGGATCTGGTGTAGCACTAACTATGTATTTCCAAGGTGCCACACCGTCTCATTTACATACAACGTTGGCGGCATCGGTCGCAACGGGTCCCACGGGTACAACAGGACCGCAAGGTTTGACTGGACCTACAGGTCCAACGGGCGCGATTGGTACTGGACCGACGGGACTTACAGGATCGACTGGCTTTACTGGACCTACGGGCTCTACTGGATTCACGGGACCGACTGGTATTACAGGAGCCTCTGGCTCTACAGGACCGACAGGCAATACCGGCTCCACTGGACCTACAGGTAATACTGGCAGCACTGGACCCACTGGCAGCACTGGACCCACTGGTAGCACTGGACCAACCGGTAATACGGGATCCACTGGTAACACTGGCAGCACTGGACCAACAGGTAATACGGGTAACACTGGCAGCACTGGACCAACAGGTAATACGGGATCCACTGGTAACACTGGCAGCACTGGACCAACAGGTAGTACCGGACCTACCGGTATTGTTGGAAGCACAGGACCGACAGGCAACACCGGCTCCACTGGACCTACAGGTAACACTGGCAGTACTGGACCGACAGGAAACACTGGCAGCACAGGACCGACAGGAAACACTGGCAGCACAGGACCTACAGGAAACACTGGCTCCACTGGACCGACGGGTATCGCTGGCTCCACTGGACCGACGGGTATCGCTGGCAGTACTGGACCTACAGGTAACACTGGCAGCACAGGACCGACAGGTAACACTGGCAGCACCGGACCTACAGGTAACACTGGCAGCACAGGACCGACAGGTAACACTGGCTCCACTGGACCTACAGGTAACACTGGCTCCACTGGACCTACAGGTAACACTGGCAGCACTGGACCGACGGGTAATACTGGCAGTACTGGACCGACGGGTAATACTGGCAGTACTGGACCGACAGGTAATACTGGCAGCACCGGACCTACAGGTAATACTGGCAGCACCGGACCTACAGGTAATACTGGCAGCACCGGACCTACAGGTAACACTGGCTCTACAGGCAACACTGGCAGCACCGGACCCACAGGTAACACTGGCAGTACAGGTTCAACCGGACCAGGATTTCAACCCATTCAAAATCCAAAGCCAACCTATGTATTAACGGCACTGACTTCAACATCGGCACTGGCAAACTCAAATCTTGTATTTGACGGACAAACACTTTCAACGGTTAACGGCGCATTTAGCGGTACCTTTTCAATTGGTCAGCAAGAGTTTTATGCTCAAGGGTCGAATGGTTTCAGTGTGAACGAAAATTTCAATGCTGCTGGAACTGGAGGAACACAAACAGCTTACCATTTTACATCAGGAAATTCAAATAAAAATATTGTATTTGATTTGGCAGTTACAAGCCAATACACAACGATGTTTGGAACCTATGGAAACTCATCGGCGAATAATTTTATCATCGGTTCAGAAACCTCCAATACATCCTTCTTTTTCAAGAAGGGACTTGGTATCGCACCAGTAAATCTCGCAGGCGGAACAACATTGTTTGAAATCACGAATAGTGGTGGAGTACAAGCACCACTTATAGCAGCCACTGGATCAACTCCACAATATGTTCTTGCTTACGACTCAAGTGTAGGAAATATTACATATGCTACGGTAGCGGGTGTTACAGGCGCAACAGGTGCTACAGGACCTACTGGTTTTGGAAGCACTGGACCGACGGGTATTGCTGGCTCAACTGGACCTACAGGTCCGACAGGCAACACAGGTTCAACGGGACCGACAGGCAACACTGGTAGCACAGGCTCTACGGGACCAACAGGTAACACGGGAAACACTGGTAGCACAGGCTCTACGGGACCGACAGGCAACACTGGCTCCACCGGATCTACAGGTCCGACGGGCAACACTGGATCCACGGGACCGACGGGCAACACTGGATCCACGGGACCTACTGGAAGAACAGGCAACACTGGTAGCACAGGCTCTACGGGACCTACAGGCAATACAGGTCCAACGGGACCTACAGGTAACACCGGTAGCACGGGACCGACAGGCAACACTGGTAGCACAGGCTCTAAGGGACCTACAGGCAATACAGGTTCAACGGGACCGACAGGCAACACTGGTAACACAGGCGATACAGGACCTACAGGCAACACAGGCAATACTGGTAACACAGGCGATACAGGACCTACTGGAGACACTGGAGACACTGGTCCTACTGGTGCTACTGGAGACACAGGTGCAACTGGCGATACTGGACCGACAGGCAACACTGGCGATACAGGTGCTACTGGAGACACAGGACCCACAGGCAACACGGGCGCAACAGGTGACACTGGACCTACTGGCAATACAGGCGACACAGGCGCAACAGGTGACACTGGACCTACTGGTAATACAGGTGACACAGGCGCAACAGGCAACACTGGACCTACAGGCAATACAGGCGATACTGGCGCAACAGGCGACACTGGCGCAACAGGCGACACTGGACCTACAGGACCTACAGGACCTACAGGACCTACAGGAATGGTAGGACCTCAAGGTGGCGGTACCTACACACTCACAAGTACAAATCCAAGCAATACCAGATATGACCCAATGAACAATTCGGTAACCAAGATAGCGAATGATACTACTGTAGATACAATTACATCCGTGGAATCGTATCCATTTGCGACGGTGAGTTTTACATTAGCTGCGGCAACATATAATGCTCAACAAATTTTACTGTATTTTACCGGTTTAGAAAATTACGGTTTCATTATTGTGGATAATTCAATTTATACTACTGCAGGCGGTTCTGCTAGAAATTCATTTGGCGTTTGGTCTCCTAATATAATATATTCATGTTCAATTGTAAGTGATAACGTATACTGGTATATTGATAGTATACTTGTTGATACCTTGGGGTCCGCTCCACCGGTAGTCAATTATCAGCTCTATATGACACAGTACTCGATAGGTGATTCTTATACAAATATTACCTTTGGTGGAACAACTGTTGCTCCCCCATCCAATTCTATTGTATATACAAATGTTCCAGCCAATAACTATGATATCAATATTATTGGAAGTCCAAATTTGATGATAGCAGGTGGGTATTTTAATCATGGATATTACAGTGGTAATAGCCCATTGTTTTACAGCATTGATGGTATTACATGGCGTAATGTATCATATTCGGCGACAAATACATTATTAGATGCCGCAGATATATATGGAATCGCTTATAATGGAGTTCTGTGGGTAGGATTAGGAACAGGAGCAAGTACAGTATGGAGTATTATATACAGTTCAGATGGAATGAATTGGCAGGCAGCCGATATTGGCGCAGGTATAATTTTTAACGGTGGAGGTTATGCAGCGGCATGGAACGGTCAAATGTGGATAGCAGTTGGCACTGGTTCAAATACAATGGCATATAGTTACGATGGTATTCATTGGACTGGACTAGGAACATCTACATTTTCAACGTCTGGAAACGGCATTGCGTGGAACGGTACTATATGGGTCGCAGTAGGAAATGGTACAAATTTTATTGCCTATAGTAATGACGGTATTACATGGAATAGTATAAGTCAGTCTTGGATAGGAATTGGTCAAAGTGTTGCCTGGAATGGAACCTTGTGGGTGGCAGTTGGTGCTGTATCCGATGTAACGTTAACGTACAGTTATGATGGTATCAATTGGAACTATGTAAACGATCCATTCGGCACATTTGCGTATGGTGTAGCATGGAATGGCAGTCAGTGGGTTGCGGTCGGTAGTGGTACAAACTCCATCGCATATAGTTACGATGGCATTAATTGGACCGGTGCTGATTCGGCATCCATTATTTTTAGCGGTGGTGGAAATGGTATCACATGGAACGGATTCTTATGGGTGGCAACCGGTCAAGGTTCGTATAATATAGCAACCAGCCCAGATGGAATTAACTGGACGCCTTACCTTATTTCCAATAATTTTACACCAATTGCTATAACATCACGCACCGTACTCCCTTACGTCGGCACAATGCTGACACAACCAGCACCGCAAATCAACGCAACCGATAATTTCATGCTTGCTGTTGGAATTACAGGAGGCGGTGGAGCGGGTGCCGCACTTTACTACACACAGGATGGTAATAACTGGATTAACGCATCGCCAACCGGCACATCGGCACTTTTTACAAGTCAGAATATACGTAATGTAGCGTACAATGGTGCTATGTGGGTAGCATCAGGTTCGTTTGGTGTTAGTTACAGTTCAGACGGTATTAACTGGTTTCAGTCAAGTTCTGGTGCGTTTGGCAATTCGTTTACAGAATTTGGAGCAAAAGCAGCGTGGAACGGCAAAATGTGGGTAGCAGTTGGTGGAGGTACTACAGGAAATTCTATAATATATAGTTACGACGGCATTAACTGGACGGGCTTAGGTCTTCTGAGCACTATTTTTGGCGGTCCACCTGGTGGAGTTATACAATATACCAATGTCAATGGCATCGCATGGAATGGAAAGATGTGGGTGGCGGTTGGTATTGGTGCCACTGATTACTATTGTATCGCATACAGTTATGACGGGTTCAATTGGACTGCTGTAAACTCTCATTCATTCATAGTTGGTTTAGGTGTGTCTTGGAACGGCACAATATGGGTGGCAGTTGGCGTGGATGATGGTGGCGCAGATGGTGCTATGTGTTATAGTTATGATGGTATTAATTGGATATATATTACTGATCCGTTTGTATATATTAGCGGAGGCACATCCGCATTTTCACCTGCCTATGCCGCATCTATCGCGTGGAATGGAACACAATGGGTCGCCGTGGGTATTGGATATTGTACAATAGCATATAGTACCGATGGAATCAACTGGACCGCTGCGGATTCTGGAACAGCACCACTGTTTGAAAATGGTGGAAATGATATAACATGGAATGGATCAAAATGGGTAGCATGCGGTTCATTAAATCTTTTTAACAATTCGTCTGGTGGACCAAATCTTGTTTACAGTCAAGATGGTACCACTTGGATTCAAAATACCGAATTAGGAGGAACGCGTGCGTTGGGTATATCCGCTCGCCGTGTACTCCCCTACGTTGGCATATCGCCAATCCCAACATACTTAAATGTAGCAATTCCAGGCGGTGCCTCAGAGCTTCTGTATAATGCGGCGGGAGCGATTGGAAGCGCAAAAAATCTACAGATTACAAATGTATATACAAATGCAGTATTTTACCAAAATACAGCGGGTACTGGATCAGGCTTGCCGGCAACCAGCGATTTTACCAAAACAAATAATGGTGCGTGGTCTACGAATCCGAATATAGTAACAATAGGAGGACGAGTGATAACATGCGCGAATAATTCTCCAGGATTCTATGCCTATTATACAAATGGTGGTGATATAGACGCTGTATTTAGTTTTGTGTTAAGTTTTGACGCAGCGGGTGGAACTGGTAATGCTAGTATAGGATTTCAGGTAAATGGAGGATACTATTCAGTGGGTCCAAATATAGTATCAGATTCATTTGGTAATTTATTATATGAAAATACGGATTGGTACGTTAGTTCAGGTTGGGCATGGCAAGTTGCACGTTCACAAACCGGTTTAATTTTCCAATACAGTACATCAACCCAAGCGTTTACCACAGTTGCCTCTGTAAATAATGTTCAGATGATTGATAATGTACAACTATATCTACTGTTTAACAATAACTACGGAAGCTGCTATATGCAAAATTGGGCAGTCTACTCCCCACAGCCCAGTAATAGCATCTTGAATGCGTCTACAATCGTAGCCACGAATGCCACCGCAAACAATCTCTATTTGCCAAATCTTGCTAGCAACGCGACACCTACATATGTACTCACTTATAGCACATCTACCGAAGCAATCACTTACGCAGCAGTACAAGGCGGATTTTTACCGCCAGGAAATGTATATGGCGATTATCTTCTATACAATGGTACGAATTGGGTCTTGGGTGGGTATAACACAATGAATCAAACGCAGTCAAATGTAACTATAGGAGACGGTGCTGGCAATGATGGAACCGTGCCACTATATGGTGTAGCGATCGGTGGTGGTGCGGGTCAACAGGCACAAGGAGCATCGGCTGTAGCAGTTGGTGGTCAAGCTGGACAAATATATCAGCAGTCCAATGCGGTCGCTATCGGTTATTCTGCGGGATTTCAGTATCAGCAAGAATATTCAATTGCCATCGGTTACCAGGCAGGTCAAGGAGATGGTAGCGGCACATCGAACGGCACAGAGCAAGCATTCTATGCGATTGCTATCGGCAATCAAGCGGGTTCAAATACACAACAATCATACTCCGTCGCCATAGGTGACCAAGCAGGAGCTTCCAATCAAGGTTCATATGGTATCGCTATAGGAACAGTGGCGGGTCAATATAGCCAAGGTGGCGGTAGTATCGGTATAGGTTACGCCGCAGCATCCAATGCTCAAGACATAAACGCAGTTGCTATAGGATGGGCTGCTGGATTCGCTAGTCAAGGCTCAAACGCAATTGCGATAGGACAGTTCGCAGGTGAAAACAGTCAATCTCCAAATTCTATTGTACTAAATGCCACTGGCGTAGAATTAGATGGAAATACTGACGGGGGTGGAGGTGGATTCTACGTAGCACCTATTCAACCAGCAGGAACGACCTATACATTAAATTACGACCCAGATACAAACGAAATTACATATGATCTAGGAACATCCGATCACCGCCTCAAGACAAATATCAGCAATACAACCCTCGGTATCAACTTTATTAATCAACTGCGACCGGTAGAATTCACTTGGAAGGACCGCATTAGCGTCGGCTTGGATAGCAACGGCAACCCACTTCCACCAAGAGATCCAGGTAAGCGCAAACACCAAGGGTTCATTGCGCAGGAAGTGAAGCAGGTTTTGGACAATCTCAGCACCGATTCGTCCCTATTCACATGTATCAATGATGTTCCATCAACTATAACAAAGACATATAAGGATAAACATGGTAGTACAATAACGAATACATATGAGTCGCCGCACGCAAAACTAAGAGGACTTTATACTCTTCGTCATACTGAGTTTATCGCCCCCACGGTGAAAGCGGTACAGGACGTCTACGCACTCGTCCAAACCCAGCAGTCTACTATCTCATTGTTAGAAGCCCAGGTCTCCACGCTCACGGGCAAACTCACCTTAGTATGTTCAACGTTAAACATCGTTATCTAAATGAATGAAATGTACAACTCTATAGTAAGAATGAGTCGTACAAATCCGGCAATTTTGAGTAGCTTTTTACAAATATACTCAAATGCTGTACCGGTTGAGGCAGGTACTGGACCAACGGGGGTTACGGGTCCGAAAGGTTTACCTGGCGACAAATATAGCAGTCAGACAACAAGTGCGGTAACGATTAATCCAGGAGGCGGCAGTGTTTCTATTATTGTTAGTACAGGTCTCGCCTATATTTACGGAACTCCGGTTTATGTTATAAGTACTGCTTCTAATTCCAACTTTACGGGAACTATTGTATATTACAATACCAATACGGGTGCGATGGTCATCCAGAATATCACAGCCATTACAGGCACATTCGGTGCCTCTGAGATTTACGACATTAATTTACCAGGATTTGTGGGCGTAACCGGTCCCACCGGTCCAACCGGTCCCACAGGTCCCACGGGTCCCACGGGTATTACAGGCGATGTAGGTCCGACGGGTGGTGCGATTGTATTTGACGGCGGCGATCCAGCGACCAGTTATTTAATTGGTCCAGTTTTTGATTGCGGCGCAGTCACTTGATTTTTATAGGCAATGTAGATAGAGTATGCCGTACATTCGGTTACAGATGAGGCGCGGCACCACCGCGCAATGGTCCTCTACAAATACTGTATTGGCACAGGGCGAATGGAGTTACGCAACCGATACAGGATTGTTAAAAATAGGAGACGGTAGCAATGGCTGGAACGCTCTTCCGTATTATAATACGGTGGGACCAACCGGTGATACTGGTACTACTGGACCCATAGGTCCAATTGGTATCGGTGATACAGGTCCAACGGGACCCACGGGTATTGCAGGTACAATAGGTCAAACTGGTCCAACCGGCAGTGGACGAACGGGTGCCACTGGTAACACGGGGTCTACAGGACCTATAGGTGTCACTGGTTACACCGGTACGACAGGTGATAGAGGTTATACTGGTGATACTGGTAATACAGGACCTACAGGACCTACAGGTGCCACTGGCTATACTGGTCCGATAGGTAGTACAGGTGTTACGGGACCAAAGGGAGTTACAGGACCCACCGGTGCAACGGGGAAAGGTGATACTGGACCGACAGGAACAACCGGTGCCACAGGTCAGACCGGCAGCACAGGACCTACAGGACGGCAAGGAGAGATTGGTGAAAAAGGATGTACTGGACCAACGGGTCGTAGGGGAGATACTGGTATGGGAGAGACAGGTCCAACAGGGACACAAGGTGTAACGGGTCCTACGGGACCTACCGGCACAATCGGTCTGACGGGTCCGAAGGGTGAGACAGGTTATACGGGTCCTGCGGGAATCGCATCAGGTACAGGTTCTACCGGTCCAACGGGAGATTTTGGATTGGGTACATTTGTATGGGTAGTGAGTGACCCCACAAAAGTTGCGATTGTGAATTCGGGTCAAGTCACCTCTATAAATGCGGTAGGCTGGAATGCGAACGCATATTCAGATGTCGGATACGCAGGTCCAACGCAGATGACGTTTTCGCCCGCATATGCGAACGGTACCGGTATACCAGATGTTGTAGTCGGTCTGAGTACAAGCGCACCGACGAATCCGAGTTATTTAGGCGTGAATTTTGCCATACGGCTCACCACATCAGGCATCACGTTAGGGTATGGTCTTCCTGGTGCCGTAACGATTGCTACCTACACAACGTCTGATGTATATACGATTTTGTTTGACGGTGTTCTTGTATCATTTTATAAAAATAGCGTACTATTGTTTGGTCCTTATCAGCCACTCGTATATCCGACGATTCTATTTGCCGATGTTACATTTAATGGAATCGGTGGTAGCGTACAATATGTCACATTTGACCGCTTTTTGTCAGGACCAACAGGATATACGGGAGCGACAGGACAGGGTGCGACGGGATATACTGGCGCAAAGGGTGATACGGGTCCAACCGGTCCGACTGGGTATAGCATGACCGGTCCTACAGGTCCGACGGGTTCAACGGGACCGACGGGTCAAGGCGCAACGGGTCCAACTGGTGACCAAGGATTTACGGGTCCAACCGGTAATAGTTTTACAGGTCCAACGGGTCAAGGCGCAACAGGACCTACAGGTAACCAAGGATTGACTGGACCGACGGGTGAAGGGTATACGGGTCCAACGGGTCAAGGGGCAACTGGACCTACGGGTACTCTTGGTGCTACAGGACCTACAGGGCATGGATATACTGGGTCAACGGGTACAACCGGTAGCACGGGTTCTATAGGACCCACCGGTTCAATTGGACCAACCGGTTCAATCGGTACAACTGGTACTACAGGTAATACTGGCGCAACAGGCGCAACGGGAAATACTGGAGCCACTGGATATACTGGACCGACGGGTAATACAGGACCAAAGGGTAACGACGGACTAACTGGTTATACAGGCAATACCGGATCTACCGGCAGCATAGGATCAACCGGACCTACAGGTCCAACTGGCAGTATAGGGTCAACCGGACCCACGGGCAGCATAGGGTCAACCGGATCCACGGGTATAACAGGCAGCACCGGTTCAACCGGTAATAGTGGTGCCACTGGTTCTACTGGTAATACAGGAGCAACCGGACCTACGGGTTCAGTAGGACCTACAGGTAATACAGGATCTATAGGCAGCACGGGATCTACTGGAAATACAGGAAGTACAGGACCGACTGGTAGTACAGGTCCTACGGGAGCGATAGGTAATACCGGTACAACGGGACCTACAGGCAGCACAGGTGTCACTGGTAATACAGGTTCTACAGGTCCCACCGGTAATACTGGTGCGACTGGACCTACAGGCAACACAGGTGCCACTGGTAATACAGGTTCTACAGGTCCCACCGGTAATACCGGTGCGACTGGACCTACAGGCAAAACAGGTCCTACGGGTATTACTGGTGCTAGCGGTTCAACAGGACCTACAGGTATTACAGGCGCATCTGGTTCAACCGGTTATACTGGATCTACCGGACCAACCGGCTCTACAGGTGCCACTGGTAATACAGGTTCTACAGGTCCTACCGGTAATACTGGTTCAACGGGTGCCTCTGGCTCTACAGGATCTACGGGTGCCTCTGGCTCTACAGGATCAACCGGCTCTACTGGCTTTACTGGATGGACGGGTTCTACTGGATCTACAGGATCAACGGGACCCACCGGTAGCACGGGCTCTACAGGTCCTACCGGCAATACGGGATCTACTGGCGCAACGGGCGCAACGGGTCCAATTGGTACCGGTCCAACGGGTACAAAAGGCTCTACAGGTTTCACAGGACCCACAGGTGCCGCGGGTATTAATGGTGTCTCAGGCGGTCTTGTATTATTCTTGAACACACAAGGTGGCACCTACACAAGTACACAGATTGGCGGTATATTACAACCCGTCCCTACCACCCCTCAAACGACCATCACCGCAACTGTTGGAACTTCAGGATATATTGATATTGCTACATTTTCTACGACTACGGGCACGTTACAGACGACGTTTGTGCCGGCGGGTCTATGGGACTTGAACTTGTTTGCGGCAATTAGTAATAACACGCTCAGTCAATATGTGAATGTGTATTTTAATGTCTATTATACCAGCTCTGGTCAAACTTTATTGTTAGCAAATTCGTCGGCAGGCGCGACACAAGTAAATCAGACAACGGTCCAAGAGATAGATACAACTGTCTATGTGCCTGAGGTTCAATTACAGAGTATTAGTTCGCAGATTATTATTAATGTCTTTGCGGAGGCATTTGTCAGCAGTTCGGTGTTAACGATGTATTTTCAGGGATCGGTGCCATCTCATTTACATACAACAATCTCATCATCCAATGAGACTGGACCTACGGGTGCGACAGGACCACAGGGTGTAACGGGACCAACGGGTCCCACGGGTGCGGTAGGTACTGGACCAACAGGTTCTACGGGTTCCACCGGTATAGCTGGTAATACAGGATCTACGGGTAGCACGGGCTTTACTGGAACAACAGGATCTACGGGTAATACCGGCTCCACGGGTCCTACGGGTAGCACGGGCTTTACGGGTCCTACGGGTAACACAGGGTCTACTGGTTCTACAGGATCTACTGGTCCTACGGGACCCACTGGTAACACCGGCTCCACTGGTCCTACCGGTACAACGGGTAATACCGGATCTACGGGCAGCACGGGTAGCACAGGACCTACAGGCAACACGGGCTCAACTGGCTCAACTGGACCTACTGGTAACACGGGAAACACCGGCTCCACGGGCTCAACCGGCTCTACGGGACCCACAGGTACAACAGGAAATACTGGTGCTACGGGTAATACAGGTCCTACTGGATACGGGTCAACTGGATCGACGGGTAGTACAGGAACTACGGGTTCCACTGGACCTACGGGTCAAGGTGCGACAGGAGTAACCGGCAGCACCGGCTCTACGGGTAACACGGGATCCACGGGACCCACGGGTCAAGGCGCAACGGGTCCACAGGGACCGACGGGACCGATGCCTGGATTGGTCGTCTCAAATTATACGGCAACAATGTATCTATCAACGAATCAAACATTTAATACGAGTTTAACACAGGTAGGTCCTTGGGTGGCTCTCAATGACCCTCAGGGATGGGTCGGTACATACACAATCACCCCAACTGTGTCTGGATACTACCTACTCAACTGGAATGCTGTATGGAATTCAGTTGCGAGTGGAAATCAGCAGCAGTTTAATGTGTTTGTCGGCGGAACGCAAATTTCCTATACTGTCAATCCTGCGACTGCGTCAAGTGCGAATATTGCCGGTGCCTCTAAGATTGTCTATATTACGGCAGGTCAGGCAATTACCGCATATGCGTATTCAGGTGTAAGTAATAATGTTGAAGGTGGTTCAGCAGTAGGCACGTGGATAAGTGCGACGCTTATGACGGGCGCTGGACCCACGGGTAACACTGGTGCCACAGGTCCAACGGGCAATACGGGCAGCACCGGTGCCACCGGTCCGACGGGACAAGGTGCTACGGGAGCCACAGGTAATACTGGTAATACTGGTAATACTGGTCCAACGGGATACGGTGCCACGGGATTTACAGGTCCGACGGGCAACACAGGTTCAACGGGACCGACAGGTAATACCGGTTCAACTGGAGCGACTGGTAGTACAGGAGCCACGGGATTTACAGGAGCTACAGGACCCACTGGCAGTACAGGACCCACAGGAAACACGGGCTCAACAGGAGCTACAGGTAACTCTGGCTCTACCGGTTCAACAGGTAATACCGGTTCAACTGGAGCGACTGGTAGTACAGGAGCCACGGGATTTACAGGAGCTACAGGACCCACTGGCAATACGGGTAATACGGGTAGCACAGGACCAACCGGTCAAGGTGCGACTGGACCGACAGGCAATACAGGAAACACGGGTAGTACCGGTAATACGGGACCCACGGGTCCTATTGGAACCGGTCCAACCGGTGCAACGGGTTCCACAGGTCCTGCAGGCGGTTACATCAAATTCACAACACAGTTGAATAATGTATCGGCGGGTGGTGTATATGTGGGTCCTGCCACACCGGCTGCGTGGTCCACTAGTTATACAGCATTGGGTGGAACGGCTATTATTAACTTGAGTTTTAGCGCATATGCGACGGTGACCGGTTTGGCTACATTTAATCTAGTGATTGATGGAAGTACGGCGGCAAGCACCTCATACTTTTTCAACGGTATCAATTACCATTTGACGATTCCTTGTATCTTTAATGTGGGTGTGTTGTCCGCAGATGCACATACAATCTCCATACAAATACCGTCAGGTGTAACAGCCGATACACAGGATTATGCACATATGACGATTGAAGAAGTAATAGGTGCAAATAGCGTGGGAATGACCGGTACGACCGGTAGTACAGGTCCTACAGGCAGAACAGGAGCAACCGGATCCACTGGTACCACAGGTAACACTGGCTCAACGGGTAATACGGGTTCAACCGGACCTACAGGCATTACTGGAGCCACAGGCAGTACTGGATCCACTGGTATTACAGGTGCATCTGGAGCCACAGGTAGTACTGGACCTACGGGTAGCACCGGCAATACAGGCAGTACTGGACCAACGGGTAATACAGGATCCACCGGCAGTACAGGATCAACTGGACCGTCAGGACCCACGGGCACCTATGGACAGGGAACATTCACGTGGGTCATTTCCAACCCCGCAAGCATTCAGGCAGTCAATTCGGGTCAAGTGGTCGCTATAACAAATCCAAACTGGACAGCCAATGCGTATTCCGCCTTGGGCTACCCTGGACCGGTCCAGATGTCGTTCTCGCCCGCATACGCAAGCGGACCCACCACTCCAGCCCCCCTTGCGGCGGGTATCGCCTCTGCACCCGCAGGCAATCCAAGCTACCTCAACATTGACATTCCCATCTATTTTAACAGCACAACAGTCACGTTCGGTTATGGGCTGACAGGTGCCGTCACCATCAGCGGCTACGCCACCACCGATGTATTTACGATTTTTTTCAACGGCAGCCAGGTGATTATGTATAAGAACGGTGCAAGCGTATTCGGTCCATATACCCCTGGCATTATTCCTGCGTTGTACTATGCGGACGTTGCGTTTGGTGCCGCCAACACTTCCGTGCAGAACGTACATTTCGACCGAATATTGTTAGGAACCACAGGAAACACAGGTAGTACAGGACCCACGGGTAGTACTGGAGCTACAGGCATTACAGGTGCTACGGGCTCAAGCGGCAGTACCGGTTCCACGGGCAGCACAGGAAATACCGGTAATACGGGTTCAACGGGAGCAACGGGTAATACGGGTAGTACAGGACCCACGGGCAACACAGGCAACACTGGTTCAACCGGACCCACAGGACCAACGGGTAATACAGGTCCGACAGGATACGGTGCAACGGGTGCAACAGGTATAACAGGATCTATTGGTGCTACGGGTCCAACCGGTTACAATACATATTACATTTTCAACGGTGGAACACCGACAAGTGTGTACTCGGTCGGACCGGCGTTTAATTGCGGCGGTGTTGGATATACAGGAACGATTGGACCGTCTGGAAATTACAATGGTACAAATATTCAATTTCAGTTGAGACACGGTGATGCATCAACATGGACGAATGTGAATCCGACGCTTGCAATAGCGGAGGTCGGTTTAGAAACGGATACAAAGTTGTTTAAGATTGGTGATGGAATACTTGCGTGGAATGCGTTGCCATATGGCGGTCTCAATGGTCCTACAGGACCTACAGGACCAGGATTTTCAACAATTACGAATTACGCAAATAACCGAGTCTTGACTGCTACGAGTGTGAATTCAGCGAATGCAGAAACAAATCTTACGTATGTTACTTCAACCCTTACAATATCAGGAGCACTTTCTATAACAAACCCCGCATCAGGACAAGCAGTTACTATTACAGGTACAAATACTCGTGGCGGCACAGGATACGAAGATTTCTTAGTAGCGACAAATACCTACTATCCAGCGTCTACAACAAGCAAAAACTTCCGTTTGACAAGTAATTCACAGTTACAAATTATTAATAGTGCATACACCAGTAATTTGTTTAACTTAGATGATACAGGAAATCTTACACTTCTTGGAACTCTAGGTCTTTCAAATGGTAATCTCAGTTACCAAAGTTATTCAGGGTTTCAACCTACTTTTTCAGGAACACTCAGTGCCAATCAAAATGGTCAAATGATTCAAGTAACAGGAAATATAACACTGCCTTCAGGCTCAAGTGTGCCTTTGGGAGGAAAGTTTAATTTTGCGAGTGCGTCATCAGCGACTACATACACAATTACAGTGAATAATACAGGAACAGAGTTTATTTACAATGGAGGTGTTTTGGGTGCAACGAATCGTAGTATTACAGTACAACCTGGAGAAACATTAGAATTGACCAGTCGTGGAGGAAGTGAGTGGGATGTAACGGGCGGAACTGCAGGAATCCGTTATCAGGCAATTGCACCAACAATGGGAGTATCATTTGCAAATAAGTCTGCGACTCAAGCAACCTATGGTACGCTCGTTGCGTATATGGGAAATGGTGGCGGTAATACTGCGGGCGCCTTATACCTCGCCACAACAACAGGATCAATGGGAATTACAGGACAAGCGTTATGGTTATATTTTGGATCAGCACCGTCCGCACAGACAATGTCGGCGACGCTGACAACCACTGCTCAAAGTGTAGGAGGATCGCCTACAGCAAGTCATACAGGTGATATGGTTGTAGCAACATTTTCAGATACAACAAATAGTGCTTTTTATAGAGTTACGGGACAACAGACGACGGCGTCTAATACTGGAAGCTACAGTCTAATCATTGAAAAACTTGCGTAACCGCACCTTTCATAAGTTTGTATTCACTTCTAAAAATATCTATTAATAGAAGTGAATGCCGTTTATTCAGATACAGTTCCGTAATGGAACTGCGAGTGAATGGACAGCGGCAAACCCTGTCCTGGCACTCGCAGAGATGGGTATAGAAAGCGACACCAAGCTTTTTAAGATTGGAGACGGCGCAACTCCATGGAACCTATTGCCCTACGGCGGATTATACGGTCCTACGGGATACACTGGAACGAGTGGAACTGGTCCTACAGGTCCGACGGGTAGAACAGGTCCGACAGGTATAGCAGGAACTACGGGTCCGACAGGTGCTGCGGGATTTACAGGTTCAACCGGTATAACTGGCGCCGCAGGAACAACTGGACCGACAGGTAGTGCTGGTATTACAGGTGCCACGGGTAACACCGGATCTACTGGTAATACAGGTCCGACAGGCAACTCCGGCTCTACTGGATCCACTGGACCAACGGGTAGTACAGGCAGTGCTGGTGCTACAGGTATTACTGGTAATACTGGTAGCACTGGTGCTACAGGTAGTACTGGTAGTACTGGTTCTACAGGACCTACGGGCATGACTGGAGCCGCAGGCTCTACAGGACCTACGGGCATGACTGGAGCCGCAGGCTCTACAGGACCCACGGGAAACACTGGATCTACAGGTAATACGGGCTCTACTGGTAATACAGGTAGCACGGGAAACACTGGATCTACGGGCTCTACGGGTAATACGGGCTCTACGGGCTCTACAGGACCTACAGGCAACGCGGGCTCTACGGGACCTACAGGCAACACGGGCTCTACAGGACCTACAGGCAACACGGGCTCAACAGGACCTACAGGCAACACGGGCTCAACAGGACCTACAGGTACCACTGGTATTACAGGTGCCACAGGTGCTACAGGTGCCACAGGTTCAACCGGTCCAACGGGCTCCACGGGCAACACAGGTAATACGGGCAGCACAGGACCCACTGGTAATACTGGCTCAACGGGTCCTACGGGTATTACAGGCGCATCGGGCAGCACAGGTAGCACCGGACCCACGGGCAGCACAGGCAACACTGGTAACACTGGCAACACGGGTAATACAGGACCTACAGGCAATGCGGGTGCTCCTGGAGCACAAGGTAGTACTGGACCAACTGGACCAACGGGTCCTACAGGTATTACAGGCGCATCAGGCTCCACCGGTAATACGGGCAGCACGGGACCCACAGGATCCACGGGTACCACTGGATTCACAGGACCAACGGGCTCAACGGGCAACACCGGCAGTACAGGACCCACGGGTACCACTGGATCAACGGGTAATACTGGATCCACAGGACCAACGGGTAATACGGGTAATACTGGCAGTACTGGACCGACAGGTAACACCGGCACTACAGGCAGCACAGGAAGCACCGGCTCAACCGGACCAACCGGCAACACTGGTTCCACAGGCAACACCGGCTCAACAGGTCCTACAGGCAATACAGGATCAACAGGTCCTACAGGCAACACCGGCTCAACCGGACCTACAGGCAACACGGGCAGCACAGGATCAACTGGCAACACGGGAAACACAGGCAGCACAGGACCCACGGGTACAACAGGATCCACGGGCGCAACAGGCTCCACGGGCAGCACAGGACCTACGGGCAACACCGGCAGTACAGGACCCACCGGTTCTACAGGACCAACAGGGAATACGGGAAACACCGGTTCAACAGGACCAACCGGCAACACGGGATCTACAGGACCGACCGGCTCCACAGGCTCCACTGGATCAACGGGCAGCACAGGTAGCACAGGCAACACGGGCTCTACGGGACCCACAGGTAGCACGGGCAATACCGGTAGCACAGGATCCACGGGACCGATTGGTACAGGACCAACCGGCACAACAGGTGCGACAGGAGCCACGGGACCAACCGGCGCCGCGGGTGTAGATGGTGTATCAGGTGGTCTCATTCTGTTTCTCAATACACCAGGTGGCACCTATAGTGCGAGTCCCATTGGAGGTACATTGGAAGAAATTCCAGATAATATTGATACAATCATTACTGTACCAACGTTAGCGGCAACCTATACAAATGTAGCAACCTTTTCTACAATTAATGGTGTAATACCAACAACGTTTATCCCTGGCGGTTTATGGGACTTGAATTTGTTTGCAAGTATAGGAAATGACAATAATCGTTATGCGAACATCTATTTCAATGTATCCTATATGAGCTCAAATCAAAAAATCCTTTTGGCGTCTTCATCCAACTTACCAACGCAGGTGAATCAAACGATGGCTCAGTCCACAGATGGCACTGTCTACATGCCTGGAACGACGTTGTCAAGTGTCAATTCATTGATTTATCTTGATATCTTTGCCGAGTATATTGGAAACACAACATCTCTTATAATGTATTTTCAGGCAAATACGGCATCCCATTTACACACAACCTTAGCGGCATCGGTTGCTACGGGTCCAACGGGTACCACAGGACCGCAAGGTTTGACGGGACCGACAGGTCCAACGGGTGCGATTGGTACGGGACCGACTGGACCTACAGGCAGTACTGGACCTACAGGAAGCACTGGACCTACAGGCAGCACAGGACCAACAGGCAACACGGGCAGCACAGGATCAACTGGTAGCACAGGACCGACTGGTATTGCGGGTAGCACAGGATCAACTGGAAGTACAGGACCCACAGGAAATACAGGCAGTACTGGAGCAACGGGACCGACTGGCATTACAGGCGCATCAGGATCAACAGGTACTACAGGACCCACAGGTATTACAGGTGCCTCAGGAAGTACCGGTTCTACGGGCAGCACCGGCAGCACAGGTTCAACTGGCTCCACGGGACCTACTGGCTCCACAGGCAACACTGGTAGCACAGGCTCCACAGGCTCAACGGGAAACACCGGTCCAACGGGCAACACGGGATCCACGGGTAACACCGGATCAACGGGTCCAACGGGCAGTACCGGCTCTACGGGACCAACGGGTAATACGGGATCCACGGGCAGTACCGGCTCTACGGGACCCACGGGTAACACAGGCAGCACTGGTAGCACCGGATCTACGGGCAATACAGGCTCTACTGGATCTACGGGTACCACTGGTATTACAGGTGCCACAGGTGCTACAGGTGCCACAGGTTCAACCGGTCCAACGGGCTCCACGGGCAACACAGGTAATACGGGCAGCACAGGACCCACTGGTAACACAGGCAGCACCGGTTCAACCGGACCGATTGGACCGGTCGCCGGTGCGGATACCTATGTCATTTACAATAGTACAGGCACTTCGGCAGCATCCTCGACGTTCCGCTATCTATATACATCAGGAACGTTGACGTTGGACCCAGTGACATTAGCGGCAGGTCCACCTTATACCAAGGGAGCCAACGTATTTGCGGAAAGTACGGCGAACGGCAGCGGAACACTGACACAGTATATTGTGCTCAATACGGTAGGCGGAGCGTGGTCGGCAGCGACATTAGGATACGGATTGAACGGCTATGGATTTATTGGAGGCAACGGTTATGCGACCTATACAAATAATGGAGTCATCAATGCGGTATTTGAAACACAGTTTGCTATCTTTGGCGGCGGAAACTACACGGGCGATTTTGTACAAATGCAGTTAGTATGTAATGGGTTGACGTATACAATTAAAATGGTTGTGACTGATAATGCGAGTCCTAGAGATACATCGTTTACAGTCAGTGACGGAACAAATATTTTATATACAAATACAACGTTAGGCACGAGTATAAATGTTCGCGTTGCGAGAACAGCGTCACTAGGATTTGTACTCTATGCGTCAGCTTCAACACTACCATCCAACGCAACTCCAGTTTATTCAAGCCCCTATGGTGCGTGCTCTGATACACTCACAATGACGACAAACAATTCCTTTGGAAACGACGGTTTATATATTTGCTTTATCGGATTCAACGTCTACACATTGATAGGAACGCCGTCATATGGCACAACGCTACAAGTGAACGGTCCCGCCATCCTCGCGAACTCACTTACATTGTCAGGAATCGCAGGACCCACAAACACATCTCCATTTGTCCTTGCGTACAATTCTACTTCGGGTGTTGTGACCTATAATACATTAGCTGGTTACACGGGTAATACTGGTTCAACGGGCTTTACAGGTTTTACAGGAAATACAGGTGCAACAGGTAGCACAGGAGCAACGGGCAATACGGGCTCCACAGGACCCACAGGCAATACAGGCTCCACAGGTCCTACAGGCAACACCGGCTCTACGGGACCTACAGGCAACACGGGCTCTACGGGTAATACGGGCTCAAGTGGCAGTACCGGACCAACTGGCAGCACAGGACCCACTGGTAACACAGGTAACACGGGCAGCACAGGACCCACTGGTAACACAGGCTCCACGGGCAGTATAGGACCCACTGGTAACACAGGTAACACGGGTTCCACAGGACCTACAGGTAATACAGGTTCCACCGGACCTACAGGCAACACGGGCTCTACAGGACCTACAGGCAACACGGGCTCTACGGGACCTACAGGCAACATGGGCTCTACGGGACCTACAGGCAACACGGGCTCTACGGGACCTACAGGCAACACGGGCTCCACAGGACCTACAGGCAACACAGGCTCCACCGGACCTACAGGCAACACCGGCTCCACCGGACCGACGGGCAACACCGGCTCTACGGGACCGACGGGCAACACCGGCTATACGGGACCGACGGGCAACACCGGCTCTACGGGACCGACGGGCAACACCGGCTCTACGGGACCGACGGGCAACACAGGTAGCACAGGCTCTACGGGACCCACGGGCAACACTGGCTCAACCGGACCTGCGGGTATCACAGGACCGACAGGATCTACAGGCTCTGCAGGTATCACAGGACCGACGGGTAACACGGGTAGCACAGGACCAACAGGCTCCACGGGCAACACTGGCTCAACCGGACCTGTAGGTATCACAGGACCAACAGGATCTACAGGCTCTGCAGGTATCACAGGACCGACAGGCAACACGGGTAGCACAGGACCGACAGGCAACACGGGTAGCACTGGCAATACAGGCAACACGGGTAGCACAGGACCGACAGGTAATACGGGTAGCACGGGCAGCACAGGACCGACAGGCAACACGGGTAGCACCGGACCGACAGGCAACACGGGTAGCACCGGACCGACAGGCAACACGGGTAGCACCGGACCGACAGGCAACACGGGCTCTACGGGACCCACAGGCAACACGGGCTCTACGGGACCCACAGGCAACACGGGCTCAACTGGTATCTATGGTCCAGCACTCTACACACTCATCAGCGCCGATACAACAAATCTTACAATTGGACCGCCAAATACGATTACAAAGACGACAAACGCAAACGGCGGTTTAGCATCCAAGGCGTACACATACGAATCATACCCATACAACGCTACTTATCTAACGCTACGTGTAGCGGCTCACTCAGTGAGCGGTGGCTCAGGTGACTACTCATTTGCCCTCACGAATACGGTGGCAACGCCAACATATACATACGGGTTTTCGTTACAAAATGGCAGTGTTTACTTGTACTATAATAATCAGTTCGGTTACCCCACAATTAATACAGCAATTTCAACATATGCCTTGAATGATGTCTTTACTGTCACTGCGCAGTCAGGAGGTGTGTTCTGGTACAAAAACGGTGTTCAACTCTATACTACCTCACTTGTGTCAGGAACCTCAGCACTCCAAGGTGTTTTTACGCTGTTTACGCTCAATGATAGTATGAGTCAGATAGCGTACGGTTATACCCTACAGGGACAAACTGGACCCACGGGACCTACGGGCAACACAGGCAGCACCGGACCCACCGGTAACACGGGCTCTACTGGACCCACCGGTAACACAGGCTCCACGGGACCAACGGGTAACACGGGCTCCACAGGACCAACGGGCAACACAGGCAGTACAGGATCCACAGGTAACACAGGTAGCACAGGACCTGTAGGACCTATAGCAGGCAGCAACACAAATGTTATTTTCAATAACAATGGAGTAGCAGGTGGTGTATCCACATTTACATATAATTACTCGTCATGCTTTTTGAAACTTACAGCAGCAACCGGGTCTGTTGTAGCACCATACACAAATGGAACACTTGCGTATTATCAGACGACTAATGCGTCAGGAACTGCGCCAGGTACAACTGCGGCAGATTTTTCACCATCGGCATACGGTACGTGGTCCGCAGTCAGTGGTATTGTATGTGGTAATAAATCACTCAATTGCCCTACATATTCAGTAGGTGCAGCAACATTTACCGGTACTGGTAATATTGCGAGTGTATGGAATTGGAATACGAGTGTAGGTCAAGGTATGGGAAGTCCTGCGTATATATCAGTTGCGTTCGTAACTATCACTGGAAACTATACTGTTACACAAAATGCGGGCAATGTAACAATTACGAGTCCAGGATCAGTAAATGTATTTACTGGAGGCGGTGGCAATTATTACTTCCAAGTCCAACGAACGCTAACACAATTAATTTTCCTTATTGGAGCAACTGCTGGATCATTATCTATTGTCTATACTTCACCAAATACACTTACAGTACAAGATCAGATTATAATTGGTTCTGGTGCTACAGGCACCTATGGTGGAGAGGCTCTCCTAAACTTAGCCGTTTACACATTGGGTGGTGTTGCCACTGCTTTCACAACATTAGAGGTAGATGGACCGGTAATATTTAATAATAGTGCATATACGGCGTCACCTGCTCTTCAAGTGTATGGAGCAACCCAGTTATTAGCGAATTTAACGGTCAATAGTACAATTTACGCACCAGGGCTCTCAACAACAACCTATAACAATATAGTGCTTACCTACGTTTCAACCACTGGAGCTATTGCGTACAGTCAGCTGGTGAGTGCTACAGGACCGACGGGTCAAGGTGCCGCAGGAGCAACAGGTAATACCGGCTCAACTGGACCATCTGGTATAGCAGGAACAACTGGACCGACGGGACCAGCAGGACCGATTGGCGGCGCGAATACACAAATTATATATAATAATTCAGGCAGCCCCGCCGGCAGTGCGAATCTTACATATACATCTGGTAGTGCGACGACAACTGCAGCGAATATAACGGTCACCAGTAATTTGACGTTGAACGGTATTCCTGCCTCAGGCGGTACCTACTCGCAAACAGCAAATAGCATTAATTACAACATGAATTACCTTACGGATGTGGCAACTACAGTTGGATATTCACCAGTATGGGGTATTACTTCACCTGACACACGTAATTATAACGATACAGTTGCCAATTTGCGAGGCAGAGGAATGGGTGTCTATTCGGATTTTAAGACACAGTCGGTTATTGGTTTGAATGGCGGTGGCGGTTATGGATATTGTCAGGTAATTACAAATGTGCCGTGGGCGGATTCTAGCGGCGGCAGTGTTGTCCAGGTCGCATATACAACAAGCAATACGTATATTCGTGCGTCGGTTGCGGGCACTCCAGAGTCATGGACAGCATGGTCACCTTACGCAAACGGTGTAACAAATACTAATATAGCATTAGGTACTTATGCCGGTTCTACACTACAAGGCTCTTATGGAATTGCGATTGGCTACCAGGCGGGTTCGAATAACGAGGGCACGAATGCGATTGCGATTGGTAACACAGCCGGTTTCTCGACGTTGGGAGCGTATGCTGTGGCAATCGGCTATCAGGCAAACTACTACACAAACAGCACCTTCAGCAATATGATATCTATCGGAGACCAAGCCGGTTACAGCAATCAAGGCACAGGTGCCCAAGCACACGGCTATCAGGCGGGCTACTCAAATCAAGGCGCAAACGCAGTGGCAATAGGAACCCAAGCCGGCTCTAATACACAAGGTCAAAGTGCTGTTGCGATCGGTTATCAATCGGGTTTTTACAATCAACAATTACAAAGCGTTGCAATTGGTTCAAATGCTGGATATTCAAATCAGGGAACAGGTGGAAGTTCGGCTATCGCAATAGGTACATTTTCTGGATATACGAGTCAAAGCAACGCAGCAGTTGCGATTGGTTATGGAGCAGGTTCTAACTCGCAAGGTTCACAGTCAGTAGGTGTAGGTCAATTCGCTGGTAGTTATTCTCAAGGTACCAACGCAGTAGCGATGGGAAATTATGCGGGTTACACAGGTCAAGTTTCAAATGCGGTTGCGATTGGTACGGCAGCAGGATCCAATTCACAAGGCACATATTCAATCGCTATTGGATATCAAGCCGGATTATCAAATCAAAGTCCGTATTCTGTTACATTAGGATATACTGCTGGAGCATCAAATCAAAAAACAGGTTGCGTAGCGATTGGAAGTGGTGCTGGACAAAATACACAAGGAAACAGTTCAGGTCATTGCGTAGCGATAGGAGATCAATCTGGTTTAACAACTCAACAAGATTTTGCTGTTGCAATGGGATATTATGCTGGAAATTATACACAAGGAGCGAGTGCGATTGCGATAGGTTTATATGCGGGATCCAACACACAAGGCAGTAGTGCTGTTGCGATAGGTATCGCCGCAGGATCCAACATACAAGGTTCAAATTCAGTTGCAATAGGAAATCAAGCTGGATTATCAAATCAAGGTACGTATGCCGTTGCGATTGGTTATAGTGCTGGTTCAAATCAGCAGACGCAAACTGTAGCGGTGGGAAGTGGTGCCGGTCAGATTTCACAATTATCCAACGCAGTTGCTGTTGGTGCGGGTGCTGGATACCAGTCTCAAGCTATTGCTGCAGTTGCCGTTGGTTATCAGACAGCAGCTATCAATCAGCAAGCCGCGGCAATTGCCGTCGGTAGCAATGCGGGTTACACAGGTCAAGTTACAAATGCGATTGCGATTGGTACGGCAGCAGGATACAGCGGTCAAACGCAGGGTGCCATCGCTATTGGATACTACGCCGGTTGTAACGCACAGGGTAATTGCAACGTTGCGATAGGCTGGCAAGCGGGCTACTACGGTCAAGTGAGTGTAGGAGTTGGAATTGGCTACCAGGCGGGCTTTTCCAATCAAAATAACGGTGGTGTGGCAATTGGTTATCAGGCAGGTCTAACGAATCAGGGCAACGGTAGTGCTTACGGAGGTGTGGCAATCGGACCAGCCGCGGGAGTTACAAATCAAGGTGGAGTTGCGACTGGAATTGGATGGTATGCAGGTTATAACACACAAGGAGCAGGTGGTGTTGCTATTGGATACGGAGCGGGCTCAAATACCCAAGGCACAACCGCCATTGCAATTGGCAGCAACGCTGGTGGTACAAGCCAAACTGCCAATTCCATTGCGATTGGATACCAGGCTGGTTCAAATACTCAAGGTACTGGAGGTTCGTCTGCGATTGCGATTGGCGTTCAGGCAGGATACACTGGGCAAAGCAACGCTGCAGTTGCGATGGGATATAATGCGGGTATGTCCAATCAGCAGGCAACAAGCGTTGCAATTGGTACTTATACAGGTAATAGCAATCAAGCAGTAAATGCGACTGCTTTGGGTTCATATGCAGCTCAGTACAGTCAAGGTGCAAGTGCAGTTGCACTTGGTGCCTATGCGGGTAACAGCAATCAAGCCGCCAATTCTATTATGCTCAATGCTACAGGTGCGGCTGTCAATCCCGCAACCACCGGCTTTTTCGTCGCTCCCGTACGCTCCACGAACACGACCACGATTGCCCTGGCGTATAATACGAATACGAACGAGATTTCCGCAGCCGCAGCGCCGCCAATCACCTTGTCGTCCATTACGGCAACCACGGCGACCCTCTCCGCACCCTCGTACGGCTACTATTACTACATTACAAACAGTGGATTCAACGGCTTGACGCTCCCTGCAAGCATTCCGACCGCCGCAGGTCAGTACTGGGTCCTCCGCAATACGACAGCGACTTACCTATCGGTCACGGTGACCAATCCGACCACGAGTATCGTAAGCCCGATTTCTATTGCGCCCCAGACGAGCGTGACAATCGCAATTTCAGGCACAGGCGTGAGCAGTAATGCATATGTTCTGTTCTAAACCTTTTTCATATATATCAAACAAGGCGACTGCGTAGCAATCTTGTTTGAAATATAGGACCCCGTAGTTAGGAATGGCGGCGTTACAGTTGTCAAGGAAGCAGTGGCCATTCGCGCCACAAGCGGTCAATAATTGCCTTTTATGGCTGGATGCGGCGGATACGTCATCTTACACATCAAGTTCGTCTATCTCAACATGGCGAAATAAGGGATACGCTGGCGGAACTGCGACCACTACATCAGGCACAATTGGGTCTACAACGGCGGATATTAATGGGCTGCCGGCGATGTCGTTTGGAACAAACGCATATATGACCGCACCATCTATGACCTTCACACAAACTACCCGTACTGTGTTTGTTATTGTCAATAATGGAGCCTCAGGTACAGTAAGACGATTTATGTGTAGTACTGGTTCTAATACAATTGATAGTTATATCCTTACTACCGGTACAGATTTAGAATTCAATTATAACGGAAATTATAATTATATAACTGCCGCACCGTATCCAATATTTAATACCACAAGTATTATGTGCGGAACGACACTCTCTACAAACGGTGGTATTTTTGTGAATGGTCTCGCCCAAACACCCTATTCTACAAATACGCCAGCCGCTTTTGGTACAGGAGCCACAACCACACAGACAATAGGATATTCAACGACTGGTACTTTTGTTCTTGGTGAGGCAATGATTTTTGACGGTGCCATTACCGATATTCAGCGCCAGCAAGTGGAAGGTTACTTAGCCCAAAAATGGGGACTCCAGTCCCTATTACCGACAACCCATCCGTATTTCACGTTGAATAATTTAATAACATATGCGTTCAAGCCGACGCAAATTCCCACGTGCGCATTGTGGTTGGACGCAAGCGATGCAACATCCATTACAGGAACATCGGTATATCAATGGAAGGATAAATCAGGTAACGGAAATAACATGTCACTTACCGCCGGCACCGTGAGTTATCTGAGTAATTTAGGACAGCCTTGCGTGAATTTCACAAGTGGTGGAATATTACAGACATCAACATATACGACAATTACAGCATCACAATCAATTATATTTGTAATATGTCAGGCAACAGCAATGTCAGGTGCGTCGTTTGATTATGTCTTCGCTTGTTCAGATATAAATAGTGGAGATAGTTCAATTCGGTTTTATCCTAATACTACAACTCTAAATGATGGATTTGCGGGTACTACATTTTATGTGAATGGGGTGTCCTATACATCAGGTACAAATTCACTTGCCACTGGCTATAATCTTATTGACGCAATCCCTACCGGTCAATCAGGATCTACACGTTTTTCATTATCAAGTTCATTTAATAGTCGTTACTTTATCGGCAACATCTGTGAGGTTATTGTCTACAGTGGACCACTTACGACCAACCAGCGCCAAGCCGTGGAGTCATATCTAGGAACGAAATGGAATATCCCAGTCGCCGGTCAAGGCAACGTCGCCCCCGTGGTGAATCCACTCGCCATCAGCGGCTGCCAGTTATGGCTAGACGCCGCTGACGCCACCACGATTGTACCGGTTGTTAGCACGTGGAACGATAAATCGGGTGAAGGAAACAACTTGTCGCTCACCGCTGGCTCAGTGACGTATGTTACACAGCCAGGACCGCCTTGCGTGAATTTCGCAAGTGGCGGAATCTTACAAACATCGAATTATATATCTCTCACCACAACTACGGCTATATTTGTTGTAGCTCAAGCGACATCACTTTCATCAGGTTGGGGGTATGTATTTGCGTTTTCTGATATTCTAAGTGGTGATTATTCTATACGATATTATACAAATACAACATCAATATATAACGGAAATAATGGTGATATCGGATATCTTACTGGATATTACGTGAATGGAGTACTTAGTGCATATGTGTCCGCTGGTACAACCACTGTACCTACAGGCTACAATTTGATAGATACAGTCAATACATCACAATCTGGATCTACACGAATATCTTTATCAAGTTCATCGAATAGCCGTTACTTCGTCGGCAACATCCGCGAAGTCATCGTGTATACAGGACCGATTACGACGACCCAAAGACAACAAGTGGAAAATTATTTGATGGCAAAATGGGGGACCGGTCGTAACTTTTGGATTGATGGCAGTGATGCCACGACGGTAACAAAGGGCACAACAATGGTACAATGGAACGATAAATCAGGTAATGGCTATAATTTAATACCTGGCAGTGGAATAACAACCTATGTACCCTATAGTACATATCCATCGGTCAAACTTAATACAAGTTATATGTATGTTAATAAACCTGTAAATTTGACACAATACACGATGTTTATTGCTGTGCTCTCTCAAACGGCGGTAAATAATCAAACAGTATTCACAGGACGTCCCAATACATCAACAAGTTACGGTTCGCTGGACGGATTTGGATTTTATGTAGATTCCACTGCTCCAGATCTACGCTTTTATTATGCTAATAGTCAAATAACAAATTATACATCATCAGGATCTATATCACAGCCACCAGTTATCGCCGCATATACATGTACTAGTACAGGTGTAACATATTCGTGGGTGAATGGTGCGTCAGGTACATCATATACTGCGGGTGGACTTACACGTTCAAGTACAGCCCAAGGATTTTCAATCGGCGGTGAATGGCAAGGCAGTTCATACGGAAATTTAGTATCTGTATCGAATGTCTATGAAATAATCGTCTATAATACAGTTCTTACAAATACTCAGGTACAGCAAATACAAACGTATTTAGGAAATAAATGGGGTGTTACAGTATCAAATCCTACAGCAGGCATTACAAATCCCACCTTAATTCCAAGCTGTGTATTATGGTTAGACGCAGCAGATCCAACAACCATTATAACGGCAGTAACCCAAATGAACGACAAATCGGGCAATGGGTATAATATAACACAATCAACAGCTAGTTATCAACCTGTGCTCACGAATAACTACCTCACCCTCGGTACATCCCTCAATTCGTATATGAATATGCCCCAAGCCGCCATCAACAACACCAGCTCATGGACTCTATTCCTCGTATTCAACCCTATAAGCTCTACAAACTGGATTATGGTCAAACAGTATGATGGAAACAATACATATAACGCACTTTCTATGACGAATTATACATCAAGTGGAGGTGGAAATACAACAGGAACTACAGGCGTTCTCTATTTTCACGCATATAATGCTGGAACGCTTTTTACGGGACCATCTGCACTAACCACCTCCACAAATCAACTGCTTACTCTTATCTGTAATGGAACAAATATCTACTATTACATCAATGGCGTATTGGCGGCAATTACAAATGGAACTTTTACGATTCAGAGTCAAACCGGTGCAACAAACGCAACCTTGGGTGCGTGGATTAGTAGCGGGTCCCTTGTCAATTCAGGTGTTACCAACTTCCAGCTAGGTGAATTAGACTTTTACAATTCGGCACTCACCACTTCGCAAACCCAGCAGATTGAGGCGTCCCTCATGAACAAATGGAGCATTACAAATACGGTACAAACCGCAAACGGTTCGTTAATTGATACACCATTTCTGCCAACCGATATTACTGGATGCGTGGTATGGTATGATGGAGCAGATACATCAAATATGGTAATGACAGGCACAGCAATGACAACATGGAAGGATAAATCTGGCAATGGGTATAATGCGACAGGTGTAAATTCGCCGGCATATGTTATTAGCACTGGTGGAGTGTCCTTTACTGCAGCATCGGTACAGTATTTTACCATGTCAGTTCCATATTCTAAGACAAATACGATGTTTATGGTCGCAAGCCCTGTACCTTCATCAACATCAGGTATGTACTATATGAATACTTCTGTTGGAAACGCAGGATCCTTTTTTTTAGGAGGTTATAATAGTTCTTATATATGTGCGTATTTACCAGAAGATACTGTACCTGAACCTGTATTTTCAGCCGGTCTTCCAACAAATCCATTTGTAGTATGTCTTACTAAAACTACAGGTGCGACATATACTGGATATTATAATGGTGTCCAGGTATTTACAGGTACAGAAAGTACAACCGATACGGCATCTACATGGGCATGGTTGGGTGGTGCTGGTGTGATTAGCGGAACCTTCTATAATGCTTTAACTGCGACTATTTACGAACTTGTTATTTACAATTCTGCCTTATCAACCGCTCAAATTGCCAAGGTAAATTCTTATCTCCAACGCAAATGGAATACTGCGCTCACCGTCACAACGATTCCAACACCGGTGTACAATCGCCCCTTCCAACCGGTAGATATTACGGGTTGCCTGTTGTGGTTGGATGCGTATGATTTGACAACCTTATTTCAAAATACCGCCGGCACAACTGCGGTAACCGCTGCAGGACAACAAGTCCAGTATTGGGCTGATAAATCAGGTAATGCGAATAATGCTACATCATCAGAAACGGCAATGACCTATAATACATCAGGAATAGGCTATCCATCCATTTATTTTAGTGGTAGTCAGACAAACGGACTTCGAACAAACGTCGTTGTAACAGATTCTACTTATTTTTATGTTGTATATATGACACAAACATCTGGCGTGTATGTATTTTCAGGACACCAAGGACCCACACATCTGAAACAAAACTATACTGCTAATAATCTTCTACAAATGGACTATTCTGGTATTGGAGGTATAGGAGGATCAGTCGGTATGAATACAACTACAATAGTCACACGTCAAGATACCTCTTCATCAGGGCTGATGGCAGGTTGGCAAAATGGTGCATCTATTGGAAGTAAATCAATGGGTGTTACCGGTGAGACATTTACACAACTCAGCTTAGGAGTTGATTATCCGTCTGGATTTACAGGTATTTTATATATGTCAGAAGTAATTATCTACAATTCGGTCTTATCAACAGGACAACGCCAACAGGTAGAGGCATATTTGGCTTGGAAATATGGACTCATATCCTCTCTTGCTAGCGGTCATCCAGGCAGAACATTACCATCCTTCAGTACCGTATTCAGCCCAAAAACTATTTCTGGACTACAAATGTGGTTAGATGGTACAGATCCAAATGCTACGGGTGTTCCGCCTGCCAATGGAACAACAGTGAGCACATGGTACGATAAATCTGGAAATGGATATAACGCAACGGTTGCGTCTGGTAAGATTGCTGGAACCTATTCAACGGCAAATAAAGCAATATATTGTACAGCGTCAAATACGGGTTACGTGACGTCCTACACAGCGGCTCCCTCTCTAGAAACAATGTTTGTTGTATTCAATAATCCAAGTCCAAGTGGCAATAACAATATGGTCATTGGTGGACCACAAGGTGCCAGATCGTTATCTGGAGGATATGCTGGAGGTGGTGCTGGTGTGGGCGCAGTTTCCTATTTGAATAACGAGGTGACATGGACAGGAATGGCATCTATGCCGGCTTCAACGTACACATCTGGAACAACAGTTATTATAACAGGTCAAGTGAATGGATTAACTACAAGCATATCCCAAAACGGCGGAACGATATATTCCAATACAACAGCATCTGCATTCACTGCTGGAACTACGACCTATTTAGGAACCGATTACTACAGTGCAAGTTATTACTATATTGGATATGAAATGGAAGTCATTTTCTATAATTCATTACTCACCTTATCCCAACGCCAGCAGGTAGAAGGATACTTAGCATGGAAATGGGGATTAGCGTCCTCATTGCCAACTACACACCCGTTTAAGAAATTCGCACCTTAAATCTAATTTATAGTACTGATATACGATACAACATTGACGTTAGGAACAGCGTCGGCACTCATATAAATTATAAGCGTATTGCCGAGGAATCCGTATGACATACTAATTCCTCCAAAGTAGGAATCAAACTGGGTCACTTGTGCGCCAAGGTCAACTCCTAGAAGCCACGAGCAATAGTCGTACATATCACGCGTAACACCATCGGAGCAGGGAGATGGATGTAGCAGTGGCATAGTGAGCAAGGTGTAGAGCGGAGGATAACCGAGTGATGCCCATGTTTGAAACGTAGGATTCAGAACTCCTATATTCGGATACAGAATGGCACTGAGTGTAGCAGTATCTGTAGTTTCTTGTTGAATCTTACCAACTTGCGAATTTTGAAGTTCCTGAATTGTATAGAGCGGACCGGTGGCACCAGTGGGTCCAGTGTCGCCTGTAGCACCAGAAGAACCTGTGGGTCCTGTGGCACCCGTATCACCAGAAGAACCCGTGGGTCCTGTGGCACCTGTATCACCAGAAGAACCTGTAGGTCCTGTGGCACCCGTAGTACCCGTGGCACCCGTATTACCTGTCATACCTGTGGGTCCTGTCGCACCCGTATCACCAGAAGAACCCGTAGGTCCTGTGGTACCCGTATCACCAGAAGAACCTGTAGGTCCTGTGGCACCCGTAGCACCCGTGGCACCCGTATCGCCCGTCATACCAGTGGGTCCTGTATCGCCCGTCATACCCGTGGGTCCTGTATCACCCGTGACACCCGTGGCACCCGTATCACCTGTCATACCCGTGGGTCCTGTGGCACCCGTATCGCCAGTCCATCCAGTAGGTCCCGTTTCACCACTAATACCCGTTGCCCCCGTTTCTCCCGTTGCTCCCGTTACCCCTGTTGCGCCTGTATCACCTGTCGGACCACTCATCTAATTACAAAGTCTAAATTTGTCATGCTCTAAACCCTCTCGCCTTCGGACGAGAGGGTTCTGCCTGCTTCGCAGGGCTAAACCGCCATCCGCTCTGCCCAAGCGGGGTAAATATCAACCGCCTTAGGAAATCCCACCCTATCCTGAATCCATAGCGCAGGCATCGTCACAAGCTTACCATTCCCACGACCCAAGTAAGCCCCCCACCACGAGAACGTACTATTTGCGCAGATGCCGCCAAGAGTACATCCCATCATCGCCGAAAGCGTCTCGTACTCATCGCCAGAGAACCAAATCCATCTATCCGCACGAATAGCAGGATGCCGTGAAGGCAGAACGGACTTACACCACGCCAAATCGTCGGAGCATACAACAACGTACGCCTCCTCAAAAAGCGACAACGCCCGCTCGTAGTACGAAGAGAGTTCCACGTAGTGGTGATGATTGAACGGGTGGAGATAATCGCCACGACGGACGTGTAGAAAGACCGTGGGCACCCTCTCGCCCCAATCACTAGCCATCACTCTAGCCAACCGAACGCCCCCGCTAGGAAAGTATCGCTCGGACTGGAATGCCCCACACAACTTAACATTGCCCGCCACGTGAGGCAGCTCATGGTAAGTCATTGCGTCCACGAAATCCTCGCGCAGCTCGGTCCATTTCATCCCAACCAACGACTCCTCACCAATTGTTGGAATTTCAGGAAAGTAATCACATACTCGCTCCCCACCAGGCTGCGCAGAGTTCGCCTTCACCCATTCCTTTACGAAGACCGCCCGATGCCCGTGTCGTTCAGCGTAGCCGAGCATAGCAGCGATTTGAAATAGGCGATTACCGAGACCATCACCAATAACACAGGTTACTACCCACCCGCTGCTCATTAAAATTATTTTTTCTCATACCCCTTAGATGGACCCAGTCCGTCAGGACGGCACACCCGGCTGCCGATTTTGTTTTGATCCAGCCTCTCCTACAGACCCCCTTATTACCCCTTGTAGGTGTACAGGTAGTATTAAATATATTCATCTCCAATGTTTGAAACAATGGAGAAGAACAACAGAGAATCCTGATTTTATTCGCCAGTGCCAACTATGTCTTGAACATTACAATATGCCACTAAAACATCCGTTAGAAAATATACCAAATATTGAACACGACCAAGTATGGTTTTTATTATCAAAGCCATATATTCCAATTGTTCTATCCAATTATATTTACATTATAATGAATCAAGACACAACAAAAGAAAAATTACTTAATGCGTTTGATTTAATAAAAATTTCGCCAGAAACATTCCCAAATATATTATTTTTTGGTATGTCCACCGGAATTTTTGCGTGTTATCTAACATATTACATAAATTTTTTGTACCACGTGAAAAATAAAAAGTTGTACGCAAAATATTGGTTATCGTTCAATCTGAATAACACCTGTCCTTTACCCTATGCTTCAGCAATATTACTATCGTATATTATGATATATTTACAAATATACCCATTTGGAATATTTTTTATTCTCATGCTTCCGAAATTTATGATTATTCATACTACAATTTTACATAGTATCAACATAGACGCAGAATTATAATCACCGCCCATACCAGAATGCTTAAAGAGGTCTTTCACAGTGAAAAGGTCCATGCGGCGTCTGGTATGCCTACTACTCACGATGTAGTTTCTATCAATAATGGAAAAGGGTATAAGTTACGTGAAATACTCAATAACCACGGTAACGTAAAAAATCGTACACGAAAAGTCCTAAGTCGCAAGGAAATCCGTCATATTATGAGCGGCAATTTCTTACCCGGTCTGTGGGATAATTGCTTACCCAACCGCGGAGTAGCCTCACGTAAAAAGTCACGGCGTAATTCCAGGAGATGATATTTGAATTGCTCTTCCTGGTCTTATTGATTTTTGGAATAGCCGTTGTGGCATATCGCGGCGCCATTCATGAGTTTCAGATTTTACAGAAGGATTACGTACCTGACGCAAATTGGAAGGAGATGATGAACGAACAATTACCAATCGTCATTCGTAGCCTACCGAAGCATTGGTTGGGCAACTGGGCATATAATAAAACGGCGAACAAGACGTGGGAACTTATAGTTGAGGATAGTGAGGGCAAGAAGTTCAAAACTCCGTGGAACGTATGGCTCCAGACGCCAAATAATACGACTCCTACGAGCCTTGCTAACATCGCCGACTCAATCAAACTTCGGAATAATTTTGAGCACTGGGCGGCGGAGGGTTTCCATCAATGGTACACCGTTCCTACCCAGACACCGACTCCGTATATTTATCAACAGAACGATGTTATGGGACTTCGTAAAGGCGTTGCCGATTTTACGGCGATTGTCTCGACCGATGGTACACCATTAGAGTTATGGATTGCCCATGAGGGTGCCATTCCTGCCAAAGACGCGGATGATATTATCGGTAAGGATCCCTGGATACAGACGACGAAAGAGATTCCGTGGATCGGTGATGTGAAGTATATTGAGATTAAGTTACGCCCAGGCAATACCATTCTCATTCCCCGCCATTGGTGGTACGCCGTGCGCGCAGCAAAGGAACAGACGGAGCAGCCGTTGCCGACGTATGCGTGGTTTTGGCGGGGCGAGATTCACAGTCCGGTAAGTTGGCTGGCGAGCCGTATTCGCAAAGAGCCATGAGCCATGAGCCCCTCCGTAACCCATAAAAAATGAAGATATCCACGAGGAATAACCGTTCCTGGTAGATATGAGCGACGCAGAGTCAGAGGGCTACGAGTCATCCTCCACCGCCGGTACGAATTCAACCGGTACTACAAGCAAGACGGCAAAACTTATGAATCTATTTGAAATGGAGTGCGATCTAGAGGAAATGACCGAGACGATTGAGTCGCTCGTCAATAATTTGAGTCATATTGATACACATATGAAAACGATTGAAAAACCCATCATAGAACTCGCCTTGGAACAATTCAGAGACCCCGCTTTTCTAGAATCGTCTCCGTTTCGCCATCAAACATTCGCTGTGAAGCCGCCCGGTTTGCCGAATATTGACCTCACCAAGCGTTATCCGTATAAGGATATCGTCAGCGCTGTAAAAAACTATATATTTGCTGAAAAATTGGTGAGCCCAGAGGGCGCCATCCGTGTCAACAAGCCACTCTCCTTATTGTTTGAAATCCCAGAAACCGAGACGACCTTCTTGAAACTGTTGGTTCGTCTTCGTAAAGTTCTTATTTAATCAATCTTGACGCCCTCTTCGGCGAGCATATCCTTCCATGCCTGGCTGGTTGTTGTTACATTATTGATGCGGCAGACACCGTTTTCGCATACAACATCGGCAATGACTTCACCGCTGAGTCCGGTCGCGGCACTAGTAGAAACAAGGGGCGGCATACACTTAGTACATTCATCATCGCAACCATTACACTTAGGTACAGCACTGAGATTCACTCCATCTTCATTATCCGCATCAGCGCCGCTATCAACATCTTCAGGTTGTAGTTCTTCATCTTCACCTTCGTATTCGCCTTCGTCTTCGCCTTCGTCTTCGCCTTCAGTCTCTTCATCAACTGCGTGATTGAGAACAATACGATTCAGATAGTTATTTTTGTATACAACATACCCGATGAGTAGAACTTGTCCGCCAATGAATGTCGTAGAGATGAGCGCAACGGTAATATGTTCATTGAGCATTGACTGAAGAACTAGAACGACAAATTCTAGTGTTAGGTAAAGAATTTGAAAGAAGGTGTAAAGGGCGGCGGCACTCGCAATGGGTACGACACAGAGAACTGGTACATACTTACGTGGAAAAGCGGGATAGAGATAGAACAGGGCGAGAGAACCAAAGAGACCAGCATAGCCACCAATACCAAGAAGCCAAGTACTTAGTCCAACACTCGTCATCTTAACTAAGGAGTAATGCCCCTCCCTTACCTTCGCCAAACCACGCTCAATTTTGTTCGTCCCGAGGGAAAAAAAATGACGTAAGCCTACACAACTGCTAAATTTCACAAAACGCATTCAACCCCGGCAAAATGAAATCGCAGAATAAAGTACCGGCAATGAACGCTGTATCAACTCCTCCTGATATCATAGTTCCCCGTCGTCGTTCCACGTCAGTGGATAGTGGATCGTTAGGCGCCCGCGGTAGCCAGCAAAAGGAAGAGGCGTTCCAAGTGATTACACGCCGCCGTTTTCCTAAGACGGAACCAATTTTACAACCAAATCCAAATCGTTTTGTAATCTTTCCTATTGCAAACCAGAAGGTATGGGAAATGTATAAGAAAGCGGAAGGTAGTTTCTGGACTGCGGAGGAGTTAGACCTCTCGAGAGACCGTAAGGATTGGGATAGTCTCAATAAGGACGAGCGTCATTTCATTAGTCACGTCTTGGCATTCTTTGCCGCCAGTGATGGTATCGTTAATGAGAACTTAGCGATGAACTTTATGAAGCAGGTACAGATTCCAGAGGCGCGCTGCTTCTATGGGTTTCAGATTGCTATGGAGAACATCCACTGTGTAACGCCCGAGACTCCTATTCTGACTAAAACTGGCTACTTTCCTATTGGTACGCTAACTGATACAGCTGTAGATGTATGGAATGGCTCCGAGTTTAGTAATGTTACAGTTCGTAAAACATCAGATAGTTCTAAGATTTATCGTGTACATCTGGATAATGGAATGTCACTAGACTGTACGGATGGTCACAAATGGTTAGTCAGGGTAGGACCTGTTCTTCATCCTGAGCGATGCCACGAGGAACGTATTATAACAAAAGACCTCAAGGTTGATGATATACTAATGGGATGGGAAACACCGATTGTAGACATTTCAGATATAGATGAGTTTAAAAATCCCTATACGCACGGATTCTTCTGTGGTGATGGAAATTATGTGAATGAATATCCATTTATTCGTCTATACGGTGAGAAGAAGAACCTACTTGAACACCTTGTAGTATCTAAGAGTAGGACTGATGGTGATATTACTGCATGCTATCTTACAAACTGTATCAATAAGCCGAAGTTCTTTGTGCCTATTAATTATAGTATAGATACCAAACTACGCTGGCTAGAGGGTTACGCAGATGCAGATGGTTGTGCGAAACTCAGCGTGGGTGGTGATACTTCTATACAAATTGGCTGTGTTCAGTTAGATTATCTCAAGAATGTACAACTAATGCTTACAACTCTAGGCATTGTAACAAACATTAAACTCAATAGGGAAGAGTGTGAAAAGTTAATGCCTGATGGAAAGGGTGGTGAAAAGAATTACAGTTGTAAGGCAATCTATGTTCTCTATATTACATGTAATGCTGTACAAAAACTTCGTGCTATTGGCTTTAGTCCTAAGCGACTTGTTCTAAGCACAAATCCCGTTTCCGAAAAGAAGAAACTCATACGAATTAAGGGTGTAGAGGACTTAAATAAAATGAGCCCGACCTATTGTTTTAACGAGCCTATACATCATAAGGGTGTATTTAATGGAATTCTAACCGGACAAAGTGAAGTGTACTCATTGCTGATTGATACGTATATTAAGGACCAAACGGAGAAGACCCATTTGCTCAAGGCGATTGAGACCATTCCGTGCGTCAAGAAGAAGGCGGAATGGGCGATTCAATGGATGGAATCGGATGAAGCGGACTTTGCCTCGCGTCTAATGGCATTTGCGGCAGTAGAGGGTATCTTCTTTAGCGGAGCGTTCTGCTCTATCTTCTGGCTCAAGGAGCGTGGTCTCATGCCTGGACTTACCACATCCAACGAGTTTATCTCACGTGACGAGGGTATGCATACAGAGTTCGCCTGCCTACTATACAGCATGCTCCAGACAAAACTAAGCAAGACAAAGGCACATAAGATGATTCGTGAAGCGGTCAAGTGTGAGAAGGAGTTTATTACGGAGTCTCTCCCTTGCGGACTTATCGGCATGAATGCGAAGATGATGAGTCAGTATCTAGAATTTGTAGCCGATAGACTCCTCGTTCAACTGGGCTATCCGAAGATTTGGAATACGGCGAATCCGTTTCCGTTTATGGAGCGCATCTCCCTGGAGGGCAAGGATAACTTCTTTGAGAAGCGCGTCAGCAATTATTCCAAGGCGGGAGTCGGTAGAACGACGGAGCAGATGACCTTTGCGACGGACGCTGAATTTTAGTGGCGAAGGCTCGCCGAGTTTTAACAAAAATCAACCCCCTGAGTATAGAATGGCAAACCGCACACGTAAGAATAACCACAAGAACAGCCGTAAGAATACCCGCAAGCAGCGCGGCGGCAAGAAGCTCAATGGCTACATGAAGTTCGCCCAGAAGACACGCCCTGAGATTCTCCGCGAAAACCCATCTCTCCGCAGCAACGTTGTAGCGGTTGCCCGTAAGATTGGCGAGAAGTGGCGTGCCCTCAGCCCCGCTGAAAAGGCGCGATATTAGACACCCTATAGTAGGAATGTCCGGTTTTTTAAACAGACTTACTAGCTTTTTTAACAAGGAACATCCGGTTGTTAGAAAAGCAACGACCATCACACGTCGCCGTATAGAGCCACTAAAAACCAACTCTACACGTCGTATTGGTAGACTCCCTCCACCTGTACGATTACGACTTACCGGTAGAGCATTTGTACCGAAAGCCGCCGAGGAGCAGCGTATAATATTAGCACGGGCGATTGCCTCTAATCAGGCGAATCGTCTCAATACCGCCCGTAAACAATCGGCGATGACGCCGAAGCGACGCCGCCGCTCATCTACACGTAGGGCAGTGTCCCGCTAAGCTATAGAGTGTGAGTAGCCGAAGCACAAACCCCTCCCACGTCTTCCACGATAACATACCGGTTCCTGAAATGCCGATGAGTTTTTCAAGAAACCGTTTGAGGGATTCCATTTTGATAACTAGATTAAACGATCCGTACGTTTCGGTTAACATCGCCTTAGGAAACGACGGTTTTCCTAGACGCTCATTGACCGCCTCGTGTAAGTCGTAAATATATCCGACAACCCAATCGTGTAACGTCGCTATAGGTATTTTGCGTAACCGAACAACGGGATGGGTCTTGAGCCACCCAGTTATATGCTTAGCACATTCGGGGCAAGGAACTATCTTGGGCAGCCCCTCAAATATAGAAATCCAGAGTTGCCGCTCATCCTCATTTTGCCCCGATTGCTCAGCAAATCCGTGTAAAATCGCCCACAGAGTTGGACCCCAATCATCAATAGAGGGCGCATCAATGGTGGGCTTCGCACAACGGGAACAAGGCATTTAACCGCCGCTAGATTTTATTTCGGCTTTTTTAGCGTGCGTCCTAGATAAGATGATACCGGCATGTCCGAAGTTGGTCGCCGACCAAATTGTAGATCTATCGAACAAATTTACCTATCAACATCTTCTATTCAAGTCTTCTTCTCCATCTATTGTTCGAAATCCAGCTAACGCAGACGAGTATCTTGTGCTCTCCCGTTGCCTCGGTCCGCCCTTATGGCGTAATCTCAATCAACTTATCACCCTAACCTGTGATTTTAACGTCAAGGAGACCAAATTAATAGACGACGGTTATGTCTCAGGACCTCATCCAAATGGTGGATATGAAGATATACGACTTTTTGTATACGAAAACCAACTTTATTACTTAGCCGTATATCTTAATAAATTAATGAGGGTCGTGGTCGTATCAGGAGTGTTTAATGGAACGAACTTTGATAGACAACATATACAACCCAAGTTCAAAACCGAATTTCGTGTAGAGAAGAATTGGTCATTTGTCAATTATAATTCTAAATTATGTGTAATTTACCGATGGTATCCGTTACAAATATGTGATATTAATTTTGAAACGCACGAACTCACTATACTAGAAGAGCGCAAAATGCCGAACGATTTTAATAGTATGTGTGGGTCATCGTGCGCCGTAGAATACAACGACCAACTCTGGTTTATTGTTCATTATCATAAAAACCGCCGGTATAGACACGCCTTTGTCGTTTTTGACAAACGCATGAATCTGATAAAATATTCAGAATGGTTTCAACTAGAGGCGGACCGAGAATTTGCCTACGGATTTATGATAGAGAACGACCGATTTATTATAGGTCATAGTGTCCAAAATTCGGCGACGAAACTTCGTATTTTCAGTGCCGAGTATATAAATACAGCACTAAAATATACTACACCAACAGAATGAAGATAGGATTTATTGGGCTAGGCAAAGTCGGCAAAGCCCTCTATGACGTATTTACCGAATATCATACAACATCGTTCTATGATATTAAGTTCCCTAACACTCGTATAGAAGATATACTCACCACCGATATTGTCGTCGTCGCCGTTCCTACACCCTTGACCCCTCAAAACGAATGTGATATAAGTATTGTAGAATCTGCTATTCACTCTCTCAGCACCCATAACTACCAAGGCGTCGTCTGTATCAAGAGTACGGTAATACCAGGCACCACGCTAGCTCTCGCCGAAAAATACAAACTCCGTATTGCCGTATGCCCAGAATTTTTAAAGGAACGGCAAGGCTATGCCGATATCAAGGCGGCGAATGTATGTATTATAGGAACGGAGGATTCCGCCGCCGCCGCTGCCATCGCCGCCATGTACCAACCACTCAATTGTAAGATATCCCAGGTTCACCCTACCGAAGCGGAACTCACAAAATACTTTCAAAATCTTTATAATACGCAGAAAATTTTATTCGCCAACGCATTTTACGAGATTTGTAAGCAAAAAAATGTAAATTATAATACAATTATCAAAAATTTAGAAGAGAGAAAATCGGTAGACACCGAATATTTACACTGTAATGAGCATCTGAGGGGTCCAGCGGGTGCTTGCTTACCGAAGGATACAATAGCATTTAATACATTTGTAGAGCAACTTCCGCTCAAACAGACACCGAATATTTTTGAGGCGATGGTGAAGGACATGAACATTTACCCCCAAACCGATAAAAATTGACGCGAGCAAAAATCTCTTCCGTCGGCAATCATTCCCCTCATTATGTCGTCTTCACCCCCTTGCCGTTTTAACTACAATGGTGTCCCCAAGTCTGCCGCGATCATGATTATTCTCCAGAAGAACGGTCATCCCGATGATAAGCTCGTCATTCGCCCCACGGATGGCAGCACCAACTTTACGGCTGTCTTTACTCAGAATACGATCGGCGTTCGTTCTGAACGTTCTCTCGTACATTCTGAGCTCTTCCCCTACATTGAGCGTTTCCTAGAATCGCTTGACTATGATAGTGCCTCGTGTGACTTCGTCCAGATTGACGTCCCTGGTTACACGTCGGTGATGATCAAGTCATCGAATGTTCGTTTCTACATGGATACATTCTATGCCCAGGTCCGCTCTCTATTCAACTCGTGGCCAACGGAAGTAACTGGATCCATTCGCACTGAGCCAACTTACGCGTCATACAGCTACTCTACTCAGACCGATAAGCGCAGCCCCAGCCCACGTGTAACCCGTTCTATGGCACAGCAGCGTACGGCTTTCTAAACCCCACAAATATCTAAAACGAAAAAATTGACAGATTCTTTTTGATTGTAGGTCATAATTAGCCTCTGCCTTCCTTCGTCCCTTCCTTTGCCCCTCCTTCCTCCAAACTCTTTCTGTATCCTACTTCTTTCTTTCCTTCATACATATCAAGCAACCATGCCTCGTTCTAAGAAGGGTCGTGTTTCCGGTACCGAGCGCCAAGCAATTAATAGTAAGCGTGCGGTGGCAGCTATCAATGGCACCTCAGAGGGTGTCATATTTGCGCGCGTGACCAAGATGCTGGGTCAAGGTCATATTTCTGTTGCAATTCCCTACAAGCACGGCATCAAGGAGTTGAATGCCCGTATTCCAAATATTCTGGGTCGCCGTGGTGCGACTCCTATCACCGTAAAGGATGTCGTCGCAATCTTCGTCGGCGAGGACTACGATCCCGATGCGTCCGCAGTCGCAGGCGAGCACTTTGACGTTGTTGCCATCCTCACATCCAAGCAGGCGGGTAAACTACGGCAGGAGGGTGCCATCCCTGATTGGATGACGAACGACGGTGGCGGCGTTGCTGGCGGTCCCAGTGGTGCCAACGATGGCGGCTTTGAGTTCGGCTACGACGACGAAGAAGAGAAGAAGAGCGGTGATGACGAAAAGGAGTCCAGCGACGAAGAACTCCGTGCCAAACTGGGCGCAAATCGTCTCGCGCACCGTGAGCCAGTCGCCGACAGCGAGCTTAATATTGATGATATTTAATCCCCAATCTAAACACCAACTACCAGTCTATTGTTAGGTCGTTACGCTTAGAAACCCAAAAAATCAAAAACAAAATAAAAATATTTTTGATTTTACGGGGGCTTATTCGCTTCATTCGGCGGTATACTTTTTAGGTGCGACGGCGCTTATGATTCTTACGCGTCTTACGCGTCTTATGCGTCTTACGCGTATTATTCATTTCCATCGGTTTTTTAAATACAACAAATCTGTTACAAACTTCATCTTCAAATGGTGCGGACACTATAAATGGCATATCCTCTCTGCGAACTACCGACGATTCCCACGGATGTTTTTTCGTTAATATTCGCTTTAGAAACGTTTTGAAATTGTCTAATGCTTTCTCAGTACTCATACCTTTTTCCAAAAAATCATGACCTAAAGGTATAACAATTGTGCCACCTGGTTTGAGAATCTTCCAACCATCATCAAAGAGATTAATGAAGACTGAGTAGCCGATTGGGGTTACGCGTGAGAATGGAGCATAAATCGGGCAGTGCTGCGTCCAAATCATCGTTTTGGACTCAGGACCGTAATCACTCCATTTACGATTTGAGGTATAAGGATCTACAAAATCAAGTTCAAATCGTACAGGAGTATCAAAGCGCGGTGGATAAAATAGAAATAGTGGTCCATCTTCGGCTTCGTTGTGGCACGCCACCAAAATATCCATCCCTACTTGATAAAAACAAAATTGAAGGCTCCGCATTTTCTTTAAGCCGAAAGCACCATGCCGCTCTCTAAGAACTTATACGAGGTCCAAGACCTCGCCGCCTCCCTCCTCCTGTCCCTAGAAGAATGTAATGTTCCTCTAGCCTTGACCATTCTTAATGAACTTCTTCTGAGTCTAGAAACCGAGCTTGCTCATAAAGTTCTTGGCTTTGCCTGGCTGTTAGCACAACCGGACAAAGACCTTACTCCGCAGCGGTTTACGGCTTGGCGTTCTCACCGTTACGATGTTCTCCTTGCCTCCTTTACTCCAGCTCCACTCATACGCCCGCCCTATACGTTAGTCGGCGACTACCCGCCACCCCCAACGGGCAGCTATGCGCCGCCAAGAGAATGGCACGCCAAGCCGGCGGGCTGGACCGATGCCGAGTGTGGAGCATTTTATCAGCACATTCAACACGCACTACAGAATAAGCAGTGTTGGCGCGCGTATCTGCTTACTCGTCCTCTTCTTGCGCATCCAAGTGCCTTTTGGAGTTTTCTACAGGCGATGGGCACCCCGCTAGAGCTCCTCAAGTTTGCCCAGCACCCGCATCTCCACGGGCAAATCCTTGAACACGCAATGTATATTCTAGCATATCCGCCGCCGCCGATGGAAATTATCCTACAGGAGCCGGTCCCTTCAGGACGAGTCATTTATATCCATCCAGAAGCACGCAACCGCTGGAATGTTCCGCCGACCGCTCCAACAAAACTCATTGGACAGCCGAATTTCATCTTTGAAGAGAGCACTTACTGGAACCAAGAGCGTGACCGATATCAAATTGACCTGGACACAAAGGGACATATTCGGTGCGAATCGGAGCAACTCTATCAGGATTTCTTCCAACACAACTTTCCGCTTGATATTCCAGACGAATGGCTGGTAGCGGAGCGAGAGAAGAGCCATCCACACGCCCAGAATTACCAGCCTGAGGTAAATCCGTGGGCACCAGTCTTTCACGAACTAATTACGCCGGTCCCCGTGGTCATTTCGCGCTAAAAAATAGTACTTTTCAAATTCAAGGATAGATTGTAAAAAGTTCGCTTCAGGAAAGAAGGCGACTTCACGCTGAGAACGGATGTAAGGTATTATATCCGATGTGCGATGACCTGATAATGCGATGATTGACATTGCCATAACAGCAGCGGACCGTTGCATGCCTGCGTAACAATGGATCAATATGACCGAACCGTTTTTATATTCATTGATGACTTTGTAGACGATTTCAGGTGACCAGTCCGCCATATTTTTGATTTCCGCCGGTTGTAAATTATCATCCACCGGCACACGATACTTGCGCTTAATTAGGGGTGAAAATGGTAAGTCCTTGGTACAGTTGAACACCGTGGTGATACCGGCACCCTTCAAAAAATCAGGGTCGGTGGAGGATCGTTTATTACCGAGCCACAACCGGGGCAAAATAAGGTCTGCGTGCTGATATGACTTCATGTCCATCCCTCCTAGTCGTCTCAAAGATTTACGGTGAGTGGCGGTTCCTCGTTCAATTCAAGAACATTCTCTGTGTATATAGCGGCGTCGATAAGAACGTTGAGCGCGTATGTACGTGCGAGGGAGGTTTCATTCGGCGGACGTGGATGACGCGTTCTACGCATTGTATCATACATAAATATACGAGTCTCATCATATAATTTTCGGAAATCGTCAATCATATCTTCATAAAATTTATAATCGTTATGGAGTATATTAATATTAGTATAAATCCATATAGCCATTACAATAGAATCCCATCTATTTTGTAGTATATCGGTCAGTTTCCGTTCAATAATCATACTGCGCATACGTGCCGATATATGCATATCTTGTTCTTCTATGATTTCATCAATGGTTTCTCCATAGATATCCTGGGTTGTTGGGTCGTCCTTGAGTTTGAAGAGTTCGGCGGCGGCGTGGACACCGAGTTCTTTTTCACAAAATTTCGCAAAGACCGAAATAACATAATTACAATTGTAATAGTTGAGAAACATCGGCGGCGGAATACGATGAATTCTTGCCAGGTTACAAATCATTTGCTGAGTGATGGACATTAGTTGCGGCTTCGTCCATTCCAAATTTGTGTAAGGATTCTTAGGTGGCTTTGGTGATGCAATTCCATACGCACAATATCGCAGCGACGATAAAATCATTTTAAGTATTGTATTTGTGTGAAATAGATATTTGGCACGAGTCTTGAAATCGTATACGGCGACGGTCATATTTGCGGGAATCGCTGTAGTCGTATGAAGGTCGTCCTCGCCGACTACCCGTTGGTCCATTTTTTTTAGAAGTCGCCGCTGAACATACTTTAGAATAGCCATACGTAGAGCAATATTCAAACATATAAGTTTATCTAGATGCGTTGATATAGCCTGATTATAGAAGAATGGATTTGAATGCTTGAGCGTACTTGGCATACCAGATTCGACGAGTTTAGGACCGGTCCACATATCGCTAATAAGAGTATACCATTCAGTACGTTTACGATATATAGCCGTAATCGTATTATAAAGCCAGGGACTATAATCTTCCTTTCGGCAGTACAGAAGCGAAATACACCCTGGAACAGGAGCCTTAGGCTTACCAGCCAGACCATCAATCCATTGTTTCATAATGTATTTAGGAACAGGACAATGAATAGTAGACGTCTGTTTCTTCTTTTCATAATGCCGCTTCTTTTGGAATTTTGATCTCTTAGACGGTTTTTTCTTCAGCGACTTCGTTATTATAGCAGCCTTGAAGAGTTCCTCCATTTACGTTACTATTTCTTGGTAAAAAATACTACGACCAATAACGAAATTCAATTTTTGTCAGTTTCTAGAATCCATCGCAAAGCATAGTTGACCATCAGCCCTTTTACAACGTTACCGTCCATATCATAGAGCTCGGAGAATTGCGTCCCTTCACACGCCCAATAGACGACTCCTTCAATCCGAATGGGTAGACGACGAGGTAGTCCAATCAGCGACACAGAATCGTAGGGCAAGAGCCCATCGGGCAGCCGTTCCTCTTCACGACCATCAAACCCTCTATGTTTGAAACAACAGGCGCCTTCAAAGGCGGTTCCGCCGCAGCGAAGCCACATTCCACCGGAACGTCGTACTGTCATACGGCATGTCAGCCCCACCCACCAGGGCTCCTGTCCATCTGTAGAAATTCGGGTGGTGACACCGCGTGTAGGAATGACTTTTCGTAAATCGTTGTATGGAATTTTTGTTATCTGCGACACATCTCGTAGGAAAGTGGCATCCATGCGCCATAGGACCTCTTGTAGGTTTTCCCACAGTCCAGTAGGAATTCGTTGAACGACCTCCATTGGTTGTTACTTATCACCGTAGTGCGGATAGACACATTCAAATTTTTCGCCTGCGTAGTAAATGGCAAAGCCCGGTTCTAAAGATTCGTGGGGACCAAAAGTATGGCGGGTACTACATAATTTGGCGTGGTTAAGTGATAGAACGGATCTACCATTTTTATGGAAGAAGTTGTTGAAAACACTCTCGGATGTCATGCCGTGTCCCATATGCCGTGGACATTTGGCAGAGTATCTCAAACACCGAGCGTTATTCACAAATAAGAATTTACACTTGGTAAAGGGTCCAGAGATTAAGGAACGAATGATCTATAATATTTGGGCATTACATAATGCTGTCAATGAGCGGAATGGCAAGCCTGAATTTCCTCTGGAATTACTCAACGCACTCTATGTAGATAAAGTTCGTTCAGATATAATTAGCGAAACGGGTCGTATTTTACGAGATATTCATGCGGAATGGGAGCCGATTGTGTTACAACAGATTACCGGTGCCGCTTTCCGTGAATGGCGTAATGATACATCACTTATTATAGGACTAGTATCAGGCGGACCCAACTAGGCGGCACAAACAACGGGCACTGTCTCCTCGCCGGGTGGTGCCATAGAATTGACGACCTGTAATATATCTGGTACCATACCAACACGTGCCGCACCTCCACACGCATTGAGGATATTCCAGAAACCGATAGATAATCCTGCGCCGATGAGAACACCGAGTGATCCACCGAGGTAGGATTCGCAACCGCTGAATCCACGCATTAATAAAAGTAGGAAAAAGACAACGCCGATAATGATGGTTGTTAGGGTAAAGGCTTGACGAATATCCGCCTTCTCCTGACTCGCTCCTTTCGCAACCGGCATCATGGCGAGCATCACTGAATTATAGATGATGAAGGTGGCAAAGAAGACGGCGGAAGCGAGCCACGCACTCGGTGCTATAATCGTTGTTTCACCGGCACCCACCTTGCCGGTTGATAGAATCTGGCAGGCACCGTTTTCGGGTACTACAATCTGATTCCACGTCGGCCATACAAATACGAGCCCTTGTTGTACAGCGCTAACGATTAAACCATTGAGAATCAAGCCCATAGAGACCCATACGAGTGGTAGGTAGCCGGTAATAGAGCCGAGTACAAATGAACCGGTAAAGAGTACATTCGGGAGGTCATGATATAAACCGAGTAAAAATTGGCGTAATCGCACTACACTCATCCTCCTTGTTCTCTATTTCTATTTTCCTGCTGCCTGAATCTGTTGTAATTGTTCCATAGTAATACCGAGTATTGTAAGTGATTGATTCTGTGCCTGTCCGTCCATTAGCCCAGTATTCGGGTCGGCATTATTTGCGTAAAACGTCGCAAATTCGTCAAGTTTATCGGGCGATATGGGTATACCGACTCGTTGGCTACCGCGCTCAATCGTAGCACGTAGAGACTGTAGCGAAGTCGCCTCTTTCTGGTTCATTGGCTTGACACAAGTGGGCGCCGGCTTCTTCAACGCCTTTTCGCAGACGTAGATCGGTTTGCCGTCGGCGGCACGATTACGGATGAGTGGGAAGGCGAGGATGTTGGTGAGGCGGCGGTCGGAGATATACGCCAAGAATCCGACTAAGAAGATACCGACCAACGCACCTGCTACGAGTCCGACAATCAAACTAATCGCATTCTCACATGAGAACATCAACCGATAGACCGAGCACATCAAGACGACCAGAACGAGAATGACGATACCGTAGGTCGTGGACGCCTGACGACGTGGAGAATACGATATTTCCTTATGATAAATAATAGGCAGCGCTCCTACATACGCCGATAAGAAGCCCAAGAATAGGGAGTAATAACTTGGAACGCCGTTGTGGTCCAGGTCGCTAAACGACTTAGTATTACTTAGTTGTAGAATACGTTCAAATGATACACCGGGAAAATGACCAGAGCACCGACGGTCCGATTCATTATTGACAATCGCTGCGTCACCAATAAAGCTAGATAAGAATTTTTGAAGCATAGGGGTAATCACATTGAGGGCTAATATACTACCTGTTAGAGCTCCCAGGGGTGGTGATTGAAATAGAATAGTAAATAAGAAAGCGGCAGCCGAGATTGTATCGGGAAATGTTTGTAGATTGTACTTAAACCCATCGGCACCAAATTTAAATAAGGCTGTCACAGCGTCAAGCGTCTTTTTTTCAGGAACAGCCATGGGAATCCCCTCCTTCTATAAGCACATAATACAAACTATTGCGGGCGTCACCACCCCTGCCGCCCCAGCACCACCGGAGTTTTTTGGGTTGGATCTTAACTGTGCGATTTACTACTGTGTACGAAAGGTACAGAAGAAAACGCCGTATACTCCACAAATTAAGGCAAAATGGGAAGCGGACCTTATCGTTGAGGTAATTGCCTATATCAAGCAAATGACCCAAATCGTCAACCCCACGCAAACTCTATATATTGCGGTGGACGGAGTAGCACCGATGGCGAAGATTAAGCAGCAGCGTCTACGTCGGTTTCGGTCCGCAGTTCAGGCGGAAGAGGAAGCGAAGATTCGTGCGGAAGCACGTGGTGTTAAATATGAAGCGCAGCCACGGTGGGATACAAATGCTATTACACCAGGCACACAGTTTATGAAGAACCTATCGTTCGCTCTACGTCAGTTCGGCAAAACTCACACAAATCCCGTCACAGTGGTCACTCCAGCGGACGAGCCAGGCGAGGGAGAGCAGAAGATTATGGAGTACATCCGCAAACACCAGCCAAAAACCGCTGTAATTTACGGTTTGGACGCCGACTTAATCGTACTTTCTCTATGGGCAAACGCCACCCTCGGTACCACCCTGAGCCTTTTCCGCGAAGAGATGGAGTTTAACGGGTCGGTAAAAACGGACGCTCTAGGCGACGAGAAGTTTCTGTATCTCCTTACCGACCAACTTGCCGATGCCCTATACGATAAGTATCAAAAGTCCAAATCTCAGCCAAAACCAGAGTTCTTAAGAGATTTTGTAGGACTCATGAGCCTCTTGGGCAACGACTTTGTACCCCACGGCATGGTACTTAAGATTAAGGATGATGGCATTGAAGCACTCCTTCGTATGTACCGTGACCATCTTGTAACTCCGTTTGTTCAACAAACTACCCCAGCCACCCCAGCCACCCCAGCCCACTGGCAGTATAATCAAGCCACACTTACAGACCTTTTCCAACGGGTGGCGAAGACCGAGGAGCAACAGATTCTCAGGTCGACGTCGAAGAAACTCAATGCTCGCCCAGGTATGACGGCGTCAAAGGAGCCAGAGGACCAGGCAATGGCACGTTATAACGATCAGCCCATCACATGGGCGGCGGAAAAGGTCTTTGCTACGCAGATTCAACTTGAGGACAAAGAGAAGCCCTCGTGGATTCTAAAATCAGACTGGCGCCAAATCTATGATGAGCATGCTCTAATGGGTGCCGACCCCCAGAAAGCCACACAACAGTATCTCAATTCACTCGCTTGGACCCTCGCCTACTATTCAGGCGCGCCCTTTGACCTCCATTGGTACTATCCGTGGTACTTGCCTCCGCGCACTGAAACGGTCGCCGCATACCTCAGCACTACTCCACCACCATTGTTAGAAACCCCAGCCACGCCAAGGACTCCATTGAAGCCAGAGGAGCAATTGGCGATGGTGTTGCCGCAGAGGTCGTTTCACCTGCTGCCGAAAGAGTTCCAAGCCTTGCCAACACTGTATCCGCACGCTTTTCCTATCCAATGGGAATTGTTCTCGTTGGGTAGAAAGATTTTATGGGAGTGCGAGCCGTTGATTCCACTCATTCAACCAACGCAGATTAAGACGTGGATTGAAGTTATGCTCGACGCCTAGTTTGTCGGCGACCTTTACGTTTTTTGAGTGTTTTGCGCTGTTTATAACGGCGTAAACGACGACGTGTATTTGGAGATGGAGGAAGGGAAGGATGTTTAGGACGTTTTGGTGATGAACTATTAGAAATATTAAAGAAACGCCCACGAACTACTCCTGATGTTGCTTCAGATACATCTGGTTTTAATTCTCCAAATCCTTTATAAATTTCTGGATTTTGTGTATCAAATGGAAAATCGTATGTTAGTTTATTTATAGATTGTCTATTTTTTTCCAATTTCGTCCTGTGTTCTTCTTTCCAAGGAAAATAACTAGATAGACTTGATAAAATTTGTTTGAAGGCAGGCAATTTTAAGACTTCATTTCTTTTTGCTACTGCTTGACATTCTCTTATATGTTTGCGGAGGCTTTGTAATTTTTGCTGTGCCTTTTTAATATCTACAAATTTATTTAATAATTCACAAATCTTCTTTACTTTTCTTATAAGATTTTCTGTTTGTATTTCTTTCCAATATTTCTCTCTGTCATCATATGTTCTACCTACATTAATTTTGCTGATAGCAATTTTTAGTGTTGAGTTTCCATCTCTTGTTAGAGCGTCTCTACCTGTACCATCTAATAATTTTTTTAAAAAATTTTCAATTTCTGTTTCACGAGGAATAGCAGGACCAACATGTGGTATACTAATAAACCGCGCTTGACTTTTTGTATAATTACAATTCCAACAGGAGACATCTCCTAAATGACTCATAATTTCCACTTCATCCTTAGAGTATTTATTACCTGAGCAAATAATACGAAAATAAAGGGCAACAAGATTTACTGGTATAGTATGGTCGTAAGACCATTTTGTCCCAACTTTATCAAGTGGTTGTCTTTGTTCCAAAGTAAATCCGCATAAACTACATATAGACTTACCATTTATACCATCGGCGTAGTCCCCATGTATTTTTTTCGCTTGCGATGGCGCACGATTGTGCTCTATGCGTATTTTTGTCAATTCTTTTAATGTCTTACGTGCTTGAGTTGCTTGAGTATTTTGTGACTCGGTGAATTCAGCGACTTTAGCAGAACCTGAGTTAGAATTTAAATGATATGTAGGTATTACACAAGGTGTACGCCGCCGTTTCGGGCTTGAAATTTTAGAAATTTCATTTATCAAGCGTTTTGGAGGTACAATTACTCGTGTTGATCTTGGACGAGTAGCATCAGGAACAGCAGGAGCAACAGCAGGAGCAACAACAGTTTCAGTTTCTAAGGATGCCGCTGCTTGTGCTAATAAATGAAGTACACCTGTAGCACTACACTTTGATAAAACACTACTTGATTCACTAGGCTCTGATATAACTGAATCGTCCAATGGTCTGTAAGATGCCACTTTTACATCTTCTGTAATTTCATCCGCAAAACGATTTATTAAATTTTCAACGACTGATTTTCCATCGTTTGAGGCTTCATCTCCTTCACTGATATCATATAAATAACCCAGAACCGTATCATCTCCGATTTGTATATCTTGGGATAATCCTAACAAATATGCTTCAGTATAAAGATTATCATCATCAGGTTCAGAATATCCAATCTCATCTACAGAAAATTGTAATTCGACTTCATCATCATCATTATCATCATCATCATCATCATCATATTCATCACCAGTATTTCTTAGTGCCTTCATCAATGTTGTTACTGCTCCTCGTGTTATGTTTTCTTGTTTACGTTGCTCTGAATTAGTAAGCTTAGGTCGTTCTGTACTACTGGGATGAGACTGAGTCTGTGATGCTGACACACTTGATAGATTTGTTAAACCTGTAGGTGATTCATAACCAGGCGCCGCTGCTATAGGTACTATTGAGTAGTGTTCTATAAGTTTTTGAATAGCGCGTTCTCTATTATAATCACCGGCTCCACCCATCGGTATATTAAGGCGCCTTAATTCAGCCTTTAGTTGCTCATCACTCATAGAAAAAATGTCCCCCGCTGAAGACATACCCTACCAAACCCAACGAAAAAAATGAGCACCCATAACACCCAAAACAATCCGCCAAAAATGTCCGCATACGAACTGGAATACATTGGCGCGTCCTGGTGTGCCCCCTGTAAAGTGGTAAAACCGAAGGTCTTAGAGCAGGCGGCAAAGTACGCCATTCCCATCAAAACATACGATATTGACGAGGATGTGGAGAAGATTGACGTAGACGCCGTGAAGAAACTACCGACGCTTCGGGTGCTACAAGACGGCAACGTCATCGCAGAGTTTATTACTCAGCACAACGCCCAACTGGAAGAGTTCCTATCAAAAACCATAAAGCCGTCAACAACCGATACGGACTTTTAGCAAAACCTCCAATCCCGCGGTTAACCATCAAGAAAACCTTCAGCCCCCTAAGTAATGGGCGCCGCTCAATCAACAGTTGACCCACGGCATATTCGTATATGGCAGAATCTGAGCTCTCTAGATTCGGTCCCAGCCCGGATACAGATGATTGAGACATTGTTTGAAGGACAGGAGTATGTAAATACGGCAAAGCGTATGGGACTCTACGGAGCCTTGCTCGGCTGGATTGCGGCTCAACGTCGTGGCGAATTCTATCCTTGGCCTTATCCGCAACCTCAACAAACACAAGCCCCGCCGCCCCTAAGACAAATTTCCACACAGCCACAACACGCAACACCGGTTATGCGTATTCATGACTCCCCGCCCAACACAACTACATTAGCAAAAGCCCCTCCACCTAGAAGAGCGATGGACTACTTACACGAAGCGTATCAACTCCTTGGCATAGATGACTCCAAACCTCTCACCCATGAACTTCTTAAGTCGGCATATAAGCGTGCGGCAGTGAAGACTCACCCTGATAAAGGTGGATCGCCTGAACTGTTTGACGCAGTGACTCGTGCCTTCCTCTATATTCAAGAAATCTTGGAAAAACTCATACCAAAGACCGGTAAGGACGGTAAGGATGTACGTTTTTCAGTCTCGGTGACTCCTGAGGAGGCGATGCGCGCTCGTGGTATCAATCCGACCGCAGCGGCGGATAAGAATGCTATGAAGTTGGAAGACGCACCACCGGTCGCCCTCAACCCGAAGAAACTTGATATGAATGTCTTCAATAAACTGTTTGAAGAGAATAAGCTACCGGATCCTGATAAGGATGATGGATATGGTGATTGGCTGAAGGATCAGGATAACAGCCGTGGAACCCAGGCGGCGATGAAGGGTAAGTACAATGCGGATGTATTCAATCGTACATTTGAGGAGGAGGCGAAGAGGGCGGCAGCGGCACCGCAAAACCAATTATCGAAGTACCGACCTCCATCAGAAATGATACTGGCTCCTGGATTTGGTACGGAGTTGGGCGCAGGGCGACCCGAACAGTACACAAAATCTACAACGGCAATTACGGGCGCAGCGGGTGGTATTGGATACACTGACCTCAAGTACGCCTATAGCGAGGGGTCTACATTTAGTCAGGATATTGCGGGTGTAAGCCTAGATGGACGTCCGAAGACGATGGCGGAGGCGGAGCGGGCGTATAAGTCGGCACCTCCTTCTATGTCTGAGGAGGAAACCCGTGCGGTATCTATGTTTACGCAAGCACGAGAAGCGGCAGAGGTACAGAGACAGCAACGGCTGGCGGCGAGAGATGTGGACCATTCGGCAGCACATGCCCGTTTGAAACAGCGTTTAATGATTGCGGAGCGATAAATTGGACCCATGTAGAATGCCGCCACCAAAACCCGCAGCAAAACCAAAACCAGAAGCAAAACCAAAACCAGAAGCAAAACCAAAACCAAAACCTGCGGCAAAACCAAAACCAGAAGCAAAATCCGCAGTAAAACCAAATCCCGTAGCAAAACCCGTAGTAAAACCAAAACCCGCAGTAAAACCCTTAGCAAAACCCGCAAATAAAGCTGTAGCAGCACCTGCTCCAGCTCCAGAACAAGTATCTATCCCAGAGCCCCCTCCAAATGAACCTTTGCCGGCGATTAAGGTAACGGTTGAAGTACCATCCGAATCGTTTAGTAATAATGTTATCGCATCCGCAATTCTAGAACTTTTAAAATCTGGTAATACGAATCCATCGCAGGCAGATATTACAGATATAATTAAGACAATTACAAATAAAAACTAAATTATAAATAAGATGGCAAAGTTTGATGCTGCTATTTTTTTTGACAACGATCAAGGATACCTTGACGATGTCAAAGCAAAGTGTCCCAATATAACACTTGTAAAGGTAAATGATACAGAATCAACTGTGAAATACTCGTATAAAACTAATTTTTATACAAAAAATAACATGACTTTTTCCCACAAAGTTCTTACACCTGGTCCATTAAAAAATTTAATGGATTCGTTGTACGAAGAATATAATGAACATTCAAACATTAAGCTAAACAATGGATATGTATCATATTTAAAACACTTTAAAATTATACCAAAATATCATCCCGAATCTGGTATACAACAAGATGATATTGATAAGTATTATGAATGGAAGAGAACAACTACCGGTAATCGTATTTTATTATTAGACTGGGACCAGACCCTAAGTCAGTTTGATGGTATTGAGTTTCCAGGACAAAGCACTTTACAAATGTTTTTTAAAAATGCTCCGAGACAGAATCTATTACATAATCTTTTCATAAAACCGAAAGATATTGCGATTTTTTATCTTGGCGGGCAAGAACGGTATACCATGATAACTGAATGGCTAAAGGAGGTTGCTCAAAGTGGGGTTCATATTGCGGTCTTGACAAATAACGGGGGCGCAAGAGATATTCTTTTCCAACAAGTTATTGATGAGATTATACCAAACGGATCGTACGAAATTATTGCATCTAGATTTCCACCAAGCAACGGAGATAAGGGGAAAGCATTATTCATGGATACACGTTTCTCCAGTTTCTGCCCAAAAACAGGTGGTCGCCGAAGACGGACCCGTAAAGGGGTAAAAACAGAATACCGTAAATCTCGTAAACATCGTAGATAAATAAATATTTATAGAGTAGAATGAACGCTAGTGCTTATTTTAAACGCCGTGCGGCTATGTCACATCACTTCCGTGACCATTATGGTGGATCTCGTCCGTTTGGACACCAAGAGGTTGCGGCACAAAACCATCTTTTAGAGGAGCAGGCAAAGTCTGAGGCACGAGTCGCAGCAGAGAATGCAAAGGTGGCGAAAGAGTTAGAGTTGAAGGCGAGAGCGGAGGCAGAAGCGAAGGCAGTCGCTGAAGCGAAGGCGAGAGCGGAAGCAGAGGCAGCCGCAGCCGCTGAAGCAGAGGCAAAGGCGAAGGCGGATGCGGAGGCGAAGGTCGCCGCAGAGGCAGAAGCGGCATTAAAGGCTGCGCAAGAGGCAGAAGCAGCGGCGAAGGCGGCAAATGATGCCGAAGCACTCGCCAAGGCACAGGCTGAAGAGGAAGCAGCCGCCAAGGTAGCCGCACAGGCAGAAGCAGATGCGAAGGCGGCAGCGGAGGCTGAGGCAGTGGCTAAGGCGGAGGAGGAAGCGAAGGCAGCAGCAGAGGCACAGGCGAAGGCAGAGTTAGAGGCAGCCGAAAAGGCAGAGGCACAAGCAAAGGCGGCTGCTGAAGCAGCAGAGGCACAAGCAAAGGCGGATGCTGAGGCAGCCGAAAAGGCAGAGGCACAAGCAAAGGCGGATGCGGAGGCATTAGCGACACCCGAACAAGAACAGGCACCTGAGGTTGTAATCGAGTCGGTACCTGAGTCTGCTCCACAATCTATACTATCACCCACATCAACGAACGATTTAATTGCACAAGCAATCGCTCATATTAATAGCACAGGAAATGCGAATCCTACACCCGATGATGTCAGTCAAGCTATTACCGCGGCTATGAGCACAATAGCGGGTCATAAAGCGGAGGTCACACATACGAATGATACGGCGGTTTCTTCATTGGCATCCGCACCAGAATCCGAGCCCGCACCCGCACCGGCACCCGCACCAGAATCCGAGCCCGCACCCGCACCCGCACCCGCAGAATCACAAGAATGACTTTAAAAAAATTGAAGATAATCTCCGTCGGTAAAATGACTTCGAAAAAATTGAAGATGACCTCCATCCGTAAGCTAAAAGCGCCCCCGCCGCTATTCCTACTTCCTATTTTCTCTAATTCCTACAAATCCAAATGTCGAATTCCTCCCTACACGATTGTTGTCACCCAGACTACCATGAACGTTATAAGGACGATGTCTATTATGAAGAGCAGGGTGAAACTCATGCCAACTGCTATAGCACCAGTGGCGCCCCATTACATAAACTCGCGCCCGTCGCAACTATTCCAGACTATGATGGAGGATTCTCCGCAGTCAACTGGGATCCAGCGACCAATAATTTCCTAATCTGTAAACCAGGAATGGAAGACTTTCCAATTTACCGTACGGACGAGACTCTACGAGCTTTAGCAAAAATCCTCGCATTTAATCCAAAAGAATGGGGATGCTCAGAGTGCGGATGTACGACAGAATTCAAGAATTACGAGTATATCTGTTGGTGTGATACTTGTAAAGATGGATGTTCAAGTCCGGTACAACTGGAACCTCTTCCAGCACCCGCTTCTCGCAAGCCATCGGTATTCTTCTCTAAGCGACGAGGTTCACTTCCACCGCCTCCGTTGGTACCCCTTGAGCGTCTAACTGCCATTGGTAGTCATACTATATCCTCACCGGATTCAAAGGTTATTATGGAGGACACCGAACGAGATGAATGGTTCAGCAATGCAGCAGACCGTGCTAAAATGATGTTTCGCTCTTAATTAAAAAAAATAAAAATAAAAACAAAAAAACAAAAAAATAAATAGTAATAAAACTACTAAATATTTTTGATTAACGATGTCTGCGTGTCTTAGCGCGACGCTCTTTTTTGCTTCTACGTGTATTTCTACGACTAATCCAATAATATGGGTCGTCCAAACGTCTTCCGTTGCTATCTTTAAAAAAATAACGAATTTTGTACTGATCGCGAAATAACTTCATAAAGTAACGGATAAACTCCCGCTCGTTTTCAGGAAATCTATTTATATATACTCTATCTCCTCTCAACATCGCTTCAATAAGTTTATTAGGTTCAACCAGACCGATAGGTGGTGTAGATTCAGACGGTGGTCCTGATGGTAATGGTGGTTGTCTTGATACATTATAGGTCGCATTAAAAAAACGAGAATAATTATTATTATTATTTACCGGCTCATTTTCAGCCCCAGACGCTAAATATACGGATCGAATAAGATTGTTTTGCTCATTTGGCATTATGCCAAGCGGACCTAACCGAGGTGCGGGAATACTAGGAGGCGGTTTGGGTCCGTTGAATGACATTCCTACTTAGGGTAAATATTTACAAACCGGCATTGTTCTACCAATATTCATTGGTCTAAACTCCACACGCAAAAAGTGTATAATTATGTCTACTCCGCGCATTGGTCTCATTGTCACCGGAAAGGAAGCCCTAGAAGATTTCACCCTCTTCGTAAAAACATTAGAGCAATGGCACCCTACAGCAGAGCTTTTCGTATACACCGACTCTGACACTCCCACCGAACAAATTAAGTCCAAACTTACCATTCATACAAAACAGGCAATGGACCAATATAAAGGGCTCAAGCGCCCCCAAATGGAACGCACCAAGGGCACCATTTACGATTCTCTGTTCAAAGATTATACGTATGAGAAGGCGGCGGTTCTAGAGTGGATGTTCGCCGTACATCCAGATGAGCCGGCGTGGTTTTTAGACGCCGATATTTCACACCTAGCACCCCTTCCTACAATTCCAGCCCAAACGGAGCTCGCCCTTTCACAGCATATGATTCGCCCAACCGATGAAGCCCGATACGGTAAGTATAATGCGGGTTATATGTGGTTCAAATCGGCAGCCCTTCTACCGAAGTGGAAAGAACTAGGGCATCAGAGCCGATTCTATGAGCAGGCGGCACTAGAAGACCTCGCTAACTCGCTACCCAAGGACGCCGTGTACGAGTTTCCAGCCCAGGTGAATTTTGGCTGGTGGCGCATGCAGCAATCAACGACTCCACAACGTGAAATTCAAGCCCGTTTCAGCATTTTCCGTAACGACCAAAGCATTGGCATTCGCTACGACGGCAAACCACTACAGTCCATTCATACGCACTGGTTTTCTACCACCGCATTTGAATGTGTCTCGTTTCGTATGTGGTTTGACGAATTTACGAAGAAATTCAAAGCCCATAAGCCTCTAAACGCTTATCGCCGACTTATTGGATTGGAATAACACGAATCGGAAACGGCTCAGGCGACGTCAACAGCCATTTATACATGAATCCTTCTCGGCGTCCATAAACTGCCGATTTAGCGGCATACACCGCTTCATTGACAGGGTCGCGTGCTTTGCGGGTTGAGCCGTCGCTACACGGTGATATAAACTCCATGGGCACATATCCGCAGAGCCAAGAGCGCAACACACGAGCACGAGTAAATAAGTCGTGCTCACTGTAGTCCAAGAAGTAATTGATTTCGTCTAAATACTCTAGTGCCGCTACCATACTTCGCCGAAGCATGATAGGACCACGATTACACGTTTCACCAATGTAAATGACGCCACGGTTAAGCTGCGGATCAAGCGGCGCCTCTACCGCTACTCCCATTTTGCCGACCCCATCGCCGTAGGTCAACCCGTGACAACAACGACCGCTCACGGCAATTAGATCGTTCATCTTTAAAAACGGACGAAGGAGTGCCATATTGAATCCCCGTTCAATCATCATCATATCTGCCTGAATCTCCAAGATGTATTCGCCGCGGCTACATAGAAAGCCGAGATTATCGGCGGCGGTCTCAAAGAGTGGTGCCAACGACCGCATCACCACCACATTTGTTAGAAGCGCAGGAAACTCTCCTAGACTAAACATTTCACGCACAATTTCTTCTGTTCTATCGGAGCAGGAATCTACAATAAGAATCATTTCGTACGGCATCTCTGTCACAGTATTTAGCACCGAACGTAGATTGCGTTCAATGATTGCCTCCTGATTGTAAATAGGGGTTACGACCGATATAGTAGGCACGGTGTTTGAGAAAGTTCTATTCAAAACAACCTCAATCTTAGGACCATCGGTAGGTTTATTGATGAATACACCCGCCGAATAACGGTCATTTGCTATTTTTGTATAGTCCATTTGATGAACTTTACAAAATCATGTTTAAACCAACCACGCTCTAGTGTAAAGGGAACAGTTTAGGAATACCGACGTTGAAGAAAGGACGGCACTGTTCAATACGTGTCCAAGTGAGCCGAAACAGTCCCTCAGCCGAGCAATACGACTGCCACCATTCACGACCAGCAATAGACATCTTAGACCATGTTTCTACCGACGTCTCTTTTACAATACGTGAGACATCAGCGGGCGTAGATGCTCTGAAGTAGTGAACTCCCTCCTTGGGTGCTACAAGATATCCCTTCATATCTACACCGTCCGTTACGATCGGTACGACACCGCAGGCGAAGTACTCAATTTCACGGTTACACTTGGGACCAAAACCAGGTAGGCAGAGACCAAAGCGCGCATGGCAGAGTTTATTCAGATATTCGGTCTGCGTATAAGGGTAGGGTGCGCCAGTGCTATCAATCGGCATAGAAAAGAGCTCTACGCATTTGCTCCAATCATGCTGGGTACGGTTCTTCTGCTGTACACCATTTTCAATCTTACCCAAAAACAGCGAAGAGATTGTACGCTTTGTGTAACCGAGCAGATTCTTCTTACTGGCGACGATGGATTCAATGGCACGCGGTGAGCGTGGCCAGAAACCCCAGACCGACTGACGTAATTTATGGGTATCAGGACCAGGTGGCGCACAATTACCGAACATAGCCATCTGGTACGAAGGCGGCGATGACCACCAGCGCGCAGTGGGGCGGTCGTATAAGAGAACCTCCCCAATCGCACCCCACCAACAATAGCCACTATCCTCGGTCTTCTCTACAGTTATATATTCACGCTCCGCCCAAATATCCACCATTTCACGAAATGTATCACCGCTATGTGACCATATTCCTTCAAGTGCCTTACCGGTGGGCACAAGAATACGTGGTATCTTATTACCCGTAGCCGCTGCCTTATCACGAATCACTTTGAGCATATCCTTGAAACCGAATTTCTTAACCGCGGCACCCACTTCGAGGAGCGCATTTTGTCGGCGGACCTCAATCGGCTCACGCTGAATGAGACCGCATACATAGTTGAGTTCAGCCGCACCGGCAAGATGAATACGGTCACCACGGGGCTTCTCGGCATAGTTAAATTCCATTACATAGGCGCCGGCAGGTGCCAGCCAGATATAGTCGAGTCCAGAGGACGCAGCGGAGCCAAAAATCCACGAGGCGTGGGCAAATGCTCGTCGGCGCACCGACGCTGTATCAGTCACCGATACATAGCGAATAATCCAGCCCTTCGCAAAGATATATTCCGCAACCGATTCCGCCCATTCCCGTGTACAGACCGCATCAGGAGCATCATCTACACAGAATACCGCAACGGGCATAGAGGGCTCTTCGTCCACCGGCTCAATAAGCTCACGCAGCAGCATAATATCTTCCGCCGAAACGAGCGAGTGCTCGGCAGACGGTGGCAAAGCCCATACATCCTCGGAATAATAGTTCATATCATCCATCATCGGCACAAGAGTGATATTGCCCTTCTCCGCCGAAGACCATACGCAATCGCGTAGAAACGGTGTAATATCGGCAAGTTGCGGTACTAGGAATTCAGGGACCGTCAGATTACACGACTTGAGTAGTCGCCGAATTGTTAGAACTTTAGGCAAATAGTGTAAAATCCACTGACTGAGGGTCGTCTTACATTCATCCGCAATAGGAATGGAGATGATAGACGGTACATGAATGGACGACATCATATTGCTAACACGAGCCGCTTCCCACGCACTCACCCACTCCTTATGCTGACCAACGAAGATATCCTTGAACGAGCTAATCAGTCCTTGGCGGTTGACGAATTTACCACCCTGAAAATGATAGAGCGGCAGAGCATCGGGCTTGGGTGTATACATATTTTGTTCGCCGGCTTGAAAGTTGTATAAATCAACTCCGTCGCCGTCGCCGGTATGCCGCAGCATTGTACAAATCGCCTTCGGAGCAGATTCGGATACAGAGAGAATTGGGCGAGGAAAAGACTTGCGGAATGCGGTGCGATTCCACATAGACTCCATCGCAACGGGGAGTTTTCCCACCGAATTCAGATTTTTACAGATACGCATAGATTGAATGGGGGTGGGGTCAACATAGAGAAACGCAGGGCGGTAGAGAACATCCTTCGGCTCGTAATTACGGATATTGGAATTGTGGAGATGTATAGTTTTAATAGAATAGGCGGGATTTACTACAAGGAACTTATGCCGAAGCATTACAACCGTAATAACGTTATCGCAACCGGATTGACCGAACGGAAAGCCGAGCTCCTCTTCGGTCGGTGTGAAGTTCATCGCATCACGGGCGAGAATCCACGTATCTTGGGAATCGGCACGTGGACCAAAGATGGTAGGTGCTCCTGCTCCACTCGTATCTTCCCAACGGAGCAACGCCAGAAAGAGCCGATTCTCTGCGAGAGAAATCTTCCATAGATATGACAGCGTCTCATTGAACCAGATATCCGAGTTGGAGAAGATAACGAACGCCCCAGCGGGCACACGCTCTTGTATCGCCATAAAGACATCGTAGTATCGCAGACGCTTACCGAGAACAACCTGTACAATTTTATCGCTCGAAGGCAAGTCGCTATACTCCACTTCGTTTAGAAGCAGAATATGGTCAATCCATGGACATTCTACATTCTTTTCTAAACATAGACGAATTTCACGTGCCCGTCGTGCGGTCGGATGCCGAAAGTACTGTTGAATGAGCCACGTCTGCGGAATGATGGAGTCATCGGAATCCGACGCAACAGAGACGAGTCGCACAGTTTCCATAGAACGTGCCCAGGCATCATACACAATACGGGTGCCAAGGTCCAGCCCTTCACGATCGCCGGCAGACGACCACGTCACCACGTTCATACGCAGTAAATGCGCGAGGCAGAGAATCACCTTCTCAACCGAGTCCTCACTTCGCACCGGCTCGCCTAAAAACGGGTAGTCATCGTGGAGTTCTTCCATCACCAATGTATGGTCCCATCGTAGACCACGATCCGCAAGAGATTCTATAATCGCCGACGGAGCCACAAGCAGACATTCTGTATTGTTGGAAAGCACAGCCGGTAGTACAGCCATCCAGGCATCTACGTCCGCATTGGCAGCAATGATGACCGCCACAAGTGCGGAAGCACCGACAACCTCAATCGCGGCAGGTTCATTGACAACACAATGCCAACGACCCCAACGGGCACCTTTTCCGAAGGAGGCTCGTGCCCATAGAAGATTTTTACGGTCTGAGGTAATATGTGACTCAGAACGTAAGATACGTATGGGTTTTCCAGTAATTGGATGGCGGGCTTCCATAGAATCAGTTATTTTTTATAACAGCGTTTAACCTTTAACCTCTCACTGCCGATAACCCTTCAAATGTGTAAAAGATAGACCAAACCAACCTTTGCCACCACATCCATTATAGCGTAAGAAATTGTAGTATACATTTTATCTATCTTTGAGTACTCTTCCATCCAATATACAATAGGATAGAGGGACCATACCGCAAGAGTTAAATAGATAGCGAGTTTTGTTTTTGTCTGCTGGAGTAAAATAGCAATAATTGGCAAAAAGGCGAGCATACCGAGGGCGAAATAGCCTTTGGATTCAAGTGGGTCCTTTGTCTTCGTGCCGAGGTAGCCGGCGACAATCATCAACAGGTCGCAGGCAATCATAGGCAAAATAACGGCAAGAGGTACATCGTTTGCGTAGAGAAGTGCTGCTAACATTAGGGGGGTGGTGAGCAACCAATCACTATGACGCCAGCGGTCAGAGTCTTCGGGATGTGCCATGATTTGCGAATACGCAATACAGGCGATGCTGGGAATTATGGAGAGTGCGGGCGAAGCGGAGAATGCCGTCAGAACAGATGTAATAAAAAAGATGGTGAATGCGGAGGAAACGGCAATACTATCCCACGAGCCGCCCTGTTTCACCTTTTGACCTATAAAAAATCCTGGAATGATGAGGCGAGGGGCGATAGCCGAAACAGCAGCACCCATTTACCCTTTTGTTAGAAAATTATGGATAATAGGCGGCGCCATAAACAACCGAGCCTTGTGCGGGCTCACCTACAACATAGGATACAAAGGTGGCTGATACGTAACCGGTTCCTGAAGGATAACCACCATCGGGCATCGCAATTTGAATACTGCTTTGAGTATAAAAGTATGGACCATAGGTCTGAATGAGCGCTCCGCTAATATCAACATCTACGTTGACAAAGGACGAAAATCCGGTTACAAATGTACTAAATAGATACATTTGCCATGTTAGATCAAGCACCGTTCCCGTAGAGTAAATATTTACACCACTGGGATCCAATACTGTATTATCATTAATAGATGATACGTTCAAGTTAAATGTATTTTGGTAAGGCCAGATATTTGTCAAACTTGTATATACATTACTATTATAGACACTATAGATGTATTCCATTTTATAGGCACTATCCGCAAGCATTGGAAACTGAGAATAGGTGGCATTATTGATAATTCCCCATCGGTTCAAATCAAGCGCCAATAGATTATTGTTTTGGGTATATCCCTGTGTATTTGTACTAATATCCAGTAAAATTACACCCTGTTGAAGAGTAGCATTTGAGAGTGTTGTTGGATTAAATGATATACGGTAGGTGCTATTGGCTAAATCGGCAATATTATTGACTTGAATCGTAAAATTACGGTAATTCACGAGATCAAGCAAGCCGGTAAAATTACTGGAATTGAGTTGAATCAGTTGTACCGCATTCACGGAGGAGACGGCGGCGGTCGCATTTGCCGCAATAGTTGAGATTTCACCTGATAATGAATAGAGCGCAGTGGAGATTTCACCGGATAATGAATAGAGCGCAGTGGAGATTTCACCCGATAGAGTATATAACGCGGTTGACACTACATAAGTTAGAGTAGATACAGCGCCATATACACTTGATGTAACAATATGGTCAATTATAGCCGTTTGCGTTGATAATGCGGTAGAAAGATAATATACATAGGCTGTATTTGTACTATTAATTAAATTTACAGTATATTGTTCTAATTCAATAAATGACGCATAAATACCTTCTAAGATACTACTCGTCGTGATTATACTTACTTGTTGGTTGAGACTGCTAATATTGGCGGTATTTTGTGCTGTAATAAAATAGATTGATGATACTTCACCTGATAAAGAGTTAATGGCACTTGATGTATAGTGTTTAAAGCTACTTAACTCGCCTGAAAGTGTACCGATGCTGCTACTAATATTTACAATTGCTCCTGATATATCAGCGATACTTGTTTGAAGATTTATAGATGTACTGAGCAGCGCATTATTCACTACAATTATAGACGTACTCACATCTTCTATAAAATTGTATGTATCTGTAATTTCTCCTGACAAACCTGCGGATGTGCTAAGCAATGCTGTATTGATAGATGTGCTAAAGTTTGCCAACTCCTGTTTTGTTGCTGATGTAGATGTAATGGATGATAATTGTTGAGTAGTCCAAGCCATGGTAGAATAAATATTGTAATTAATGTATTGAATGAGTAATGAAGAGGTCAAGGCGTCCTGTAATCCAATACCGGTACTCATAGTGGAGAGCCATAGTTGAACCGATGAATTGAGTATATTTAAATCGGAATTAAATGTTGAAACTGTTGCCAAAGAATTTACAGTACTATAACATGCATCTAATGTACTTTGATAATAGGAGTTCAATTGAATTTGAAACGAATTCGCAGTTGATAAAAACGCATCATTTAGATTGGTTGATATATTTAGACAAGTATCTAAGTAATAAAATGTAGTACTAAATGATGAATATGTATAATGTGTAAGAGTACTTACTTCGCCAGATAGAGTATACACCTGAGTAGATAATATATTCACTTTATTGTTTGTACTTTGAAGAGCATTACCGATAGAGGTACTCAATATACTCAAGGTGGGAGGAATCAAACTATTACTCCAATATGTTTGACCCTGTCCGTTCGCATAAAGTGTATAAAGTGAGGAAATAGGATAATTTCCTGCAGTGCGAAAATTTAATTGCTGAAGCAATAAAGCATTCAAATTCGCCCCCGTAGGATACGCCATTCTAACGTTGTAGGGCATTTTTGCCTGCGGTACGAATCCGCAGCATCTAAAAACAACTTATAGACGTAGAGTAAGAGTAACATGTCCAATTCAGGAGGACTTCTCCAATTAGTAGCAACCGGACGTCAAGACATCTATCTTTCCGGTAATCCACAGACTACGTTTTTCAAACAAGTGTATCGGCGGTATACAAACTTTAGTATTGAGACCCAGCGTATTCCGTTTGATTCGGCGGTTGATTTTGGCAAACTAATTACGGTCACGGTACCGCGTCAAGGCGATCTTCTATCACAGGTCTACTTACAGATAAATTTACCGCAAATTACGCCACAGGGACCTCAGCCTTATCCACAGGGCGTGATTACTGAGGCACCGACCGATTATGCACAGATTACCAATTCAGTGAGTTGGGTCAATGGTGTCGGTTATGCGATGATTGATTATATTAGTATTTGGATTGGTCAGCAGGAGGTGGACCGTCATTACGGCGAATGGATGTATCTTTGGACACAGTTATCTACACCGGGGTCAAAGAGAGATGGTATTAATTTTATGACGGGAACCCAAGAGGTGTTTAATGACCAGTCGCAATCGGGTCCGCTCAATCTCCTTGTGCCGCTAGACTTCTGGTTTTGTAAGAATCCAGGTCTCGCCTTGCCGCTCATTGCGCTCCAGGCGACACCGGTACGATTTTATATCCGACTCAAGAACGGTAATGATATGGTCTTTAGCAACTCATTGGAAAACGCAGTGCTCAGCGGCTCACAGAATCCTCCAACTACGCTCACCCAGAATCCGGTCATCATTACCGATATGGTGATGTGGGGCGATTATATTTATTTGGATACGGATGAACGTCGTCGCTTCGTCTCGTCCCGCCACGAATATCTTATTGAGCAGGTCCAGCAGCAGAAACGTTATAGTATTCCACTGAATACGACTCGTATTTCGGTTCCTCTGGTCTTCAATAATCCGATCAAGGAGATGATTTGGGTGGTCAATGAGGACCGTATGTTACAGGCACACGAATGGTTTAATTATGGTAGCCGTATGTTGAATGAGACCGGTATTCCTAACTTGGACATTATTGCCACAGCGCTTCTTCAGTTTGATGGCTACGATCGGTTTGAGGAGCAATCGGCACAGTATTTCCGTCTAATGCAGCCCTGGCAACGTCATACAGCCATTCCAAACGATTTTATCTACGTATATTCCTTTAGCTTAGCCCCGGAGGTAGAGCAACCTATGGGTACTTGTAACGGCAGTCGGTTGGATTCTATCGTATTACAATTGGCAATGAATCCACAGGTAAAATCGTACCCTGCCGGTGTCACCACGTATGCGACAAATTACAATGTACTACGTATTGTTGCTGGTTTGGGCGGCGTTCTATTCACTGTATAAATTAAGATAAAAACCATTAGAGATGTCGTCCGATGGTCTGACACCACCGCCGGTCCCGCCGGCACCACCAGCACCACCGGCGCCACCATCACCCGCGGTGCCACCCTTACCACCAAATCCCAACTCGTCCAAGCAGGACGGTACAGAAGGACATGTTGGAGGTAAAACACCGCATCATATTTCGGACATTGATACGTGGAAGCATCCAGACCGAAATTATTTTGTGTTTGTGATTCTCTCTGTATTGTTAGGACTTCTAGGTGTAGACCATTTTTATTTACGTAGTTTTCATACTGGTATGATGAAACTCATATTTAATGTATTTACTCTTGGAATGTGGCATTATTGGGATTTAATACAGATTGTATACGATGGGAAAAAAATACGTAAGGAGGGTCTTACGTCGCCGTTTGATTGGATATGTGGCATTGGACGCGGTGTCTTTATGGAGAATAATGAAAAGCCAAAATTTGTAGCAGAAAAGTCGTACCTTGTTTATGCGGCACTTGCTATATTTTTCGGATTTCTAGGAGCGGATAAGTTTTATATGGGCGATATGTGGCAGGGTATAGCAAAAGTCCTCAGTGTATTTAATATCTTCCTTTTCTTGTTTGGATTTTTATGGGTCTTATGGGATAGCATTCATGCGCTCTTTATGACGAAGAGTATTTTAGAGAATGGTATTTCAGCGCCGCTGCCCTACAGTATATTTTTCAGAGAGCCGATTGATGGTAAAAAGTTCTTAGTGACGCATCCTGTAGATTCAGTAAGTGGAGGATTTAACTTTGAAGCCATGATTCCAACAATACCTATACCTACAATATCGTATAAAGGATTATACAATGATTTGGTTGTGCCATTTATGACACCGACAGTTGTGGCAGCTATTCATGCGAGCAAGTCGGCGGATGAAATATTAAAGATGCCTGAATTTCCCGATGCGCCTACGATGCCAGGATTAGCAAAGTATGGACTTCCAACATCGTTGCCCAAACTACCTGAAACACCATCGGTAGGAATCGGAATGCCTATATCTCAAGCACCTGCTCCTGCTCCTACTCCTGCTCCTGCTTCTGCTCCTGCTCCCGCAGCAAACCCATCTGCGCCGCCTACGCCAAATATGAAGGCAGAGTTTGCCCCCACTCCGGTTCAAGCCGGCGGCGGAGCACGCAATGAATTCTCTGCGGGACCAGGACCCGCAATCGCCGGCGTTCTTACCGCAGTAGTCATCGCAGGAGGTCTAAAAGGATTTTATGACATTATAAGTAATCAATACGGATGAAGATGTTAGATACGCAGGACGATTTTGAAGCGATGTGGCAGGCGGATCCGAAAGCCCCTGCCCTCGATGGTATGCGAACGTCCGATAAGACCTTTCTCGTATATTTTACAGCGACGTGGTGCGGCTATTGCCGTAATATCAATCTTACGGAGGTAGATAAGGTCGCCACGGCGAAGGGGCTCACTCTATGGAAATGCGAGCATACGAAAAACGATTATACCGCCGGTTTCTGTGGCGTCCGAGGATTTCCTACCTTTATGGCATTCCGTCCTAAGAAGGTCGTGGACCAGTTTCAGGGCAGCAATACTGAGGAGATTTGCCAATGGATTGAATCTCTCTAATTAATAAGTAAATGAATGTGGAGCGGACTATCATCATTGGGGGTGGTCTGGCTGGTCTATCTATTGCAGAATATCTTGCCAACAAGACATCCCGCAATAACGTACTCGTCTTGGAACAATATAAGGCTTGGGGCGGAAGAGTGCTCACCTATCGTGATGAATCTAAAGGGATCCAGTACGAAATTGGAGCCGGTCGCATTTTTCATGAACATAAGCGGGTCGCAGCCCTGGTCCGTCGGTTCGGACTGCACACCTATCCTATATCGACCGACAGTACAACCCCTAGCGGACACCCCAATCACTTTCTACAACTCTTTGAGCCCATCCGGCATATTCTAGAAGCACTCCCCGCCAACGTACTTGCGATCCATACCGTCGCCGACCTCGTCCCAAAGGAATTACACTCCGTTCTCAACTACTATCCATACTGGTCCGAATTTAATCTGATGCGTGCCGATCTCGCCCTCAATCTCTTTAAGCCCAAAGCCACCATGGGTGCCACCGGCGCAAGCGACTATTACGGATTACAAGAAGGATTAGACGCTCTCGTCACGAATCTTCATACCGCTGCCTTAGAAGCGGGTGCCGTCCTCAAAAATCGTCATACGGTTACAAACATCCAGCGACTTGCCCCCGATTTGTTTGAAATCACCGGACTCCGTGGCAAGAAGGCGAACCAGATACCGTTCAAGTATCAGGCGTCTAGAGTTATCATCGCAACATGCCGTTGTGGATATAGCGATTTTAGTATTTTAAAAGATATGCCCTTGATGAAACAGTTGGCAACGGGCGCACTCACACGCATTTACGCTGTATATCAACCACCGTTAGATATAACCGAAAAAGTAGTAACCGATAGCCCACTGCGGTATATTATTCCTATTAGCCCAAAATCCGGTTTGATTATGATTTCGTATACAGATGGTGATGATACACATTACTGGAATAATTTAGACGGAGACGCATTGGAAGATGCTATTCATAAAGAACTCACAAAACTATTTCCCGATAAAGTTATACCCAAGGCTACATATTTGAAGAAGCATGAGTGGCCAAACGGATGTACATATTGGTTACCTGGTAACTATAGTCCTGAAGAGGCATCTAAAATAGCACATAATCCCGAGCCGAATCTCTATTTGACCGGCGAGTCAGTCAGTCTTACACAGACGTGGATGGAGGGAGCGTTAGAATCGGCGGAGTATTTAGCCACTTTACTAAAATAATCCCAACCCCATATAAGGATGGCAAAATTTAAGCCTATCAAAGGTATAGGGCTATTCCTATTAATTGCGCTCGTCGCAACGCTCGCAATTATAGCATTATTCGTACATTGGGGCGGACATAACGCACCTAGAATCCAGGATATTTGGGTGATTAATCTTGATAAGGAAGCAGACCGTTGGCAGAATATTCAGGCAAAGACCCATCATATTCAACCGATGGTTCACCGATGGTCAGCGACCTACGGCAAGGATTTAACACGAGACCAAGCACAGAAATACGGTGTAGGGTACGTTGTAACACTCTCACGTGATTTTGACAAGGATGCGAAGACAGATAGAATTACATCGGCAAACGTAGGCGCAGTCGGTTGCTGGATTTCGCATAAGAGACTTCTAACATATTTATCAGAGCAGCCCGCCGACGATAATGTAGGGCATCTCATTTGCGAGGACGACGCCGAGTTTTCTACCGATTTCTTAACGGGAAATGATGCTTGGTCTAAGGTATCAAAGAATATTCCTGGCGATTGGGATATGGTCTTTTTAGGAATTAAGAAGCCGATTATAGGTACAACGGTAGCACCTGGTGTGAAGAAGATGAAAACTACGTACAATAAGGGCAACTGGGGCGCGCACGCGTATCTTGTACGTCACGGTGCCCTGAAGACGAAGATTTTACCGAGCATCAAGCGCATGACAGATGAGATTGATGTTCACTATGATATGATGGCAGACCATTGGAATATTTATATATGTGATCCACCCACTGTGCGATACAATGACAAACTTGCTGCGAAATCAAGTATTAATAATGTTAATGTATAGCTAAAATGGTAGATTTACTACTTATTTCATCGTCAGGATTAATAATACCAGGGCGAATACAGTATGCATTCATATCACCAAAGAGTGTATTATATTGTTCGTCAATTGCGTCGGTCATAAAACGGAGAGCTGGTAGAAACTTGGTTTTTATAGAACCGTGTTTCACTAAATAAGCGTGTGTACCGTACTGGTCCTTTTTGTTGGGAATAAGTTTAATGATATTATCTGCAATTGGAGTACCTTCTACATTGCCACCCATTCCTAAATAGATTATATCCCAGTCTCCAGGAATATTCTTTGATACCTTAGACCATACATCTGTACCCGATAGGAAATCTTCGGGCACATTGACGTCGTCCTCAAGAACAAGATGACCATAGTCATTTTGACAGTCGAGTGTTGCTAAGTGCTGTAGTAGACGCTTATGGGATAGCCAGCAACCCACGACACCTTTATTTATAATTTCTTCGCGCTTATTTTGGAGCGTAGTTAAATAGTAGCCAACGCCCTCATTATGAACCTGATCACGGTCAGTAATAGTCTTGCCGTCCATTGCGGGAAAGCGATGTATCATATCACCAAATCGGATCGTAGTATCACGCATATGTGCCCAGCGGTCAGGAGCACGGTCTAGATTAATAATCCAGATATCATCAATGCGGGCGGGACTAAATGGGCTGAACATACGATAGAAAAAAAATCCAATCAACCCCGTGACCATCAGCCATAGAATGAAATTATACAATTTCTGGGGTTTCATTCTAGTATATACAATTAAAAAATCAGCGGGGGCACTATTCCGTTGTTGCTGTGGCGAGCCGGTCTGCCTCTGCGTTTCCTCGTGACGCAAAGTCGACCCCGTTGGTATGAGCCGGCACATGGACCATGGATGTGACTAAACGAATCCCTTTCCACGCCACCCACATGGGTTGAATGATATCCTGGTGTAGAACGGGCTTGCCATCCGCTTTCCGCCATCCTTTCCGTTCCCAACCCTCACACCATTTCAAGAGCACATCAATGCTATATTTTGAATCGGTGTAAATAGTTGCTCCTGTATGCCGACCATCCGCAATATAACGAATAACATACTCAAGGGCGCGCAGCTCCGCTCGCTGATTGGTTTGCGGCTCGTGTCCCGGAATCACAGCTGAATATTGATGAATCGTTGTAGTTCCATCACAAATATGAACACCGAAGCCCGCTTTTGCCCCTACACGTCCATTATTCCGTGCCGAGCCGTCGCAGAATAATGATATGCCCATTTACCATCCGAGCAGAAAAAGAAAATGCTCATCATTTTTTAGAGTGATGTCGGCGATTCCAGATGTACCACGCCATCTTTTTCATCTTCTCGCCGTTGGACCTTTGTTTGTTTACGTAGGATTACAGCGTGAGAACACTCCAGAACACGTATTTACCGCTCTCGGCGTTCTAGGTCTGATTGTTCTATTCTACCATTCGTACAAGGCGTATCTCAAGTTAAAGGACGGACAGAGCGCCTGGATAAACTGGATTCATATTCTACTCGTAGCCCCGCTCCTCCTCATTCTAGGTTACTTGAAAAAAGACGCAAACCGACGCTATTTTGAGATGATGCTTCTACTGGGCTTTGCGGCGATTGGATACCATGGGCTCTACTTAATTCGCGAAATGATATTTAATTGATCGGTGCTCGCCATCTGTTCAAAGCACGTAATACTATGATATAGATATGCGGAGGAGGATGAGAAATGCTCTTGACATCCTACACACGCTTCGCCACGGACATACGAAGGAATCCATTCGGCGGCGTGTGTACGCGCATAATGAATTAGCATATTAGACTTCGCCTTTGTGACTTGTCCACAACCCTCATGGGGACACTTGAACGAAACGCCGACAACTGGATTTTCCTTTAAGCCGCCTAGCATCTCCTTCTCTTTATCAGTCAACTTTGTATCATTTGCGTGTTTTGTAGCCAAATGATTCAAGTAACCAGAACGTTGTAGAAATTGCGGAGTATCATTACAACGATTACATTGGAATGGCAGCCGAGTACTATGATTCTTCATAATATGATAATACATAGTATTCTGTTTCATAGTAATCTTACCACATCCATTATGAGGGCAAACATAATCTCCATCATTATTTTTGATATACTTAATAATATTATTATTTACAGAAGGAGTATTGACACATTCTACAGACATATTTAAGGATATTTTGTGTGATAATTGTATAACCACGTTCAAAGACTTCAATTTTTTGCCGAAAATGTCCTCACAACCAAAGATCGCAATTCTTACAATGGTGATTGGTGCCGATTATACAAAAGCAATGGAGCCAGGTCTCCAGACGAAGCGCGAGTATGCGAAGAAGCACGGTTACGACCTTCATGTCGGCGGCAAAGAGGTATGGGACCGCAGCCGACCCATTCCGTGGTCAAAACTTCGTTTTATCCTAAACTATATTGACCAATACGATTATCTTTTTTGGTCCGATGCCGATGTAATCATTACGAACCAGGACCTTCCTCTTACAACACACGTCCTTCCCCTCCTGCCGCCCCATAAAGACCTCCTATGGACGCGGGATGTTGTCGGCAATCTCAATTCAGGCAATATGCTCTTAAGGGGCAAGTCGGCGTGGCTCAAAGACTTTATTCATCGTACCTACCAACAGACACAGTTCATCCACCATATTTGGTGGGAGAATAAGGCGATGATACACACGGCGGAGCAGAATCCTCAAGACGCCGCCAAGATTGAGACTATCACCAATCACGCCCTGTTTAACGCATATCTGTTCGGTCCGAAAAATCTCGCCACCGACCCATCCGTCCGCCTCTTCCAACCAGGCGATTTTCTAATCCATTTTGCGGGCGTGGCGGACCAATGGAATATTTACCGAATGATGCGGTACATGCTTCATTGTCTGAAAACCAGGACACCACATGATACAAAACTATTAGATAGTTGGTATGTGACACCCATTAAATCGCAGCAGGATGCGGAAGCAACGATTCAAAATATAGTACCAAAGTAAGGGATGTCCAAAGAGATTTGGATTTATTTAATAGCATTGATTGTGGTGTTATTTATATTTGGGGATGCCCGCTCAAAACATATGCTGACGATTTCTCCCGAAAAGGCGGCGAGCATTGAGTACGAAAACTGGCCGTCATGGGATACCATAGATAAGCCTGGTACTCGTATTCGTGTTCTTTGGATTTTACACGATTATGTACCATTTGTGAATGCGGGTTCAGAGATATGCGCACATACTATTAATAAGCATCTCTTACGTAAGCCGTATTTGTACGATATTTGGGTCGGCACTCCTGGCTACCCGAATAAGACTTATGAAGGTGTACGCTGTTTTGACTTATACAATACCCAAATTTTGTTTGAACTCCTGAAAGATACACACGTATTGATGAGCCATTCTTATTTTTACCGTAAACAGTCCTTATGGATAGCACATAAGTTTGGAATACCATTTCTAGAGTGGGTACATACAGATAATTATGTACGTGCGGTCGGACCGTATTGGTTTGATGAGCGGTTGAAGGGGCGTCAATGGGCAATTTTCAATTCGCATAGTTTGAAGGCATCCCGAAAGGATTTACCAGATGATACTATTCGTATTGTAAGACCACCGGTAGATTATCGTAAGTACGGCATCTATCATAGCCATCTAGACGAGCCAAAGAAAGAAGCGAAGTATGTGACACTGAGTAACGTAAACGAGAATAAGGGTGGACTGTTGCTTATACAATTAGCAAAGGCGATGCCTGAGCAGGAGTTTTTAGGTATTATTGGCGGATATCGTAAGCAAATCACTGATAAAACACTCCCGAATCTCAAATATATTGAGCATACAACTCAAATCAAGGACGTATATGAGCAGACCTGGGTCATGATTATGCCGTCTAAGGAGGAGACATGGGGTCGCACAGCAGTAGAGGCAATGTCTTCCGGTATCCCTCTCGTTGTCTCTCCTACTCCTGGACTTATGGAATGCTGTGGTGATGCTGCGTTATACTGTGACCGTACCAATTTAGCGGAGTGGGTCAAAACTCTACGTAAGCTCAAACAGGACCGTGAATTCTATAATCAGCGGTCCTCTATTTCTCTACAACACGCTCGGTCTCTGGACCCCACAGACGAATTGGCGGATCTAGAAACGTGGATTGAGAAGACGGTCCTCAAAGCGGGCGTACATAAGGAAAAAGAGTGTTCGTTCCTAGAGAAAAATCTTCTATTTAGATAGAAACCGATATGGCGAACCGCACTCGTAAGAATCGCAATAACAACAGCAGCAACACCAACATGGCAGGCGGTGCGAAGATGCGCCGCACCATGATGTCCCGAGTTGGCACCCGCGCGCAGGTCTGGCACGGCACAGCGCACCACACAAGCGGCGGACTGACACTCTCGGACCTCAAGAAGAACAAGCACGGACGCATTGTAAGCCGCAAGGCGTCGGCGGCGGGCAAGAAGGCGCTCAAGCACCTCGTCAAGGCGGGCTTCAAGGCGAAGAAGGGCACGTTCAAGCTCTTCCACTGAGCACCCTACTAACTGCGGAAAATCTCCGACAATTATAGAATGAACGTTACCCGTAATAACCGTAAATCAAATACAGCACGAGCTGTACGCAATAATCGTCGTAATCGCACATCTCGTGTCCCGAAATATGCGAATACAATGCACGGACTCAACAAGTGGCACGAGTATGCCTTTGAGAAGCTCGGCTGGATAGTACTCATGAAGGCGAAGGGCTACAATAGCAAGGTTGTAGAGTACAAGAAGATGCTTGCCCATCTCCTCAAGTCGTTAGAGCACGTCCGTTCCGAGTACCAGAATGCGAATCGCAAGCACGACCTCAATGTGCTCCATATGAATGTCATTGAACTCCACCACTTCGTGATGAAGCACTTATAAACCGATACCCGAGCGTTCCATAATATGCGTTCCTACACGAATTAGACGTATACCTTTACGAAAACGGCTACTATCTGTTTCTAATTCGGAATCGGCAATCTTATGCCAAAAGAGCGACCACCGAGTCTCTCCAATATCGGTTACAACCAACCCAAGCCCTTGCTCGCCCGTTGCCTTCACAATAAGCGACCAATCCCCAGACATGACAAATCCTTCGTGCCCGTTACGCCCAGGTAACCGGTGAATCATATCGTACATGGTATGCGCCGGCACTCCTACAGGAAAGAAGATAGCATCCGGAATCGTAGGGATTTCAATATTCTCGCCGAGCCATACACGGGTAAAAAGTATCCGCCCCTCGCCAAGCACTCCATCCATAAATGTTAGAAATCCAGGTGGTGCTTTGGGGGAACCGACGCCAAAGACGATTAACACCGACCCATTTACACCGAGACCCTGACTCATACCCTTGATAATAGTAGCGAGACACGACCATTCCTTGCCCGTTGCGCTAGGACGAACTACGAACGTCCAGTCATGCTCAAGTTCTAGTGTATCTACACCGGCACCACAGATGAGAATACGGCACGCATAGGGCGAGCCGGATATGAACTCCCAGGGAATCCAGCCGTTTTGTTCATTACAAAAGCAATAGAGTGCTCGACCGACAAGTGAACATCCTAGACCTTCAAGCTCCATCGCACGTCCTATAAAAACAAAGCCTCTTTATAAGAGGCGATGAACGCAGTAGAAGCGATTGTAGGATCCGCCTTAGCAGTAGGTATCCTAGATGCCGGTTGGCTCACCTTACACTATAATTATCATAGAGACCTGTTCTATAAGATTCAGAAATCGGAGCTCAATCCCCGTATTGTCCCCGCCGCCCTTATATATCTCCTCATCCCCGTCGCCATTTTTCTCTACGCAGTGAAGGATGCCACAAGTACGAAAGAGGCGGCTCTCAAGGGCGCACTCATTGGCTTCATTCTTTATGCGTTTTATGACTTGACGAATTTCGCCACACTCTCAAACTATACGTTAGATATGACCCTCACCGATATTGCGTGGGGTACGGCGGTCTGTACGGCAGGTGCCGTGGTGGGGTACAAGTTTTATACCCGCTAAACGCAACCGCTCACAAATGATTTAAAGACTTCACACGAATCTTATTTCGTGAGGAACTCCACCTCACAAACATCTATAGTACAGTGGTAGTATATTGCTCTCTCACAGCAGCGGCGCGGGTTCGATTCCCGCTAGGTGTATTTTATTCCATATCAGTATCTGGTATGAGATAAAACAGTCTAAAGCCTTCACACGATTCTCCTATTGTGGGTAAAACCAAGCCCCACAAAACACCTATAGTATAGTGGTAGTATATGGCTCTTCCAAAGCCATGGCGCGGGTCCGATTCCCGCTGGGTGTACTCCTTATTTCATATCAGTCTCTGACCTGAAATAAACCTGCTCCCCGAATAGGAAGACATGAAGGCGTATGCTATATTTTTCTTAACAATGAAGATCGCGTTGGTGATTCAGTTTATACTCATTATCGCCAAACGACAGACCCGTAACTCCATTATCTACATAATAACGGAAATCGTCTTCAAGACGGCGCTCTTTCTCTTTATAGAGTGGTTTACATTCCATAATAATTTCGGCATTAACTTTGAGGATAAGATTATTATATCGTTCGGTGGAGGCTTACTCTTCTACGATGCCTGCTTTAACGATATTCCTAACTTGATTGACCAATTGCGTAAAAATCACCCAAATCTCCTACCAGAATGGCTACTAGGAGGCGTTGAGACAAATATTAATAAGATTAAGTCGTACAGCCAGAACTAATCTAAATAAACGGATTATATGCCCATTGGAGTAACGCCTGGCGTTCCCGCACTGAGCACCCAATCTCCCCAGGCGAGCAGTGGGCTTTCACCGAGCCGGCGTGGCGCGCAAACGAGCGCCAGCGACCAATCTGAACCTTATCAAGCGCCGGCAACCTGCGACCAAGCCAGTAGCGGCAGTACCACTGGAACCACCCGCGCTCGTCAGGATTCTGTGCCGAGTCCGCCAAAATCGCCCGTCCCTCTACAGCAGTCACGTGCCGACCCCTCGCCGGCGCCCAGCCTTTCTCTTTCCATACCGACAACGGTTGGCGAGAGCCCACCTTAAAGTAATTGACCGACACGTCCGCCACGGGCGACAACCGACCCGCCGCCGCTGCGTACAAAAACCACTCGCGCGGGAACTCGTCGGTACAGTCGTTGAGATACCGTCCCTCAAATACCCCCATAAAGAGCATCTCCGCCGGCGTCAGCGCCGGCTTGAAGCCCTCCGCGAACCCTTCGCCCGGATTTTCCTCCAAAACATATTCATACCGTCTAAGCAGTGACATTTTTCCGCCGCCCTTCACCCGAGTACCGCGCGAAAACGCCGCTAAGGGGGGACCCTTCTTCGCCGCCGCCACGATCGCCTCAACAGTCGGCATTCTTCTAACATCTCCGCACAAAAAATGAAACCGGCACCCACCTAAGAGCCTTTTAGTCAGCAATATGCCGCCCAAAAAAGTTACGATTACCCCTGGACAATCGTCTATTCAAGTATTCTTTCATAAGCCTGTCGCCGCTCCCGCAAAGCCCGATACGACATCTACTACGCCATTGTTAGAAATCCAGGCTCCCTCTATAAATCCGAATGTTGCGGCATTTATGGAGAGTTTGACACCGAGTGAACGTATTGCGCATAAAATTGCGAAAGAAAAATTAGGCACTAGCTATGATATTACTAGAACACATGGATTCGTGCGTTGGTCGGCTCGCACATAATTTCTTAAAAATATGAACCGATTTTTTGCTTACATCGTTTTTCAAATCGGAAATCCAATTACGTAGATATTTATTGCCATCGTAAATTTGGTTAGCATCAATGAGGTCAACAATAGGCACCCATCGGCATTCACAGATTTCATTTGGTGGAGGGGGATGTGCTTTGACTTTATTCATATCGGTTTTTAGTGTAGCGTATCGGAATAAATATGATTGAGAGCCCTTGCTGACACGAAAGACTTCACTGTAAACCTTATAATCAGAGGCGACCAAACCCGTTTCTTCATTACATTCACGGGTCGCCGTCACGAGATCATCGTTTTTATCATCATCTTCTTTATGACCTTTAGGGAAGCCCCATTTCTTTGAACGGGAATCCTTCACAAGAAGCGTATGAGTACATTCGGGTGAGAGAATGATAAAACCGGCTCCAACGTAGGACATTGAAGGCTGTGTCACCTAATTGGATAAATACATTTATTTTTAAACTGTAACTACATTGAAAAATTGTTTTTACCGCTACTGGGGGTCGAACCCAGGACATTCGCCTTAGAAGGGCGACGCTCTTCCACTGAGCTATAGCGGCAGTTTTTCAGAATTAATGGTATTGATATATGCCCCTCAACTACTACTTACCGCATATATCCGTCATGCCCAACCGTCGGAATCCGACTAACATGACACGTCCGCCATTTAATACTCCTATTTAACCACGAGTTGCTCATTCGGATTTTGTTACTATCAATTTTTTTCCTACAGCGGCGGCGACGGACTGAAAAACGGGTACCACTGATAGTTATACCAAACAGTAGATTGCTGTAGGGTACCCTAGTTCAGGTTTTTTAGACTGGTTTGCTCCAGTTGCAATATGTTCATAATGATGAATGCTGTGCGGTTCCTTTGTATAGTCAGGGACCGTTTCTTCTCTTGGTTATGGTTCCCAAGAGAAGTGTCATTATTCAACAAGACTTGCTGTGCGGTTCCTAGACAGGAACCGGTGCGGAATTAATAGATTATATATGTAAGGTGATCAGGCTTCTATATAATTTCTTAAACCGCTTCGTTTTGTCTCCACTTTGCCGAGACAAAACTTAACGGGGCTCGTTGGTCGCGTCCGACCGATTATACAAATAGTTGATTGCTGTATGAGCCCCTTGTTCTTCAGGATTCCTCGACGTGTAATAATTTGATCGCTGTATGAATCCTTAGAGCCGCACCGCCGCGGCTGAGACTTGGCAAATCCGATTTTGTCCCTATCAATTTTTTCCTACAATAGAGGAAAAATTTTTGTTCTTTTTTTTGTGTTTTATATTTTGTATTCTTTTTTTTGTGTTGATTTTTACGCAGTACCAATGACTAAACGGATCCGCTCGCGTACCGGCAGGTACTTAGGGTCATCTAGCTCCAGCCGTAGCATCTCGTACGCTGTCATCTGACGCGGACCCTCCTTCATGAGAATCTCAAACTGCGTGGGGGACCAGCCAGAGAGCATAATCACGCCAGGCGTGTCCGCGGTCGCGTGGAAGTCGGTCTGCGGGTCGGCTCGCAGGTTCCAGATGACGATGCGGGGTACAGTGAATCCCTGTCCAGGTCCCCACATATCCTCACCAGCACGCCGAAACGCTTCCTGAATCATCTGGATGTGCGTCTGCCACCCAGCTGTCTTAACTACATGTCGGTAAGAGTTGCCGGTATAGCTGCTGGTCTCCGAAGAGGAACACGCCTGGTCCCACCCCATATCCGTGAGGACGATGAGATTTTCGGGCTCTTGCCCAGGGCGCACACGCTTATTTTTGAGTGTCTCAAGAATAAGGTCCATTGCCTTCTGGAAGTCGGTACTCAGACCCTGACCGCATCCACTTTTCTCAATGGTCTGAATCCGCTCAAACAGGTCCGAGCCGGCTTCAAAGTGGTGCCAGGTAGGATTGGAGTCAAAGGTCATCAGTCGGTCCTTGAACTCGTCAGAGCAGACCTGAGAGCCGAGGATGCCGAGTGCCATGGAGACCCAATAGGGCGTGCCTGACATTGAGCCACTGAAGTCGCTCATGAAGATGGAACGACCGAGACCGCCGTTACTCTTTACCTTCTCCACCATCGAACGCCAGATCGCGTTGAGCTGGTCCTTTTCGGCGGAAGATAGGCTGGACTCCTCAGCAGCTCTCATGACCACCTCGTGAGGGAAGAGCGTATCAGCACCGTGAACCTTCGCTTCACCCTTTGCTGCCTTGGCGAAGTGCTGCTGGAATTTGTAGCGGCACTCCATACGCTTCTCATTGTCAGGGTAGCGGTACTCGCCGTTGGGCTCTCCCTTCTTACTCTTGTATGTGGATGGCAGATTGAGGAACGCCTTGGAGTAGAGCTTGCCGGCACGACCAGGTACGCTTGCTGGTACAATCTCATCCCATCGGTCGGTACACATCAGTACCTCTACCGTATTAAGTTTGGCGTTGAGATCAGCAGTTAGCCGGCGGTAGTGTGACATCTGCCCGCTATGCTTTTCAACCAACTGCCGTGGAAAGAGCACATTTGCGAGACGCTTCGCTATCTCGCTATGCTTGCTTCCCTCACGGGGTGCCCACTTGGCAGCGAGCGTCTTGGGCTTCTCCAACTTGGACTCCTGGTAGAGCGTTGTGGCGTAGAACTCCACAATCGCCTTAGAGACCTCTGGCTGGGTGTTCTCAGCGAGGACCACTAGGTCGTTCCAGCAGCCGTAAGTAGGAATGAGCTCCAGTAGTGCCTTGGCGACTATCGGATTCGTCTCACACAGACGGCTGTAGAGCGTCTGGAAGATATCGCGCTCACCCTTGCCACCACGAATGTTGCGGCTGTGGAAGGCGATGACAAAGGCGTCTTCTAGTGCCTCCTGCGTTTTGAGAGCGAGCACACTGTCCAACGCAGATGACAGTGAGGTGGTGTTCGCACCACGGACGCATTTGACCGAGAGGTCTAGGCGTGGGTCGCCGCTGCTGGCGAATACATCGGAGCCCTTGACGCCGATAGTAGGAAGGGGAATGGAAGGGGAGACGGAGGGGGAGAAGGAGGTATACATTTCGAAGAAGGAAGAAAGAAGAAGGAAGGCTGTAGTACGGACTCAACGATTGTTAGAAATGCCAGATTTTACTTCAATTTTTTTAGTCGGTCAATTTTTACCATAAAAGGTCTAAAGTCGTCGCCATTGTTATCTATTGGGGCGAAATGCTTCACTTACGCGAGGATCGCATAGCTTGGTATTGCGTTCGTCTCAAGAACGAATGGAGAAAATCCGCGTGGGTTCAAATCCCACTTCTCGCACGCCTTTTTTTACTTCGGAATCCGAACTAAACCAAGGTTATTATATATAATAAAATTGAACAGCCTGAATAAGGGCTAAGGTTCCAAACGGTTATAATGTCTTAGAAGGTGGATCTGGTGGAGCAGGATTCAAAGGTAAGAAACACACTGCTGAAATTATTGAAAAAATACGAGAGGCTTCACGAAAACGTTTAGAGACATCTGCTCAAAGATTAGCAAATTCACAGCTTATAAAAGATTATTATAAAAATCCTGAAAATAGAATTAAACAATCAAATGCTATGAAAGTATCTGAAAAATTTAAACAAGCTGTTAAAGATGGTAGAGTTGGTGGCAATCCACATAAATCATTGCCAAGTGAAGATATAAAGAAGAAGATAAGCAATAGTTTGAAAAATTACTATACCGATGAGAATATTAAAAAACTTAGAGAATCTATGGCAAAGGCACTAGGAAAATCAGTATCACAATATACTACCGATGGAACTTTAGTAGCAACATATACAAGTATATCGGAAGCAGGTCGTGCTCTAGGTAAATCACGAGGTCATTCAATAAATCTTGTCCTATCTGGTAAGAATAAAACTGCATATGGATTTGTGTGGAAATATCAATTCTAGTCTACAAAAATTGAGCCTATGAAAAAATTGAAACTCAGCAGGCAAATAAAATCAATTATCGCCCTCAATCCCTAATCCTCCCTTCTCAGACATGTACCATTATACCTCCTTTCCTTCCCGCTTCGCTGTCTTCCGTGGTCCTTACCATCCTTCGCTCCGCACGGAGTTGATGGAGTCTATCATGATCTTTGAATCTACGCCGTCCGCTGACGACAGCTTCTACACTGCCACAATACGCTCTTATCAGGGCGAGATTGTCGGCGATGACCATCCGCCTGATAAGACGGTCCGCCAGATAAAGATTCACTCGCCGCTGCGTGCAAATTACCATGGCATCCCATTTAGCCCATCAAATGAACGCTTTGTCGTGCTACCCTTCCGTGTGGAGATAAATTCCAACTGGGTCATTAGTTGGATACCGATATTCGCCTTTGAGAGCACGAACTGGATGCCTCGGTATGAGGGATTGAACACGGCGAATCTTACCCACAAACTCCAGGGTGAGTCATTCAAGTACCATTATCAGAACATCCACTACGCCGCAGGCACGCTGATGCGCCAAACAGAGCCTATTCCTGACTATATTCGGTGGCTGCGGTCCTTGCCGGATCCGTACAGCATGATGAACCATGCGGAGATTCGTGCCATTCCGTACGCGTCTTTATCGCCGACAAATATTCACACTCTGCGCCGCAATGCGATTGAGGAGATTTATTACCACGCTGTTCATGAGTTGGCGGCAGACCTGGTAGGTGCTGTCGTGGAAGCAGAGGCGGCGATGGACGATGACTACTCCGCCAGCTTTGATGGAGCGGCAGGCTATGTACCGCCCGCAGAGCCCACGCACGAGGACCTTGTAGCAGAGGTACAAGAGGCTGCCATGGCTGCGCGCACTGCCGCATTAGAGTACTCTCGGTTGCGCAGAGAGCTCAAGATGAAGCGTGACCCTACTGTACCTGTCATCCGTGGTATGTGGGTCAAGGCGCCAACGGCGGACGGGCGCGCAGTAGAGCCGACGCCTGCGGACGAGCTGGCGACAAGGATTGAGGTACGCGAGGGCACGGATGGCTGCCCTTGGCCCTACCACGTCTATGTGAACCACGCACGAGCCGAGATGAATAAGGGTACTGAGTGTCCTATCACAATGGAGCGCCTCTCTGAGTGTAAGGTGATTAATGTCAGCATGAACTGTGGGCATATTTATGATGCCGCTGCCATTTCTAAGTGGACCAAACTGACAGGCTCTGAGAATGCGCCGTGCCCAGCGTGCCGCACGCCTATCGCAGGGATGTGGCAGATACACGTGAAGAACCCGCAGGCGGCGGCTGCTAGCACTGAGTAAATACCAAACATATCCCACAAACCCCCACAAAACCCCACAAACCCACAAAAATCCACAAAAATTCACAAAAAACCAATAAAAATTTTTCAATGAAAATTGAATCCACGGAAACCATCCGGACTCCCATTTAAAAATAATTTATTTCGCTTAACTATCAATCACACTGGCCTTATCCTATTTCACTATCTCCCGTTCGGCTCTAAAGCATCAACTAGACCTATGGCAGCGTTGCCTACCTACAATCACTCCCCACTACGCAGTGAAATGTAATAACGACGCAACGATGATGCGCTGGATGACGGAGCTTCACCCTACAATAGGATTTGACTGCGCAAGCCGCAGAGAAATATGTGAAGCCCTGCCCCTCGTGACCCCCAGTCGCATTATCTATGCCCAACCCTGTAAGAAAACAGAGGATATTAAAGTGGCGAATACGCAGGGTATTCCCCTTTCTGTGGTAGATTCAGTTGAAGAGACGGAGAAGATGATAGGATGGACCGGTGACATTTTGATCCGCCTGTTGGTTGAAGATAAGGGTTCTAAGCAGCCCTTTGGTAAGAAATTTGGTGCCCCGCTCTCATGGCTACCGAAGATTTACGATACAGCACGCGCACTTAAACTTAATCTTTCAGGCTTCAGTTTCCACGTTGGAAGCGAGTGCCAGAATCCAGAGCAGTATGCTAACGCTATTGCTCAATGTAAGAAGGCGTCAGACATTGCTAAACAGCACGGATTTGATACAACGACAATTGATATTGGGGGCGGTTTTCTGGCTGATGCGGAATCGTTCAAGACGGTGGCAGCTACTATTCGTCACGCTCAATTGATACATTTTAATGACCCAAAAATCCAATTTATAGCAGAGCCTGGACGCTTTCTTGCCGCCCCTACGCATACCTTGTACACGACGGTGATTGGTAAGAAGCCAGTATTTCCCGCCCCCGCAACTGACCAGGACCCAGCATGGCGCATTACGATTGACGAGTCGGTTTACGGTAGTTTCTCCAATATTCCGTTTGACCACCAGACACCCGTCCTAGAACGCCTGAGACCGAAAAAGCAGGTAGAAACCCCCAGACCGACAATTATCTTTGGTCGCACCTGTGATTCAGGCGATTGCCTAGGCGAGAACATCCCGCTGGTTGATGTGGAGGTAGGCGATATTCTAAAAGTTCCGAATATGGGCGCATATACCACCGTGACCGCTTCGGAGTTTAATGGTTTCCCAAAACCTGAGAGAATTTACGAATTACATTAACATACATTTAACCTATTGTAAGGAATGCCAGCACCGCTATAACTTAAATTAAATACAAAACTTACCGGCGTCTATCTGACAACTCTGAAAGACGCCGATATCCAAGACCAAGCCCTATGAATGTGTGAACATCCTTATAAAAATCGTAGGATATATTAAGAGACAAACAGGCGGAATGAATCCTTATCAGCCACGCACATTTGTTTTACCAGGACGCCCCCCTCTACAACCAATGCGTCAAACGCACGGTACAATGTCAGCCGCAGAGGCAGCACAAAAGAGCAAGCTCTTTCGGCAAAATTACAAACTCAAAACGCGTAAGATAAAGGCAACAAACAAAGCTAATAGAAATGAGAACTATGGAAATGTATATCCAGTCACAAATACATTTAATATTCCGGTAGGAAATAATACAAATTCTCGCACATCAAGGGCGTCTTCAGCATCGAATGTATATAATTTATTCAATAGACCTCGCCATAAGGCGGCGTGGAATATGGTGTTCTCCAATACGAAGAAGCGTGGCGGCACTCGTAAAAATAAACTGCCGAAAAGCAATACTCCTGAGTTTCGTAAACAGGTCATAAATATTATTAAGTCGAAAATCAATCTTACAAATACTCATAAGGCACGGCTTATTCAACGGTACGAAGAGGCGGCACGGGCAGGATTGGCGACACCAAACGAAATTTCTGCGTTGGTAGGGCTTGCGGAATTAAAGCATTATGGGCAGAAGACCCTTTAGCCGACGGTAATCTAAAGAATAAAGATGATACTATACTTGGAGACGTCGACCAACGGCACAAGTCACTTGGCTTTGAACCATGTAATCTGGGTTCGATTCCCAGTATCTCCTTTAAAACATGCGCCGTATTCGTCTGGAAATTTGATGAAACGGTTTAAAGAAACGCCGATTGTATTTATTTGGATCTATCGTATAGTTGGTTAGTACACAAGATTCTGATTCTTGGAACCCAGGTCCGAATCCTGGTAGGTCCTCTTATGTAAACTATTTATAATAAGTTACATAGTTAGAAATGTCAGCATTACGCCACAGCCCGTGGCTCCTACGATCGCAAGAGGAGAGAGATAAGCCCGCACCGCTTTCGTTCAATAAACCCGTGGTTAAGAAGGCAAATAGTAATAGACGTTTATTTTTTGCTCCTGTGAGGATCCCGAAGACGCGCAAAGGGCGTAAGACGCGGAAGGGGCGTAAAGCAACACGCCGTCGCCGATAAGCGACCAACAAAATTGACGACTTAAAGAATTCCACCGTGAAACAAGTGGGAGGAGACTCCCAATAAGCGGGGATCGCATAGCCTGGTATTGCGTTCGACTTAAGCTCGAATGGAGAAAATCCGCGTGGGTTCAAATCCCACTTCCCGCACATATACTATTTTTTCGTTTTTGCGAATAAATAATATATAACAAATTTGACTCCCGATAACAGAGACTGTATATAGATATAATGGGTGTTATTTACAAAATTACGAACACTTTAACGGGTAAATGTTACATAGGAGAAACGATTGAAAAAGATCCTAATACACGTTATAAAAGACATATGAATCTTATTCGTAAAGGGAAAGGGTGTCCAGCACTAAGAGACGCAGTTTTAAAACACGGTGAAGACAATTTTAAGTTTGAAGTTCTTATTATATGTCCTGATGAAGATAGATATCGTCTTGAAAAGGAGTATATTCAACAATATAATTCTATAGCACCAAATGGATATAATATACTTGAAGGAGGACAGTGTGGTGGAGGTTTCAAAGGAAAAATGCACACGCAGGAAACAAGAGACAAAATTAGTGAGATGGGGAAAAAGCGTTTTGAAAATCCAGACGAATTAATTGCTCATTCGCAGCGTCTTAAAAAACTTTACGAAAATCCTGAAAATAGAAAGAAAGCATCTGATATATTAAAAGCATCCGAAAAGTTCAAGCAGGCAATGGCGGATGGTAGAGTTGGTGGGGCAGCACATACATCTTTACCACGCGAAGATATTAAAAAGAAAATAAGTGAGGGGCTCAAAAATTATTACAAAAATAACTCTGGTAAAAGAGCAAGTGTATCTATTGAAAAACATAGAGAATCTATGGCAAAAGCAAAGGGGAAGCCAGTATCTCAATATAATATTGATGGCACATTTATAAAATCATATAATAGTATAAAAGAGGCAGGACGTGCTGTAGGTAAAAATGGAGCATCAATCCGTTTTGCCCTATCAGGTAATTATAAAACAGCCTACGGTTTTGTTTGGAAGTATGTTGTAGAAAATCCATAAAAATTGACGACTTAAAGATTTACACCGTGAAATAAGTGGGGTAACCCCACTACGGTCCTCCATCGGAGCTTCGCTCCGAGTGGAGGTATCCTTCTCGCGAGCAAAGCTCGCGAGAATGGTCATTTAGATCAGTTGGTAGATCATCCCTCTTATACGCTTGTACGTATGCTTCGCGAGGGGAAAGTCGTGGGTTCGAACCCCACAATGACCATTTCTAGTTTTTGTTAGATATCCAGGATTTCTAACCAATATTAGTGTTTATAAATTATAAATTGCGTTCCATTGATTGTAAATTCAAATTTAAATAATTTTTGGGCTTTTACGAGTGCGGCATATGTGCCATATTTTCCCCAACATGTAGGCTTGCCGTTTGAATCTTTTTCCCATATGCGTAATACATTTCCGTCGGCATCGTGTTCATTCATATCTGTACTATAGACATCATCTCCGCATAAATATCCGCCAGATTTGACTTTAGGAAACCATGTAATAATGTCATCAAGTACATATTTATAATCATGATTACCATCAATATATACAAAATCTACACTTTCATAGTCAAACTTAGTCGACGCCTCCTTTGAAAGCGACCGGATAAATTCGACACGTGCGCCAAATTCGGACAAACGTTGGCGAACTGTTTCGTATTTATTATCAAACTCTGCCTGTGTAAGTGTATTCATACCATCCGGATAACTGGAATCTTCAAAATGTCTATAAGGATCGACGCAATATAATTTATCACACTGGGTATTTTGTAACAGGTCAAATGAAAATCCTCCATCCCATGTTCCTATCTCAACAAAAATGCCCTTTAAAGTTCGGGCTTTTTCGAATGAAGGTGTTTGGTCAGGCTTCATATAGTTGTATAAAACATATAATTATGTTATAACAGCCTCACTTCCATTTATACATACCATTTTTTCATCTTATTTAAAAGTTCACGCTTCGCTTCGTTTCCTACAACCCAATTTGCGTGAAATACCATAATGGTCGACGGATCAACCATTGAGTTATTAATACAATATCCACATGTAAATTCTTCCATAGGAAATTCATATAGTTTTGCGTAGGGATAGTTACGAATATCTCGGATACCACCGTCCACAAATATTTTACGTTGGCATTCCTGCTCTCCTAAATTGTGCCGGTCTTGATACGTTTGGATTAATTTCAAAAAAGTGCGCGTCTGTTCAGTATTGCGTAGTACAAAGTTTCCTGTACAGGTCCATTCGTGAAACGGATAATGTTCGTTCGGGATAGGAGCGTCGCGTTGGTACACGATATCATATTCTTTATATTTTTCATAATACTCTTCAGTAGGTTCTTTACAGAATACAACATCACTATCTACAAAATGAATAAATGAATATGTTTCTAATGCACTGTAAATAATTCGCATTTTTTGTTTCATCATTGCTACAAATTCGGAGGAATCGCCAAAATTAATAAAATTCGATGATACTTCTACATCGTTATATAAGACTATCTCAATACGCTCGGATACAAAGGATTGTAGTGCATCATAAAGGGGCTTATCAAGGCAATAAAATATAATCTTATGATGCTTTACAACATCATTGAAATTTAATAATAGATTCTTACAAAAATCTAAATAACCTATATTACCAAATGCGATGATAACTGGCAGCATATTTGGTTATATACAAATATTTAACTTTAAACTCATACATAAGATAGAAAGAAAAACCAAGTATCAGGACAGGTATTACGAAAATCTTCGGATAGTTCATACCAATTAATACTTTTCAGATAGTGTTCGGATTTTTGTGTTATCATAGATAACATTATATATTGGTCAGACGTTGCCGAAATATTCGCTGTATCATATTTTACCAACATGGCATCATATGCCGCCGAATATATAGGAATATAATCTCTATGTGCATAAATGACGCCACCTGCTATCCAATAATTATATCCGTCGTACTGAAATAAAACTCTATCCATTGGTATAGGATTCAAATTCTGTACATATATACCTTTATCTAGTGTAGCACGGTCAAATAGATGACTACACGGCTCTATCCATTCATCTTTACGAATACAACCTGCGTCCACCCATAGAAACCACTCATTCGTAGGATATAGATCCATTGCGTAATTTAAAAATTCTTTTTTACTTGACCATATAATACCTAACTCAGGTGTATGGTATGATTCAGGATCTAAGCGTTTCTGTTTTTCCCAAAATGAATATGGAAATTTTTTGAGAATGGGTAGATCTACAAATTCACATAGTATGAATTTTACATTTGTTATGTCTATACCAAATAATAGAATTTCGGAATAAACCTCTTGGCTACAAAAGAAGAGCACAGATTTTCCAGTAAATGCCCTGAAGAACCTCTGTAAGCATGGTAGATATCGTTCATGGGTTTGTTTGCTTGGTATTTTATAATATGCTGATACAATGAATGGCATTGATTAATAGTTATACTAAATAGTATTTATTTAGACCTCTGTATCCACTATATTATTTAAAAATAATATTTCATGGGGTGCCAAATTCATTGTATTATTCTCTGAAGATGCGAGGATTGCTTTAGCAGCGTCAATCGCCAAATCCCGTCGCCCTTTTAATATTGCTTCGTTAATAAAAAAACGTTTAATAGACATATAATCATCTCGCGTAATATGATAGTTTGCGAGTATAGAATAATAGTCTCCATAATAGATATTACATAGTTGAGGATAGCGATGGTAGAAATACGCCATAATCTGCTCTTCGTGATGACATAATTTTATAGCGAGCATTTCGTGGAAGATAGACATACACGCGTTATAAAACCGAGATACATAACTACTTTCAATTGTAAAACAGGTGGCGCCCACACCGCAGTAACCTCCTTTCGCAAAATCGCTCGTCATCGTCATCTCTTGCGCACCGCGAAAATGGATGTAGCAAAATGCTACCTTTGGATGAGGATTCTTAAGCATAAGTGGTGCGTACTCCTCAAAATTGCGTAGAATATGCGAGCCGCCGAAATCCACCCAGGCATAATGAGTCGCTTCGCCGAATGGGCTTGCCTGTTTTGCTATCCACATCGCATAGAGTTTGAAGACGGTTAGAATACAATACGAGGTTGTATTACGGCTATCTAGATATTGAGGGTTTCCTTCACGATTGTTTTTGATAATAGAATAGTTATCTTTATAGAAATCGTAGTCCAGTAGCGATTTCACAATATAATGGGTCGGTCGGTCACCACGGAGAGCCTTAATATCTGTATAGCAGGTATCATCGCAAAAGATGACCATTGGAAAATCTAAAGCGAGCGTAGCACGTCCTTTTTCCATATAGAAGGACTGTGGACGCACTTGATCCGTCGCATCAGGTAAATTCTTAATATTAAAATACATGGTCACAATGGTCGTTTTTGACTCCATTTTAAACATTACTCAAGCATAGAGTTTAGACCAAATGAGTGATACACCGTGCGTAGATTGTACACCGGAACAACAATGCGCACCTTGTACGAAGGCGTTACAACAGGCGACCCAAATAGCAACGACAATTGCTACTCTCAAACCAGAACTTCAAACTATCGCATTGGGAATTACTATGGGGCTCCAGCAAATTAGCCAGGACCAAACCGATGATATCGTAACATTTGTAGGTAAGGTGGTAACACACGCGAAGGCGAATCCTGAAATTCAAACATTTTTACATGATATGACCAAGTGCTATTTAACGGCGTGGGAATATGACCTGCTGATGCGTTGTCTTCAGGGGCTAAACGCAACGCCAACAAATACATCAGAGTAATGCGTGCCGATATTTTCAAGCGCCTTGGTGGTATGAATACCCACCCGCCCCGCTTCACAGCCCTACTTCAAACGGATGGTAGTTTTCAACATCATACGAAACGGTCACGGGTTGCGATGATTCTTACCACGGAACGGCATGGATATATGTTGAAACATATGCAGCAGATTCCAGATGCGCAAGATAGTACGGAGACGGAATGGGCGTCTATCAACCACGGGCTGCTCTTTGCCCTAGAAAACAACGAGCGGAATATTCATATTGAAAACGATAATATGAGTGTCATTCGCGGATTGATGCTTCCAAATAGCGTACTTAAACACGAATATGCGAAATATCATCGTTATATTATTATGAATACAGTGGCGAAGACGCACTGGACGGCGATACGATGGATTCCAAGGGAATTGAATGCATCGGATAGGTTGTTCGGAAATAAGCGGCGTCAGTTGCGGTGACGGCGACGTGTGCGCCGACGAGATGTCGGTTTTACATGAATTGCTACGTGGTTTTTAACTATTGCCTGGTTTAGCAATTCTTTAAGGGATTCCGCGGCACGATTCATAGCAGCATATTGGGTGGCGGCGGCTGCCATATTTTTACGAGCCTCTTTTGGATATATAAAATGAGGATCCTGATATGCATAAGGCTCCTTATACTGTCCAAGGCTTTTCATATAAAGATTTTGTGCTCTGGCATGTTTGGCAGCGGCAATACGTTCAGCCTGCGTTTGCCAACCTTCCGCTAACGAATAGGGATTCGTGCGATTAAATCCGGTTATATATGCCGGTGTTGGCAATGCGTTGGTGACCGAAGTCCTGGTATTATTAAACCGAACTCGCCTGCTCCCCTTGTTAGACATTCCTAAATAGTCTCAAGATTCTAAAAATTGAGACCGACCCTTTAATAAAAACAACGACCAAGTCATAATGAAATTGGTCATTGTGGAATCTCCAGCTAAATGTGGGAAAATTCAGGGATTCTTAGGTGCGGGATACCAGGTCGTGGCAACGATGGGGCATATTCGTGCCCTGGAGGAAAGCCTTGATTCTGTGGGTATTGACCGTAATTGGGAGCCAAAATACGCAGAGTTGGCAACAAAGAAGGATGCGATTATGAAACTCAAGCGGGCGGCGAAGGGGAATGACGTTATCATAGCAACGGACGATGACCGTGAGGGAGAGGGTATTGGATGGCACGTCGCCGCCATTCTCAATCTCAATCCTGCCACGACTCCACGGATTGTCTTCCACGAGATTACCCAGCCGGCTATCGTAGCAGCGGTAAACAATCCACGTAGACTGGATTTGAATAAGGTGGCGGCGCAGCAGGCGAGGGCGATGCTGGACTTGCTCGTAGGATTTACCATAAGCAAGGTTCTGTGGAATCGGGTAGCACCGAAGCTCAGTGCCGGCAGGTGTCAAACGCCCGCACTACGTTTAGTCGTTGAGCGGGACCAAATTGTAGATACGCACCGTCCTGAGGCATCGTGGCGTCTATCGGGAACGTGGGCTCATCCATCGGATCCGGCGAAGACAATTCCTGCGGATGCGCATAGCGAGCTCAAAACCGAGCAAGAGGCGACACAGGTACTCCAAAACGTACATACAAATACGGAAACAAAGGTCGTCCAGATGAAAGAGACGATTAGTATCAGCCAGCCACCGAAGCCGCTCATTACCTCTACGCTACAACAGGAGGCATCGTCGCTTCATGGTCTCAATCCAAAGACGACAATGATGGCGGCACAGAAGTTGTATGAGGCGGGTCATATTACATATATGCGTACCGATAACCCACTCTTGTCGCAAGAAGCGGCAACTGCGATTCGAACCTATGTACAGGCGACGTATGGCGAGCCTTACTTAGGACCCGCGGGACAGAATACAATTCAGCCAGTCCCTGGCAGCCAAGCCAGCCAAGCCGTGCCAGCTACACCAACACCAGCCAAGAAGGCGAAGGCAAAAGGCGATACACCGGCGCCACCGGAAGCACAGGCAGCCCATGAAGCAATCAGACCCACGCATCCTGAGACCCCCAATCCGCCGATTGAAGACGCTACGCATAAAATTGTATATAATCTAATCTGGCGGCGGGCAACGCAAAGCCAAATGAGCCCATCGCAGACCGATGTGCGCAAGGCAACCCTTCAACTCACAGCGGATCCTACAAGACAGTGGGTAACTGAACAGACCAAACTCCGTTTTGCCGGTTATAAGATTCTAGAACGCCAAGATCCAGAGAAGCACGCCAAGGACGAAGCAGAATGGGTGTATTGGGCTGTAAAACTCGCCCAAGGCACCGTCTTACACTGGACAACTCTTAAGGCGGACGAGGTCTTTACAAAGCCGAAGGGACGTTATACGGAGGCGTCCCTCATCGCAGAGCTAGAAAAGAAGGGTATCGGTCGCCCCTCTACATTCGCTTCCCTCGTTACAACGATTATGGACCGTAATTACGTAGAGAAGACAAATACCGACGGCAAGGTACAGGATAGCCACCATCTCTCCCTATCCCCCAATCAGTGGCCGCCAGCTCAGACTCTAGAGCACCATAAGGTCGGCGCCGATAAGAACAAGCTGAGCGCCACGGCGCTGGGCAAGTCGGTAAGCGAATTCCTCGCAAAAGAGTACCATGATCTCTTTAATTACGAGTTTACGGCGGCGATGGAACAGAAGTTGGACGCCGTTGCCAAAGCCGAACAGCCTTGGAAGTCGGTTCTCCAGCAGACGTGGGATACCTACAAAGAACGCTACCAGGCGATGACCACCGGCGGCAACGCTGCGAATAAAGCGGCAAAGGAGCGTGTCCTCGCGGAAAACATAAAGGTAATTCTCAGCCGTAAGGGACCCCTCTTTGTCAAGGAGCCCCCTGGGGGCGACCCCGCCGCAAAAGCGACCTTCGCCGCCCTGCCCCCATCCGTCACCTTTGAATCCGCTACGCTCTTGGACGCAACCGCCGCTTTCGCCGCTGCCCAACAGGCGCAGCAGGGCGAACTAATTGGAATGTTAGAAACCCAGGAAATCCGTAAGAAGAAGGGTCCGTATGGATGGTATGTCGTCTGCGGCGGAACAAATGTGAGCCTCAAGGGGGACGAAACACTAGAACAAATCCAGGAAAAACTAGAGGCGAAGATTTCGTTTGCGACGACGGAAACCGCGTTCGCCCGCCAAGTTGGCGAGTTCATGATTAAAAAGGGACCGTATGGGCTGTATTTCTACAAACATGCTCTTGTAAAGAAAACGTTTGTAAAGTTTCCTGCGGCGTCAAACGCGGAGACGATTACCGCAACCGACCTCGCCGCCCTTTATTCGGCGGGCATTAAGAGCAAGCGTCGGTTTCCGAAGAAGGAGTAAGAGTTTCCAGCACACGAAAGTAAATCGTCTGTTTATCGGTAGGAAAGAAGCAGATATTCATCTCCTCCCCGTCGTCGTCTTCCTCTTTACTATACTTATCTGTATTTTCGTGTTTCACCCGCTTATACACTTCTACGATATACGTATTATCCTCTAACACGTGGAAATAGGATGTACCTTCCTCTTTTTTATACGGCTCACTTTCCGAGCGTATTACATGCATTCTAAGTTTTTTGGGCAACCATTCGGAGTGACGGTCACACTCCCACCGCTCTTTGCCAGCATCTTCAGGATACGGCGGCGCATGGTCTTCCACATAGTAATATCCATCAAAACATAGGGATCCCTCTTTTCCATCGCATACGTATTCAAACGATTTATTGGTATTAATAACTGGTCTACGACGTTCTCCTTTCTCAATATTATAAAAATATATCTGAAGTGCGTCCATCTGATATATTTGTATACTCATAGCACCTTTAGGTTTAAAGAGCATTGGGCGACTTAGTCATCCCAGGGAAATCGCCGGTGGAGGAGAGAAACGGTTGGGGCGGTGGGTAAGGAAAGCCTTCAGACGATGCTGGTTGTAGAGGCGCCCGTGGCTCCTGAATGCCCAGCTTCTTATGACCCCAACGGTAGGTCTTATCTATTTTTCCTTCGCTCATCGGCTGGCGGTACAAACGGAAGTCAAAGAGAGCACCGCGCAGCCGCTCATCAGGATTCTCAAACGCCTGAGACTCTGTCTCCCAGTTGCTGCGACCAATATAGTTGTCAGTCGTGTACGATTTGAGTGGCATAAATCCGTCTAGGAATTCTAATACCATCTTATTATCCACATAGACCCGCCACGTTGGACGGAAATTGGTGGCATCGGTTGTCGTCAACGCAATATGCGTCCATTTCTTGAGCGGAATCGCATTCATCGCACGCAGCCGCATCTTACGTTGTTGGGTATCCCAGATTTCAAAGAGCAAGTTGGCGCGAGGATCAACGCCTGGCGTCAATTCATCCTCAGGATACGTATTTTGGACGGGCTCTGGACCTGGACAACTGAATTCGTTTACATTTGCGTCGCTGGTTTCCATGTATTCCTGGGGTGATATCTCAGCGGGAGCACGCGAACTACAGACCTTGTTGTCGTCCCCAGGGCGTGCATTCATCAAACCAAATGCATTATCAACATTGCCCTTCGCTTCAATGCCGAGTAAAACATTGTCGTGCCCTGGACCGTTGCCAAAGTCAAAGATTCGTGCGTTATTGGTAAATTCGTCAAAGAAGACCCATACCGAGATAGCACGCAATTGACGAAGTTGAACTTTGGTGTCAAATTCAAGACGAGCATTCTCGCCGATTTTAATAAACTGGTCGGCGGGTGGTTTCACCTCCTCATCCACCGTAGGTAGACGATTCATAGAGAGTCCCTTTGTAACCGTTTTCTTAGGATCTTCGTCAATCTTCATTTCACCGGCAATCTTAATCTGTGTATTTTCACCATAGTCGAGCATATCGTCAAAGAAACGGTACCAAACCATAATACCCTCAAAAAAGAATAGTAAGTCTGAAATATCTACGGGTGGATTATTATCTGGGGTCTCTTCGCCCTGTTTGAAGCGTGTATTACCGGCGAGAACCGCCATTGCCTGCCACGCATCGTTGGGCGAGTCCTTGATTTTCAAAATACGACCATAGTCGTCCTTGCCGTCGCCATTTACATCACGGAAGTAGTCATCACGACTGAAGCGCATACCGGCACGTGCTGAATCGGTACGGAATGTGAAGGAGTCAAGACCCTCCTGACCGGCGAGGGCACACGCCATAATACGGGAATCGGGTGCTCCCTCTTTCTCCACAACTCGACAGAAGTCCGCCTTATAGCCGAGGCGTTGAACATCTACGTAACCCTCAAAGTATCGTGGATTTCTTATCCAACCATCCGCTTCTTTCATCTCGCCCGGTACAACATCGTAGCGTTTAGGAAAGAACTTGCCAAAATATTCAGGCACCACTCCATCCGTAAATCCTTCAAGCATCATTGTATTACGAAGATATTCCCAGGCAACAATAATGACAAGCAGCGCAATGGCTGCGTAAATCATACTCTCCCAAAGCATCCTTAACTTTCGTGCGGTTATTTTTCTATCGTAGAAAACGCTCCTATGACAAATGAACCTTCGTGGGTTTGAACAAGATTTTACAAAGGACTTGGAGTCATTTGTAAAACGACATGCGGATTGGGAACCTATTACTCCATTGAAAGCGTGGTCGGCGAAGAAAACGGCGGCACCTGAGCGTCATAAAATTTTAGGATTTGAGTGTGGTCTCTCACCGCAGACTCAGATTTATATGTTAGATAACGAGAACACCGCCTTTGAAATCATAGAATCTATGTTGCGTATGTATTTGAGTCCGATAGAATATAGTACAAGCGACCCATTCTCGCCGATTGATGTAGAGGCGGAGCAGGTATGGCTATTTGCGATGCGATGGATGGAACATTACTACGAATGCCTCATGGAGCCATTGGCAATACGAACAGAGTTTTATAAACAATCGCATATGAAATTTTTAGATTTGATGCGAATGATGTTGGTGTATAATCCGAAAAAGCGAATTAGTTTCGGCGATGCTTTAAAGTTTTGGTACCCAGGGAGTAGCGTTTTCTTAGAGAGTTCGCTGAATGAAGAGGATAGTTCGACCACGACAGACCCATACCCGCTTGCGGGGGACACGAAGGGAGAGAGTTCAGACGAATGTCATAGCCTGCCCCAGCCTGCGGAGGGCAACCAGGTAGAGAATTCAACCGAACATCATACCCCGCCCCCCGCTTCCGAGAGCCCCCCGTCGTATTGTACATCACAGGTATCGGTACCGAATGTTGTCCTCCCCGCATTGCCTTCTTCCGCAGTGTCTTCCGTGCCGACCGCCGTGACTTCGGTACGTTCACGCCTCGCCCTAAAGAGATCGGATGGTCTCGTGGGACACAATAAAACCCGCAGAAGTCCTCGTAATTTAGGTCGCTCCCCTGCCATCGGTAATCGCGGGACGCGAGTTCGGGGTTGAAAATAGGACGTTTGAGCGCATCAAACGTTTTGACCTTATTAGAGCCATCCTTGTGACTCCAATATCCATCACGGTCCTGACGGTACCAATGGTAGTCTACACCTTTATCTACAACCGCAGCCACCTTGCTCATACCAGTAGGGCACTTTGCGTCAAAGGCGGATTTCGTCACTTCAGGAATATCACCCATCATAAGTTTCTCCACAACGGGGCATGAACGACGCTCTTCCTTATTTAACGCATTGCGATGACCCGTTTTCGCACCGGGTTGATGAAAAAAGTTACGACAGTTGCCATACTTCTTACATAATTCTTCTCCCTTAGGGTCATAGACGTGCATTGCGTATGAGTAGCAGTTATGGCACCGGCGAACTGAGGGCGTATTATAGAGCGCAACATCACGTACGGGCTCTGCGCCTGATAAAGGAGAGCCATGGCAATCCTGGTGCTTTGAACAAAAAGGACTGTCATTAAGTGCCGCACGCACGCAACCCGTCCCTGTTTGTTTATCATAGCATTGGCAAAGAGCACGAGGCTTTTTTACCGTCTTATTTTTATTCTGGGGTTGGTTCTTTGAAACCATCTTATTCTATATAAACAAATAAATACCCAATCATTTTGGCTTAAGCAATATTCACTCTTTCTCAAATAGGTATAATGAATATTGAACAAGGTGCTGAGTTTATTACTGAGCAAATCCGTTTTCGTAAACCTTTTTTTGTTGGAAAGCTAGGAACCTCTGAACTTGATGTACTTATATTTTATACGCAGTATCGCCAAAAACCCCATCCACCGGCATATCCTCAAAGTATAAAAACAAATATTGTCCGTAACGGCGGGATTTTTCCAGGGACTGAAAAGGCGATAGATGCCTGGGCGGTTCATATGCTGACAGAGGTTCTACCTGCTGGAGCAGGATTTGCTATTTGGAATCCGATAGTCGGCAATATTGAAAAAGCTATTATAAATACGTTCGCCCCAGGAGCGAAACAGTTTCCTCTACGCACTTTAGAGCCGTACTATCTTAATGTATTAGAAGACCGTTGGACATATAATATAACAAAACACTCTAGGGTCGCCGTGGTTTCGCCATTTTATAAGAGTATTGAGCACCAATGGAAGAAGCGGGAAGCGATATGGGGAGACAATTCTATTTGGGGACCAATGCCGCCAACGATTATCCCCGTGAAGGCGGGATATAGTCCCTATTTATCAACAACCATCGGTCTATGGTCAACAGATATTATAGAAGGCGGATGGCGAGCGGCGGTCACCGATATTGTACGTCAGGTAAAAGAGAGCGGTGCCCTTTTTGCGATAGTCGGTTGCGGCGCACTCTCCTTGCCGATATGTTACGCACTCAAACAACAGAATATTGCGTCTGTTCACACCGGCGGTGCCACTCAGATTTTGTTTGGAATCAAAGGACACCGATGGCTTAACCATGGCACCATATCAGAGTTTTTTAACGAGGCATGGGAGTTTCCGTTTCCTGAGGAGATTCCTACGGGGGCACAGGAGGTGGAGGGAGGTTGTTACTGGTAAGTCTTGCTTGTGTGCCTCGCTTGGAAAAAAATTGAGCATCTCTAAATCATTTATAGAGTACAGCAAACTATACACTATGAATAATGGACTATGTACAGCTCATACAGCGGCAGGAAATCCTTGCTCCGCTAAAGGAAAGCCTGAATATAATGGGCTTTGTGGAATACATCACAAGCAGGCAGAGCGTGCTAGGGAGCATCAGGAGCAGATAACTGCCGCAGCCGAAGCCCAGCGTCAAGCAACCCGCAATCGTATTATTCAGCAGAATCAGCAGCGGATTGACAATGCCCCAGTCAGCTCAATTGATACATTCTATCGCTACGCCCGTCTTGTTGGAGATATATGGGTAACGCATCGTGTTCCTACTGACTTATTGGCTCAGGCGTATTGCGCACTTCGTAGAACATCTATTCAACACGTAGAATGGGGAAATCTATTGCGAGCAGTAGTCAGTGTTGTTAATCTTGTACATTTTAATCCCGATGGACTCCGCTGGGCAGATATTCCAGAGGCAGAAAAGAGTACAGTCTTCAATAATCTTACTGAAGTCATAAATCGTTTGCCCCAGTATAATGCTCTCCAGGTTCTCAAACCTGGCGATAATGTATTTGTAGAATTTGCACGTAGACGAGCTGCGGAGCGGGAGGCAGAGCGACTCGCACGTGAAGCGGCAAGGGAAGCCCAGCGTCAAGCACAAATCGCCGAATTCAATCGGCAACAACGTGAAGAGCCGGTTGTCTTTCGCCGTGATCCAGAGGGTGGTATTGACTTAGCCGCCTTTGGGCGTGACCAGCAATCTGTTCATCGGTCTTCCGTACAGGTGGCAACGGGAAAGGCAGTAGAGATTCTCATGGCACGACCTGTTCCGGCAGAGATGGAGGCGCTTGTTGAGATTACACTTGCATTTGATGATACAACGGCTGTAAGATTTGTGAATAATACGAAAGAACGAGCACTCATGGAACTAACCAACGACTATTATAATACTGAGGCATTCAACCATGTTTATGGCAATATTCTAGATAGGGTGTGGGCATATATTCGTATTCATCCTGAGCGCAGTGAACTCATTCGCCGACTCGCGCAGGAGGTCGTAGAGGGCATCAAGATGTGTGTCAATGGAAAGATGACACACTTAGTCAATGTTCTTTATGCCTATGATGAGGAAATTACAGCTATAATGCAAAATGAGACACCGCCGCGTGAGGCGTTCCAAGCCAAATTCGCAACTCTACTCAATTTGCCGGTAGAAGAGCGTACAGCAGCGGCAACCACTATCTTCAACGAGTATCATGTTCCTGAGGAGGAACGTGCCGAATGGCTCACTCCGATGTTGGAAGCGTAATAAAAAACCAAACACCTACGTAAGAATGAAGATTACCGTATCTTCAGTATTTTTGCTTATATTTTTGATTGTCGTAACAGCAATGTGTTTGCTTACAGTGTATTTTATTTTCCGCACAACCTATTACGTGAACTATTTAACAGACTGCGACCCTAAGACAAAATTTTGCTATATTAAAAAACTTAAACTTTCTATACCCAATGAGTTTCTTACTCCATTGAACCAAATCGCAGAGACTGAGGGTACACGGGTAGAGATTTATAAGAAACGACAGAAGGCGGTAAGTATTCAGAAGTTACAAGCGCAACTCCCCGAAATTGTAGAATGGTACAAGAGTTTGACTCCCCAGATATCTGAGGCTATCGGTGAACAGGTGAAGGTTACACCTCTGACGCAACCAAATAGTCTATGTTTAGTGGTGTATGAGAAGGAGGGCGATTTCATTGATTGGCATTTTGATACAAACCACTATAATGGACGCTATTTTACCCTCTTAATTCCCGTTACTACGGCACCAACTTGTGGTAATTATCAGTACAGAAACGCTGAGGGCGAAACGGAGACCGTGTATTTACAGCAGGGCGAAGCAATCTTGTTTGAGGGCGATAGGGTGTTCCATAGAGGTAAGGAATTATGTAAGGACCAGCGTCGTGTTGTACTCTCCTGTACATTTACGTCATCACATACAATTACACCCCCGGAAGCGATACTCAATTTCATTAAGAACTGGGGTATTTTTGGCGAAATCACATAATACGCCAAGTTAGAATGTCTACTATTCAGCGTATTGATACTAAGCCTACCTATTCGGAGATTGTTGTCAATAATAACGTCGTCTACTTGTCGGGTCAGGTTCCGCAGGATTACATAGGACTCGATTTTAAGAAGCAGGCACGCGAGGTGTTTAATCTTGTTGATTTTCAACTCCAGCGAGTCGGCTCTAATAAGACAAAAATTATCAATCTTCAGATTTTCTTAACGGACCCTGCGAACTATGGCGAGATGAATAAGGTCTTTTTAGAGTGGATGCCTGAGGGAAAGGCACCGGCACGTAATACAATTTGCGGAGTCAAGTTTCCCAATCCGAATTGGCAGATTGAAGTCGTTGTGACAGCGGCAATCTAAACCTCTCGCCCCTAAAAACTCATAGACAATGGCTGCCCCAAACAATGGTAAGGTTGCCCTGATTACCGGTGCGAGCAGTGGAATCGGTGAAGCGATTGCCAAGGCACTTTATAATGAAGGTTACTCCATTGCGGTAACAGGACGTAGTGAGAATCGGCTAAGAGATGCGTACAAGGATTGTAATACCTCGCGTATTCTCTACATTGAGGCGGATGCTACAAATACAACAACGTACGCAAATGTTGTAGGACGAACAATTGTACAGTTTAAGCGTCTTGATGTGCTCGTAAATAATGTAGGCGGTGGCACTTTGGGCAAGACGCTCTCCGCCACTACACTAGACAATTTCAACCGTGACATGAATCTCAACCTAACCAGTGTGTTTTTTACGAGCCAGGCGGCGATTCCCTATATTACTGAAACCAAGGGTACTATTATTAATTTTTCGTCCATTCTTGCCTCAAGACCTGTAGCAGGACTGGGTCCGTATAGTGCAGCAAAGGCGGCGGTAGAGATGCTCACGAAGACGATGGCAATTGAGCTCGCCGCCCAGGGCGTCCGTGTGATGTGTATTTCACCGGCAACGATTCAGACGCATTTTCACGAGTCGGCGGGTATGTCGGCAGACGCTGCCGCCAAATATTATGAGGCATCCAAGCAGACCCACCCGCTGGGACGTGTCGGTCAGCCCGAAGATATTTCACAACTCGTGGTCTTTCTTGCCGATTCAACAAAGGCGGGATTTATGACGGGCTCGGTCATTCATGTAGATGGCGGTCGCCTTCTTACATCGGCGACGGCGAACCTGACCAAAAACTAAACCCAGTCCCTCATAGGGATGTCCTACGTCAACCAGGTGGTTGATAAGGTATATTTAATCAATCTGGATAGAGATACGGAACGATTAAAGAAAATGACGGAACAGCTTACAAAGCTGAATATTGAGTTTACCCGGTTTCCTGCGGTTCTCGGATCTGAAGTGAAAACGAGCCCGCATTTGACAGAACTTTGTTTGAAATATTGTACCGATGGTATCAAAGGATGCGCCTTATCCCATAAGACAATTTGGGAAGATATGCTCGCCAATGATTACAAACACGTTCTTGTACTTGAGGACGACGCAGTCTTTGCCGATGATTTTGAACATATGTTTAAAACCGGCTGGGAGCAGGTGCCCAAAGATTTTGATGTATGGTATCTGGGCTGTAATTTCAAATGTACCGATACGAAGGCGATTCCTATGCTTTATAATCGTGTTTTAGGTCATACGCCCAAGCCGGTAGATACACATATACAGCGAGTCTATGGTAGTGTAGGAACCCACGGCTATGTTATATCAAATAAGTGCGCACGTACATTCAAACATCTCCCAATTTATACGCACATTGACGCACAAATGACTATATGGTTGGATAAGTATGGTCTAAGTGCCTATTCGGTAAAACCGCTTATTATCAATACTCCACAACAGTTGGAGGAAAGCGGTAGTAATTTAGCGGAATCGTATCCGTATATTCTCAATGGCGCACTAAGACAAGTGCCGTTTTCCGATACAATATCACTCGACTGGGGCGCCTCGGAAAATTTTGCGAAGATTGGCGGTTATAATGTCAATGCGTTGATTTTTGTTATGGTTCTTTTAGTGCTGCTTACGTATCCACGCTACTATTTTATATTTGCTTTATGGCTTATCGCCGAATTTCTGTACTCAAAGGACGCGAAGAATACGGCGAAGTTTGCCACGTTTATAGGCGGCGCTATGGTCTTTAAATGGATTTTTCACGCCACGGCAAAGGAGAGCGAAAAAATGTTCAAACGAAGCGCGGCGACAATTATGGATAAAGTACGGTCGTATTTCAAGTAGCCAGCCTCCGCTCCCCCCCTCCGAAAATCCGAAAAAAAATGATGGCGTCATCGCTCAAAAAGCGCTAACACCAACAACATAAAATGGCTTTGCGACGTATTATGAAGGAATTAGACGATTTGAAGCGCGATCCACCAGCAGGCTGCTCAGCAGGTCCTATCAAGGATGATATGTTCAAGTGGGAGGGAATGATTATGGGACCGGCAGATAGTCCATTCGCCGGCGGTGTCTTCAAACTCATCGTTCACTTTCCCACTGAATATCCGTTCAAAGTACCACATGTCCAGTTTAGAACCCGTATTTATCATCCAAATATCAACGCAAGTGGTGGCATTTGCCTTGATATTTTGAAGACGCAGTGGAGCCCTGCGCTCACCATTTCAAAGGTGCTTCTCTCTATTCTAAGCCTCCTCACCGACCCTAATCCTGATGATCCACTCGTTCCAGATATTGCGCAGCTGTATAAGACGAATAAGGCGGCGTACGAGGAAAAGGCACGCGAATATACGATGCTCTACGCAGGCGATAAGCCGGTAGACGCTTCGGATGAAGACGAGGGAGAGGAAGAGATGCTAGATTAAGAAATCCAGCGGTAAGGACCGTCACCGTGTAAGGTGACCTCCGATTTTTTAGGCTCTACCACGACGGTAGCACGACGTCCGTAGACGTGCCAGTGGAAGTCCCCTGAATCGCCATACACTGTGAACTTATTGTTCGAAACACAGGACGCATTGAGGATGCGCACGGTACCATTGTAGATTGGTGTCACTTGAACGGTGAGGTCAACCGCGAGTGCATCTACGTAGTCTGGTAGTTCAACTTCAACACTGGTTTCTAGTTCGGCAATAGTGCCGGTTCCACGGTAATAGACACCGGCTTCAGGTCCCTCTAAGCAAGCGTGGACCAAGTACTTGGACTCGTCTTTGGGGTGGTTAATGACGAAGGTTTTTGATGTATCGTAGATGATTTCACCGGTTCCTGTATTATAAGAGAGAGAATTGCCCTGGTTTGAATCACTACGAATTGGGGCAACGTAGAAAGAATTATTATATGTGGTATTTAATGCACCTCCTGAAGCATTTAGGACAATTGTATTATTCGATTGACTATTCACACCGGCACCGGCACCAATCGCAACCGTATATTGTCCTTGGTTGTTTGTACCTGCATTAGAGCCAATAGCAATCGCACTATTTCCTTGATTAGAATTACCCGCATAATATCCAATAGCGACACCGAATGTAGATTGATAATTTGTTCCAGCATTACTACCAATCGCAATAGAACCGGTTCCTTGACTAGTTTCACCTGCGTAACTACCTATAGAAATTGCGTTTGACCCCTGAGTGTTACGACCAGAATGCCAACCCATTGCAATCGCCATCGATCCTTGCGTTTCTCGTCCAGCCGATTTACCGATACCGATTGCGGCATACTGCTGATTACTAAATCCTGCTCGGTCACCGATACCAATACCTCTCGCCCCCTGAGTAATTTGACCCGCATTGACACCGATTGCGATTGCGTTTGATTGTTGGGTGCTTAGACCTGCGAGCACACCCATGGCTATTGAATAAATACCCTGTGTATCACTACCCGCGTAACTACCGATTGCTACAGAATCGTTATGTTGATTTGAATTACCGGCGGTGTTGCCAATCGCAACTGAATTACTCATCTGAGAAATCTGTCCTGCTGTATTACCAATTGCGACTGAATAAGCACCTTGTGTTGAAAGACCGGCGTGATAGCCGACTGCCACTGCATCAATACCTTGTACCATTCCACCGGCACCTGTGCCATACGCAATAGTGGACATACGAGTAAAGGGAATCGGTGAAGAGCCAACGTAGGGGAGAATATGGCGACTTACAACAGCCGAAATACTATAACCAGCTGGGAAAAGCTTATCTCCTAATGAATTCCATACTATACCATCGTAACTATATGCAAGTGTTTCAGCTCCTACGCCTGTAGCAGCAATCCATAAAGAACCGTTCCAAGTTACAGAGAATACATAGTCTGTATAAAGTGCACTGCGTGTCCAATTTATTCCATCATAACTGTAAGCAGCAACAGCATATGGTGGTGCATCGCCATCCAAGCCTGCTAAGACCCAAATACTTCCATTCCATGCTGCACTGTTAACATCATAGTTAAATGGACAAGTAGACTGTCCCCAATTTAGCCCATCATAACTGTAAAATGTAATGCCAATGTTAAAATCATCATCTCTTCCTGCGGCTACCCAAATATATCCATTCCAAACTAAAGTTCTTATTGTAACTGAATTTAATCCCAAAATATAAAAATTTGTAGAATACCAAGTTGTTCCGTCATAACTGTATACAATTGGAGAACCTACGGATGTACTACCACCTGCTAACCACATAGTTCCGTTCCACGCTAAACAATTACAACTTCCATCCAAGACTGATGTGCCTAATCCCGTCCAATGGACACCATCGTAACTATAAGCCACTGTATTAGTATTTACATTAGCATAACCTCCTGCTACCCACATGTTTCCATTCCAAGCAAGACATGAACAAACAGTATCAAATGGACTCTCTCCGCTGAGACTTGTCCAGTGAATACCATCTGAGCTATTGGCAAGTGTATCATATGTGGCATTAGAATCATAGCCACCTGCCAACCACGTCGTGCCATTCCAAGCAGCAGTTACACCACTGCCATTTAAGAACACTTGTGTTTTTGTACCTGTCCAATTAATTCCGTCGTAAGAATATCCTATGTAGTTTGGTGCGGAGCCTAGTGCTATCATAAAATTCTCAGTGACCGGTGTATTATCGGCAATTGTCCATACGACCTCATTGGTGTTAATATTATATTGTAAGACAGTTGTGGAGATTGAAGGATCATAGCGAATTGGGGAAACGTAGAAAGAACTCGCCTGTACAGTATCCAATTCTATTCCTGTGGCATTGAGAACAATTGTTGCTGAACTTTGGTTATTTACACCGGCACCGGCACCAATGGCAACTGCGAAATGACCTTGATTCGAATAGCCTGCGTTTGAACCAATGGCAATAGCACCTTGATTCTGGTATCCATAACCAGAGTAATAACCTATCGCCACCGCAAAGGAGGATTGCTGAGAACCGGCATTATCACCAATCGCTACGGATTCAATATCTTGTATTACAGTGCCTGCGGAGTTACCAATGGCAATAGAATTAGAGTTCTGATTTTCATAACCTGCCTCATTACCGATAGCAATAGAGTTTGAACCCTGAACATAACCAGCAGCATATCCAAGGGCGATTCCATTTGCGGCTTGAGTGTAACCGGCGTATGTTCCTATAGCAATAGCTTGATACTGTTGACCATTCTGTCCAGCATATTGACCGATGGCAATTGCTGTGGCTTGCTGATTGCTCTGACCCGCATTAAAGCCAATTGCGATTGCGTTACTTCCTTGGTTTGAAGTTCCTGTATTATTACCGATTGCTATAGATTCTATTAATGTATTATAATAAAACCCTTCTGTTTCTAAACCTGAGTTAAAGATAATAGAGCTCAACGGCAAGGTAGAATTTGTTCCACCGAAGACGATGTTCGCATACGAATCACCCAAGGAATATTGGGTTATATAGAGATTATATAATTGCGACTGGGGTGCCGAGCCAAGTGATACTATAAGGGCACCATTTACATACCAATATACATTATCTGGCATAAGAACGCACGAATAGATAGTATTTAAATTCCATGTACCGAGTGTGAACTGTGCTCCACCATTTACCTGTGTAAAAACTGCGCCATCATTAATCAAAAACCCGTAATTAGCATATGGACCTGAGTATAATAGAATCACTTGCCCACTGTATGTGACGGACTGAATTGTAAAACTTAGAGACGCAGAGGCATATGCCTGTAAAGAGGTAATTGTATTTGATACCGTATCACCGTTCGTTTTTGTAACAGAATTATTTGTAGGATTGAAGGTGGTGTCAATAGGAGTATCGGATGAAAGTGAATAAATTGTATTTCTATATCCAGTATTACCAGTTGTATTATATACGACTTCCATTGTTGTAGAATTATAATAGAGAACTGTATTGGATGTTGTAGGATCATAGCGAATTGGGGCAACGTAAAATGAATTGCTCGTTGTAGTATTTACCATACCGCCGGTCGCATCAAGGACAATAGTATTATTGCTCTGATTGTTTGCGCCCGCACTGTTACCAATCGCAATCGCATTTGTACCTTGATTTGAGCCGCCGGCAATATAGCCAATAGCCACTGAATTTGTACCTTGGTTTGAGTATCCAGCCTGTACACCTATAGCAACTGTATTACTACCTTGAACTATATAGCCGGCGTTACCACCGATGGCTATGGCGGCTTGCCCTTGATTGCTTGTACCTGTATTTGAGCCAATGGCGATGGCAGCCTGATTTTGTTGCGATTGACCAGCATAATAACCAATAGCAACCGCAAAGCTGGATTGATTATTACCGGCACTGTCACCAATGGCGATGGATTCAATATCTTGGAACGAGCCAGCGGCACTATTACCAATCGCAATAGAGTTGGAATTTTGTATGTTGCCGGCTGCCTCTGAGCCAATAGCAATCGCATTTACGCCTTGTGTATATCCCGCATAATCACCGATGGCAATCGCATATCCTGATTGATTTATACCGGCAGCAGTTCCAATTGCTACAGCATCATCTCCTTGGTTATTTGAACCAGCGCCGTTGCCTATCGCAACCGAATCGTTTCCTTGATTTGAGAAACCAGCAAAACTTCCTATAGCAATCTGATATGAATTACTATTTATATTACTAGCACCGGCATATAAACCGATTGCGATACCATTGTTTGAATAAAATCCTGCGTAGGTTCCAATCGCGATACTATTTGAAAGGGGAGATAAACCGCCGGCACCGCCTCCAATTGATACACTATTACCACGTAGGAAAGGGATGGGATCGGTGCCCATGTAGGGTAGTACGGTACGCGAGACTAAGCCATAGCCGCCGCTAGATAAAGGACTTCCACTGCCACCCGCAAATATACTTGTTCCAAGTCCTGTCCAGTTTATTCCATCTATGCTATATGCGATTGTATTGTTAGGATCCGTACCTGTAGCAACCCATACGGAGCCATTCCAAGCAACAGAATTACACGATTCCTCAAATATAGCAGCATTTGCTTGCGTCCAGTTGATTCCATCATATGAATATGTCATATTAATACCTGTTATACTATCAGTACCAACGGCGACCCACATAGTTCCGTTCCAAGCAACACTGTAACAATTATCCGATAGGGTTAAACTTGATGGTGGGTTCACATTCGCAGGAGTCCAATGAATACCGTCATAACTATATATGATTGTTAATTCATACGGCGCCACTGATGCTTCTCCACCAGCAACAAACATAGTTCCATTCCAAGCTACACAGAACGCCGCAGAAGGGAAAAATTCTGAGCCTATTGTTGGAAACCATTCTATTCCATCAAAACTGGCACACATTGTAGGACCGCCTGAACTCGCAAAGCATGCGACCCATAGGGTTCCGTTCCAAGCAACGGCAGTTCCTAAAAGACCCATTAAATTTGCTTGATTCCAATTGACACCGTCGTACGAATATTGTAAAGTTGCCGATTCATCACCGACCGCAACCCACATATTTCCATTCCAAGCAATTTTAAAGCACTCAAGTGCAAAACTCCATGACTCATCTGAATTACCAAAATTTGTCCAATGAATTCCGTCTGAACTAGAGGCTATTGTATAATAATTTGAGGTATAGTCAGCTCCGCCGGCGAGCCATGTAGACCCGTTCCAAGCAGCACAAATACCAGGTCCATTCGGAAAAGGATTGGAGCCGAGACCATTCCAATGAATTCCGTCGTATGAATAAGCCAGAGTATTAGGTCCATAACCGGTGGCAACCATAAAATTATCGGTAGCATTTTTGATAGCCGCCGCCACGGGTGATGAGCCGACGTAGGGTAGAACGGTGCGCGAGGCAAGTCCATAACAAGATTGACCACTTGTAAATATAGTATCACCCAGTCCTACCCAGTTCTTTCCGTCGTAAGAATATGCCAGTGTATTTGTATCACTCAAACCACCTGCTATCCATACAGAGCCGTTCCAAGAAACCGAATAACAGTCATTTGGAAATATTGCACTACTTGAACGGGTCCAATTGATTCCATCAAGACTCCATGCGAGTGTACGAGCATTGCCAAAAGAATCGTTTCCGCCGGCAACCCATAAAGACCCGTTCCATGCTACACAATTACATCCGTCAGGGAATACAGTGACAGAATCATTGACTAACCAATTAACACCGTCGTACGAATACGCAAGTATATATGTATTTGTTCCCCAGTTAGCAGATCCACCAATAACCCATAATGTACCATTCCATGCCACACAGCTTGCGCTCACAAAAATAGGTGTAAATGTTGCCGATTGTATTCCAGGCAGCCAATTAATTCCATCATAACTGTAAAAAATAGAACCACCGCCACCACTACCAACAGCGACCCACATTGAACCGTTCCAGGCGATGCCAACACAGACATCGGTTAAATAAGAATGTCCAAGCGGATTCCAGTTGATTCCATCATATGAATAAGCAAGGGTGTTATCGCCATCTCCACCGGCGACCCACATAGAGCCATTCCATGCGATAGCAATACAATCGGTACTTATTGGAGAATTTGCCAGAGCCCAATTGATGCCGTCAGAGCTGTAAGCAATTGTCGCATAATTCATTGTATTATCTGAACCACCCGCCAACCATAGAGAGCCGTTCCAAGCCACACAATTTCCAGAACCACTTGCGTTAAATGGACCGATGCCGAGCCCCGTCCACTTGACTCCATCGTACGAATATGCGAGATAATTCGTTCCAGTGCCGGCGGCAACCATAAAATTATTCGTAGCAAACGTACCGCCGCCAATAGCGACAGTGGTACCTGACGCATTGGTAGCGAATAAGTTTCCGAGATTATCCGCGGAAATGGACCCAGTACCAATTGTTAGAGAGCTAGGACCGACGTAGAGATGGCGGAGGCGCAAAGTGGATGTACCAATATCATATACATTATCTACATTTGGGATGAGCGACTGCGTCATTGTGCTACCGATGACATTACCGCCGCCATTATTCCAAACAACCTCATTCGTCACTGTATTATATTGTAAGAAAGCGGTGGACACTACAGAATCTTGGCGAATCGGCGCAACATAGAAGGAGCTCGCCTGTACAGTATTCAATGCGGCACCGGTGGCGTTGAGGACAATCGTACACGTGCTTTGGTTGTTCGCACCCGCACCCGCACCAATCGCAATCGCAAATTGTCCTTGATTGTTTGAACCAGCATTAGAGCCAATGGCAATCGCACTATTTCCTTGATTAGAATTACCCGCATAATAACCAATAGCAACCGCGAATGATGACTGATATGCGCCAGCACTATCACCAATTGCCACGGATTCAATATCTTGACTATCACCAGCTGCAAAACTACCAATCGCAACAGAATTCATACTTTGTACATTAAGTCCTGCCTCCCCATTACCTGCCTGATTACCAATCGCAATCGCATTATAACCCTGATAATAACCAGCACCATATCCAATACTAATACCAAATGAGGACTGAAAGGTACCAGCATAGGGACCAATCGCAATAGAGCATGTATCTTGATTGCTTGCGCCGGCTTGAGTACCAATCGCAATTGCATTGGAGGCTTGGTTTAGTTTGCCCGCATTAGAGCCGATCGCAACTGCTCCCTGGTTCTGGTAAGTATTACCCGCATAATAACCGATAGCAACCGCGAATGATGACTGATATACACCGGCGTTGTCACCAATGGCAATTGATTCACTGTCTTGACTGGATCCTGCGGCAAAATTACCAATCGCAATAGAATTGGAATTTTGAAATTCATAACCGGCTTCGGATCCGATGGCAATTGTATTTGGAGCTTGTGTGTAACCCGCATAGTAACCGATAGCAATGCCATAGGAGGATTGATACGAACCAGCACCATCACCGATAGCTACCGATTCGTTGCCTTGATTATATCCCGCATTGTATCCTATAGACACCGCATTTTCTCCTTGATTTGAATTGCCGGCTGCGTTACCAATCGCAACCGCATTATTAGACTGAGCATACTGCCCTGCCGTATAACCTACAGCAACCGCATATGCTCCTTGGGTGGAATAGCCGGCAGCAGCACCGATAGCGACAGCCGCTTCACCCTGCCCCTCTCCTATTACCGCTCCACCACCCGCCTGGTCACCAATAGAAATCGTAGAAAATCCGGTTATCCAGCTGCTGCCATTCCAGAACGCATAATCACCGTAATTAGAGCCAGGTTGTAAAGTACCAGTTCCACCATTGTTGCCCCATACAAATGAACTTGTAGCAGTATCATATTGTACCCAACTATTATTGATTGAATTATCTTTACGAAGAGTTGCCCCAATAACAGGTGCTATTAATGAGATTCTGGTTGGATTACAGATTTCGTCAAAACGACCAATATTCTTAATATAGTAATTTGTAGTTGTAGAGAATCCTGAGGTACTTACAAGTTGTTCTAATACCTGGATTTGTTGGATAACAGGAACAAACTGCGCGCGTAAAGACTGGGTATTGGTTTGTGTGGAGAGTGTTGGAAACCAGCCGAGTTGAACCTGTTGACCGCGAGTAACCGTGGTTGTAGAGGGTCCGTATTTCAGTGTTGATGAACCATAGAGATACTCCTTATCAATAGCAAATGTCACATTGGTAAAGTTATCGGTAAATGTCAAGAAATCGGTATTTGTTGAGATAAGTGTACTTCCTGTATAGACAATACAGGGGTCATAAATTGAATTTTTGAGAGCGTTATCCTGAACAGTATTATCACCGAGAGTAAGCAATGACGTGCTCACAGTGGAGATATTAATGACACCTGGTGTTAAAAAATAGCTGGAAATAAGATTATAATTGTAAAGTCCGGTGGAATATAATAATTCATCTATTAACGCAATACTGCTAAGAAGTTGACTGTTGACGGTTGAGAAATTATCTTCTAATCCAAGACTCGTGCTCTGTAAATATACAATAGAACTGTAGCTCGAATTGAATACAGTATTAAAAAAGATGGTATTATCACTGACATGTAAGTATGTTTCGCCTGTACCAATGAACTGAAGCGTACGACCGCCGACAGTTTGGTCTACGAGTGTACTAAATGGTAATACCTGCCCATCTGCTATAATTTGGTCGGGACCAATGTTATATATAACGAGACCGCCATTGTCGGCATTGGAATAAAATTGCATACCAGAGCCTGGCGTTAGATTGAAAACATTGTATCCGCCTGATGGTGCGAACTGGTATGTTCCACCATCCGCAGTAGGAGCAATTATCGCATTTACCGCTGGTAGAGCAAAACTAGATGTAAGCGTTGACGTAAAATAGGTACCTCCGTCACCACGACTTACTAAAGGTTGATTTGCCGGAATAGGATAATTACCAAAATCCTTAAAGACGATATCGCGGACAAAAAGGGTGTCCACGTTTAACGTCCTGTTATTTTGTCCGAATCCCGACATTACAGGTTCTACTACTTTGTTGGTTTATGTTTTTTAGGATGGACCGCCGCAGTTTGTTTCTTTTTTTTGGTTTTTTTGTTTATTCATCGTCACTGTCACCGATGAGCTCTACTTGCCCGTCTGTCCAGCGACCGACGTACTGCTCCTTCACGGCATTCGCATCAGGTGTATCCTTGGTGTTGTCGGCATAATAGACCTTGTTGGATGACAAGTTGCGGATGTGAAGACGTCCCTCGTACATGAAACTCTTCCACGCAGCGGTGACTGGCGCAGTATCTACGGCGACCGTTGCGGGCGTAGTATTCTTGGCTGTAGTGGTGGTAGTTGAATCACAAGGAATGCCATTAGGATAGCGTTCATGGAAGAGAGCTGAACCGACAATCTTGGCGCGAGGATAAAGTGTCTCCTCGTCTAGACGACCGTGCCATTGGGCATTGTTCTTCCTAGGATTTGCCTTAAACTCGGCATCCTTTTCAGCACACTTCGCACATAGTTTGGACCCGGGCATAGGCTTCTTTGAACACTGCTTTTCAGGAAAGATCATACCACCCTTACCCTTGGTACCTTCTAGGGGATTGTCCAAATCTAACTTACGACCGAGACAGAGAGTATTATTGATATCGGCAGCCTTGAGGCGAGAGGGATGGTCTCGCCAATTTGTTGTAGCAACGGGCACAGATTCAGTGTTAGAAGGGGCAGGAGCAGCAGGGGCAGCAGGGGCAGCAGGGGCAGCAGGGGCAGCAGGGGCAGCAGGGGCAGCAGGGGCAGCAGCCACAGCTTTGGTGGCAGCCGCAATCTTGCGCACCTTCTTCTCCTTGATAGGAGAAGCTACAACAGAAGGTACGACCTCAGGTGCGACCTCAGGCACGACCTCAGGCACGACCTCAGGTGGACAGAGAGACCGTAGTTCATCGGCAAGGGAAGTAGGAAGAAGATTATTGGTATCAAGGCATAGAATAGCCTTGGCAAGGAGAGAAAGGGAGGAGGACATTGGAATGAATGGAGGATGTAGGAAGAGGAGGCACCATTCTCTTATCCGCTAGGCAGTCCCTCAATTTTTTCCTAGAATCTATATAAGATATGAAATCATTTATAGATACTATAATAACAAATATTCCAATAGTATTAATTGTTCTTGTATTTATATTTTTAATATTAAGCGAGTTCGCAGGCGTGTGTATTAGTTTTGATAAAATAGGAGAGATGCTCAGTGGTGTTATTGTAGGACATCAAGTCAAGGTATTAGGATAAAAAATGATGGACCGCCCCACATTCATCATAAAGCATTACTTCTATAATGAACACCGCCGTGCCCGATACACTTATTCGTGCCTCCGTTCAAGGTATTGTTTATTTAATTAACTCGCAAACGGGTGACGTCTACACGTATAATCCTGAAGCGCCAACCTATATCGGACAACTTGAACGTATTCCAGATACCGATAAGCATCTCATGTCCAAACAAAATGGTTGCCTTCATTACGCCAAGGTGAAGTATCGCGATGATATTCGCGAGGTGATGGAGCGCCTACGCACGACCGCTTGAAAAAAATGAGATTCACACGCCGCAAACACAAAATCGCCAAAATGGACCAACAGATTGAAGATATCTTACGCCAACGCAAACTACTGCTGTGGCGTAAAATACTAGAAACCTTTCCAATTGAACAGAAATATCGTGATATTATTACGAAGAAAATCCTCCCAACACAGGCGGGAGATTTGCGGCAGTATACTGTGCCGCCAAAATCCGACGCTCCGCGCGATAATATGACATCTGCTCCTCATTGCTCTGAAATTGATACGTAAATGTGCTATGCATAATGTTATATGAACTTACAAATGTATATATAGACATATCCGCATTGTTTTCTATTTTTTGACCCTCGGTTAACGGTGGAACTGTATTCGTTTGGGGAGGCACTTGGGAGAATCTCGGCGGTCCAGTTGTCAGATTATTTGTCGGTATAGGAGCAAGTGCCACTGATTGAAAAAACGTCGCCGGTATATACGGATAACGAAGTGTATGAAGTTGCTGTCCATTACGATAATCGGTCGCTTCCTGATTGCTCGCAAATACATACCAATTCGGCGCCCCACCTTTTAGAATATTCAAGTAGATTGCAAAATTAATCGCCTGAACACGATTAAAAGTATCCCACTGCCGTTGTAAGGTAAGCAGGTCACTCTTTGTTTTGTATTTGACACCTGATAAATCGTAGGGAGTCTGAGGAATTGAGCCGTTTCCAATATTTGTAGAAAGGTATTGTGCATATGTATAATTTGAAAGATACGATGGATAGGGATTCATTTCCTTATTCACATAGAGTGATTTTTAAATAGACCGGTCATCATGGACTTCATTGTGATCATTCTTTTCATCCTCTGACGAGAGATCCTTACTATAATCAATAACCGGTCCCTTAGCAGTACTCCTCTTACGAAGACGAGAAACGTGTTCTACAAATTGATCCGTCTTCACCTCGGGCGACGAACCGAGTAGATGATGAGGCTTTTGTGTAGGAGGACCGAGGGATTTTAGGCGAGATTCCGCCCGTTCTTCTAGGGTACGTGTAATCGCAAGTTGTGTTTCGGTTTGTTTGGACGTCTCAACCCTTTTAGCAAAGGAAAGAACTGGGCGTTTGGACGGACCCATGGTGCGAACGGATGTAGCAGATGTGGACATTTTTGTAAGAAAGCGTAGGAGGAGGTGGGAATCCTGACACCGCCAAAAGAAACTTCAATTTTTTGAAGCGAGTTGCGAGCGACCGAAGCGACGCACTTTAGGTATCATCAAACATCATTTTTCCCTTGCCGCCTGATATTTCAAATACATTCCATGCCTCGCCATACGTTAATAGATACGTTTTACGACTCTTATTGCGCGGGTCCATTGGTATGGGTGCCAATATAGGATAGAGAACCGGCAACACCGCACGGGTGAATTGGAGTGTTCCTGCGGGTTGAGCAGTATCAAATGCTCCAAAAGTAATATTGTATACTTCTTGAGGAATAGGATACGTAAAATCCAAGCCCATACGAATATTCTTCCAATAACACGTGACTTCACGGAAAACCGCTGTATCCCATTGTTGAATACGGTCAATGTTAGAAATATTAAGACGTAAAGATGATACAAAGGCGGAATTATCGGAGGCGGTGAGAACGAGTCGCTGCCCCGCCAATGTAGACGCATACGACCGGAGACCTACCAACATACGACTTACAGAGCCAATCATATCAATGGTAAAAGGGAGTTGTATAGTTGCGGAATAGGGCGGCGATGCGGCGACAAACGAGTTATCTTCAATTGTAAATTGTTCGTGACGAACATTTGTATAAGGGATTCGTAGAGTCTGGGATTTGAGCCATAGATTCGCATCACGGGGTAGATAAAGCTGCGTGGATTCCAGAGACATCTGAATAGGCTGAACCTGCTCTAAGGGGAGTGTCACTTGAGTAGTGTCAATAGGTCCCCCCTGTGTTGCCTGGATACGCAAGGGTTTGCCGCCCCACGGCTGCGGTTGTAAACGTCCATCACTTGCTACAACGACCTCGTTCAATTTACGTAAATAGATACGAATACGCCATCGCTGTTGGTTTAACGCCGAAAGCGGCATACCAGGCTCGAACGCCTCTTCGCTGCCGAGAATTGGTATAGGAACTCGTAATTCAGCTAAGCTCGCCGAGCGTCCAATGGCAAGTGGCGTTTCAACACGTGAACCGACCTCGTCGTTCATCAAGAATACGGGACCTGTTTCTGCTGTTTGCCGGTTTCGCCAAGAGAGATATTCACCATAGTTTTCGTGAATAAGAACCTGGTCTTGAAATACCTGAATTTTATCAATAATCTGAAAGCCAATATTGTTTGTGTAACCGAAGGTGACCCCACTAGGATCGGTCACGATTCCGGTAGGATTTGCGGCGACTGCCAGAGGCGGCAACCATGTAGGTAATTGAATATGAAGAAAGAAATATTTTGCCATATCACCCCGATGGTCAATATCAAAATCAACCCATCGCCCCCAATCTGGCTGATTACGTGGCTGCGTTATGTAAATCTCTTTGGTGAATGGCACTGAGCGCATATAGACACTATGAAAAAAAGAGACCGTAGGATTTGCGGTAAAAAAGATATCCTTTTTGCCTCTAGCTACGAGTTCCATTAGACCACCGGAGCGAGATGACATTATGAATCTCCTTAATTTATACTTAGCGATTTTAAACCCGCACATTCAATAGAGAGATGTTTCACCCATTGATGACCTTATTTACAGCCGTGCTGTTTATTGCTCTTACACCCGGTATCCTCGTCACATTACCACCTAAGGGTTCCAAACTTGCGATTGCGGTGACACACGGTCTCCTCTTTGCGCTTATCTACGCCGTTACCCATAAGGCGGTCTGGCATCTCACAAAGAAGTACGAGGGGTTCCAAGCCGAGTACGTTTTCCCACCGGCAATCAAGAACGGTGATATCTGTAAGACACAGACATGTATGTGTAATGGTGCGGAGATTGCGGAGGCGGGACGTTGCCAGTAAAAAGCCGCTTTGCGTTAGACGCTCTGCGTCACCGGCTTAAAAACATAAACAATTGAACGACTAACGATGAGTTTTCCGAACATCAGTACCGGCTATGGCTTGACCGTCCAACCAGTTAGCCCGCCGAAGTTAAGTGAACTCAAGGTGACCGATGACAAGCTCAATGTTATTCTTACGACAATTCGCATTCCAGATGAACATATTTGGGCGAATGGTCTATTCCAAAATGTCTATATTATCTATCGTATGCTTGAAGTGATGGGACTCAAGCCCTGGTTAATGGTGGATAATAACCAGAATCATAAGGATGCCACGGTCCACGAAAAGTTCCGTATGATGGATTTTAAGGAGTATGCGGCGAACCCCTTCCCTGTCGCTTCCTACGTAGAGATGGGTATGTCCTGCGATCCTGGTATTCGCCGTTTTTTCCGCTCTATGGGCGCCAAGGTCTCAAAGCTCTATCTTGGTAATATCTTGAATATTGATATTGAGACGATTACGTTTATGAAGGGCGTCAATTTCAGCCATCACGTTGCCGGCGAACTAGACGAGATTTGGGTGAGCCCTCATTACGATTTCCACGCCGAATACGCTGGGTCTATTAATGCCCTTTGTGGGAAGACCAGGATTGCGCCCTACGTATGGGACCCTATGTTCATTGAGAATATGGGACAGGTGTATGACGATAAGGGGCTATCTTTAGAATCGGAGCGGCTCTTCGTCATCATGGAGCCGAATATCAGTTTTCAGAAGAATTCAATCATTCCAATTACGATTACAGAAGCGTATTACCGCCGTCATCCCAAGCGGGTTGCGCAGGTGATTGCGATTAATGGTGAACGTCTCAAAAACAATTTATATTATCAATCATCCGTTCTACCAAATCTCAGTATTTACAAAGACGGTAAGTTACAACTCACGCCACGTGCCCATATTGTTAATCTGGTAAAGGCGTTCCCGTCCGCCATTATCGTAATGCATCAGGTGAATAACGAATACAATTATAGTTTTCTAGAGTTTATTACGATGGGCTTTCCGGTCGTCCATAATATTAAGCGCTTCAAGGACTACGGATATTATTACGATGGAAATGACTTTGATGGCGGTGCCGATCAGATTGACCGCATTATTAAGCACCACGTAAGTAATAAGGTCACCTACGCTGCGCAGGTGAAGCAGCTCACGTGGAACTTTTCTATTCACAACCCCGCGAATCTTGAGGGTTGGAACGACTTACTCTTCAAAAAGGCGTAAGTGCGGCGGCGGTGGAGGGAGCCCAAGAGTCCCCTCTTACCCCCGCCATTAATAACCAGTAAATCTATGCGTTCCCTGTGCTTCCTATCATCTAAGATGACAGAGGTGCGCAAAATGGGGGCGGATGTAAAAAATTGACGTGATGTAAAGGGTATTGTATTCCCCTTACCTCACGAGCAAATGTCTTCCTACGCTTCCGCCGTTCCCTTCGTTGTTGGCGCCCTCGCTGCGACGCTCTTTGTTAGGTCATGGCTTTCCTCGTATATCACCAGCCCCGTGCCGGCAACAACGGAGGTTGCCTCCGCACCTGCCACCACCATCACCACGAATGCTACACTCCTTGCCTTGGATGCCGCTGCCGCCATGAATGCTACACTCCTTGCCTTGGATGCCGCTACTACTGATAATCCGGAACACGTTGTATATACTACTATTGCGAAGGCTGCTGCTGCTGCGATTTCCGCCGCCGCTAACGCACATCGTGCTACCGAAGCCTCTGCCACTAACTTTACTTCATACCTCGCCCTTACACTCGCCGCCGCTGATTCAGCCCGTGCCGCACAGAGTATCACAGGTCGTGCGGCATCCCGTGCTCCAACAGATGCCCAGCTACGTGCCGTAAGTATTGCAATGAGCAAGGCGGCTAGTGCTACGCAGAAGTCTGTTGCTACGGCGCATCGTGCGACGCCTGAGAAAGTAAAGACCGCCCTTGTCGGTTAAATCTTGGGCAGCACGAGCGGCAACGAAGGCGGTTTAAAAACCGCCCATAAGACATCTTGTAGACCACAATGAAGGTTGGCATCACTGTAAGATTTCTTAATAGTTATTTCAGTGGGGGCATCCCGCAGGTAGCGTGCTCCCTCGCAAAAGCCCTCCAAGCCGCAGAACACAATGTAACGCTTCTGTACCCAGCAGGCGAGCAGGACTGGTTTATGGACGTCAAAGGGCTTAAAGAAACCCTCCCGCCACGCAAACCGTGGTCCCCCACCGATACCGAGCACTACGACGTCGTGTTTGAAGTTGTATGGTCGTTCTCGGAAACGGACCGCCCCAAGGTTGCCACACACCGCATTCTATGGGTCCACCAGCCTCCAGTGTTCCACGATATTGAATCGTCGGTCTACAATTGGAATCCAACGCAGCGGTCATTCAAGAACCTCACTGCCATCGCAACCTACGATTTTTACACGTCCCAGGACGTCCGATACCTAGAGTTTTTGTCAGGAGTCCAGGTTATTCAAGTGCCTTTTCTATGGAATCAGGAAGCACTTACCGTTTTTTGCGAAGAGAATAAGACTCCAGAATGGAAGGAGTCCGCTAAGCGTGTAGAGGCACTGATTCCGAAGGAGACGCACCCATCGGTTTCGTGGTGCGCACGTATTGTAGAAAGCAATTTCAGCAATACGAGCCACGCAAATATTCCACTCAATATTCTAACACAGATTCGTGTCAGGGGCGATCCAGTACGTTTTAATATTCATAATGGCGAACAGCTTGGAGCGAATGAGTTTTTCAAATCAAATATTGTGAAGAATCTGCTTTTACCGGATATAAGTGGATCGGTGGTACCTCGTGTACGCTTACCGGACTTGCGCCAAGAGAAATCGTTTATTATTGCGCATCAACGCTTCCGTCCTCTCAAGGCGTTTATGCTAGACGCCTTGTATCTTGGTATTCCTCTCATTCACAACTGTGAATTGCTCACCGAAATGGGAACTCCATACGGCTATAAGTTAAATCAAATTCAGGACGCCGCAAACGCGTGGGCTAAACTCAAGAAAGATTACGAAAATGATAAACTTCTTTTCAATAACGCTGTACATAGTGCGATGCGGGTAAAACTTGTAAAGCGTTTTTCACCGGTTGCGCTTTCATCAGCCTACAACGAACTATTGAAGCGTGCTATTACACCCAAGTCTATTCCTAAATCTATAACTCCGAATAAGCAAAATAAGGAACTGCGTGTACACTTTTGTGAGTTATGGAGTGAATTTGTACCGAAGTACAACTTTTTTATGTATTTGCTTTCTTGGATTGGTGCGATGAATAATATCCCTGTTATTTTGGATAGTACTACGCCGAATCTCGTTATCTATGGACCTCTCAGTCATGGGCAAGAGAAGGCGTATCCTGGAGTATCAAAGGTATGGTTTACAGGGGAAAATATCCAGCCGCCAAAGGACGATGATATTGTACTCAGCCTAGGCTTCCAGTATAATACCGCTTCTAACTATATTCGTCTGCCGCTATGGATGCTGGAAGTCAATTGGTTCGGCGGAGACCCTGTCAAGATTGCGAATCCTCGTCCTGTCTCAGTACAAGCCGCTACAACGGTAGACCAATCTATGATAGATAAGAAGAGCAAGTTTTGCGCCTTTGTCGCCACGAATCCTAACAATAATAATCGTAATGTGGCATTCCATATTTTGAATAACTGGAAGCCAGTAGATTCCGCAGGACGTCTATTCTGTAATCGTCCAGAGGGACCGATTCCGGCAGGTTTGGGTGGTGGTGGCGGTGAGCTCGCAAAGGTGGAGTATTACAAGGACTACAAGTTTGTAATTACATATGAGAATTCGCCTGGTCCAGGTTACACTACGGAAAAGTTATTTCACGCTAAGGTGGCGGGTGCTGTGCCGATTTATTGGGGAGACCCATTTGTAGATCGTGATTTTGATTCGACAGGATTTATCAATGCAAATCAGGTAAGCAAGCCTGAAGATCTCATCACTCTTGTGAAGAAGATAGATGATGATCCTGCCGCTTGGCGTAAGATGGCAGCAGTACCTGCGATTACAGCTTCAAAGCGCGCATATTGCGAACATACAATGGAAGAGGTAGGAAAGCGTATATTCAGGCTTATTTTAGATAAGGAGGTAAAGGTAGATTCTTGGGTTAAAGCGGAGACATTTGGTAAATTATATGAGACAATGGATTACAAGCAACTCTATGCGTCATATTTGACGTCGGTGCCTCCTGTGCCTGCGCTAGCACCAGTCCCAGCTCCAGCTCCATCTCCAGCTCCAACTCCAGCTCCAGCTCCATCCCCAGCAACAGCTCTAGCCACCGCGTCTATCTCCAAAATCACAAACCCACGTGTATTTTTCACCGCCGCAAATCAAAAATATGTAGAAGCCGCCGTGAATGTCATCGCCTCAATGAAGTCGTACGAGCCAGACATCCCAAAGATTGTCTATGTATGGCGTGATGTAACGGAGGAGCAGTGTAATATTCTCAAACAGTACGGTGCTACGGAGGTGCGTCGTTTTCCAGAGGAGAATGGTCCATGGCGCGACTTCTGGGAACCACAGCATTTTGCGTGGAAACTATGGGCACATGTACATGCCGGTCTCAAGGAAGCACCAGGCACCTTAATGTTATACATGGATTCGGGCGTCGCCCTTGCCTCCCCCATTTCCGCAATTTGGAGCACGATTCAGGAGAAGGATATCTTTATACTGGACGATGCGGAACAGACGAACGAACGCTGGTGCCATCCAACCTTTTGTAAGGAATTTCAGGTCACCCCTGATGAGCTCAAGGCGAATCAGATTTGGGCGGGCTGTATTGGATTTAAGGTTGGTGGAAAATATATGGAATCGGTTCACCGACAGGCGCTTGGTATTGCCGAGGCTAAGCGTGATGTGATTGTAGGCGAAAAGTGGAGCCCATATTCTCAGGTCTGCTTAGGTCATCGTCACGACCAATCCATCCTCAGTATTATTACACAACGGGCAGGTGCTCCAAGGACACCACTCAAGGAGTTCTACTGTGACCGCTCTATGCGTACGGCGAAGCAGTGGGGCACTCCACTCTATGTACACCGCGGCAACTTTAAGGATATTGTGCCGTTTACGGATGGTATTGATGAAGCATATGTAATTAATTTGGATCGTCGTAAGGACCGTCTTGATAAGTTCAAGGAAACTCATAAGAATATTAAGGATCGTGTATATTTATGGAAGGCGGTAGATGGTCGTACACTCACCTTAACTCCTGAGTTGGTCAATTGCTTCCGTAACAACGATTTCAATTGGAAGAAATCGGTTATGGGATGTGCTCTCTCGCATCTGGGTCTATGGGAAAAACTCGCAAACGATAAGCTTGCGAAGTCGTATCTCATTATGGAAGATGACGCAGTGCTGTTCGAAAAATGGATTCTACGATGGATGACGGCGGCGAAACATATTCCAGCGGATGCAGATGTTATTTATCTAGGTGGTATTTTACCACCGAATAAGGCAGCCTTTCCTCAAGTTGCCGAGGTAGTCAATGAATACTTTGGCAGAGTTGCGCCGAATACACTCTACTCAACTACTCCCCGCCGGTACTTCCATTTCTGTAACTACGCATATGTACTTACACAGCAAGGCGCACGTAAATTGATTAAGCTTGTGAAGGAGAAGGGTATTTTCACGAGTGGCGATCATATGATTGTCAATCACGGTGATAATCTGCTCAATATCTATTTTACGGTACCACTTCTTGCCACTTGCTTCCAGGAGAATGACCCTGTGTACCAGCGATCCGATTTCAATAATTTCAACCGTGTAGACAACTTTGATAGTGATTTATGGAACAATACAGAGTGCTTTACAAAGGAGGAGACATTTGCGGTGATTAGTAGTGAACTGAAGGGGCAGACATTTACTGTTGTAGGTGATACAATGCCTAATGCTCCAGCTCCATCTCCAGCTTCAGTTCCAGCACCAGTAACAGCAGCACCAGTAACAGCAGCTCCAGTACAGCAGCAGGCAGCACCAGGCGACTTTTCTGCGGTATGGAACCGTCTTCTACAGGCAACGGTGCTCAAAAAGGACGCAGAGTTCAAGCCAACCCTGGATGCTATGTTCGCACTATGGTCCCCTGCAAACTTTGACGCTACAAAGTCATACCATGCGATGTTTGAACAGTTAATTGTCGCAGAGAATGAGATGTTTATGCGCTACAAGGCAGATATTTATGCGGCACTCAAGGCAAAGTTTGACCTATCTAATGCGGCGCTCTGGGGCAAGATTGTTGGAAAACTCGGTAATAATACAGTCCAGCCTTCAAACGACACAATCCCTGTCTTCTACCTCAAGACGATTAAGCCAGAGTTTTTAGAAAACGACTGGTTGAACTCTCTCTTTCCTAAGGCGATTGAGTGGGTTCCTCTAGAATCGTTTGACCATCTTGTACAGGCAACCAACCCCATTCTGCTCTTCCAGACTATTCCTGGCGAATCATCACTCGGTTATATCTACAATGGATTCGCCAGCGGTCTAGAAAAGTTAGGTAAGCAGATGACCGTTATCCATATTAGCGATGAATTTGGACGTGATCCGATTGACTTTTACAATTCACCCGCGGTCAAGCGTGTAATTCGTAACTACTATCGCCCAAATCTACCAATGAATAAAGTAGATATTATTCCACTTGGTTATGCAAATGGACGTGGTGCTACAAACCAGACAGCTCCTACATTTGAACAGCGTCCATATTTATGGTCGTTCGCTGGCTCTATGGACCGCCCTGGACGTAGCCAGGCGATTCAGTCCCTTGAGCGTACAGGCAACTTCAAGCTTGCCGACCGTCCTACATGGGGAGATCCAGCCAAACTCAACGCCAATGAGTATAATTTACTCAACCAACAGACGAAGTTTGTGCCTTGCTTCAATGGATTCTCATCACTAGAATCGTATCGGCTCTATGAGGCACTAGAACAGGGGGCGATTCCAATTTATGTGCCGAACGAAGTTGACCATTACGCCGAAGTACTCGGCAAGCATCCTATTTTATCGTTCCCTTCGTGGGAGAAGGCAGCCGAACTTTTACCAACATTGGCACAGAATCCAGCAGTCATGGAGGACCATCGCCGTATTCTCTCAACGTGGTGGCAAGGAAAAAAGGCGGACTTTAGGGACCGTCTAGCACGGGTATTTAACTAAGACCCCCAACAGCCACAACATACGGCATGACCCGATAATTTTGTCCATTCATCAATTGTATATTGACTTCCCATTGATTGATTACAGCGAGAGCAAATTGCACGTAAATTTGTAATATCCAGAGTACCGCCCTTCGCCTCCGGTTTATTATGACCAACGTGGAAATCAAACACACTTATCCGATTTTTACACCAAGATATGGTACATTTTGCCTCATATCTAGGACCTACGGATGTGAGCCATACTTGTTCGCGCAAAGCACGGGGAATTTTTGCCTTGGGTGTGGCAGGTTTTGTAGGTGCGGATGACATATAAAGACTATTATATAAACTACCGTAAAGCACTATATGTCAAATTTTACAAATTTGGATGCTCTTCTCGCAAAGCTGCCGATTCAGCAACCAATACAAAAACGGGTACGATTTATGCTCGTTGGTACGCATACGAACCAGACGACCGGTTATAGTAAAGTGACGCATAATATTATCCACGAAATGGTCAAATATCCTTGGATTGATATTTATCATTTCGCATTTCAGAATTTTGTGAAGAATCAGCAGCCGAATCGTATATATCCGCCAAATGTAAACGTCTATGACCCATTTGCGAATGAGAAGGAACACTCAGAGCAGGGATTTGGATTCAGTCAACTTCCAGAGTATGTGCGTCAAGTGAAACCCGATGTAATCCTCATTTATAATGACGCAAGTGTTATCTGCCGTTTTCTAGATAAGTTACAAGAGCAGCTTCAACCAGAGGAGCGAAAGTATAAAATGATTATCTACCTTGACCAAGTGTATAAGATACAACGTCCAGAATTTCTGGATCGTATCAACCGAGATACAGATATCTATTTTGCATTTACAGACTATTGGCGCACCGTTCTTCAGGAACAGGGTATTACGAAGCCTATTCATATCCTGAGACACGGATTTGAGCCAAATGAGTTTAAACCACTCAATCGTGATGCGATGCGCAAAAAGCATAACATTCCACAGCACGTTTTCCTATTTCTCAATCTCAATCGCAATACACCAAGAAAGCATCACGATATTGTTGTACAGGCGTTCGCACAACTGGTAGCGAAGCATCCCACGAAGCCTTTAGGGCTACTCGCCGTTTGCGACGCTGGACAACTGGGAGGATATCCGCTAAGAGAAATCTATATGCGTGAGCTCATTCGTCTCAATATGATTCCACAACATCATGTACATAAACTAATGATTACCGAACACTCTATGGCATGGGATGATCATGTAATCAATGAACTCTACTCATTGAGCGATGTTGGAATTACAGGCGCCGATGGAGAAGGCTTTGGTCTCTGTCAGTTTGAGGCAATGGGTGTAGGTATTCCACAGGTCGTTCCATATATCGGCGGTTTCAGGGATTTCTGTATTCCGAACAAAAATGCGATGTGTGTGACGCCGAAGATTGAGGTCTATCTGCCACTGGCTATGAGCGTCATTGGCGGAAAGGGTGAGTTGGTGGATGCGACGGAGCTTGCCCTTGCCGCCGAGGAGTATCTGCTGGATACGGATCTGAGGGAAGCGCACGGCAAGGCGGCACGAGAGACCGTTCTGGGGTACCGATGGGCAGACGAGGTAAAGAATTTAGTGGATGTGCTTAAGACGATGACTTAGCACCAAAGACTTTCATAATAGCGGAGGCAAGTTCGCTCTCTCCGTCTTCATATGTTAGTAAATAAATGGAGACAAAACTGAGCGCGATACCAATACCCTTCAATAGCCCTACCTTCTCTTGTAAGAGAACCAAGCCGGTAAATGTGACGAGTATATTACTCATCATATTCCATAGCAGATTGACAACCGTCATCGTCTCGAACCGAAGTCCTTGTAGAAAAATCATAGGTTGTATGGAGTAAATTGCCATAGAAACGGGTAAAAAAATCATACTCAGCTCTTTCAATGAGACCTTCTTGAGTATACTAAATGCCAGGGTATCAACACCCGCCATTAGACTCGCAATGCCTATGGGAATCCAATTTATAGCTGGCATATTCTATAGTGAATGATTATTTTCATTTCCCAACAGGTGAAGTCTTTCGCGCGCAATATTGTACACTTCGGTCGCCACCTCGCATGACGCGAGTTTATTGCCGAGGGAGGTGAAGTACGGGCGACCGGTTTGCATTTCGGCGAGTTGGCATGCCGAGGAGAGTTGAACAATACGTAACCTTAATGCTTCCGTCTCCTCTTGTATAATATACGCATAATATAATACTCCTAGGAGAAATCCAACATTGAGCGCATATATCAAGTAGTCCATCTGCCGTATCTAAAAAAATCTTTGTACCTATTTCAAATTTTGACCAATGACTATGTGAACAGTGTAGGATATTGTTCTTCAACCGCCGCAACCATATTATACCTTACAACAAAGTGAAGAAACTGTAATGTAAGTTCAAGAGTCATTCCCGCATAGACCAACGCCTTCAATGGTTCATAATACATATAATAACCTACTGTTAGAAGCGCAAAGACTGTATAAATTACCCAAAGATTTCTATATTCGTTCTCTTCGTTGAGGAGCATTTGAATAAGAATACTGTTGGACATAGTAGAATGGCTGTAGCGTTGTTTACGGGCGTCAATGGTATAAAGGGCGAAGTCAATTTTTCAGCCACCTCTACGGGCACAAAGGTACACGCTATTTTTACAGAGCTCCCGAAAGGAAATCACGGGTTCCATATTCATAAGGCGGGCGACCTGAGGGGTGAAGGCTGTAAGGGGGCGTGCGACCATTTTCATATGGGAACACCGCAACCCCATGGTGGAGCGCCAACGTCAAAAAACGCTCGTCATACGGGCGATTTGGGTAATTTAACGGGTCCAAGTGATGAGGTGTCGTATATCCTCAAAGGCGTCACCTTGGAGGACTTATGGGGACGTTCGGTCATCGTTCATGAGGACGAGGACGACCTGGGCAAGGGACCGTTTGAGGATAGTGTAACGACGGGACATTCAGGAAAGCGGATCGGCTGTGCGATTATTGGGCGAGTCCAAACTCCAGCCTGTAACGGTACAGCGCCCGCCAAAACCCGTAAAGTCCGTCGTAACCATCGGCGCAACCGCAGTCCATAAGCCCTTTACAAGGCACAAGAATGGATAGATGACCAAGTCGGACGGCGCGACATTATCCCATTTATACCGCCCGTCACAGGGCGACGCACGAACCGCTTGTAGCGCCTTATTCATCTCAACGAGCCTTTCCCGCATGTCTGGCTCCAACCGCACAAATTCACTACCGGCACAGCGTGCTTCCACTGATAGAATCATATAGTTAAACAGCCACGTCGTCAGACAGTCAATACGCCATACCCGCTCATCGGCGACCCCCGCTTTGAACCAATCGCCCCGTTCAGCCGCAATACGTAATGGCACATCGCGCAGTCTCTTCATAAGAGTCGGCACGTGAAATACCTCTAGAACGAACTTGAGACGCAGATACCCAATCGCCGCCAGAACAAAATCGTCGTCTGCTGACAACGCACGAAGAATATCAGTTACGCTCCCAACAGCGTCTAACCCCAGCCGACTCATATAGTATTTTGTTAGAAACTCAGGCAAGTGATAGCCTCCAAAGAGCAATCCCTTCAACTCTTCGTCTGTATTATGGTCGCAATTATTATGGGGAAAAGGAAACTCTGTATGCGCATTGAGCGTATAGAAATCTGGGGAAAGCATTACAAGTGATATACAACTGCGGTGTATATTCAATTTTTGCCCCGTACTATAGTTAGAATGGGTTCTACTAATTCTGTGCCAGTTTCGCAGTCTAGAGTCGTGAATACGATGACAAATCCGATGATATGTAAGTATGATAACTGTAAAAATCGTATAGAATTCAGAAAAACCTATTGTGTAATTCATGATATAAATACGGGGCAGCCAAAGGAAGAGCCGAAAAAGGAGGGTTGTTGGGGTTGTTGTTGTGATATGATGTGTATGTAATAAAAAAATTGAACCCTCCCGTAGGGCTTTTTTGACGTTCACCTCAAATGAACTGCCCTAATTGTGAAGCTATCAAGGGACTTGCCCTCCAACATTCGATGGATGATTGTCCGATTAAGGATGATATTACATGTCGTAGATGTTGCCAAACTGGTCATATGACCCATCTATGTCAGCAGAACTGGTCGCATTGGGAGCGTCCGACCACTATGGAACAACTTATTCCCCTTCATATCCGCAATCGTTACAAGATTACCTCGGCGACTCCACTTACATTTGAAACACCGCGCGGCGCAGATACAGTACATGAACTTCATCCTATGAACGAGTTTCAAATGCCTGATAATTATAAAGAATTACGTTCTTTTGTAGATAAATATGGTATTTATGTAAAAAAGACCACAAAGGCGGCAGAATTGGCGTGCGTGGAGGCGATTCACTCTTGGGCGAAGGAGACTGGTCGCCGTATCATTCCTAAAAATACCATTGTAGTATAGATGGCGAGACGTAATCCAACTCGTAAATCAAGGCGCACAATGAATATTCCAAATAATGCGATAGTAAATGTACAACAGGATCCGTATTCATCCCGTTTTTTAACGAACGGAAAGACGGCGAAAGAGATACTCAAGGAGGCGGGTCCGACGTATCTGGGCGGTCGTAGAAATAGAAAGACACGCCGCCACCGTCGTTAGGTCGCTCGCTTCGGTCGCTCGCTTCGGTCGCTCGCTTGAAAAAATTGAAATCATCATAGGACATTTTGTACTCTTTCGGTCTGCGTACAAAACATCCACATACTTTCCTCCTCCTAAAACAAACAATGCCTTCTATTCCTTCCTTCCCAACCCTGTACGGTAAAGCGTCCACAGGTAAAATTAAGATGTGGTCTATTAAAGTTGAAGACCAAAAAGGGGTCGGTGCGATTACGACGACCCACGGCTACGTAGGTGGCAAACTCCAGGAAAATGTCCGTCTCGTCACGGTGGGCAAGAACCTGGGTAAGAAAAACGAGACAACTCCAGTCCAGCAGGCGGTCAATGAGGCACAGAGCGACTGGAAGAAGAAGACCGAGGCGGGCGGTATGACCGAGAAGATGCCTGAGGAGGCAGCAGCTGGTGCGGGCAAGGCAAAGGCAGACTCTGACGGCGAGAGCGTCAAGTCCGCAGGCAAGCCGAGCGCCGAAAAGAACGCCAAGGCGGCGACCAATGCCGGCGGTGTCCCTCACCCGATGCTCGCCCACGACTACAATAAGCGCGGCAAGGATATCAAGTTCCCGTGCTATGCCCAGCGGAAGTTGGACGGTGTGCGCTGCCTCGCCATCTCAGGCAAGGGACTTTACAGCCGTACAGGCAAGGCGTTCCCGCATATGGACCACATTCGTGCCGAGATTAACAGCCTCCCCAGAGGCACGATTCTGGACGGCGAGCTGTACAGTGATACGCTCAACTTCCAGGAGATTGTAGGTCTCGTCAAGAAGGAGACGCTCAAGCCTGAGGACACCGCTAAGATGACGCAGATTTACCTCTGCGTCTACGATACTATTCAGGACGGCACGAACGAGGAGCGTAATAACTGGCTCGCCAATCTCTTCAAGACGCACAAGTTCAAGGCGCTCAAGCTCCTGCCGACCGACATCGCCAATAATCTGGACGACGTCAAGCGGCTTCACGCCGAGTATGTCGCCGACGGCTACGAGGGGCTCATCCTACGCAATAAGGCAGGGCTCTACAAGGTGGGGCACCGCTCCGCTGACCTCCAGAAGTACAAGGAGTTCAAGGACGATGAGTACAAGATTGTCGGCTTCAAGGAGGGCGACGGAATTGAGAAGGGCTGCGTCATCTGGGTCTGCGAGACGAAGGATAAAAAGCAGTTCAGTGTCCGCCCTAGAGGCACGCATGAGGAGCGACAGGAGGCGTTCAAGACGGCATCAAAGCAGATAGGAAAGAAGCTGACAGTTCGCTTCCAGGAGCTTACGGAGGACGGCATTCCACGTTTCCCCGTGGGGCTCGCCATCCGTGACTATGAATAAATAAACCAAAACCACAAAACCACAAAAACCATAAACCACAAAAACCATAAACCACAAAAAACACAAAAACCACAACCCAACATAAGGATGGAAAAGAATTGGAGTTTGGAGAGGCATAGCCTCTCACCAAAAGAAAAAAAAATACAATCGTTCACTGAACGAGCCACTGGCTTCCGCTTTCCCACACTCAGTCATAAATTCGCATCTATATTCAGTCTCTACAACTTTTTGAATGCGCACCAAAACGACAATCCAGCTACATTACAATATCATGTAACGGATGAGAATGGCAATCCTATGTTTTCAGTAAGCGACCTAAAACAAATACAGGAGACAATACGGAACCAGACATCGCGTCCTATGTCAAATAATAATGCCCGGCAGATTCTTGACCAGGTAAAGAAGGTATATGCGCCGGCGATAGAATTAGCAAAAACAATGAAGGGGGGCTCACGTAGAGTATCCAGAGGCAGAACTCGTGGAGGTGCTACGGTGGGTGTAGGTGTACCAGTAGCGACTCCAGTATCTCCAGCGGTTTCATTACGTGATCCTATCGCCCCTGGCTATAATGCTACAAATGATATGTTAGGTGCCCCAGAACGCCCTGGATTTGTTGACACCTCAAGAAATAGTTTTTTTGACCGCATTTTTGTAAAATTGGGCAATATGTACTCAAATTCTCCATTTGCTCTAAAATTCTCCCATAAATGGGACGGTATCTTTTGGTTTATGTTTATATTATACAATTTGGAGAATATGGACTTCTTTGGACCGTTCCTTAGTGCTGGATTAGACGCTTATATTTTAGGCATTCGTATGGCGGTTGATGCGCTACACGAGGGTATTCCTAAACTTTTATCTACGCTTGGTAGTATTCTACCGATTGGTGTAGGAGGTATTGCGGGTGATGCTGCTGGCGAAGCGATAGCAACTTTAATTGGTGGATTTCTCCTTATGGGTACAATTATTGTAAGTATCTCTCGTAAGCATTTTGGCGATGCGTTCAAGTCGTCGCTAGAGATGATACCAGTTGTAGGCGATTTTCTCTTAACATTTGCTATGTCGGCAGAGACGAATTTAGATCGTATAAATATCTACCGTAACAAACTTATACATCAATTAGAACCTATTAGCCCGAAACTCTATACTTTTGTGGATTACTGGGTACCAAAGTTAGAGCCTGTTTCACCCACCCCACCGCCCACACCTACATTCGCAGATATTAAGAATGATATTGTTCAAAAAGGTATGGAAGTTACGGGGGCAAATGTGGCACTAGAGAAGGTACAAGCGATAACATCAAATCCGTTGGGTGCGGTGGCGGGTCAACTGCCGGCGATGCCTGCTCTCCCTACACTGCCTACTCTCCCTACACTGTCTAATGTACCCACATTGCCAGCATTACCTACAGCCCCAACGCTGCCAACGCTGCCAACGCTGCCGACACTGCCGACACTGCCGACACTACCAACAGTAAAAAACATGCCTTCAATACCATCAAATAGCTTAAAAACCGCCTTTGCTCCTACTCCTGTGCGAAAACGCGGAGGCGCACGTACCCGCAGATATAAACGCCACAAACGTAGGCAAACTAATAGACGGCGATGACCAACTGGTTCTGCTATCTACTTTACATTCCTGGAACCAATAGAACTTATATTGGTGCTACGAATGACCCAGCACATCGCTTGAGACAGCATAATGGCGAGCTCAAAGGCGGCGCCAAGGCAACCAAAGGCAAGAAATGGACGCAGGCATTCTATCTATCGGGTTTTCCCGACTGGTCGACTACCCTACAGTTTGAGTGGGCGTGGAAGTTCCATGGCAGAGGCAAACCAGGGCTGCCAGGCAAACTGCGCGCCCTTAAGGAACTCCTCGTTAAGGACCGCCCAACCAAAACGTCTATTCCGTACGCCTACTGGTCACGCCAAGTCGCCTTAGAAGCGACACAAACCCAGCGCGCCACCCTCCAAAAAATTGACGCAGCATCGTTCTTGTTAGAAAGCCAGTATTCCCCCAGCATGTCTTCCTCCAATCATACATTTGAATCTCTATCTCAGCAGGTTACCGATATGGCGACAGAGCTCGCACTTGTCAAGCAGCGTCTAGCTGATGCGCTAGCAAAGCTTGAACCCGCTCCCGTAAAGAAGGAAAAGAAGGTAAAGGATCCCAATGCGCCAGCTGTACAAAAGAAGCCCCTCAGTGGCTATATGCTCTTCTGTGACCGTACCCGTAAGGCAGCACCGCCTAATATGAAGTATACGGCGGCACAACTAGGTGACCTCTGGAAGGCACTCTCGGATGTTCAGAAGGCGGAATACAAGGTGGTTGCCTAAGAGCACATAGGCATTGAAAAATTTTTGTTTTGTTTTGGGGTTTTTTGATACATTACGCAGTAGAGAATACCGATTTTCCATTTGTTGTCGCCGACGCACGCAGATTCGTCGCCGTCTTTGGCAGGTCTCCGTAGAGCACCAAACCCAGCTCGTCAGGAACAAGTGCCGTCACAGGCACGTAGAGTGTCGGCTTCTGCTCACCAAACTGGTAGCCGCACATACGTCCTACCAGCCCCTGGACGAGTGCGTCGGTCTTGGACTTGGAGGCACCCTCCCACACAAAGCCTATGTGAGTCTTGGGCACAACCTTACCTGCACGCAGACGTCCGCGTACAATGATAACTGTGGTCAGAGCAGGCGCGTCCTCTAGACAGCCGATTTTGCGCCCTCCTCGTGAAAAGCGCTTCTGCTCGCCACGCGTGACCGCAATCTCCGTCTTTTCGCCAGTGTAGAGGAGCACAGGAAAGGACAGGCGCCGGCATATTCCGCGCAGCACCTCTTCGTTCTCCTTGTTCGCCTTGCTGCGATTCATGCGCAGCAGGACGTACTTGCCAGGTACGTTTAAAAGCATCGTCTCAAAGTACTCAGGGCGCTTAGATATAGAAAACGTGGGCTCCAGCAGTCCGTCTTTTTCGTAGTCAGCGAGCCCGTAGTAGCCGACGCCAGCCTCCAACTCCTCCACGTGCTTCAGATATGGAGTCTCCTTTTCGCGCCAGGCAGCGATTTCGGAATAGGGCGTAGCGTCTACAGAGAGCAGATAGGTATTCTTCTCGGCGAGCGCAGCAGGGTTGCCGTCAAGGAATACACCGTACTTGGCGAGAAAGAGGTGAAGCTGCTGGTCCTTGGTCTGGACCATATGCGACTCGTCTACGATAATGAGCGCATTCGTGATATCCAGGTCAACATGCTTGAAGTCCTGGTGGAAGACGACCTGGATACAGTGCTGATACGCAGCGTTGAAGGCGAGCGTGTCGGACACCGCCTGCCGCTTAAGCTCGGTTTCAGCGGAGCCGCAGAGCACGTATGCGTGCGTGACGTCGCCGGCGTCTAGCATAGCCTTGATGAGGCTTTGGAAGGTACCTGTCTTGCCGGACTGGCACTTGGCAGAGAGAAGGGCATAGCGAGTGCCAGAAAGGAAGGAGGAACGAATGCTGTTCGCAGCGTACGTTTGGTTAGAGTGAAACATAGTATGAGTATGAGGCGACATTTATTACGCCAGCACGAAGCGTTCAATTTTTCTCGGCATTGAAAAATCTACAATAGATATTTAGTCATAAAGTGTATATCATGGGGCAATTAATATGCGTAGAGAATACGCATATTTCAATTTTTTTCCAGACCCCCGCATATGAAAAAATTGATAGGAGAATCGGCTCAGAAGTCAACTTTTGCCCCCGCCGACACATATCCTTCCAACACTTCCGTTGTAAGCTTTCTTCCTTCCTTCCTTCCCAAAATGTCCTCCTCCAAGCCTACCCTCGCCTCCCTTCAGACTCAGATTACTGAGCTCCAGTCTCAATACGCTGCTCTCCTCGCACGTGTTGACGACCTAGTCAACAACAACGCTGCTGCTCCTGCCGCCGACGCTGACGCTGCGCCCGCAAAGGGCAAGCGTGGCGCCAAGAAGGAGAAGAAGCCTAGGGACCCTGACGCCCCTAAGCGCCCACCCACGGCATTCTTCGCCTACAGCACAGCAGAGCGCGCCAAGACGCCTGACGTCAAGCTCACCGCCTCTGTACTCTCAGAGCGCTGGAAGGCACTCACTGACGACGAGCGTGCCGCATTCAAGCCCGCCGGCGCTGCGAGCGATGCTGAGTAAACGCAGTCAGCAGCTCGCCCGTAATGTCAACATAGAAAACCCCAATCTCCAATAAAAATACAAAAAACCCCAAAAACAAACAAAAATTTTTCAATGTAGATATCAATTTTTTCATATGTTCTCTAACCAACCCAGCAGCGTCAGCATTGAAAAATAGCCGTGTTGTGCGACCAGCATATTTTTCTTTTTTTTTTGTTGGAAAGCCAGGTTAGTTCAGCACATCAGCGAGTGCGTCAAACGCGAAGCGCCGGCGCTTACGTGGACCGCCGTTAATGCCGTACTGCGAATTACGATTCGCTGCTGCCTGCTCAATACGAGCGACAATACGATCAGCCATATCAGCGCAGTCTGCGCAGACCTTCATCGTCTCATTGTCAGGCTGGAACGACTTTCCGCATCCCAGGTGTAAGCCTGAGATACTCAAGTCAGCACCGCAGGTGCGGAAATCTGCGGTGCGACTGTTGTAGGAGGGAGGGTTTGGGGAAGTGGACATTTCAGAAAGAGTGAATAGTTGTCAGGGAGCCCAACTTGTATTTCTGGGTGGATATGTCTATCAATTTTTTCATATGTGCTACATGAGGAAAAATTGATATGTATATTGAAAAATTTTTTTGTTTTTTTGTGGTATTTTATGTATTTTTTGTTTGATTTTTAGGGTTTTTGTGCGCTGCTTTACTCACTCAGCGTAGCTGGAATCGTCGTCGCTGGAGTCATCGCCAGCGTCGCTGGTGTCATCGCCAGCGTCGTTGAACTTCGCCTTTTGCTCAGGCGAAAGTGCCTTAAAGTGTGCCTCGGCGGTCTTCGCGTCCAGCGTGGGGTTCTGGATACAGAAGCGCAGAAACTTAGAGGCAAGCGAGCTGCTCATCTTCGCTGCGACATCACGCGCCTCTTGGAATGAGGGCTTTGTCTCAGCAGAAGCAGGCGCAGCAGCAGAAACAGCAGGCTTGTATGAAGCACGCTGCTCGTCAGAGAGTGCACGCCAGCGCTCGGCGAGCTCGGTCACCAGGAGCTTGACGTCAGGCGTCTTAGCGCGCTCTGCCTGGCAGAAGAGGATGTAGGCACCTGGTGCGCGCTTAGGCGCATCAGGGTCCTTTTCCTTCTTAGCGCGCTTCTTCTTCTCAGGTGTTGAGGCAGAAGCAGAAGCTGGCTTAGCAGCAATGAGGGTATCCAGGCGCGCGGAGAGCGCTGCGAACTGGGTGGTCAACTCGGTGACCTGGGAAAGGAGGGAGGAAACGGAGGGCTTGGACATCTTTGTAGGAAGGAAGAAAGAAGTATGTATGAGAGAGCCAAAAGTCACACTCAGCAATATCAAATATATCAATTTTTTCATATGTACGTAAATAGAGAAAAATTGATACAATTGTCCAGCATAAACATACTTTTGAGCTCTCCTACAACTCCTCTCATTCACAACGCAATGTCCCTTACTTTCACTTTTCCTCCTACTTTTCACGCTGTTTCACAGCCTCTTTACGACGAACAAATGCTTCTTGATGAACATCTAGAAGACGAGCGTCGTGAAGTTGATGCTGAATTAGCACGATATAATGACTATTACGCTGACAACGAAAGCGAAATAGCATCCACGCAGGCTAGCACAATTACTATTATAGACCCAGTTAGCGTACTGGCTGAACATTTACATCTTCTCGCTCCTCTTCCAGAAGAGGACGAAGAGGAGATAGATACGCACTCCTGCGCCGACAGTGGTTGCCAGGGAGAGCATACTCACGCAGACTATTATGAAGACTACGAGACGGGTCATGTATCACCCTCCACGCATGCTTATAATGAATTGTTGCCCTACTGTCCAGCCACACCAGACTATGAAGAGTATTAAATTGAACTTAGAATAATGTATCCAAAACCAAAAACACAAAAAACACAAAAAACACAATAAAAATTTTTCAATCAATTTTTCACATACTAAACATATGAAAAAATTGATATGACATTGAAAAATTTTTTGTTTGTTTTTGTGGTTTTATGTATTTTTATTGGGTTTTGGGGGTTTTATTTACAGAACATGCAGAGTGAGAGACTTATCGCGTTTAGCTGCTCTTGTAGGCAGCACGCTCGTCATCGCTCAGGGCACGCCAGCGCTCAGCGAGCTCAGGTGCCTTAATCTTGACGTCAGGCGACTTTGCGCGCTCCTGCTGCGAATAGAGCATGAAGCCAGTGAGCGGCTTCTTAGGCGCATCAGGATCACGAGGCTTCTTGTCCTTCTTCGCCTTCTTGGCGGGGGTCTCGGTAACGCCGTCTGCGTCAGCGGCGGCAGCCTTCTTGGCGCGCTTGGGCTCCTTAGGCGGCTTAGGAACAACGGGAACGCTCACATACTTTGCCTTGTCGTCGGCAGAGAGGAGCTTCCACATTTCACCGAGGTCAGCTGCCTTGAGTGGCGTACCCACCGACTCTGCGCGCTTTGCGGCGCAGAAGACGAGGTAGGGGCTGAGCATACGGGGCTTGCTGGGGTCAGCAGGCTTCTTTTCCTTCTTGGAACGAGCAGCAGGTGCTGCGGCGGCAGCGACCGTAAGCTCATCAATCCTGGCACGCGCAGAGGCGAGCTCGGACTTGAGGGAGGTAATCTCGGACTGGAGGACGGACTTGGAGGAAGACATCTTGGGAGGAGGGAGGAGTACTTGGATGGAAGGGAGGAGGAAGTACTTGTTGGCGGGGCAAAAGTCAGCCAATCAGCCAAAACATCTATCAATTTTTTCATACAAATCGCTCTATGAAAAAATTGATATATTTCTATTCCTTCAGCATATTAATTGCCCCACGCCACATATCTCTTGACGACTATCACTATGTCCTCAACGATCCCTCCCTCCCTCCCTCCTTCCCTCCCTTCTGAAGAGATACTCTTCCGCCAGCAGGCGTTTGAGATACTCTCTACAGATTTTGCCAGCTTCAATTGGGCTGATGAAGCTGACTTCTCCGTGCCCGAGCTCAAGATAGAGCCAGAGCCAAAGCCAGAGCCAGAGCCCAAGCCCTATGACCCAGACGAGTTCTGGGAGTGCCCAGATTTGCGCCTACGCAAGGACATCTGGACACACTTCCCAGTGACGGTCGTGCCACTGGGACGTCGCGCCGACGGCGCAGAATACCACTCCGTACAGTGGCACCGCGAGAAGCTTCTCGCAGGTCGCGATGACTTTGACTTTGACGAGTACGTCAGCGAGGTAGAGCGCCGCCTCCTCAAGGCACTCGAGGCGTCTTCCAAGTGGGACGTCCTGCCTGCTGAGACGCTCGGCGACGTCGTGATTGTGCCTGAGACAAAACGAGGAATCTATAGCTTTGGCGAGCTCACTGCGCAGAAGGAGATTTGTATCCTGCGTATGAACTTCACCGAGGCTGCGCCTGTGCCTGCGCCTGCTGATGACGGCTGGCAGCAGGTCGGCGCTCCTGCTGCTGCGCCCGCGCCCGCACCTGGTCCTGCGATTGAGCTCCGCCGCCTCAACGACCTGCGCGACATCCACTGCGTGTGGAAAGCCCAGGACGGCACGAAAATCTACTCGGTCCAGATACACGAGAAGAACACTCGCGCGGCTGGTCTGGATGTCGCCAAGCACTCGGCGAACGTCCTCGCTGCGCTCAAGCAGTCGCTGTCCTGGCGCGTCTTGCCGAAGACGCACGACAAGGAGCTCTGCCGCATTGAGCTCCCCTAAACCCTAAAAACCAAATAAAAATACATAAAAATCACAAAAAAAAATAAAAAATTTTTTATTTGTTTTTGGCGTTTCGGGCTGCTTTGCGAGAGGACACAGCAATTGCCTGCCGCACGTGTTGCGACGAGTAGGGCGTACGCTCACGCTTTTCTTTCGCTTTGTCGGATTTTTTGCGACGGGAGGAGGAAGGAGGATTATCCATTTGAATAGGATTTGAATAGGATTTGTATTTAAAAAGGAGCAGGACAATATGTACTTTACCCGCATCGGTCAACTTTCAATTTTTCTCTGCTCCCGCCGGCAACGGGTCTGTCCCACCCCTTACCCCCGAAAATTAGTACCGTAAATCGTTTAAAAAACGGTAACCCAGTATCGCAATTACTAGTACCATTTTTAGAGCTAGCGGGGGTCGTAGACGTTCACGACGAATTCGTCAAATCGTTGATGCCAGGTTGGCTTTCGCGTGCTGTTCCAGTCGGCACGTTCCATAGCATCAATACATATATCAGCGTGTTCACTATCTGATTCGCCGACGATATGTTTCGTGGAGGAAGAAGGAAAGGGAAATTTACTAGAGGAAGAACCCATATTTGTGTAGAAGGAAGGAGACACAAAACCGTATAAAATACGCTGTCGTGTTTCAATTTTTTTAATCCCCCAACAACATTTATTTATTTGTTAGAAACCCAGCACCCCTAACGTCGCAATTTCCGAGTACGCCGTCTAGCGCGTCCTGTGCCTCCAGCAGGACCCATTAGCATATCAATATCTGCTATACGCCGGTCAATCTCCGCTGCGTCTTTGAGTGTTCGTAGTTTCTGCTGTTCCGCTTTGAGTGCGGGTAGTGAAAGAACCGGTACGCCGTCAATAACGTTCACTTGTGTTGCCGCCGCCCATTGTTCAGCGAGACTGATTTGAGTCTCATTCTCATCATATTCGTAGAACGGTACAGTCACCTCAATGAGTTTGATTTCAGGGCTCGTCTTGGTATAGAGTTGGAGAACAGTGACGTTTTTGGGCTTTACGAGTGTACGTATAATACGCATATTTAATATATTTGTGCTCGGTTGTGTGGCGTGGCTCGCATATGGATATTGATTCATAGTATCTGTGTAAAACCGAGAACCTAATTTATCTGGCACGCCTACGTATTCTTGGGGTATTGTATCTTTTATATTATAGACTGTTTTCCCCATGCCTACATCCCAATATGAGGAGGCGAATGGAATATCTGCTCCGTGAAGTTTTGTAATGACCTCCGCATTGAACCGCGGGTCATTCATTCCCGCCGTAAGACGTTGTATAATAGTATTAAGCATATATGAACGTAGGTCGTAGAAGTGTTTTTTATCCAATCCAGGATTTAGTAAGAGAGTAGTATCATAGTCTGATGTATGGTTCATGAAGGCTATACGATACGAACGTTTATAGAGGTGTATTGCGGCACTTCCCTTGAGATAAAAACGTGTATTTGGATTTTGGGTGCTGATAAATATATCGTGTAGAATCTGGTAAATATATCTATGATCTAGCGTTTCCCAGAAACGTGTTGCCGGCGGGGAACGACTATAGGGGGTAAATCCTATTTTGGCGAGCGATGGTGTTGGCGCACGTGGTATATTGGAGAAACTCGGTGGTGACGCAGAGGGTGGAAGGGGTAAAACAGATGGGGGTGGTGCTAATAAAGGAGGTGATATAGATGTTGTTGGAGATACAGAGGGCGGTAACGATGACGGTGACGGTGCTGGAGGTGAGGCGGAAGGTGTTTTCTGACCAAGTAAATATTTTGGTTGTGGAGTCGTCATTAGTTCAGGCGCACGCTTTTTCATAGAGGCGGCTAAGAGATTCGCCGACTTCTTTACAGCATTTTTTGCGGTTTTTTTCTCGGCGGCAATACGCTCTGCTTCCGCCTTTTTGGCTGCGTCGGCGGCGGCTTTCTCTGCCGCTAAGGCGGCGGCTTTTTCCGCTGCTAAGGCGGCTTCCCGTTCTTTTTTCGCTTTCTTTTTACTCGCCTTTTCAGCTGCTAACGCTTCTGCGGCGGCTGCCTCCGCTTTCTCTTCTTCCAAAAGGGCTTTTTCTGCCTGCTCCGCCGCCGCTTTTGCCGCTGCCAAACGTTCGGCTGCTGTACGATCTGCCTCCGCTTTAGCGGCATTATTGGCTCTCTTCTTTGCCGCTGCTGCTGCCGCTGCTCTTCCTGATTCTAATTGTTTTATTTCGGAATTTTCGGCTATTTCTTCATCGAGTGTCTTTATAAAATTACCCAAACGTTTTGCGAGTTCAGAATATCGTATTACATCTTTTTTTGCCTGTGTTCTAATCTCTATAGTCTCCCCATTTTCAGCCTGATGCTCTGCGGTTGCTTTTAATAAATTTGTAACATGCTGCTCTTGGTTTGCTAGAATATACAAAGCCCGCCAAGTATGTTCTTCATTCATTTCATCCACTGCTATAAATTGTATAAGAAACGTACTCGCTCCACGATATTTAGATGATTCTAGTAAACGAGGATCTATCGTTAATGAGCCAGATAGAACATCTAGAGACACATTGCGACGTCTGAAAAATTCACGTATAAGGTCCAATAAATACATAAACTTTTGTCCAATCTGTTCAACTGCTCGTTCAGAATAGATATCACGTTGCGTTAATTCTTCCCCAATGAGTAAGACCATAAGATGCATAAGTAATTCATGTGTATACAGAGTTGTTTGGTCGAGTACCATAATTTTTACTAAAACTCCTAAAAACTGAGAATAATGTTCTATCGCTGGAAAAACAGGATCAAATATATTATTATGCTTACTGTACCAAATAGCTTTTTCAGGGTCTTCTAAATCCATTACAAATCTAGAGATATTTTTACCAAGATAAAGTATCTGTTTGAGATATTCTTGCATCATCGGAATTAGATCACTATATTTACGAACTACGGCTTCCGCAGTGTGTAATAGTTCAATTCTATTAAGCACAAGATTTGCTGGTAATGTATCCCTTACCAATGGCGATAATGGTGGTGGCAACGGTGGTGGCAACGGCGGCTCAGACATTCTTAATCCCTATTTTATCCAACTAAATTAGAATGGTGGACATCTTCCAGTTTAGCCCACAAAGTCTTATTGCCTGGATGGCGGCGTATGCGGTCCTAGAGCCGGCGAGTTTCTACATTATTCCGAAGGTGAGCAAGGGACAAACAACGCAAGAGTATTATTCTAAGTTTCCGTTTGCCGTGGTTGCGTTCGGCGACTTCATATATTCTACATTCTTGTTCCTAGTCGCTCAACAGGTTATCGCCCTCGTTTTCAAACAAAACCCGCCCAAATCGGTCGTTCAGTGGCTCCTACGATTTGCCACCTTCACGGCGGTCCAGTGGACGGGAGACCTCTCCTACTTCAAACTGATTAGCCAGCTCAAGCCGACCACAAAGTATATTGACTTCTTTCAGCGTTACGGCAAAGATGCGAACCTGGGAGCCCCAATCGGTGACACAGTCTATGGACTAGCGTGGTTTACCCTATCATCACTCGCCTTGGCCTACGCACCCTTATGGAGCCAAATTACCGCCATCACTTTGTTTTTGTTTGGAACCCTGGTTGTATCATATTAAGAATGAAAAAATTGAGTTACTTTGGAAGCGGTAATATAAACTTACCTGCGACCCAAATGGAACTCTTTGTACGAAATTATGCCCAAGGGCAATACATTCTTTCCTCCCCTTCAACTTCCTACGAATATACTGAACCGATTATTGAAAAATGGTTACATGGTGATATAATCAATCCAACTACAAAAAAACTTGAACATAGAGACATTAAAAGACATAAATCGATTGCGGGAATCATTGATTACCTTAATCGTATTCGTATTGGTATGACCCCGAAAGGTGTTCCGTTATACAATTTTCATCCTTATGACCCTGCCTATCCAACAATGGTTGTCAGTTCAAAACTCAAACCGACGACAAATATGGTGGCAATTGCTTCATTTGAACACTGGAATGATAAGCACCCGCGCGCAGGAATACAGCACATTTATGGACCTGTCGGCGACTGCGAGGCCGAAACTGCGGTGTTACAGATGGGTGTTTGTATTTCTAAATTTCCGGTAGAATACGAATGTTTGGCACCTTATAACACACGGCACCACAGTAATTCGTCGTGGGATATTGTAGTCAATATTGACCCACCGGGCTGTGAAGATGTTGATGACGTTATGGGCTGGCGTCAAACGCCGATCGGTACTGAGTTCTTTATAGGTATTGTTGACATTGCGTCGTGGGTTCCAGAGGACTCCGTGTTGGACTTGGAGGCCAAACGCTCGGCACAAACGATTTATATTGATGGCAGGGCAGTGGATCCCATGTTTCCTAGTGAGTTATCCACACAAAAGGCTTCGTTAAGAGCCGATGGAATTAAACGTCCCGTGGTAGCACTTGTGTTTTACATTGAAGACAACAAAGTTGTAAGAACTATGTGGTCAATACTGAACATTGCTGTCACGGTCGCTCATACATACGAATCGGTTCTTACGGACAGCAGAATTTCATTTAGGCTTCCTGAACTCCTAAGTATCATCACCGATAAACCGTGTTCAGCGGACCCTCATGTTTGGGTAGAGCAAGCCATGATTTTGTATAATACCGCAGTCGCAGAAATATTAGTGAAATACCGACAAGGAATATTGCGACGACACGCCGGTACGAAAAACGCCGAATACCAACGTTTGGCCGAAACATCAGGCAATCAGGAGTTGGCGTTTCTAGGCTCATCGGCGGGCGAATATGTAACAGCGTCATCAGCCGATACGTCTCACGCTGGACTCAACCTTAAAACTTATTGTCATGCCACATCACCCCTTCGTCGTTATGCGGATGTCGTCAATCACCGCTGGCTCAAACATCACGTGTTTGGATTCCAGGAACCGTATGGGGTGACGATGACCGAGCATCTCAATCACCGTGCTCACGTGATAAAGCAGTTTGAACGCCTTGTTTGGTTTCTACAACATCTCAATCAGGACGGTTCAATTACTACGGTATCAGGTATAGTTATATCCTATAACGCCGAGTTGAAAACAGCAAAGGTGTATGTACCAAGTTGGAAGCGAGTTGTGCGTGCTAGCCATACCTCTGTTACGGTGTATGAGCCCGGTCAATCTGTAACGATTCGCGCGTTCTCCAACTTGAAGGCGACGTCTATTTACCAACGGGTTGTTTGTACCATGAACTAGACCACACTATTTTTAAATTTATACAATAGAGATGACAAAATTAGGCCACGGAACTCGTAAATACCGACCTGCGCCTGCGTTTAAGGTAAAACTCACGAAGCGTAATGTGAAGCAGTTTTTGAGTCGCAATGCCGAGGTATTACCTACACGATACGGCTTGGCCCTTAAACGCCTAGCACCTATGGTATCTCAAGTAGAACGCCTGGTAGAAAGTGATGCGGCTATTATCTCTGATTTACAAGCTGACTTGTCCATTCAACTTGGTAAGATCCGCCAGTCGTGCGAAAAGGCGTTAGAAAAGCTCAAAGAGGAAGCCGTAATGAACAACAATAATATGATGGGCAACAGCAACAATAAGCCAGGCAATAATGTCACGAACGCAAATCTCAAGAAACTACAGCGTATGATTAATCGTAATGAAAAGAAAAAGGCAGCAAACAAGGGTGTAAATGACTTATTAGCGGGATTTGGCTCGCTAAAGTTTTAGTAACACATTCTAGATATGCCAGAGACGGCGCAGACATACGCGAATATGCTAAAAATACAAGCGGCACAAGGACTGGCTGGGCATGTAGGAGCATCAAAATCCCCGCTACCTGTTATAGTAGCACCAAAGGGGGCACCAAAAAATATAAATTTAAGCAATTTTACACCCGCACAACACGCACATCTCGCCGCAGTAGCGGCGGCTATGCGACCAAGAGAACCAACAGAATTAGAGAAATCGTATGCAGCGTTAAAAAAGGCGGAGGCTACCGGTAAGAAACGGTCCCGCCGCGCAACAAGAAAGCGCCGGCAAACAAGACGCAAATAAATTATAAACCCCCTTTTTATAAACATGGATCCTCGTATAACTGCTGGATTAACGGATGAACAAAAAAGACAACTTGCTGCGGCTGCTGCAGCAGCATCTGGCGCACCTATTACACGTGCTGCTGCTGCTGCATTTGGTTCTAAGCCAGTGCAACTACCAGCCAAGAGACGCCGCACAACCCGTCGCAGTCGCAGTCGCAGCACCCGCAAAACCACCCGCCGAAACCGCCGCTACCGCCGTACCTAAACCCAACCCCCCCGACTAGAGTAGATAGAAGATGCCCATCTTTTGCGAGCCCCTAGCCGCCGAGACACTGAGTGCACTCAATCGTGCAGTCAATAATCTACCCGCTGAGCACCATCTCCGTAAGGATAGTGATGCCGGTATTGTGAGTATCGTCTACGACCAAGCGAAGGACGTCACCGTTTTTCACGGCAAGTCCGGTTTTTACTTTCGCCGTGGACCCGTCGTAGACGCCATCAAATCCGATATTAATAATGGTCGTGGACTCATTTGTACCGCCTACGAACTGACAGACGCCGCCGCCGCCGCATCGGTTCTCACCGGTTTTGAAGAGAAGTTCGGACTCAAAAATTCAAAGAAGATTGATACGTATACGACGGAATTCAATAACCGCCAGTTCCTGCTCGCCAAGTTCCCCGCCAATGTTGTCAAGCAATTGTTTGAAACCCAGGGCGGCACAATGAAGACTGGCTTCAAGGGTCCCCGTGATTCGTTGCTCAAGATTCCAACGCTAGATAAGTATTTTGAATTCAAGGAGACTACAGAGCCTACTGTTGCCTCTGTATTCGCTACACAGTACGAGAATGGTAATTACGATTACGTAAAATCGGTTCATTACCAACTCCTACAGGAAGTGATTCGCAATCCAAATCTAGGAATTACACTGAGTCCTGTGGCGGAGTGGACGTCCTAACCATAACGGGTTCAAAACGAGGAAGTACATGTCGTTTGGAATTATAATACCTATACATCATTACTAGTAATACACCCGCCGATGATACACCTATAATAATACCTGGTATCCCAAACATAATAAGCGGGTCAGCGTTTACTTGATGTGTATCAGTGGTGTTCATCACCGGTGGTACAGGTGATAGAATCATTATTAATGTTAATAATAATTCTAAGACTATTCATTTTTTTGTAAAAATGGGAAAAATTGACGCCCCCATAATCTGATTTAGGGATTGCGGCTTCCTCCTTTCTCCTTATCTTCTTACCTAAAGCATTGAGCCCTTCTTTCCTTCATATCCCTACCATGTCCGCTTCTGCTTCTGCTTCCAATTACGACGGTCCTTCTGACCGTTCAAACACCCCTACCTACCCTCCTACACCGGACGCCGGCGCGGCTGCCCCAGATGTATCGGCGCCGGCGCCTTCTAAGTACGTGATGCGCGAGTACAAGAGCTTTGACGAAATGTGTCTCAGTGAACAGATTCTTCGCGGCGTATATTCTTTTGGCTTTGAAAAGCCTAGCCCAGTCCAAGAGAAGGCAATTGTGCCTATGATGGCTGGGCACGACCTGCTTGCGCAGGCACAATCGGGTACTGGTAAGACCGGTACTTTCGTCATCGGCGGACTCAGCCGCATTGACACTAGTAGAAACGAGGTTCAGATGGTTGTCATCTCGCCAACCAGAGAGCTCGCTGAGCAAACGGCAGCGGTCGCCAAGGGCATCGGTGCCTACATTGGTGTCCGCACGCATACGGCAACGGGCGGTCCACCGGTCAACAGTGATATTGACGTTGTTTCCCAGTCCAAGCTCAAGCCACCCCACGTTCCTCACGTGCTTCTCGTAACGCCTGGTCGTTTCTACGATCTCCTCAATCGCAAGGTTCTCTCTCCTAACACCATCAAGGTACTCATTTTGGATGAGGCTGACCAGATGTTGGAGGCTCGTTTCCGTGAACAGGTTCACTGTATTCTCAGCCTCGGCTGGCCTGTGACGACTCAGGTGGCACTTCTCTCGGCGACCATGACGCCAGATGTCGTTACAGTGGCTAAGAGCATTCTTCGTGACCCGGTAGAGATTCTACTTGAGCCCGAAGAGGTGAGTCTTGACGGCATCAAGCAGTGGTTTGTGGAGGTGCCTCGTGAAGACCACAAGTTGGACACGCTCTGCGACCTCTACGACCATCTCAGCATTCAGCAGGCGACCATCTTCGTCAATACGCGCCAGAAGGCGGAGTGGCTCGGTGACCAGATGAAGCGCCGCGGCTTTGACCTCAACTACATCCACGGTGATATGGATGTGGCGGAGCGTAAGCATCGTATGACGGAATTCCGTAACGGCAAGTGCCGTGTGCTCATCTCCACGGACTTGCTTGCTCGTGGTATTGACGTCCAGCAGATTTCCATCGTCATCAACTATGAACTACCTCTCCAGCGTGAAAATTACATTCATCGTATCGGTCGTTCAGGTCGTTTCGGTCGTAAGGGTGCCTCCATTAATCTGATTACTGAACGTGAGCGCCGTGCTCAGGACGAGATTGAGACGCATTATGAGAAGAAGATTCTCCCTCTCCCCCTTGACCTCAAGATCTATTAGACGCACAACTAAAGCTAAACTATAAAAAACAGCAAAAACAAAAACAAACAAAACAAACAAAAACACAACAAAAACAAAAAAATATGGAAAACCATTCATATTTTTTTGGTTTAAACGTCGTTACGTATTCGTCGGTTGAATACTTTTTGCTTTTAGACACTTTATAGTAAATTGTCTAATAGAAATTGTCTAGTTGATCACTTATGCGATGAGTCCCTTGTCCTGGAAGTAACCTTCGGGGCAGACGCTAGCAGTCATTGGGATGCTGGCAGTGCCACCGAGAGTATCAATAGGGGAGCAGGTCTGGTAGCCGCCACGGAAACGGCGAGATACACGGCGGCTGCGACGGGTTGAGCGGCGAGCCTTGCGATTTACCTTGCGATTCGCCTTACGATTGCGACGGGTGTTCTTACGAGAGTTCTTGCGTGTGTTCTTACGGTTCGCCTTGCGATTGCGGCGGGTGTTCTTACGCCGGGCACCACCGAACTTCTGGTTATCGGTATTGTAAAGGGGGACCGTTGGGTCAACACCGCCGGGCCAAGTTGTGTAGGCGTTGCGGTCGGAGAGCGGAGCCTGCTCCGGTGGAGACTTAATGAGATTCGCATTGCCTGACCAAACAGCGGGGGAATAACCGACCATCTTCTATTTCTTACGCAGGAAATTAATATGCCCCTGCGCCTGGGACAATGGTGGATGGGAAATAATCGGAGACATCGCAGTTCGCAGGGCAGGCACCGAACGCCATCGCCTCAGTCGCCCGCGTACCCTGGAAATGCGGCTTCTGGTCGCACGATCCAGCAGTTGATAGATAGACCAAGGGATTCGCATAAGGAGCAGGGTTACCAGAGTAATTATACGGTACCGGTATAGTGTAGGGAATTTGGAAACCACCCTGTACAATCGGTGGCAAGTAAAAATTAGACTGGCTCTGAATAATAGCACATGACGCTGATGGTATTGTCGGTGGTATAGGTAATACATAATCGGAGCCACCGAATCCAATACGAGTACTATCCAAGTTATTCATATTTGTCAAAGGGTTGCCGTACTGTTGTGTTGAAATATTCATATTATTCGTATAATTTGTTGTATTTGGTAATACAGCGGGCGAACTGTAGGGTGGTGTATAGGTTTGGTTCACCGCTTGGCTAAGAGCCCAGGTACGAAGTCCGGACTCCGTACATCCGCTACGACTTGTAAAAGTGCTTAGGGAGCGTACTTTGTATCTCATGTATTGACCGGCGTCCATCTTGTAAGGAATAAGAAGAAAAAGAAAATCAAGTGACCCAGTAAGAGAATCCGATGAGTGGCAATTTATCGCCAACGTTAAGCATAGTTATTGCGGGAACATTAACTCTTCTCGTAGTTGGTGTATCACTTTATAAGCGTAATTTAGTACAGGATAATTTTGTAGATTTTCAGGATTTGCTGCCGAAACAAACCAAGCCAAATCTCTACTGGTTTGTAGATTCTGAGACGAATTCCCGTCATTGGTGGGACTTTGGCGCACGCAATAGTAATTTACCGAATCGTGGCTACCTTCAGGTATCATTGGAAGCCTTGAAACGTACACAGGAGAACGATTTCAATATTATTGTATTAGTCGGTCGTGAGGCTGTCCTTGCGCTCTTCCCTAACGTGGATACGAAGGTCACTCGTTTACCACCCAATCTATGGCGTCGTTGGGTGATTGCGAACATATGTAATAAGTACGGTGGTTTAGTCATGGATGCGAACTCAACGCTGTGCTTAGGACCCAGTTTCTACCCTCTTGTTAAAGAGGTGGATACTGCTGTGTTCGGCACTTACCCCGATGAGCCTCGTGTAAGTACTGCGACGGCTGTCGCACCCGGACCTGCTCCCTACGTAGGATGGGCGATGGTACCAAATACGGCGTCATGGACCTATGCCGCCAAAGAAATCAATGACTTATTCCAGCGTGGACCACAGGCGTGGAGTGCTGCTACCGCCCGTCGTCAGGCTCTTTATGTATGGGAGCACCAAAAGGAACTGGGTACAAAGGTTATACGTGCGGCGGATGGTGGCAGACTCCCAGATGGACGTCCACGTGAATTGGAGGACCTCTTTGGACGTCTAAATGACGATGAGAACGATCCAAAGTCGGCAGTCTTACCAAATACTGTATTTATGTCATGGGACGGCGACCAACTTGTACGTCGCTTTGAGTTCAATTGGTTCTGCGCACTCAATGCGGACGAGGTCCGTAATACGGATACGTTGTGGACAAAGTTAGCTGGTTATTAGGCTATTAGACTAAAGTACATTCAATGTACATAGGTCTAACACAAATCAACATTAAAACAATACAAAATCGTCCAAATCTCGCATAAACATTCCGTCCATTCCCTTCATTGCCCGTCGTTGTATAAGTCGTAGGTCACGCTGTACATCTGGCGAACGGGATACGGATGAAACTACCGAATCGACCGAATCAACCGAGTCCTTGCGTTTGTTCTTTTTGGGTTTTGGAAGGTGAGGCACAAACGCGTTGATAACACCAAGGACATCGTCAGGCAGCAGGGCGCATAAGCATTCTGGCAGCTGAGGTTTCATTGTCCTACCGAGGCGGTCCAAAAAAAGTGGCCGCCCGCCGGGGTGCTGGCGGGGCGCCGCCGAGAATTTCCCACTGTATTTACAGTACAAACTGCCTCACCGACCTTCCGGCTCCCGTCTTGCCCGACCTGCCCCAAGGCACCACCCTTGCCCCGCTCGCGCCCCGCCCGCCCCGCCGGCGTGCCCCCGCCCCCCAAAAATTTGAAACTCCACCTTACTTATTGTTAGAAACCCAGGCAAACTAAATGGCAGTTACTACAGCACAACTCTATCAAGCACTCCCTGCTCTTAAGGCAGCGTGGAACGGTGATGTAGAATTTATTGATCCGACTGATATTGATCACTTCTATAGCGATGGTATTAGTAAGGGCTCAATACTCAAGATAGTTCTACGGTATCCTGACAACGTTGAGCGTATAAATGTGGTCTTTATCTTTCCTAGTGGTGGATATTCACAGGTCTTTGAACGACCGGTGAATCATATAATATCGGCATGGATGGCTGGAATTCTAAAAAAGAAGGATTAGTAGGGATGGTCAAGGAGACTCGTAAAGCAAAGCGGGAGTTTATTCAGCACCATCATTTGCTGATGCGTATGGAACTGGTTCACTGTCCTGAAAAAAAGGATATCCCATTGGTCAAACAGATGGTCAAGAACATCTTGAAGGCGTTGAATATGAAGTCGTTGGCTCCACCGCGTATTTATTATTTGGACAAGCCTGAGAATAATCGTGGTATGACGTGTATTGCGCCGATTAAAACGAGTCATATCGCTTTCCACTTTTGGAGCAACCCCGACCCAAGTATTTTTCAGAACCCAGAAAGCCGTTGCCTTTTGGAATTTGATATTTATACCTGCGGTAGTATGAGCCCTAGCGCCGTCAAGCATATTCTTCATCAATTGGCGCCGTTCCGCCCTACACGTGCGGATATTGATATTTTGAATCGCCGCATTGGTATGAAACTGGAGCACCATTTTTCGTGGGATACCAATCAGCGCCCTGAGTGGAATGATTGGCTGGATTCCAAGGCGTTTTTGAATACACGTCGCAATCGTGACCGGCAAAAAAGTAAGCAAACCCGAAAGCAGCAAGGAGGAAATAGACGTAGGACAGGTCAACTGCGTCGTCTCCCTGGTGAGGTAGTAGTAGTAGATGTGAGTTCTGAACAGTTAATGGGATTGATCACTTCCGCACGTGGTAAGATTCGCGAGATACGCGAAGCGGCTGAAGGTGCTATTGATGACAATCCTAATGTATTTAGGGATGTATTTCGTTTATCAAGAGATATTGATAATAAGACGCAGCAGAACGCTGCCAATGCTAGGGAAGCTTATTTACATGGTAATACCGAATTGGTAGTGATGAAATCGGTCAAGACATATTAAATACTCTTGTACAACTTAAAGCAGTATGGGAGACGACAGTTGCCGCTGAACAAAATGCGGTTGTACCTTCGCAGAATGGCGGTGGTGCCCAGTTTGATGTAGTCTTTTATACTGAAGTTGGTCATACTATCCATAAACATAAACTTCCACCCTTTGAAACCCCACTGCTTACTCGCTTTCAAACTGCTAATAAACCTAGTTTATCTTTTGAGAAACAAGACCACAAGGATCGTGCGTTTGTGATTATTATGTATGATAAGGATGCTCCACATCCGGCACGCGTACACTGGTTATATACTCAGTGGTTTGATCGTAGAGGTAATTTAGACGACGAAGTTTTAATTGCGTATGAGCCTCCAAATCCGCCCCAGGGTGAAACTCATACCTATACAGTCCAACTCCTATCAAAATTACTACCACCAGATACAGATATTATAAACACTATACCAAACAAGAACGGGTTCAACATAGAGGAGTTTATTGAACATGAGGGTCTTTCTAAGTGGTCAGTCCGCCAGTTCAAAGTGGGAGCCGCCTAATTTCGCTTAGTATACTAGAAGATGAAGTTGGAAAAACTAGTCACACCTATCATTATCGGCATTGTTCTTTTCGCTCTATTCAAACTCTTCTTGGCAACTAAACACCGTGTTATGGAGGCATTCGGCTACAGCGAGGGCACAATGGTTCAGTTGGCGACCAGCCACGTTCCGACTGCCGAGGACGAGGAAGAACTTCGCTATATGAAGCGCCAAATTGACCACGATTTGATTGATATGACTGGGTCCGCATAACCCCGACCACCAAACTTGTTTTCAGTATCCTTTGTAAGGATGGCGAAGACTCGTAAACTGCGCCGTAAGGGCGGCGCACTCATTGGACAAGGTACCTATGGATGCGTATTTCGTCCAGCACTACCATGTAAGACGAATACCCGAAATCGTCCAGGACAAATCTCTAAGTTAATGGACGGTGCCGATGCGATAGAGGAGCTCAAACAACGTGACCTATTTCATAGTATTGACCCAGACCAAAAGTATTTCCTATATCCCTTTGAAATCTGCGACCCTAAACTCCCCTTTAATGCGAACAATAACGTCAAGAATTGTAAAGTTCCGATGAAAGTGCGAAAAATCTTACAGTCGCTGGATGGCGGCGAAAGTATCGGCAGTATCAAATTAGAGGTAGATGATTACCCCGCCTTCTTCAAGTCTATTACTAATTTGTTTGAAGGCTTAGAGAAAGCACACGCCAAGGATATTATTCACAATGATATTAAACCCGATAATATTGTGGTATCCCACGTAAAAGACCACTTTAATACTCGTTTTATTGACTTTGGCATTTCATTCAAATGGGATGACCTGGAACGGCTCTCCGCCAATAAGAAGACACCATTTTCTCGCAATAGATATGGGCATAGTTTATTTGACCGGTTATATGCATATTGGAGTATTGAAGTACATTTCGCGAATCCCCATCCTGTAAATAAGCGAAAGGCGATTCACGATTTCTATAAGCAGACCATTCATGGCTATAAGGCGATTCCGTATCGTATGTTTTATAAGAAGACAGAGAGTGGTGAGAAAGCGGTCATTGATGAAGAGTACCTATCATGGTTAGAAGAGACTCTTGAACCGATGACGCCCGCCGAAAAATACAAGTTTATCTTTGAAAAGGATGATGTCTACGCACTGGGTCGTACACTATCGGAGATTTTCTACAATCGCACAGGGCAGCGCGATGAGGGTATGTCGGCACCGCATATTCATATAGACCATAATCCGCTCAGATTTACAAAGGCAAATGAATTACGCTTCTCCGAAGAGGTCGCCATACCTTACTATCATCTTGTTCGTAGTATGATGAGTCCTGATATCCGAACACGGCTTACGATAAAGGAGGCGAGTAAGATATACACCGGCGTGGTATACAAGATTGCCCATTTTTTCAGGAGCCTTTAGTAGAAATGAAGGAATCTATGGCAAAACGCTTTTGCGGATGTATTAAAAAGGTCCGCAAAACCATCAAGGGCAGTTACAAAAAGCAACAGAAGGAGTCTCGTGCTATTGCTATTTGTGTGAAGTCGGTTATACAGTCCCGTGGTAAGACGCTCAAGGCGTTCCGCTGCGGCAAGAGCCCCAAGCTCACGACGCAGAACCCGAAGTATTAGGCAAAATTTTCATAGTATCGCACACGGTCGCCGACGTCAATACCGAGTTGCTTACAAACTCCGCCCTCCACCTCAATCACCTGCTGCCCGATACCTTTGTAAGTAGGGCAGGGGTCTCCCTTACACGGTGGGCAGGAATGGGCGATAGAAGTGACGATGCCATCCTTGACAAATATCATATCAAGGGGAATAATACAGCCTTTCATCCAGAAGGAGCGCTGGTCGTCGTCAAATGCGAATACCATACAGTTGAATCCTGAATCAAAGCGCTGTCCCATCATACCTTTGCGTTTTCCTTCAGCAGTCGTCGGGACGGCAGCTTTCAGAACAACGGTCCCAATCTGTACGTACATTCTATCTATATGAGCGAATAAACTCAGACAATCTAAACGGCACGCACGAAATTTTAACTAAATGTCGTGCGCTCATTGCGTAGATTTGGAGAATGCGCCTGTTCTTGGTCATATGTATGCGAAAGCTCAGGCGCATCGCCTAGCAAATGAATATGCTGAAGAACAAACGAAAAATATAATGGGTATTCCGTATATTAGTGAATATACGCGAATTTATAGTGAACGATTTGAGGAGTTGTATATGACATTTCGTTCAACGCATTTAATAGATTTTATTAATAAACTCTACGAGGTTCATACGAATACCCGCAATTTATGCGAGCATCACGGTCTTCTCGTTCAACAGGCGCCTGTAAATTCCACGTAACCGTTAGGGACTATATGTTCATTGAATGGATTGTGACTATTACACACGCACTACTATGTGCTGTGATGGTCATTGGTGTTCTATTTTCTCGCACACGAATCGCCAAGGGTGCGGTTTTGGCAATTTTAACGCTATTGTTTATTGGGATTCGCTTCTTCCGAGGCTGCGCAATGGATAACCTAGAGGTCTGTGAGAATAAACCTACTTTGGCGGATATGGGACTGGCAATATCGGTAAAAGAGTATAAGCAGGCGAGTATTTACGATTTTGAGCAGGCGGTTGTGGGAAACCTCCTCATAATCCATATTATCAAGATTTACGCCTTATCAATCTACCCATTTGATACACTGTTTTAGAAACATTACAGCGCCGAAGGCGATAACCATATTGGGCGCAAGGGGGATAAGGTCTTCCTTAACGGGTTCATGATTTGTACCAAACATATGGTCCAGGACATCGGGTCCGAAGTTGGTACCGACATTTTTATGATGGTCTTTGTGAACCGGCGACCCTATTATACTATAGTTCACGATGTGGACTGAGGTGTACCAGAGAGCATAAAATAGAATTACGCTTGTTGGAATAATCCAAATACCGAGCATACCCTGGAGCCATAGAACGGTGAGACTCATCGCAAGGTCGTTTATCATTTCTAAGCCGAGTTCCACTCGCCGGTCTAGGATTTTGAGGGGCTGATGGTGAAAAATCCAGTGCGTATTTAAGTATCGTAGGGGTCCCTCGGTGGGCAAATAGTGAAGCGCACGATGGAAAAAATAGACCCAAAAATACATGAAGGAGAGTCCGAATATAGCGGCACCTATTGACCGGTCGGGAGTTGTAAGTAGTACAGCGAAGGCACCAGCGGCGAGTATTGTCATTCCATAGGCGTCAATCCAGTCAAGAAGATTCTCTTTACCGAATATGCGGTCCATCCTTACCGAGCGTAGAGATTTCCACGAATGACCAGGTCCGCGTCCGCCTACCAAACCCTAAAAATTGAGTGTCCGGATCACATCGGCGAATTCGGTAAAATTCGGCGAAAAGCGAACAAACCTCGCACCCCTCTTTAGAGACCAATGCCTATCTATTTCTGTGGTACATGTGAATATACGACCGAACAAAAGTCCCGCATGGATGCTCATAGAGCACGTAAGAATCCATGTAAGCCGAAAACGCTGCTAAACGAACTGGTGGAGAAGAAGGTGCGTGAGGTACTCGCTGCGGTGCCTACAGTCCCGCCAACAGTCCCGCCAACAGCCCCGCCAGCAGCCCCCACCGTCCCTATCATCGTAACAAATACAACACCGTTCCTCAAGTGGGTGGGCGGAAAGACACAAATCATTGATGCGGTTCTAAATCTGTTTCCTACGACAATGAAGAATTATCACGAGCCCTTTCTGGGCGGTGGAAGCGTTCTTCTGGCACTGCTATCGCACGTCAAGGCGGGCAAAATTACAATGACCGGTAAGGCGTACGCAAGTGATCTGAATGCGAATATTATTAATCTGTATAAGACGATACAAAGCGACCCTGAGGGACTTATCGCTGAGACACGCGCGCTAATCACGGTCTTTGCGCCACTCAAAGGCACCACAATCAATCGCAAGCCGGCGACGATAGAGGAGGCGCTCACATCACAGGAATCGTATTATTATTGGATTCGCCAGCAGTTTAACGCGCTTCAAGGCGCCGACCGACAGACACCCAAAGCCGCCGCTATGTGTCTTTTCCTCAACAAAACCAATTTCCGTGGTGTATATCGTGACGGACCGCACGGGTTTAACGTCCCTTTCGGTCATTATACAAATCCGACGATTTTCCACGAAGATCATATTCGCCAGGTATCTACACTTATTCGCGATGTGGTCTTTACCGCCCAGCCATTCAGCGACTCACTTACCGAACCCGCTGACGGCGATTTTGTCTATCTCGACCCGCCCTACGCACCAGAGACGACCACCTCTTTTGTTGGATATACAGGTGACGGCTTTGGGCTTGACCATCATACACTGCTCTTCAGAACATGCGCCGAAATGCGGGCAAAAAATGTAAAAATACTGATGAGCAATGCGAATGTGAAATTGGTGAGGGATGCGTTTCTGGCGCCAGCGTTTCAAACACACACGGTTCAGGCAAGGCGAGCAATTCATTCAAAGAAGCCGGAATCAACGACGACTGAAGTACTGATTACAAATTGAGGGGTACATACTCCTCCACAAACGTCTTGCGCAGGTAAAAGGCGCGCGATGTGGAGCCGTGTCCTGCGCCCTTCGTGCGGTTCTGGAGATATGTGCCCGTGGCTGATTGGAGTATATTTTCGGTGAGGAACTTGTTGCGAATACTGGTGTAGTCCTTCTCAAGTTCGCCGTAGATACCTATATAGGCATCTTGCGCAGCGTCGATGAGGACAGGCGTTAAGAACTGGATATTGTCGCCGTCCCGCAAATAGGGCACAATGAGCACGCGCTTCAGTTTCGTGAAGCACTTAGACGCCTTAAAGTCATTCGCTTTGAGGTCGTCCTGGTTAAGCATTGTGACGGCGATTGTCTCTTTTGGTACCAGCTTACCGCTCTTGTGGCGGACAACAGGAACTGTTTTGAGCTCTCCGTCAGAGCAGTCAAGACAGTTTGAGGTTTGAGGTATGCCTGTCATCATCTCGAGGAGGAGACCAGGCTTACCCTTATTTTTGGTGACGGGGCAGCAGTGCTGCTTGCCGAGGAGGGAAAGGATTTTTGTATGAATATCTGCGAGCTTGAGGGACGACATTGTGTTGTGTACAGAGAGGCAAAAATCCACTCTCTGGAGTGTTCATATATCAATTTTTTCATACATGCTTACGCAACCCGCTGCCACACCTGGTTGTGCCCCACTGCCACAATATGCTGGACCCCAAACGCCGGCGTCAGATACTCCTTCGCCGCCCGTGATACATCAGGATGACCCAGGAACTGTCCATAGGGCTTCTCAATATAGAGCGAGGAGTCGTCCATAACGAAGTAGCCACCGACTTTGACCAGCGGTAAATACGCCTTAATATCCTCCACAACCACCTCGTAATCGTGGCAGCCGTCAATGAAGACGCAGTCGTAGGGACCGTCCGCAGCTACGTCACGTAGAATCGCCGGATCCTGCGATAATCCAATATGAAGCTTCAACGAATCCGCCCCTACGCCGCACTTACCCAGAGCTCCATAGATATCACCAAAGTAATTGGATTCATCGTAGCGCGAGTACTTATCGCCAATATTACACAGAGGAGTAACACCGTGGAGTTTAACCGAACGTCCAGCACGCTGAGCGCACAGTCCGACGAGCCCCAGAACACGCCCCTTATAGACGCCCACCTCTAGAAACTTAAAGCCCTCCGCCGGCATCGCATCCACGAGCAGCTTCCAGTTCCAAGCAAACGCCAGCTCGCCGAACCCCTCGCATGCCTCAAACGCCCGCAAAAGTGCCGAGTCGCCCCGTGCCGCCGACTCAAAGACTGTATATACGAAGCGATTGCGGTCATCTGGCGACAAAAGTGGATACATAAGTCGCACCTCGTCCATCGTATTCATCCTAATTATTGTTAGATATCCCAGGACGTCTTTAACCCGCCATCAATAATCTAGTACTCCAATAGGATGGCGAAGAGAGCCGATTTTTCATATTTACTGACCCTACTTGCTGTTGGAGTAGGGATTGTTATAGTCTATGCTATTTATAAGCATATAGACTCACGTAAATCTCCTAATATAGATACGATTCACGTGATTAATTTGGACCGTGATGTGAAGCGGTGGGAGTCTATTCAGAAGCAAGCTGCTTCATTAGGTCTCACTGTAAATCGTTTCCGAGGAATATACGGTAAGGATATTCCTTACAACCAGATGCGCACGCACGGTGTAGGCAATGCGATGGTGCGTGCGGACCGTAATGACCATAAGGGCGAGAAGTTACATAATTTAGGCGTGGTCGGTTGTTATTTATCACATCGTGGGCTCATAGAGCATCTAGGAACAATGAACGTCCCCGATTCTTACGGACATCTCATTTTAGAGGACGACGTAAATTTTCCAAAGGATTTTCTACAGCCTGGCGGTTCATGGGAAACCCTCAGCCGTCAAATACCGGCAGATTGGGATATGATTTGGCTTCGTATGTGGAAACCTTACGGCAACGACGTCGCTTCTGGAATTATAAAACTCAAATCGGATCCTCGTATCCGCGTGAATCTCGGCACGTTTGCGTACGTTGTACGCCACGGTGCTATTCACGGCAAGGTTCTCCCTTCTCTTAAGTATATGAATGATGCGTTTGATGAGCAGATAAATCAGCACTTTGACGAGTGGAATTGTTATGTGCTACATCCTGGTATTATTGATATTAATGATGAGTTACAGGCAGACTCCGCAATCAATGCTATTAATGTTGTTCCAAAAGAAACGAAGGTATAAGTAGAAATGAACGCCCCCTTTACACCCCTACGCAAACGCCCAACGACCCTGGAACTTCCAACAAATAATATGATGCGGTCCAATAGCCCTACGGCATATAGCCCCGTAGAATCGGTGTCGCTCAACGCATTCAAGCCGAATTTTAAGCCTGAGGTGCCGAAGTCGCTTCGTAAGATTATGACGCCGAATCGTCCTACAACACAACCGTGGGGCAAACCTGGTGCTCTACCGAGTAATGCGCCGCCCCGTCGTAGTCGTAAGACCCGCCGCCTGCGTCGCCGCCGTCAAACACGTCGCCGTTAAAATGCCAATTTAAACATAGTTATCTTTAACAATATAAATGGATTTATTTGTTATAGATATTCCTACCGGTCGCCTAGGCAATGGTATTTTTCGTTATTTAGCAAGCAGCGTGTTTTCTATTATTTATAAGAGAACGACACGCATTCAGTATTCAGATGAACGGGCACAAAAATGTATACATCACGGACATTCTGTTATGACAGACGAGTTCTTTATAGGATGGAAGGAACTTATTGAATCGGGTACAGAGCCGAATATGGGAATAAATACGATTTATATGTTTAATGGTTATTTTCAACATGATACAATTTATGTCAAGCATAAGACGGCGCTTTTAGAATACATAGAACATCACCAGGACGATATTCTTATATCCGAAGTGGCTGGAGTTAAAGATATATATTATGCGAAAGATTTAATTATAAAACCGCCGACTACACGCCTATATGATGTAGTTGTCCATGTAAGATTAGAAGATTTTATAACCTTGGGTCAGGTTATACATCCAGTCTCTATACAGATATTGTTAGAGTCTATAGGAGCACCCTCATACTGTTTTGTGGTGAATAATCCGAACACGGATTTAGAAATTCAGTATCTTGAATATTTTAGCAAGCGGTTTAATATTATACTAGAATCTAACGATGTGATTACCGATTATCATATTATGAGGAATGCGAAGACGCTCGTATGTTCTTGCTCTACCTTATCGTGGGCAGCGGCACTCCTATCTGTCACGGTCCAAACCGTATATATGCCAAATTATAAACGCTATGACCGCCCCCACGAAACATTTCGTAAACCGATTGATAATACTATTGCATATGAGTATAAGACGTGTTCAAAGGCGGAATTAGAGGAGTTTTTGAGAACCGCCGTCTAAAGCCACATACATTAAATTAATCATCAAAATGTTGATTCCAGGGGCGGATGTCATTCGCATCTTAAATCATTATGGCATCAAGGTTACTGGTGTACTTCACATCGGTGCGCATGAATGCGAGGAGATGGGGTTTTACAAAACGATTGGTCTAACGCCGAACGATGTGACGTGGCTAGATGCCATTCCAGAAAAGGTCGAGGAGGCGCGGGCAAAGGGAATGCCGAATGTATATCAGGCACTGGTGACCGACAAAGACGATGTTCTCATCAAATTTAATATTTCCAACAATGTACAGTCGTCCAGTATTTTTGACTTGGGTACGCACGCAACTGCGCATCCTGAGGTCGTCTATACGGGGTCAATGGTTGCGCCTTCCATTACGATTGATACCTTTTGTGACCGTCATAAGATTGATATTACAAAGAATAACTTTTGGAATCTAGATATACAGGGAGCCGAATTCAAGGCACTCGTCGGCGGCGAAAAGTGCCTTGCATTTGCGAAGGTGTTGTATCTGGAGGTGAATGAGGATGAGCTCTATAAGGGTTGTACGCTCAAGCCGATGCTAGACTATTATCTAGAATCGCAGGGATTCAAGTGCGTAGCCCAGACAATGTGCGGTAATACGGGATGGGGTGACGCGATTTATGTACGCGTCTAGTTACACGTACCAATGTCGCCCCGTTTGTTGGCGGCACCAATAATTTCCATTTGCCTTGATTTGCGCCTGGGTTTCGGCATCAAACGCATCTAGACATAACCTGGAAAAGTCCCAGGTTTTGTGTAGCATTTCCTCATATTTTGCCTTCAAATACTCAGGAGTAATCTCGGAGTAATCGTCGGTAAAAAGAATAGGGCAGTTGCCATACTTCTCTAAAAGCCGTTCGTTGCGCTCTACAATCGGAATACAACCTGCCATCAGTGCTTCATAATGGCGATGGCAATCAATACCATTACCCTCAGGGGAGATAACGAATTGGAAGTGGGGGAGCATACGCAGATAGGCGCTACTAGGCATATCTACGTTCTTAATCCCGTTAGCCTCCAAATTGTCTATGATAAACCGACGGTTGATACCGGTAGGACGACGGGTCTTGTCGGTACCGGTACGAATCGCACAGAGAACCTGGTGCTCGTGAGGACCGAGTTGAATCTCTTCAAGTGCGCCATTGAAGAATGCGACCTCCCAACTCATACCAATAGAGAACGGAATCCATTCATCATTAAGACGGTCAAATTCCGAGCAGTTGTACATCAGTTGATCGCGACGCTTGAGCATCCGTTGCCATTCAAAAAGTGTCATTTGATACATTTTGAATTGTAATCGCCCCTCTGCTTTAGACGAACTGCTTAATCATATAGCGCATCAAAGACCGCCGTATTCATAATGCCCATATTCTGCCAATAATAACTACCACCGTGTACAATATGATGGTAATCCATACCTGGAACGACTGCCATAATCATATTATTGTTCTTCCACATAGAATAGTTTTGAAACATAACATCTGGTCCCTTCTGCGTTTCTAAGTATTTCACCTCTGGGTCGGTCTCAGTCGTTAGAAGAATTTTCTTAGATAGAATATAATTACCGGTATTGTAGAGAATACGTGCCATACTAATAAGTTTCCAATAATACTTGTAATTCGCACGAGTAATATGCACTCCTCGTAGCATAGAATAGTCAAAGCCCTCGTGATTTGCCTGGGGAATTGTGCGGAATGGAGAGTAAATGACGTTTTCTGCGGGGGGCTTGCCACGAAGAAATGCTGCCCACGCATCGAAATAGGATAGAGGAGCAAAGTTATCGGAATCCATAAGACATACAAAGGGATTTGCCGCAAGAGATACGACTTTTCGCTTATTTAGAAAGGGTCCAAGGCACGAATCATTCACATAAAGGCGAATTTTAGGGTTATTGAATGTCGCACGAATACGTTCTGCGTCGTGACCATTCTCATCGGTAATCACAATCTCGGTAATATACGGATTGTCCAAATACAGCGGAAGATTCACCTTTAGAAAGTCCCATCGGTCCATCGTAGGAATACATAGAGAAAGAGGAACTGTACCTTTTGATGTCAACTGTGGCGCTGCTGCCGATGCCACTGCTGCTGCCGCTGGCGCCCTCGCCGTCACCGACTCTTTCTTAAACGAGAAAATCTTGTAATCCTTCCCATCTGCTGTTAGAAACTCAGGCACCAGATTATACTCTTTTGCGAATTCGTCTACCGCACGCGCTACATCTGGCATCCAATAGTCATCACCAAGCATACGCCCTCCTACACGTACCTTTGTCCACCAAAATCGTATATCCTGTTTGACGGCTTCATACGAGTGGTCGCCGTCTACAAATACGCAATCAAGCTCACCGTTGGCAATCTGGTCATTTGTAATCTCTAGACTCTTTGTACGAAACCAGGTAAATCGGTTGCGCCAAGGGCTCAGCTCCTGTTGAATAAGGTCATGAAACTCATTGAAGTGATTGTTCGGAATAGTAGGCTGGCATCGCATAATATCTTCCGCAAATCCATCATTCGGATAGTACTGCATAGGATCAATCAAATAGAGTCTATCTACAGCAGTTGTCTTGAGTACGTACTTTGCGTGGGTACCGTATCCTATACCGACCTCTGCCACCTTCTTATAGTTATTCTCATTAATGACTTTGGTAAATACACCGTAGTAGAGAGACCCCCATCCACCCACCTGTGAGTCATTTAGGTCCACAATGCGACGATAGAAGTGTGCGAGAGGCTCCATTTATTTTTTTATACAGATGTATCTTTTAGACCCACTGAACGCATGGTTGCCGTCAACCAGTCCCATACCTGTTTCTGTACATCTTTTGACTCAATGGCGTAGAGGGTTCCAATAATTAAAGAGAATGTTATACTATGGAGATGTGTTTCATTAATACTTCGTAAACGAAGTTCATCAAAAAAATAACCTTTTACTTGTTCTTTATATGTATCCGAAACTGTATCATTATATAAAATAAGGTCGTAGCCGAGAATAGATTGGTAGAGTTTACTATAGTCGTACATAATGTCGCCGCCCATCGTAAGCGATGAATCTAGGCGCCCTCTCATATCAATAAGCTTAATATTGTTTTTGAAATCTAACAGAATATTACTAAACCAAAAATCACCATGAATATACGGAACAATAGTTGGCGGTGTCTTAAGATACTCCTTTAGTCCGTTTATACATATATTTTTATACACATCGGTATCAGGAAAATTATACACAGTCCTATCAGCGAATCTACGTTCTAGTTTATCAATATAGTTTGTACGAACCGCCTCTACAGAAGGAATAATATCAGTCTTTGTATTATGTAAGCAGTCTAGGATTTCAAACAGCTGTTTGATATGGTCTCGTGTAAGTAGTTCGGCTTTGTATAGAGTATAAATAGGTATACCACGTATATATTCGGTACGCAGTTCGGCGTCATGTCCTATAATCTTAGAGCCGTAATACTTGGGAAAAAACTTTGAGATAGATAACATAGGTGATAGATTTTCATAGTAGTATATTTCTCCTCGTAGATATTCAGCGGGTCCGTGTTTTACTACAATATCTCCATCAAGTTCTATAGAATTATACTTATTATTCTTCAGTTTATTGATGGGCGCAGTTGTTTCCATATAGTCAATAAGACCCATACTTTCCATATCATTTCTATAGGGATTCACTGCGCGGTCGTCAATATAAATATCCGCAATAGGTTTTCCAAAGAGCAGTTCGTCATATGGGATACCGAATGTATCTAACGTATCAAAGGTCTGTTTTCCAATATCACGAATCACCGCTCCTACATTATTCTTATGTGTAGCCATACGACGCGCGGTATGAATAATAATGGTATGTCCATCTGCGTGAAGTTTTCGTACAAGTTGAATCATAGTATCAATCGGTTGAACTGTAGAGTAGTCGCCAGGCACATTAGGATATGTAACCAGTGTATTATCAAGGTCAACGCATATACGCATAGAAGGGTGGGTTATTTGTCCTGTAGCATATTTTAGCTCTTTCAAACTTCCAATATGGTAAATGGTGTTTGAAAAGCGTATACCTTGAATAGTCTGACCTCTGCTGAGAAGGTCTTCAAATAAGGTAGAAAGATATAGTTCCTTATCGCTAGGTGTAAACAGCCTCTTAAGTGCTACATCACGAAACTGATGTATAGATTTAAAACCATAGACTCCACATATAAAGTTATTTGATATACGCTTCTTTTCTTTTATCATAGTGATTTGTTCATCGTGTAATTGTACAAAGCTAAATGCCTCAGATGAACTATTATCTACAGAGTAGCCAAGGAATGCTGTATTCTTTGTAGCAAACAGTTCTGGGGGGAACTTGTATAAGACATCGTTATCTAGAAATACGATGGGTTCATCATCGTCGTCACTAAAATTCTTTATGCCACACCATGCTGATTCAACAGGACCACGTGTAAAATACGATAGTGGTAAAAATATACAGTTACGATCTTTGAATTGGTTAATAACAATCTGCTCAAAGTTGAATTTCTTTAGATGCGGCGAATAGATAAAATATATAGTCTTAATATCACTTGGCAAACCCTGTAATGTATAAGTAATCGCAGGTTTACCATATATCATATTAAGCGGTTTAGGAAAAGAGTAATCCTCGAGTCTGGACCCAATGCCACCACATAGTACAAAGACTTTCATTGCTTATAATCTTATATCGGTCATCTTTAGATTTAACTCTGCTAAATCTAAAGGATAAAACTAGGTTATAGATAACGATGTCCGAGTCTACAACTGTATATGTTCTTGCTGAGCGAGGGAATGATATTCTTATGCACTGGTTTCTGTTTGTAGTCTCTGGGCTCTACGATTTATCTCATTTACCGAAGCCGATTCGTTTTCATACACGGATTTCTGAGGGGTTTCAACGTGAAACACTTGAACTCTTAAAGCCTGACTATGAATATGTAGAGAATATAACGGGTTATGATATTGTACACCATGAAGGGGCACCGGTTATCAATGTATGTCACGTACCAGACTATTACTATCATTTTGTTCGCAATCAGATACTTGTAAAGAATAAACTAGAGATTGCGGCGGCACCTACGCGTCGCATCTATATTTCTAGGTCAAAGAGTCATCTACTCACGTGTAATAATGGACGCAAGAAGCGTCAGATTATTGATGAGCATTTGCTTATGGACAAATTACGTACAGAAGGATTTGAATGTATAAATCTTGAGGATTATAGCCTTCTTGATAAACTACGTTTATTTCAAGAGGCGAAACTCATTGTTTCGCCTAACGGTGGCGCTCTTACAATGTGTTATTTTGCGCATCCGCAGACAACAATCTTTATTATACAAAATAAAGGTACACAAGAGACGCAATATTCTCATATTTGTGATGTATTGTCTATACCCGTTATGTATTACGAAAATATTCAATGTCTAGATAATGTTAGCAATCAAATTACTGGTGGATTTAATGAGGATTTTTCTATTAAGATACCGGACTACGATGACTTGTTACGCTATCTACCACCGATGACTCCTAGAGTTCTTCTAGTTGCCATTGCGATTGGGGACAAATATTTAGAGCATTACAATAGTATCTTTCGCCCTAGTCACGAAGCGTATGCGAAGCGTTGTAACTATGACTTTAAGGTTGTTACGGACTATCTTGATCCGACATTTCATAGTAAGGAGGCGATTACCTTTAACAAGATATTGGTCTGTAGCCAGCCTTGGAGTGCGGAGTACGATTATATTATTGTTGTAGATGCGGATATTCTAATAAATCCGGCGGCGCCTCCGTTACATTCAGCGTACGTATATGGAGATAAGATTGGTATGGTAGATGAATATTCTCAGCCTACGCCGGCAATACATAGAGAGATTCAGATATTTAATGGATTTGAGGAGACTGCGACCGATTATTATATGTTACACGCAAAGCGGCATATTCAAACAGAGAATATTCTTAATACGGGTCTAATGGTTCTACAACCCGTACGCCATAAGACTCTTCTTGAACATATTTACAACACATATAGCCGTGGTGCGGTTACGAGTAAGAGTGGCTACCATTATGAGCAGTCGTGTGTAGGATACGAAATACAGAAGGCGGGTGTCTATATGATTATGGAGAACCGATGGAATGCGATATGGTGTTTACAGAGTATATTAGGGAATATGTCTCTAGAACAGTTTGTAAGGGAAAACTATTTTACACATTTTGTAGGTGGTATGTTTCACGAGTATGTTCAAAGCTTGAGATTTTAGATGGTCTAAACTTATTTGTGTAAATAAATATACTATGGAATTAACAGACGCGTCTGAGCAGGAATATTTAGTACTGAAGAATAATTATAAAGTATTTCAGGTAAACAATGTATCGGATTACACATATGATAGTAAGACCCATAATAAGATTCATATATCCTTTTATACACCAACGGACGAATTAAACATAAAGTATTATTTTATTCTTGACACAGATTCTAACGAAGCGTTTGGTCATTGGGTGTATGAATCGGCGATATATTTACCTATATATAATCTATTGAAAGAACAGATTCCGTCTCTAAAACTTGTACTAAAGTGTCCTAAAATGTATAAAACAATTTTTACAACATTTTTTGGCATTACCGATATAGTGTACACACTTGATACAACATCGGCAAACGTATCGTATTTTCCGTCTCCTGTATCAAGTTTAATTGTGAAAGAGTGTACGAATGTAAATATAGCGCATCTAACCGATTTTATGATACACTTTTACATGTATAAACTACCACAATCCGTAGATGATGCGCAGTATGATTTTTTGATTATGCCGCGGCAGAAGAAGGAAAATTATGCGCCGAACGATCGTATTATAAATTATTCTGCCATATGTAATTTTTTTGAAACAACTAAGGGATATTCCTACAAAATACTCCATACCGATGAAGTTACTGACCTTAAACAACAGATACGTTGTATAAGGAACGCAAAGAATATTATTGTTACCGATGGTTCACCGTTATTTTGTAATATGCTATTTGGAATAAATAAGACATTTTATATATTGGATGGAACACTAAGTTTTTTACACACGTATGAGATTCCAAAAAATACGTATATTGTAAAGATGGCGAAAAATGTATTTCAGCACAAAATAGTGTATATTAAACAATCAGTTATGATAGATAAACTACGTTCTGGTGAGATTCAATAACTGGTTTATGTGTGCGTTTTTGTGCGTGATTTTTTACTTTAGAGAATCTGCGCACAAAAAACTGCGTATATTTTGCGCGCATATTCTACAAAACACAAAAAAATACACAAAAACATCACAAAATGGGGCATTTTTCACGTCAAAAATCACGTGTCATTCATTAATCTATAGATTAATGAATCTGACGCAGATTTTTAAGCAGAAAAATCGCGCGAGTTTCGCAAAATTTCTTTACTTTTTTTGTGTTTCATAGAATCTGCGCGCATTTTGTGTGTAACTTTTTGTGCGCTATTTCTTGTAGTTCAAAAAAACTACAGAAAATACGCGAAAAACGAGTTATAGGATAACAAAGAAACAAAAATCTGCGCATAAAATATACGCAGATTTTTGTGCGCAAATTTTCGCACGCGTTAAATCCATAGTTTTCCTAGCTGTAACTCCATATCATCCGAGTAGATTTGAAGCCCTGCGTGAGGTGTAAACGTAAATTCGCTGAAATAGATCTTATTATCGGTGCCTAAATAAAAGTCAATCCGCACAAATTCAAACGGTTTTGAGAGGGCTTTTGCGCCGTCAAACATACGGTTCATCACCTCCTGCGGCGGCACAATAAACGGATGAAACACCTGGTTTTCTATGGCTAACTGCTCCATACGATAATCTTCGTGGATGTAAAAATGCCGATACCGTTCTAGACGCTTATCGCTAAAAATGACCGTATAAGGAACACCATGAATACAGTAAATCATGAAGGTAATGGCATTACCATTCTTGCCATTCATATAATCATCCACTTTCTCTTCAATAAAAAATCCAGGTTTTATATATTTATACTGTGACTCTCGGAAACTCAGATACTTCATACCATTAAAGCGTCGTAAGGTCTGTTTAATGAAGTTTATATTATACTTGACACCTGGCTCTATATTAATGTTGAATCCACTACCGTGCCTTGCCTTAATAATATGATCAGGATTCAAATCGTCTGGAGAAATATCACTCCATTCTGCCATTTCACGAACAACACGTGGGAGTTCAATCATATCTCCTGCTAATTCCTTCACGATACCTTTTGCCTCTAATTTATCTACAAACTTGCCAAACCCTGGAGTAAAGCGTGAAAAGGTATACTGTATCTTCTCAAACAGTTTCATAGTATTCCATTTCTTCGGTCGAGTAAAGTAATTCTTAAACACACTATAATCCATTTATAATTCCATACGAAAATCATCTTTAGATTTGCGTCCATCCCAATTCTGCATCATACATCCTAGGTGTTTTATAGTTAGGGGTAAAACAATCTTCTTTCTGAAGAATAATGTAAAATTTCCGTCACACGTTGAACAATTATTAGAGTCTTTATATTCTTTTAACGCACTTTGTTTATAAAGTTGGAAAAAACCGTAAAATCCCTTTGCAGCAGGATGGTCATACATATTGGTATCCTCTATAAAATCGTAATACGATGGATAATCATAGCGTTTTGAAACACCATAGAGTGTATCTGGTTTTATCTCTATTGACGAAACGACATCGTAAAAATTATCTGGTAAAAAGATGTCAGAGTCCATTAATAAAATCGGTTTCCACATATGTGTTTCTCTGACATATTCTTGCGCCATACGTATAGCACCACCTTTATTAAATACCGCATTATTATAAAAATCAAAATAGAGAAGTTTTATGTTAGTATAATCGGCACTCTCAACCACATCAATAGTCGCATAATCTGTTGGATGAGTTATAATATACCACGTCTGAAAAAATCGTTGGTTCTGATGTATAACAACACTGAGAATATCATCATAGTTGGTAGACACTGTAATCGCAATAAGGTCCTTCACTCGTGTATCTGGCATCCTTATAACGGTGAGGGATTTGGTGAGCCGAACCTCTCCGCGGCTACTTGCCGATTAAATGGACCTGGAGCAGTACATACTGAGTCACTCCATTGTCTTTGAGTGATTTGGTTATATCTAATTCTTTGTTATTGAGCATTATCCGTAAGAACATAAGGCTGGGTAGACTCTCGGCAGGAATATTCGCAGCATTTGCGACGAGAGTCAGTAAATTCAAATATTCTAGAGGAACATTGGGGTCTAGAGACATCATAAAATTTTGTCCACGAAATAGCCCCTCTACGTCTCTTATTGCTCGCTTACGTACCATTCTCAAACCGGGCGCATTGAATACACTTACACTAATACCAACATTCATTGTGTCTAAATAGCGATTTTAAATTTTAAATCCCAATTAGGGATGGACGCATCACAACTTACATATGAAAAACACTCAAGGGCTGTCTATGTTGCCTTTCTAGCACGTCAAGCCGAAATCAATGACCGCAATCAACGTGGTATACCTCGTCCTGTAGAATCAATTTCACCTGTAGGTTCTGATGGTCCCGATTATACAAATTGGTATAATTACGTCTTGACGGGTCCACTGTTTATTCCAAAACCAACGGTGTCTGCTCTGCCAGCACCACCACCAGTACCACCGCTACCCATCGTATCCAATTATTCCTATATTGTCCTTGAAGATCCAGGTGATACGTGGACATGGAGAGTCTATAATATATATGCGGGTACGTGGAGTGCCTCGGTAAATTCAGGGTATAGTGTAACTGATAATCCTAATACAAGAATATGCTCTCTGTCAAATTGTTTTATACTTTATATGATAGGTCCCTCACCGGATTATAATAATAACGCATTTCTTTTTGTAGGCATTGATGGCACTCTATTACAAACTATTACAAATATTAATGCTTCTGGCGGAGGTTACTATTACCAACAGACGTCAGCTCCTTTCTTACATTATACTTATAGTTCCAATTCTGATGCTCCTCCAGCCTATACATATACATTCAATCTTTACAATTCAGTAACAAATACGGTATTGGCTCCCTATACATTAAATACAGATACACTCATTGATGCTTACACACTTGATAATGCTATTGTATTTTACGTATATTCTATGGGAACTAATCTTACTACAGTTTATTCATGGGGTTTGTCAAACACAACACCTAGTATTGTATGTACAATCGTAGGTTCTGAAAACTATACAACAGATGTTTCATATGAGCAAAGTGGATTAGATGGACCTACATTTAATAACTCTTCCATTTTTATAGATTTTACTACTGGTAATATATATGTTATCACACAAGACGGAACCTATGCGACATATTCAACCAGTGTTACAACATATAATAGTAGAAGTATTTACTATTACGGAGCTGGTAATCTACAAAACTGTGCCATAGTGCTTCATAAATCTAATGATAATAGTTATGATGTATATGTGTTTCCTATTGCTACAACATATACAAATGGCGCAATTTTAACACCTGTAGTTCTAACAGAGATAGGACGCGTGCGATACCACTCCTGTGTAAGTTATGGTCCCGCACTTCCAACGTACGGCAGTAACCATATTGTTATTTATGATACCAACGATGGTGCTAAATTTATAGGAGCAAACGTATATATTATATTCAATGGAACTACCTTAGTCGGACCACTTTTCTATAATAATTCTCCAAATACTGTAGGTTCCAGAGCACTTATAAACAATAACGGTGTTTGTCTGCTTGAGTCAACTGGGTCTTCCGTCAATGCACATATAATTACTCCTACTCTTAATACAACTATTTTATTACCTTATTATACAACGGACTGCTACCCTTATGTTATTGGTAGTATGATTGGATATTTTGTATTATATGGAAATAATACAGCCGAAGGGGGTTATTTCTTATCTATAATCAATAGTCAAACAGGGGCTTTAGCGTATTCCAATGTGCCATCCAATAGTGGATTACAATATCAATTAATAGATCAATATGCTGGTTCAAATCTTCTTGCGTATGATTATACTCATCATAACATATTAGCATTTATCAATGGCACCGCAACAGTCATTTCGTGGTCAGATTTGTCTCAAGTATATCAATATCCTGAATATGCGGACGGGGTCACCTTTACATTAAATGCTACAACATCGCGAGTATTCATTACAAATTCGTCCGGTTATATGACTGTAGAACCTACAATACCACCCGCAACCGTCGATGGTTACGGAGGCATTGGTAAATATTACTATTCGTATATTGTATCCCCAAATATCGCAGTGAATATTATAGATATGAGTGGAGTAAATTATTACTATGAAAATACAGCACTCACCGGTTATACACCAGCCGGTTATGGCGTTCAATTTACAGAAAAATCACTTATGTTTTGGTTCGTAGGTAGTGGCGGTGCTCCCCAAATCTATATCGGATTTAGTACCGTTACAAATACCTTTGATAATACTTTTACTGATAACGGCTCTGGTCCGCCCTCAATGCTTACGAATGATCCTTATGCAGCATACTATTGATTAGTTTTTATTGCTACTTAATTTTTTTTGGTACCGACCGCTTTCCCGTTACCTTTAATTGTGCTGGCTCCACGTCTACCTCAGGAACAGCCACCACTTCGGTTTCAGGAGCCGTGGTATCCTCGTCATTGACAATAGACGCCATAGAGTTCTTAAACGCCGATTGTACATTGACGATTGTTAACATCAATTCATCCAAGGACCCTTTGATGTTACGCTCCGCTGCCTTCGCCTTATTCACCATATCATTGATGATTTGCTCGTTGTAAATGAAATGCTGCCGAATGCTGCGCAGTTTATCGCTGAGTCGCTCATTAAGGACCTCAGGACTCTCTGCCGCCTTCTTCGTCAGTTCAATCAGCGTGCGCATCACCGGTTGTAGGGATTGTAGATATAGAATCTTGTTCTCCTTCATATTGAAATTACCTAGATAGATTGCCGGTCGTCCATCCACGAGGGCAATATCAATATCACCAGGTCGCTGATGCTTTGGAACGTGTGCCCGTGCGCTAATAAAAAGAAGAATATGACACTCACTATGATTTGTAAAATCACGGTGCGCCTTACGAATATCTTCTGCGTCTATCTCCTTCTTATCTTTGTCTTCTACCATTATCTTATACGTCTCCCATACTACAACATGATCGCCGGATTCGTACTGCTTGTCTAAAATATCAAATGTATTTGCGGTTCCAAAGGCGTTGACAACGCAATGTTTAATTTTCTGCTCATAGACACCGCCCTTTTGCGATGAACTCGTACGCATACCTTGTAAAAATTCAATCTGACTATTTTTCTCCTCTATCGCCTTATCCGAGCGCTCCCTTTCAGCATTGACCAACTCTTCCGCTCGCTTCTTCTCAGCAATGACCGCATCCATTAACTTAGTTTGATACTCAGCCGCATTTGCCTCTGCCTTCTTTATACGAATTTCGGCAGTTTGAATACGCTGCTCGGCATCTTCGTACGCCTGTTGTCTAGCATTTGCGATTGCCTCTGAGAGGCGACTTTCCGCATCGGCACGCAGTGATTTTGCGAGATTTGTATCTGCTTGGAGTCGCTCAATCTCCTTTTGAAAGCGCATACGTTCCGCTTCAGCCTCTTTTTGTTGGCGTGCCAAAGCGGCTTCGTGCTTTGCGGTAAGCGTTGCGTTCGTTGATTTGCTGAGATTACTACTTGCCGATTCTACGGCTGCTACACCCGCTGTGAGTACATTGACGCACGTTTCTGCGCTCGCATTGAGAAGGAGGGGCGGAGTTACAAAGTCCGCCGTGACCTGTAAAGTGACGGAGGTCGTTGCCATTCTCTTTTGGAGGGCTCTTATATTTATGTGAGCGGGCTGGGCTTAAATGGCGGTGAAAAAATTGAAAACCCTTTTGGTGTAAATAGGTTTGTGCGTTCCTCTCTTCCTACTTTCTTTCCGTTTTAACATATAGAATGCCTCCTCCTTCCTCCGAGCCAAAAAAGAATACAACCCGTACAAAAAAGACGGCTGCTGCCAATGAAGACCTTGACATTAAAGCCATTATCAACGATATTAAGGATAATAATAGTTGCGGTCCCAAGATTATGCTTGGATTTGTGAATAAGTTTCCTGGCAAGCAAATTATTGACGCTCGTACACGTACAGGTCACTCACGTGGAACGCACTACGACTTTGATATTAAAATTCGTGATATTGGCTCTAAAGCAGAGGGCGAATGGAAACACGTTGAGCACAAAGGGTCAAAGAAATACGCTCCCATCAAAGATACTGATAAGCCGTGGAATGCCGGCGTTCAGTTCCACAATGGTGGTGCCGAAAAGTACAGTCTTGCACTCAAGTATGCACACGAGTGGTACGATATGTATATAGGCTCAAATAAACTCAAGGAAGAGTTTGGTATTTCCGCACCAATTCCTACCTTTACAGATTGGTTCAAGGGCGACTGTAAAGCACAAGACAAGCCCAAGACCGCCTTTAGCAAAGAACTCAAGGAGAAGGTGCGTGCCAAGCGTGGTGCTAAGTCAAGCCTACTGGCTGAACGTGCCGCAGTAAACGAGAAGCTTACCATTACGGATGAGGATAAGAAAACCCTCATCAAAGAGGTGCTTCCTATCGCAAACCAGGCTCTCGAACAAAAAGACTATTGGTTGACGATTCATGGAGACCTAGCTGGCGAGTTTCACTGTGCCTGGTACCCTCAATTTGTCATTAAGACTATTGAAGAGGTGATTATAACAAAAAATAAGGATATTGAGATGGAGTTCCGTTGTAGCGAGGGATTTACCTTTCGCGGTATTCTACGCTGGGGCTACGGTGCCGGTTTCAGCAATCTCCGTCTTGATTTGAAGTGATTATTCTGCCTCGTCCTCGCTCTCTTCTGCTTCATCGGCGGCACCATCTACCGCTTGAGGCTCTGCCTTGAACACCACACGCTCCAACGACTTCACAATACGTTCTCCAAGGGGCGGAGGAACAGCATTTCCAATCTGGATAATCTGCTCTTTTTCAGTGCCCTGCCACGCATAATCGGCAGGGAAACCCTGAATCTGACCGAGTTCCTTTGGCGTCATACAACGAATCCAATACTTGCCAGTGGCTGCGTTATAGAGCCCCACGAAGAGCCGCGGGCAGAGATTGTACGTACTAATAATGGTATTACAGGCGACATCAGGATTTACGACCATACCGTGATAGCCACCCTTGCGGACACCAAAACTAATCAAGCCGTCCTTTTCCACAAACTTAGCAGCAATATTCGGATTCGCCTTTTTCTCTTTACTTGATGGATTGCGTGTACCACTTACAAGAAGGACGAGATTAGGGTGGGGTGTGCCAGTGGGTGCCGTTTCCGTAGTAGGAATCCAATAATGGGCACCCTGTTCGGCGGGTCGGTAGAGCGCCGGTATCTCCATCGCATCCTTAAGGTGCGGCTCAAGAAAGGCACGAATAGAGTTATGCGACGAAGTACTCGCCGGCGTTAAATCGCCCCACGGCATATGAGGATACTGAGTTCCTCGGTGCCCCACAATAATCAAACGCTTTCTATGCTGAGGAACGCCGACCTCAGTCACATCAATCACCTTATAGGTAATTTTGTATCCTGTACGTTCAAACAGGTCTTTGATAATATCAATAACAGGGCGTAGAGGCGCATCGGCTGCTTGGGCGGGATCCCTACCCTTACGGGCGAGCAGTCCCTTGACATTTTCGCCAATAATCCACTCAGGTTCGGCAATACGTGCTGCACGAGCGAACTCATATACAAGTTCATTACGTTTATCATCTACACGCTTGGCACCGGCGTGACTGAAGCCCTGACAGTTATGAACTATCGTATTATCTACAATATAACTATTATCTGTATCAACTTCAAAGTTATAGACAGGCACTGGAGTTGTTGGACGCATATGAATTGATGCCGGTTTCATCCAAACATACTGTCCGTCGATAAACGATGACGAATTACGTTGTAAATCCATAATTCCATTTACAAGATACGTGTCTCGCTGATTAACTGTACGCCCTTGGATAATACATGTCTTAGGACGAATTGTCTTGTGAATGGATACAATATGTCCGAGTTTCAAATAAAGTCTCTGTAGTCCTAGTGCTAGATTATAGGATACAGTTGTAAAGCGTAGTTCTCTTCCGTGAACACAACCATCTGCAGAATGATATCCGTTGATAAATTCCTGAATTAGATTTGCCGGTGCATCCTGTACCCATTCTGGAATGAGTTTACCGTGTGCATATTTTCCAAATTGTTTTAGAATTGTATACCATGCGAAATCTGCACAGCCATACTTATCGGCAGCACCCGTTGAACAATGCTTATCCGTCAAAGGAAGGATCTTTTGAAGCCTTGCGAGAATAGTTTCTTTATCTGCATTATTAATGGCAAAACGAATTTTATGTGCACTATTACCATTTGCTTTTGTAGTCTCTTCAATCCACCCATCGCCGATAAAGTATCCCATCATAAACCACTGATCGGCGTCATTTAATACGTAGGTTATCTTATCTATACGCGATCCATTCATTTGTTTATTCAGTGTAAATTCTGGCACAATTGATTTGCTATTAATAACCATTCCAAAGTAATCATTCATCGTCAACGTCTTCGCATTCTTCCACCGTGGCTCTTCAAAAGAATATGTATATTTGCGGCTGGCATTATCCCAGATACGTAGCTGCGTGCGCACATAGAATGGATGCTCGTCCGTTGCGGTAATCGTCTCAGGATGATATTTAATACGAATGTCGTATAGAGTCTGATCGTAAATCTTTTGTTGAAGATTTACAATCTGCTGAAACTTGCCGGTATGCGTTAATAGTGTATTCTCTAATGTAACCGATTCAATAGGCATATACCCCTTATCGGTTAGCACACGTGTGCCTGCTACAAAGCAAGGGAATCCCGCAAAGATAAGACGAACCTTGCCCTTGTATTCCTGAAAGACCTGGTCTGGTACCTTTTTAATATCGGTCTTACCCGTTTCAGGGTTCACGAGCATCACCGAGTGTGGAAAGACCGCCTTATGAGTCTTGATTGCCGGCTCTTTGAATTCGTTGAAGGCGATCACCTTATAACCGGCACGCTCAATACCTAATGTATCACCACCAGCACCGCTAAATAGACTTATCGCAGTCTTATTGTCGCAAACGACGGAAGGCGCAGCGGGTTTAGGCGGTTCAAGTGCGGTAAGGCGTGTTGTAATATCAGCCACCGCCGTCTGTAGTTCAACAATGGCGGTATGGAGTGATTGGAGGGTCGGCTTGGGCATTTTATTTAGGGGTGAGAATTCTGCAGTGCCGGGAGAACGGGGTGCAGTGGGTAATTTTGTCAGAAAAGGTGACTGCACCAGGGTCAATTTTTGTAAGTTTTATAGCGGTAATTAAATCTAAATTTACTCGCCAGTTTTTACAGTATAGGATGAGCTCCACTCGCAATGCCGATGAAGTCGCCGAAGAATTTATTGACTTTGATAATATAGATTTCGGTCCCGATGCTTACGGTGTTCTCATGAATATGGATTTCGGCGGTATGAATTTGCCCGAAATTGTGGAAGAACTCAAGGATAACTGTGACGACGCCGGTGCCTCACGCACTGATATTTTCCTTGTTCCCAGCCCAGATACAAAGTGTCTCACGCAAATCAATGTACTTGATGATGGCTGTGGAATGACCCCGAGACAACTCTTTAACGCGTGCCGTATCGCCGGACAATCTGTACATAAGAGCGGTGATATCGGTAAGTTTGGTATGGGTATGAAAAATGCGACCATGGCTGCCGGTCGCTTCATCACCATCTTCACTAAAACAGAATCGACCGGTGCGATTGCTATCATCCTGGATACCGACAAAATGAAAATGGATCGTACATTCCGCCCCACACATTTTACCGATAAGGCGATTGAACTCTCTTGGAGCCTGCCCAAAGATATCTGGCGTCGCTTCTCCGCCATGCCCTCTGGTACTCTCATCAATGTCCGCAATCTCAAGGATACCTACATTCGTAATGCGGCGGAGACCGCCAAGGAACTCCAGCGTGCCCTCAACTTGGCATACATTTCGGCGACCAAGAATTCCGCTTATATTCACGTCGGCACTCTACCAGGCAAGACCTCACTTACCATCAATCCTGTAGATACCTTCTACCGTAACCGCCCTGATGCGCTCAAGTACTGCTCAGAAACGACGTTACGTGTGTATAAGGCGACCGGCGAAATCGGCATTCGGGTCCTAGAAGTGTTAGAAGGGCAGCGTGTTCTTGGCATTAATAAGACGGATAACACGATTCAATGGGGTAGAGGTGACGGGGAAGAGAGTCCTCAATGCTATCGTATTTGGCTTGACCGTATTCGCACCAATTCGGGTAAGGATAAGATAGAATATCGTCACGACCTTTTGGACGAGATTCCAAACGACGATTACGTGGCGGTCAAGGTTCGGTTCATTTCTTTGACGATTCAGGCGTTCAAGGAGGAGGGACTCAAAGGCTATTTCTCCGAGCTTGACGCACACCGCCGTGGCATCTATATGTACCGTGATAACCGATTGGTGGCACCTTGCTTGACTCTCGGCGAGCCAATGGACGATAAATGTAATCGGCAGCGTATGGAGGTCATTTTCCCGCCATCACTGGACTTTGAAATGGGTGTACGTACCCAGAAACAACTTACGAACCATTTGAATTCTCAGGTGATTTCGGACGCTTTGCGGGTTCTATGGCATCAACAAAATAGCGTTTGCGTGCGGGCGAAGGATATGAACGGCACTGTAGATGCTGTAACGGAAGAGGTAGAAGAGGTTCTTGTCAATGTACCGGTTGCGGTTCCTCCTCAACGAAAAGGTAAGATGTCGGTAAGAGCGGCTTCAACTCCTGAAGAGCTCTATAGCAATGAACTCATTCTAGAAACGCCTGAACAGACTGCGGCGATTGCGAATGCGGCGGCGGCAGTAATTGCCTCGGCGGCACCGGAAATCGTGGCAACAACGCCAATGTTTACCCAGCGTGTCTATGCTGAATTCGCAAAAGAGATGCGTGAGCGCCTCTTAAAAACCAATCCTACTTGGACGTCCCATGAAGTTATTCGCGAAATCGGTCGGTTATGGGGAATTCATACACAAACGCCTGATTATACAAGTGTCCCCGAGCCAGTAGCTGCTCCTGCGCCTCCTCCTGTCTCACGGTATGCGAATACTGAAATCCCTTTGCCTACGCCTTTGTATTATAGTGCAACCAATCATCCATTATCACCCCAAGCCTTTACTGCGGCGAAGACCGAAGAAGTTCTAAACGAGAAATTAATGGAGACTGTCGCACAGCAAGGATTTGCGGAGCCGCCACCAAGTAACGCACGCTCTTATACAAAATATTCAGATGAAATCCGCCCTTGGATTATTCAAACGTATCCTCGTTGGTCGGTAGACCAAATCATTTCTGAAACTACTCGCCTATGGAAAATGCAACAAGATAAGATAAAAGCGATTAAACAGGAAGTAGCACCACCGCCTCCACAAGTAAGCCGTGCACCTCCATCCTTTGACCGTCGTTCAACTGCCCCGCCACCTCAATCGGCTCCTACAGTTATACGCGGTCCACGTAGCACAGACCCTGTAATCGCCGTAAATACTACCGCTTCCGCTACAACTGCTACGACCTCCTCCACGACCCGTGGGGCTCGTGCCGCTGCCGCATCAGAAGCACTCGCGCGTACACCAAGAATGCCACCAGTTCCACCAGGACCACTACCTATTCGCGGACCCTCTGCCAATGGCGCTGCCCAAGAAATAGATTGGACGAAAGTCCTAACCGCATTACCAAAGTCGCTGCCGTCCAATAAGAATGAAAAACACGTTTTGGATGCTATTATGGGGGTTTGGAAGGCGGGTGAAGGACAAAAAAATTGAAACTGTTTTGCGGTGTATAACATTTGTACCCTTCTCGCCATGTCCTCCCTCCTTGAACTTGCTATCGCACGTACCTCTAACTTCCAACGTCCCGTTGCTCAATTTACCATTGATTCTTTCACAATGATAGTTTTCTTCAATGATGAAGATAAGGGTTATTATATTGTAAATCCGGCTGATACCAATTCTTATACTCGTATTCCTGATACATTCACTATCGGTAATACGATTACTTGGTTCTATAATACATATTGTGCTCCGATGTTGAATCAGGAGCCAAATTATAATACTCCGTCATTCACTCTCCATAAGCGAGTTGGACGACGACTCTATCCTCTACGCAAATTGTCAAATTCAACCTGTATTCGTCTCCTTAAGGCAAAATGGCATGAATTGAGTCCCAATCCTGTTATTGGTAACCTGAGCTTCTAACAATAAGATTCATAGTGTGGCGGCGGTGGTCGTCGTCATCGTCGTCAAAAAAATGAACAACGTATTACACGTTGTTCTTTTTCCAATGCAGCGTATACAATATTCTGCCGCATATATAGGATTCGGAATGCCAAAGAGAAGTCGAAAAATGAATAGCCCTGTATCTGACAGTTGTCCTATCGGCGATGCCGGCGCACGCTGCTCGGTTTCGGGCAAAAACTACGAAATCAAGATTGCGAAAACTTGTAAAACGGTACGGTCGCCTTATTTAGAGATTCCGTTCAATACACAGCCTCTTGATACACTCGGCGGCTGTGGTGCCGATATTGATATAAAACTCAATTGGCGGACGGAGGGGGATATTGGTGTGGAGGCGAAACGCCCTACTCCCGATTGGATGCAGATGAAATTGGAAAAAAATAAGGAGGGCGTTTGGGTCGGTGTAAGTGCCGGCAAAATTCCAGCCGCCTCCAAAACGATCTTTGAAACGATTATCGGTGCGGCGAATCTCTTTGGCGGCAAGACGCCCACGTTCCTAGAACGCCCTGTAACATATTCTGAATGGACGGACATTAAGAAATCCACACCTGAGTTCAAAGACTATTATATTCCTTGCGGCGCAAATACCATTTCGCAACTTTATAAAGCGAAGGGATGCCAATATATTCAGGTAGACGGAAAGGGACTCTACCATACTGGTGAAGATACGTGCGATTTTGGCGTTCCCTACTTTGAATGCCCGCAACGAATTCGTATTCGTCTCAAGGTTCATACCCGTAAAAACAAAAAGGGGAATATGTGCTTGTCTGTCATGGCGGCGGCACAACCTATAAAACTGAAAGAGTTGGTGGCGTCTAAGTTTAGTTTGGATGCGGCGGCGAAGTTGCCATCAAGCCTTGCGGCTGCTTCTTCTGCCGCCGCCCCGTCTCCTAAGGCAACATCACCAAAGACTGAAGCAGTGCCTAAAAAGAAAAAGACGGGTTCACCGTCGTCTGTGGTCTCTAACAATAATTTAGATGGATTGGCGGCGGGAATGGACAAAATGGCGATTTAGGGTTGTTGCTGCTGCTCCGCCTCGCGTATCATTTGTTGTACTGTTGGATTTTGGTTATAGATTAGATGAATATTATTCATGTATTCGCTTCGGATATCAGACCTGTCTCTATCTTGTTGATTCCACCAGTCTAGTGTCGTTTCAAATACAGGGCGTAAATCCCTCATTTCGTCATCAATATGACCACGGTCACTCCATTGAACTACCCAACGGTGTAGATTCTCCATCAGATTCTCAAAGTCGTCGGTAGGCGATTGACTATCTACGACCAGCATGTAAATACGGCGTAATTGTTGAACTACGCCTTGGAGCATGTGATTTGTACAGCTTTCATTTTGCTGTATAGCTATAAGGACACGGCGTAGCCCATAAATTATATTACGAGGAACTCGGGTGCTGACGGAATCAACCATTTTATCAAATGGTTCATTTCGGTTATATTTATTCATTTTTTTCAGCGGCGGCTGTGCTTGCGGGACTTACGGGACTTGCGGCTTCGGCGAGTACGACGGCGTCTAGCGCCGCCAATCTGCGCCTTCTGTTCCATTAATGCCGCTAGTTCGTCAAATTCGCCCTGTGACGCAACGCCATGCTCGGCAAAAAAGGTCGCCAATTCATCTATACCTTCGTCTTCGTGCATAGCACCATAGCTGCCCTGCGAATTGGAGGGCGCAGGAGGAAGTTGTGGGGCGCCCGCAGGAGGTGGTGCTACTGGCGCAGATGCCTGGAATGCTGCCGCAAATTGCGCTGCTGCCGCCTCCTTAAAGGCTGCCTCTAACTGCGCCTTTGGGACACCACCCATCGGATCGGGTAAAAAGCGAAAATAACGATGAACTGGTGCCTTTCGTAGAGGTTTACTAGATAATATCTCCTCAAATCCATTCGCAGGAGTCAAAACAGATAATTCCGCAGCGGCTCTAGGCTTACGAGTATCAACACTATAAATTTTCTGTTTGATGGTACGTTTCGACTTTCCATTTAAATTCATACCGTCCATTGGCTCACTCTACAGGTGGTGGAGGATAATTTTGCCGAGGTGGTAGAGCATTAAATGCGACCCTAGGTTCATCTTCTGGTGGTGGCGGTGGGGGTGGGGCTATGTAATTCAAATCAAATTCCGTTGTGGCAGGTGGGAGAGTATTTCGGCGGGACATAAATGGATGTATGAGTTGTCTGCTCGATGCTGATTGTTGGAAACCGTGAGGAACCTGTGATCCTATGGATGCCATCTTCGCCTTATCATAGGATAATCGGTTATTAATAGGTACAAATTTTGTACGCAATTTATCAAGATCCGGTTGACTTGGCTGCTTTGGTAGGTGAACATTTTCATGGAAATTTGCGGGACGTGCTGCTTGCTCGGGGTCGTAATACTGTTCATTCGTTGATGGTGGTGGTGGCTTTGGTAAAGAGATTATTGTCATTGGCAAGGCGTTCTTCAACTGATTTATTGTTGTTGGTTGCGTAGGATCAAATGAGATACGACGGCGCTTACGTCTAGTCAAATAAATCGCAGTTCCAGCGACAATAACACCAAGTGCTGTGGCACCTACCGCAATTCCTACTGGTAACGCAATAGAGGGAGCGGTACTGGGTGCCGGTGTAGCAGATGGGGCAAGAGATGCGATTAAATTTGTGTAGGCGGATGAGAGAGGAAACCCATTTTGAAACTGTTGAGCATTAACTACGTTACCAGTGACTGTATAAGCGCCATTCGCCCAGGTTACACTATTCACTACTGCATTGCTGTAACCTGCCTGTGCGGCATAATTACTAACATATCCACGAATAAGTGTATCCGCATTTGCCTGTTGGGTACTTGGAATGCTTAGAGTAAAGGCAGTTGACATTGATGTAGATGGTGTTGGAGAGGCAGTTGTGCCTGCGGTTCCAGTAAATGTCATTGAATTGCTAGGTGTACGAGTATCCGTGGGTGTTTGAGATTCCGTACGAGTTAGTGTAGGAGTTTGAGAATCAGTGCGAGTATTTGTAATTGAACTTGTTAGAGAACCAGCTGCTCTTGAAGTAGTAGCAGATGCTGTTGCCCCAGGTGAGTGTGTTGCGGTATCAGTCGCAGTTCGTGAGGCGGTTATAGTATCTGTAGGAGAGGCAGTTGGTGCGGCACGACTGCGAGTTGCCGTTCCTGTAGCAGTGGCAGTGGCGGAGGCAGCGGCACGGCTGCGGGTAGCAGTATCCGTAGCACTTGCTGACGCAGCAGCACGGCTGCGAGTAGCGGTTCCTGTGGATGTGGCAGTGGCAGCGGCACGACTGCGGGTAGCAGTATCCGTAGCACTTGCTGACGCAGCAGCACCACTGCGAGTAGCGGTTCCTGTGGATGTGGCAGTGGCAGCGGCACGACTGCGGGTAGCGGTTCCTGTGGATGTGGCAGTGGCACCTGGACGGCTGCGGGTGGCAGTTCCTGTGGATGTGGCAGTGGCACCTGGACGGCTGCGGGTGGCAGTTCCTGTAGCTGTGGGGGCGGCACGACTACGTGTAGCAGTATCCGTAGCACTTGCTGAAGCAGCGGCACGGCTGCGAGTTGCCGTTCCTGTGGCTGTGGATGTAGGGGCGGCACGACTGCGAGTAGCGGTATCCGTAGCGGACTGAGTAGCGCCTGGACGACTGCGTGTAGCAGTATCCGTAGCACTTGCTGAAGCAGCGGCACGGCTGCGAGTTGCCGTTCCTGTGGCTGTGGGGGCGGCACGACTGCGAGTTGCCGTTCCTGTAGCAGTGGCTGTGGCGCCTGGACGGCTGCGGGTAGCGGTATCTGTGGCTGTGGCTGTAGGAGCAGCACGGCTGCGTGTAGCGGTATCCGTAGCACTTGCTGACGCAGCGGCACGGCTGCGGGTAGCAGTTCCTGTAGTAGTTGCTGTTGTAGTAGGGGCAGCACGACTGCGTGTAGCGGTATCCGTAGCACTTGCTGACGCAGCGGCACGGCTGCGGGTAGCAGTTCCTGTAGTAGTTGCTGTTGTAGTAGGGGCAGCACGACTGCGTGTAGCGGTATCTGTGGCTGTGGCGGAGGCAGCGGCACGGCTGCGGGTGGCAGTTCCTGTAGTAGTTGATGTTGTAGTAGGGGCAGCACGACTGCGTGTAGCGGTATCTGTGGCTGTGGCGGAGGCAGCGGCACGGCTGCGGGTGGCAGTTCCTGTGGCGGTAGGAGACGTTAGGGCACGGGACCGAGTTGTAGTTCCTGTAACAGAAACTGCAGCACGTGTAGCCGTTCCACTTGCTGAAAGTCCCGCCACCGAACTTGGTGAAACAAGTGAGAGCGATGATCGTGTCGCACTCAGAGTTGCTGTTCCAGTACTCTGACCAGCAACAGTTAAGATGCTCGCAAATGCGAAAACCAATTTATACAGACTAAGCATATTTCATATACCTAACTTATAATCTTGTTTTTTCTTTAACCCCTGAACGATTTTTCAATTTTGTTTATTATATATTTGCCGGAATCTAAATTTTTTATTATATGATTTATATTATAAATAATTTTTTTTAACATTCAATAAAAAATCCACTTATATACGGTACAATTTATTGACTCGGTGGCAGAATAATTATCTCCGATGACCCCTTCTTCCCGTTATCCATCCCATACGACCACGTCACTATTTGAATTCGGCAATCCTTATACAAATCACGAATATAAGGGCAGTCGTTATAACTAATCATCCAGTCGCGGCGTTGCTTAATAGCAACCGCAAAGGCGGCATGGTCAAATCCTTCATGCATATCACCATCCTTACCGTAAATGTAAGAACTGATGTAATACGGTGGGTCAGCATATATGATTGTATCAGTAGTTTCAGGATTTGCGGTTAGAAACTCCTTACAGTCAAGATTGGAGAAGGTAACATTCTCTAGATTTGTATGTATGAGAGTTTCAAGCGACGATTCATTGAGTCGTCCTGTAGAGGCTTCCTTAGAGAATCCACCACAGAATGTGGCGCCACTAAATGAGCAACGATTGATGATATAATAGGCGGCGGCAATCTCCAATGGGTCGGTCATGGTCTGTATAGTCGTTCGCAGTTCCATAAAGTACTCTTTTGTGATAGGCATTACACTTTCCACTGCCTCCCTAATATCCTCAGACGAGTCCTTTAGGGTTTGCCAAAAGGTATATAAAGGCTTAAATAAGTCATTGGCTCGGATTTGGTACTGTTTTGTAGTAAGATACAGTTCAAAGCTACCACCACCAAAGAAGGGAGACAAAAGTGTTCTCCGGTGCGGATAATGTTCGGTGAGATACTTTTCTAGAATAGAAATTGCGCGCGTTTTTCCGCCAGGATATCGCAACGGTGATTTATTTTTGGTTGACATCGTTAAAAATCACTTATGCGATGCGGTTTGGCTCAATTTTTAAAACCCTTATACTCAGCAGAAAAAATGCCCATCACCTTACCCAAGAGCGACAATGAGTACCTTCTAGACAACTTCTACGTTATCGCAGTGATGACAAACCCGGAGCGATTCAAGACCCGCCCACGCTTATTCAAGGAGTTTATGGCTCGTATGGATAAGTACGGCGCCAAACTCTACGTCGTAGAGGGTGCCTACGGCGACCGTGCCTTTGAGGTCACCGACGCAAGCAATCCTCGTCATATCCAGCTACGTACTGAGTCTGAACTATGGCATAAGGAGAACCTTATCAACATCGGCATTTCTCGACTACCTGCCAGTTGGGAGTATGTTGCGTGGGTCGATGGAGATATTGACTTTACGCACCCCAACTGGATGGAGGAGACCGTTCACGAACTTCAGCACCACCCCGTTGTCCAGATGTATGAGGACGCCGCCGATCTCGGTCCCAAGCATGAGATTCTCTCCGTCCACAAGAGCTTCGCCTACTGCTTTAAGAACGGCAACGACCGCTCTATGATGGTAAGCAAGCCCGCTGGCGTAACCGTCTCAACTGTTGATCTCTCAAACGTTGACTACTACGGTTACTACGGCAGCGGCGGCAAGGGTGCCTACTGGCATCCTGGTTACTGCTGGGCGGCAACTCGTCAAGCCATCAACACCCTTGGTGGTCTCTTTGACCTTGCCATCCTCGGTGCCGGTGACCACCATATGGCGTGCTGCCTCATCGGCGAAGGTGAGCGCTCTATCCCTAAGGGTGTCCATCCCAACTACCGTGCCGCCGTTCTCAACTGGCAGGAGCGTGCTCTCCGCCTCCACAAGAACATCGGCTATGTCAGCGGCTCTATTGTCCACTACTGGCACGGTAAGAAGACGGATCGTAAGTACAAGGGTCGCTGGGAAATTGCCGTTGATAACCAGTTTGACCCTCATACCCATATCCATAAGGACTGGCAGGGTCTATGGACGCTCTTCCCTGGTCACGAGGAGATGCGCGACCAGATTCGTACATATTTTCAGTCCCGTAACGAAGACAGCGTTGATAAGGTCTAAACCATTATATTAAATATATGTTCAAGATGCTTGAGCATTTTTATATCGTTTCGGTTATAACAAACCCTGAACGATATAAAACACGTGTGCGACTTTTCAAAGAGTTTATGAAACGTATAGATGCCTCAAAACTCTATATTGTAGAGGGCGTGTTAGGCGATTCTCCCTTTGAAGTGACCGACAAAAACAATCCCCAACATATTCAAATTCATCTAACCTCAGAATTATGGTACAAAGAAAATCTGATTAATATCGGTCTTTTAAACTTACCATCAGACTGGAAATATGTCGCATGGATTGATGGAGATATTGAATTTATCAATCGGACCTGGATGGAAGATACTGTCTATGAACTCCAGCATCATCCTGTCGTTCAACTATTTACAGATATAGTTGATCTCGGACCTAAGAATGAGGTTTTATCAGTTGACAAAGGATTCGGATATTGTTATAGACATCGTGATATTTATTGGAGTGAGTTTAGTAAGAAAACAAATGAGCCAAAACCATATAGAACTTGGCATCCAGGATACGGTTGGGCAGCGACCCGTGAGGCAATTGACACACTTGGAGGGCTTTTTGATAAGGCGATCGTTGGAGGAGCCGATAGTATTATGGCACGCTCATTTATCGGCGAGGTTGCCGATTATATTCCTGAGCGTGTTCATCCAACTTACCGTAAATGTATTCTTGAATGGCAAGAACGTGCCTGTGCTCTCCAACAAAATATTGGGTATGTAGCGGGGACGATTCTACATTATTGGCACGGGCGGAAGGCGGATAGGGGCTACAAAACCCGTTTGGATATTCTGGTAGATACGCAATTTGACCCTGAGGTGGCGATAAGTAGGGACGCTTGCGGAGCGTGGGTGTTGGTGGCGGACCAGCGCGCTCTGCGTGACCTGCTCCGCAACTATTTCCAGAGGCGCAATGAGGATAGCGTGGAGGTCTAGGTCTAAAAAAATTGACTTAGGGGTGCCTGGATTTCAAACAAGGTACTGAAGAAGATGGAGTTCGTACCTAAGGATGTTGTGCTCTTTCGTTCATCGGTAGAGGCTCTAAAAGAGTTTCTACCGATTGCCTCCCTTCGCATCGGCGCCGATGGTATTCGCATCAGCGGTATGGATGCCTCGCATGTTGGGTTCGTTGATTATTTGCTGGCGGCGGCGGACTGTACAAAGGCTACTGTTGGTCATCCGCTCATTGTTAGTGTCAACATGGCGGTATTGGCGCGGGTGATGTCCCCTATCGGTGCGGGGGATAGTGTGACGCTGATTTACAAGGCGGATAAGTTTATTGTAGAGTGCTATAATGTGAAGATGTCCAAGAAGGCGGTATACGATGTTCCTACACTAGATATTGACGGTGACGCTGCCGAATTGCCTGCTATGAACTACGCCGCTAATGTGACGCTCAAAACTGCCGATATCTTGGCGGTCGTCAAGGAAATCGCACACTTCGGCGATACGCTCGGTGTAGTTCTGAACGAGGATGGACTCCACTTATCGACGGTGGGTGATAGCGGCGCTGTCAAGCAGACGCTTGAGAATACCGAAGACCGTGAGATGGAGCTGACGGGCGATTCCGTTGAGGCACGCTTCGGCATGAAGTATGTTGGAATGATTATTAAGGGCGGTTCGGCGCTGTCGCCGGTCACACAACTGGAATTTGACCCTGCCAATCCACTCCGTGCCACCTTCCGTTTTGGGGCTGGTAGCCATTTCATTGCGTATCTGGCACCGAAGGTGGCGGAAGACTGAGAATTCGGCATAAGGTCTCCTTGACTCCTTCTTGAAGCAGCCCTTTCGCGGGCTCGCTGACCCATACAAAGTTTTTTAGATGCGGCGTCATATTTATATCATCTACCGCCACCCAAGTTATAATTGGAACGTTTGCTTCGTTAAGCCATATATTTATTTCCGCTGCTCTTTGTTGTGGATATAATTTCCATATATACTGGCGTGTTTTCGGTGTATAAGCAATTGGCTGCTTACGGATTCCTTGTTGTTTATAAAATTCACGCATTTCGTCTAGCGAAACCCAGTACTTCCAATCGGACGAAATGACAATTTCTATACTAGAATCGGATTCTAGAATAGAATTTAAGATGGCGACTGCTTCTTTATTAAAATCATCTAACTTGCCAGGATGCGGGTGGAGTTTTGTATACATTACACCCTGATGGTCTAGAAAAAGTATCTTCACTGCTTCAGACATTCTAATCTATTTATATACTGGATAGTTTCTTCAACTGATATTTGTTGCTCTGCTAGACGGAGACCCTCGTAGTACTTGGTCGGCACCGAATTGTACTCCGCGCTGGGGATTGCGGCTCTTTCGGACTTAATAAATGTCATATCGGTGATTGGATATATGTTATTATAGCGGCACGATGTGAGTATTCCGTTCGCAAATAAGTTTATATGTTTTTTGGTGATTATATTGTAATACTCGGTCTGCTCTTGGATAACGGTTTTATTGAGGAGCGTTACGTCTTTGTTTACGACGTGATACGAGGTGGTTCCAACGGGTGTGTCGTCGGTCATTGGGTAAGTAAATTTACCCGCTTCCTTATTAAAAATACGATGTTGATGAATGGTCTTCAACTGTGTGCCATTGTTGAATTCTAATAGATTGTATTGGTCGGCGACTTCCGCCTTCTTAATCCATAACGGCGGTGCTGTGGCTAGGCAGCCATTATCAAAGTCCCAAACCAAAAGACTGTCATTGTATGTAATCTCTTCAATCGGTTTTTCAGTGCGGTCCGCTAACATGATTAGGGTACCCTTAGCGAGACATATCGGGTAGGGAGTGACTGGGTTTGATGGCGCTGAAGGGAGCGAACTGCCGCTTATATTTGTTGCGACTATTGTAAATGTATATGTGACATTCGCCATCAAAGAACCCATAGAATAATTCGCAGGAGAAGAACTTGCGGTTAATGTTATATTGCCAGGGTCTGATGTTATTGTATAAGAGGTAATTGCTGAACCACCGTCATCTACCGGTGGCGTCCATGTTAAAAATGCGAATTGTGCTCCTGCTGTGGCAGTTAATCCTGTAGGCGCGCCTGGAACTTTATAGGTCGCATTTGTTGAATTATAGTTCGCGGTGATTTGAGCTTGTGTAAGCGGGGTTCCATAAATACGAACCTCACCGATTTCACCGGTCATATACGAATTTGTGCTTGTGTCCCAGCATATACCAATCTTATACGGTAAGTTTCCGCTTGCGTTTATGGAAGCACCACCTGGAGTCGTTGATCCTGAAAGTGTACCGTTTACATATGTAATTATTGTTGTTCCGTCCCATGTAACTTGTATATTTGTCCATACATTATCGGTTAACGTTGTTCCACTTCCTTGGTAGAATTCACCGCCATCAAAGAATCCTGGTTTTAATGCGAGAGATGGCGGTGAGAAAAATCCTAACAACATATTACTATTTCCTCCATCGTTACCCGCAGTTACAATACAAGGATAAACACTGCCAGATGTGCCCGTATTTTTATACCATACACTCATTGTCCATACTGAACCTGCGTTTATATCTGGAAACGACCAGTAAGTTGCGCCGTCTAAAATAATACCATTACCTGCTCCATTCTTTGCTATTGAACCTGTTATAATAGTAGCGTCTCTACCGTATCCACTTTGGTCCAGCCATTGACCAGATCCACTGTAGGAGACCGCTTGTAATAAGACTAAAGGTGCTGGTCCTATATTATAGGTTGCTACAGTATTATTGTAATCTCTTGTAATCTGTGTTTGATTGAGAGCAAAGTTATAAATACGAACCTCGCCAATCTCACCTGTAACAAAATAATTCGTATCTTGATAGCCACGTCCAATGTAGTAAATCTGTCCTAAATTTAATGATGTTTGTGCTGATACAACTGAACTTTGAAGAACTCCGTTTATATAGGTATTTATATTGGTATTGTCCCATGTGATTTGGTAGTAATTCCATCCTCCGTTATTGATTAGAAATTGAGTTCCATTATGAATATTAGTATAAGTTAAAAATCCTCCTAAAAAGTTATTGCTTCCATTGTTTTGAATATACAAATTAACCATACCTCCGCCATAATTGCTAAAACTTTGTGTAACAATACAACCGTTTGTCTCTGCCGGCGCAGTATTTTTATACCATACACTGACAGTCCAATGTTGATTAGCGGCAATATCAGGAAAACTCCAGTAACTTGAACCGTTAAGAACTATACCGTTTCCGGTGGTATTCTTAGCCGATGTTCCTGTAACAAGTGTAGCATTATTTCCGTTTCCGCTCTGGTCTAACCATGGTCCAGAACCGCTATATGAATAGGCTTGTAATAATATCTGTGCTGGTATTCTTGGTGTTACAGTAACTGTTGACGAAGCGGTACTTATACCGTTCACATTTACAGCCTTTAATTTTATACTATATGATATTCCATCCGTTAGACCACTAATTGTAACAGGACTGGTTGATTGGGTGGGACTGAAGGCTGTAAACGTTGTACCGCCATCTGTTGAGTAGAGGTAGTTCGTAATCGCCGACCCATGCGCCGCACCTGGCGTGAAACTAATTGATGCCGTAGTATCACCTGGGCTTCCTGACAAGTCTGTAGGGGGGGCGGGTGCGCCTGGTGTGACGGTGACCGACGCCGACGCTTGACCAAATCCTACGCTGTTCTGACCTTCCAATTTGATATTATAGGCTGTTCCATTGGTGAGTCCACTAATGGTCACTGGGCTACTCGTTTGCGATGGGCTAAATGGAATAAAGGTCATACCACCGTTGAGGGAATATGCGTAATTTGTAACTGCACTGCCGTTGTCACCGCTCGGTGTAAACGAAATGAGGACGGTACCATTACCTGAACTGGCTACTAGATTTGTAGGTGCCGTCGGCGTACCTGGTGTCACATAAAGAGTTGCGGTCGCCGGTCCCGTGCCCCTACTATTCGTCGCCGACAGTTGAACCGCATATAAGGTGCCATTGGTGAGTCCACTAATCGTAATGGGACTGGTCGTTTGTGCGGGGCTAAACGGCGAAAATGTAGCACCGCCGTCCAGCGAATAGTTGTAATTCGTAATCGCCGACCCGTTATTTGACCCTGGCGTAAAGGTAATGACCGCCGTCGTGTTTCCAGGCTCTATATCAAGATTTGTTGGAGGTGCAGGAACTCCAGGAATAACGGTCACCGTTGAGGAAGCCGGTCCTGTACCAATGCCATTTATTGCTTTAATTTTAATACTATATGTGGTTCCGTCCGTAAGCCCTGTAATATTCAGCGGACTTGTAAATTGTGCCGGACCGAAAAGTGAAAATGTGGCTCCATTATCAATAGAGTACGAGAAGTTAATGAGTGGATTGCCGCCATCCGATAGTAGTGTATAATAAATGTAAGCGTTACCACCTCCAGGTATCGCATACACATTTATAGGCATGCCTGGAACCGTGGCGTTTCCAGAACAACAACAATTCGACCCACAGGAGCAGATTTTCTTATTGCTAGACATAAACTGAAACGGTGATGTTGTTGGATAATAACAGACAAGATTATATCTGAGTAAAATAAGATCCGCTTCACAGCCGGTAATTGTATTCATCGATAAGGGTATAAGGGATCCTAACAAAAAATACAGGGCGTTACGGGTAGCACCCACTGCTACTTGGCTATATGCTCCAGCGCTTGCTGTAGGAAGCAATGCGGTAGATGCCGGTGCCTGAGAAAACGCTAACGGCATATTATTATAACCCGCATTATCAAATACATTGTTACCGGTTGCTGAATCAAGTTTAAATACAAATATACTTGAGTCGCCGGATGTTGGAATATCATCGTATGTTTGTAACGAAATGACAACATTCGGTATATCGTAGGCGCTGAGATAACGGTCGGCATTAATATAGGGGAGACCTGCGTCTACATACGTATAAGGAGCACGGTTGAATTGTTCGCCCTGTTGTACCCACGGCGTATAACCGGTGGGCGTGACCTTGGCGACGACAAGGTCGTGCGCTGAACCCGTTGAATAATTACCTGCGACCGATCCCGTAGTAAGAAATGCAATATATACATTTGTACCATCACAGGTAATACTTGGGCTGGAAGATATGCCTGGTGCCGCCGTTTGAATTGTACCATTCTGGCTGAGCACCCATTGCCGGCTATACGATGCGAGTTTATTCGCAGGGGTCAGCGTAGTTTGAAACTTGACCATTTCTATTTGCTGCCCTGTGACAACAGCACCCCCTTGGACTGTTGCGGTTGTTTCATATGCTACATATACACCACCATAAAGGTCGGCGGTCACCACGGGATTTGTATTTGAGCCTGTACTATTGATTTTTTGTTGGCATTCCAGCCATAGTTGGGCACCATCTAACGTAAAACATGACAGGGCGACTGTTGGGTCGCCTACAGGAGTATAACATAGAATATCACCGTTTGTTTGATAGGTAATATAGAGCAGACCGGTATTTGTATCAATGGCAAGTTGGGGCACCGTTTCATTATAAACCGAATTAAGACGTGCGTTTTGTATTACCCACGCAACCGTCTGTTTTGTATTTGAATAATTAATACGTGCTAATACAATATCATCCGTTCCTTCTACATCCAAATCTGGATAGAGTGGCGGACACCAGCGTGGCGTTGATACCATGTTGTAACATTTGGATACAGCAGCCGGAGTGACGAACGCAATATATAAATCATTATTCTTTCCTACAACAAGGCTGACCTGTTGTTGGTTTGCGGTGACAATTAATTCAGGGAAAAACTTATACCATAACAAGTTGCCATTGATATCTGCGCTTCCAACAACGACGTTATTATATGTCCAATACGACGAAGGTATAGTAGGCGAGGCGGTCGGATTTTGCCCTTGAACGACTGCCGCAAAATATGTATTTTCCTGTGAGTCTACAGCAAGTGATGGATTGCCTATAACACTGCCGGATGTGCCTGAATAATAGGCAAAACTAATACTCGGCTCCAAATTCCAGTTGTAGAGCGGATACGTGCTCATTCTGCTAAGGACCGCTGATATAAATGCTTGTAAACGGCGTGAGTGTTGAGAAGTCCGTGGTTACTGTGTAACCGATGGACTGAACATAGGAGAGCCATAGGGGGAGAGACCGCCAGGTGACGGCATTCCATGATGGCGATTGGTAACAGCATTGCTGTGAGAATCCCGCGGGCGGCGGCAAAATACGTTGAAAGTTATTCCCCTCATACCAATATGCGGGGTCATCGTATTGACGAGTACTACATTGCGTTTGAAACGTATTGGGCGGAGGCTGTCTATCAATAGCATAAACAGTCTGTGCCTGAAAGCATCCTCCTTGACTCCAAAGCTGTGGGAAGATGCGATATATATTAGACATGGTCTCTTGGGCTGGGTTACGACTTTTTCCAAGGCGGGCATACAAGAGCATTGTGCGAGCTGGGCTGATACAAATTTGGTGGCACAACAATCGTACGGTCATACTTTGTAGGATTGAAGAAAAGACGTGCCGAACGGTTCCACGCCTCTTGATCATCCTCATTACGACATCCCGCCTGCTTTACGACACGAGTGAGTAGCGGAGAGAGAGTTGAACTATCACCTAAGTATACACCTGGTACATCACGGGTGCTCATTGAAGGTGCCGGGATGCCTCCTGGTGGGATATAACGTTTCTCAGCACACTTTGTCAACGCCTCATCGATACGTAAAACATCCGTCTCCGCATTGGCATTGAACTTATCGTAGGGAAAACCGAGACTCGCTGCGCCACCGGGTGGAAATACGGGTACAGCGGCGAGTGCGGGCGGCTGTGGCTTTTCATACGTCGCTGGACGGTGCGGACCTCCTAACAAATAGGAGGGTGCCTGTTGGGGCTCCATCTCTGGATACCGCTTGAGCGGGGCGTCTCCAGGCGATGTATTATAATAGACGTAACAGTTGCGAACAGATTCACGAGGGTCCAATGCCATATCGTGTTGAAATTTTGGTAAGATATGGTCAACAACCATCGTAGGGTCCCAATGCGTCTTAATACACGTTGCCTTAAAGACCTGATTCCAGTCCTTTGGTCCTCCCTGATAATATTCGGCTAACGTGGCGTTGATAGCTGCCATTTCCTAAGGAGTACGAATTATTTATTTTGATAAACGGTCAAATCACTGGTTGGTCCCAAGAGACTGGAATCGGTTGTCGGTACATTGGTGGTTTCTGTAATCTGAATCACCATATCGTAGTCGCAATCGGTGTTACTGAGTGTATTACCATTCTGGTCGGTCAAGTAGCACTCAATGACCTCATATTTGCCAAGTACTGGTGAGAAGTCCTTTTGTAGTTGTACGCCCGCACGGCAATAGTTCGCAAAATCGTTGAGAATAATCTTTGTAAAGTACTGTGTATCCATACCTTGAGATTCACGGGTCTCGCTCAGATTCTCCTTGGCGGATACCGCAAGCGTATTAATATTCTGCGCAGGGTTGAGTCGTAGATAAATATACTGTTGTACGATACGGATGAAGGTCGCAGAGGTCACGAGAGTACGAGGACCAATCACCGGTACAGTGAGTTTAGGGAAACCTAAATACCATCCGAGACCCCACTGATCTGTCTGTGTATTGTATGGAGGCTGTAAGTTGTAATTAAACAGGAGTTGGAACGGAATCGCCGCTGTATATTGTGAACGGGTAGCAATTCCAGGTGGCAGAATGCTGCCGTAGCGCGTTATAACGTACTGATTGAGCAAACCGGTTGTTGTTGATAAGATACTTGTATATAACGCATACTGTGTATGGATTGTGCTGTAGTATGATACATATTGAGAAAGGGCGTCCGCATATCCATTAAATGTAAAGGGTACACCTTGATATCCCGTCTTAGCACCAAAGGTAATCGTACTGATATAGAACTGTTTTTCAAAGTGTACGAGAGCATCGGCGTAGGCATGGCTAAAATTATTACCATTACCCGTTCGTATTCCATTGTTCGTGCTGATGATTTGGTTATATGCTGGTGTATTCTGTAAGTACAAAGAACCTGATAAATCTGAAATAGGGCTGTATCCTGATAAATCCGCAATCTCCTGTGCGATTTCGCCCAATGTAAGTGTACCAAAGTTTGTATAACCGTTGCCGATAATACGTAAGCCGGTCGTAAACTGTGGAATAGGGTCATAGGAGCGTACATGAACTGCGTACTGCTGGTTTGTAGGACGCACCGTCAAATCATTCAAGTAGGAGAGGAAGTTGTAGCCACTCTGGTCGTCATAGGCGGTGTAGTTCGCATTGCTTTCATTACCCCAACGCCAATGCGTGGCATTTGTTGAAATATCGCCATAATCCTGATTGATTGTACTATTTGCGTAGAAGAACATCAACGTATCCTGAAATTCGCCACTGAGACCCGCATACCCGCCAAACGCTGACAGATCGGTCGCCGGATTATAGACAATATTAGGGAGTGCTGTAAAAGTGACCTTGCCGAGCCAATAATATGGCTGGAATGTTGGCTGTTCACCGTTGTACAGTGTGAATACTCCGCCGTTGTTGTGCCATCCATAAATACCAGGCGGTCCATAATAGGGTGCGCCGCCACCAATGAGACCCGTGCTTGGTAACGCCGGCTCTCTCGTAAAACTGAGGGCATAAAACGCACTTGGCTGCCACGTATTCGTTGTAAAATTATAGGAGAAAGGAACTGCTGTATACGAATTGGGAATATCCGCTGTATACGATGAGATGCTTGAATAGGGAAAATCTACGGCATTTCCAACAGATGGTGCGATACCATACGACCTTGGTAAATAAGTATAGTTGTAAATTTGTGAAGCGGTCAACATATATCCAGGGTAACTCGTCTCGCCTGCTGTGTAGGTAGGAGTGATATCCGCCGGTGTATTTAATATTGAAAATGTATCTGTAATGGATGTGCCAGTTGGCGCATATACTAGTGTTGAATTTTGCTGGACTGTATATTCATAGAAAGTGCCCCAATCAGGCTCTCTTGTATGTAATGTTCCTAAACGATTCGTATTTCTACAGACTTGCGTGACTTGGTTAAGGGTCATAGTATATAATGAACTAGAGAGTGAAAGTGTAGAGGTGCTGACGCCCTGAATTTGCCCTGTTGGAAAAATGCCAATTTTTGTATTTACACGATTCCATAAATACCAGTCGTCCCAGTATTTAGGATTATAATAAAACTCATAATCTACATAGTATGCGGGGTCGTTCACTTGATTAAAATATAGATTGGTAGGTTTTGTAATATTCGGATTCAAAAATTCTATATAATTGTTGCCATTCCCATAAAATCCTGTAATTGGAAATATTAATTGTAATCCATTTGTCCTTTGTGTAATTTTAACACTTACAGCGCCAGGTGGAGCCCCTTGAAGTGTAGAGTATAATGTCGCATAGCTTTGCGGATTATAATAAAAGTACTGTAATCCCATTGTAAAGTATGGAAATGGTGATCCATATTCTACGAAAAACAGCGAGTCGGCAAATGGCCAAAATCCAGTATTTAAAAATAGATTGCCCAAGGATGTAGTGGCTATGGCATTATTATACAACCAATTATTGATAGAGCCATTTTGTACATGTGGGTATCCATAATATTGGAACGGACTTACGCCTTTAGAAATATATTCTAGATTATTGGTCTGTGTCGGTGCTGTATAGGCAAACTTCACGATGAACTGCGACAGATTCACGATTTCGTTCGGTGGTAAAAAGAAACTGATGCCCGCAAAGCCCGTCAAGTCTTTGAAGGTCTGTGATGTAGAGGCATCGGTCACTAGACCATTACCGTAATTGACGCAGGGTTGGAAAATAGTCGTAGACTGAACCGGCATATTCGGATCCTGACCTGGATTCAAGAATATCTCCTTATTCGTCGGCAATGTAGGGTCCAAAAAGGTGGCTATAACCGATTCGTTATTTTGAATATAAGTCCCACCACCTGGAAACGTCTGTTGTTGTAGAGAACTCAAATAAATAATATTGGACGTGTTGTATAAATCTAAGATGGTGTTGGTGGCATTTGAACCGAAATAGAGCGACCATGGCGGCACAAGATTTGGCTTTGGTGCCGGTGCGCCTACATTTGACAAATTAAACTGATAACGTACACCTGACTGAACACCATTGCTATATGTTTCAAAATTTGTAGGATCGTAAAAATTGTAATTCGGTGCCACAATAATGTAATCCGCCAAGTTGTTAGAGACCCCAGAAATATCATAGCCGATAGAGGTGACACTTGTAGAATAGATAGAAACCAAGTTATTAGAGTAAACAGAGCTTTCAGGCGTAAATTGGTCGGCAATCGGTGGTAGATTTTGATACGGCATATCTAAATAATCGTTTGTTGTCGCTTGACTATATACACCATATTCATTTGTGAGTACAGCAAATGCGCGTAGAGATACACTTGACTGATTACCACTAGCAGCGTAATGTATATAGAAATAGGTCTGCTGTAGATTTCTCACTGATACTGTCATCGTGCCAGATATTGTTCCAGCTGGATATGTTTGTGTCTGAAAATAGTTACGAGGATTCTCTGTGTTCACATTGACCGTTGGCATAGCGAGCAGAGCGTCCGCCATAAATCCAGCACGGTCCTTATACCATGTAACTGTAATTGGCGCGGGGAATGGGCTGCCATCCTGCGTTTCTACATAAAATGTAACATCAAAGAGTGCATCTGGTGAGAGAGGATATTCATCCGCATTCATCTGGAAAAAGATAAAAGGGCGATAACTTGTCAAATTAATATCACTAATCGGTGGATGGGTCCCATAGTTTGCCGATGTGGGTTGTACACGACTACCATTCAAAATATTTACATATGTAAAATTCTGCCATTGGTTATATGCACGCATATAATCCGCCGAATTAAACATTGTTTGTACAAGTGTATACATGTTGAAAATTGTAATACCTGAAATATCGGTTAAGATATATTCAGTATTCGGTGTACGAACGTCGAAGAGAATGGTAGGCGTGGAATTCTGTACGCTAAAATTATAGACCTCCTGTGTCCCTGGACCACGGTTATTAATATAACGTGGAATCGTCATCAAACTAATTGTCTGACGATTCGGCGTACCAAAGGGTGTGCGAACATACGATGTAGGCAATATAGGAAACACAACGTCTGTGTATCCATATACCGATTCACTCGCATTGGAAAAGGTGAGTTGCGGAACGCCGCCAACGATAGGAAATGATGATGGCACAATTGTAGATACAAAGTGTGCAGCAGCAGGCGCTGCCTTAGGAAAAATGAGATTCGGCCAATAGTTTGTAATAGACGATGGCGGCGAATTGGACGAAATCTGTGTAAGAAAAATATTCGGTGTCAATGCCAGATTCCAGCCAAACTCGTTTTGCGTATTATAGACTGTAATTTCGTTATTGGAATTCGCATAAAATTCTGCCGAATAAGTACCAAAATTAATACCAAAATTACTTGTAAACTCTCCCTGTAAAAAGTTATAAAACGCAATCGTAACCGCATTCGAATTTTGGAGATTTGCGTATTGTGTGTTAAAATTATCGGCATTTCCCAGATTTAATGCAGGATCTATAGCATCATAACTCGTAATCAACGAATTGAGAATATTTGTATATTGTTTGCTAAGATCGTTTGCGATACTTGTATTCAAACTTGGTGCCGATATAACTAGACGTCCCTGTTGCGAATTATAACTACAATTATACAAATTGACCAAGGATGTATTGAATGTATTTTGATAATGGTAATTATTGAAAATGACCTGATTTCCGCTATCCTGCGCTATCGCAAGAATATACGGATCATTGAGACCCTGGAATCCAAACAAAATATAATCATACCAACTGCTGAATCCGGTAGGAACGGTTTGATTTACAGTACTAAATGGTACCGTTACATTGGCGGCGGCAATCATCTGGTACATAATAGGGTAGTAATACGCAACGGTCGCCTGATTGTTTGTAAAATCGGTTACACCCGATGACTGACTCTGCTGAAAATAGCGATTCACAATATCATTAATTGTGACATTTGAGTCATAGCTGTTCGTTAGCACATTATAGACGACCGGTCCTGGCGTGTTAAACAAAATAGAAAAATCACCGTTCAACTGAAATTGTGACAGAAAGTCGGCGTAATTAATGTTCGCAAAGAGCGGTGTGGCATTGAGCGCATTGTTGAGCGCCGTTACTAGGTCAGTGGCATTGTAAGTACCGTCAGGTATAGTGATAGGTACAATATTTGAGGAGCCGTCGGCAAGAACACGTCCCTCTTCGTACACATTGACTGTTGTATTATGCTGCGACGCCGTAAAATTAAAGAATGAATTGAGCAAATTAATTTGGTTGAGACTGATGGATTTTACATTTTTATACACACGAGGGAGTCGCAGCGTAAAAAACGTCGGCAACGGATACGCATTTATATCACGGTCGCGTGAATTGAGCATAAACAGCGACGTCGTATCAGCGGCTTGAAATGCTAATGTAGTTCCTGTATTCGCCGGTGGATTTGGTACTAGCCCTGGAGCCTGATATCCTGTTGATACAGGGGGCTGAGTACCGGGAACGTTTATCAAGTAGTTCGTTGTTACATCCGAACGCTGGGTGTAATCGGACGATGCTGTATCTGTATCCGACTCAGAATCTGAGGGATACGCATTATACAAAGCTCCTGTCTTTGAAGACATATCCTATTTTTATGTACCACATTCGTTTTAGATGGAAATTTTTCGTCTATTGGTAAAATAGAATGGCGAGTATTCTCACCAACCCCAGCAAATATCTTGTAAATGTACCTGAACTTCAAAATGTTGTCACCTCGGCGACAGGTAGTAGCACAAACTACAATCTCACCCAACTCTTGTCAATGATTAATGTGAATAACAAAATTGTTAAAACAAATACACTACAGTCGTTTAATAACTCGAATATTACCGTTCGCACAAATCTCAATTTGAGCAATGCGCAAATTTATTATAATAATGTCCCGCTGCTTCTGTCCAATGGTATTAATACTACAAACAACCTGCTCTTTGAGGTGAACAATCAAGAGGTCGCACGCTTTACGGCGGCGGGGTACTTTGGTATCGGTGTTCAGGCACCCCTTGCACCACTCGACGTAGATGGCGATGTCCTTGTACGCAAGGGCAATCTTTATATCAGTCGTATGGGATTACCCTCTTCCATCACAATGGGTAATATGTTTGCCGACGGAGATGTCTATGCCGAAGCATTCTTAACTCCATCCGATCCTAAACTCAAGAAAAATGCTATGCCGTATGTACCGAAAGGTCTACCACAACCGGTAGAATTTACTTGGATAGCGAGTGGTCTGCGAGACATCGGCGTATTTGCCGACGATGTCCAGCGGATTGAACCGCTCTGTGTTGAAAAGGATAAGAAAGGTGTACTTCACGTAGATTATCCTAAGTTGGTGACCCTGTGTTTAGCGGAGATTCATTCGCTCAAAGACCGTGTTTCTACGCTGGAATCGACTCTGAAAGTATACCAGGGAGTTCAGCCTGTATCGCCTTAATAAATCCTTCAAATCCGATATCTGTAAAAATCTCGCCGGCATCTGTTTTACTTATACGGGGTCGTCCAATACCGAATCCATAGATTCCTGGAGTGCTATTGGTCAATGGACCACATATTCCCTCTTTATTCGTATACGTAAATGTACGTGGCTCAAATCCAATGGCGTAAATCACGGCATGGGCTTTGCTTAAAATTCTATAAATTGCCGCAAAGTCGTCGTAGTTTATGAGAGTTGGCTCAAGCTCACCCCACCCTTTATTCTTAATTTCGTTTGCTATAAGCGCTCCTGATAATTTTAAACCTTCTCCCATCGCCTCATTTGTTGATATGTTGAACGGGTCTTTGCCACGATATACAGCATAAACATTTCGGCAACCAAGTTGTTTTAAATTTTTCAAGACTAATACTCCGCTGTGCGATGTACCAAATACAACAATTGTCTCCGTTGGCGCAACTACATTCGCAAGTTGGTCCTGAGCAAGTGCTATAGGAAGAGGAATAGAAGGCAACGGCAGGTCCATTGTTTTCGGTGTTGCGCCCAGGCATAAAATCACCTTTTTCGCCTGATACGTCTCTTTTGTTGTTACTAAATTCCAACCATCGGCAGTTTGTACCAGATTTGACAGCGCAGTTGTATGAAGATGCGCCTTTTGTATATCCGGTTTTGCTAGCCGCCTGAGTACCTTACATACGTCAGCAAGTTTGGGTGGTTCTTTATCTTTATAGGCATCAAATTCTGGGAACGACTGATTCGCCCATTTTGGAATGGTCTTGAATGTCTTAATGAACCATTCTTTGGTAATATTCGCAATCACACCGCCGTATTGCGACGACAGGTCGCCTCCTATACACGAGCGTTCCAGCACAAGCGTTTCGGGTAATAGCTCCTCCGGTAGAAACGCTAACGTAAAAATACCCGCCGGTCCTAGACCCACAATAGCAAGTTGAAACATCTCTATTGTGGATTTAAACTTTTGTTTTCGTTGAATAAATAGAATGCTATTAAAAGATGCGGGTCCGTTACTCGGTGCCAATGAACGCTACTTCACTGTCGTCTATGAGGCATTTAAATACAAGGGCGAAGATTTACTTCGCAATTATATTGATTTTATTGTACGCGAGCCAGTGGAATGGATTCGTGGGTTTCCACTCAAACTTCGTACACGCCCCTCGTTTGCGAAACCCAAAGCCGCTGTTATTAAACTCCTAAAGACAGCGGAGGTCTTAGAAGTACTCGGCACCGAGTACTGCTCTTCCGCGCATGATATTGTATGGGATTCGTTTAAGAAACACGGCGACGACATCTTAAACGCACGGCTTTCTACAGGCATCGGTGGTGCCGCAGAAGAGAACGAACTTATTACAGAAGAGGATGCTGTACCCGATGCGTCTGCTACCGCCATTGATGGCGTGGAGGAAGTGACCGATATTTCTGGAGCGGCAGCACCCATCGTCTCCCCTTGGGAGCGTAAGTTCTATCTTCTAAAGTCGGTCGTCATATCAATGCTCAGTGATTATAGAGATACTCCAGGCATTGCTACAGCGTTACATACACTCATTGAGACTCTTGACGGCGTGTCTTCTTCGTAGAACGTTTTGGCGAGAGTTTACGCTTAAATTTCCGTGTCTTCGGCGAAGCGTCTATTTTCATATACGGCGCACAAAGTTTCGGACAAATCACCTTCTTCGGCCATTTATATCGGCGCTGAAGCCCAGACGTATGAAGCATAAGTTTTGCCTCATCCTCCTGTTCTTGTAATGTCATATCATCAAAATCCAATTTCTCCGTAATATAAATATGGCGTAGCAGGGAGACGCCCGTAGCACGTCCAAACAACTGTTCAAAGACATTTTTTACAAATACCGAGTACGTATTATTGCTCATTGGCTCTCCGTTTTCCTTGATAAACACGTAATTACGTGGATGGCGTCCTAACGAGGTACGCAGGTCCTTCGCAAGTTCATCCGGCAAATCCTCCTCCACCGTCTGATAGTACTTACTTGTCTTATACAAGTTCATCACCAAATAAGAAGTACCCTCTGTGCGCAGAACGATATAGTTCTCATCGGTTTTTCGTGGGTCGTTCTCCTTATAGATTTTGACAGCACCCAAATCGGCACGCTTTGGTCTCAAGTGAACCAGTATAGAAAGCAAGAGGAATTGCTGTGAGGATTTGAGTGTATTATGCGGTGTCTTATTCTTTAATTCTTTGTATTTATCGGTAATCTCCTCGTAACTTGTATATTTCTCTATTTGTTTCGCCTCGGGCTCCGATCGGCGTACCTTCGCTTCCTGGATTCGAACAAGATCGTCATGATATTGCTTCCATTTTGCGGCGGCTGTAGGCGCCTCGCTTTTAAGGGCGGGGTCTTCACGGAAAAGGACAAGAACGAGTGTCAGCATATTCTTACGGGTACTGAAGGACGGGTACAACTCTTGTAATTTCGGATAGTATGTATCGGGCGCTTTTAAAATCACTAGCGGATCCGCCTCGTTGAGCGACTTTGTTAGACCACGCAGGCGGCTTTTATAATTGTCTTTAGTCTTTGGATTTGAAAATGCCTTATCTAAAACTTGATTTAAACGGTCCATTCCGCCTATTCCTATTATAGCGAGCGAGTGAAAAAATTGAAACCTTGTACTGCGGTTTGCCAGGATGCGGTGTTCCTATTCAAGAATCTTCCTTCCCCTCCAATAGAAAATGAACTATACGTCCTCCATTCTTTCTGCGCTTGAAACAATGCGCCGCGGTGAACTTGCCAAAGGTGAGAAAACCTCTGCCTTTAAGGCACGTGCTTATAAAAAGGTCATGGACCAAATCAGCGGGCTCGGTCGCCCAATTCGGTCCTACGACGACCTCACCGGTGTAACGGGCATCGGTGAGAAGATTGAAGAGAAAATCAAAGAAATCCTCGCCACCGGCTCTCTAGCGTCGGCGGAGCGAGTAAAAGAGAAGTATGCTATTGACGCCGTAGATGAATTGTTGACCGTCCATGGCATCGGTCCAGTAAAGGCGCGCGAACTTGTTGCCGCCGGCATTAAGAGCGTGGCAGCGTTGGTTGAGGCTGTAAAGGCGGATCCATCGCTGCTCAACGCGACCCAAAAGATGGGTCTCAAGTATCACGCAACGGCTACGTTGCGCATTCCTCGCGAGGAAATGACAGTCCACGAGGACGTCCTACAGGCGTTTATGCCAAAGGGGCTCAAAGGAGTCGTTGTCGGCTCTTATCGCCGTGGGGCTGCTAATAGCGGTGATATAGATATGCTCCTCACACCAAAGAGTGCTTCTGTGAAAGATGCCCACGCTCTCTTTGAAACATTTATTGCTGGATTGAAGGAGTCCGATTATATCATAGACGAGTTGGTGAGCGGTGAGAAGAAGTGGATGGGCTATGTACGGGTAGGCTCAGCAGAGACACCTGGAAAGGCACGCCGCCTGGATCTGCTTCTCACTATGCCTTCCGAGTACGCCTACGCTCTTCTATACTTTACCGGCTCCGACAAATTCAACGTTGCCTTTCGTAAATATGCGGGCGATAAGGGCTATACGCTCAATGAGCATACAATGGTGCCTTTGAAAGGTTCATCGGCACCTATGCCGCCGGGTATGAAGGGCGAGAAGGATATCTTTGCGTTCCTCGGGTTGCGCTATGTGCCGCCTGAGGAGCGTGTTGACGGGGCACAGATTGTACCCGTTTAATTTGACGTTTTACCCATCATAAGATTGTATGAACTATTTGTCGGTCCGCATGCTCCACCCCAGTTTTTGAAATTCACGCCCATCTGACCCGGTGGGCAAGTACTCGCATTCGCACGCTGTCCTCCACGACGATTTTTTAAAGTACGCTTATTTTTGCGATTATTTTTGCGTGTTTTGCGGTAATTTTTTGCCATTCTACAGAATGAAAAGAAAAAAAAGTGTCCGGTGATTTAAAGTCTTCCATATATTTATATACATACCATGCTAGCGTTTCTCTCGTTCCTTGCCGTAGTCGCTGCGTCCCCTTTCTCTGACTGGGCTGCTACTTACAACCGTACTTACAATTCCACCGAAGTTGCGAAATACCGTGAATATGTCTGGAGCTCCAACCTTGCGAAGGTTGAGGCACACAATGCCGCCGGTCACTCCTGGACAATGGGTATGAACCAGTTCGCCGATCTCACCGCCGACGAATTCGCCGCCCAGTACATCACTGGTGGCTACAACACCTTTGTATCCCACCGTCGCTCTTTTCCCCACCGTAACTTCACTGTTCCTTCTATTGCTGCCCCTGCCTCGGTTGACTGGACCACGAAGGGTGCCGTAACACCCGTCAAGAACCAGGGTCAGTGCGGCTCCTGCTGGGCGTTCTCCACGACCGGCTCGGTTGAAGGTGCCTGGTTTCTCTCCAACGGTACACTCGTCTCTCTCTCCGAACAGCAGCTCGTTGATTGCTCATCCGCCCAGGGTAACCAGGGCTGTAACGGCGGTCTTATGGATTCCGCGTTTGAATACATTATTATCAACAAGGGTCTTACTTCGGAAGCGAACTACCCTTATACGGCTGTTGATAGTGCTTGCTCGGCTGCCAAGGCGAAGCAGGTCGTTGCGACCATCAAATCGTACACGGATGTAACGGTCAACTCTGAGGCTGCGCTTGAAGCCGCTGTTGCCCAGCAGCCCGTCTCGGTCGCTGTAGAGGCGGACCAGAACTCGTTCCAGCTCTACTCTGGTGGTGTCATGACCGCTGCCTGCGGCACCCAGCTTGACCACGGTGTTCTCGCCGTCGGCTACGGTACTGATTCGGCGTCAGGCAATGAGTTCTGGAAGGTGAAGAACTCTTGGGGTGCCGACTGGGGCATGAACGGCTACATCCTTCTCGGCAAGGGTAAGGTGTACAATGGTGGTGCGGGTCAGTGCGGCATCCTCATGGATCCTTCGTACCCTACTGCGTAAATGTGTGTTTTTTTTGAATTAACTATATGAAATATAGTGTGTTCAATATGATTACGCAGGGTATGTATTCTGGTTCGCTACACCGCCATTTGTCGCCAAGAATACAGGACCGCCGCCGTTCGAAGGTCCGCTGTTATTTAGACTTACAAATGAGTAGACTGTGCGTGATAGAGTGGACATGTAATACTGTGTTGGCTGCTGGGCACGAATCTCATTGCCAGAGAATTGGATATGCGGCGTTCCGTTCGTTTGATTGTTTACGACTACTGTAAACGGCTCACCTACAGCTAGAACTGGCGTGCTCAAAGGATTTGAAGGATTTGTAGGATCACGAAGGTAAAGATTGACTGAGCCAGTAAGATTTGTCATTGTGCTCATTATAGTGATATTTGCTACATTGGCTAATGCGGGATTCGCAAAGACATCGGCGTTATTTGAACCCGCCGCATTAGCATAATTCAATTGTGTATATCCAGTATAATAAATAGCAGGGGCAATAACACCACTACTGTAGTATGTACCTGCTGTCACGCTTTTCGCCGCCGTAATAGAGGATGCCGACGTAATATAGCTCGCCGTAGAGACAAATCCACCCGCTGTAATATTACCCAGCGTGTAAATAGACATAGCCGCATCCGTTCCCACACCTGACGCCGCATCAACTCCATCTGAAATGAAATTGGGCTTATCCGTATTGTAAATAGTGAACATGGACGCATTCGGGTCAATGAAGCCCGTGAGCTGTGTCTGCGCATCATATACACTCACCATGTACGTGTTGACGCTCGGGTTAGCGCCAGGGTAAAGTTTACGACCGGTTTCACGGAGGACACGACCCGCCGGGCAATTCGCGAGGGTAGCACCGCTGACAGGGGTAAAGGTACCTACCGTGGTGCCCTGGGCATTGACGCTGGTCGTATAGGCAAAAAAGTTATTGTAATAGTTCGCCGTTGAATAATATGACAGGCGGCTGGTGTTCATGTACGAGGCATGATTTGCGCGTCCGACAGTTGCCATTTCGTTTCTACTATAGAAGATTTTTTAATATAAATTGAAGGACCGCCGCAGCCCCACCTCCATAAACTATTCCTCCTAAAACTTGTGCCAACGAATGACAATGTTTTACATACCTAGCCCAACCAATCGCTGCTAACCATATAAATCCTGCTCCCCATAAAATTGCGGAGTTTGTGCCGATTAACAGCGTAGAAAAAATCATAAATGAACTGACCGCCATATGCTCCGATGGCATACCGTATTCACCCTCAGCAGATCCGCCGCCGTTTCGGATATTACAATTCATCGCACCCTTCGGTCTCGGATCTTTAATTATCTGTTTCAATAGTTTTGAGCCTATTACAACTCCAATTAATACAAGAGTGACAATTATATAGTCTATTGTATTCTTTGAGGATACAATAGCACCAATGAGTGGAAGTGTTACGGTCGCAACACCGGTCAACGATAAAAAATCGGCGAGTTCCGTTCCCATTCTAATTTAGTATCGGCGATTCTTGCGAGTACGACGTCCGCCAACCGCTACATTGTTCGAGAGGTACGAGAGATTGCCCAATACACGATGCGTGTTAAATGTCTTAATCTCCTCGAGATTTACATTGAAATCCTTAATAAGATGCTTCACTACACGAACAACTTTATCATGTGTCTTGAGGAGATCAACTTTGTGTTCGGTGTAATTAGGATCATTGACTAATTCAAATAACGCATCACGTAAATGGAGCATTCCGTTCACAACGCTCTGAGCATAGGCATACTGAATATCGGGGTCTTTTACACCAACAAGATTACCCACATGATTCAGTTCATGGTGTGCCCATTTCATCACTCCCTTGGCGGTCATATCATATTTCTTTGAGGACATGTCTTTATATTTTTAGTTCATATTTTTGCTAGAGAAGCTCATCACCGCCTCTGTGCTAAATCCAACATCTGGGCTTTCGTTACAACCACGAGAGTTGATAAATATCTTTTTATTTTCTCCGTTGAGTCCATGACTGTAAATTGTTCCATGGTGTTCAAGATATGTACGTCGCTCTTCACAACCATACGTAAATATAAAGAGTTGTCTATAAGAACTAGTTTCGGTTGGTATCCATAGAGCAAGTTTATACGGCTCATAAATATAAAACTGATTATGTTTATCTAACATAAATATATTTTGATGATGTTTTATAATTTCATATGGACTCTCCATCACCTTATGCTCAACTTCACCTGGAACATAAATAATAGACTTCCAACGGGATGAAGCCCATGCGAAGAAACTACGGTAATAATCACTTTTTGGATTTCCTACATTTCCAACAATAGCAAGATGAGGTGCGGTGGGCTGAATGAACAGCGGGAACAAGGGCTTTTCGTGATTTGTGATATGTAGATTACTGGCGTACTGAAGACGAAAGCAGGCGTTTTTTGCTGCGATAGTTCTTGTATGTAAGAGATTCATTGGGTTTGATTGCTTATTATGCTTTGAAACGTAATAAGGAATCAAATTTTATGGGGTGGTTATCTAAACTTCCTGCGCTTTCTAACAAATATAAGAGATGGATACTTGTACCGATTCTGTTGTTCGTGCGGTTGTCGCCAAATTTCTACAGCGTTCTGCGGTGGGCGTGACAAAGTACGGGGTCACGTTGGACCGTACGGACTTGGGAGCGGGGGATTGGATTCAGCACGCTCAAGAGGAACTGATGGACGGTATTCTGTACTTGGAAAAATTAAAGCAGACGCTGGCGGCGTCTGGTTCTGCGGCTGGTTCTGTGCCTGCTTCGTTTGACACCAGCAAGTAGCCTATTTTCCATCGCATTACGCCAAGCCGGCTCAATTGGAAGAAGTTCTGGCTCTTCTTTTGCTCTCTTTGCCGCTTTCGCCGCCCTTGCCGCCTTTCGCGCCTCCTCTTCGGCATTAAACATAGTTCTCAACTTCCTTTCTATATTTTTTATGTGTGAAATTGCTTGTATTTCTTCCATTACGTGTAAGTAATCGCACCGCCAATAAATGTTGTCGGTGCCATTTCGCCCTCTCTGCGGCTGCCTTTGCGGCTGCCTTTGCCTCTGCCTCCGCGTCTGCCACGGACATTTTTATATTGGGTTTAGAGAATGAATTTTGCCTCAGGGTCATACACATCCACCTTACGATTGAGTTCGTACTGCTTATATCCTCGGGCGTTCATAGCGACGAGGATATTATGTTTTGCACGAATATTAGTGCTGCGATGCCCGTGCCCACAAATCCACACACGGACCGGTGGTCTGAAAAGGTCGTCGTCCTTCGAGGCGTAGCAAGATCGCCAAGGGTCGTCCTGGTACTCAGGCTCTAGAAGCCGATGGGTTGGTAAATAGTGGGTTACAACAACGACCTTATGATTCCTTGGGACGGCGCGAATCGCATCGGCAAGTGCTTGTCGGTGGCGTTTATGCGCTTTGACATGGTCGGTCGGATGGGTTCGGCAAAGTATAGTATCACGCTCAATGAATGTCCTTGTGAAATCACCCTTGCCTAAGACTTCATCATGAATCTCTTTGCTGATATCGGAGTATAAGGTTGCGCCAATAAAGACGAGCTTGGTGTTAGGAATCTTATACGTCTGACCGGCTTGAAGAAAATGGACATTGTAAAGTACAGCACTGAGGCGTTTTAATAGTTGTTCGGTCTCTTGGCGACTATGGGGGGAGTTCGACTCGCAGAAATACTCGTGATTTCCCGTGACGAGAATCACATAATTCCAGTTAATTGAACACCATACCAGGAAATCTTTATACACATTGGACCATACGGATGCGACATCACCTGCGAGGATAAGAATCGGTGCAGTTGGACTGATAAGAGTATAAAATTCTGTATTGGGTGACAATTGGTCTAGATGAAGATCGGACGCATACTGAACGTTCGTCATTCAGATGATTATTATCTAATTATTTAAATAAGATATCATTATCAAATTTTTTAGTCATGAGTACTCACATAATTTGCGGGGCGTTTAAGCGGGGCATCTTTGAATATACCTTTTACGCCGCCTTTACGATACCAACGTACCGCATAGTCGTATTCCGCAGTGAGCGGAGGAGTAAACTTATTCGTTGAAAATTCGCCAAGAGATTTGTAAAATACTACACGATTAAGCGATGGGCGCAATGAATAATACGGCCAATAACGGTGGACATCGTCCGAGGTCTTTAGGTGCTCTCGCCCCTGGTGCTCATCAATCTCCTTTGTAGGATGAACAATACAAAACTGTTCGCTTGCGGCAATTGTATTACATGTTTTCGGTTTTGTACTATCGGTTTCATGACGCGTCAATTGTAGTTGTGTAATATTCGTTTTATCCATAATCGTGAGGGCGTTGTTGAGGAACGGTTTTGTCGGTTCCCAGCCCTCCTCCCAATGGAACCAATATGTATATGGCTGCGCATACGAGAGTACCATATTTAGAGATTTTGCCTGCCCTTCGTCCTGCTGACTCTTTTGTAAAAAGGTGATAAACGGATACTTTTGGCTCATGAGTTTTCCCCAATTTGCCCTCGGTTTTGCCGAATATTCGTTAATGACGACCCATTTATCAATACGTGCGAGTGTCTGCTGGTCATGGAGCGCACGAATTTTATTGACACCGTTTTGAAACATTGCCCATCCATCACGTCTCGGGCAGTCAAAATATGTTGTACATAGAAAAATTGTGTCTTTTGGTGCGGAGAAGGTTGAAGCGATGTAGAGCAACAATACCGTTGCGAAAACTAATAATAGTATGTCGTATCGCATACCCCTAAGTGGGCTTGTGAAAAAATTGAAAGTACGTTTCTCGGTTTGACGGGGTACGGCAACAATGTCTCTTCCTCCTATTGGCTATCACTGCGGCACCGGTGTTGGCAGTCACGGTACCGGCTTTTCCTCCTTTCTTCATTCCCTCCATGGTAAACTTCCTTCCTTCTCCGCTGCGCAGATATTTGCCGCGTCGCCGAAATCGTTCGCCCACTGTGCGTGGACGCCGGCAACGTGTGATTCGGTTCGTGCGACGGTCACAAAACTTAATGTTCGCCTCTTCATTCATGCGCCCTATATCATCAATCCATGCTCTTGGTCCGATACGGCGGGCGATGATACTAGCGGCTGGAAGCGTCTCGTTTCGCTCGTCATCAACCTCCTCCAGAAGGGCGCCAGTATGGGCGCACGAGGAGTAGTCATTCACGTCGGTAAATCCCTCAAAATGGGGGAAGCCGAGGGTCTCCGTCGTATGCGGGGCTTCTTCTGCGCGGTCTTGGACGCCGCACGTGATAGCGGCGTTCCTTGCTGCCGTTTGCTTCTTGAAACCTGCGCAGGTCAGGGTACCGAAGTCGCTCGTGATTTGGGCGTGTTCGGTGCCTTTATTCAGGACTTGGTCGGTGTGTATGGCGCTGATACATTCGGCTGCTGCGTAGATACCTGTCACGTCTTTGCCTGCGGCTATAAGATGACGGGATTGGCGGCGTTGATTGGTGAGAAAATTGGCTGGTCCAATGTCGGCGTGATTCATCTCAACGACTCGTTGACGGCGTGCTGCGCCCATGTAGACCGTCACGCCAACATCGGAGAGGGCAAAATCGGTGAGGATGAACTGGCGGTGTTTTGTAAAGAGGCGTCTATCGCCGCCCCTGGTTTACCTTTCGTGTTCGAGACGCCCGAGAGCGACGACGGGACCTCGCGCGCTTACGAAATGACTTGGTTCGGTTCACTCTTCTAGACTCTTCAAATCGTATAGTTTTCGTCGCCTCAATACGTTCAATAATTGGTCCAACGAGCGGGTCCTTTTTCAACACCCGTTCGGCTTCTTTCGCAAATGCTTGTGCTTCAGGAAAATGAGTTATATCTCGGCACCGATAGACCATAATTTGGACTTTGTCCTCATCTCCCCCAGATTTCAAATGAGCAATAATTTGTATGAACACCGATGGTTCATTCTCGTGATTCAAAATATAATCAAACTCTTCGGCACACGGAAATCCAAGAATTTTGCCCATATCTATCTCGTTATAACTCTCGTCCAACGTATACCGGTTTTTGGAGATAATCATACCTTGTACAGAGTCCGAATGCTTCAAATCAGGAAAATACTTTCGTATTCCTGCGAGTTTTCGGCTTGATTCTGGGTCGTATGGTGAGTTTTCCCCATAGTCAATATACTGAAGTAAAAAAGCGTTTCTTACACCGGCTTGAACGAGAACACAATTGATGAGTTCCTCTTCGCCGATTCTTATTACGGCGTCTCTTAGCCGTTCCATCTTACTTATTCGTCCGAATTAATATGACCAACAAATCCGATACTGAATACAATCGTTGCTAAACCATTCTAGCGCCTTCTTAAATTCGTCGTGGTCCTTTTCTGTCCAGTAGATACACTCCTCATCAAACTTCTTCACATTCTCCCACGACGGATACTTTTTTAGAAAGTCGGTGATACTTACATCAATTATATTATAGTTCTCAAAGACATTTGTTGTATAGGCGTGAAAGATTAAGCCTCGTTGGTTAAGAAACCGACGATAGTCCTTTGGAACTATGAGTTTGGATAAATCGTAAATGCGCGTAAATGAACTACGATTATCGTCACTATAGTAATAAGGCTTTCCTGTATCCGAACAAATCATTAGATCGGCGTGAATGTTGAGATCAAAGCCCATTTTACTTGTTACATAGGATTATTATAACCTGCGCTGGATCAATTTTTACGGGGTATCTAAAACGTTTTTATTAGTATACATATAAACCATTGTACCAATGGATCCTGCGTTTCCTGTATATATTGAAATTGAAAAGGGCGGTCTTATCAAATATGAATATGATAAGAGCGCAGGAAAACTTGTGATAGACCGTGAAATGCCGGCAAGTCATCCATATCCATTTGCGTACGGCTTTTTCCAAGGTACGCTCGGCTCAGATGGAGATGAACTCGATGTATTGATTATTCGCGATAGTAATGATATTAAGAATGATACAACGTATCAGGTCCATATTATTGGTGCGTTAGTTATGGAGGACGAGCACGGAATGGACGAAAAGGTTCTATGCGTCCTTGGGGAAGATTATGGAACAATGGGGGATATTAGTCTTCTCAGCGAAGATATCAAACAGAAGATTGAGACGTTTTTCTCAACGTATAAAGCGAATGTTCCAGATCGGTGGTCCAAAACCTACGGATTTATTAGTAAACAAAAAGCGTACGATTTATATATTAAAGCACTCATACGGAAATCCGCGGCTACTTGAAATCTGGATTCCATTCATTGACACCGTCCTCTAGAAACTGCTTGACGAACCAGTTCATCGTCTCTTTGGACTTGTAATAACTAGCGTGTCCAAAGTCAATAATATACACCTTTCCGTCCTTTTCAACGAAATTATACGGTGTAATATCAATATATTCAATACCTTCTCTGTAATATAAGGTATGAATTATAGTACGAATAGAGACCCAAATACGAGGCGGAATATCTTTAGGGTCTTCACCATACTTATCGGCAATACACATCTCCTGTAGGTTCTCCATATGAATTTCATCCTCTGTAACTAAGTAGACTTTCGGAGCAAATTCATAAGACGCCGCTACATTTTGAAGTTCTGCTTCATTCTCTATTGTAGCAGGGCTTACTTTCTTTATAAATACCGCCATTTTACTCAATGGTAGTATTTATAAATGGGTGTTCACTTTTTGTGGGGTTTGTTCTTAAGGGTTTTTAGAAACTTACTATATACCTTCATTGCCTTACGCATATTACGGGTCTGATTTGCGTGATATTTCGCCCTATAATACATCGTAGTTGCGGCTTGATGTTGATACGCCTTAGGGAACTGCTTAAGTTTCTTAACGGAATTGAGCGCCTTTTCCTCCGTGCCGTATCCTAGCGTTTTAAGTCTGGGATGCCCCCTTGGATTATTGTTAAACAGTTGGCTCATTCTTACTTTAGTATTGTAGAAAAAATTGAGAACGATGCCTGGTGTGTTAGAGATGCCAAAAATGGACATACTATACACATTTATTGACGATTTCTGTAAAGAACATAATATAGACCCTAGTCACGATGTAACTCATTCTCGTGATTGTGTTGGGTTTGTTGAGAAGTTGATGGATTGGTCATTTAACGAAGACGAGAAGGAGATGGCACGTTACGCTGCCGCTCTTCACGACTGTGTAGATAAGAAGTACGTGGATGTTGTAGAAGCATCACACCATATCCTGGGATTTCTAACAAGTATTGGATGGTCAGATGAGCGGGCGGAGGAGCTTTTGGCGATGGTCACGACGATGTCCTATAGTAAGTTGAAGGCGGAGATGGTGGACGGAAAGCCGGTCTTTCCTGACCACGGTAAATGGAATCGGGTCTATCATGTCGTACGCCAAGCGGACTTGCTCTGCTCCTATCACGTCCATCGGTGCTACCAGTATCAGAAGCGTATTCATCCTGAATGGGACGAAGTGACACACTGGGTGCGGGTAGAGACGATGTTTCAAGACCGCATGTTCAAATATATGACGAATGGCTGGTTTGTTTCACGGGCGGCGATGGCTCTTATTCCTCCGCTCATTGAGCAGGCGAATAAGGACTTGACTGGGAAGAATGGGATGGCACCGGCTAATTACGGCGTCTAGAATGGCGACGACGACGGCGAGTGCGTTTGCCGCCGACACTCTTCGGAAAAACCCGATTGATAATTGTCAGAAGATAATTGACCGCTCTTCCTACGGTATTTCTACGAGTTCCTTTGCCTGAAATGACTGCCTCCGCTTCTTTCATCAGATTTAAATCATATTGGTTGTTTAATGTAATTTTTAATGATTTAATGATATTTATAATATCCTTTTTCTCTACATCATCGCTTTCAAGGATTCGTCTCAGCTCATCCAATTCGGACCGTGAAAGCGTAGTTTCTCCTACATGTGCTGTGCCTTCGCACGGTGCTAATGCTAAGGGTCCGCCTGACATATTATCCTTTCAATGGATTAACAATTCTTCCACCATTTGCGGGCACCGGCTGAAGATTTCTTGGCGTTTCGAACAATATCAGAATCGGGTCCTTTAGCGGTTTTACCGCAGACGAGTAGTGAGGCAACACGGGCGTATCCCCACTGCTGCTCGGTGGCACCTGGACGGTGACCGGTGCGCCAGGCGGCGAGACCTCGGTTGTAGCTGGCTTTGAGGTATTTAAGAGGAACGCCCGTGACGTTCGCCTTCGCCTTGAGGGACTTCGTTTTATTAGGGTCTACGCCGAGTTGTTTGAACTTACGTGTGAGTTGTTCAACATACGACGAGGTCTTTGTTTTGACGCCTTTATCCGTTTTGAACCCCTGGTAGGCTTTAGGGGACCGCCAATTGATTTTGCCAAAGTGTTGAATCTCCTTATAACGCTTTGCTTTTTGGGTCTTTGATAGACCAGCGTAATAACGAGTAGGATGATATTTACGTGTTAGCGCCATTCGCTTTCTCCTTAACTAGCCGGGCGATATTTTAGTCGCGTGGGAACATCATCAGTGATAGGATGACCACGAAGAAAAGTATGGTATGTAGAAATAAGCCAACGGGGGTTGGGGCGCCGGCATTATTCGCTATAGGAGGAAATACGTCGCCAAATATCCAATCAGTAATCTTATAGGTTTCGGGATTGGCGACTAAGAAAAAGACCAGGGCGCTATAAAAACTATACTTTGCCTTCAGGAGAATATTCATCTACGTAACTTTCTTGTATAACGGCTAGATTTTCTTTTATTGGCAGGATTCTTTTTAGTTCCTACTTTAAATGCCTCTGCTGCCTGAATGGCTCTACGGGTGCCTCTAGGTTGTCTAAAACTATCTTGCTTCTCTGTTGGCTTTTCAAATCCCTCAATCGCATCAAATAGATTTTTCAAGTACGCCGCTAAATGCTCTTCATCTAGATCAATATCTTTCGAAAGTGCCGATTTTAATGGACCTTCGTCGTTAAAGTCCTCCAAAAATTCGTCAATCTTCGTTTTTACATCGTCATAGTCTGCGCCATCTTGATAGGCGGCTTGGAGCTCTTTCAGCTGTTTGAGTTTTTCCTTTTGATTTATACTTTTACCAAATGGTTTTTCACGAATAACAGCATCTTTCAATCCTTTCGTTAAGTCGGTGATTGAACGATTTTCTTGTCCAACACCTATGGCTATATTACTGCGTTTAGTTGATGGGGATGGCTCTGCCTCTTTTTCCTTGCGTTTATACTTTCCTTTGCCTTCTTTGTCTTCTTCGTCTTCTTCTGCCTCGTTGCTGTTATTAGATGGTGGTAGAGGTGGCTCTTCGTTATTATTTGGAGGTAATGGTGGCTCTTCGTTATTGTTGCTGCTATCACTACCTGCCGGTAATCCACGAGACTTTACCGTTTCAAATAATTTACGAGAACTTGGCTCTTCTTTTCTTTTTGGTACATTCGTACTATTATTGTTCTCCAATATAATTCGTTTTCGCTTTGGTTTCTCTTCCTCTTTCTCCTCTTCGTCCTCTTCGTCCTCTTTGTCCTCTTCGTCCTCTTCTTCGTCTAATATTACCGGCTCTTTGCGGATTCGTTCTGGTCCTCCAAATAATTTACGAGAACTTTGCTCATCTCGTTGTCTTAACTGTGGTTCTTTAGTTTCATTATTTGAAATGACCAAACGCCGTCTCGTCGGGCTAGGTACTGTTTTTAACCCACTACCATCCTCAAGAAGTGTCGGTTCTTTGCGGATTCGCTCTGGTCCTCCAAATAATCTACGAGAACTTTGCTCATCTCGTTGTCTTAACTGTGGTTCTTTAGTTTCATTATTTGAAATAACTAAACGCCGTCTACGCGCATCCTCAATAGCCAAGGGTCCCAACACATCCTCGCCACCATTCTCAAGAGCCAATGGTGGTGTTGGTGGTAATTCATAGGGTCCAAGAGCAGGCACGGACGCAGGTGAAGGCGCAGGTGAAGGCGCAGGCAATGCCAGTTGTCCCTCACCACAGCATCTACGCATCAACGCCATCAAATCGTCCACCTTACGATTCAACTCATCAAAACGCTGATTATACTCTTGCCCCGCAACCAATTGTACAGCAGCATAGACCGCCTTGATTGAATTATCAATATGAGTAAACTGCTGCCCATAATCTGGGCAAGGAGGAATGGCACGGATAGCAGCCAAAATCTCCTCCGTTCGGTCCGCTGGGATTTTTTCGCTTAAACCACTGATATTACTACGAATATTTCGTATTCCACCCAGTACAGCCTCAAACTGAGAATCCAATTTATCCATTCCCTCTTTGACACCTGGTAGAACGGTATTAATTGTTTCAATAATACGTGCCGGATTATTATTCACCGACTCCTTTACTTCGCCCAGTTGTATCTTAAGATTTTTTACGATTTCTAAAATTGAATTGTCAGGATCGTCACCATTAATCTGATTCACCTGTACCTGAATCGCTTTTAATATACGAAGTATATCAGGATTTTCCGTACTCTCTTTTACACCATTTAATTTCTCCTCTACAACAGCCGCCTCCGGTGCCGTAGGTGGCTTAGAACCCTTTAATATCGCTAAAATCTCTTCAAGTAGTTTCTTGAGTTCAGTATGGTCTGCGCTTGTTGCGGCTTCAACCGCCTTCTCCGATCGTTCTACAACCGTTGACGATTCAATAAGTTCACGTAATTTACTTTCCATTTGGGTCAAACGGTCAAAAATTCCCTTAAAATCCGTTGTATTAGTCTTAAGATGTTCAACATCACTGGCAACCGAATGCTCAGACGCAGATGGACTGGGTGGAGTAGGTGGAACCGATGGGGTAGGAGGTGCCGGTGGTGTAGTTGTTGTAACCGTATTCAAATGTTCCAAAATAGTTTTTACCGACTCTTTTAATTCTTTCAATTCTCCCATCACCGCGGTACTATCACAATTTACAATAGTTGTACAGTGCGAATCTTTTGTACTAACGGTTTTGTTTGCGGGTTCTTCTACACCAACCGGACCTACACCAGTTTGTAATGGTACCGAATTACCCTTTGGACCTGTAGGTCCCGTAGGACCTGTAGGACCCGTACCTCCAGCAGCTTCTTTTGGTACTTTCTTTGCGCCAGCTAATGCTGCCTCTGCCCCACCTGCGGCATCATACTTACCAGCATTCTGCGCTAAACATTTATCCATATCTTCAGGATTTGCTACACCATCGTCGTGTAAAAGAGTATCAATCTCCGCAATCATTTGTTTCTCCTTTGTTCTTAGTGCGGAGCTAGTACCGGTGCTCGCCTGACTATTTACAATACGTGCTCGCTTGAGGCATAAAAACTTACGAACTAAATCAGGCAAAGGAGGTAAGCGTTTTCCAATAATCCAGTTCAAAAAGTCGCGAATCTGCTCGGGGTTTAGTTTAAGATTGGTATTACCAACGACAGCGTTGTTCTTACGAATAAGAATTCCAAACTCTAAGAGCGCCTCCTCGTCTTTGGGTATATAACCGACCGGCGAAGCCTGACGAAGTTTTACGCTTTCTTCATCGTTTGCGATTGTATAACCTAACAATGTAGCCATACTCTATTATTAGGTTAATGTATTTTTTTATCTTTTATTCCGGGCTCCCTAAGGATTATAATGCCTCCAACTCCGCAAGTTCTTCAGCAGTAGGCTCTCTGCGTCCTATAGCAGCTACCGCAGTATCCTGTCGGCGTGCTTCATTAATAATTGCCTGCGCCTCATCCATCATTCTCTTTTCTGCAATTTTATCTGCAAATTGCTGAATAAATTTGTGTTTTCTCCAATCCGCCATCTTATTCCATTTTGACTTAAATGAAGGCTCCCTCGTTTGACGTTGTAGAATGCGTTGTTTCGCTTCCGTAATATTCCTCTGTCGCTGAGCCTTCTCTTCTGCTGATAAAACTGGTGTTGTTACCGGCTCTTCTTCGCGTGCTTCTTCGCGCTGTAGATTTGTAGCGCGCCGGCGAATGTTCTCTAACCGCCGTGTTTTGAGGGCTCTTCTTAGAGCATTACGACCTCTTGTCGCCGCATTACGTCTCGTCTTCGCATTACGGGCATTTAGGCGTTCTTTTATCAATGCTTGCTCTTCTGGAGTTCTAACACCTAGATTCGTTGCTCCAGATACCGTTGGCGTTCCAGTCCATACATTTGGTGTCGTTGTTGGTGTTGTTGTCGTTGTTGGCACCTGTTCTGATGCTTCATTGATTAACATAGAATCTATATCCTCACCTGGGGACATAGTAGGTTTGTTAATATAAGGACCAGGACGTCCACGGAAGAAATTTGCCCATTGTCGTTGCGGTGGATTGACTGGCGGCGGCTCTTCCAACACCAATGGAGGTTCATTCACATCTGGAGGAGGTTCTGCTGTTTGTAATTCTCTCAATTCCCGTCGTCCTTGCTCTAAAACTTGTGCCGCTGAGGGTGCCGTTGCGGCTGCCTGTGCTGCGGCAACTGAACCTGGTCTAGGGGCACTTGCTTTTACAGGCACTTGTGTTGCGGTGGTTGGCATCACTCGTGATGGTGATATGCCTAACTCGGCGGCTACTGAACCTGGTCTCGGTTGAGCCTTTCGTAGTATATTATTCCGAGTCGTATTATTCATTCCCTTCTTTCCTTTCTTAGCAGGGACGGCTGGGGCTTCTAACAATAGACGTTGAGGGGCTTGCTGTTGGCGTGCGAGCTCAATCGGCGAGATTCCTTGTGTATTTGGTAATGGGCGAATCGCTGTAGGAGGCATTTGTACCGGTTGTGTTTGTGTTTGTGCTTGTGCTTGTGCTTGTGGTTGTGCTTGTGCTAGCGCTAGCGCCTCAACCTCCGCCGCCTCATTTTGTGCCTGATTTCGTGCCTTATTCTTCCTTGTTGTCGCTGTATTCTTGTTTTTCTTATTTTTCCTGGTGAACATCTTGTTGAAAAACGATTGTGGCTTCTTCGCAACCGACTTGAAAAGATCCAAAAGTGCTGCCTGTTCAATGGGCGCCTTTTCCGATACAGCCCACGCCATCAAATTCTTTATTGTTTGATATTGCTTAGGTGTTGCGTTTTCTAACCATTCTATGATATCCGGTAACTTGCTAGATATAGGCTTTGAATAAAACTTGTACGGTTTGGCATCACCTATTGTAATAGCATTACATATTGCATAATACGCCATATCTATCTGTTCCTGAACTGGTGGATCGGTTGAGAGTTGTGGCGGTATATGATTGCCGCCAAAGGCATTCTTAAAGAAGGCGTCTTGAATAGTAATCATATGCCCCTCAGGTGTAGGACGAGGGAGATTACGCTCCTTGTAAAATAAGTATATCAACTGCGGACTGATATCCAATACATAATTCTTATTCTTGGCGAACAGGTCGCGCATGAGAAGATAATCGGTTATATGTTTACCTTGAATATTATAATCAAAGTCGTAATTTTCACTGTAATCTATATCTTGCGTTGTAAGAATTGTTAAATGGCGCATTCCTTCGCTTACAAAATAATCGTTGCGTGATTTGTCGCGAATCGATATATCTACACCATTCACCGTCTTAGGGGTTTCTAAGGTAATATCACTTCCAGTTCCCGCCGGCCAATCAGCGTGTTGGAATAAATATATGCGTTGGCTGGGTGTTCGTTCAATTGTTGGATATAATCGTTCAAGAAATACAGCCGCTGTCTCTCCTATTTTATTACAATTAAACGCTAGAATTGGACTGGGACGATCGCCACCGTTAATAAATATCTTATATAAGTTATTTAGTTCTACCAATTTATCGGCAGGAACATCTAGGAATTTTAAGGATGCTGTAAGTTTATTACGAGCTCCCTTAATTGCCTTTTGCCAGTCACCGATGAATTTTGATTCTACTACCGGCTCCAAGGCGGGTGTCCGTAGATCAACATCGGTTTGGGTCTTTACGGAATAAAAGAAATACATGGACCGCTTGAATTCTTCTATATTTAACTCGCGCTCTGTCGGTCTCGGTTTCCCTTCACACTGATTCTTAATATCATCCTCTGTAGGTATTACATTGAGTGGCGGTCCACGTTCAGGTCCGCCTATCGGCACCTGTCTAGGTCCTGCTGTAAACGGGCTCTTGCCTTCCTGATTAATAGACGGACGCCGTGCCAACATAGGATTCTCTTGTTGAAATTCATCCGTTGGTTCAACTGGCTGGCTTGGTCCAGCCGTAAATGGGCTCTTTCCAGGTTGATTGGCTGGACCTTCATAATTTTCAGATGTTGGTGGAGTATTGAAAAGAAGTTGTGTTCCCTCCTTTGTAAATGGTGACTTCTTATCCGATGATGTAGGCGTTGGACCCTTTGCTAGCATAGGATTTTCTTGCTCAAACGCATCCGTTGGTTGAACTGTTTCACTTGGTACCGCTGTAAACGGTGTCTTCTTCGCTGCCTTTCGTGTAAATCGTGAGAACCATGATGGTTTAGCCGGTTCTTCAGGTTGCGGCTCAACCGGTGCCGAAGTAAAAGGGGTCTTCTTCTTCCGTGTGAACCATGAAGACTTTGTTGAATCTGTCTTTACCGATGGTGCTGTAATCGCTGAACCTGCCTCGTCTGGACCCATTTGAGATCCTGGTGGAGATGGAGTCAATGGCTGAGGATTTTCATCTATCTTGCTCGGTACTATCAAAGTAAAAATATCATTGACGTCAATCGGTTTTGATGGCTCAGCCATCGGCGCCGATGGCACAACGGGCACAACGGGTGCGACGGGTGCCACGGGTGCGACGGGTGCCTGCGCAACCAGCCCAGATGCTACCGGGATTTCCGCTTTGAGTATCAAAGTAAATAGTCTATCAATATCATTTAGCATTTCCTTCTTCGGTTTCAAATCGTTAATCACCTCGTTATTGATAGCAACCTGTATATCAGCCCAAGGTTTCTTCGTCATCCAATTTTCATCGTACGCTTTCTGACTACGTGCTCGTGCCGCAAACAACGTTTCCCATAATACATGTTGTACAACTTCGCAGTCTTTTGCCAAAACAAGATTCGCATCCGATTGACATTTTGGTAACTGCTTGAAGAAACGTCCTAAATACGGCATCAAACAATCGGCATTCTCTTTATTAATCCCCAAAGCCCTCAAAATCTTCTCCTCCTCCGGCAATAACTTGTTTTTCGGATCCGCCGGATTTTTAAAGTATGCTTCACGGCGTGTATCATCAAAATTGGTAGCAGGCAGGGTGAACCCCTGATTTGCTAAAAAAACTGTTACGGACATTCGCCCTTCCTACTTAGGTATCTGTGGATTTTATACAGACGTATTGACCTCGTTCTGCTACGGTTTAAAATGTATGTTCTTTTTCTATGCTTAGAACACGATGACCGAGATGGAGCACACGCCGATTCTAATGAATTCCCTAACTCCGGCTGGACCTGTTGGTTTGGAGCGTCGTGCCGTTACCTTCAAAAACCAGAAGCGCGTACTATGTAAACAAGATCAGGTCGTTTTATGGCTACAGGAATTTTATACTATTCCGGGCAACCTAGAGAAATTACTATCAATCCTACAAGGCAACTCCGAAATCAGCCTCCGTTTGGTCGATTACTTTGTGACCAACTATGCGAAGAAGATGAATACCTCCTTTACAAAGGAGAATCGCCATTTCCTCGTTTATTTCAACTATAAGCGTGAGCTCAATGCGTATTCAAAGCGACTCTTTGACCCCTTCTGCCGTCGTGAACGTATTCAGTTTGAAGCACGTGGTCAGACCCCTTTCGTAACAACTGTAGGACAACTCAACTTCTTCCGTTGGTTCATTGAAAAGGAGATTTACGACTACGTTCTCGCAAACCGTGAAACAATTGAAAAGGATATGAATAACACCCTCAAGGAGCATTACTCCCGTTCAAACAGCACAGTATCAGCAGGGGCATCTGAATCTCTAACAAATAGTGTTAGTTCCACTGGCTCGGCGGGGGCTGGGTCTGCCGCAGGCTCCGATATCTCTGTTGCCACTGCTAATGCCAGTGTAGGTGCTAGCTCTGTAAAATCGTCTCGTAAGAAGCGTTGTGAGCTCACAACCTCCGCCATGAAGAAGGTGAACATCCACGAGTGCGAGGTGGTCGTCTCGTTTAGTTAATTATGGTGTTATAGTAAGATGGGGCTCTTTGTTGTAGTACGCGCCTGGGCAATACGCATTTATCATTTTTTATTATGTTCTTTAGTTCTGTTCGGTGCGCTGTTTTCTACAAATTTTCAAGAATGCTTTTTCATTTTAGGATTACTAGTCTTTATCATAGTGTCCCATCGTGTGTATAAACGGTGTGTATTTACTCAATATGAAAAAGAGGACGGGTTGCCCAGTTTATCAGAATTGATGAAGAGTGTATTATTATATAATGATTCAACGGTGCCGTTGGCATCGTTTGAAGTTATGCTCGGCAACATCTTCGTAGCTCTCCTTTTCTTTCGTATGATATCAATGGCGGTAATACCGCCAAAAATACTCTTCGCTTAATGCTTTTTAAACACCATTTCCAGCACAAATAACTGTTTCGGATTACGTGGTGGCAATATCTTATACTGCTTAGGATACTGCTTCAACGAATGAAACAGACGTACTTGAGACCAATGCTTATAATTATCTTTCTCTTTCTTACTCTTTGGTGCCGTCTTCTGCCACTCCTTGACATGTTTATTGTGCCACTCAACACCATAGCGGTCTACACCATCACCGTCATCGATGGCGACTAAGGCGACGGGAAAGTTTTCCCAAATACCCTTGCGCAATTTGAGGTCCGGTGCCTTAAATCCGTCAAGTATCTCGGCGGCATCTTTTACATTCATAGCATAATGATTATTTCGGGTTGCGTTGCGTTTTGGTGATGGCGACTTTGACTTCGCTCGGCGTGTCTTGTTTGGAGGGAATCGCTTTTCATCTTCCAACATTATATTTCCCCAAGATTTTCCACTCAACATTTGTTGATACACGGGGTCAGCGGCAAGTATTTCCGCAAGTTTTCTTCCAGGCGTTGTCTTCGGTGGTGATGACATTCCTTAATTTGTCTAGCGATTATTTGTTGCGCCAGTCATCCTGTTTTGGTCTTAGCAGTTCATACGCCTGTAACGATTGGATATCCGTGCCCGTTTTGGGCGGCAGCCAACGGTCCTGAAACTGCCGTTGAGTAAGGGACCTATCTGTATCCACACCGAGCTCACGGTTATCCTCATAGACCGCCGCCTTGAGTTCACGTACAATATTGCGTGACCCGTCTCCATCCGCATCCAAACGTTGCATATACGGATTCTTTGAAAACTCTTTCGCTGGATGAGTGATAGGACCTGGTGGCGGGGGAACACCTAAAGAATCGCCTGCCGCCGCACCACGTTCAGGATTCGGTATATATTCTGGTTGATTACGGTACTGAACTGTATTTGTGCGTGATGGAATCGGATTCATATCCATATATGCCGGAGGATTGCGTTGAAGATTATGTGATGATACCTGTGTAGGTGGAGTGGCATGAAAGAAGTCCCACGCACGACTATTAATTGAATCGCGCGCATTGTACTCCTTGCGTACTCTTAACACGGGACAAGTCTGGGGCGCGGCAGTAGGATCATAGAGCCCAGGGTAGCCGTATCGCTTTGACTTTTCATAGGCGTCCCATCGGGCTTCAATTGAATCGCCACCGTCCATTCTATCTTTGGTAATGTTCTTCTACACCGCTCTTAACGCCTCGCGAATATAGGGTAAGTTCGCCTTTACAATCTCCTGTATTTGATTGAATCCGATGTCTGTATCAGGTTTATCTTTGGCAAATGGTACATAAATTATGTTATTTCTATATGTTCTCACCGGTGTTGTCGTCAAATAGATAATTTGAAATCGGATACCCTTTTGGCGCATCTGGTCAGCAAAATAATTCACATAAAAATCTTCGTTTTCAAATCGGTTAATATACTGAATACGACGATAATATACCTGTTCCAATCGGAAAAAGATAATTTTTCGGTTCGTTTGTTTTGCCATTGTTAGTAAATTACGAAATCGTTGAGCACGACGAGCATACTTTTCTTCAAATTGTGTCCATTCGTCATCTGTAATAGTTGTATGGTCCTTAAATTCGTGTAGAAATCGTAGTTCGTACTCAGTATGTGATAGAATTTCTTTAAAATTATCCATATAACGGCGCCGAGGGATAATCTTTGTACGGTCCGTCATCCCTTCAAAATCTAAGTCAATTAGTTCACAAATAGACCACATTGGGGAGCCGAACCAATCAAAGACGTGCCGCTCGTGGCGGCGGCGCTCCATATCACCCAACTCTTGAATATAGAGTGCCATATGGCAACTCCAGCCGAGGCTAACAGGAATCGCATCGGGTTGTCCTAGAAGGGCGTTCATCGCTACTCAATGTCTCGCAAAGTTGTTCCAGATTTGAACGTTCCAAACACTTTATCCCAAATAGAGAACCGTTTAGAAAAATTTACATTTGGATTATAATGGTGTAAACCGTGGTCTCTCGAGTATAATTCTATTCCTAGTGTCCTTGGCAAATAGATGAATTGTAAAAAAGAACTTGTAGTATCTTTTCCTGTATGACCGGATACCTCTACAATGGTTTTGAACCAAAAGAAGAGCGTGAGAGTGAAACGGGGTAGAGGGAATAGATATGCGGCGAGTAAAATAGGAACGGCATTGGTAAGAATAATATCGGCAAGTGTATGATGAAATGTATTATAGGCGTTTACCAATGAGTCGCTGTGATGTAATTTATGAACATAATTATAAATAAGGGGATGCGAGTGTCCGAAACGATGGGTCCAATAATGGAAAAAATCAAATAAAAGTTCAAATATAAATGTCCGTGGAATAAAAAGAAGATATTCTAAGGCTGGGGAGTTTGTCGTTGGTGCTAAGGCGAGGGCGCCCAAAAAACTCAGGGCTTCCACTCCATACGTTGATACAAAATCTCTAGTATTAAATTCTTGTAACCGTGGAATATCATTATAAAATATATACGGTCGCTGTCTTACAAGTCCATTGAGCGCTTCTATAATAAGATAATCCTTCAGATATACTGATAGTATAGTAAATGTGGGATTGTAATGAACCGATTCTAAAAAAGCGTAATGCGCTGTAGCAAAACACAGTACAATTGTATTTACCGCTAAACATAACTGTATTGATTTTACGGAAACCATTACAGATATGTGCGATTTTTAGCGACTTAAAACAACGTAGTCTCGTCAATACGATTCTTAATAGCACGGCTGACTGGAGCACTAGAGAATTGATAACCTACAACAATCGGGTCATTGACTGCCCAAAATGTACCAAAGGGTAAATTCTGCATAATATTATTACTAAAGGTTGTTTGTCCTTGTCCAACAATGAGCAAGTCATTAATAGGCATAGCGAAACCACCTGTATTAAACAAACTATTGGAATTAAAAGGATCCATATATGCTTCACCACCGGCACCATACTGTGCGGCGTTACTACCTGACACTGTATCGTACCAAAGACGACTTGTATCTTCGCCTATAAACGTGCCTCCAGCATCGGCTGCGCCAGATGTCATACTTAGCACCTGAAATTTACGGGCACTCCCATTCTTCAAGATTGTGGCATTGGAAAAATCGGCAAGACTATCTGCAGAGTCGGCTGTCCATAAAGCAAGTAAATTTGGGTCAATGCCTGTAATTGCCATTTCTGTACCCAAATCACGGGCAACAACGTAATCTACGCCACTCAAATCGTACTGGGCACGAAAAAGAGTGTTATTCTGGACCGTAAAAAAGGTATTGACACCGGAAGCGTAGTACGGATAGACCGTAAATTGACGACGAATACTAGTCGGCTCCTTATAATACGACTGAACAGATGTCATTCTTATTATAATTGTTATTTTTTTTGAGTCTTTACTCCGTAAGGAGAGTCTAAACCTTTGTTATAGTTATATTAATAATAGGAATGTTTCGGGTAAAAACGAGACGTGTAAAGCGCGCAACCTCTCCTTTGCCGGTGATTCCCGCATCGCCCCCTTTAAATTCATCCGCTACCGATATTTCAGGGAGTGTTCCGCCTATTGTAGATGTATCGGGTGCTGCCGCTCCTACAACCTTAATGGGGCAAGCCCTCCTTGCTTTCGGCGTAGAGGGACGACTCACCAATTTCTTTGAAGCCGAATCCCATGCTGCCTCTACGACTAAACCATGGCTACGCTTAGAGCGTGGACTTCGCCTACAAAAACTACGTACATTCGCTGAATCATATCCTGGGCTTTCTTCAGAAGAGAAGGAGAATCTCAATAAGGCGTTAGTGAAGGCAAACGATTCTAAACTCCTGAATACAAAGCAACAACTCGTTTACGAAGAAGGAAAAATTCTAAGCATTCGTGGTTTAAAAATAATACGCGATGGAGATCCAACACACTCAGCGTCCTTCAAAATTGAGGTACACCGACAAACAAAAAGAAGGGGTACAAGCGATCCATGAAACAGAAAAAATGTCTACCAATATAGGAATGCCTTACTCCGCATCCATACAATGGTTGGATGATTGGATATCGGTAGATCCGCCTCGTCTTCTCGATGAGTACGACCTAACCGATTGGATAGACACCGAGATGAACGAGGCGAATAAATTCTTCATTGATACTGCCTTTAAATCTACACGTGCGAAAAATGACGCAATTCTCATCCTTCGTGCGATTTATTATGAATATTTCCTATTTTGCCGAGATGTTGCGTTAAAAAATTTGGTTGCGAAACCAGAAAATGTTGATCGGCTCAAAGCTTTACCACAATCGGCACAAAAATCCGCAATGTGGCATAACGAAACCCTAGAACTTCTAACAGGTCATGAGTTCGGTAATGTAGTATACGGAACAGCGAACGGAATCGGCGTGGTCGTTGCCAAGAAGTGCGGAACACCGGTCGTCGTGAATGAACATGAGCAAGATACGACCTCGCAAACGGTATATACCTTTGACAGCGAAGGAAAGTTATCGGCATTCAAATGGGGCTGGCGATTTGAGCCCGTCGTACGTGACTTGTACGAGCGGTGTTTCGCCGAAGGTAATGTTTACGACGGTCTTGGTCGTATTCGGCACCCGTTTCTACCGCGTCTAGCGGCATCACCTGACGGTGTTATCACTAGCGGACCCCGGTGCGGACGTCTAGTAGAAATCAAGTCGCCTATCACCCGTGAGCTTAACGGTATCATTCCACCCGATTACTATTGCCAAATGCAGCTTCAGGCTGAAGTCTGTGATGTGGACGCCGTGGATTACATAGAAATGCGTTTTACCTCTATGATGTTGAAGGATGCGAAGTATTCAGCGGCAGTGAGTGCTAAAAATCCGTGGATGGGAAAAATCTACGTTGTAGCAAAGCCCCCTGTGATGGTTGCGGTAGAGCGGGATGAGGGAACGGTCATGGAGGAGAAGTATGACCTTGAATCGTACGAGTACCGTTATAGTCCGCTCTTTCCGTCATCAGAGTCCGGATTTACCGAATGCTGTGCCTGGACTCCTGACAATATAGATGGATTGGTTGTGTTAGAAGAAACGGTTTGGTACGTTTATGATTACTTCACCAAGACGGTTCTGCGCAATCGTCGGTGGTGGGCAGAGGTCGGTCAGCCGGCGTATGAACGCTTTTGGGTAGAGGTGGAGTCGGCACGTGTGGACGGACGCTATGCAGAGAAGGCGCTGTTTGTATCGGATTCCGATTCTGAGCCGGCTGCTGCTGCTACCGTTGCTGCCGCTGAAACGTCTAAAGGTGGGTGGCTCGGTGTGGATTCCGACTAGTGGGTTGTTATTGATTTGTATAGGTATCAGTGGTACTTATACAAATTTTTTGCTTTTTTGCGGGGTTGGATGGGCTGGGCTGTGCTGGACGCTTACTTGGCGCACTGGGTTTGGCGGGGGTAATTTGTACCCGCTGCCGGTGTCTGTCCTATTCCACCCGTCGCCGGCGCATAGAACGTACCTAAAAACTCGTGAAACGGCGCCGAACAATCATCGGGGTAGGATCGGGGGTAGTTATTTGTGCGTTGTAAGAAGTTCCGGGTCTTCTTCAACACTTCGCCGGCATCGGTTTGATAACATACTTGCGATGTTGTTTTATCCCATCCCGCTTCCGCCGCCTCTACGGACAACGGTTGAATGTGGGGAGATAGGAGTTTTTCCGTAGATACGGAAAAAGCATCGCCTGGCGAAAGTCCGTCTGGCTCCGATGCGCCGACCGGCAACTTATCACTCGATGTTTCATACTTCCAGTCCTTGAACCAGAACCGATTATTATTGAGGTCTTCAATCGGCTGAAATCCTTCGTGTAACCGAAACTTATTGAGATGAGAGAGCCCTACGAGAGCCACCGCAAATACGGCAAAGGAAAATACAAGCCAACTTGTAGCCACCATCTTGTTTAGGGGTGCGGTAAAAAATTGAGTTGCTGGCTGCGTCCAAAATTGCCTCACACATTTCCCAACAATGGAACAGAACATGCAAGTTGTGAAGCGCGACGGACACCGTGAAGATGTAGCCTTTGAAAAGGTACAAGAACGTATTACAAAAGCGGCGACAGGACTGAACGTTAATCCTACCAAAGTCGCCCAGGGTGTTCTTGCCCGTATCGTAGATGGTATTACGACCACCGAATTGGACAATATTACCGCAAGTCTTGCGTATTCATGGTCTACGATTCATCCCGACTATGCCGATCTCGCCAGTCAGATTGCTATTAGCAATCACCAAAAGAATACGTCTCCTACTATGCTTGCCGTCATAGAAATTTTGGACGCAGTTTGCGATAAGAAGGGAGAGCCGGCGTCCCTACTTTCGCCTGAGTTTGTTACTCTCGTTCGGGCTCACGCCGACGAGATTGAAGCACATATTCACTATGAACGTGATTTCCTCCTTGACTATTTCGGTCTTAAGACATTGGAGCGCGCTTACCTGCTCCGTGATACCAATCGTCGTATTGTAGAACGTCCCCAGCATCTTTGGATGCGTGTTGCGCTCGGTCTCTGGGGCGCCGATTTGAAGCGTGCCTTTGAGACCTATGACCTGATGTCTCAAAAGTTTTACACCCATGCTACTCCGACACTATTCAATTCCGGTACCAAGCGTCCACAGTTGAGCAGCTGCTTTCTTCTTGCGATGAAGGACGACTCTATCCGTGGAATCTACGACACTCTCCAGAACTGTGCCCTTATTAGTCAGTACGGCGGTGGTATCGGTCTCCATATCTCCAATATTCGTGCTACGGGCTCTTTGATTAAGGGAACCGGTGGTATCAGTAACGGCATCGTGCCGATGCTCCGTGTCTTCAATAACACGGCGCGCTACGTTGACCAGTGTTTCGCCCCCGATACCCTTGTCTATACGGAGCAGGGTCCTAAGCGCATTGAGGATGTCTCTGTCTCCGACCGTGTGCTTACAAGCGATGGAATGTATAACCGTGTGAACAAACCTGTTCGTCACGTATATAAGGGCAAGATTCTTAACTTCGGTGTAAAGCATAGCATCTCGTCTGTGAAGGTTACACCTGAGCATCCTATTCTCGCTCTCTGCGACCAGAAGAAGGGTGTCAATTACAGTGTTATCCGTAATCGTCTTGATAAGGAACTCGTTAAGATTGATTATGTTGATGCTAGGGACCTGCGTGTAGATGACTTTGTCGCCTTTCCAATTCCCAAATACGAGAAGGATATTCCATCAATCACCCCTGAAGACTGCCGGTTCTATGGTGTAATGCTAGGCGATGGACATATTTCCTATGATACATCAGGTTTATCTCTACATCTAACGAAAAAGCAGGAAACTCGTGCGTTTGTCCTGGACTATCTAACAAAGCGGGGGATTAAGTCTTATGAATATGAAGAGCCTGAAACAAACACGGTTCGCATTAAGTGGGCTACAACGAGCCCCGACTTTAAGTTTGTTAAGTCACAGATGTACGATTCTGCTGGCGAAAAGCATATGGATACATCATTCCTCCATCTACCACTTGTGAAAGCGAAGGAGATTCTCCGTGGTCTGATTGAAAGCGATGGTTGTATTGGAACCAAAGAGGTTACTATTGAACTGACGTCTGATAATCTTATTGAGTCAATTCGCTATCTACTATTACGGTTTGGCGCACTTTCATCAGGTTATGACCGCGACCGCATTGGCAATGTATCCTCTTACAAGAATATTACAACGACAAAGATGACAAAGGTCCTTCGCATTCCCCGTATTACGGAAATCACAGAAATGTTTCCTGAGTCTCCAGCATCTGAGTGGCTAACATATCTGCGCCACGGCGACTATGTTCTAAGCCGTATTGAATCAATTGACGAAGAGGAGTATGATGGTGTTCTTCACGACTTTGAGATTGATACTGTCCATGACTATACGGTTGCGCACCTCGGTGCCGCCCATAACGGCGGCGGCAAGCGCAACGGCTCCTTCGCCATGTATCTTGAGCCATGGCACGCCGATGTTGAAGACTTCCTCATGATGAAGCGCAATACCGGCTCAGAAGAGGAGCGTGCTCGTGACCTCTTCTACGCCCTCTGGGTGCCCGATCTCTTTATGGAGCGTGTGGACGCCGGTGGTGATTGGACACTGTTCTGTCCCAACGAGGCACCAGGGCTTGCCGATTGTGTCGGTGCCGAATTCAAGGCGTTATACGAGCGATACGAAGCGGAGGGACGTGGGCGCAAGACGGTGAAGGCACAAAAGCTCTGGTTCACCATTCTTGAATCGCAGATTGAGACCGGTACACCCTACCTGCTTTACAAGGACGCGGCAAATCTTAAGTCCAATCAGCAGAATCTCGGTGTTATCAAGTCTAGTAATTTGTGTACAGAGATTCTTGAGTATTCGTCGCCAGATGAGACAGCGGTCTGTAATCTCGCCTCCATGAGTCTGCCCGCCTTCGTCAAGAATGGCGCCTTTGATTTCAAACAATTCCGCTCGGTAGTGGGCGTAGTAATTAAGAATCTCAACCGTGTGATTGATATTAACTTCTATCCTATTCCCGAAGCGGAGCGCTCTAATAAGCGTCACCGACCGGTAGGTCTAGGAGTACAGGGTTTGGCGGATGTCTTTGCCATGCTCGGACTCGCCTGGGAATCGGCGGAGGCGGCGGTGTTGAACAAGCGTATCTTCGCCCATATGTACTATGCGGCGGTGGAGTCATCGTGTGACCTCGCAGCGGTCGAGGGACGCTACGAAACCTTCGTAGGCTCCCCAGCGTGGAAGGGTGAGTTACAGCCATCTCTATGGAATGTTGACCCAATTCAAGATGAAGGTCTGGACTGGGATGGGCTTATCAACACTGTGCGCCGCATTGGCATGCGAAACTCCCTCCTTATTGCTCCAATGCCAACCGCCTCCACGAGTCAGATCCTCGGCAACTGTGAATGTATTGAGCCCTATGCGACGCATATCTTCACCCGCCGTACGCTTGCCGGCGAGTTTATCGTACTCAACAAGCACCTCGTCAAGGCACTACTCGCCCGTGGTCTCTGGTCAACTGAAATGAAGGACGCTATCATTCGCAACAACGGCTCGGTCACGGGTGTTGAGGGTGTGCCTGAAGATCTCCAAAATATCTTCAAGACCGTCTGGGAAATCAAACAAAAGGTGCTGATTGATATGGCGGCGGACCGTGGTCCATACATCTGCCAATCCCAGTCGTTGAACTTGTTCCTCGGTGACCCCGATTTCCGCAAGCTCTCGTCTATGCACTTCTACACTTGGCGTAAGGGACTCAAGACGGGCATCTACTACCTACGCACAAAGGCGGTGGCGTCGGCACAGAAGTTCACCGTGGAGCCCGCTGCGGCTCCTATCGCGCCTGAGTTAGCACCGGTCAAAGAGCTTTCAGCGAAGGAAGAGAAGGAGTGCTTAATGTGCTCGTCATAACTATTTAGCAGTATCTATAGGAGCCCATCTATCTTCAAACGGTGTTTGCGGATTCCACCCAGAGACATTAATTGTACTAGTAGTCTTTTCCACTGCTGTGGATTGTTCTTCCACTTTCGTTGTAGAACTCTTCCATTCTACATTTTTATAAAATACACCTGACGATTTGCGACCTGTTTCAAATCCGTGCGTCTCCTTCATCACCTTGGAAAAATATTGGATAGATAAAAATTTCATTATGGCTTGAGGAGCAGAGTTCTGTAACCACTGTGCGAAGGTGCTATACATAATAGAACTCTGTAAGGAACCATTCATGGTTCTGCTGAGTTTTGTCTTCACAAATAGGGCGATCCAATCGTCCAAGACTGAGGCACCTACAAGTGTCTCGTCATACATAGAGTTAAGCGTTTTGTAGCAAATCTCTACAGCATCCTTATAATCAACGATGCCATGGTTTTTCTGTTCATTTATGAATCTATAGATCATATTTGTTAATTCTGTAAACGCACTCTGTTTTATAATAAATCCTCTCATATAACCAGATTCAGGGTTGGACTTACCATACTTTCTAAACTGAATGCGGGTATATACGCTATCCACGCCGAGGAGATATTTGATATAATGAATATGTTCCTTTATTGTTTCAAGTTCATGTGAATTTTCAATAAATTTATGCGGGTAAGCGACAAATAAATCATAGCAAGCATTCGTAAGGATTGGCATATCCTTAAAAATATAATTATATTCATCACTTGGACATAGCCATGGTGGTTGAATTTTTACGTCTATATTCTCTAAAAAATTCTCTGTGAAATAATCTATGATTTTGTCTAGGCTTTTGGTCTGACTGTCTGTTTGAGACTCTATAGTACCAGCTTCCATCTGTTTTATTCGCTCCATAATTTCAGCAGTATTCTTTTCACGGTCAATTGGTCCTGTAAATAATGGTTCACAAAAGGTGTCTAATATAGGTGGCTGTGTTGGTGGCTTTGGGTACTCTGATTTATTATACATATGGCGGCTACTAAGTGGTAGATCTTGTATCGGTCTCTTAAGCGAATTAATTATTCTGGACATTGGGTCTGTTTCCTCCTCTAGAACAGACAGTGGGGTGCCTTTGTCTTCGTTGTCCTCCTCCTGCGCTTCCTCCTTCTCCTCCTGCGCTTCCTCCTTCTCCTCCTGCTCCTCCTCTTCCTCCTTTTCCTTTTCCTTTTCCTTTTCCTGTACTGTTGCCACAGGCTTTTCCACAGACTCCTTTGCAGGGTGTACCGTCGCAGCAGCAGCAGCCGCCTCCTTCACCATAGCAGCCACGCGTGTAAGAAGGTCATACACGTCGTTAAATGTATAGGATTCGCTCTTTTCGGTGGTGGTTGTAGGGGTCTTCACTAGGACATACATTCTTTGTGTAATACATACCGGGTATTTAAATGGGACATTTTAACGCACCCCCGTAGGGCATTTAAAGAACCGTCGCGCGTAAAAAATGATGGCTTAAACTTGAAATCCTCAGAAGGTATAGAGGTATAAATGAAGTTCTGTGTTCGTTGCGAAAACATGTACGGCTATGATATTACACCTGCGGGAGCAAATCTCAAGTGTAATACCTGCGGACACTCTGAGCCGTTCAAGCCCGCTACCAAAGAGGACGCCCTTGTCCTAGAAACGAACTTTCGCTCCGGTAGCAGCGCCGGTGGTGCCGCATCCGGTATTACCGTCAACGCCTACACCCGTCAGGACCCGACCCTGCCCCACGTCAAGACCATCAGTTGCCGCAACAGCGAATGCCCGTCTATTGCGAATCCTGACCTCCGTGACGTCATCTACATCAAGACTGACCCTACAAACCTGAAGTTCCAGTATATTTGTAATGTATGCGAGAGCCAGTGGACGAATTAGATAAAGCCCGGTTATCGTTATCTAAAGTACATACTAGAAGACGTAAGCAATGGCGTCCGCTAAGCCTGTCGGTGAACTAAAGAAGATCGTCTCACTGATTGACCGATCCGATTTTGATGAATATGTCTATCCACCAAATGCGGATAAAACCAAATTCCGTCCCGAAAACAAGCCCTACCACAATTTTACTCAGGAAATCGCTACCTGGACCTTTCAGGGCTCGCCAAACTGGGGACAACGTATCACCTTTGAAGTTCCTTGGCCGTGGCAGGGAGATTTCGTCAACTGGATTGCCCTAAGACTTAAACCGCTTCCTTGGCTACCTGGAGATACCGCACAACGTATCGGTCCCAATATTCAGAATCTTGTACCCGTAGACGAAGCAGACTTTTTTATTTGGGCACAAAGTCTTGGTACTATCGCAATTGCGAAGGCGGAAATGGAAGTGGATGGTGTTATCGTAGAATCGTTTAGCGGCGACTGGATAAATACCTGGAATAAGATGAATCATAGTGTAACAACCGGTGTAGCTTACGATGACGGTATCTATAATTCGTATGTTACCCCAGGCGTGAATAATATTTTGCCCAGCGAAGACGGCTACATCTATTGCTATCTACCGTTCTGGTTTGCCAAACATGTGAATACCGCTTTCCCTCTTATCTCGTGTAGCGGTCCCGATACTGTCCGTTTTCATATTACACTCCGCCCCTTCAGTGAGGTGATTCGTAAAATTAGTACACCTCTAGGATGTAATGAAACGCCCTTGGGTACCACTCTTACGGTGCGTGATTATACATATCCGTTTCGTAAATTACAAACGATTCCTATCAGTTATGCGGCGCCTGAATTTCAAACAGCAGATATCATATGTGGTATTTCCCAAATTGACGGTGAGTTACGTGAGGCGTATATGCATGATACGCACGAATTGATGATGGAACAGGTGGTGGAGACGCGGTTTGCGGAGCCGATTAAGTACATCACGAATACCTCGTTCGGCAATACAATTAAGGTTCAGTTGCCGATTACAACGGCGAACGGTCCCATTCGCCAACTGATTTTCTTTCTCCGCCGCAATGCTACCGTTCAGCAGTTCAACGACTGGAATAACTACTCTGCGGTTTTGGAGAATGAATACAATCCTGTTTGGAATCCCTACCGTCCCCTGCTGGTTCACGCAACGCTCATGGTCGGCACGGCGGTCTGGGCGGACCAGCCTGAGCGTTGGTGGCGTGCCACCGGTAATATGATTATGCCCGGTGGAATTCGTGCCTACGGCAATTATATCTACGCCTATAATTTCGCCGAGAAGCCGGCGGAGTTTGACCCTAGCGGCACTCTCAATCCGGACCGTGTAGATATGAAGTTGAGCCTCGTCGTAGCGCCGCCTGGCGGCTCGTCTGACGGAGAATGGAGTGTGACCCTGTTTGTAGTCGGCACCAACTGGATACGCTTCCAGAACGGTCTCTCCAACTTGCTCTTCATGGATTGAAACCATTTAAGGCAGATGCTCGTGTGTTATCTTGGAAGCCTCTTTAGCATAGTGGTATTGCGTCTGCCTTGTATTTTAAACGCGAGCAGAAGGTCTGCGGTTCGATTCCGCAAGGAGGCAAATTTAATCGTTCAAATATTATACCATTCTATGGTTTGATACTTGAATTAGAAGCATAAATTATAGATGCTTTTTAATATTTACGAGTGAATGATGAATATCCTGCTGAACTTTATGGAATCTATCGGGATGTTTATGGTGGGGACTCTTAAAGTGATGATATATGAAAAATGCTAAACTTGCTATATGAAGCGCAATAAGTATCATAATCGGCCACTTCGGCATATTTCCTATATTATATTCAGACTTTCAAATAAGAGCCAATGAGTGATAGTCTAGACAAACAGGTGGAGACGGCGGACACAAAGGAGAATACGGGCAAGACGGACACAAAGGCGAAACGCATTTTACGAGAGATTCGTGACGGGTTAGTCGCTGTAATTATCGCACTCACACGTGTCGTCTTCTTCTGGTTACCCGGTGGCGATATCGCACACGGACAAGCCCTCATGGCACTTCATCCTATGATTATCGGCTCTGTCATTGCCCTTTTTTTCGTACTTCCACCCCACCATCCAGGACGTCTAGTGATTTTAGCGGTCTCTTTGGTCGTGATGGCGTCACAGTGGTTATTCGGTTGCGTCATCACCCGTGCCGAACAAAAACTCACCGGTAATACCGAAACCATTGTAGATCCGTTTTTAGGGCTGGCAAATATTGCGGCGAATCGTGATACACGACAGGCGGCAACGCTTGCCGTCGGAACAGCAATCGCAGTTGTTATGGTGCTTGTGGTATCATGCGATACGTTTTTACGTTAGAATTTTAGGGAAGCGTTCGTAGATGTTACTGCGCTCACGTGCTTCCATAATTCAACAGCGAGAATACCGGCAAGCACCTGTACAACCATAAACGCCGCCGCGTCCTCTAACAAAACACCCTTCTTATAGAGCATCATAAGGGTAACACCTGGATTGAAGTGACCGCCGCTAATCTTGCCGAACGCAAAAATTAAGAGGGCAAGGGTAAGTCCAATTATCCACGCATTGCCCGTCGCTAAAATGACGAAAAAGAAGATAAAGGTTCCCAAAAACTCAACGACAATTCCAGGAATATGCATTTCTAATTAAGATGGTCTAAATAAACAATAATAAGAGAAGGTATAAATGTCCAACGGCAATGAAGAAATCGTTGAATTTGTAACCGAATTACTCAAAAAACCACCGGGACCTCCTAACAGTGTTCAGTTTGAGATTGATACGGATGGTGATGTTCAGGCACTTTTTGAAGTTCTACTGATCACAATGACGGAGATTCTTAAGACCTGGTACCCGCCGCCCATCACGGTTGCCCTCATTTCTGAGGAAGATGTAGCACGCATTACGGCATATTTTGCTTCATTTGGTCTTACGTTTCATTTCAATATAGAAGATGTGCCTGCTGTACTTCATATTAATAATAAGGAGTACCTCAAAAAAGGTCGCTTAGAGGAGATGCGTTTCCGTGTAGCCGCCGGTGATAAACTTTATACTGTCCGTTTCTCAAGTCTCGCTAGTAAATAATGAATACAGAGTACCATGATTAATACAATTGCGATTTTTACAAATAGATTTGCCGCTAATCTCACAAATACTAGGCACAATATAATACCTAGTATTGCTGAAATAAGGAGAATCTGACTCGTTTGGGTTGGATTCGTCATCACGGACTCGGTCCAAAGAGGTACAAACGGTTCCTCCGTTACACCTTGTGGGAGACGTTGTGGTTTATTATCATAATACGAATCGGTGGCTGCCTGATTCTGGGTCTGTAATAGATTCTTTATAACATTTTGCGGATGCGCTGGGTCCGATATATGTAGACCATCGCCAATAGGCAGTCGCGGATCTACGTGATACGTTAAATCAGCGTTTGCAGCAGTTGCCATTCCTTACTTATGTCTACGACTTAGTTTCTTACCCCGTCGTGTTTTACGATTCGCACGGCGGTGTGTTCGTCGGCGTCCGCCACTCAATGGTGCTGGCATTCCCGCACTATAATGCTCATTACTCAGTGGTACCGATACATACGGCGAAAAACTCGCACCCGTATTATCGTTCGGTCGCTGCTGAAAGAAAACATCGGGATTCCCTGCGATTTTTGTCGCCTCCGCCATCTCACCATACTGGGTCGCAGGAAACGGCTTTGACGCCCATTCACCGGTCGATTGCGGACCAGTATAGAGTCCGCCATTTGCGAGCGGTGGCGGTGCCTGTGTATTTGCCGACCATGCTAACGCACCCGGATAATTTGCCCATGCGCCCCAAGTTGTCGTAGGTAAAACGCCTGGTAACGAACTCTCCTGACCCGGTAAAAGCGCACCCGTAGTCTTATCCGCACCGACATCAGCACCACCCCTGAATCGTTTTGAGCGCTTAGTATTCTTACGACGACGAGAATATGCCAACGACATCTCTTATTATGGGGAGCGTTTATTATTCGGAAAAAGAATAACAAGGACAGGAGGTAGATGTCCACGAAATCCGCACGTGTTCGTGAAATGATTCTAGATATTGAAGAGGCTATGAAGACAAAAACTCCCGCCCAAATCGGTGCCGAATTTGCCGACTACCAGAAGGAATTTCCTAGCATTTTTGCCATGTTGCTGAAAAAGGATTACCGTCGGGACATACTTGCCATGATGGTAGACCAGTTAGATAAGATTGAGCGGGGAGATATTTCCCAACACAACGCATCGGTCAATGTAGGAACAATTCTTGTAGACCGTATTGTAAAACCACAGCTAAATAGCGGCGACAAGTCGTCTACGAAGTAGAATTTCCAAACATAGTTGAATGACTCTGTTTTATACTTTTGATTCGCATAAAGGGATTTACAACAGGTGCTGCGGCTGGTGCTGCGGCTGTATCTCCTGTACGAAAGTTTTCAAATACCAGTGTATTTGAGAACGTACTCCTATTCGTCCAATTCGCATAGGAATACGGAACATTATGTGGAGGAGGATTGAGAATATTGAGCAAGTCTTGAGTCTCTTTTGCCACGTTCTTTTCCATCTCGGTGAGCCATGATGCGGTAATCTCCTCATCATGATTCTTACACCATTCTATTGACCGATTCACATTATCACGTACTAGAGTCTGAATCACAGACGGATCCGTTGTCTTAATCAAATCAAGCGTTTGCCGAATGACCACAATCTCCATCTGTTCAATCTCTGCCTGAAGGTGTTTGATAAGATCCATTGTTGGCTTCCACGATTCGCACGTAACGGGATGAGCCAGAATCGGAAATAGAAACTGATGCCTTGCCTGATACGCATCAAGTAAATCAATAATATCCGATGAGGGTCCCAGGTATCCTTTTCCGATAAAGTAGCGCTCCGCATTCCCCGCACGTGAAGTATGCGGCTTAGAAATGCCCCATGTACGAAAGGCACGACTCAACAGCCAAATTAGGTCTAGTGTAGGTTGTTCCGTTGTATCAAAGCACTTAATAATCATACATCCTCCCTTGCCCAACACCCTGAGCCCAATGAGTGATTCCGCTAGCAAAAGTGGAAAGATAGAATCTTCCTGCGCATTGTAGTCGCCACTAAAGTCAAAGCCGCCATCTGCCGTGTAAAGATGAACGCCATCCGTGTGCCTCATCAATGTCCACTTTACAAAGTGGTCTTGATTCGCCTTATTAAGAATATTACCAGTTCCATCGGCACCATCACGAATGATGATTTGCGGATAATATGCCAGAAACTTTGCCGCCTTGCGCCATCCAGGAACGTTCTTCGCTTCCGATCGTAGTGTAATGGCATCAGATCCAACATATCCCCAATTGTTTGTTTCCGCCACCATATTCCTGTTTGCCATCACAAGACACGCCTCAATAAATCCACCAGGACCCTCGGCGGCGTGGGCTGTGCGTAATCCGATACCGGTACTCGGTTGCATAAATGCTGCCAGTTCGGTGGTGAGGTTGAGACGCTTCCATAGTTCAATCATTTTGAAATAAGAGCGTGAAAGGGGTTGGCGAGTCGCAACCGATCGGGACGACCGGCGATTCCAAGAGAGAAAGATATACTCGTACGGATTCGTTACCTTCTTATAATCGTCCCATTTACCCTCTTGGTAAAAGAGATTAATCTCGTTTTTCGCCTGCTGAAGCGCACGATTCTCCAAAGCACAAACATACACGTGTTTGGGCGGTTGTAGGTCAGTATTAGGTCTTAGTGGGATGGATGAAGGACCACCGGTCCCCCATACCTCTAACACCTTGTATTCCATATTATTACTTCCGTGATTTATTCAGTGATTCAAAATAAAGTGCTGTCATTTTTTGCGAAAACCCTCCACGAATGTGTGAGTAGGCATTTCGTTCGTTAGGAGACCACCAACGTATATCATCTTTCTCCAATACATCGGGCGGCAGCAAATGACGCCAATCCTTATTATCCACCAATTCTTTCGTGCGTTTCTGGGCTTCTAACATAGTGGCAGGTGTGATGGTGGCGTGCCAAAACTGATACATAAACATACCATTTGGCAATCCAGATTCCGCCCAGTCTTGTGCGTAAGCGACATCTAGCGGTGTAAGATTTATAAGCTCAGCGGGCATAATTTTCGCCTCCTCCTTCGTCTCGCGTAAGACGCCCTGTCGCATCGCCGCCAATACTTGCTTATATGTCATCTTCATACCTTTGCGCATGGCTCCTAATTCGTCCCATTCAAACTGACCCTTTGGCGGCTCCCAACGATGATCCGACATACCCCATTCGTGTACAATCACTACCTGATCCGGATTCTCGGCATTATGAATAAACACAATATTACGCAAAAAGACGGGCTTACCGTTGATTACCATATATGCGTAACGCTTTCCCCGCGGAAATACTTTATAACCAACCTCCATCTATTGGGTCAGCAGATTATTCGTAAATCATAATATCATCGCCCTCGTCCTCTTCCTCATTAATAGCTTCCATGCTAACCGCAGCGTGCTGCTTCGTCGTTGGAAGGCTGATAGGAATACGGAGATTGGTGGTTGAGCACTCGCCATTATCATCGGCGCCATAGAGTGCGTCATTCTGCTCATCCGTTGTGAATGGCGCAAGGCTATCGTACTCTACAGGGTGCTGTTCGGGAGTATCTTCGGCAAACTTAACTGCCGTCACTTCGTCAAAGAGGAGCTCCGAAAACGCTGTACCTGCCTTAATCGGCGCACCCAACATCACCTTCGAACTTACGCCCAGCACAGGATCCCGCTCTCCAAAGATGGCGGCACGAAGCGCGATATCCTCCGTCTGTTCAAACGACATCTTCGCAAGCGGTCCAATGTCGTTCTTATTAATACCGTAGCGGTCAATACTCATTGTGCGTCCCTTGTGACACATCTTGTCCAACAGAATACAGACGTGGCGGTAATTTACCGAGCTGCCTGATTCGGCAAAGAGCGTGGTAATTTCCTTGTAAAGGGTCGCCCGCGTCGCTTCAATACCCAGATTCGCAAACATATCGTGAACATTGCTGGAAATGAGTTTGGTGGGATCCACATCAGGGTGTGTCATGACATCCAGGAAATTGGATCCGTCGCTAATGAGTACATACTGCTCTGCCGGCGTATACTTACCGTCCTTGAGTTCTACTGTATCGGCAACCTTCTGGTAATTGACCGAACGGAGACCAGGAATACCACGAATCGCCGTACAAGAGAGGACCTTGTTCTGAAGTGCCTTGAGCGTATTCAAGTCATCGCTGGCGGTTTCGCTCTTGGTTAGCCGAATACGGAAGACGAGACGAGTCGCATTGTAATCGGTGTAAATACTTGTAATATCACTGCTGAACTTCGTCTTGAGAATGAGCGCGATATCATCCATCGTAATGTTCTTGTTGAACATTTGTTCGCGGTCCAGTTCAAATCGTAGAATCCAGGGCGACTTGGGCTCTTCTTGGACGGGCGTTGCCTCTTCGGTTACAGGGGATGAACTGAGAGGGTCTTGCGAAACGCCCTCGGCTGCCACAAGTGGGGCGGTCGCCTTCTCGTACGCTGCTAGATACGCCAGCCAGTCCGCATCATCCGTAATAAGTGTCTCATTATCACGAGGGTCGTAGTAAATACGCGCAACCGTTACAATATCCTGGAGCAGTGTGAATTCCAGCTCTTTAGAGACACGACGTGCTTCCTCCTTCTTTTCACGGATGTCACGGCGGAGCGAAATATTTAACTCAATTGCCTTTGGATTGCGAGTCGCTTTGAGCAACTCCTTGAGACGAGGAACACCTCGGGTCATGTTGGACTTGGCGGCTACACCAGCCAAGTGAAAGGTATTGAGCGTCATCTGGGTAGCCGGCTCACCAATAGACTGTGCCGCAATCACACCTACGGGCTGTCCAGGCTCCACCCACGACTTCCAGTGCTTGAGGACAATTTCCTCCGCAAGTGCGTCCAACGCCGGCTGTGTGTATCCGATGGAGGTGAGACGGGATGGGGCAAGATGGTAGCGGACAAGTGCTGTCCAAATCTTATTGTTTGCGTGCGTCTTTGCTAGAATCTTTGCCTGGGCTTCTAACACTGCCGTAGGAGTGACTGGATTCGCTACGTTGGCGGGGTCAAGGCTAAACTGCGACTTGATTGCATAGATGAGACGTTCTAAGTGAACCGGTGAGCGGACGTTCTTCTGGGGCTTGGATCCGAATACCTTCTCTACAATAATACGACGGTCTTCAATCATCGCATCCTGGTACGCCTTTTCACCTGGGGCACCTGGAGCGGCGGCGTACGTCATAATATCTGCGTCGCTCATGGTGGCGAGTGGGAGCGGTTGATTCTCCAGCTTTGTCGCATTAATACCGTCCTCGCCGTACGATACCTGTAGCATATTGCCGTTGGTATCGCGCACCGATCCGTCGTGCTGGGTAATCAGGTCTTCCAGGGCGACACGGATTTGGCGCTGCATATAACCTGTATCAGCCGTCTTTACAGCCGTATCAATAAGACCTTCACGACCTGACATAGCGTGGAAGAAGAACTCATCGGGCTGGAGTCCCTTAATATACGAGCTCGTGATGAACCCACGTGCCTGCGCCGAGTCGTCAAAGCGCTTGAAGTGGGGCAGGGTGCGATGCTGGAAGCCGTTCGGTACGCGCTTACCTTCAATCGCCTGCTGACCCAGGGTGGCAATCATCTGTGAAACGTTCACATCTGAGCCCTTGGACCCCGCCTTTACCATGTTCGTCATTCGGTTCGTGTCGGCGAGCGACTTCAAGCCAATCTTACCCGCCTCGCCTACCGCCTTATTGAGCGTATTCATGACTTTTGATTCAAATTCTTCCTGATTGCTGCGACCCGATGAGTTCTCAAACAGTCCCGTATGGAGTTGGAGAATCTGCTCCTCAATTGTCTTCGTGAGCTTGTTGAGCGCAATACCGATTTCGTCGTTGGTTGCCTGATCGGCAATAAGATCTGAGATGCCGACCGAGAAACCGCTATTCATCAGGAAATTCGCAATCATCGCTTGTAGGGAATCCAGGAAATCCACCGTAATATCCGGACCGTAATCGTTGTAAATAATGTGAATGAGTTGCTTGGAGAACACCGACTTATCTAGAATACCCTGCTCAATCACACCATTGAGAATCTTGACGAGATTCGGTGATTGTGGGTTCTTCTTATCCTCATCGCTGTAGCTGCTGTTTGGCATCTGAAGGCTGACCGGCGGTAGAAGCGCCGACAGGAGTTGCTGACCGGACCACATCGGCTGAGGAGTTGTCGTCACCGGTGCGGGCAGTTTGCCCTCCCAACGCTTCGCGTGAACGAGCAGATTCATTGCCTCCTTCTTCGTGAAGAGCACGTTAGATCGTGTGAAACGGTTGGCACCCACCAGCGTATCCTGTACAACTGACACAATAGGGACCGACTCACGAGGGCTCACGATTTGTAGCGGGACGGCGGCAATTTCACGTAGCTCCGTCGCCGTCTCTACCGACTGGGGAGCGTGTAAGTTCATCTCATCACCGTCAAAATCGGCGTTGTACGGTGCCGTTACAAATACATTGAGACGGAATGTATTATATGGCAGAATCTTCGCAATATGTGCCATCATAGACATGCGGTGAAGCGACGGCTGTCGGTTAAACAGGACCACATCGCCGTCCATGAGATGGCGATTGACTACGTCGCCTTCAAAGAGCTCTAACGACTTCGCATTGACATGCTTCAGGCTGATTGTACGACCGTCGTTGCGCTGAATCGTCTTCGCACCTGGATATACATCCGGTCCATTCTGAATCAGTTTATACAGCTTACCGATGTTGAACTGCGTGACCTTCTCAGGAAACGTGAGGTTCGTTGCAATCTTGAGAGGAATTCCGAGCTCTTTGACGGAGATATTCGGGTCCGGCGTAATGACCGAACGGGCAGAATACTCCACGCGCTTTCCCTGTAAGTTTGAACGGATACGACCTTCCTTAGAGCCCAAACGCTGTTGGAGCGACTTGAGCAGACGTCCCGAGCGCTGAGCAGCAGGACTGATACCAGGAATATTGTTGTCCACAAGCGTGGCAACATGGTACTGGAGCAAATTCGTCCATTCATCAATCATACGCTTCTTCGGTTCATCCGTAAGCTTCTTCTTCAACGTATTGTTCACCTTGATAATATCAATGAGCTTACTCGTCAAGTCGTCTTCGGCACGCTGATTATTATCCTGAGTCACCGATGGACGCACCTGTGGAGGCGGAATCGGTAGTACAGTACAGACCATCCAATCAGGGCGGCACCAATGACGACTAAATCCCATAAATTCCACATCTTCGTCGGTAATACGACGTAGAAGACGGTGTACGTACTCTGGTTCTAGAAGCATTGAGAGATTCATGACACCGTCCGCATCTACAACCGCACCCTCTGGGGCTTGGACGCCTTCCGGGAGTTGTAGATTCTTCCAATCGGCATAAATCTTATGTACCGGCTCCTCACGATACTTATTTGGCTGACGAGATCCACATCCGTCCTCAGCATCTTCACCACATCGAGTAATACCCTGTGCCGCATCTTTTACCATCTTCCATCGGGATTCGCCTTTGAGCTTGAGCAGATGCTGATGGCGCTGCTTATCAATAAGAAGCTTGCCGCACTTGAAACAGACACAGTTGAGAACCTTCATCAGCAGCTTGAAGAATTGAGTGTAGTAAACAGGGCGGGCGAGGACAAAATGTCCAAAGTGACCTGGGCAACTGTGATTATTCTGACCGCACGAACGACATACCTTACCATTCTCTAGTACGCCCATACGCGGGTCAAAGAGACCATTCAACTTACCCTCAGCCGTTGAGGGATTGGTGATTTCGCATACGGAACGCCTTAGGATTTCTTCAGGGCTGAATACCCCAAACTGAATCCCGACGATGGATTCAGTTTCGGACGAGTGTGATAAAACCGGCATCTCTTCTTTTTTGTATGAGTTTCTTTTAAACGGACGGCACTGCGTCAAATTTTATGGGTTTTTGCTGAATTAGCGAATAGATTGTCTCAGTTGCGATAAATATAATTGCTGTTGTGTTAGTTGTTTATTCAAATGGTCAATTGTTCTGATAGTACTTGGAGTTAGATAATCTAAACCATTTACCCATATGGCTTCATTATTTGTACTTAGTAAATATACTGATATATTATCTCGTACAGTCGTTGTTGATACTATCTCTGAAAAAATTGTAGCAATGTTCCCTTTTGTAGTACTAATTTGTGGTTGTATACTCATTCTTACTTGTACCCGGGTTTTTTAAAAAAATATAGTAAGTAAAGTGAATGTCATCAGTAAATAAGGTATACGCTAATACCGCTAATGTACTTACAAATTTTGTTCCTATTAAGTCACTATCCTATCACAATGGTACAATAAATCACACTGTTCTTGTTCCATTTACGTATTATAACGGAGTTTTGGATGTTGCTACCCTCCCAGGCTTTACTCCTTCCAGTGGCTTAGGCGACGTAAACGGTTTTAGCTGGCGTATGGTGCGTGCTATTGGCGGATTTGGTGTGGTTAATACACTTGGATCTAATTTTCTTACATGGTTAGAAAATTGGGCAGATATTGATGCTGGTAGTGAAGTTATTTTTACGGCTCCTATTATGACAAAAGTATCACAGTCAATACAACACGGTTCTGGTGATAGTATTCTTAACAGCCAGTACGCCGTATCTGGTGGTGGTGTACGCCCAACGATTACGGAATCTCCCTCCTCGGATCAATATGTCACTGGATACGCCGGTAACAATTGGGATTCTGTATGGGTATTCAAAACACCTCTTACAATCCAATACAGGTATGAGGGTAACGGTCCTTACTATCTCACTCTATATTCACAGTTTACAAATCCGCAGTAAATTTATATTGTATATTTTCAATATACTTTATAAATGGCTGATATATCCGGCGCATTTATTGTTGATATGTCTGGCGCCGATCCGCCACCGCCCCCTGAAGAAGAGCATCCTGATTATGTTCCTACCGATTCTACGGGTCCTATCGGTCCTACGGGTACAACAGGTCCTATCGGTTCTACTGGTCCTACGGGTTCTACTGGTTCTACAGGTCCTACGGGTTCTATGGGTCCTACAGGTAAGCACGTCGCAAATCCAAATGCTCCGACTGAAACGTCCGCTAACGCATTTATTATTCTAGAGAAACCGAAATACAAAACGATGATTGAAGTACGAAATGCTGTTACAAATGACGAAACCGGTAATGATAATCCCATTTCTTTATCCACGTCTCTTGATATACTTGCTGTGTATATCAAGGGACAAAAATTATTGTATACCGAAGCGAAAGTATATTGCGAGCAACAGTTGAATATGCTTATGTTACCTGCTATTTTCATATCGGCACTTTGTACTCTTCTAAGTCTTGCGCTTCAAGCACAACCATCTGGTCCATATATTGTATCTGGATTCACCGCCGTCAATTCATTTATTCTAGCTCTCATTTCTTATCTGAAACTTGATGCGAAAGCGGAAGCCCATAAAACAAGCGCATATCAATACGATAAGATACGAACAATCTGCGAATTTAATTCAGGTAAAATTATGTTTTTTTTAAAGAACGAAAGTTTTGAAACAATTGAGAAACGAATTTCAGGTATCGTAGATGAAATTCAAAAGAAAGTAGAAGAAATTAAAGATACGAATAAATTTATCTTACCCCAACATATCCGCTTTAATTTTAATATTTTATATACCCAAAATCTCTTTTCGGATGTAAAAGCGCTACAACTTCATGAATTATTATTACTTACCGATTTGAAACGTATTGAAAATGATATAATAGATATTGAAGCACGTATAAAATGTATTGAAACTGAAAAAGTACGTTATGATGCTGTAGAATTACAGAAGAATATAAAATATAGATGGGATAGACGAGGTGAACGAGATGTACTAAGAAAACGTATTATCGCTCATAGGAAAAAATATCTTAATCTAGAAGCCGTGTTTCAGAAGGAAATCAATAAATTTATGCTTATGGCAACTGAAACACGCTGTTGTAATTTGTGTTCATGGCTAAAGACGTAAATTGTACAATCGGTGGGGGTGTAATTGGCTTAAGAGGTAGCCGTTTTGGATAATTTAAGATGCCTGCGATTTCGAACAAAGAGTTGGCGGATAAGTTGGAAAACGGGATTTTTACTGAAACGGCATGTAGCGCCGACGTACATTCTATCTACCCTTTGGGGCATGTGATGTGGGCTGGACGAACCGACTTTCAGGAAGTGGTGATTGCCGAATCGCCGACCTATGGTCGTGTTCTCTTTTTGGATGGTGAACTTCAGTCATCGTCGTCCGATGAGGCGATTTACCACGAACATCTCGTTCATCCTTTGCTTGCTGCGATGGCTGGAACTCCTAACAAAAAGGTACTGGTCGTGGGTGGTGGCGAAGGGGCGACGGTGCGCGAAGTGCTGCGCTGGTCGGCGGACGCTGTGGCGACCGTGGATTGGGTGGATATTGACAGGGACCTTGTTTCTTTGTGTAATAAGTATTTGGGGTGGGCAGATGAGTCGGTCCGCAACGATTCGCGTCTGATGTTTTGCCCTGATGATATCAATTCGTTTTTGGACCGTACATCTGGACTCTATGATGCGATTATTCTGGATTTGCCGGATCCTGATGTAGAAATGCTGGACGAAGCGGGCGGTGATGCCGATTTGCTCTATGGTCCAAATTTTCGTGCGCGTATTATGTCACATTTGGCGGTCGGTGGCGGGATTGTGACCCACTGCGGTCCGATTCGCCCTGGTGCCGATGAGGTTTCCTGTCGTGAGGGAATGGTATGGATGCGGGAACAGTTATTTTTTGGTATGGAGATATTTCCCTACCATTGTTCTATTCCGTCGTTTCAGGGTGAATGGGGATTTATGATGAACAGGGCTCCTATGGATCTGCCGCAGTTTCCTGAGGGGTTACGTGTAATGGACCGTGAGGTTGAGAATCTCGCATTTACTTGGCCGAAATACTGGACCAACCTGTGATAATGGGCATTATTTATACACCGAAGCGAGAGCGTGAATTGCTAAAGTCGTTATTAATCTGCGTAGCATCCAGTATTGTATTAAATACATGTATGTATCCGAGCTGCGCATTCATTGGGTAAGCTCCGCCTGTGTAAGCTCCCACATTGACCGTTTTGTTTGTACCAATATTTGATACTGTTGTTGTAGTTGCCATTGCGGCTGGTACACCGTTCAAGAAAAAGATAACCTGGGCATTTGCTTGATCAAACACATAGCCAAAGTGTTGCCATACATTAAGTGAAATTATATTGAGTACGGAACTATTATCATTTCCAACTGAACCGTTTCCTGCCTGCATTTCTAAATTTAGATTTTGGGTTAGGTAAGAATTCCACTGCATTTTAAAACCACTTGGTGCAACGTTAGGTCCCACATTTGTAAACAGACCGCAAAAATTTGCCTGAGTACGAGGATATACCCAGGCACACACGCTAATTGCGTTACCAAGATTAATAGTTGGGAAATTAACATACGAACCGAATGTTCCGGCAAAGTCTAGCACACCACTCTTTGTGGCGGCAACATATATTATTCCAGCAGAATATCAGGCATCGGTGCAAAGGGCTGTGAGTCTGGTACAATATCCACCCACTGCGGCGCACTGTCGGCGTCATAGTCTACATCGGCGGAGAACTGGATATGTGCGTTATTATCGGCGTAGTAGAGCCAATTACTATTGTAAAGAGTCCAGAGAGTCTCTGGTGTGGCTATCTCGCCATTCATTGCCATATTACCGAGACGAATCTGGTATTCATCGCACGCAAAGAGTGTGGCAAGAGATGTGACGACATCGGCTGTATCGGGCTGGACGAACCACTCGTCACCGATACAGATAAGAAGTTGACGATCTGTTGGGCGCCAATGGACGTCCATAATCTCGTTATTCCATGTCTCAATCTGTGCGAGCTGAATAATATTTACGTTATCAAACGCATCGGTAGGAGGAGGAGGGATATTAATGCTGTAGAAATCCATTTGGAAGGAGTAGAAAGAGTAGAAGGAGTGGGAGGAAAGGGTTGGAAAGAGGAGGGCGTCATTTACTTTCTCAGTCATATATCCTTCAATTTTTTCACCCATCGTAAAAAATTGACTCAATAACGGTTCTACAATAATTAGGCATCTCGCCTTCTTCATTATGCCCGTCTTTACGACCTTTTATTCAATCCCCATTCCTGAGCCATTGATTAAGGGGCTACAACAGCTAGCACAGTTCTCTACGCCCGAAGGCATCTTTGATGTATTCTGGGTGCCAAAGATGGATCAAGTCGTTATTCGCTACGGCAACGACTGGTACATTCAGCCCAATGCCCGTATTGAAGACTCCCTCAGTACACTTATCTGTTGTAATACCTATGACCTCCACGCCAATGGACTCTTCCTATTTGACCGTGAATACCGTCACGGAAAGGCTGCCGATGAATACATGGAGAAGAAGCTTCTAGAGTGCGAGTGGTCCGATTACGCCCACGATAAGATGGTATTTCAGGCAAACATTGACGTTGACGGTCTAGAATATGATACTTGGGACAGCGTAGAATAAAAATAGTTGGTGAAGTAGATGGGTAATTTTTTACCCTCTATTTATCGTAATACAATGTGTTGTGTAAATGTTACTACTAGAAAGGCGTGTTGGGAACGAGAACTAACTGTTCAAGAACGATATGCGGGACCATATCGTCATATCGCTACAACTATAACAAAAAAAGTCGTAAAAGACAACACTCCTGCCAATGAGATGGAATTTGACAGTACTGTTGATGTGTATGCGCCCGTTGATACAGATAGAATGTTACAAGAAGCACATTTTGATACGATTATGAGAGCCCAAGGAATACAATTGAATTAATCTTCCTTTGCTTCATTTGTTGGCTTTTGCTCTTCCTCTGATTCAGGTTCAACGTCCTTCTCCGCTTCATCCGTATTCACAAACTCCGCCTTCTCTTCATCATACGTTTCAGGTTTGCGATTTAGAAACCTCACAACTTCTTCAAGAATATTATGTAGATTCTCAACTTGGTCCTTGAGATCACGAATCTTATCGTTCTTATTATCTGATACAAAGTTGTAGAAGTAAAATCGTAGAATATTCATACATAGAGACATCGTTGAGAACATAATAAAGTATTCTGTAAAATTATAGATAGCATTTGCGGTAGAGTAGTCTAGAAGATGTAGAGTCGACATAATGGGGAAGTGACAATGTATAAAGGCGGACAGTTTTCGTCAATTTTTATCTTTTCCTTATTAAGTAGACGGTTTGTAATCTACTGGAACATTTACAGGCTCTATCGCATTTTATTAAACACGGTGTAAAAATTGAACTTATTTTTGTTACTACGTAAAACGTACCAACAAAATGGCATCTATTACTCGTATGTCTAACTCTCTACTTCGTATTACCGGTACTTCGCTTGGAATTTGGAAATATTCACGCATCATTCCTATTAGTTCTATTATGTATATTAATGTATTCAACCGAGCTCTTGATATTCATTATACTCATAAACGATCTCATGATTCCCTGTTATTTCTAACAAATGAGGAGCGAGATGCGGCGATTTCCGCCGTTGAGGGGCGCATTGTAGAGAAACCGGTATCAATGGTGAGGGATTATCCACCTATGGAGTAGATTTACGCCAATCGGCGGGTCTTATTCTTGCGCGTCTTTTTTGACTTTCGGCTTAATCTATTCGCAACACGCTTGTACTCATTCACGTTTGCCTTATTTTCAGGAAACGCGAATCGCTTGCCCGTGATACCTGTGACCATTTTAGGCTTCGCGCCATTCCGCAATAATAGTTTCTTAATGGCTTTGTATGGTGCTGCCTGTTCTGGTGACGTGGAGTTCGCAATAAATACATCCGCCATGCCACGAGCCGTCTTATTTTCAATAATAGGATGTATTACATCATCGCTTTTGTATTCCATATCATTACCTAATTGTAAGACGAGTTCCACCATTTCAGGGTTGCCGCTAAAGACCGCCGCTTGAAGCGGAGTCATATACGTGAATGTTCCACTATTATATGGGTGAACGTATTCCTTTAATATTTCGTGGTAGTCATTCTTCATACGTGGAGCAAGTTTTACTGGAAACTCAACATCTACAATCTGCCGGTAGGCGGCGATATCACCATTGCCAATCGCATGTATCATACGATTTAACGCATTTTCAATATCAATTGTAATCTGCGGCTTTTGAGGAATAGTTGAGCGACTCGCACTGGGTCGGGACGATGAAAGCGCGTAAAAAGCCGCCATACTCTATCTTATATGTTGTTTTTTATACGGGTATAGTGTTTAGAGAAGATGTATCCGTCCAAATAGATGATACTAAGAGTGCTTTCTCTTTGACTTGTGCTAGTGTAAAATCTTTCTTAAAGATGTTACATGCTCCGCAACACGGCTTCACATTATCTAGAGTATATTCACGTTTAGTATTATCTACTCTATCAAGCCCAATACCTTTTTTACCACTAAATCCGCAAAGATAACACGGTTTCTTAATAATTGTATACCATTCGTCCTTTGTAATATGAAACGGAAGTTTTCTAGTTTCTTCAGAGTTTTTCTTATAGTTAGCCCAACTATTTGATGTAGTATTTATATAATATTGCTTCCATTTTTTATAAAAGCCTGCCGGTGGGATATTAAACCCGCTAATAATCTTACAAAGTTCAATAAAGAACAACGGATGATATACATATTTCATCATATTACATGTTTCACAACAAGGCACACAATTGTCTTTTTCATATCCTTTGCGATTATCCAGACGATCTATACCATTTATTTCATCATCTTTAAAATATTGGCAATAATGACATTGAGATAATACAAGTTGTTTAAAATCATCAAACTGAAGTCCTATTGTATAATTGCGAATCTTAGCACTCCTTATGTAATCTTTGTAATATATTTCTAAATTTCTAAAATGTTCATTTTTATAATTACGAATTCTACCACTTCGCTTACTATCTTGTACGGCATTATATTCATTACAAGATTTACAAATTTTACTAGACTTATTATATCTTGTTTTGAATTGTTCATAATCTTTTCCACAGTTTACGCATAATTGCTTTGTTGCTGTAGATATATGTTCTAAAGCATTATGTAATTCAACACGCTCTTGGCGAACTTTTTTTTCTTTTGTATAAGACTTTTCTCTACATATATCGCACGTTGTATAACCTTCCTTACATACAGTAAAACATCCTCTATCTATATCACAGTAACGGATACCTTTCTCTTTCTCTTCATCACGATATGTATCTCTGCTGTGTTTCTTACAATACTTATCACCTGTAGTTTTGAATTTACATCCATCATGACTACACTCCGTAGTCTTTTTACATATCTTCTTCTTACAATCTAGGCAAGAACCCTTGAGTATAAGAATGGCATCGCATCCACGAAAGAAGAATCGGCAGGGAATCTTACCTTCTTTCAGTAGTTGTTCGTGCCGAAAATTACGCTGATGCCGACCACAGTATCCGTTATCGGATGGTGGAAAATGGCATGAAAGTCCCTTCCTGGAACCCTCTAAGACTATAGCTTTACATGTCTCCATTTATTAAATGCTGACATTAGAAAATTTAGTTTTATTCAAATTTTTTGTCCTACTGTATTTTCCAAAAAAAACAGAAAATAAAAAATTTTGTACTGTAAATACAGTACGTTTAGTTGCTGTAAGCAAGTCCACCCATACCGGACATGATGCGGAGAACGTTGTAGTTGACGGCGTAGATGCGGACCTGCGCTGTGTTGTATGTGTTGACCGTGTTGTTGGAGAGGGTGAGGAGGAGTGTGGCGTTATCAATACGCGAGAAGTTGCAGCTGCCGGATGGCTGGTGCTCTTCGGGCTTGAGGGCGAACGAGTAGACGTTGATGCCGACCGCGGGGATGTTGGTGTGGTGCTGGTAAGGCTGGACCAAGTTGAAGTAGCGACCCTCGCGCTCCGAGAAACGGTCGTGTCCGTTGAGCTGGATCTTGGCGGTGACGACAGGGTTGTAGCCAGCCATGCCCTCCACGCGGGTGACGGAGTAACCGGACTCGAGGACCGAGCGATCCCACCAGTCGGAGTAGTTGAATGGCTGCTGTCCCTTCCAAGGGTTGACGACTGTGGGGTCGCAGCTGACGAACGAGTCGCGCTGGACAACCCATACAAGCTCCTTTGTGGGGTGGTTGAAGTTCATCTTGATCTTGTTGGCAGATGAGGTGACCGACTCGCCGCCCGTGAACTGGAGCTGCTCAATGAGGTACTCGTGGGAGACCTGGGCGAAGCGGCGGCGCTCATCGGTATCGAGGTAGATGTAGTCTACGTAGAGGGAGGCGGAGACGAGACCGGCGGCGGCAATGCGCTGCTGGATAGGGTAAGAGGTGTTCTGGACAGAGACACCGCCGACCGTGGATGTGGCATAGTCCCACTCGAGGTTCTGGAGGGGGTTGAACTCGAGCCAGATCTTGACTTCGTGGTACTGGAGAGCAATGAGAGGGAGAGCCAAGCCAGGGTTGCGGTTGAACCAGAACTGGAAGGGAATGTAGAGTGTGTACTCAGGGGCGCAGTTGCGGACCTCCTGGGAGGCGTGGGGCTCGCCAGTGCCGCACCAGTTGTCGCAGCCCTCACCGCCCTGTACGAGGAGGTTGGTGAGCTGGGGTACGTTGCCTACCATCTCGGCGTAGCCGGCCTGGAGACCTGGCTGCTGGGTGAGCTCGTTCCAGATCTGGAGCCAGTCACCGTAGTGCTTGTCAATCTGCTGACCACCGATTTCAACGTAGACGTTGTTAATGAGGTTGTGGCCAACCCAGTTGAGCCAGCGGAACTGGGCACCTGAGCCGTCAGACGCCTGGAGCTGGACCTGGGGGAGTGTGCACTGGAGGTATACACGGTGGATCAAGTCACCGTTACGGGAGATTGTGCACTGTACCTTCTTGCCGAAGTTCGCCGAGCCGTTGAACGTCTGCTCAATGGACTCCATGGCGAAGTTTGTGTGGCGACGGTAGACGACCTTGAAGAAGGTAATCTGGGGGTTGCCTGTGAGGTAGATATCCTGGGCGCCATAGGCGACGAGCTGCATTAGACCACCGGATCCCATTGTTGTTTATACCTGAGCCCGAGAAAAAAATTTTCGGGCTCCGGGAAGATTTCGGCAGAAATTCCTGCCCGCAGAGCGTTACGGTCTAAACCCATATTTTTGCTTTTCTTAATATAAGTGGTACCATGTCTCAGCCCTTATCGTTAGATAACCTATTGAAACCAATGGGTGAGGTGGAGCCTGCCGCTCCCAGAATACCAAAGACACTAGAGCCCGCTAAAACTCTAGAATCTTTCCATACACAACAAATCCAAAAGATTCGTGAGGAGAAGACAAATCTTCCGAGGTTGCGTTTAGAACTGGCGGCAAAAAAGGAGAAACTCGCTGCCGTTGAGCAGCAATTCTTACAACCAAGTGCTTTAACAAATGCTAACGATGTATTAATCCTGGCGTCCAGACAAAAATTAGAAGATGAAGTCATTGCCCTGGAAAAGACAATTCAACAATTGGAGAACGGTACCGCCGAAGCCGATTATTTCTTACGTGTCGGTGATATTCTCTTTTCCTATAGCGACGCCCAAGAACGTATTGCGGGCGGCGAACGACCCGCCGAAGTTGTAGCAAAGGGTAAGATGCCGGCAAACAGCGTCTATTCATATTTTACCGCCGAAGTTGACGATAAATCCACAAAGACGAACGATTTAATACCTGAAGTACAAAAAGCATCGGCGATTACAAATACCATTGGATTTAAGCGTGATAAGGCGCTGGAATCGTACTTGACCGCGCTCAATCCTACCGCAATTCAGCACGAAAATAGTATCGCCTCGTCAATTACGGAAAACTTTGGAAACTGTGCCGTTTGTGAATCCGAAATGTTATTTAATGAAACCTTTTTGGACTGCCCTCAATGTGGATACCGTGACTATGTTCTGGTTGATTCTGAGAAGCCGTCCTACAAGGACCCGCCGCGCGAAATGTCGTATTACGCCTATAAGAAAATTAATCACTTGAACGAATGGCTGGCGCAATTCCAAGCAAAAGAAACTACCGAAATATCGCCTGCCATTCTGGACCAAATCAAACAGGAACTCCGTAAGGAACGTATTACCGACATGAGCAAACTCAAACCTTCCAAGTTGAAGGATGTAATTAAAAAGTTAAAGTTAAATCGCTGCTACGACCATGTTGCGCATATTCTCAATCGCCTCAACGGTATTTCCGCCCCCGTATTATCGCGAGAAGTGGAAGAGAAACTTCGGTATATGTTTAAGGAAATCCAATTTAGTTTCGTGAAACATTGTCCTAAGAAGCGCTCCAACTTCTTATCGTATTCTTTCGTACTTTATAAATTCTGTGAACTGCTAGAATTAGACGATTATCTACCGTGCTTTCCGTTGCTCAAAAGTCGTGAAAAACTCTATATGCAGGATAAGATTTGGCAGAAAATTTGCGAAGATATGGGATGGGAGTTTATCCGAACTGTTTAAGAATATTTGAGTATAAACGATTGAATTCATGATTGTAAATCACTACATATATTTCTTGAAATCTATCAGGATATTTTTTCGCTTCTTCTATTGCGATTTTATGCGCTTTTTTAGCGGCTTCACAACATACGGGTATTAATATATTAATATCCGTACGTAATTGGTGTTTATAGGTTATGTCCATTGGTGAATACCTAGAGATTCGTAATAACTTTTATCGTCTAATTTAACGGGCTGTTGCTGTTGCTTTTGCTTTTGCTGGGGCTTTGGCGGCTCCGTTAAAAACATATTTCTCATTCCTTTGATTGGTATAATATTCCCGTAACCGAGTGTATCTAGAATATACTCAAAGAGCACCTTATTTTCGTGGTTTGACTCAAACAGAATTGTAGGATAATTGTTTTGTTTGATAGTCTGGACAGCACCCTTGAGAACATTAAGTTCATTATCCTCTACGTCCATCTTAATAAATCCGATATTCTGGAAATTATATGAATCTAGCGTTCGTACTTCTACCTGCTCTTGTGCGAGAACCGGATCGGTAAATGGTTGTAGAGACGACCCTCCGCCATCCTGACTACGAATATTAAGTGTTTGGGTTCCCACTTGGTCTGGGGCTCCCAAAGCAACATTATAGGCAGTTACATTTTTAGCATCGGAAAGGGCAATAGATCCGCAGAGTGCGTAATACGTCATCTTCTGTGGCTCAAAACTATGAACCTTGTTTGTATACATAGAAAGAGCAATAGAATAGGTTCCGGTATGCGCACCAATATCTAACATAGACGTATTTTTACAGAACTGCCGACACCAATCAATCAACGCTTTTTCAAAGAGTCCATGGTCTGCGTAATATGAGAGATTGTTGGCAGGTAAAATATAGACCGTTTGGGTATTTGGATACATAAGTTGATTCCTAGAATCGTTTGCTGTATCATCTGTATGTTGCTTGGCGAGTATAAAATACTTCGTTGACATTGTCTTACGATTAGGTCTAAATCTTGCTCTAAATAGAGACCCTATCTACGATGCCCGTCTATGTCGGATTTGACATGGGTATTCGCAATCTGGCGTATTGTGTCATTGAACACGGTATTTCCGGTGAATGGTCCGTAATCGCCTGGGACAATATCGATTTACTTGAAGGGGGCGAGACCGCCCAAACCGCCAAATCGTGTACTGGCTGTGGCTCTGGAGCAAAGTGGATTTGTGTCGGCGATGGGACGAAATGGTGTAAGGGATGTGCGACCGGTGTTCGTGTGAAGAAGGCTACGGTTGCGAAGCCATCGCTACCTTGCTTACCGTGCGCCCTCGGTGCCAAAGAACTCAAAGCGTTGGCGACTGGACGTGGGGTTGCCGATGTCAAAAAGATGAAAAAGGGCGACCTGGTGGCATGGGCTGAAAAGGAGTACCTAGTACCCTGGAAACCGGTCAAGACAATGTCGGTTGGTCTAGATACGATTCGGCGTGCCATGAATACCTGGCTTTCGTCTGTGCTTCTAACAATGAGTCGTGCTGCTGTCATTCGGCTGGAGAATCAGCCGGCGATGAAAAATCCTACTATGAAATCGGTTCAAATTATGCTCTATACTCTTTTGGCGCATCGATTGGAAACGGAGCATTCTTGGACCGGTGGAATTGAATTCGTCCATGCCGGTGTCAAATCCCGAGGAGTGGATTATACCGATATCAGCGGTGCGTCTGGGGAATATAAGGCGCGTAAGGACGGTGCCGAAGCCGATGTGGCTGGGCTGTTGGCGAAGGGGGGAGAGGGGGCGAGGGTTTGGAGGGAGTTCTTTGCCGGTCGGTCCAAGAAGTCCGATTTAGCCGATGCGTTTCTTATGGCGTACCGACGTAGCTGAGCCACTCCTCTCTCATTAACTCTTTGAAGGCGATAAAATCCATATCCGAATCCGGCATATACTGGTGTTTTACACCGTTGTCGCCCAGGTAATCAAAATAATCGTAATGGGCATCATCATCCTCGTTATACATATAGCATTGTATCGTTATACATGGCTCTGTGTTAGCTGCGAGATTCGTGAGTCGGTGAGTTTGATTGAGGGTTGGGCTAATCCACGTCACCTCATCCTTCATGAAATTTTCGGTGGCAAACGGCTCAACCGAGTATTTTTGGTCGCAGAGAAAGGGGAACAATTCCACCTGAATGGAACTGTGGAGAACACGAATGACCGCGTTCGCTGCGGAATGGCTGTGAATCGGTGAATAGTGTCCCACCGGCCAAATCTCCATAACATACGGTACACCAGGAGATTCGCCGCTGTTCTGTCCCATAGTAATACGTAAGTAGGTTTCTAGGGGACGGGGCTCTTTGCTAAATTCCGTAGCCTTTTCTGCGAGTCGCTTGTAGCACCAGCCGTTAGGATTGTTGATACTCTGTTTGATGGCATCGGAGAAATTAGGAAATTCTTGGTCGTTTAAGAGAAAATTCTTGCCCACAATACAATCGTACAACTTTTGTGCCATCGGTGACAAATTCGCCTTCGGTAAGAAGGCGTCCGAGGCGATATCACGCATCGTCAAATCATCGGTATCTTTGACTCTGAGTGGCACATCGGATGTTATCGGATCACGTAGAAGTCTCAGTGGCTTAACTGTATCAGTAGCAAATTCAACAAGAGTTAAACTTTCTAAAAAAGAGAGTACATCCTCCTTGAAGGTATATTTATAAATAACTGTATCCAATCGGGGCTCACCAACACCGCCATATAATGTTTTATTATGAGTATCAAGGCTGAACCAATAATAGGCTCCACTCTTATTGATTAATCCTCTAGTATTCTCTTTATCAATCAGTTCCTTCGGCTCCGAGGATGATACAATAAACACACGAACTTTATGTTCAATAAATTCAATACCCAATCCGTGTGTTTTTTCTTTATTTTTCAGAAAAAATATACAAGGCGTTTTGTTATCAGTACTTTCAAACAAAACAACGCCCTGTCCGTGTACTAGGAGAGGAATTACTGAAAATGCTCTTAAATCTTTGAGACTGCGAAATTTGGCGGGCATCGTCGATCTATATTAAGGGTTCGGATATGCGTTTGGGAATCTAAAACGAAGACAAAGGAGGTAAAAGAAGGAAACTATGAGCGGTCCTACGATTCGTATTTCCGATGGTGGATCGTTCCCCGAAATCTCGGCTAGCCAGGACCTGGGTCGTTCGCTTGATGTCAGCCAAAACGACTTTGACCTAAATTTACTCGGAAATCAGCGCAAGATTGCGGGTTCTATGAGTCGTCCGGCGTCTCCGGCAGCCGACTTGAAGCCCGTAGATGATATTGAATTTGTAAGCCTTGATGATACAAATGTTACATTTGATGTGAAGCCATCCGGTGGTGGTGACAATATTCGCATTATGCGTGATACAAGCCCTTCCGCTCCCATGAGCGGTGGCGGCGGCTCTGAGCCTTTCCGTCTCGGCAGCTCCGCTCCTACCATGACCCCTACAACGATTCCTGCTGTTTCGGCACCTGCGGCTCCTGCTGCTGCTCCTCCTGCGCCTGCCGCCAAGTCCTGGTTCTCTAGTATTCCTGGACTCGGTAGTCCCGCTGCTACAAACGCTGCTGCCAATGCAGCGGCGGCGGCTCCTGCTACTGGTGGTATTCGTAGTTGGTTTGGTGCCGGCGGAAGTGATACTAAGGAAACGTCTGCCGTTGCTTCAACACCTTCCGTATACCTGACCCCCGAACAAGAGGCAGTCAAGAAGTCTGAGGGCTTGACGATTTTGGAACGCATGGACCGTAAGGGTATTAGTGGTACGAAGATGGCGATGAGCAATACACTAGAAGAGATTAATGCCGAAGTTGCTCGCCGCAAGGATTCCAAGGGTCTTGAGGCATCCCTTCGCTTCCAGCGCTCAATGCTCACAACGGTCACCAGCGGTATGGAGTTCCTTAACAGCCGCTACGACCCGCTCGGACTCCATCTGGATGGCTGGTCCGAGCAGGTAAATGAGAACATTGAGGACTATGACGAAATCTTTGAAGAGTTGTACGATAAGTACAAGGATAAGAGCAAGGTTGCGCCTGAAGTCCGTTTGATTCTATCACTCGGTTTGTCCGCTGGTATGTGCCATGTGACCAATACAATGTTCAAGTCTCGTATGCCTGGTATGGATGATATCCTCCGCAACAACCCCAATTTGGCACGTGAGTTCGCACAGGCGGCGGCACGTGAATCGGTCGGACCTGGCTTTGCGAACTTTATGTCGCTCGGACAACCTGGTGGTGGCGGAGGGCGTGGCGGAGGTGGCGGCGGTCCATCGCAATCCATGCCGTCTATGCCATCCATGCCACCTATGCGCTCTGCCCCACCGATGGAGGAGCAGTCATCGGCTGAGCCCGAAGGCGTACAAAGTGGCGGCTTTATGGGTATGATGGGCGGTATGATGGGTGGTATGATGCCAGGTCTCGGTGCGGCGATGCCCGCAATACCGATGGCGGGTCCTCCTCAAGCCCAGACAGTCCGTCGTGAAATGCGTGGACCCACCGGTGTAGATGACATTCTCGAGCAGTTGAATGCGGGAGGACGTCGTGACGCCGAAGAGACTGGCTCCATCGGTAGCGCCTACACAACAGAGACAATGCGTCGTGCCGGACTCAACCGTCGCTCTAAGAAGACGACGACCACACAGCCCACCGGTAGCGAGTTGACGCTCAATGTATAAATAATTCTTCAATTTGGTCAATATCATTGACGCTGTTGAATAGGTGGTTATTCCTTAGGGAGTTTGGCTTTGGGTGGTGGGGGTGGGGGTTCCGCTTTCTTTAGCGTAAAAAACTTTTTTACGTTTTCCTCGTATGTCTTTTGCTGCTTTTCAATATCATGTCCACACCAAGAAGGAATCAAACAATAGGGGCTATGCTCATTCGCAACAACCCATATAACAGAAAAGAAGAGGAGCGTAACCCAGAACGCCGCCGCAAGATTACGAGTCGCAATAAATACGACTGTAAAGAAAATGCCAGGTCGCAACCAAGGTGCCGATAAAAACTCCTCCTGCTTTTTCGTCAACTCCAGCGAAAGGAAGCGACCTCCTAAATTGAGCAATAACATAAAACAACCAATTATATAAGGATTTGTATTGATAAAGAGAATAGCTTGGGAGAGCGGGTCTAAGACTCCGCCGATTGTAGGCTGTCCTGTATTATTATTTGGGCTCGGATGAGGCGATAAGGTTGGTGGTATGTTTACAGGTTGTGGTGGCGGCGATGATGGAATTTGAGACGGAATATTTACTGGTGCCATACCGCCCATGGTTGGTGGCGGCAAATAAGGATTTACAGATGTTGTTGGTAGGGCTGGTGGCGGCTGCGGATGAGGACCAGGTTGTCCAATCAAACAACTACCGCCCATAGTAGGCGGAGCAGTTGGTGGTGGCAAATATGGATTTATAGACGTTGTTGGTAGGGCTGGTGGCGGCTGCGGATGAGGACCAGGCTGTCCATTCAAACACTGACTCACCGGAGTTAACCAACCGGCACCTTTCTTAGCACGTTTAGGCATCCTTATCGTGGTATGCCATTTTTATGTATCGGGGATCCTGTGCTTCTTACAATGAATAGGATGATAGTAGATTTACGTCGGCGATCCAAAAGAATATAATAACTAGTAGTACCGACGCTAATAACTGATGACTTTCTGCGACGTATGCAAGTGCTAAACCGGCGGCGAATCGTGCCGCCGGATGTAAGGCGGCATTATGGAATCCGAAACTATAATGCTTATCAAAATCAAGTGAAAAGTACAATAGGAATACGGTAAGTGCTATTGCTACAATAGTACCGTAATCCATCCGGGAATCTTCTTATTTAGTGACGGGTTTAATCTTGAATGGGGAATGTACTTACATCCTTTTCCTGAATGGCAAGCGGTTGCTCCTTGAGCACCTTCTCCACAAACCACTTCTTCGAGTTTGTGACCCAATCCACAGTATTTGAAGCGTTTAGGAAACCTTCGGGGCTCTTTGCTTCCGCCGACCATATTGATAGTAGGAAGAAGAAGAGCGCAAAGGTTCCCGCGTAGAATCCCATCCAGTAACATACCATAGCGGCGAGGGCTACTAGAAAGAATCCTACTGGTTGAATGATATAGAAGCGGAGTGCGTGGGGAATACGGTTCGCCACAGCACCTAGGAACACGACGACTACGACGGCAATCCACTTACTCGCAATTGGAGGATGCCAGATGGGACCTGATGGGGGGAAACCGGGACCTGCGGGCGGATTCATACTGCTTGTAATGGGCTCACATAGTTATTCATTAAAGTTGCCGGATTGAAGTCGGTCATTAGGGTCACTGGTTGAACGAAGAATGTATTACCAATTGCCTTCATAAATCGTATTCCTTTTGCGACATTTTGACTTGTATACGTCAGCAATGTCTTATGGGCAGCAATCGCATCGGCGTCTGTCGGATTTTTGGGCAATGATACCGGTATAGTATCGGGAGTAGGAATTTCTAATGGGTTATTTTGAAATCCCTCGGTCGGTTTATAGTAGCGATTAGAATAGCGCACTCGGTCCATCCACGCATAAATTGTGAGTACGACTGCCGCCGTAAAGAGACCTATTGATATTAAATGGCTTGCGTGCATCCTTATCTTGGAATATGAACTTTCGTCTGGGTAAAAACGCTAACCGCAAGCGGAAATCAATAAAATAAATAGACATCCCACGATTGGTACGTGTTCTTGTCAACCCATTTTGTAGATTTCCGCAAGCGGAAATCAATAAAATAAATAGACATCCCACGTTAGGGAGAGCAGGATGTGCTCATTAGAAGAAGCTTTTACTTCATTTACAGACTCAGCGTCCCGGAATGAAGATCAGGGGTCCGCCACCGGTTCCCCATCATTATTTGCTTTAGATTCCGACAAGAAACGTCGTAAGAAGCGTCGGGCTCCTTTGCCACCACCCGAGCCCCAAGTGATTGAACCCGATCGCCCCGCACACCGTCTTCTGCCACCTGGCGAATTACTCGGTGGTGCGCCCACCAGCAATACAAAGAACGGCAGCGAATCCGAAATGCTCAATGCTTTTGAAACCGCCGATTACTTCCCACATCCCGCCCAGGATGTTGTGGACAAAAATGTCTATCAACTGAGTCCTGATTGGGCAACCGCTTTCAATGAAACCTCGGTGCCCGACTGGATTAAGAATCGTTTGCCCCACCGTGAAAATGAGGCTCCTCTCATTCCGTCCCCATGGATTGACGGTCAGTCCACCCTATGGCGAAAAATAGGCAAAGACGAACGTACACAGGCGGATTTGAAGGGCGCCGAAGTCGCTGCCGAAAACCGCCTTGATGAACTTCAGCGCAAACTTGATTCCATGTTCCATAAATTGGAGCAGATGGAAGTCACAAAATCTGAATCCAATCTGCTTGAAATACTACTCTTTGTCCTCGGTGGTATCTTCTTAATCTTGATTTTGGACATATTAGTAAAGCAAGGTACACAAGCAACTATGATGATTGCCGCCGCTGGTGGTGCTCAATCATACAAACGATACATGTCGTTCGGACAACTGCCCCGGTAACCGTGGCACATTTGTACCTGCTCCACCCGTTGCCGACATCACTAATGACCTTGTAATAGGTTGTATCGTTGGTATTGATTGAATTGTTTCCGTTTCCGGTTTGAATTCAACCGTCTTTTTAATAGGCGTTTTCCGTTTTGTAATCTCAGGCATCGGCGCACTTGCCGTAGGAATTGTCGGTTTTATCGTCGGAACCTTATAAGCTGTCGCTACACCTCGTACCGCATTGAGCACCTGACTCAACGGACTTTCGTGCTTACGATACGTTTCGTCGTGCGATCGCCAACTCACAAATAGCAAATTCGGATGCGTGTATTCCACGGTATATCCTATATTCCTGAGATTCCAAACAATATAAAGGATTGCGTCACCGATATCAAATCGCGGGGTTCCTGGAATAAACTCAGGCACCACATACCATAACGATTTCTCATTACCGGGAACACGTGCTACGGCTTTTACCTTATTGTAAATCTGCTGTAGAACCATATTATAGATACGAATTCTGGTAGTATCTCGCTTCGCCTCTTCCGTATATAAGGAAGACGGCACGAGCATTGGTGGTACCAATGAGTCCGATGGCATCTTGTAGTTATATGCGTAATTATTTTGAATTTGATTCCGCTGACGGCGGTAGGATGCTTCCTAAACGTCTAGTCTTTACCGGTGGTGGTACACGCTGCCTGGTTTTTGTAGAAGCTTTAATTGTCTTAGAGGCGGCGGGAGTGCTTGAACGGGTAGAAGAGTACTGGGGTACGTCTGCCGGCGCATTTGTAGCAACCCTACTCGCACTTGCCGACTCTGTTGGCGACGTTCGTAAATGTATGTATGCTACCGATTATATAAAATTTCGTGATATTGATGTCAATAATCTATTGAATATCAATAAATCGTGGGGACTAGATAATGGCAATTCTTTGATTGCTGAAATTACACGTATAATAGAACTTATTCGCCCTGGTGCCTCGGCTTACTTAATGTCCGATATACCCAATCTTACAATCGTTATCTCCGATCTCAGTACCCACGAGATTGTTCTCTGCTCTGCCCAAACCTATCCATCTTTACCGGTCGTTGACGCGATTCGTGCAAGTATGAGCCTACCACTCTTCTTTCGTCCATATATTCATGAGGAGAGCGGGCATATATGGGTAGATGGTGCGGTAGGTGCGAATTTTCCCTGGGGTTTATTACCATCTAATGCGGACCGTTACGAATCGCTCGGTTTCACCTTTGAACACGGCTCCGTAAAAACGCCCACTACACTGTCCGAATATGTATTTTCTATGATCCATTTTGAAGGACCCAAAAAGAGAAAATATCTGAAGGAGAACTATCCTAAAAATATTATCTGGTTTCCTAATTTACCGTTTCCTGCTTGGTTTATGCGTCTTCAGCCCGCAGATTTTGAAATGTTAGAATCTATCGGTTCTACTGCCGCCAAGGAATGGTTGTCTACTTTGACGTCCCTCCCGCTAAAAGCGGGAGGGGGGTTGCCTAGTCTCGGTGAAACCGAGACTAGGACATGCGCTCCGCATTCATATTTACAGTGTCCTCCAGGAAAGAGCGGAAGCTCGCCGTCTTACGAGGACCGCTGTAATCCTTCACCACGTTGCCCTCCGCATCATACAGAACAAACGTTGGGTAACCCGAAATCTTCAAACCCTGAACCGCCTCGGGGTTCTTCTCCGCCTCAATCGCATTACACACAACCGTCTTATCGCCGATGGTCATGGTAGATCCGAGGCTCTCAAACTCGGGCTTGGCGTGATGGCAGTGCGGGCACCAATCCACGTAGTACATATTGAACTTCCAAGGATTTTCTGGGGCACCCTCTACGGCGTCCTGGAAACCCTCGCGGCTTGGCTTGCTGCGTGCCCATAAATAAATGAGAACCAATCCAACTGCTACTAAGAGGAAAGGTAAGTACGAGGTAACGGAGGATGGAAGTTTAAAGAGGGTTGCCATTCTTTACATAAGGAGTAGAAAATGCTTTCACGTGGTGCCCTGACGCAGTATCTTTTGAAGCCCGATGGAGACCAAACGTGGTCTACCGATGATTGGAGTCGTGCTATGACATTAGAGGCACGATGGTTAGCGCAGGGTGTATCAGAGGATGACCGACGGCGGTATATTCCCTGTGCGGTGCTCGTCGCAAAATTTCCGGGGATAGTTTATCCTGACAGCATTATGAAACGCTTGAGCGAATTAGCGGTTGAAAATTGAATTGCGTACGGTTAATTATATAATTCGTTAAATGTCTGCCGGTAATAGTGAATTTGACGCTAAGTTCTTTGATGATGCGTCCGCTGCCTGGATGTCAAACAAGAAGAAACGTGCGGATTGTACGTATGTATATAAGTGTACTTATAAACATATGAACGGTAAGGAATGTGGTAAAGCGGTGACGATTCATAGTACTATGCACTGCTGGGCGCATCGTGGACGGGTTGTAAAGAAAGGACTATAAGAATCCACCGATTGCGAAATACTTACGAGTGCGATTACGGTCCAACGATTTGCGCTTGAGCGTTTTTTTTGCGCGGCACGTTTTCACTTTCGTGGTCTTGATTTTGCCGCATCCGCTCGCAAACGCATTCAACTCGGTACAGAGTCCGTCAAAACTATCGTGTGGGGCGTTCTCTTTGAGTTCTTGGCACATCGCTTTTTCCGCATCATAGAGCCATTCTGTCACCTTCTTTCTACCGCAAGCAAGTTTGGGGACATGCGGAACCGCTATTTGCCAAGCCTTTCTCCATACGGGGAAAGGGAGAATATGAGGAAGGGCTTCCCACCATAATTTCAGTTTCGGTAGTCGCTCTTCGATTGTCATTGTATTCCAACGGTTACGTAGTTCGGGAGTCGGTGGTTGTGGTGGTGCGCCTGGTATCGGTAAACTTGTTACATCGCGGCAGGGAGTTGTATACGCAACCGAATATAGAAAATCCCAACCAATCATAGCCCGCTGAGTACAGGACTGTCGCATCCATTTATCGTATCGCTGTTTTACTTCGTTCCACGACGGATCCTTACCAGTAATTAACTTCTGCTCACGGAGTTTACCGTTGACTCGGTTATGAATACGATAGAGCCATTTAGGAAACTCTTTCAGGTCTGTCGGTATTGGGTCGCTTCCATAATATTCGGTAAGTGAGGCACGACAGAACTTACAGGGTAAGGCGTATGGTAGCGTCTGAAAAAATTGAAGAAGATAGCGTTTTTCTAGCGTTGGAGCAGCAAACGCAACTAAGTGTAACAACCGCCATCCACTTGGTCCCCAAAAGCGGGTATCCATTCTTACTTTTATGTGCGAAAATATCTGCGGACCTTACTACTATAATTCTCCGTTTCAACTTCGTCTGGCTCCGTCCCAAGTGCCTAACGCAGGCATCGGTGTCTTTGCGTGCGAAAATATCCCTGCCGGTGCTTGTATTGATGAATATGTCGGCGAGGTCATCTCATATAAGCGTCCTAGTTCGTATGCCCTTGAGGTTCGTTCTGATTGCTTCATAGACGCACAGATGTTCCCTCGCTGTTATATGGCAATGATTAATGATTGCTCCTATATCGCAAGGACACGTATACGACGTAAAAAGCGTTGGGTGGATACTACACCTGACGCTTATTACGATTCTAAGGGGAATCGCCTCACTAGTAATTGCCAATTCGTTGTGGACGAGGAGGCAGGACGTGCGTTTATCCACTCGCTTGTAGATATTCCTGCCGGTGGTGAACTCTTTATCCCCTACGGTCCAGATTATTGGGCGTGTCATTAACCGAGAACTTTATGCTGCTTATTTTTAGACGCGAGGAGTGCCTTAATTTCGGCGAGCTCTGCCGCATTCACTTCTATTTTTGCCTTTGGTTGGGGCTTTGGCTGTGGTTGTGCCTGTGCCTGTGGTTGTGCCTTAGGCGTTGTTATTGGGCTCTTCGCCTGCGGTGGTGGTGGTGGACTCTTTGCCTTTTGTGGTTGTGGTTGTGGTTGTGGTGTCGGCATCTGCGTACTCATATACTGTTTTAACATATCCATATGCTTTTTAAGGTCTTCAGGAGTGAAAGAGGCTGTAGGCTCAGGTTGTTTTTTAGATGGTTGAGATACACCAGGTGGGGCGGTTGGTGAAGTTGTTGGCGCAGTAGATGCTACGGGCGAGGTTGTCGGTGCCGAAGGTAATGTCGGCGACTTTGCCTTTGCCTTTGCCACACATGATGGACAATTATCGTGCTGTGGTGTATTATCAATAAATTCATTTTCAAGAGATACATCGTCTGTCTCTTGTACCGATGGTAAAGACTTCTGAACCCTACTGACGACTACACCTAAATCAAGTGTGCTAACCGGTGTTGGTGGTGCTGATACCATACGCCGAGTGGATGGTGCGACCTTTAATGCGACCGGCGCATCTGGTGTATCCTCTACTGCCCTAGGTGCGTCTGGTGCCTCGCCGTTTGTTTGTATTCCTACCGCTTCTTCCATCGCATGTAACTTATCCTGAGTCGCCTTAGGGAGTAATTTTGTAGGATCGTTCACAATACTCTTCACTGAATCAGGGAGAGGTAGACTATTCACAGCGTTTTTGAATCTTACGGATTGGGCTTTTACAGAATTAAAGAAACTACCTACTGCTGCGAGTGCTGGACTCTTCGCCTCCGCTTCCTCAAGAAGTTCATTTGCAACCGCCTTAGTATCAACTGTTCCATCCGCATTTGTGGGAACCTTGACACCCGCCTTAGAGAGAAAATTTAGGGCACCACTACGGCGTAGGGCATTCGTTCCCAATACCGCACCCATCAGTCCCACTAGACCCAAGGAGACCACACCTAGAATTATACCTAAGGAACTGCTATCTGCTGCAGCAGCAGCAGCCGCACCCGTCGCATTGAATGAAGCGGATGCGCTCGCATTTGCGAATAAATTTGGAATGGGTGTGCCGGAGAGACTCATAGTACTTATAGAGGACGGCGAAAAAGAGCCTCCTACTGATATAGACAGGGAGAGAGTTGGACTAATTGTTACACTATTTGTAATAGATGAGGTCGGCGTTGCGGTTTTACCTGGCGACGGAGAGATTGTTGCGGTTATTGATGCCGAGGCAGATTGTGTTTGTGATATACTTGTGCTAAATGAGACCGAGGAACTCGGCGTCTGCGTCGCTTGTCCTGAAAACGACGGTGAGGGGCTTGATGACGCCGAGGTAGACCGTGTTTGTGTTTCACTTGCCGAAAATGACGGCGTTCCACTTACAGCCGCCGTAACGGATGGCGTCATAGAGGCAATTATACACGTATAACAGTCCAAATAGTACATATATACTTGCCACGTAGTACTTTTGTAGATTTCCACATAGACAGAGGATATATTTGGCTGACTTATAAATGGTGATGTATACATTGTATTTGGAAGCGTTGTGGTCAAACTTGGCGTTGTATACAGTAGTGTACCACTCGGTGCTGTATAGAATTGTATGCCAGTTGGCGGATGGCTCGGGTCTGTCGCACCCCACCAATTACAGTAATAAATAGGTGCTGGATTCACAAACGACAATGTTACATGATATACTGAAGCGGCAACAGGGTCCCAATAGCTCGCTGGAGGCAATGCGCCAATCGGCGGCGGTGTATTTATGAGATTATTAACAGTCATTCCGCCCGTAACAAGAGGAAGATTATCATTGTCCACAATACCAGAAGGTGCCATTCTAACGCATACCGTCGGCAGGGGTGACGGAGTCACCGTCACACTTTCTACAGAAGATGCCGAGGAGGATGCTTGTATAGACGAAGATACACTTAGTGAGTTCGTAATAGATGAACTTAGAGAGGATGATACTGAGATGGACCGTGCTTGCGTTATACTTGCCGAAAACGAGGGTGAAGGAGCCTTGGATTGTGATGACGATGCGATTTCCGTAGAACTTCCTGTCATACTTCCAGATGGCGACGCAGTCGGTGAGGTTGACATAGACTGTACCGGTCCTGTATATATCTCTAGAAAGGCTGTATTGGACGATGTATACCAATAAACAGATAGAGGAGGATTCGCACTGGATGTTGTATAGAGAGAGCCCGCGATTGGTGTCAAACCGCCACCAAATACATAAGATCCTGAATTTCCAACAAGAAACTGGACATTCGTATTGGATGCTCCGTAGAATACGAGCGAATAGGACGTACCACCCGTGAGCGGTTGTGCGACAAGTTGCCCCAAATTTGTGAGTGTGACAACCTGTTGCTGAACGGCAGGAAACGCTCCAGGGCTGGTGAGGGTGATTTGTGCCGAGGCGAGCACCGGTCCCGTTGGCTGATATGCCGCATCCGCCGCCATTAAACCGATTGAAAATGTAGTGGTGCCGGCGGCTCCTGGCCAATACTGGAGGGCAATACTGCTGATGGAGGTGGATGAGTAGTAGGATGGTACAGTAAAACTTATCGCCTGTCCGCTGGTCATCGGATTATGACAGCAGCCGGTCATTCCTGTAAACCACGGAGGGGGTAGAGTCTGGGTAACGGAGGGAGTAACAGTGAATGAGGGTGGTATCGTCTGACTAATAGAGGTACTTGCTGATACCGATGAACTGACGGCAGCGCTCGCCGATGCGGATGAACTGACGGCAGCGCTCGCCGATGCGGATAAACTAGTTGTAATCGTTATAGACGCTGACGAACTAGCTGTAGCACTTGTAGATACGGATGAACTGGCGGCGGCACTTGCTGATACCGATGAACTTGCCGTTATTGTAACCGTAGATGAGAATGATAACGAACCAGACGCGGATGAAGAGGCTGTCGCAGACGAAGAGGCGGTCACCGAACCCGAGGATGATAAACTGAGAGATGTAGAGCTTGAAGCCGATACCGATGGTGTAGGCAAGATAATTGTTAAAGCAATTTGCCGAATCTTATTGCCCGCCGAGTCTGCTACATAGAGATAATTCGGCGTTGGATTATATACAACACCAATTGGATTGTTGAAACTCACCTGTGTACCAACGCCATCAATACTCTGAGTAATATTATTACCAATAAGAGTTATTACATTCGCATTCCACATCGCATTTAGAGTAATTTTACGAATAACATTTTGATTTGTTCCCACTTGACTTACATATAATACATTGTTGAGTGAGTCGTATTCCAAATCCATTGGATTATTAAATGTTACGCCCGTTCCTGTTCCGTCAATACTAGTATTGGGTGGTCCGTTACCGCCCAAAATATTCTGCGATGAACTAATTAGACCTGGCGATGCTAAGTATATGACACGAATATTATTCCAATGTGTATCAGTTACATATAAATTCATATTATTATAACGAATGCCAGTAGGACTCCAAAATTTTCCAGGCTGTCCTACACCATACGATTCCTGCCAACCAGTTACACCCAGTTGTCCCGCGACCGTTGTAGCCGTTTGTGAACTAATATTTACAGCACGAATCGCATTACATCCTGTATCCGCAACGTATAAGAACTGGTTCGGCTGGTCAATCGTCATACCCTCAGGATGTGTAAAAAGCGCATTTGTTCCAATACCATCGGCGCACCCAGGTCCTGATTCTGGATCTCCTACAATATATTGGAGTTGTAGGCTAGTGAGATTAATACTACGAACAAGATTCGCGTCACGTTCAACGGCGTAGAGGATATTATTTGGTCCGTCAAGGGCGAGACCCGCAGGGGAGTTCATCGCCGCATTTGTACCCACACCCGTTCCTGTATCTTGAATATTCCACATACCAGCAATGCTTGTAACTACAGATGTTGTCAGATTGAGCAGACGAATCTGGTCAGCATTACTAGCCTCTGAAATATACACACCGGTGTAATCTGGTGTAAACGCCATATATTGAGGAAATGGTACACTTGCGGCGGTTCCAATACCATCTGCTTGTGCTACATTACCATTACCTGCTATAGTAATAACGTTGAAGTTGAGATTTGGTGTCGGTGAAGGGGTGGGGCTTGGTGTATAAGATGGCGATCGGCTTGTTGTAACGGTATTTGAAGCTTGTACCGATGGTGATACCGAGTTGGATGCCTGGCGTGATGGAGAGACCGATGTACTTGGTGTATGAGATGTACTCGCCTGTACAGATGCCGACCTTGAATCGGTCACTGTCATTGATGTGGACACCGATGTACTTCGGCTCACCGTAGAACTTACAGTAGTTGTTGGATTAATAGAAGCCGATACAGTCGTTGAGGCAGTTAAACTCGGTGATACTGGACTCTTCGTCACCGAAGGCGTCGGTGTTGGCGAGGGAATAATCTCTGTATATGATACAAAGAACGCAGACCCTCTTGATGCTATATTCACCATATCTGCGCCTATTTGGTTACCGCTACCATCATAAAATGTTGCTTGACTAATACCAGTTTGTTCTATCGTACCAACCGAAGTTGACGAAAAATCCATATAATACCAGTTATTCTGCGATGAACTACCGCCACACGAGTTGACACCGCACGGCGAATTGTACCAGGTCTGACCCGCTGCGGCAACTTGAACCGCTAAATCACAGTTCGGCGCGCAACATGACTGAATGCCAGAGGTAGAGAGTCTGGCGGTGGACGGATTTCCATCCAGTTGTATATTTGCCGGCATTGCCTGAGTGCCGTAAATAGCAAAGGCAATCTGTTTGACTTTGAGACCCGTGGCGCCTGGTACTAATGACTGACTCAATCCAACATTTAACGCACCGCTATCTGTTCCGCACCCCAATGTTGTGGCGGTAAACCCATTCCAATCGTAACCTGGCGTCTGTGCTACTACGGGTGCGAATAAGGACGCTACCCCAAATAAGAACGCTAACATAATGTTTCTATTTGGGTTTCTTGAATTTAACGCACCTATTTGACCTCCTCCTCCTTCGCAACATAACCACGAGCCGCAAGAAGTGTGAATGAAATCATAGTAATTGCGATATAAATCAATAATTCTGAAAAAAAGAATCGCTTAAAATAGTGGTCAATTAAGTGCGAAATCACACCCCATATGCCCACCCATAGAAATACTGTCAGTATAGTTTCTTCTAGAAACTGACGGTATTCAGTTGAATGTTTTTGCATTCCTATATTTAGCCGGGAGTATTACAAACCGAAGGTAGATGTACTAGCTAACATAGGGCGCACAGGGTTTGATGGCTGGTACGCCGCCTTACATTGAATGTTTGGCTCGGGGCAAGGCTCGCACTGTGCCGCAGGGCATGCCGGGCACGACTTTGGCTCAGGGCACTTTACCACTGGGCAACGCGCACGCGGGCAAGGTGGGCACTCGCCAATCTTACAAGGCTTGGAGCATGTAGATATACAAGGAGGGCACTTTGGTACCGCCGACTTGAGTACATATTTAGACATATCGGGCATTGGCGGGCACTCCGTCTTGAGCATGTATTTGGACATATCTGGGAGGGGTGGGCAAGGGGGTACCGCCGACTTCTTAATCCACTTTGACAAATCAGGAGCGGGGCAAGATGGGCAAGGTGGGCAACGCTCACGTGACGCATACGGCATTCCATCAGGGGACGAATTGGATCCCGCATCCGCACCGCCTGTCGCACAGCCGCAAGGGCGAGGCTTATGGCAGCGACCGCATAATCCACTCATCGCCGCCTCGCTCGGCCATTCTGGAGGTGTCGGTAGACTTAGGTCAATCGCCGAAGGCGAAGTCGCCTGCGAGGATATGGGGCATCCGCAAGGACGAGGCTTGCCGCAACGATTACAACTGCTGCCACCGTCAAACTTTTCTACCACCTTACCGCGAGAACGTCCAATCAAATATCCCACAATAAATATGAGCACTAAGCCCAACAAAAGAATCATAGGCGTTACCTTAAATCCTGAAGCCATTCTATTCAGTATAATGGTTTTTTATGCCGGGCGACTCTAAAAATTGATGTTTGCCTGAATATCTAACATAATATAATAGTCATGGAGTGTTTACGTAATGCGTGGGCAAGTGTGGAGCCGATATACAATACGGTAAAAGAGTACATAATCTTTGTATATTCTTATCTTAAATATGCTCTACCGTTCTTTATTGTATATTTAATTCACATTATCTCCACGAATCTATATGCCACTCTATGTGCGAATTTCTCCATCGTTGGATTCGTTAATTCGCTCTTCTTGATTGGCAGTCCTATTTGTAGTATGATTCTACAGATTGTAACGCATACAAATACAGCATTCGTTGCAATCATTTCGGGTCTCTGTATTATGCTCATTGGCTACGTTCCCCGTAATATTGAAAACGCCCGTGCCGCCGAACAGCGACCTGCGCAGACGAATGGGGGTTTAATAGGACGTAACTATTAGCTTTGACGTATAAATTTTGCGGTTGGGTCCACTTTCGGGCAACCAAACATCTGCGGATACCAGTTACCCCAGGTATCGCCTAACCGAGAGCAGACCATCTGGTAGTTGCCCTTCCATGAATAGGAGGCGCTCACCTCATCAGGATTTTTGATACATCCAAAATTGGCGGGATCGCCCAAGCCTGCCGCCTGTATCTGTCGGCACATCTCCAGTGCCCGTGTCTTATAATCTAGACCGCCTACGAGCGAATCGTCAAAACTCGCCGCCGACGCACGGTGCTGAATATTTTCGTCCGTCATTGCGTAGTCGCCGGATCCGATACCGTCGGATGCCGACCCTGCGGCTGGTCCAACTGTATTCATTCCCTGTACCGTATTCAAATCCTGCTGGGAAGGCATGTACGCCTGCGAGGCATTTCCCTTCTGTTGGAGCATCGGCTTTGGTGGTCCCATAACAATTGTAGTAGCATCAGGAGTCGTATTATCAGTCAGATTTTTTAGAATGGCGAGCTGCTGCTGGTAGAGGGCGAGGATATTTGACGGTATCGGTGTTTCGCTAATGACATACTTATTAATACTCGTTTCTATTGCAGTAATCTTATCCAATACATCCTGTGTTTGTTTTGTAGCCGGATCGCTCTCAAGTTGAATTGTAAGTCCCCACTTCATATTACGTGCTAAATCAAGAATAGTTTGCATCTGTCCCGCAAAAGGGATTCCTGTTGGTCCAATGGTCATAGACTTCGGTGCGCCGCCCGTTGGTGGTGTCGCGGTTACATTCGGCACCGGCGCATTTTGACCGGTTCCTAGCGTCGAAAGGAATTTATTCGCATCGTCTGGTGAAATATTCACGTCGCTTAGTTTTGTCTCGCCACGCTGTACACTGGAAATAATATCACCTAAGTTGGCGGCAAGTTTATCCAAATCCGCAATACGGTTTACCATAGTCGCCGCCGAAGAGCGAAGATTGGATAAACGTAGGCTTTCCGCCTGGACTCGTGCTTGAAGTTTTTGTAATATATCTAGTGTTAAGCCACTGGGTGCGGCACCTTGCTGTGTTGGCGGAGGCAGTATCTCCGACTTGCCGCGTAGAATATCCGTAGAACATTCGTACGCCTTACGAAGTTGTACAGTATCGTCAAAACTCATAGACACCGCATCTGAATTGGCGAGTCCCGCCTGTAACTGATTGAGTAGATTATCCGATTGCATAGAAAAGTACTGCGTCTGCTTTAAAGACTGGGGGTCTAGATTTAATGTCATTGGGTCTTGAGCATTATACAAAAGTTTAAAATTTTTGATGACTTCCATCAATGCCTGAATATCTTTCGGCTGGGCTAGAGCAATTTGCGGATTTGTTGTTGTAGAGGCGGATGTATCCTGCGCAATCGCCGATGTTTGATTGGTTGCCGGCACATTGCCATCAAATGCTTCATAATTCTTTTTATTCGCATAGATGAATGCCAATAAAATCAGGATGAATCCCATAAGGAGTAATTCTACCTTCATTCCCTCTAACGAGGTAATCCAAAATTAGAAATGCTCCAGCCGGGTTACATATTATTACACTTTATCATTAGTTCGGCACTACGAATCTTCTGTGCTAAGGTACTAGCATCCAACATAATAGATTGGTTTGTGAAGGTATAGGCGTTTGTAGGGCTCACCTGTGCGGTTGCCGGCAAAATAGATGCCATAGTTGACGGAGGTTCTGATGAAATAGGATTTGGCGGTGTAGGAGTCCTTACTCCGTCAGGAGCCCAGAGACCTGATGACTGAGCCGGAGGCGTTACAGTTTGTTGTACCTGTTGTTGCGCAGGCTGTGTTTGCCATCTTGACATCATCGGTCCCTGCGCTGTATTCACCTGTCCATTCGTCATTTGTAGGGAGAAGCCAACCAAGGGCGCCATTGATAATACGTTTGTAGGGTTTGCTATGGGCTTTGTAGAGCCGGTGCTAGAAGGGAGTGTATTATACATATTCGCAAGCTGGGTGTAGGTGAAATTTGCTGGAATGGCGGCAACTGCGTTATACACACTTAAATATAAAGGATTTGGAACATTTGTACCATTTGTTGGTACATTTGTGAGCGCAGTTGTAAGTCCCATTTTAATTGCGGGATCCGTTTCGTTCTTAATCAGATTGTTGATGAGTGTCGTGGCAAGTGTATTCATCATGAGCGATGTGACCTGATTCGCAGGTGGAACGGTTTGTAACATTGATGAAACCGGTTGTTGTGGCGCCGGTGGTGGATTTACAACAGCTCCAGACGCTCCATGAGAATTACTATTGACGGATGTACCACTTGGAGACGGTGTGGGATTCGTAAATAATGTTGTATTCGTATTTGATGGTGCGTTGGGAGCGTTCTGTGGTAACGGAGCCGTCTGAACAATCTGGAAGTTGAGCGATTTTGCTCCAAAGAACACTGGTCCAGGCTTCACAATGCTTTTATTCTGGAAACTGTAGGCATAAATCTGATTTTGAGCATTCGTCACATTTGTAATCAACTGTAGTGGGAACGAAGACTTTACACCCGATAGATCGCATGTTACATTGAGTGTATATTGACCGCCTGATGCTAGATTCGTCTTAATAATATTAAGCGCATTCTGGTCTACTTGGCTCGCCGCCACAGTAAACGAGGGAGTAGAGGTCTGGTCCTCGGTCGCATAGGAACCAGTGGATACATCACCAATATGAATTAAACCGGTATTCAAGACCTGTTGATTCATTGTCGGAGCAGGAGGTGTTGGGGGGATCGGTGGTCCATTTACAATCGGTGATACACTGGTTACGGATGTTGTACCAATTATAGGTACTACACCACCTAGTACTACAGGACCTGCGCCCGCGCCCGCACCCGCAAGAGGACCTGTTGGGTTCGTGACATTTGCTAACGGTGGTGTATATGTTGTGAGCATAGAAGGTGCTCCAGCACCGGCTGCGGTTCCTGACATAGGTGAATTATCCATCGGTTGAATATTGTATCCGCCGCCTACAATCAAAAATGAACCTGCGTAGCTATTGGGATGTCCATTTCCATCATCCAACGAGGTATGTACACTACCGCTCTGGAAACCTTCAAGACTTTTGATTTCGGGCACCGCTACCGCTTTTAATAGATTTGTTGAAGCCATTGAGCTGATAGGCAATGTATTTGTGGCTGGTTCTGCTGCTGGCGGTGTTGGAGGGGCATCTGTAAAATACTCAGTATGAGTACGTCCAAATATCTCTGGCCACATATATAATAGTACAATTACGGCTATAGCCGTTACTATTGCCAAAACTACAGCGGTTGATACCATTCTGTTTGTGGTCATTAAAAAATTTGACTGAAACGTGTCTGTTATTTATTTATGTACCATGCCTTATAAATTACGTTATAAGGAAGATGATGTGATTGAAGTAGGTCTTGACGAAGCGGGTCGGGGCTGCTTATTTGGACGTCTGTATGTCGGGGCGGTTGTCTTCAGCAATGATACCGATGATATGTTTGATAACGGAGTGGCACTCAACGAAATTCGTGATTCAAAACTTCTATCCAAGCGTAAACGTGATATACTTTACGATTATATTCAAGAATGCGCACTAGATAAAGCGACGGCATTTGTGACTGCGAAAGAGATTGATGAGCAGAATGTACTTCAGGCGGACTTAACGGCAATGCATCGTGCCCTGGACTCTCTAACAGTTCCTGTAGAGCGGGTGCTGGTGGACGGTGACCACTGGCGACCTTATAAAGATACGGAAGGTCACGCGATTGTAGACGGCGATGCGCAGTATCTGGCGATTGCGGCTGCGGGTATTCTTGCCAAGGTCTCACGTGACCGTTGGGTTGCTGACGTTGTTCAAGCTAATCCAGAGTGGGATGCCCACTACGGATTAAGTACAAATATGGGATATGGAACTGCTAAGCATATGACGGGATTGACCGCTCACGGCGTTACTGACGAGCATCGTCGTAGTTTCGCACCGGTTCGTGCGATTACGGGCGGACCAATGAAACGCGCCAAATCGGCGGAACGTTGGCTAGGAGAAGACGATTAGGCTTCTTAGAACCAGCCGCCCATCATCTTGTTCATGTTGTTGTTGTTATTGCGGCGGTGCTTGCGGCTCTTACGGCTCTTACGGCTCTTACGGCTCTTGCGCGAGTTCTTCTTGTTATTGCGGCGGGACTTGCGCGAGTTCTTGTTCATGTTGTTGCGGCGGCGGCGTCCTCCAACCTTGCGGCTCTTGCGAGACGCACGGCGGGACTTACGGGACGCACGGCGGGAGCGGCGGCGGGACGCAGGGGCGGCGGCGTTGTTAGCGGCGAGCATGTTGTTGCCCGCGTTATTGTTGTTGTTGTTGCGGCGACCTCCAACGCGGCGGGACTTGCGGGACTTGCGAGACGCACGACGGGATTTACGAGAAGCACGGCGAGTAGAGCGGGGCATTTGTTTCTTATTACGGCGGCTATTTTTATTTCTGCGATAAGCACCACCTGTTGTAACTGAATATTGAGCGAGGTAAGGGTCGCCAGTCGAGGGGAGTCCAGAGACTGGATACGATGGATCATTGAATCCGCCGGCCTGACCTGGAAGCCGGGGTGCCGCAGCACCTACCGCACCAGTAAACGCACCGACTAAATTTCCAGCCGCCTTGCCAACCCCGCTAACAGCGTTTGTCGCAACCTTGCCGACACCTGTGACCGCATTGGTCGCAGCAGAGCCAACGCCGCTGACAACATTCACCGCACCCTTGCCGACCGATCCTACTGTATTTGTTACAGAACCAAATCCCATATTTACAGCTGTAAAGGATCGTTGAGAATTATTGGGTTTATTGTTATTTTTCTTATTGTTTTTCTTATTGTTCGCCTTGAATGAATTATTCATAGCATTCGGGGACGCCTCAGGGTCCTGGCTTGACGATAGCCAATTATTGTGTCTAGGAGCCTTTGCGGCATTCATAGCACCCTTATTATTTCGTTCTACATTCAAATTCATAGCAGAATTCTTAGCAGCCTTAGCGCCATTTAGTCCGTCCATATTTCTATTCTATACCGGTGATTTTAACCGCAGAAAAATTGAGTACATAAAGCGAACGCCTGTGTTTCTAACAAAATGAAAGTACTATACTTTGATACTGAGACAAATGGATTGCCGAAGAGCCGGGGCGGAGCCGATACTGACGTGAACAATCACCCTGAGCCCGTAGAAATTGCGTGGCAGATATGGGAGGACGGAGTTTTGGTGAAGCGTCGTTCAGTTCTCATCAAACCCGACCCTGATATTGTATGGAATATGGAGAGTGCCGGCATTCATAAAATCTATAAGGCGTTCGCACTTACGAATGGTACGCCTGGTGCGGATGTATTTAACGAATTCAAGGAGGACTGCCGCTCCTGCGATGCGCTCATTGCCCATAATCTTGCGTTTGACCTACCCGTTGTCAAGTGTGCGTGTCTGCGTCTTTGGTCTGCCGAAACCGACTTTTCGTGGCTGCCAGCAAAGCAGATTTGTACTATGAAACTTACGACGCCGCTATGTAAACTATCCTATAAGGATTCTAAGTATCCGCAGCGTCCTGGTTCATATAAGCAACCACGACTCGCCGAACTCCACACCTACCTCTTTGGCAATGAAGGAAAGTATGAGGCACATCGTGCTTCCAGCGATGTTGATTGCCTAGTAGCGTGTTCACAGGAACTTATTCGCCGTAATATTCTAGTGCTATAATAAGGATGACTGGGATGACTGGGACTGGGACGACTGGTGGAAAAGTCATAAAGGCATATTTACCGCTGTCACACGGTCAAACGATGTATTACGAAGTCCACGGAAAGCGTGGAGGTCCTGTTGCGCTTGTATTACACGGAGGACCCGGTGCCGGAATTTCGCCTCGCTCCGTGAACTTTTTTGACTTGACCAAGTGGTGCGTTATATTGTATGACCAGCGGGGCTGCGGCAAGTCTATTCCTTTCGGCGTTCCATCGCTTGCTCATAATACGACCGACGATTTGTTAGATGATATGGAACGGCTACGACGGACGTTGGGGGTCAAAAAATGGTATTTGACCGGTGGCTCTTGGGGCTCTACGTTGGCTCTTGTATACGCGGAAAAGTATCCGCATCGGGTCTCTGGACTATTATTACGTGCGCTCTGTTTGATGGATGACACCGAATCCGCATGGCTTTACGAAGATCACGGTGCCGCGCAAGTTTTTCCTTTGGAGTACGAACGATTTTTAGCACCGCTTACTCCTCAAGAGCGGAAGGGGACTATGAAAGATATATTACGCGCATATCAACAGCGACTTACTAGTAGCGATAAGAGAGTCGCCGAAGAGGCGGCGGCGGCGTGGACCGGCTACGAAGACTCCGTTATCGCCCTCGTACCCAAGCCGGTTCGTTTTAAGGGTAATAATGATATATCCGTTGCGATTTTAGAAAATCATTACTTTATTAACGGCGGATTTATCAAGCCAGGTCAAATTCTAGCAGACGCTCATAAACTGAAGGGGATACCGATTGATGTGATTCACGGACGTTATGATATGATTTGCCCATACCGCTCGGTTCAAGAATTAAGTAAAATTTTGCCAGATATACGTGTAAAGCGGGTAGAAGACGGTGGTCATTCCGGTTATTTTAAGGAGGAGACAGGGTACATTCGCAAAATAACAGACACCTTTGTTTCGGGTGGGCGACGCAGTAAAGAAACTTTAAAGGCGGTGCGTGCTGCCAATCTATCTAAATTGAAGACTCGTAAGAGAAGTAGAGAATGAGTGGTCGCGGATTACGCATCTGTGTACTATCAGGCTCATCGCGCACAGTTGCACACGCTTACGGTCTTAGCCAGGATGCTCGTATTATTGAACAAATATTACGAGAAGCCACTGCCGGCGGTTCTATCAAAATAGATTCCGTAGAACACAACGACGCTTATACGTACGGAACAGGAAACCGAGCGACCGGTTCTGTAGATATTAATATTCATTTGGAGGTCCCCTGCCGTATGGCTTGGCGCTACGCACGTGTGAATATCGTTGTCGTCAATCAGGAATGGTGGTATTCCGACGCCTGGAAATGGGTCTTGGAGCCGAAGGAAAAGGGTGGTGCTGATATTATCGTCTTCAAATCAAAATACGCGCGTGATATGTTCTTTGAAGTTGATGATAGTCGTGTACGTGTAATTTCCTGGCGCGCCGGTTCTGAAATTTCTGCCGGTTTGTCCTCTCTCGGCAAGAAGAAGCGGGAGTTTTTGTATCTTGTCGGTGCCTCGGCGAATAAAGCCGCCGCGGCTATGATCGTTGTCGGCTCCTGGAAAGCGGAATGGCCGCCGCTTCACGTCTACGGCTCCAAAATGATTATGGATTCACTGCGTTCTAAGTTTATAGATGCTTGGGCACGCGGCGTTGAACTTCTAGATACGTATACGACAGAGACGGAAAGGGTAAAGGCACAGGCGGATTATGAATTTCATGTAGTCGCTTCAGCGGCAGAAGGATTCGGTTATACCTTTGCCGAAGCGGCAGCAGTAGGAGCACTTCCTCTATGGACCGATATTGGGGTTTATACGGAACTTTATGGTGATATTCTTGGTTCGGTTGGTAAAATTTCTACACGAAAGGTCCTAGAAGACTCGGCGTTCCCTGATAAACCGGTCATGTTTGGTGAGACAGATGTCTGTCGCGCAGTAGAATCGTTGCTTGCGCTCACAAAAGAGGAGCAGAAGGCGTTATCCGGTAAATTACGTCATCTCTCCACCACGCGTATGAAAGAGTTTCGTGCCTCGTGCCGCTCCCTCGTCAAGTCTTCTATTAAACTACTAGGCGGGGCGACAGCGGTATATCCGCCTAAAGTTCCTGCGATTCCTGATTTTCCCCATGTTGCTATCATCACCCTGACACACAATCGTCCAAAATGGTTCCCCAATATGGCAAATAATATTCTAAAATCGGATTATCCCAGTGATAAAATTACCTGGATTATTGCGGATGATAGCGATTCGGCGGGGCGAGTGGATGGTGCCGTTGCGAAATTCCAAAGCATCAATCGCCATATTCGTGTTCGGTACTTATCTATGCCGAAAAAGTTAGCGATTGGCGATAAGCGTAACAAGGCGTGCTTAGCGGCACCACCTGAATGTTCAATCTTCATGATGATGGATGACGACGACCATTATCCTGTTTCGTCCATTCGTGCGCGCATGGCGTATCTGAACGATCCTTCGGTGGAATGCGTCTATTGCTCTACTCTGCCGATGTACGATTCCAAGCGGTATATTAGTGCGATGAATGTACCACCTCTCAACTTATCGGTGGCAGAGCGTGTTAGCGAAGCATCCCTCGCATTCAAGCGGTCCTTCTTTGATGCTGGACGTTTTCCTGCGTCCGTCAATGTCGCCGAGGGCGAAGGTTTCATTGTCGGTCGTGAAGCCCTGACCGCCGAAATATCTCCACGAGGTGTCATTGTCTCATTTCTACATGGCGGCAATGCGACCTCTCGTCGTGTACCCGAAGCCACTGAGCCTAATGGATGCCATTACGGGTTCAGTGATGAATTTTTCACCTATATTTCGGAGATTTCTCTGTAATCAGAAATCCTCCGTTGTCGTCCATCTCTTATTCAACTTCGTACAAAAAGCAACATCCGTAGCGGCTTTATAGGACGAATAGACCGGTGAGGTCGTATCTACGGACGCCGGTTTGAGTAAATCCGTCGCACCCTTCGTTTGTGCGATATAATTACCAGGACTTGTATTGGTAAAACCAGGTCCAGGTATCGCAGCGCTTCCCCCATTAAATGCTAGATATCGTCCAAGCAGAGCGGACATTGCCATTTGTACTGTAGGATTTGCCTGTTTGAACGCCCGTTGAATCGTCGGTAAATAATTATCGCCACCTACAGAGTAACTCATAATAGCATATGAGATATCGGGAGAGATATAGGATATTACCAAATCCGCATCAAAATTGGACAGCGGTATTCCAGCACAGCCAGATATATCGGTAGGAAGGGCGCCAGAAATATCCGAAGCGGAATCGGTCACCGTTTGTGTATCAAATCCTTCGTACATCGGTTTAGGATTATTATACAAAAATACACAAATTGCTAGTACTAGTAAAAATATAATACTTACTAATAATTCGTCTAGCATCTTATTTAGTCTAAACAAAACAAAACTTTAGGAGTTAGATGGACTTATCAGGTGCGTACGGCGAACACATCGAACCTCTCGCATTTTCTAGTGCGGACTTTGATGACGCCGATGCCGGCTCTGGCTCTATGACAAATACAAAACAAAGTATAGAAACTACTCTTCAATATCATATGAATGTTGGAAATACAATTGTACCCGATGAGCGAGATTTTCTTAGACCCTGGCGCAAAAGGCTACGTGATATTCTACTCAACGAAAGCGAATTGCTGACGACCTTTCTAGAAAAACCCCTTGAGGATGCCTCAATTGTTCAGCGTCATTCGCACTTTCTCCGCTCCCTGGAACTTCCAACAATAAGTTCATCGTCGCAGTGGCTCAAGGATAGGGTATCACCTTTAATAGATAATGATACGGTGCTGAGCGAGCTCGAGGCTGAGCTCGGTCATTCCATCAGTGACATTCGCAAGGATATTCACGCTGTTATGAATGTGTATTTGGAAACGGTAAAGGAGATGTTTCGTGGTATGGAAATTTTGAACTTGAAGATTGAAAAAGTAGATGCAATGAAAAATCGTCTGCTTGGTATTTCTATAGAAGATGGCGAGACGGAGGAAATCCTGGCTCTCAAACAATCGGTGGTGGCATATATTCGGTCTGAGTACGAGCGCAATAAGATTCAGGACGACTATACGGAGTTCTGTCGGCTTTATGCGCGCTTTACTGCGCTGCGCTCCATCATCACTGCGCTCAATGTGAGCACAAACAACGCCGACGGTCCTATTTGCTCCATTTGTACGACTGAGCGTGTCTGCTGGGCACTCGTGCCCTGCGGTCACACATTTTGTAACGGATGCGCACAAAAACAGCGGCATTTGTGCTTTGTCTGCCGTACGACACTACGGGATCGGCAGCGTCTTTACTTTATCTAGTAAAGACTGTTTACAGTCTTTACTTCATTTAGGGTGTCATCAATCCAGGCGACGTTGATGAGGGTATCGGTGACTTTTTTGACGGTTTCGTCATTGAGTTGTGCGGGTAATTTGGTTTTGATTCGTTCTAAGAGTGAATTATAACGAATCAGAAAGAATTGTCGTAAGAATCGGCGGGTCTCTTCGCTCGGAGGCTGGTTCATTTGCTGCTGATGGAGTCGTGTGGGGTTTAGGAGGGATTCATTTTTTCCGATGAAAAAAATGACAGTGATTTAAGTCTATCGGTGTGATAATCATATAGATTAGATTAGAAAGAAGGATGGCTATGATTCCTGGCTCTGGCTCTGGCTCTGGCTCTGGTTCTGCCGCTGGAATGAACTCACTTCTGGTCCCCACCGGTTCCGCTCCCGCCCCCGCAATTAATGAACTTCCTGCGCTGCTCAAGCGTTGGATGACTCTCCAGGAGGAGGTCACGTCGCTCAATGCCGAGATGAAGCAGCGTCGCACGCAGTCCAAGGCGCTCAAAGATATTATTCTACGTATTATGGAGTCCAATAATGTTGCGAAGATTAATGTCAGCAAGGGTGCGGTTATCCATAAAACTCGTGAAGTGACCGAAAAACTCTCCAGCGGATTTATGCTCAAGCATTTCAAGGAGTTCTTTGGCGGCGATGAAGAGCGGGCGGCTTCCCTTGTCAATTATCTAGAAGAGAACCGTACAAGTATTATGAAACATGACCTCAAACTACAAATGCCCAAGCCCGCAGGTGCGGATGAAAATTAGTGGATATATATAGAAACAAAATGTTCGGTGGTGCTGTTGCCAATGGTGTAAATGCCGTCTTAGAAGCCGCCCCTTTCAAGATCTCCGAGCCTTTTCAGAACCAGACGGGCATGAGCGCTTTGCCATTCCGTGCTGCGCTTGTCTCGTTGATTACGGTTCTCATTATTCTCGGACTTCTATTACTCTTCGGACAGTATCTCTGGAATAATGTCCTCCACGTTCTCGTCCCTGGCGTCAAGGAGGCGAAGTCCGTATGGCAGATTCTCGGAATTGCCATCTTAATTATGCTCCTCAGCCCCGGTACATGCCACTGTGCGATGTAAAATCCTCGTTGCTGTGTAGAGGAATGAATGCCTCCCAAACAAAAATCATACAATGTTTTTTGTTTGTTTTATGTTTTTTACTTTATATAGAATTATTAATATGGATATTTAACTTCGTTATGTACTTACTTGATTAGAAGTACTGAAATTGTCCCTTAATTTCGTACGGTCCCTGCTCTAACTCAAAATGGGGTACGTAATAACCGGGATCACGGGAACCAGAGGGGCGGTCTAGATTCGCCTTCTCCGATAAGCACGTAAACGCAATACTATGCGCCGTCTTGACAATAATATTGCGGAATACTGCCTTAATTTGCTCACGTTCCTGGTCATCATACGCCATTGTATCAATCAATATATTTCCACGGTCGTTCATCTTCATAAATTCAACCTCAATATCACGAGCCCGTAATGCCTTCTTCAAGCAGCGTCCTACGAAACTTGCAGGTGGCTCAATATCATGCTGAGTTGCGAATGGTAGTTGGTAGGTCTGGTAAGGACCCGCGCCCAATCCTGTAATATCCGCATCAATACATAACACCTTCTCCAAAATGAGCTTGAGTTCGTTGTACGCCATCGCTTCCTTAGAGGCGGGTGCCGCCTGCTTCATTGGATAGAGCTGTTTGAGAATACCCTGCGCCTCTGGACTACGAGTAAAGCATTTTGGCATCGTCTCGCCATCTAGCGCAATCACAGAGAATCCCTCGCTCAGGTATTTAGGCCGGAGGTAGAAAAATACACTCATTCCAATGAGAACGAGAAATAAGACTCCCGCATACGGTAATGGATCCATGTCTCTTATAGAAGAGCCAGATTTTATGCGGCACGAACCCCCTGTCCACGAGTATTCCACGCCGCCTGTAGGGCACGGAACTGGTCGCGCAGCAAGCGGCATACATTTGCCAACGCCTGACGTGCAATCAGTTGTTCTGCGTCCGCGTCGCCGCCATCCGACTCTACACCAATACGTACGAACATCTCTGGACGTAGAGGATGCGGTACCTTATAACCCGCATACGTAATTCGTGGCTGCGCTTCACCATCTACATGATTCTCCACTAAGTACGTTTCTAGGAGATTGCCGAGTGTATGCGATTCGTTTGTAAAGACGATATCTACACAAGGGAAACGAGCATCGCCTTGTTTGACAACTACATTATCTGGCAGAGTCTGGTCAACATTCTCATACTTTCGTACGAGTGCTTCCGCTGCGATTAAGGCATTGGCAACGATGACCGGAATTGGTTGAGTACCGACCGATTCCAGATGGAACGTGAAATTTGTAGGATTTCCCCGTTCATCTGTAAGGAAGCAACGCTGAACTTCCATAGTATTGAATTCACGCTTGAGTTCGGCAAGTTTCTCCTCTGGTAAATCCGTAATCTTCGCAATCTTCTTCGTATTGAGAAGCCAGTTTGTAAACACTTCTTCAAGATGCTCCTCGTTCGTATCACGAGTATATTCGTATGAGCATTGGCTCACAGGTGACCAACGGATGTTCTCCTGTCCTGTACTGATTGACGCCTTCGCCTTGAGTTTAATCTGCTCATTCGGCGCCGAACGATTCCACTGTGGTCGTAGTCGAGTAATAAGCACCGTCTCACCGGTAATAGGATCGGGAGGAAAGAACTGTGCTGTTGGTACCTGTACCGGTGCCTCCAACGGATTCTCTGGATTCTTCATAAAGATTTGAAAGTCCGAGGCGGTGACATCAATCATATCCTTCGTCGTATTCTCCTTATCAAGAATGAACTCGTAGCGTGCGGGGTCAAATGTCGTCACATCCGCAAGAATCGGAATCATTCCAATACGGTGCGAAATGATTTCGTTCACGAGTGGAGTCGTATTCACAGTGATACTCATTTCGGACGTTTCTGCCGGCTCGGTTCTGAACGCAACCGCTGGCGTTGCCGAAATAATCATACGACGAATCACATTGGCAAGCGTTACATTCGCATTGAGTTTGAAATCCGCACGAATCGTGCCGGCTGCCGGATTTAGCAAAGATGGTCCCGATTCAACATAGTCCGAAAACATTTTGCCTTTCCTTCTAACTTATAAATTATTATCAATTTTTACGCTTAAACCTTAGATTGCCACCGCCGCTCGTTTTTTTAGACCTTGTTAAATCGCCAGACTTTACAACGAGAAAGAATGAGCAAACATCGGCTTTGGTATAGCACAAAATGCCGTCACTGCCAGGGATTCCTAGAAGAGTTATCACGAACGCCTTTTGTATCACAGTTCCAATTACTTTGTGTAGATCCAGCTCCTTCTCGTCCTCCGCTACCAAATTGGCTAAAGTCCGTTCCGTCTCTATGGGTCGCCGGTGAATCGGAGCCTCGTGTAGGTCCCGGTCCTGTCAATAATTGGCTCTTTGAAGCCAAACTCAACAGTGGCGGTGGTCCTAAAAGTCCTCAACAGTCCATGGACGATCGTCGTGTCCCCCTTTCGCCTCCCGTATACAATCCCGATATGGCACCCCGTGGAGAGGCAACCAGCCGCTCCAATCCACGCACCGGCGGCTCTATGGCAGTGAGTGCCGGTGGTGGTCCAAGTGTAACAAATTTAGGGTCTCCCGCTGGCGAGCCGAGTGCCTATTACGGCTCCGAAATGGAAGGTGGAATGTGGTCCGATAACTTTAGTTTTCTCGGCAGTGAATTCTCCTCTGATAAGGGCGTAAATCCTATTGAACGTAACTTTGCCTCTCTCATTCCTGGTGGTGCTGCCGGCTCCTCCGCCTCCTCTGCCGCCGCTTCTATCGCCGGTCCCCAAGCGAAACGCTCTGCCAAAGAGGACGCACTCCTAAAGGAATTTGAGGCATACACCGCCTCTCGTGACCATGATGTAAGTCGCCCTGTAGCACGAATGGGGTAAAAAAATGATAAAAGGTTTAAACGGAATAGTAGATTTAATCATAAATGGCGAATCTTCTTACAGCTTTCAATACCAAACTCTTTGAATTTGTAGAAGAACTTGCTGATACGTATCCTGAAGAGAAGGATATCACAAGTGCTCTTGATTCACTCAAACTACTCAAGAAGGTGAATCCCAAATTAATTCATTCCGGTTTCATGGAATATATTTATCCTGACTTCCACGAACCGGTTATGAATGAAGATGAAACAACTCTTATTGCGAAAGCGAAAGAGATGACGACCGGTTCTTACAAGGATTACGCAGTCGCTTATATTATCTTTGACCGTCACTGGTCCGGTATGACCGAAGCGAATAAGAAGGCGATTTGGAATTGGTGTAAGGTTATTGTCATTCTAGGACGTCGTGCTGCCGGTATGTCATAAAATAGTTGTATTTGCGTTTCTTTATTTGTTACAGACTCTTTGTCTCTAACAAGTAAAACAATGTCGGTCTCGTTCTCTGCCACCTATGCGCAATTTGTTACAGAACTACTGGAAACATTTCCGGAATACGCCAGTGCCCTCAATACCGCCAAGGAAAACCCCAATGCACGTGAAAACTTCCTTGCTGTATGGAAGACTCATACTAACAACATTGCAGTCCAGAACGATTCTATTTTTACGGATGCCGGTCTGGAATTAGTTCCTGGATTTGCCATGACGGCGAAATTATGGGCTGAGCTTTCAAACAATAGTCGTAATGCCATTTGGCGCTATTTAACGTCGCTTCTGCTCATTGCCGCCGCATTTGACGGTAGCAACGGTAGCGGTGGCGGCATCTGGGATATTTCTGGCTTTGAACACGATATGGAGGAGATGATGAAGCGTCTCAAGACGGGCGAAGATAATGGAATGAAGGAAATTTTTGAAAAGCTATCCAAGCTCGCTGAAGGCTTAGGAATGAAGGATATTAGCGGCGCCTTTGATGGTCTCGGTGGCGTAGACGCCGATGGCAAGCCCAAATTCAAGATTCCTGAGAAACTCTTCAAGGGTCATATTGCCAGAATCGCCGAAGAAATTGTCAGCGAATTCAATCCCGCCGATTTCGGACTCTCCCCTGAAATTCTCAATAGCAACGATCCTACCAAGATTTTTACCTTTTTACAGGAAATCTTCACCCAGAAACCCGATATGCTCATCGGTATTGCACAGCGTATTGCGAAGAAGATTCAGGCGAAGTTTCAGCGTGGCGATTTCAATCGTGATGAACTCATCCGTGAAGCCGAAGAGTTAATGAAGGAATTCTCGGATAACGAGGCGTTTTCAGGTCTCTTTGAACAGCTCGGCGAGATGCTCAAGGGCGGCGAGAAGGAATCGGGCAATGAGGGCTCGGCACGTCGTCGTGAAGTACAGGAGCGCCTCAAGAAGAAGGCGGCAGAGAAGGCGGCAAAGAAGACGACCGGTGGTGCCGGTGTATCGGCGGCTGCTGTTGCAGCGGCTGAGACTGCTGCCAACGAATTACTAATGGAAGAGAGTGTATCGAAGGCGAAGACTGCTGGTAAGAAGAGCGGTAAGAAGTAATACATAGAATAAAAACCTTCGTCAAAGTAAGTGAATGAGCTCTTCCCGATGCAATCCATTCTGGGTGGAATCACCCAGTATATTATGGGAAGAGTGGGCGGATTTCTTCCCCTTTACCGAAAAAGCTCGTAAATGTACTGCCAATGCGCTGAATTCATTAACCCGATTTGGTCTATATCTCGGCGTTATACTGGCTGTTCTACATCGCCATGGAGCGTATCTCGGCATTACGCTCGGAATTGCTCTGCTATCAGTTGCTGCTTATTACGGAATGAAGGAACGCCATATTCTACGTGAAGGATTTGAAGAAGGAATTGTAGGACCTACGCTATTCACAACGCCTGGTGCTACTCCCCCGAACTTTGTTGGAGGATTTGACGTTGCGAATAAGAACATATCCGACGTAATTGGTACAAAGGAACGTACCTACTCGCTACCCAATAATCCTTATATGGGCGTATTGGTCAACGAGGTGCTAGATAATCCTACAAAGCCACCGGCGGCGTCTGTAGATACGTCGGATATCGCTCGCCAGCTCTCAGATGATACCCAGAACCGCCTATACGGTGACCCTGGTGACGTCTTCCAGCATATGCAGAATCAGCGTACATGGATTGTCCCACCATCCACCAGCATTCCTAACGACCAGGAGTCGTTCCAGAACTGGCTCTTCCGCGTACCTGGACTCTCTTGTAAGGAGGGCAACTTGGCTGTGTGCCAGACTGGTACGGAGGGTGGTCAGATTCCTTGGCTCGCTGCGCCTTGATGACGATGATAAAAAAAGCAGTTGGTTTATTAAATGGCTGGTGGTACTCGTAAGTGCCGCTCTCGTCCCTTTTCTTGGAAGACTCGGTCTGTCAAGAAAAGTCCTTTTAAAGCGCTTGCGACGGCGAAAAAAGCGGAAACTGCGTACTGGGGTCGACGGGCTATCGGATTTACTGCGACATCGTCTCTGAAGGCGATGGGTAGAATTCCTCGCGCATCAGGCTGCTATGTACTCGGTCCCAAGTACGTATAGGATACGGAATAATATAGGCATTAAGATTTACGACTAGAACCCTTCGGAACGGAAGCGTTGTATTCGTATGTGCTAGATTTCGAACAACATAGAATGGGGTTCCGTAGTATTCAAACGCAATTGCCCATACCGCCCGCGCCTTCTTACTACCTAGTACAGTTGCCATAATCATATCTATTGTTGCTGGATAGAGCGGAATCGTATTACAAGTCTTCTCTTCAAAATCGTGGCGAATACGATTGAGTGCCGCATCGGTGTTTACTGGATGAAACGCCGTATTTGGTAGTAGTGGATACAGAATATCCTTAATAGATAGTGTAACGCCAGACATTGTACTTAGGTGGGGTGGTAAGTGTTGCTGCGAAATTTCGTTTCGCCGAAGGTTCTCTCAATTTTTTTGTCTGCCTGATGGATAGAAGGCAATGTCAGTCGCACCGTTTCCCCGCGGCGTAGATATCGCTCCCAAGGAGTACCAGATCAACGAGTTCACTCGTACATACGATGATACGTGTGAGGTCGCACAGCAGATGCGTGACCAGGTCGGTCCCGGCATATATCAGGTCCGTAACTTAGTACCCAAGCAGGCGGATGCCGCCCGTATTGAGTACCCTAATCCTACGATGCTCGGTCGTGAGGGTTTTGGCTACAACAATCAGCAGATTGACCAGGACTCTCGTCTCCGTACGAATCAGACACAGGAGGGTCGTCTCCGCTGCCCTCTCCACGTCCAGTCCCGTCCGTTCACAACGGTTCCCTACATGGGAAATGGTCGTGGTAACCCCGATGTTGAAAGCGACTTAATCTACGCCGAGTGGGCTCGTATTGAGCGCCCTTGCGGTACAGTCACTGAGACCTTCTTTGATGGTCAGTTCGTACCACTCGTACCCCACTTAGCCCGTCACATCCAGAACCCCACCAACTTAGTCACGGAGGCGGCGGCACCTGGCTGGGTACGTGGGGGCATACCTAGTAGGCAATTCGTGAGAGATTTGAATTGTTAAGCGACTTAGAACCGTAAAATTTTGTTTTTTTTATTTTTTTTTGGAATCCACGGTTCCATTAAAAATTGATAACTACGGAGTTGTTATATGTATAAATTCATTAAACCCTAAAAGGATGAGTTATTCTATAGAAGTTTTGAATGAACTTATAAAAACAGCAGGGTCAAAAATTATTGGAGAACTTCCACATCTCAATAAAAATGCTGTAATCAAGTTCAAATGTAAATGTGGTATAGAAGGAAGTAAAAAATTTATAAGTGTTAAAAAATATGGATTAATTTGTAAAGAATGTATAAAACCTATATCTCTTGAAAAGGCTAAGAAAACAAATCTTGAAAAATATGGCGTTGAGAATCCATTTGCTTCTAAAGAAATTATAAAGGAAATCCGTAAAATATGTAAAAATAAATATGGTACTGAATTTCCTATGAAATCTAAAACAGTTAGCGATAAGACAAAAGCAACAAATTTAGAAAAGTACGGGGTTGAGGTATCTTCTAAATCAGAGAGTGTAAAAGAAAAAGCTAAAGAAACAAATATGCTTATTTACGGCTCTCCTCATCATATAGTTCCTTCAATTATTGAAAAAGCCAAGGCAACAAATATTAAAAAATACGGAGTTGAACATTCATTTCAAGCCAAAGATGTAAAGTATAAAATAAAAGAGACAATGGTTCAACGTTATGGGGTAGAGCATAATATGCAAATGGACTCTTGTAAAAAAAAGCACGTACTACAAATCAACTAAACTATGGTGCCGACCATGTTCTACAAACCCAGGAAGGTAAAGATAGACGTAAGGCTACAAATATCGCCCGTTACGGTGTAGCCCACCCTCTTCAATCCACTGCTATCCAAGCAAAATCTCAAAAGACTGGACTTCGCTATAAAATTTATACAACTCCTTCTGGAATAGAACGAAAAATACAGGGATACGAACATTTTGCACTTGATATCCTATTCAAAGAGATGAACCTCGCAGAAAATGATATTCATACTGACCGTATTACAGTTCCTAGAATAAATTATGACGATAATAAACATTATTACTTTCCCGATATTTGGATACAATCACTAAACAAACTTATTGAAGTCAAATCAACCTGGACATATAAACTTCATAAAGAAACAAATGATAAAAAGCGTGATGCGAGTATAAAAGCCGGTTACGCCTTTGAGTTTTGGATATTTGATAGACACGGGAAAAGAACTATCTGCTAATTCTGTAACCAATACTCAAAGTGTAGTTTTGGAAGAATATTTTCGGGTTTTGTTAATTCTATTTGGTCATCATACCACTGTTTTAATTTTTGGTCTAAGTTCTCGTTGAGCTCAGCCCAATTTTTGAGAATCACGACTGGCAGTTTATGTTGTTTGAACATATCATCTAGCGGTGAAGATTTTACGATAACAATACAACCGGCTAGGAAAAGTTCCCACGTCCGATGACAATCAAACCCGCGTCCTGGCGGCGACACTACAAACTGATACATATTATATATTTTTGTGATATCGGTGAAGGGAACCTGGGATTTCAAACAAATAACTGCCGAATTGGTGCGGACTGTGGCTTTGAGGGTTTCCCGCTCTAGACTACTACCGGTTAAATGAGCATCTAGGAAAATTTTGTCCTTGATTTTCGGCGGTGCGGTTTTACGAGTCTCTAGCATAAATGTTAGTTTCTCGTCTGGGCTGTTCTTGATAAGCCATTTTGGAGTATGAAGGTCAAATCCTATCGGCATATACGTGAGTTTTTCGTGTTGCGTTGTTTTATCATAATTCTGTGTTCGCCACTTGAGGATATTTGGATGATTCAAAATAGCATTTACGGTTCCGAGTGTATACGAACTCGGTACGAGTCGGTCGCCGTCTGACGTAATCAGGGTCACCGGATTTGGGAGTTTGTCAAGATGTTGGGCGACAATATCTAAGTCAGTTATACGCAAGGGACCCAGCGATCCGTTGCGTATCCATAGGACTTGTTGGGCGGATTTGATATGGTTGATAAGTTCCTCTTCGGTTTCTAGGTACTCCGTGCCCTTAGTTGAGTATGCGTTTCGTAATGGTCCTTTTGACCAAAGCATTCTTATTTATTATGGTGGATTATAGTTTAAATTATTGAACGTGCCCGGATTCTTTTTATGTACAACCAGTAAAGAAAATGGACATGTCCAGCCCTCAGGCGCCGTGGAACTCCGCATGGAACCGAATTGGTTCCACGGATATGGTTACCGTTCGCGATGAACAGGATTACGGTATGTTTTCCTACACTCAGATGCCCGTAAAGTTTGAAAACCCAGGCAAGTGCCGCAATGCTCTCGGTCTCGTTGGCGGCTCTGAGGTGTCTAACATTAGCGGAAACTTGGTTGATTTAGAATCGGATTTATTTGGACGTACACGTGTTCAGAGCAAGTGTATCGCCCGTCAGTACCTGCCCGCCTGCCCTCTCGGTGGCGCGGGCTGCCCCGATACTCCCCCATCGTTCTCTTACCGTGATAAGTCCACCGGCAAGATTTATACGGTTGATACATCGCCCCGTAATTTACCAACGTGCCAGAACGTCACCTACCCTGGTGTTGGTACGCCCAAGCCGCTCGGCGTCAATACGTGCTATCCTATGCGATTTTAAGCGAGTCGCGAACCAAAGCGAGTCGCGACCAAAGCGAAACAACGCGACCTTATTCATCTCTTTTCTAAAAAAGATAAGAGATGACTAGAATAGAATGGCAAACATTGCTCTTAAGGACCAATCATGGAACCGTCGCATGTACGATGGTTGTAAGACAACGGACGATTTGCGTGTAACAACGGGTCCCGGTCGTTACCAACTTGATGCTCCTCCACAGTACTGTAATGCGACCTATGCTCCTGAGCCTACAACCATCCTACAAAAGTGGGGCGATGCGCAGAATGCCTCCTTCATCAAGACCGATGTAGAATCTGACTTATTCAATATCAATCGTCCTACAACGAAGACTATCTGTAATCAGTACGATCCCGCCGGCAATAAAATGAACAATACACCGCTCACAAACATGAAAGAACAGTCTTTCCCACAGACCCATACCCGGCTCAATGACCCTCCCTGTACTCTCCGTTCTACCGGCTGGAATCGCTGGGAGTGGCTCTGCCAGAATCCCCAAGAGAAGGCGATGGTTCCCTTTGACTGGGAAATCAGCACGCGTCTCCAACAAAAGGACGAATTCCGCCCCTGTATTCCTACCCCCACTGGCTCTCGTGAGGTCCTACCTGCCCCGAATGCCTTTGAGCCTGAATCCGGCTTCCAAGGCTTAGAGCAGGATGCCCTCAACGAGTACCGTGCCGCCGTCAATCGCTCTGTCAATAAACTACCACGTGGTCTTGATGTCCTCCCGGCACCACCGAATGCTCTATACGGCATCCAGCCCTCGCCACTCAATCCCCCCTCTACCGGTTACGCTCGCCACGGTTGGGCTCAGCTTGCTTGAATTGTTCATTGGTTTATATAATAAATCGGTCCATAGATTTTATGGTGCGATTTATTCTGTTCGTAGGAAACTTAATGACTCATAGTAGAAGTTCCAATATGGAGACCGCAGTTTTCCTAGGATTACTCGGACTGGGCTATGCCGCCAGTAAAACGTTGTCAAAGACGAAAGAGGGGTTTCAATCTGTAGAAGGTTCGCCCAATTTTCGTATTGGACCGAATACATCTTACTCCCCAGGTAAACACGACGGCGGTCGCTCTCCCTCTACCTACGCTGCTACCCGTGCCCAAGTGTATACACCCGCAAATGAGCCTACCGTACCAGGCAAGCCTCGTCAGCCCAATACACTCGGCGCCGGTAAGTACGATGAACAATTTATGCTGCCCGCCGGTGGCTCTCTTCCCGCCGAGCCTAATCCTTCGCAGCTCCAGGCGATTCCCAACGGATATTTTCCCGTTCCTCCCCTTTCCTTGCCTACACAGGACGACCCAACGGTCGCCGATGCGCTCCAGACACGCCCTGATGGTTGGGAAGATGCCACAGCACGTAAAGGATTCGTATCCGCTTTGAGTGGCGTTGAGTTTGCGCCCGGCGAGTTCAAGCACCAAAACATGGTTCCCTTCTTCCGTGGACAAGTGAAGCAGAATATGATTGATACCGCCAACAACCAGATTCTTGATGTCTATTCTGGCTCTGGTAAGACATTGTATGCCAAACGTGAACAGGCGCCGTTCTTTGAGCCTACAACTGAGCCTATCGGCAATCCATTCGGGTTTGAATCAACGACCGACTTTATGGAGTCGCGTATCGTGGAGCCTAAGAATCGTGGCGGTGAACGCCCCGTTGAGCCAATTCGTGTTGGTCCTGGTCTCAATCAAGGCTACACGGAACTACCGTCCGGTGGCTACCAGCAGCAAGAGGGTGAAGAGTTCATCATTGAGCGTATGCCACGCACCAATGACCTCCGTGTTGTTACAAATCCCAAACTCACCTACGCTACACCCGTCGTACCTGGTTCGCACTTTATTACGACTAGCGGAACTGCCGAAAGCATCGGTGACGTCCGCAAGTACCATCCCGATAAATTCTACCTCAACGAGCACGGTGAGCGCAACTTCGTCACTGCCTCTGATAACGCAAAGGCGACCGTCCGCTCCACGCAGGTACTCAGACACGTCACTCGTCCTGATACCTCTAAGGAATACGAGGGTACTGCCGGTCAGGTGGAAGGTAAGGCGACCTACACCGTTGCGTCTACGCGTACACCACTCGTTCAGCAGATGGGACCATTCGGCTGGCGTAACGCGGATCTCACTGAAAACTTTGACCCTAATACCGATGCGCAAGAGAACGACTATGGTAAGTCCGGTGTGGAAATCCGTCCCAACGAGCGTTTCTACACTACGGAACGTGTCCACGGTCTCAATATCGTGCCACAGGAAACCGGTGAAGTCACTCTTCCTTACCAGGATATCGCTCGTCCAACTCGCCAGGAGGAGACCGAAGACTTCAACTACCTTGGTGGCGCCGGTCCCGCCGATGCCCAGCCTAGACTCACCGTCTATGACCCCAATGATATCGCCCGCACAACCATCAAGGAGACAACCGAAGACAACGACTACCTCGGTATTATGGCACGTGGTGATGTGCCCCAGAAACTCACAATCTACGACCCTGATGATATCGCCCGTGTAACCGGTCGTAATACTCTCGACATTCAGGACTTGTACCGTAACTTTGCGACCGCTGGTATTCCAAATAAGGCGGAGTCTCGTCTACAGGATACTGTTCACAATACGCAGAAAGCGGCACTCTCGGCGAACTCTGCTTGGAGCGGTCCTGCGATTGCCGCCGTGGCAACCGCCGAAACCAACCGTACCGATGCGCAGAATATGCGTCAGTATGCGCAGAAGGAGAACGTGGCACGCGGTCGCCGCCCTCAAGGCTCTTCCGTCAAGCTCTTCAACGGCGAAGACAATATCCATCTACAGTACCGCAAGCTCAATGCCGATTCCGTCAACGACCGCGAGCCAATTGTGGACCGTGTGGACAACATCCCTACGTCGCGCGAAGTTATCGGTCTACAACGCCCCCGTACTGTACTCAAGTTGGACATCTCTGCTATCCGCAACGAGCCCGTTACGGTTGCTGCCCTGGAACGCAATCCCTACGTCATTCCACTCCACCGTGCGGCAATGGTGGGTGGTCGCGATGCTATCTAAGTCATTATCACCTAAACATTCTAAACTATTCTTTATTCTAAAGGATAGTTCAAAATGCTGGATAGTTGGACCTACGATCCTCATTCGCCAAAAACGATTGATGATATTGTGGGCAACCGTGATGTTATTCAGGCAACGGCTACACTCATTCGTGAAAATAAAGCATCTCATATCATTCTCGTCGGACCTCAAGGGTGTGGCAAATCCCTATTTCTACGTATTGTGCTCGCAAATATGCCCAAACTCAAGATTGATTGTACCGCGAATTCTGGGTTACGTTCCGTGCGCGATAATATTCGTAATTTTGCGCGCGGCTCCAAAACAATGGACGGCAAACTACGCTGGATTATCTTTGAACACGCCGAATCCCTCACCTCCGATACCCAGGCGTTCCTACGTCGTATGCTAGAAACTACCTCCGCGTCTACTCGTATTATTTTTGAGTGCCGAGACGCCGGTGCTATTTCCGAACCGATTCTATCCCGTTCCTCCATCGTAGCATTTACTACGCCAGATTCAACCGATATTGTGTTTGAAATACAGCGTCGTACAAATTATAAACTAGATAAATCCGATGTAGACCGTATTGTAAAATACTCTTATGGTAATCTTCGTACCTCTATTATGAACGCACTATCTATATTACATTGTCCAGATAATACACATTATGGATACGGAGATGATGTTATTACATCTATACTTGAGAAACGTCCTACGACATCTAACAATATGGAATGGGTCCAATGGGCAGTTGAATCTGAATCGGCGTGTAAAAATTCAGGTGTAGATTTACGAGATATTTTACGTCAGGGCTGGAAACAGAATCCGCTCGTAGCAAGTACCTGTGCGCAATGGTCCCGGCTCGGTGGAACCAGCCCCCGTACACTCTTTTTTGATTGTATCTCTGCGTTAAGGCTACAGAAAACCAATGTCGGTCCTGAATAAAATTATGGAGAACGCATCTCTATATTCAGAGGCTCGTAATGAGTATCTTAAGCAAATGTCTACATGGATCGTACCGCCCCTTGTAGAGTTTTTTCGTAAGGAATATAATACTTTGGCGGAAAGTGAGGGAAAGCGTGTTATGAGCTCCTTCCAGACCTATTGCTCTGAGGTTCCTTTATGGAATCAGGATGTTATTGATAGTAATATTGGTATTATTCTGGACAATTGCCGCTGCGATTATATGGAGGAACTCATGACAGCGGTCTTCATTGCCTACACAAAAATGCTTACGGCAATTCGTGTTAACTCTCGGCAGAAGAAACTTCAAATTACTCTGCCCAAGTTGGACCATTTTCTCCATCGTGTCTTTATTGAATGCGCACGTTCGTTCTGGAAGGCGCCCTATCTCTTCGCCCAGGACTTACCGCCTGTTGAGAAGCAAAAGAATATTCTACAAGCGGAGCAGATTTGTACTGAGGCTCTAAGCGGCGCGGTACGTTCTTTGCTACCGGTTAAGTCTATCCTACGAGACTATCTGGATGATGGCGAGGATAAGGACGAAGAGGAGAAGGACGAGAAGGACAACGAGAAGGACGAGGAGAAGGAGGACAAGAAAGACGACGAGAAAGAAGATGAGAAGGAAGAGGTCAAGGAGGTGAAGGTTGAGGAGGTCAAAGAGGTCAAAGAGGAGGTCAAGGAGGTGAAGGAGGTGCCGGTACCCGTTGAGGAGGTGAAGGAGGTGCCGGTGCCCGTTGAAGACGTAAAATCCGTCCAAATTGTTGAGACACCAAAGGTTCTTGCCGAAATTAAAGCTGCCGATGAGCCACCAAAGGTTGTAGATCCCACCGTTGTTCAAAAGCTTGAGACAAATCCTGAGCCTCCAACAATTGTACCATCAGCGCATCAGATTGCGGATGTTCCTGTTGTTGCGCCGGTTATCAATATCTCAAAAGAGGGCGGTGCTATGCCTTCCCCAAATGTGATGATTGACACCGAGCCGACTGTCCATTTTTCAGCGTATGATACAGTATTTGATGAGACTACGCAGGATATTAGCCGTATTCGGTACTCGCCAAAGGACGGCGAAGAGGATGGCTATGATGCTCCTCCTCGTCTCTCGGTTAGCTCGACAGCAGCGGCGATTGTTGCCGATGATGTTGAAGATTTAGAGCCGGTTGCGGCTCCTGTCGCACCTGTAGAAGAGAATGATGTAGACGCCCCTCTTGGCTCTACGGGCGATTTTGAAGAGCTTGCCTAGTGCGGGGTGCGGGATGCCACGAGCACCGAAGGTGCGGGATGCCACGATCGCCTTCGGTGCGGAAGAGCATGCGTTACTAATTCTCTCAGCGCCCTAGAAACATGTCTACGGCGTATCTAATTCTGTTCACCCTCCTCGGCGGTGGATTAGCGCTTTTTATAGCAGCTGGTTGGAGCTCCTATAAAGAGAATAAACTCCCGGAAAATTCTGTGCTGTTCCGTTGGTTTGTAGCCGGTAGTTTTGCCAGCGGTGTATCTGCCTACGCCTACCTATTCGGTGCCGGCGGCGACCCCACCAGTATGTTTCAGTCCATCGGCGACTCCCTAGAAATCAAAGAGGTCGTTGAAACCCTTACATCCGCCGTTGCGACCGGTGCGACTGCTGCCGCCGCCGTGGCAAGTGTCGGCGAGACCGTAAAGAAACCGCGGGCTGTATCCGAAAGCGGCGAGGAGCTCAAAATCGGCATGCCCAACTTCTAATTTAATGATAAAAATCCGGACTAAAATGCTTCTCAAAACACTGTTTATGAAAACTTACTTGAAATTCGTGATCTGTATTGACTACTCCGCTTTCTAAGCTGAGCATTGGATACAACGCTGCCTTATTTGTAGCATCCTTTGTCAGCGTCCAATCCGGATTAAAATGCGTTAAATTTGAATTAGTGAGTGTCTCTTTTGCATAGGCTAGATTATACTTATCTAGATGCTTCTGTGCGGTCTTACGGTCTAACATATACATATGGGCGCCCCATAGATTATCGTGGTATGTCAAATATACGTAAGGATGCTCTATTACACCATGTGGCTGATGGGCGTATACTTCTACCGGTACATACGAGCATAGACAACTGAGTAGCAAAATTTCTAGATTATAGCGGCGAAATTGTAGCATAATTTCTGGAAGCAACGGTGCGATATTTTTACGTAGGCGAATATCATCCTCGCAAAAAACGCCAAAATCGGCATCCGAATTGAGGAATGTTTGAATCATATCCAAATGGCTGAACATAATTCCCCACAGACGCTTAATATTATCCGGTGCCTCTGTGAGCCTTGAATCCGTTGACGGAACCGGCTCTACAAACTCTAAGGGAATACCTTCCGCTGCGAACTGTTCTTCCATCTTTGCCTTTCTCTGCGGATTATTAAACGAAAACGTATAGAAATTGATTTTCATTTTCTATATGTTAAAAAACGCTTGGGTTTAGATACCTATTAAGTGTAAAGATGTGCTATGCTCGCATCCATCTGATCCTTCTTCTTCAAGAATAAGTCCACGTGCTCCTTCTTAATCGTAAAGGGAAGCGAGAAGTCCTTGATGGAGAACGGAACCTGTTTGGGATTATTGTAGAATCGTAGCAAGTTAATCTTACTGATGATTGTTTGAATACAACGCTTGAGTTCACGTACACCCGCTTCACCACCCGTAAAGTTCTCAATAATATACTGTAGAATATCCTTGCTAATACTTACCTTTTCGTGGAGTCCCGCATCCTTGAGTGCCGCCACGATGAGATAATTTTCCGCAATGAGTTGCTTCTCCTTCATAGAGAAGCCGTTCACCTTGATATTATACATACGGTCACGCAGAATTGGATTCACCTTCTCATTATTATTGTGCGAGAAGATAAAGAGGCAACGGCTGAGGTCAAAGTCAATACCCGTAAAGTACTTATCCTGGAAACGGTCGTTCTGTGATCCATCGGTGAGATGAATGAGGAGATTATTGATTTCATCACCCTTCGGAGTTTCTGAGACTTTGTCCAATTCATCAAAGTAGATAATCGGATTCATACACTTGGACTGCATGAGTACATCGGCAATTTTGCCCCAAGTTGACCCCTCATACGTGTAACTATGACCGTCTAGGAAACTGGCATCCGTCGCACCACCCAGCGTAATGAAATGAAATGGGCGCTCCAACGCTTTTGCTACACCGTCCTTAATAAGAGATGTCTTACCTGTACCCATCGGTCCATGAATGCTGAGTACATTGCCGTTCGCCTTTGGATTCGCAATCCAAGAGCTGACAAATTGCATAATCTGTAGTTTTGCCTCTTCATGACCATAAATTGCCGTTTCCATACATTTATGGACCTTATCCATAAAGTCGCCACACTTCTCAGGACCGTCTTCCATTTTGACCGGTAAATCCTTAAATATAGTGAGCGGTAAATCGGTAAAACCACTAATCCAGTGGGAGCACTTATAGTACTCAGACGATGAAGGGTCCAGATTACAGAGAGCGTTGTATTTTGCCATGGCAATACGATTGAGTTCAGGCTTTGCCGCCACCTTCTCTAAAATCTTAAACTTGAGCGGCACTTGGACTTCAGGTGGGCTCGCCTTAATTTCTAGTGCCCTTAGAAGCGCAGTCTGCTTCTCTACTGTAAGAGACTTGAAGTAGGTGATATCATTATCAATTGTATCTTCTTCTCCTTCATCCTCCTTTTGAATCAGTTCTACAAAGCGCTTGACGCTCGCAGGTTCCTTTTTCATATTATACTTCTTTGGCTTGTTTGGATCACCTCCGCCTCCTAACATATCTGAAATAATGATGTCAAAGGTATTCTTACCACGACGTCCCTTTGGCTCTTCCTCATCGTCCTCATCGTCGTCCTCGTCGTCGCCATCATCATAATCGTATTCTTCTTCCTCCTCTTCTTCCTCTTCGTCTTCACTCATTTCATCGCGACGCTTTTTCTTCTTATCCTTTTTCTTCTTATCCTTCTTCTCACGCTTCTTATCCTTTTTAGATTTCTTCACCTCCTCTTCGCTGCTTGAATCGTCCATCTCCATCTCCTTCTCCTTTGCCTTAGGTTTCTGTTCACGAATTAGAACGTTACGAAGTTTTGGCTTTACAATGTCATCGTCCGAATCTACATCAATGACTTCAATATGTGGTGAGTGGTTTGATTCCTGGGAGTCGGGAGTAAGTTTCATAATCTTACGAATCTTACGTCTAGCGGCAATTGCTGAGGAGCGGGGTTTGCGTACCTCTTCCTCCTCATCTTCTTCGTAGTCATAATCAATCAGATCACGAATATTTCCCTTGCTGTCAACGCTACTATCATCATCGTCGGACGATGGTGGAGGTCGTTCCTTACGCTTTAAACGTCTCGGTTTATTATCGTCTGGCATTTGATTAACCTAATGATTTTTAGCCTTAGACCTGTCTCAATTTTGTTGTCTGCGTTCTATGAATGCTGACATCAATCAAAAAATAGGATTTTAGTTTTATTGTTTACTTATCATCGTATTATTGATTTAAGCACGGTGCTTGCGCGAGTTGTTGCGGCGGGACTTGCGCGAGTTGTTCTTGCGCGAGTTGTTGCGGCGGGACTTGCGCGAGTTGTTCTTGCGGCTGTTGTTCTTACGGCTGCGATTGCGGCGTCCTCCTACCTTGCGGCTCTTGCGAGACGCACGGCGGGACTTGCGGCTATTCTTGCGCGACTTGAAGACACCAACGGCACCTGTTACGACGTTGTTCGCGCCCGAAAAGACACGTCCAAAGCCGCTGTTAATGCCATTGAGTCCACGGTAAGTTACCTTCTTAACGATGTTCTTGGCGCCCTTGATCGCATTTGTAGGTACATTGACGAGTAAGTTCAAGCCTGTGCCAGCAACGTTACGGACGGCATGGATGCCCGCGCTTGGGACACTGTACACACGTCTAAAAAGACCCGCCTTGCGAGTGTTATTGCGACGACCTCCGCGACGGGCGTTGCGACGAGTATTGTTATTGCGCTTTGCCATTTTCTATTTATGTTTTTGATTTTTTTTATTTCCAGCCACGGTTGGCGAAATCTACGAGATCCATCAAGGCGAACCGACCCTTGTTGGTCAAGCCGGGGGTATCCGAACGCGGGAGCTTTGTGATTTTGGCGAGACGGTCCTTTACTCCGTCGGACCACGAGGCTCTAGAGAGAATCTTCGGAGCAGATGTACACATATTTGCCAGACAATCAATGTACTCCTCGCACATGAGTGTATTTTCAGGAGCCTTATACGCTGCCTCAAGAACGGTTACAATCTGCTGGACAAGCTCGGAGAACGCATCTAGATTCGCTTCACCGAGCTTTACAAGCTCTGCCACAAACTGACTGTAGCCACGACGAAACTTCTTACGCTCTAGCGCCTCCACGAACGCCTTGTAATTTTCGGTGCCAACATCGGGAGCGGTCTCCACCTCCACGAAGATAGCAGTGTAATCGCGGAAGAGATTGGTCATCACCACACGCAAGTGCGTGAATTGGTCAGCAAGCTCGTGAAGGAGTTTCGCATACAGCGGGCAGAAGGCAGATTCCGTTGCCGCCTTCTGGAAGATGAACTTCATAAACTCATCGAGAAACTCGGTTTCATCGGAGTCTAGAATCTGCTGCATAAAGGTCTTGGTCGCATCGTAGTTCATCGGACCGAGCTTATTAATCTTACCCTTCACCTTGGCAAGAATACGGTCCTCCGTCTCACCGGAAGACTTAATGGCTGCCGAGCTGAACTTTGGACCCTCTGGCTCTGTTTCTTCAGTCACATGAGTTGGAGCGGATGAGACAGAGACAGAGCCAGAGCCAGAGACAGCGACAGAGGTAGAGGCAGCGGCATCAGGCGTAGCAGACGAAGAAGAAGAAGAAGCAGGCACAGAAGCAGGTGTATGCCGAGGAACCTGCTTACGACCAGACCATACCTGAAAGCCATCGTCATTACGATTCTCGTGACGATTCTCATTACGATTCTCGTAACGAATGTCATTACGATTTTCGTTACGACGGTAATCGTTACGGTAGTCAGCACGATGGTCGCCGCGGTAGTCACCACGATGGTCACCACGGCGTTCACCGCGTGGATCGGCACTACTACTATATGCCGGACGCCACTGCGATGGAGGAGCACCGGCACCGCCATTTGCGAACCCAGGGGCACCAGTATTTGACACTAGATTGGCAAAACGATTGATTGCCTTAGCAGGACGAACCTCTTTCGTCTTTTGGAAGAAGGGCATTGAGAGCAAACGCTCCACAATGTCGTTCGGGCAAGTATTTGTATTTGTGCGCATATCAAGCACACGGCGTAGATGTTCCGGAAGGGAGGAAGGAAGACGGGAAGAGGACATGTTAGAACGAAGGGACATTTGAAAGAAGGAAATTAGACGCAACACCACGGTCTGTAAATATAGCGGAAGACGACTTCAATTTTTTGCGACGCATAGATTAAATGCTCGGTTCACAAGTCTCTTTGGACTTGGATCTAGATACTATAAATACTGTAGTTCCACTACAAACCGCATGGGGTAAAGAGTACTTTCGTATCGGACTTACCGATATAACCTCCGATACCAAGGAGATTAAACGCAGACAATTACCTATTATGGCACTTCGCTTAGAGCCTACTGTATGTAAATCTATCGTAAAAATTCTAGAGCCTTTACGTGATAAAACCTCCTATATTGATGACGCTCTAGAAAATAATGATAGCCGTATATCCGAATCAGTATCACAAATCTTATGGAAACCTACACATTTTGGAGCCTTTCTCAATAAAAGCCCCTACACAATGAATGCCCTGATTCTATGGCGTACTATCATTATACCCGCATTTACAGTTCTAGCACCGCTTATTGCTGTAATTATACCCTTCTTCCTATTACGCTTCCTAAATCCTGAGGTTCAGTTTACAACGGAGGAATATATGTCACGAGTCCGTCATGTTCTTTTACAACAAATTACCGTACCAGTATTTTTGAGAGCCAGGCACGCCGGCGACCGTCTAGGATTCGTCTTTGAATCGCTCTTTATCGGTTTAACGCTTGCTATGTTTATTAGCGGAATATGGTCACAAATCAACAACGCCATTCATACACGGGCTATTTGGTTTGACCTTGAAGAGCGAGGAAACCATCTTCAGCATATGTATTCTACTGGAAAGAAGGTAATCGCCGCATTAAAAACGCTTTCACCCAAAGCACAACGGGCGGCTGCTAAACTGATTGATAGCGGAGAGGCGGCAATACTAGGTTGTAAGGAATTGGACGATTTGGACGGAGTTGCTACATTTGGTAGTATATGGAATAATTCTGAACCAATTCGTATTTTGAAAGTATGGTTATCGCACGTTGATTGCTACTCGGCAATCGCCAGCCTTGACGGCATTTGCTTTCCTACAATTCGTAAAACGGTCGGAATCAAACTCACCGATGTCCATCATCCATTTGTAAAGGGCTGTATTTCTAACAATCTAGGAACGGAGGGTCATTCTATTTTGACAGGTCCCAATCGTGGCGGCAAGTCCACATACTGTAAATCGGTTGGACTTGCGATTGTAACGGCACAGACATGGGGATTTGCCTGGGCGAATCGCATGTCGTTCTCGCCGTTCAAGACAATTGTAACGGCGTTAGAGCCGGCGGGGCTTTTGGGCTCCCTCTCCACCTTTGAGGCGGAGATTGAATTTGCGAAGTCGGTTCTATCTATACAGGGGCTTCCCGCATTCGTCATGATGGACGAAATCTTTCACTCCACCAATGCGGGCGATGGATTGGAGGCAAGTCGTGTATTTATGCGACAACTGTACGAGAAACAGAATATCATATCTATCATTTCTACGCACTATAAGGATCTTGCCGAATCGTTTTGCGAAAAGGCGACGGCGATACAAATGGGGGCGTCCGAAGACGAAGATGGTAAATTGTCTTATACGTATAAAGTGGCTCCTGGTATTTCTGACAAGAGCAGTGTAATGGAGATTTTGAGGGAACGTGGTTTGCTGCCTGCGTGATTGCCCGGCGAGGCGATTTTTTTGCGGTCAATTTATACGAGAAAGATTGTCCCCTCAAACAGAGACAAATGAATCTATCCGATACATTCTATGTTGCCCTTTGTATGACTGTACTAATACTAGGTGCCGTCTATTGGTTTTGGACACAGAATCAGTTTATGCTCCGCAAGCTCAGTCTTCTCGAGAATATCGTCTATGAGATGAAAATGGCGTTATCAACTGCGCCGCCGCCAGGCGTCCCGGCAGGACTAGCAGCGCCTGTAGGTGTAGACAGTGGTGCTGGCTCGGCACCTGTCTATGCCCCCGCCCCTGGCTCCGTCATGAGCGACGACGACGCCGAACTTCTCAACGATGACCTACACGGTGTCCTCGGCGGTAGCGCGGAGACACCGTTTGTACCCATCCCTCAGGACTCCCCTGTTCTACAGGTAAGCGAGACCTCTGTTTCACCTACCCCGCTTTATTCAAAGCCCGATGATGCTGATGCCGGTGCCGGTGTCGGCATCGTTGCCGATGTAGTCGCCGATGATCTCCAGCCTGGTGGTGTCGGTAGCGGTGTACCCGAAGTGAAGACCGGCGCGAGTGCCTACGATAGCATGACACTCAAGGAACTGCGCCGTCTCGCCGAAAACCGCAGTATTGCGGGTGCTAAGGATATGCGCAAGCAGGCTCTCATTGACGCCCTCCGCAATGCGCCTACCGGCGGAACCTTTGACCTGAACGAAGGCGTTTTAGAACTTAACTAAATAAACTAAATGTTTGTTCCTGACAGAAGAGAGATGAGCACATTGGGCTTCGCTCCTGTTACATCGAACCCCGCGGGTTCAGCCTGTTTTACATCCACAGACCCGCACTACTCCGAGACCGGCGCACCCGCACGTATGGCGGATGGTCGTATGGTCACCGACTACCGCCCACGCTGCTACCAGTACCCATATCTTGCGGCTCAGCAGTGGGGCGACAATGACGCTCGTGTTCGCATGATTCACGGTGCCGATCAACTCATGGCAGCGGCGCGCGAAATGAACGACCGCAAGAACACACCAACGGCGTGCGATGATACAATGGTTCCCGAACTTTACAAGCGTGTCTGTACTTGGGAGGGCTGTAAGACAATTCCTGGCAATTTCCAGGGCATCGGTACTGGTCGTATCTATGTACCCGCATCTGCCGGTAACGCATCGTCTCCACAGGCATTGTCGGACGAAGGTGTACCACAGATACCGGCGACTTGGGCTCGTCATCCGCCTCGTCTTCCATCACAGTGTGCTGTAGATGACCCCGAAACACAGTGGTCAATTCGTGGTGATGTCGCCGAGTTTGGTGCCTCTGCGAAGTCGCATCCTTATTCCGCGCCTCGTGCCTAAAGGCACGATTGCCCCGCTGCGCTTTGCTCGTGCTTAGGCGTAGGTTAATTAGCAACGCTTTATAGAATGGAACATTCTGTATCCGGCAATGGTGTACAGGGAGTCGTAACACGAAATCCTGTAGACGGAAGTGTAACAGTGCGTGGTCAGGTGACCGGTCTCGGTCCTGTACCACAGAAAATTATATACATAGCAGCCGCTCCCGTTACGCGTGGTATCGGATTTGCCGGCTCAGGTCAGCCTTACCCCTCCAAAGAAATCGCCTATTCTAATACACCAAACACAGGTATGGTTGAATCTCCCGATGGTAGTTTTACAATCCATCTCAAAGATATTCCTGCCGGCTACTTCAGCGGACTCGGCAGTATCTACATCCCGCCCTGTGTTGATTTCACCTCCTTTACCACCCAAAAGAAGATGTTTCACACCACGCTGATGATTAATGAGACAGCGGCACCTTGGCGTTGGGGCTCTGGCTCACCTGCCCCCATGAAACCGGAACCAGATAATGTCGATGCTACCGGTCGTGCGATGTACTACTTTGGTCGTGAAGAGTTGCCGCTTTTCAATAACCAAGAAGCACAATTACGTGCTCGTGGTTACCCCGGTGAAATGACAGCACGTGGCTGGCCTGAAGCGGACGACGCAAAGCCTTGGGCGCACGCATCACCGCCATCGTAAGGGCTTAAAAAATTGAATCCTTTCCACTGTACAATTAGATTTGTACACTGAAAATGTCTACTGTTGCTTTATGCGGTGTAGATGCCGACTATGATCGGCTTACTTCCTTCCTTTCTAGTTCAGGTGTAACTGTCGTTCCCTGGGCTTCTAACATTGGGCGATTGATTTGTGGCGGTGGGGCGGGCGGTCGGTGGAAAGTCGCCGAGGCACAGCGACTTAGTATTCCTGTGGTAACGACCGAGTCGGTTTTGGCAGAGGCTCGGCGTTTAGGTGAATTATGGGTGACTCGCTATTCGCCTCGGCGTTTGAAAGAGATGATTGGCGGAACGGGTCCTATTACAGACTTATCGGCATGGCTCAGTGGGTGGGAGGCTAGCGTTGGCGCAGGGGGTGTGCGAGGTGCGTTGGTGACCGGTCCGCCTGGTATCGGCAAGACGACTGCCGTTGGGTTGATTGTTCGCGGTTGCGGCTACGAGTTGATAGAATTCAATGCGTCAGATGAACGCTCGGCGTCCGCTGTGCGCCGATACTTTGATGAGGCGAAACGGAGCGGGTGTGTTGGTCGGCGTCGTGTTGTCGTGATGGACGAAGTGGACGGAATGAGCACTGGTGACCGTGGTGGTATCGGCGAACTGGCGAAGGTGATTAGCGGATGCTCGTTTCCCATCATTTGTATCGCAAATGAGCGTGGAACGCCTCGGTTGCGACCGTTGGCGTCCTGTTGTCTAGATATCCGCTTTCAGCGTCCTACAAAGACGGTAATCGCAAAGGCTCTGTTTGAGCGCGTCGTTCGTGCTGAGAAGTTGGGATATACAGTGGCGCAGCTAGAGGACTTGTGTGAGCGGAACGGAAATGATATCCGCTCGGTTATTAATGCTCTCCAGTTCTCATCGGCGTCGCTTTCGGGCGGTGCTAAAGACGCATTACAGCGGGTGGACGCGTTCTCCGCTACCGGTCGGCTCATCGGTGGTGCTGACCCACGGTCTGTAAAAGAGGAACTTGTCTTTCTGGATTACGGTATGATTCCCCTTATGGTCGCCGAGGGATACGTTGCTGCCGCAGGGAAACCTCGCGGTTCTGTCACTCGTCCTAACGACACCGTCTTGATAGGGCGTTGTGCTACTGCGGGTGGCTTTCTAGGCGATTACGATATTCTAGACCGTCGTATTCACGGATCGCAAACCTGGGCATTAATGCCACACGCTGTTTCCGCCGTTGTCTCGGCGGCGACGGCAACCGAAGGCATCGCACCGTTCCAAATCTTTCCATCGTGGCTCGGCAAGCAATCCAAGCGGCTCAAGCATCGCCGTTGGCTGCGGGATATGCGTTCCCGTAGAGTTCTCGGCGGCTCAGGAGAGGGTATACTTGATACACTGGATTCTTTGCGGTCAATGCTCTTTGTAAAAGGAAAAACGGCGTCGGAGATTGTCGGACGACTTGTGGATATCGGGGCTACTCGTGATGATATGCTTGAAACAATCGTGGAAATGACATATAAAGACGACGCGGCACGAGTGGCGCTAGATACGAAGACAAAAGGCGGAATTACACGTGAATGGAAGAAAATAGAGGCAAAGATGACGGTGGTACGTGGAAAGCCGGAGTTAGTTGATGATGCCGATGATGCCGATGACGCCGATGACATCATAGAGAGTGACGAGGAGATAGATATGCTAGACTAAGGCGGGAGTTCAACACGTCGTTTTTTAAACGAACAATTGAAAAATTAGATTGATTTGTTATTGAAGGCATTTAAGCCATGCGGAAGCCACCGGCTAACTGCGAGCCGAGGGCGAGACCAGCACCCTGGCGGGATGTGAGTCCGACAGAGGGTGAGAGGAGGTCGAGGATGGCGAAGACAACCGCAGCCGTTGTGGCGATTACGGCAATCTCTTCGAGCTGGGGGACCTTGCGAGGGATGATGACCATCGCAACGGCGACGGCGAGACCCTCAAGGAAATACTTGACCGCACGAGTGAGGAGTTCAGTGCCATTGAAACCGTCCATTGTTCTTATACTCCGGGCAAGGAAAAAAAGTGCCGGTGGGATGCGTTAAAGTTTAAAGATATAATTCATTCAATGCTCTAGAAACTATGTCGGATAACACGGAAACCGATAAGAAGGAAGTCTATTTAGAGGCAGATAAGGAGATTCCGGGACAGCACTATGTCGCCCTCAGCTTCATCAGTCCGCAGAAGGTACTCAAGAATAAGGACCTCTTCTTTTTTACCGAGTTCCTCAAGGACTATGAAATGCAGTACAAGATTAAGTCAACGGAGGGATTCGTAATGTCGGAGGTCCAAAAAATTCAGGAGGCTGCCTCCAAGGTTCAGGATGTTGTTGAGAACGCATTCCTCAAGAAGGATAAGGCAACGGATCTCAGCGGCGCACTTCAGGTAATTGCCGATCTCAGCGGCGCACTCCAGACTATTAAGGATGTCCGTCGTGACCTCACCCGTGATATTGCTGAAGATATGAGTACTTATGTCAAGTCCAAGGTTGCCGATTTCCGTGAAGGCACCGTCAAGGAAGAGTATGAAACGTTTCTCTTCAAGAACAAGAAGCGTCTAGACGACGAATTCTTTGCGAAGAACGACTTCCGCACAACGGTTCAGGGTGTGAAGGTTCGTGGTGTTTATGATACCTACAACGAAGCGGTTCACCGTTGTAAGACGCTCCAGAAGATTGACCCTTCCTTCAACGTCTATGTCGGTCAGGTCGGTTTCTGGCTCCCCTGGGACCCTGAGCCACACGATATCGCCGACCAGGAATACGCCGACGATCAGCTCAATACTCTCATGAAGAAGTACAAGGAGAATGAGCAGAAGCGTGACGAGCTATACCAAGAGCACAAGATTCTCCGTATGGGCGAGGCGAAGACGAAGAAGCCGGTCATTGGTGCCAGCCCCACGGAGGAGTCCAAGCCCGCCAAGGATATGTTTGGCGACGAAGATCCATTCATGAAGCGTAAGCGCGAACAGGCGGAGGCTGCCGCTGCTGCGGTCACTGCTTCCGTCATGAAATCGGTAGATGCCAGTGCTGCGGCAGTTGCTTCTGGTGCGCCCGCAGAAAATACCCTTACGATGTAAATGGGGTGTCCATATAAATACCTTCTAGGCATCCCTGGACAGGGCTTTCATTCAACACGTTTCCTCGGATATGCGTTGTATGATACACTCGCAACGATTGTGTTAGCATATGTGACGGCATATTTGTTCAAGTTGCCGTTTTTACCGGTCTTAGTCTTTTGGTTTATATTAGGTGAAATACTACATTATATATTTGGCACACAAACTGCCTTCTTAACATCTATTGGAGTTCACGTGTCATGCGATGATTAAAATCTTCTAGTATTTTAGAAATACCATGTTCAGTTATTTAATGACCGCCTTTACAGCTTTACTCTTCGTTGTCCTCACACCCGGTGTACTCCTCACTATTCCACCCAAGGGCTCTAAGCTAGTTGTTGCGGTTGTCCACGGTCTTGTCTTTGCCCTCGTCTACCACTTTACACACAAGGCGGTCTGGGCTTGGACGCGTAAGTATGAGGGCTTTGCGGCGATGCCTGCTAAGCCGGCAATGAAGCCAGCAATGATGCCTGCTAAGCCCGCAGTGAAGCCTTCTGCGTTTGTAAAGAAAACAAAGTAAACTCTCTTTAGAAAGATGTTCAGTTATTTAATGACTGCTTTTACAGCTCTACTCTTCGTCGTACTTACGCCAGGAGTAGTACTTACTCTACCATCAAAGACCTCTGGACCACTAGTCATTGCGCTCGTTCACGGTCTTCTCTTCGCCCTCCTCTATCACTTTACACATAAGGCGGTGTGGGCTTGGACCCGTAAATACGAAGGATTCCAATCGGTCTGTAGCACAGAGCACCCCGATGGTATTTGCCCCGATAACTATAAATGTAACACCGGTTACTGTGTCAGCAAATTTAGATAATTTTAAAAAAAATGATTGGGGTCGGCTGAATTTCTAACAAGGTATACCACTATGCTAGTGCTTTACCTTGTTCCCGATGACCCGGCAACGGCGGAAATGTATAAGAAGCAGGCGGATGCTTACATGGCAAAGCCCAAGGGGGAGCGGGATGCCGGTTTTGACCTCTTCTCCGTTGCGGCTACTGTGCCTGGTATGAATACAACGATGGCTGGAGGCAGCAGCAGCGAGGGTACAGCGGTCAAGGTTGGTCAGACCTGCCGTGCTGCCGTCTATGACCCTATGCTCGGTCGGTTTCGCGCCTACTGGATGCTGCCCCGCTCATCCATCTCCAAGACGCCCCTACGTATGGCGAACTCCGTTGGGCTGATTGATGCCGGCTACCGCGGTCCTCTCCTCGCCATGGTCTACTCTACGGGTCGTGATGTTGCGATTGCGTTCGGCGACCGCTACTTTCAAATCGCTGGACCTGAGCTACAGCCATTTGAACGTATTGAAGTGGTTAACGAGATTCCTGGTGGAGCAACTATGCGCGGCGAGGGCGGTTTCGGTAGCACCGGTCGCACTGGTGCTACAACTGCTTTCAGTACTAATATGAATGGTGGCGTTGACTATATTCGCTAGAGCGAGTCTAAACATTTTTTAAGTTGGGTTTGTAAAATGCTCAGGCGTGAGATTAATGATGCTCTAAGAGAATTGGCACGCTTACACCCTGATGCCGAACATACCGGCTATCTCTGGAAAAATCCGTTCAATCCTCGGTCTACAGGGCGCCGATGGACCCGACGTGATCTAGAGTTTTTTCGCCGCTGGCAACAATACGAACGAGATAATCGTAATGAAACTGTGGCGACTAATACTTATTCACCTGAAGCACCGGTCCCTTTGTCGCCCCTCCCGTCGTCAACATAGGCAAGCCCGCATCGCCCGCCTGCTCCGCCAACTCCTTCTGTCTTTCGTATTCCGCCGACCGCACCCAGTGGTCGCGTGACCCAATCTTAAAATCCGGATGCGGTTGCGCCTTATACCAGAATACACAATCCTCAATCTTATTGGTATGCGCACCGTTATGAATCACTAAACACTCATAGTCCTCGGTACACTGGTCCATAATCTGACAGAACAGTTCAAACGTAGGAAAGATACCGGCGAACTGCTCATAAATACGACGGCGGGCGCTCACCTGATTTTCTCGTAAAATAAATACGTAATCCACTTGTCCTCGTAGAACCGGCGGAATACCCATAACGTACTGAATGGCTAAAATATAGAGTAGACCATAATGACGACCGTTCATAAATAGCGAACGAATCCATTTATCGTTCACCCACTTATTATCGTACAAGCAATCGTCCATAATAATAAACGCCTTGCGATCTAGCTGTGACGAACCGCGTACTTCCGTCTCCTTACGAATCTGCTTCGTAATCTGCTCCTGGCGCTTAAGAACATTAGAGACTGTCTGCGGCACGACCTCGTCGTGAATGAACAGACTAGGAACCATGGAACCGTAGAACGCGTTCGCACCCTCAGTACCAGAGAACACTGTACCGATTGGGAACTTCTGCTTATACCACATCAAGTCCTTAATTAACCACGATTTACCGGTTCCTCGGCGTCCAATAAACAAGACGACTCCGTCATCGGGAATCATATTCATATTGAATTTGGAGAGGCGAAGGTTCATTGTAGGACGAGGGGTCCCACTGCCGCCGTCTCCCCCCATCGTCGGCAACATTGCCGTTAATCCCATACCAGGTCTTGCCGGAGCACTCATCTGTATTGATACATACTTCTTCCATTTTTCTTTTACCGCATATCCTCATTTTATATGCGGAAAGTCTCTTAAATTAGACCCGGCACGGTGTTTAGAAATGCCTGGTAATCGGAATCGTGGTGGTGCTCCCCGTGGTCGTGGCGCTCCCCGTGGTCGTGGTGCTCCCCGTGGACGTGGTGGTGCGGCAACAACCAATACAAGTCGAGGAGGTGTACGTGTTGCGAAACCCGCAGTCACTGAACTACCATCGTCCTTGATGCTATCCGGTTTTCCCTCTGAATTACCTGTAACAATCTGCGACGCATTAACCGAATTTAAGAAACCTCAAGCGTACTTCTCAGCACTTGAGAAACTAGAACCATCGCTAGAAGAGTCACTTACAGGGTTTAAGTCATGCTGGCTCGGTATATCAGGAGAACAGGTGGCAACCGTTGAACGCCAAACCGATTCTAGTTTTGATGGTGCCTTAGTCCTTACGGATGGAACAAAGCGTGATATATTCATTAAACGTATTCATCTTGTGGATCCGCTTGCCGCAATGGAAGGTGAATACGTCCTACCAAATGACGGTGCCCTCCCCGCACCAAGTAATCTATGGAAAAATATGCTTATGAAAATCAATAATCCACTCAACGAGGCGTATGTTGATTGTCTCTTTGCGCTCTATGCCTCTAAGTTTGCCGAAAGTCGTATTTCGCCCCATTGGTGTCTCTGCTACGGCACATTTTCCGCACGTGTAGATACCTACGTCTATAATATTTCCGAAGAGTACGATTCTTTACGTCGTAAACCTTGGTGGAAGATAAATCAGACACTCGGTATCTTCAAATATCAAGACAGCGAAGAATCATTGGATACAAAGAAATCGTTAGAAACCCTGTTTACACAGCCTGGTGAAGCACTCACATTGGATGATTTTGTATCCGTTGATGCTGATACCGGTGTAATGAATATTACAAACGATATTACAGTGAGTGAAGAGGAACCTATCGCCAGCGAGGAGGCGCCTGTAAAACTAACAAGCCCTAAATTACGGTTGGCGCGGATTTCAGGCTCTGAATCCAGTTCCGAATCCGGTTCCGCTTCCTATGATAGCAATGAAACAGAAGAACTCGTAGAATTTTCCAATTTTCCTGTACAAGTATCCTTGCTTGAAAAGGCGAATGGTACAATGGATAATTTGCTAGAAGATGAAGACCCCGATGACGCAAGTATGCTAGAAACAAAGGATACACGCTGGGCTGCCTGGCTCTTCCAGGTGATTGCGGGACTGGTCGTTGCCCAGCACTATTTCGGATTCGTCCATAACGATTTACATACCAATAATATTATGTGGAACGGCACGGGCGTGACCGATATTTACTACCGAGTTGTCAAAGGAAAAGAGACTTGGTATATGAAAGTGCCCACCTACGGACGTCTGATGAAGATTATTGATTTTGGTCGTGCCTCGTTCACGGTTCCTAAGGTCGGATTTTTCATCTCTGATGCCTTCTTTCCTGGTAACGACGCCGCCACCCAGTACAACTGCGATCCATTCTACGACGAAGCAGACGGTAAACGAGTAGAGCCGAATACATCATTTGATTTATGCCGTCTAGCAGTTTCACTACTAGAATCCCTCTTTCCGGACCGACCCGCCAATGCGACGCCCGTTAAGATTATGTCACGCGAAGGCTCAAAACTCTATCCCGAAACGGTCAGCCCTATTTACAATATCCTATGGGAGTGGCTAACCGATGATAATGGTAAGAATGTACTTCGTACACCCAGCGACGATGAACGCTATCCTGATTTTGACCTATACAGAGCTTTGGCAGCAGATGTTCATAACGCAGTACCAAAAGTACAAGTGGAGAAGCCACTCTTTGCCCAGTTCCGTTGTTCCGCAAAGGATATTCCCGCAGATACGCAAGTTTATGAATTGATTTTAGCCCCTTAATAACAGAGAATGAACCAATATTGGAAGGCGAAACTATACGCAATTGCTATGGTTCTCCTTGTCGTTGGTGGACTCAATTGGGGTATCAAGAGCTTTTCGGGTAAGGACTTTGTAACCTACGTAACCGGTCGTAACGTAATCCTCGCCAATGCTATCTTCGCCGCCGTTGGTATTGCCGCCCTCTTCATCGGATTTAACCGTGATAGCTATCTACCCTTCCTCGGCAAGTCAGTGATTCCCTGCGAAGTCTTAAAGGTTCAGACCCCCGAGAATGCCGATATTACGAAAGAAGTTCTAGTAGGTCCCGGTACGAAAGTGCTCTATTGGGCGGCGGAGCCCAAAAACAAGGACCTACATGATTTGAACGACTGGCAGCAAGCCTACCTTGGCTACCGTAATGCCGGTGTAGCGATCGGCGACGCCTCAGGTATTGCGAAACTCAAGGTCCGTAAGCCACAGCCATACAGCGTACCAATTAAAGGTGCCCTCTCTCCCCACATTCACTACCGCAAGTGTATGGGCGAGGGCTTAATTGGACGTGTCTATACAGTAGAATTAGACTCCAAGGAGTTCTTTGAGAACTACGTAGATATGCAGGAGACAAATGAGCCCGTCACTGAGAAGTCGGCGTTTAACTACGTAAAGCCCGCTCAGGCACTTGCGGAAACAAAGCAGGTAACACTTCAGACACTCAGCCGCTCTCTAATGCCCCAGGGCGGTGCGCCTGACGAGGGTATGTTAATGGCTGGTACACCCATTGATAACGCATTTACAGCAATAGAAAGCCCACTTGTCGGCGCATCGCTTGACGCTGCGTTCAGCGGTAAGGGAATATAAATTACAAACGATTCCATCGTTATTCATCTCATAATATGCTTATAGCATACTATGAAAGTATAAAGGTTGATAGGATATTTAGAGATCTGTGGGGACGTTACGGTTGCCACCGCGGCTGGCAATAAAGTCACGCTGCTTCGCTGTTGTGCAGACGCATCCGCCACCGCAGCTAAAGCTGGCTGGGCAGCACTCGGGCTTGCACTGGTTGTTCTTGAACATAAAGAGATTGTCGGGACCGAGCTCAACATCGGGACCCAACAGGGGCTCATTGGGCGCTGGACCACGCCAGTTAGACAAGCCGTTTGCTGGCTTGTAAACAACATCATCGTATGTTCCGATTGACTGGTATTTATCGCCTGCTGGTGCCGCATTATCGAGCATGAAATCTACGAATCCCTCCGCACGGATGGGGTAGTTCGTAAAACCGTTCACCATGAGGAGATTGGCTAAGAGGAGCAGACCCAACATTACGAGCACGAATGTAATTCTGGGAGACATTTGCTTTAGTTATGGATTAGATTTTCTCCGCTAGGGTTTTGAGGACCCAATCATACGTCTTATGAATCTCTGAACTTCCAACATCGGTAAAATCACGTACCTCAATAAAGTGTCCCCCCTCAATTACCATAAATGTACCTGACTCCGTAAAGAGGTGGAACCATTCCTCGGTCGCCGGTTTCCTTCCGCATAGACTATGTTGCTGTAGCCAAGTGTTGCCGACCTTTGTCCAATTACCGGATGACATATATGCGGTCTCGCTTAACTTAACAGCGCTGAGGACCTCCTCGGCGGCTAGGCGTACTATACCACGCACCGTAGTTTGCTTTCCGTCGGCATCAATGACTGTACATCCGGGGACAATTCCACGGATTTCAGCAGGACCTAGTTGCGTCATTACGTGCGTCTGCCCTGTAAAACCGCCTTCAGATGTTAGACAATACGGACTTGGTTCTATGTAAATCTGCTGTGGGTTGAGTAATGTGAATACTTGCTTATTCCATTGTCTCAACCCGTCTATATCTTCATCTAATTCTTCCCAGTCGGCGAATTCAATGATGCCTGTGTCACTAACAATAGGGATACGACGTGTTGTGGTGATAAAACAATAGACTCGGCGGGGTTCCTGTGGCAGTTTCTTCGCATCTGGATGGCGCTCCACGAGCGTCGGTGTTGTATCGGTATATACAATATGCGACCCACTCACATGGACGCCGTAGAGTTCGTACATATCGTCGGTATCTTGAGCGAATTTGAGTATGCCTTGTACTTGTCCACCGTCGCTGAGCGTGGTTCCTATAGAAATAGACTCTATCGGCTGCGCACCGCTATCGGTGTTCACTTCGGTTCCCTCGGCAAAACAGAAGACGCCGGCAATACCCGTAATATTATCACCCTGTCCCGCATCGTTAATCGCATTAACCGCCATAATAATAATAACCAGGACCGCAATGAAAATGAATGGTAGCCAAATGAAAATCGCCGCAATAATCACCAAAATGGTAATCACAATGTTAATTACCAGGTCAAATACGCTCAGGGTCGCCTGGTAGGCGGAGAGACCTGACATAATACCCGCAATCGCCACACCGAACATCTTTCCAATGGCGGCGTGTAGTTTCATAAACGTTGCTCTCAGAGCAGTAAGCGTTCCTTGAAACCGATTTCTGAACACTTCTGTCATACTATTGAACTGACTCCACATAGCTTTGAGAAGCCCTCGTACATTGAAAAGTCCCTCTACGGTCTGACTTATAGCGTCCGTGAGTAGTTTAAAAATCTGCATCACCGGTTGCATAATGGTCTTCATTGTATCATCCGCAAAGGTGGAGAGTAAATTATTGAAATTATCAAAGGCGAATTGAAGCCGGGACCGAGGGTCACCGTCGGGCTTATAGAAAGGTGCTAAGAAAAAGATGAAAAATACATTTTTATTATACTGGTCCCAGTTTGCCAATACCTCTTGTTGATTTGCCTTTGCAAAGAAGTATAAGAGCCCGACAAAGAGCGCACAGGTCAAAGCTACGAAAGCCCACATCCTCTTGAATTGGGTGTATGAATTATAGAATTTCTATAACCGTAATATAATGGCTCCTACACGTAAACACAGCGGATATATCCGTCGTGCTGCCTACACACGTAAGCTCAAAAGCGGAAAGCGTGTACATGTTGATGTTGGATTAATTCGCAACGTCGGTCTCCCTGGTAAGGGATATCGCGGACCCAACGGAGGTCCCGGTATAGGTCCTCTACGTGAGGGCGAGCTCTCACAGTTCGGTTATTCCAATGTAGTAAAGAAGTCTGCAAAGGCTCGTCGTGCCGCGTTAAAGAAGGCGGTCGCAAAATACGGTTCGCTCTCTGTTCGTCGTAAGCTCCAGGCGGTTGCCACCTATACAAAGCGTACATCGCCCAATGCCAGCAAGACGTTCACGGCGGATATTGCGTGGATTAAACGTACCATTTAAGTAGAATGGGAGGGTTTTTCTCTATTCCTAGTTGGAATGATGTAGATACACCTGCTAACCCGAAGGCGGCTCCTGTGGCTCCAAAGGGTGGGCGACGAGGACGCACGTATAAGAAACGAAAGAACCAGCGTTCTAAAACACGTAAGTAAAATCATGGCTTTCAACAGAGGGTTTTCAGAATGGAAACATCCGAGTTTGAAAGATTCACCGCGTGGAAAGAGGGTTATACAAAAACTATAATCGTCTTTGTACTTATTACTGCTGTACAGATTGGTCTATTAGTAGGCGCCTTTCAATTACACCTACTCAATGATATTAAGAAGAATTTTGGGCAATACCGTTGTAATCCGCTCTTTATGCCATTTGTAGGCAATTTTGGCTACGATCCGATTGATAATTTTAATTTTTGTGTCCAAAGTATTTTTAATGGAAAAGCCGCCGAAGTCTTCGCTCCTATTTACAGCATTTTGGCTACCTTTCAAGGTGTTCTTATGACAGTTGTCAATTCCGCAATGAGTATTCGTGGAATGTTTGCCAACTTCCTTGGCGGTGTAGAACAATTCATCGCCAGTGTACGCAATAAGATTCAATTCCTCATGAATAGTGTTCGTATGAGTTTTATTCGTATCTTAAACTTAATGGGAAAGGTATACGGCTCTATGTTTGCGGTTTTGTTTATGGGGCAGTCCGCAATGACCGCTGCTTTCAATCTCGCCGATAACGATCTGGTAAAATTCTTATTTGAATTTTGCTTTGCGCCAAATACGGCGGTCAAGATGGCGGACGGAACAGTTAAGGAAATTAAGGATATCAAGATTGGCGATGTGCTGGCTGAGGTTCCTAACAATAAGGCACCGGTTGTGACGTCGGTCTTCCGCTTCGCCGGCGGCTCAACGCCCATGGTACGTATTGGCGACGTGGTTGTAAGTGCCGCGCATTACGTCCTGGCGGGCTCGGCGGGGATGGTGCCGGCGGAGGCACACCCAGAGGCAATATGGGCGGGTTCGCTTGACGAACTCATATGCCTCAACGTAAGCGGACACCGATTCCGTGTGGGTACGGACGGACTGCTCGTTGCCGACTACGACGAGCACGAATCGGCTCCCGTAGTGAGTGAGACACAGCGTATAGCGGTTAAGGCTCTCAATGGAGGGTTTGTTGGTTCTGAAGATTTACCCATCATGGATTATAGTCTCGGTATTAGCGGCTCTACAGAGGTTCAAATGGCGGACGGAGAATGGAAGCGTATGGACTCTGTTGTACTGGGCGACGAGGTAAAATACTCAGGAAAGGTCCTCGGTGTTGTGTGTGAACAATGTGATACAACGGTTGTATCGCCGTCCGGCATCGTCTTTTCGGGCGCACAGCTCGTCTATAACTCCTCTGCGAATAAGTGGATGCGTAGCGCAAATCGTTGGGCGGGAATTAGTGGACGTGATAGCGGCGCGAAGACCCTCTATACAATAATTACCAATAACACAGGTGTCATTGGCATTCGTAAGGGTGGTGTAACGGAATTTATTCGTGACTATCGCGAGGTGCCCCTGCCCGAAATGGAGTCTGCCTACGAGAAAGAATTTCTGGTCGCTCATTAAATATGTCAGTTCCGTCACAGGCTCCACCTTACTATGGCTCAACGCAGACATATATCTATTACCCTGACCCTGCTTTGCCCCTTTCGACCGTAAACTATTGTGCGCAGAGTTGCGATGTACTACAGTTTCGTAAGCAGCCTAACGATCGGTCGTCGGCAGATTCAACGTCATTCAAAGAGGGTAAGACAATCTTTTCTGCCTATTCAAATAATTTCAATCTCTATAATACTAGTTCTGGTGTTGTTACCTATACAAGCCCTCCGGGTCAAGGTACACCATTTCCTATATTTCGGTCGCATACGGACTACCTCAAATATAAGCGCGCGACAACGGTACTCACTCAAAACTATAAGAGCGATACACAGCCATAATGTTATGTTGAAAAAATTGAGTTGACTGTTTTATCTAATTGAATTGGCAAACAATGCCCATTCAACTAGATGCCGCATACTATGCTAACAATCTTATAGTGCGAATTCTACCCACTCGTGGCGGGGGTGTAGCACGCACACCTTATCATATCGCCCTGCTCCTAGATACGAGCGGAAGTATGGAGGGCGAGCCACTTTCGGCGGTAGTACGCACTCTTCACCTGCTCATTGACCGAATGGAGGAGCAGGATATGCTTACCGTTATTCAATATTCGCAGGATGCGTCCGTGATTGTAAACTGCGCAACTATGACTTTATCGTCTAAGACGGATATTCATCGTATTATAGATAGGCTCTCCGCTCAGGGCGGTACTAATATAGAGGCAGCAATTACGGCTCTTGGTAGTGTAAATATTGCCACTGCGCCAATTGACGCCGTTTTCCTGATGACCGATGGATTTATCAACATAGGAATCACCAGCTCGGTTGGATTGCTACGGCTACTCTCGGCGCGGCTACCAAACGGAACGCCCGTAAATACTCTCGGGTTCGGTACATCTCATAACGCCGAAATGCTCCGTGATATGGCAGTGAAGAGCCGTGGCTCCTACACCTACGCCGATTCTACCGAACTCATTCCCGCAATTATTGGTGATATCATAGGCGGATTGGACGACCAGATTGGGCGTAATGCGGTTGTAACAGTAACTGGTGGACGCTGTATTGAACTCGGTATTGACGAACTACATCCTGAAGTATACCGTGTCGGTCAGTTGATTGCGGATAAGCCTCAATGGGTTCTCTTTAACAGCTCTACTCTGCCAGTTAAACTGACTTGGACCGAGGGAGGAAACGAGATACAATGCGAGGTGACAGTCACGGGTGCTCTAGACAGAATGGATATGGAGGAACAACTCCAGCGTGTTCGTCTAGTAGAAACGATGAGCTCTGTGGCAATTATGATTCGGAACCGAGAATACAATAGAGCGATTGATACACTTTTGGCACACGCACATTCTCTTACGCTATCTCCCGCCGCCGGTCGTCCATTTATCATTCGTCTACAAGCCCAGGTCGATGAAATGGTAGAGGATATTCGTCAGCAGAGCATTCTTGATATAGATGACTTACGTATGGTGACTCGTATGGTAAGTAATACGACCGCCCTCGGAACTCAGCACGGTTTCTTCCTCAGTCGTAATACAACTGCCCAAGATCCTGATGTCATTTTATCCCCTTTTAGTACGGCTCATCAACGCACCGCTTCGGCAAGCATTACGCAAAGATTTAATGACCCTACCTAGATGGACGCCTCTGATACAATTCGTAAAAATAAGGCTCGTGCGCTCTATGTAAATCAGAATGCGGCGTTTATTCTAAATAATCCTAAAGGAGATTGTAAAAATCTAAGCAGTTGCTGTTATACTCTTAGTAGTTGTATTATGAATTTTCCTTCCTACGAAAATAAATACGATTATTTTACCGGTATGGGTGTTTGTAATAGCACGAGTTGCGGTGTTATTTTACCACCAGGTCGTTCGGCGCATTAGGTTATCCGATATTATTTTTTTCGGTCGCTGGGTTAAATGTCCGAGGGTGACGTAGTGATTTCCGAGAAACCACAGGCGGACCGCCTCAAAGAATCAATTGCGGTTTTGAAAAAACTCACAATTGATTTAGGTATTCCTTATTCATCCCCCGAAGTCCAAGAACTCAAATCTCGGTTTGACCGTTATATCAAAGACGGTGTGTGCTGGAACGGCTCGGTCTCATTTGAATTTTACGGACGAGTGGCGACGGTAAATCTACCCCGCTCTGCGAAAAAACCGATTGAAGTCACTTTACGGGCGATTCGTGTATCTAAGTAATTACATATGGCTCAGGATTCTGGACGGTAGTTGACTCTCCCTCCATCGCCTCAATAGTAAACTCTGCGAGATTCGCACCGGCGAGTAGCAGATTTTGCTTGACCTTTTGCTTATACATAATCATAAGTTCAATCGCATCATTGACCGAATAGTGAGTATTATTGCCTGCGTGAAACTCATTTATATGCTTACCTAGAATATACAGACCCTTGTCGTAAATGTAGAGGTCCAAATCGTAGGATTTGAGATGGTCCCAGAGTGCTTTATATTGCGGAGTGGCGTCAGCGTCCGGCGGGGGCACCTCGTACCCAAATATCGTTAGAGCCGTTCCTAGATAAATTGGATAGCCGATGTACATTGTGTTGTGATGAATTGAGACAAAGTAATAGTTTGTCTCAATTTTTTATTTTGGCAGCGGGGCTTAGTTACTGAATAACATACCACCACGACCACCATACACTTTAAAGATATTCCAAATCGTCACATACGCATAGACGTTTAAATTCGGCGGGGGTCCTCCACCCCGCGCATTATTCAGTGTAAGATAGAGCTCCTTGCGTGCTATCTTATCCCAATTTGCCGCTCCTTTCGGCTCATACTCCAATCGGTCGTTCTTATGTCCAAACGCATACGCATAAATATAACGGTCAATACACGCCTCTTTTACAAAATACTGTGATGGAATGACCGACCGAAAAAAACTACCACCCTCGTGGACGAATCGCTCATATGAATTATAGTGTAGTGCGGCACCCGCTAGCGGCTCCGAATACGCATTATAAAATCCAGGCTGAATCTGCCAATTGTTCGCCTGGTCCGGTAAGAGAATAGCATTCGGCCACCACGGAATCGTACAAGGATTCACCGGCGGTGGGGGTCCTCCCAACGGCTGTGAAACCGGTGTAGGAAAGAGGTCTCTCGTAAATAGAAAATACGCATTATAGTTCGCAGTTTCGGGACGCTGTAGCACCCAAAGTAATTCCTTCGTAGGATTTGAGTAGGGTACATCCAAATGAAATTCCGTTTGCCCCAGTGTCTGTTCTACAGGAACCGCAAAATGCTGCTGTACCTGATACGTCAGTTCTGCCGTTCGGAACGCAATTGCCTCCTGCTCCTCCAAAGAAATATACTCAATCATAACATACGCCGCCGTCGGCGAAAAGCGCAGCGGCATCTGCATACCAGGAACCAAGCCGCCCGTTACGGGTGCTGTGCCCATAGCGGCATTCATTGTATAGACCGGACCCGTAGGACCTGCCGGCGGATTTTTCTGCCAAAACGGTGAACCTGTGAGTGGTAGCATAGGATTATAGGGTGGGGTATAGGCGGGCGTGTTTTGGAGTCCAATTGTGAGTGGATTCGCACGCGCTTCCGTATAAACCAACTGATTAATCGGACGAAAGGTCACGTGAATACGTACAATATCATTTGTGAGCGCCTGAATCGGCAAGGCGTGCGAATGAATGCCAGGTTTAGAAAACCAGAACGGAATTGGTATATACACCGTTGTTGGGGTTGGGGTGAGATAGGTTGTACTTTTATAACCGTACGCCGTACGTTTAATCATATAATTCTTCGTTAAGGCAGACTCGGTCGTTTCGTTCAACTCGTCTAGAATTTCTAAAAGGCGTCCATCCAACGTTTCCACAATCTCACCGCCGATTTCCAATTCTATCTGCTGAATCAAAGCATGTCCCAATGAGTTCGTCCAACCGAAGAGCGGTCCCAAAAAGTTTCCTAGATTATTCGGATCAATTGCTTGGATACCAGTCGTACCATTGGCGACCTGGATTGCTAACAATTGTTGGGAGTAGATATCCGGCATCTCAACGACCACCATCACGCCGTTCATCAATTCGCCAATCATCGGCACGGTAACCGACACGCGTTGACCAAACTCGGGCGTGCCGTCAAACTCCACCTTATTCCATTGCGCTGCCCAGCGCGTCGTCTTATTCACAACATGTATAAACTGATGTATGTCTGGGTTGCCTTTTGTAGCCATCAGACGTGCATCAGCGAGTCCCGTAGAGACTAGGCTTAGGCTATTTGCGGGAGTGGCAGCCATCCTTGCTATGTACGGTTAATTTATGGGCGCTTAAGCCAGCGGTGGGTGGGTCGACTGCTCAAACACTAAAGTATCGCCTATACTCACAATATCTGGTATATATGTTGTATACGTGATTTTCGTCGGAATTTGGATATCTATCCACTTGAATATACGGGGATAGATTTGATATATCTCCTTATTACACTCATAGGTATACCAATCCTTTACATAAATTGGATTGAATGCTTTATTCGCGGAGATTGAATTATAATCACGCTTGGCGACTTGAACCAATGTTGTTTTTGTTAGAAGCGAATGATTTGTATTATGATAGGCATTTTCTAAGAGAAGTTTGCGTTCCCAGTGCTCAAGCGGACGGTACGAAAAAACATAAAATCCGTTACGCATTTATGTATAATTTTATGTTGTTCTTTAAGCAATCTCTCTCGTTACTAGCACGGTATTTGCGATGATAATCGCAATGGCACCTAGGAGTTGCGTTATATTTGGTTTCTGGCTTGTAAATATCCAATCAAATACATACGCCGATATAATACCAAAGAACGAAAGGGCACTAAAGATAATCGTGCTCACTTGGGGAATGAGGAAAAATCTTAGAGCATAGCCAGTAAATCCTATTAGGGAATTAAAACCGAGAATGCCGGCGAGGCTGGTGGGTGTAATTTTAAATGTATTTGTGGCGAGTGCGCCGATTGCTACGGCGGCTAGGCATCCTACTAACCATAGGACGCCGCTGCTACCGTACATTTGTATCATCTTCGTCCAGGGCTGTTTATCCTCATTGTGTTTGCGCATACGGAACCAAATATAAATACCGACTTCCGTGAGTGCGGCGACTAGAGCACTGATAACACCAACCAGGGTCCAATTTGTGGGGGTGGGCTGGGCGAGAGCGATAGCACCCGCAAGGGCTAATCCAATCCACGGTACCGAGGAGAGGGGAATAGTTTCTTTGAAGATCGCAGCGCTTCCTAAAATATTAAACACAGGATACGTGTAAAAGAGTGCCATCGCGTTGCCGCCCGTTAATTGCTCAAACGCTGTATAACTTGTAAATACGTGGACGAGATTGAGAACGCCGGCGCCTAGCGTTTCGGTAGACAAGAGCGAGGTGGCGGCAAGGGGATTCTTGGTTACTAAGGCGGCAACGGCGGCTAAGGCTGTAAATACTGCCATACGCAAGCCGGTCTGGAAAATAACGCTTACATCCACGAGTTTAATCAACATCGGGTATGCGGACAGAATCACTTCCGATAAAACCAGAAGTAATTCGTTAATCATTCCTTACTTTAAGGATACAAATCTTTGAGCGTACGGGCGGATGGGTCCGTTACCCCCTCAATCCATCTCGGTAGCCACATTCTGGGGATAAGAGTGGCGGCTTTGTCGCCATAATGGTTAACAAAGAGCTGTCGGTACCAACGGGCTTCGTCCGTTTGCGGGGGATTATGGGTATATGTCTCCTGCGATTGAGTGAGTGTTTTTGCGTACTCGCTCGTGCGGAGATACCACGAATCGGTTGCCGAGGAGACGCCGTCGCTAAACGCCTCCTTCTTACGCATAAGTACATCCAGCGGTAAATAGTTGTCGTGAACGAACGCCTCGCGTAAAATAAACTTCTCAATGCTCGCACCGCGTCCTTCCGCATTTATCTTTCTAGGTCTGCGTAGATAGCTATCAATAGCACGCCAAGTCGCTACGACATTCTTATCCAAGAACGGCGTACGTGCTTCTAAGCCGTGCGCCGCCATTGATCTATCCGATCGGAGAACATCGTAGAGATGAATCTCTTCGAGGAGTCTCTCAGATTCTGCCTCAAACTCCTCGTCACTTGGCGCCCTGTAAAAATATAAATAACCTCCACCAATTTCGTCAGAGCCATCTCCATTAAACACTACCTTAATATCCGTATTCTCTTTTATGTATTTACCAATGAGCCAATTGCCGACACTGGCTCGTACTGTTGTAATATCGTACGACTCAATATCATGAACAACTTGGGGAATCGCATTGAGAAAATCCTCAGGACTTACAACCACTTCATGGTGCTCTGACTTAATAAAGTCTGCCACCATTCGGGCGTACTTAAGATCCGTTGAACCAGGCATTCCAATGCTAAACGTATGAAGTTTCTTATTATGGAGTCGCAGTTCTCGTGAGGCGATAGCGGCAACTAAAGAACTATCTAAGCCGCCGCTCAACAGAGCACCAATTGGACGGTCGCTCAGCAGACGCTTCTTGACCGCCGCTAAGACGGCTTCCCTTAGTCCCGCCTTCGCAAACGACAGTCCATTCGGAAATCCAAATACCGCCTGCTTCACATGAGGTATCTCGTGGTACTTGTGCTCGCTCACTAAGTTGCCGGTAACGGTGTCGTAGAGTTTCCATGTACCTGGTGGAAACGGTTGAATCATGGTATAATCCGTTGGAAGCGCTTTGATTTCTGAAGCCCAAATCGTTGACCCATCGGCGTACTGGGCTTCAAACAAGGGGCGTACGCCGTATGGGTCTCTGGCGATGAGCAATTGGTTGGTTTGGGTGTTTACATGCGCAAAGGCGAAGACGCCATCCAGGGTGCGGACCAACGGTGTTGGTGAAAGGTGGGTCGCTAAGTGAGGAATAATAGCACAGTCGCTCGTTCCCTCTGGAAGGTTTAGGTTCCAACGGGTAGCGAGTTCCTTATAATTGTAAATCTCGCCGTTACAAACAGTTGCTGTGTTCTCTTGGAGGAACGGCTGGTGACCGAGCGGCGTTAAGCCGTTAATCGCAAGGCGGGTGAATCCTAAGAAAACGCCGGATATATCATTGATGGCGGTATATTCGGGTCCACGTGGCTCAAGCTTCTTGATATAGTTCAATGCCTGCTCCGTCGTAAGCCCTTTTGCTTTGAGTGCCGCCCAGATGCCGCACATGACTCTAAGGTAGGCGGATTCGTTAGTTTTGCCGTTTAAACGAGGGAGCGGCGGCACATTGAAAAATTTTTATTTGGTTTTTATTTGAATTTTATTTAGTTTTTATTTGATTTTGGAGTCGTGTTGTTTAGACAACGCCCGTAACCGGCTGGGCTTCATACGTTGGTGGGTTGGACGCCGTCGTCGGAATCGGTTCCTGGGACTGGGGCTCGGCGGGAGCATCGGTGCCCACCTGTACCGGTGCCTCCAACGGAATCGCCGACTGATTCTGTGTGCGCACTTCCCAGTTAATGGCATAGAGTGCCTGGGCGGTATCACGGGAGTTCATGTACTGGAGGGCGGTCTGCCAGTCCACCGTCTTGCTCTGCGGCTTGAGCTCATTGAGGTAGAGATTGTGGAGTCCAAAGACGAAGGGGCGGTACTTGGGCGGAATCTGTCCCTTCTGAAGGCTGCGTGCCTTGAAGACATCCGTATAGAGATTGTACACCGTACGGCTAATCGTCTTCCAGCGGTCCACAATCGCATTGGACGCGATACGCTCCTCAGGATAGACTACAAGGTAGTCACGGAGCGTGTTCGCACGCCAAAGGCTCAGCCACAAGAAGTCCCTTCGTGCCGAGTTGCCACGCATCTTACGTACACGGTTGTACGCCTCGCCACGCACCTTCCAACGGAAGTTCAAGCCGTTCTTGATGACATAACCCTGGATGTTGTGCTTGAATTGGACGTTCTCCTTCTGGAGCATAGTGACGAGCTCGCCCCACGTTGCCACATTCACCGTCTGAACATCAAATTGCGTTGGCTGGTTGGTGACGGCAACGAGTGTTCCACTTAGATAGGTCTGCTTCTGGACGCAGGTAATCTTTGGCGTATGGACGGCGACAACCACACGATTCTCAGGATGCTGGAGCACCCAGGTGTACTGGACGGTTGGGTTGAGTGAGGCGAGGAAGTCCGACCACGGCATCGTAGCGGCGACCGCTTCTTCAAAGAGAAGACGGAAGCTCTTGGTCTGGCTATAGAAGCGGCAGTTCGCATTGAGCGTTGAGCGTGTATGGAAACGCCACTGGTTGCTATAATTATCGTAGAACCCGCAAATCATCACGCCGTCAATGAAACGCTCAATTGTATAGCCATTAGGAGTGCTCACGCTGGGCATAGACTCACCCGTCTCGCTCTTCTGTGGAGCGATGCTTACAGGCTCGTTCTTAAGTACGTCCCATACGACTGAGCGGAATGCGCCGACATGAGGGAGAGCAAAGTTGCTCTTGCCCTTGACGTAGCGAATGAGAGCGAAGGGCTGCTCAGGCGTAGAGTAGTCATCTACACGGAGATAACCGCCCTCTTCGCTGGATAGAAAGGAGGAAAGACCCGCCCAAGTGGGGTAAGTGTTTGAAAGGGAGGAGAAAACGGACATTGTTGGAAGGGACGATGTAGGAAGGGCGCTAATGATTTGGTTTGCCGGCAGGCGCCGTCAATTTTTTTGGCGGCGGGCGGTTGTAGTTAGTAGAAAAGAGACCCGCTCCTACATTAGAGGGATGGAAGACGAACTTGTACCCGAATTGGGTGATTGGGTCACCATCATTAGCGATGCCTATAAAACAACGAGTGGACGTATTATCTTCCGTGACGGTGCTCTTATTCGTATCCGTCCTACTCAATCAAGTAACACCGGTGTAGACTTTCCCCTAGATCCTGAAACAGGACTCTTTCAAGAGGCACTCGGTGTCCAAGAGATTCTTATTCACGAAAAACGTAAAAACCCGCATTTTGCGACCCAGTTATCGGTCGTAGAAGGAGAGGTCCTAGAATTCTTTAGCTTGGACGGTACACCCATTGGCGAAGGAGTCGTTGCTCGTATCGTCGTAACCGATGAAGAGGATGGTATTATACTCGCCGATGGAAAGGAACTCAATTTCCAGTTTATCGGCTCCGCTCCACCCATAGATATTATACGCCCTCGTGCTGCGCCCGAGAACGTGGCAGACGAAGAAAACAACAGCTCATCCAATGCCGAATCAGTAGAAGAAGAAGAACCTGAAGTATTCCCGGAACTTGACTATACTACATTACCCGCAGCACTCGTGGAGGAGATTCCTAGTGAAGAACGAACCTTCAGCGATAGTGTTCAACGTGAAGATATGTTTGTATCGCTTCTTGTGGACATTCCGTTCAAAAAGCAGCGTGACCCCAAAGTAATGCAAAATCTTTATCGTATAACCGACTTGCTCTTAGCGTTAAAGAATTCCGTTGTCGTCCGTGACGAAGCCGGTGCTATTCGTCCTGGAAGCACCTCTTACGTCGTTGATACGTTACAAGATATCCTAGAACGTAATCGTAGCGGCGATTCTCTACGTGCCTTCTTACCCGTTATGGCAGTCAAGAAGGTCCTCTATACCGACGATAAAGAGCCGTTTGAAACGGATGATACAGAATCACGCTCCGATGTTGGTACACTCGCAACTGTTGCCGGCAGCGAGAATATCTTTTTAAAACAAGATCCTGAAACTGCCTTCGCAGGTTATATACACTCTGTACTTCAAACAATACAGGCGTATGTGCCGGCGACCGCTTCACGTAGCCGTATTCCCTACGATATGGATGTACTCCGCTCGCAGGTACCCCCCAAACCGGTTATTGGCTTTCTTGAAGTACCGCCTACAGTCAATAAGAAAAACGAGCCCCAAACTCTCTCATCCGAGGCTCTCAGCACAATCAATGACCGCTATGTACGTCTACTCTCTGCCTCCTACCTACGAAACTATAAGACCGGTACTATGACAGTCGTTGCGCCCGCCGATTCCGGCGATGTTCTACAACATATCATACTCTCGCGTGATATGCTACGCTTCCGCTCCCCCATTCGGTCCAGTATATTGCTATGGGATATTGCGGCGAGCGAGGCATCGCGCAGTTCCCGCTCGCTCTTCTATACAACCCTGATGAAGAATTGGGCGGCTCAGGAGTTCTACGACCCTGACAATGTACTATCACTGTCCGAATTTCTCGCCGACCGTCTGCCCGCGTCCACCTCCTTCAACGAGGAACACCTGACGACCGTTATGGATTCGCTAGGGCTTCGCAATCTAGAAATCTCGACCACCGCCTTTGAGCCGATAGCGGCGGTCGTTCAGGCTGGTATCGCAAAGTGGAATAATCAGTACGCTGCGCTCATAAAAGCGGCGGCGGTGGCGGCAGGTCTCAAATCTGTACCCGCTATCCCGTCACTCTTAAATACGGATTCAGCGTTGCTCACTGTCCTTAACTCCGAGCCAGTCAAGCCGGTTCTTGAATCTCTAACAGAGAACGAAACACTGCTCAAGACTTACGATTTCACCATTGTCAATGGATTCGGTTTGATAGCAAATAAGACGTTCGGTCCCTACTACTATGCACTTGCGGGGGGTGTAGATTCTGCGCTCACCACCGCCGTTGGAAATACCTACAAAGCCGAATCACAGCGTATTGAACGTAATACTAAGACGGCGCGTGACTCTGTAAATGCCTTCCAGGCGGCGCCTATCATCAACCCTTGTAAGCACGTCAAAGAGCTTGAACGTATTATGAACATCGGCAACGATGAAAATCGTATGCTACTCTTTGAGAAGTTCCTCAATCAATACCAGGCTGGTCAGCGTGGAAACTTTATCATGTGCGGTGCCTGCGGCAAAGACCTCATCTGTAAGCACGAGGTGTTACTGTTAAATGAATTCCTACATCCTGGTCGCTCTCAGGCGCTCCATAAGGCTCTTTTGTTAGAATATGCCGGTCCTGTATTTGAAGGCGCCTATATCTGTAAGAGTTGCGGTCAGAAGATTCAGGATCTAGAGTACGATACGCATTTGGAGTTCGACGACGAGGGTCGTCCACTGGTCGGTCGTAATGTACTTGCCGCCGAAGAGGACGACGAGACCGCACCTGGAATTGCGTTCGGCAAAGAAACTAAGGCGGACAATCCCTTCGGTACAGAGGCAGATATGAAACTCTACTCTATCGCTCGTACAATCTTTGAACGCTGCGGCTACGCTGCGCCGCTGGACACCTACAAGCGAGTCATCAATGCGACGCAGGATTATCTCAAACTTCGTGTACCTGACCGTATCGCCTACGAAAAGGTAACTGGTGCGGCGGCGAAGGGAAAGAAACCGGTGGCGGTGGCGTCCTACGATACATTCTTTGCCAACAATCAAATTGGTATTATTGGTGCCTTTGTTGTCCTGGAAATTCAAACATCCGAAATCAATGTGCCGTTTCCTGCCGCCGGCTGCGAGTATTCTCGTGCCGGTTTTCCCCTTGATGGCGACGACCCCGCCGTTGCGGGTCGTGGGGCGCTCGCCTATGTCAGTTGCGGCATTGCTAACATATTCCGTAATGACGCTCCTTGGAATCTCACCTCGTGGTCGCCTGAAACGCAGATGCCAAAACGTTTGAATGCCGCCGAAAACGCTGTCCGCCTCTCCCTCTTCTCTATCCTCTGTATCTCCAGCGGTAAAAGTACACCTGCCCCTCTAACAAATGTCACAGATACGTATAAGACTCTACTTGAGAACGCGCGAAAGAAGGAGACTGCCGAAGTGGTCAAAGCGTCCGAAATGGACCGGCTGCCGCCCGCTTTCCGCCCCATGGCGGTACCGGCGGATCGGTCCTTGATGACGGAAGAAAGCATTCAAAACGTCAAGAAGTTCCAGGCGGACGTGGCGACGATGCCCGTAGCAACGATTGGACCCTTCGTACGTGCTCGTGGACAGCAACTCAACGCTCAACTGGTCGGTCAGTTTTATAAAGAGAGTATTGCCTCGGCGGTAATCATAGAGAACTCGCCCCGCTCCGACTCGGTCTGTTGCTTCGGTCGCCTTGGCGATGTCGCGCGGGTTGGTGTCGGCGTCCGCTCTCTCGGCTTGGAGAATCTCTCGGCGGAGCTGGAAATCCAGACGGCGGCGGCGGTGACCGTTGCGCGGCGTGATTCGGCGGCTCCCAACTGCGGCTCGCACATCTACGTTCCTTGGTCGGCGGCGACACGTATTATAGATTTAGCGGAACTGGATAGCAGCGGCTACTATAAACTCTTCTTACAATACTGCTACCGTGGTGTACGTGAGGGCGGTATTCACGAGTTTAATGTAAGCGGAGTCTGTCGCTGGTGTCGCTACGCAATGCCTGCCGAGTTAATGGATCTCACAATCGGCGATATCACCGAAATGGGCGGACGGCGTCAGCGTATGATAGATGCGCTCAATGCTCGCCGTGAAGAGATTGCGAAAGACGGGCTCCGCCGCCAAAACATCTCCTTTGACGAGGCGGGCTTCCGCCGATTAGAGAACGCAATGAAGAATTTCAAGGCGATTGCGCCGCCCGCACCCCCTGCGACCGCCGACTTCATCAACGTATTAACGACACTCGGTCGTACTCTCGGTATGTTACTTCCATCGGCGGCTGGAGGTTGGGGCGAATTTGTAACGGCGATGAAAGCGATTCGTGACGAAACGCCCGCCGACGACGTTGAGCGCAGCGGCAAACTCTACCAGTTCTCCCTCTCCTACGATGCGTCGCTCCAATCCCTGCTTCTACAAATGACCAAGGGGCTCGGCGCCGATGGGTGTGACCGACTCCTCAAGCGGGTGGGCAAACAGTTTGGAATTGAGTCGGTACAGCGTGGTCCAGAGGCGAAAATAGGCGCCGCCGTTGAACTTCTAGGACAGATGTTTGATGCGATATCCGAGAGTGAAGATGGTATTACTATCCTTCGTAATTACCTTGACATTTTTGTGAAAGAGGGTACACAGATTCGGTACTCCTATATGATTACAAAACCCGATGGTTCCAAATGGTTCCCTAAGATTAGCCGCAATCACAATGGACTATTGGCTACAATCTGGACCGCTTCCTTCGGCTCGGTAACCAAGGCAACAAATGCGCTCAGCGAATATTCGCCTGAGACCATTGAGATAGCACATAAGTCGCTGGACCGATTTACTACGTGGTTTAGTATGTGGTTGTCGGTTATACGTGATGATATACGCTCAGGCGTCCAATTGACGACGAAAGAGTTCCGCCTGATGATACAGTGGTCGCTGTTTAATGCCCTGCTCGCCCTCTTTTCCGAAGAGTCGCCAATGTACGCAGATGCGAGTGATTCGGTCAAAAAGGTGGAGGCAACGAAATTCCACATACTATGGGTATGCGATGCCATGATTAGCGGTATTGAACTGATTCGTAAATACCAAAAAACTCCCGAACAGATTCAAGAGGCGATTACAGCACGTGCCGAATTGGAGAAAGCGTACTTCATCAAGAAGTTTGACGACTTGGACAAAGACCTCAAAGATGTTGAGAAGCGTAAGATGGCACTCAAGATTGGTGACTGGGCGGTGGGCACACTCAAAAATCTCTTTTCCTACGACGCCGACTTCTTTGAATTTGAGCGCGGACAGCGAGCCGCTATGGGTCTGCCCGAATTTTCTGGTGACATTACCGGTTTGGCGGAAGCGGAGCCGGCACGGCGCCCTGTTATGGAGGAGGGATACGACCATCGTGCGCCCGCCGACGAAGATGTTGATTAAACCTAGCAGCCGTCGTTGCTAGTATTAGTTTATACAATCTATAAAATATATACGATGTAATAAATGCCCGAATTAATATGGATTTTTAAATCGGCTGTACACGGCGGATTGATAGCGAGGCGGGAACCGCAATACTATCAATATATTTTAGACCCGTCAACGGGCGAAGATATCATGATTCTAACAACCGGTGAGTCGTGTGAATGCCCTACATGGGAATCTGTGCGGGTTTCTGAAGGACGGAGGTACGGAATGGCTGCTGGTCGGACCTATGATATTACGGATTTAATATCAGACTAGCTTCGCTTAGCGACGGCGAGTTGAGTGACGGCGAGCTCGCTTCGCTTGACGGGTTTTTCGCCGTTTACCGCCCGCTGCCACCTGTGCCGTAAAAATATCAATCTGGTCCGCTGTGACCGGCATACGATTTGCCGGATTTTCCACCTGACGATTTGGAAATTGCGCAAGTTTTGTTCGCATCCACTGTTCCCAATTAGCCTTACGATAGAAGAAATCCTGTCCTAGCTGTCTAATACGAACCACCTCTTCACCCGCATCAATATCTTCAAGATTCATCGCGTTTTGTCGCTTATCCGCAGAGATTTGTAACTGCCCTTGATTGACTTTGGCTGTGTACCACGCCGGTAGCTGTCCTAAGGGCGGTGGAGTACCCATCTGGTTTAATTCAGCAAATGACTGGACCATAATATTATTATTGGAATTCATGCGAGTAGGACCTATATTACGGCGACGCACCGCAAAGTCCTCTACACGTAATTCACGACGTGGAGCACGAGGAGGCGAATTCATTCTATTCTTCGGGCGTATTTTTCGTGTAGGGTTTATCTCTTGAGTTTAATAGGGAAGAATGTCTGTTCTTTATTTGTCACTCGCCATCTACATTGTAGGTGTAGCGATTGTTCTGTATATACGTCCCAGCCTAATGTTCCATCCCGATAATGGAACGTGGAAAGAGTTCGGTCTTGATAGCAGCCACCGTAATACTATATTCCCCTTCTGGATGTTCACAATTGTATGGGCATTCTTGTCCTATGCAATAGCAAGTCTCAGCAACGTCTTTGTCGCCAATGTTGTTTTACGCTCGGCTCCAATGGATGAGAATATCGCAACGCCGATCAGCGAAGTTCGCTATACTGAAGTCACTCCAGGTACACAAGTCGTTCATACGAATACACCCCGTATTCGTGCGCCACGTATGCCCAAAGTAACACCTCCTGCTCCTATATTTACACCTACACCTGAGCCTACACAACTCCCCGGTTACTATATTGTAGAACCTCAACCATCCGGTGTGCCAAAATTCATCTATTTCGGTCACGAGCCCCCTACATTTGAGAACCTATCATCGCACGACTAATTGGTTACGCTTTTTGCTGGAGTTGGGGGTGGAGGAGTCGCTGTTGGAGTTGTTACATCATCGCACATTCCCGAGAAGCTTGCGCCAATCAATGTACTAAACGCTCCCGCAAACCCACCGAAATAACCGTATGCAAGCGCATCGGTAATATTCGTATCCATATCGGGCGGGAGTAAATTGGTTACGACTCCACGGAGCGGAGAAACCAACCAGACGAGCACTAGCACTGCTACTTGTATTAACAGTGCCAAGCCCGCATTATTTGCCGCCTTTTGTACGCTCTGTACTTTTCCGCAATCCTCCTTCTGCATCAATACAAACATACCCAGGGACGCCAGAAAGGCGACAATTCCCGCAAATAGGAAAAATGAGACGAGTACGCGGAGTTCGCTAGATTGGGTACCGAGCGCTGAACTTAAACCCATAAATACAAGGAAAGGAATCATAGCCATCAGCAAAAACATACAAATCACCATAGCAACTGTTACGCCGACATTCATTTCTTCTTTCTCTATCCCTGAAAAAAAGAATGGCGACTCGCGCAAAACGCACAATCGACCCCCGCAAAGTGACCGACCTAGATGCCTGGCTCAAAGGATATAAATCAAAATACGGCAATCTTGTTCGTCGTGGCGGTGACTATCTTGTACTAGACCCCGCAAAGTATAAAGACGATTATGATGCCGCCCTCGCTGCGCCTGTTCTCGTCATACCCTCCACAAAGGCAGCCGACGCCCAACTAATCCTTGCGACCCCCGACGGATTTCCACAACTCCGGGCTACTGCTGAAGAAACTATGAAAGACTTACATGAAGAGCAAGCGAAACATATTGCTGTAGCATCTGACGCAGTAAACAAGGCGGACGTTGAGTTATTGAAGGCTACACTAGCCTGGAAGGCATCCGCTGCCGAGGGGGAATCGGTTCGTAGCGCACTTGCTATGGACGTCGCCGCCGCAACTGTTGCGATGAAGCAAGCCGAGGCAACATTATGCGCTGCCAAGTACCCAGTACGCTATATTAAAGCAGAAACAGAACTTTTAGTAAAAGATCTGGACTATGCTACACATAGTGATAAACGATTCCATAATACACTCTATCGTCTTGTGATAGAGCCGAGCGAACGTTCAGAACGTATTGTTCCAATCACTACTGAAGAGGGTAAGGCTTAATACGATCCTCTGACTTATCGCAATCCACGGTTTTTGTTTCGTATTTGAAGCACGCACCATTTCTATCACGATACACTAATTCGCTGACATTCTCCAAATTAGGGTACTTTGTAATCACCATTGGCGCCGGCTTGAGAATATATACACAGAAAATTCCCAATGCTAGACCAAATAGAAAAGGGAAGAATTCCAACTTATTAAAAAACTTCATCTCCTATTAAAGTAGGGATGTTTAATTTTATGGAGATTATTGACCGCCCAGGCTTTGCTACTATAATTAGCATTGTCCTCGGATTTGGTCTTGCCTGTATCTTCCGCCCTCTCTGTAAAGGACCGGATTGTCTTATTATCCGCGGTCCACCCATAGATGAAATCCGTGGCGCGGTATTTCAGTTCGGTACTAAATGCGTAGAGTTTGACGCAAAAGCGGTTGAATGCCCGCCCAAAGACGGTAAAGTATCTGTTGTAGATACAATGTCGTTTGCGGCGCTTGGTTAGGCTGCGTTTTCTAACAATGAATCAGGCTGCGTTTTAGAAATGCCCCGATTCTCTGTTTCCAGTCTAAACCCAATGTCTGGCTCTGGTTCTCCCGAAAGCGGAACTCCCATCGATGCGCTTGAAACCGGCAACGTACCTAATGCGGCGGATGCCAGCCGTATGGCGGAAATCCTACGCGATATGAACGCCTCAGGTGCTGAAGTTGCCGCCGGCGGTTCCGCGGCGCCTCCTCCCCAGATGATGCCTCAGGCTCCACAGATGCAGCAGATGCCTCAGATGATGCAGCAGATGCAGCAGATGCCTATGATGCAGATGCCAATGCCAATGAATGCGATGGGTCCTGTTGGCGGTATGAATGGACAGATTCCTATGATGGTCCAGCAGCAGGCACCACAGTTTGTTCCCTACGATGACGGAGACTCACGTGCCCCTCCTCCTAAAAAGAATATGTGGTCCACTTTCTTTGATAATCTAACCGACCCAATTATTGTTGCTATACTCATATTTACTCTATCACTCCCGGTACTCCAGACCTTCCTAAGTAAGTACGCTACCTGGGCGTTCTCTCTCGGCGGTCAGCTCTCGTGGCTCGGACTCATCGCCAAATCGCTTCTCGGCGCCGTGCTCTTCGCACTCTATAAAATGGCAGCAGGTGCTTTCGGTCTCTAAACAAAAACTGTCGGCAAAATAGAGTCATACGAATGAAGTCGCTTCGTTCATTGGTAAAGGGTAATATGGAATGTACCGTCGGTTATGCCATTTTTATAGTCGTTGCCGCCTACGTTTTATACAGCGGACAGCCCGAAACGGTCGGTCTCGGCGCCGGTGTCGCCTTGGTCTTATATGTTCTAACGGGCGGCAATGTACTTGTCAGCGCCGTCCTCGGCTCTTTTGTATCATTAGTAGCACTCTACTATTCCCGGACCCCTATGGTACGTGTAGAGGGCTTTGAATCCGATCGCGACGAAATCAGCGAGGAGGACTACTTGACCGATAAGGAGAAGGCGGCTGTTGTAGAGAAGGGAGAGCACGTTGAGAGCTTTGAGGAGGCGCCTAAGCCAAAGCGGGCGGCGAAGAAGACCAAGAAGGCGAACCCGCCTCCCGATAACGGTGACCGCAGCGAGTTCTTCACACTCGGCAAAAAATACAAACTACCCAACGAAGCGGATGACGAGGAGTATCACTTAGACGCTGGCACAACCTTCATGAATGCCTATAAGTCACTCAAGCCCGACCAGATTGCCTCTATGTCTAAGGATACACAGGAGTTGATGCAGACACAGAAGCAGTTAATGGGTACACTTGCGACCCTCAAGCCACTCATCACCGACGGTAAGCAGATGATGGAGATGTTTCAGGGTTATTTCGGTAAGGGCGGTATGGGAAACTAAATAGAATTGATGGATAGTTATATGTAATTTGATTATGAGTGTATATAATCAAATTAAATTAGCACGAAAGTGTAAATGATGCGTATCTTTCTCGCATTTCTTGTACTTACTGTATTTCTAACTGCGGCTATCATATATACATATTACGTTCGTCGTGGCGTTATTATGTACGAGGGCTTCTCAGAAGAAGATATTTCTAGCGTTGAAAAGGCGGTCAGTGAGGCGGTTCCCCAAATAGAACCGGCAACAATCGCAAAGGTTCTCACAATTCTAAAACGTATGGCGGGCACTGTATTACAGCCTGGTTTCTTTACAGATGCTATCCGTCGTAGCCAAATGTCGCCCATGGATATGGCACGTGATTATATAAAATCACAGGCGGCGGCGGCGCAAGCAAAATAGTAAGAAACAACAGAGGATGGCACGAGGACTTGCTGGACGATTCAAGATGCGTGGAGGCGGGTTGACCGGTGGCGCCTGCCCGCCAGGCGTTCTATGTATGGATCTCGGCACTATCTTTTGCGTTATTTGTATCGTTGTAATCGTTCTCGGCTTTTTAGCGTTCCTATGGAATCAGACGGCGGCGCCGATGCCCGCTATCAAACCACGTAAATATGCTCCACCGCCCGAAGAGAAGGTTGAACTTGTAGCAACACGTGAGACCGCGCCCCGTATTGGTGCCGGTATTGCTCCTATGCTAGGACCCCTAGGACCTCTTGGTCCCTGGGCGCAGCCGACCCGCGGTACCGGCGACCCCCGCTTCTCGCCCCTCGCCCCTGAGCAATCGTATTACACCCCGCCCGACCCTGGATTCGTCTCCCCACCTATACCCGCCGGTGTCGGTGCTATCATACCTATCAATGTCCAAACCCAGGGCTACCCTGATTCGTACCAACAAATCGGTGTTCTCACAGCGCCCGGCGGCACAGATATGTCCGCCTCCCCCAATCGTACTATTCTACCTCTATTCGGTCGCAAACTTACCACAAACCGTGACCGCTGGAACTATTACACCCGTACCGACGGTATGAATCCCGTTCAGGTACCGCTCCAATTTAAGCGTCGTAATTGTGACGACGATAATGGCTGCGACGAAATCATTACCGGCGATTCGGTCGGCGTACCTATATTAGGTCAGGCATACACCGCCAATGTATTCCGTTACGCTACACCCCGCTACTTACCCGTATAAGTGGCGGTTTAAAAAACGTAGGAAAATCAGAGACGGGGCACAGATGTCCACAACCGCTGATAACTTCTTTTCTTGTAGTGAAACCCCCGCAAATTTTCCATCAGGGTTGAAACTAGCAGACATTGTTGGAAGTTCTACAAGTATATTACGTATAATTTCTCAGATACCAGGTCCAGGAAATTATACCGGTCCTCACGATTTCTTTTTTGATATCAACGAAAATCCCACAACATCTATACAATTTAATGGATTTATGTACAATTTATCGCATTCGTATCTTTGTATGCCTGGTGTACATAAAATATCCCGTGAAGCAAAAGTCTGTGACGCCGAATTAGTGATACTATTCAATCCATCACAAACCACTGCTTCGCAACAAACGCCGATTCTTTTATGTATTCCCGTAGAATCCGGTATTCGTATAAATCCGCAATCTAAGAAATACTTTGCGACACTCACGACCGGTGTTACCGCAAATCGTCCTACACTCGGCTCTATTTTACAACCAAACTCTACCTTCATTACGTACAATGGATTTAATTTTATGTTACGCGTCGGCGATTCCAATACACTCAAGTCGTGCTCTGATATTCCTGTGTCTCCAACAAATAAAGTTCGATACCTGGTCTGCCAGAATGCCATCGGTATGACGACAGAAGACTATCTTCGTTTCAACGGACAACTCGCCCGCAAACCCCGTCCCGTGGGTGCCAATGACTATGCGCCCCTAGAACAACTCGTCAAACCGCCCGTTTGTTTAAACGAAATATCCAAAGACCGCTTTGTACAACTTACCACCCGTATCACAAATGTCGTGATTGAAGCGGGGGACGCCCTGGCAGCCTCGTGTAATGTTAAAAGGACCGGTATAGCAACGAGTGCGCTCAAATGTAAGCCTATTCGCACAAAAGGGGACGGTGGGCTCAGCATAGATATGACGAAGGGCGGAACCACGCTTGATAAGGAACTCTCAAACACACAGGACGCTCTTGATAATATGGATTTGGGAGAGATGGATCCCGGTATATCGGCAACAGGTACTACATCTCAATTTGAACCCGGTGATATTGAACGTGGCATCGGCATCGTTCTAGGTATTCTATTCGGTGTTGTAATGTGTGCTCTCGTGGGCTATCTTATTCAGCGATTCTTATTCGGCGATAGATATGTACAAACCATCGTTGCGAAAGAGACGGCGACAATGAAATTGCCGTCTATACCCTCGTTGCCAAAGATTAGATTACCTGATATTACCAAATTCACTTGCCCCAAAGAGTAGTCGTTGCCCGTATTAGGAATATGGTTTATCATAGAGAAAACGGCGAATGGGTGTGCCCACCCCCGCCGCCCGATGATATAGACTACTATATACAAAAAGGTGCGCCACACTGCGATGCTCCTGTAGTCGGCGCCGAATCGGCAGGATATGCGCCCGCCCTCGGTCACGACGAAGAAGAAACGCCACTCAAGTGTTACATGCTCGACGAAGATAGAGATATAAGCGGAAGTACACTATTTATTAACGGAGAGGGAAAGGCGGAGCCCTTATCGCCGATGTTACAAATGCAAAATGCTGTAACACATTTAAATCCTGATACAATGAACCCCGGTGTACAGCCTGGTGACATAGAAACGATATTAAGTTGGCTTCTCGCTGCGGTTATAATTCTTATAATTCTATGTACATTAGCATATTATGCTTGGGGTGTGTATAAACAACCGCACGGTTCGTTCTGGAATTTTGTAACGAATTTGGCGCTCAAGTGGCCACGCTGGTGGTGGTGCCCATAATGAAAATCCAACGAAACAGTAAGGTAGGGACCAGAATGAGTTCTAAATGGATTCCGTTTCTGTTTATATTTGCTATCATCGGTATAGTACTTATGATAGTTCTTCGTGACGATAAGTCGCTTATTAGCAAATTTGTACAGGTGATTTCTCGTAACATTGAGGGATTCGCGCCGGCTCCTGTACTAGAAAGCCCACGCTGCCCCACCAACTATACATTCTTCACTGACCGAGTCGGTGATAGTTTCTGTTGTGCCGGTAGTATAAATCCCTATACACACCGCTGCGAAGTGGGTGACGACAACGGACTTTGTGCCTTCCGCCCAAATATGGTAGACCCTCGTAATCGGCACCGTATCCTACCTCTCTGCTCGTCGCTAATTACAGAACATCATACAACACAGCAACAGTCGTGCCCGGATTCCCTGCCCAACTACGCCAGTATCGGCAAGTGCTGTCTCAGCAACCCTGACCTGGACGATTACGACTGCGTAGCATCCGATAATAAGGATAAGACAAAGTATTGTAAATTGTCTGGACCATTGGCTGACGGCGAACAACTCTGTAGTGCTATGAATATGATGGCGACTGCCACGTCATCGTGCCCCGCTCAGATTCCTCAGGCGGTATTTTATAAGACCGGCGCAGCAGAAGTCGCTGCCTACGGTGCCTCAGCGGGAAATCTAATTGTACCAACTTGCTTCGGTATGAACGAAATCTGTATTCCAGACGCAGTCATTGACTATTACCAGAAGAATAATGGGCTCTACAAGGATAAAAATATTCCTACGTGGGCGTACTCTTGTACCGGTTGGTCAACTACGAATGTTAAAAAGGATATGACGGTAGATATGGATAACTCCTACTTACCGTCCGCGTCTTCTTAAACTCGGTTTATTCTTTCATACATTAGAATGTCGTTTACAGGCTCTAATCTATGTAATCAGTCTGCTACTATAATACCGCCATGCGATACATGTAAGGGGGACGGAATGGTATATCCATTGGTGAAAAAAGAGTGTCATATATGTGAGGGGAAAACAACGGCATGTGGAGAATGCGGTGGTTTCGGATATATTCGTATCATTGAACCTACCAGATGTGAAGACTGTCGAGGATCTGGGAGAATGACTCATATAGCGTTGGTGGGCGGATTGACTTTATCATAAACTCTCCCTCACCGTCTGCGAGTTTGTAGCCGCATCGCTCATAATAACTGCGGACACCGACACCCGAAATCACGGCAATCATCTCATATCCGTCGGCGGCGGCAAGATTCTCGGCGGCTACAAGAAGCTTCTTACCGATGCCCAAATGTTGGGCAACTGGAGTATTGCCGGATGAGCCCGATGATGCGTTGTCGCCCACCGCAAACGTCCTACCATATACATGAAGTTCACGAATGAGTGCGGTTTCGGTCAGTTCAGGAAAGACCTCATTCTTCACTGAATAGCGAGACGGAATACGCAGTCTCAGGAATCCAAAGAGGACCTCTTCGTCTGGCGATTCCCACGAAATAAAGTACTCCTTACCGCCTTGGGCTAAGTACGACCGTACCTTTAGAGTTCCGTCGACTGGGTCGGCATCATGGCGTCCTGCCTCCCTACAACGAATACAGCGACAGGTTAGACCACGGTCCGTCATCGCCTTCTGGAAATCTTGGCGCTGCGAGCTCGTCTTAATTCCCGCCACAATATACCCATTCGGAATATCCCGTACAATACGGTTATTGCGAATCCATGGATGAACACGAGACTTCCAATAGACAATCACCTCTTCTAGTTCCTTATCTGAGTAGGGAACGTAGGTACCTGCCTTATACTCTTCTAGAATCTTCGTAAACGGTGTAGTTTCACACGGATACACCTTCACCTGGTCAGGATGTAGCTCTTGGAGCACTTTGTCCATCATCGCCTTATCCTTCTCTGGAGTGGCACCTGGCAGATTCGGCATGATATGAATGTCTACCTTGAAGCAGCTATCCCTGAGGAGAGTGAGAGCATTGACTGTATGTTTATGGGAGCAGCCCCTGTTCACACGTTTTAGAATTTCATCGTCCGTATGCTGGATGCCAATCTGTACACGGGTGACGCCCCAACGGCGGAAATCCCTGAGCTCTGCGGGGGTGATACAATCCGGTCGGGTCTCTACCGTTACACCAATAACTCTGTGTTGGCTATTTGTATTGCGGCTCTTCTCTTCTTGGAGGGAGAGGGGCTCTCGTGGTGGATCGGCGGACTTCTCGCAAATATTCGCCGCATAGAAGATATCTCGCATATAGGTTTCTAGATAGGTTTTTGGGTAGGAGTGAATTGTACCACCTAGGATGAGCACCTCAAACTTATCGGTCGGATGTCCGTTCACCTGATACGCCTTGATGCGGGCGAGCATCTGCTTGACGCAATCAAAGCCATTCTGATTGGCACGTAGAACACCAGGCTCGCCGAAAAGGTATGACCTCGGTTGCCCTGGCTCATTTGGACAGTAATTACAATTCCACTTACACGTGAACGTCTGTCCATTGGGGTATGGCGAAAGGAAGATAGTAATCACAGAGACGCCAGAGATGCCGCGGCAGCGGCTAGTAATCAGGGCGTTCTCTAGAAGATGGCTGCGCTCCATCAAACCGAGCTCTTGCTCGGCGAGGTATACCTGGGTAAAGTGGCGGGGCTTAATGCTCATATGATGCTTCCGTTGGAGGTCACGGAATACTTGGAGTTTTGAAATGCCCTTCTCTAGCATTTCAAGCATCTCATAGAGAATCGGTCGTAGAATCTCTTGTTGACTCGTTGGCATTGTTAAGTCTCTCCACTTATAATCTAGGGGGAGAGTCTTACAGTAATCTTCAATATCGGTGATTCGGCTACCATTCTGTGCGAGTTCCATTCTGTTGGTGAATGGCTCACAGTAAAAAAATAGTTTCAATTTTTCTGCTTACATGCCACCACGGAGTCTTAGGACAAGATGGAGCGTAGATTCCTTCTGGATGTTGTAGTCGCTGAGGGTGCGACCATCTTCTAGCTGCTTACCAGCGAAGATGAGGCGCTGCTGATCACCTGGAATTCCCTCCTTATCCTGAATCTTCGCTTTGATGGCTTCAATTGTATCAGACGGCTCAACATCTAGCGTAATCGTCTTGCCCGTAAGCGTCTTACAGAATATTTGGAACCCCATACGATTTGTATGCTAAATACAGTAAGAAAACTTTAAACCGTCAATTTTTGAGAATGAATGGTAAAAAAAATGAATCCAATGTCGCCTAATGTATCCTAAGCATCTAACAAAATGCCTAGATGGGTGGATTGTAAGCATTGTAAAGGGAACGGCTGGCTCTATCCTTCAACACGCGAACGTTGTCGTACTTGCGATAACGACGCCGAAAAGAAGGTAGTATGCGACCGCTGCCGTGGTGCCGGTTGGGAAAATATTGTAGAATCCGTGATGTGCTGTGATTGTAATGGGAACGGGCGGCGCCAGGTAGAGGATACACGTCAACGCCGCTAATAAATTTGCCTTTATTTTTTAGAAATGGATGAGTCCTCGCGTATTCGTTCTCGTATGGCGCAAAAACTTACCCAGCAGCAACAAATCCTAACACCGCAACAAAGAGCAATCATTAAAGGCAATCTTAATTTATATACGGCGGGCTCGGCGGACTATTTGGACGGCGTTGTATCTTATACAGGCATTCCGTTTGATGGTGATTTCTATCTCGGTACCGGCGATTTTACCATTGAGTGGTTTCAGAATCTGACCGCCGGTGCCACTTATCCACGTGCTTTCTCTCTCGGTTATTTCGGTCCAGGACCCGGTTCCCTTACCTGCTCTATCGCTGTGAGCGAAGAAGTAAATGGTGGTGGTCGTAATATGATTTATTGGCGTAATAGTGGTGGTGCTTACGGTGGAAATAATGGTAATACATTCGGTACAATACCATCGGCGTCACTTGTCGGCTCATGGGTTCATGTCGCACTTGTACGTAAATCAGGTGTGACTCGTATGTACGTAAATGGCACGCAACTCGGCTCCGATCTTGCCGATACCACAAATATAGGATATTTGGAGCCCTATCCAAATCCTAGTACATTTACCGGCTATAATATTCTGGCGGTCGGTGACGAAATTCCTGAAACCGCTAGCACAACCTTCGCCGGCTACATCACTAGTTTCCGTTGGACGAAGGGGAACGCCATCTATTGGGGTAATTTTCAGCCACCTGTATCCGCACTCACACCTGTCAGCGGGACGAAACTACTTCTACTCAACTTGAATCCTGGAGGTTTGGCGGTTGATTCATCCGGTTTGAATAAGACGGTTGTGTCGCAAAATGTAAACGCCTCTTGCTCTATCCCCTACATTCCTGGCAATTATTACGCATTATCGCCATCGTGTGTCAATTTAACTCCGCAGACCGTCCAAACCCAACAGGTCTATAATAATTAATTCGGCAGAGTGGTGGAAATTTTACTAGCATATTTAAACGCAAGCGGATGTATTCTTTCTATACAATGGCGTCGGTCACGATTTCCGCAGAGGACCTACAATCTGTCTATTCGCAGCTCAACTTTCTACGTAACTATGTCGGAGTATGCCCGCTTGACTGGCAGGAGTATGTTGTAGGCAAGGCTGCTGCTCCTGCTTCCGTTGCCCCTGTTGCCCCCGTTGCCCCTGTTGCCCCTGTTGCCCCTGTTGCCCCCGTTGCTTCCGTACCGGTAGAGACACCCATGCCTGATGTAGTCGGTTCAACACCGGTCAAGAAGAGTTATTTCTAATTTAAAAAAATGATATAATCTTTTTGAGCAAAAGGTATTTTACGCAAAAATGGCGGTATCACTTCTACTCAGCACCGAGGATATCAAATATACGATGACAAAATGCGAATTTGAAACCGATTTTCTAAAACGCATCGGTGCCTATCACGCCTTGAATCCAACTCAAATCGCAGGGGTGATTTCAGGCGGCAAGTATCGGCTACCACCCATACAAGTTGTAAAAGAGGACGGTAAGAAATCTTGGAAGGCAACTCCCGTAGATGACACAATCTTTACAGGAATTCTTACAAAGAGCGGTCGTGAAGGACAGTGGGTTGTCACTCGTGGCGAGCCGTGCTTATCCGAAGTCTATATGTCGCTCATTACCGGTATTAAACTTTGGGATATCGAGGGATTTGAAATCTATAAGACACCACTTGGTCATGTAGCACTTGTAACCCACGTGGACACCGAAACCAACTAAAAAAATGATATTTATTAAACATATTTTTATGTTAGACAATGCTTTGGCGTGAGTACTTTCGCGGGCTACTTCTCTCTCGGCGTATTATGCTCCATCTAGCTATATGGGTTGAGACCGCGAATGATATGAAATGTGAAATGCCTGATATGAAGGATATCAATGATTATCCTAAAATCTTTGATATGCTAGATATGGATAAGGATGATGTAAAGATTCGTATGTCTGGTATGTTCGGCAATGCAACATACAAAAGAGCGGGCGAAGAGTGGATTGAAGTAGAGTATAACGCACGGAATAATGTGGGAATGCCGGCGAGGATGCTCTCGTGGGCGGTTTAGACTACGAAGAGAGCCATTCCTGGACCCTCTCTCTGATTCCTGGAACACTGACAAATGCGTTGAGTTGCTGGGCGATTTGGATATCGTTCCTCTTATTATTAAAATCAAACTGATTCAGTATATTAATGAAATTCGTGTCGTTAATATACTGAGGGGCGGTGCCGATAAGGCGCATCGCATCTCCTGGCGACTTTGAGCGAAGGGTGGGCACAACGTTCATTTAGTGGGATGCTCGGTTGTAGTCTGACGTTGTTAGAATTCAATTTTCTTCACCCATAGAAAATGGTCAATCGTGATGTTGTTCTAAATATTGGAGATACCTTGACGGTCACAGTTGCTGACCCGCGTGACCGCTCTACAACGGTAACACCCAGTAACAATAATTACTATGACAGAAATAACGGTGATGAGTTTAAGATTGCCGGCGGTGCTCGCCGTGGTAAGAAGACGCGTAAGATCGGCGGTGCCAAGCGGAAGATGAGCGGCTTCATGAAATTCTCGCAGGCGAAACGTCCCGAGGTAATGCGTGAGAATCCAGGCATCGCCTTTGGCGACGTTGGTAAGCGCCTCGGTGAGAAGTGGCGTGCTCTCACTGATAGCGAGAAGGCACGCTATTAAGAGTATGGTTTAAATTGTTCAGTCTAAAATAATTCAATGGCGTACACTGAATTATTTTATTTACGACTCAAATATTCGTCTGAACAGAATATTCGCGGTGAAAAACTATGGTTATCGTGTCTTATAGACCGCTCCATTGAAGATGTAAAAAAGAAGATTACTGACCTTTTATCAACAATGATGGTTGTGTACAGTTTATTTTGTGTATTTGCTATCGGCGATATTAACACTCCTATAGTCACGGATAATATTGTGATAAAAACATTTTTCTTAGTCAACGCCTCTATTGAATCGTATGTAATGCTTGCGTTATTATCGTCTAGCTCCGCGGTCTATCTCTACATCATTCTTATACCCAATGATATGGATTCGGTTGTTCATTTTATACGACAATTTAATTACTGGTTTTCCTGGTTTCCGCTTTACGGAATGCTTTTCTGTAACATACTTCAAGTAACAAATATTATTTTTCGTCTATATACCGTGAATCCTACACTGGTCATCAGTCAGTCCGTGATTGGCATGCTTTTTATGATTTGGGGGCTTTTCTATTCGCTTCGTATATCGTATTTCATTCACGGAATCTTCAACGAGAAAATTAAGAATTGTTTGGAAAATCGCTGACTAAACAAAATCTAAAAATTGAGATATTATTTGTATATATTCATTGAAGGTATACAAATGCGTTGGTTTATCGTTACACTGTTTGCGCTTGCTCATAGCATCTTTACGACGAAGAGGGCGACAATTATAACGGGTGGTGCTGAGACCTTTACGCTTGTTAAGAATTGTTCCGGTATGCTACGTGGGGTCTATGCTCGTGATGCTACAACGGTTGCCTGTTATGACGGGGTTTGCCCAGCTGTATCAGGCACCTGTTACAAGATTGGCGCAATTCCATACAATACAATTTGGGATACTATGGGTACGCTCTATATCAAGCCCGCCACCGGTATTCCGTTCCAGACGTCACTCTGTTGTTGTACGTACTGTGGCGGAAATCCTTGTGGCGCAGTGGTATGGTACGATTAAATAGTCGCAATAGGAAAAATCTAAAAATTGACTGTTTAATTTTTGATTTGGTGGGCAGCATTCATAATGTCTTATGCGCCACGAACACTCATTAAGTCTCGTGGGGTTCTACAGTCACTAAAGGGCGGTGACGAATTAAAAAAATACGAAGCATTTGATCGTATTCTACAACAAATTTGGTTGGATGTTAGACAGGGAGCAATTGGTGGTAGAACGACCTACGTATATGATTATAATAGATTCATTCAAGACAATCGTGAGTTTAAAAATCTAGAAAGATTTAATATGTTTCGCTTAGACCTAGTGACTATTCTTGAAAAGGAATATCCAGAGTGTAGTATTAAATATGTTGAAACGGTCGGTTACGGAGGTGAAGTCGTTCAACGGATTATTGTGATTGATTGGTCATGAGGGTTATGAAAAAAAATGATAATAGAATTGGGATTTTTTAGATTGTTACGGTTTCTTCTTCCAAATGTCAACAACTATCTACATTCTAAAACTCAAAGGCAAACACTACTACGTTGGAAAGAGCGACAATCCAGCAAGGCGATTTGAAGAGCATATTAATGGCAGAGGGTCGGCATGGACACGAAAGCATGCGCCCATTAAACTTGTGCGTACCGTTACAAATGCGAGTCCGTTCGATGAGGACCGCTATGTATTAGAATATATGGGAAAGCATGGTATTGATAAGGTCCGCGGTGGCTCTTATGTAACGGAGGAACTTGATGATAGTCAATATGAAGCCGTTCAGAAGATGATTCGTGGCGCAAAGGATCAATGTATGCGCTGTGGTCGTCCAGGGCATTTTGTGAAGAACTGCCACGCAACGACTGACACTGATGGAAATAACATAAATGAATATGATGATAGTAGCGACGAGGAAGAAGATGAGTGGGGTTGTGATTACTGCTACCGTACATTTACCACTCAATATGGATGTATGCTTCACGAGAATTCATGTAGTAATAAGTCTTCCAAGAAGGCGGGCGGAATTAAGTCTTCCAAGAATGCGGGCGGAAGTAAGTCTTCCAAGAAGTTAGCTGGTGCGTGCTATAAGTGCGGTCGCCCAGGTCACTATTCGCCAGATTGCTATGCTAAGACCCACGTTGATGGTTATGCTATTTAGAGTTTGGCTAGGCTTCTAACAAAATAAAAAAATTGAATGTTTTATTTTTGATTTGGTGGACAGCAAATTGGCGTCATGAAGAATCAGGTATACAGTCGTGAGTATCTACGGAGCGTTCCTGATGAGAAGAAACAGCAGATGTTTGACCAGATAATTAATAATTTCCAATACGATGTCATTAATGTTGCTGCTACAGGCAAAACATCATTTATGATTGATATTACACGCATTCGTCAAAATACAAATTGTTCTACTATTCATACCGATGATGAACTTGTTGTCGCAATTCAGAAGCGGTATCCTGATTGTGCGGTTAAGTTTGATGAACAGTGGGTTGAAACTGGGCGAGATACGCGGGTGCGAAAGGCGGGTATTGTAATTGATTGGTCCTGAGATTTCTAACAATTAGACTAGGTTAGTCGGCGTCTAAACCCTATTTTTTACTATAATTCTAAAATGGCGCTCCCTATTCATATTTCTCGCACCGACTATAAAAATTTTATGTTAGATTTATATCTAATGCTTGTGGCACGTACTAGTGAAATTGCTAATGAATATGATACTCTTCTTGATACAGATGTAAAAGGGTTAACTTCAGGAATGAGAGATTATATGAAACAGCATATTACAAGAATAATTAGTAATATGTTAAATAATGAGTATCCTATAATCACACACAAGCTTGTTTTAATAATTCTACAAGCATTGGATGCGTCTATTATTGCTCTCTTTACTATACGCCCCAAAAGTTCATTTAAATATGTAGACATTAAAGACTATTTGTACACCCAACTAATATGGTTATTCGATGTAGACGAACACTATCCAACAATACTAGGAGATTATCTTGTAATTGATGATGAGACTACGATGGACAGTCCACCCATAGGTGATGAACCTATAGCGGATTAAAGAAAAAATTGAGAAGGGTGGTTACTATTTTTCAACATCCAACAGAGATGGATATTGACAAACGTATTGCCGACTTGGAGGATAAATTACGACGGATGGAATCCCGCTACAGCCAGTCCAATCCAGTGGATGTTCTAGGCATACGGGCATTGAGGCAGGAGATTAAGCGGTTGAATGAGGAGTTGGCGGCGGGGGCGAGGAAGACAAAATGATTTATTGCTTCGTAACTTCACTAGTATTTACAGTTCGGTTGTCCGACAGCACCACTTTGGAAGGAACTCCATCCTTGGAGAACTCAAGCGACTTTACCGTAAACACAGAGGTCTCATATACGACAGAATCATTTACAAACAGAACTTTTTGATTAGTATCTCTTGCCGGTTCCTCGTAACGCGCTCTATAAGTTACATCCGCAGGCAGAGTTTGACTATTAGCATATACAGGAAGTACATGGAAGTTTTGGTCAGTGCGAAGTCCCTTGCTTGGATTCACACTCACGGACAGTCCAACGGTATTGTATGGAATACCTGCTCCAGTATTATCAAGTACGACACGTTGTTCAGCAGTAAGATTATCCCTTTCAATGCGGTGAGTGACAATCAGTCGCGTTCCTAGTTCATAATTGCCAGTGCCATCATCCTGTCTGAATGCATTGGTACTTTTAGAAGTTCCTAGCAGTTCGGTAAGTTTAGCAAAGCATTCCTCCTTTGTATTAAAGGGTCCAATCTCACGAATATCACGGCTACCTGATAATTGCGCCTCAGCTGGAACAGATGCCATAGCCTCTTCGTGAAGATCCGCAATACTGTGCGGCACATAAGAATTTTCCTCAATATTGAGAACAACCCGTACCTGATGAAGTACTGCCTCAAAGGTCCGCTGATCATACCAAACACGAATGAAACCGGCATACTCTGGACGGTGCGCAATAACTCCGTTAATACGACCACTTGTTTGTACAGCCTTAGCTAAATCTTTCTGGTAGCCAAAGATTTCATCGGTCACAAGCATGCCAGGTAATGCCAAATCGCGTGGCGCATAATGATATGTGATTGCGCGGTCAAGTTTGCGATGACCAATAAAGACAAGTGGTGCCTCTCGTAGTTCAGGATACTGTGACGCAATCCAAAACAACCGCTCATTCATCTGCTTGCCCTTCAGTTCTGGTGTATTACGCTTATTAAGAGGAACCGCTGGACGACCGCTCTTAAATATTAGCCGAAAGCCATTCTGATTTAGCACAATGCTATTGTATCCTTCCCTACTAATTCGCTCTCCTAGTGATACTTGGTCAGCATTCTTATAATCGGCAGTAGCAAGAACAACCGGCATACGTGCTACACCATCACGACATGTAATAGGCATCTGAAAGGTTTTCTTGTAATCTGTTAATACACGAAATACAAAGTCACCATTACTTTCACGGGTACGCTGACGAAGATTTTTGACAGGTTGATCACAATCCGCATGATTAATATCACGGTAATGCTCCTTAACGGTATCCGCAAGATCAATCACAGCCTGCTTTGCGAGTTTGAACTCAGGCATTTCAAGGAGTTGTTCGTGGGTAGCCGTTACAAAGTAAGTTCCGTGATTTTTGTCCTTTGGCGTACATACTCCTGCATTTACATCGCACAGAAATGGCTGAATATATGGGCGTAAAAGAGTGTAAATCTCATCGGCTTCGTCAAGGAACGTACTATGCTTAATCGTTCGTCCAGCAACTGAGGTAGTATTCGTTAATTCCTCAATCGTCTTATATACTCCGCGAACAACCTTAGCAACCTGTGTCTTATTATTAAGACTAATAATAATAGGTGTCGGTTTGTTAGTATAATATGGCAACAATTCAATTGCACTCGCAATTGTCTCAACACTTGGGTTGCATACAATGACGTCTGTAATATCATCGTCGACCACAATCTTTGCCGACGAACAGAGATACACCTTAATATTATGGGTGCGGGCAAACGTGGCAAGAAACCGAAGCACCGTTTGTCCCGTAAGTTCCTGGTCATTGCGCGTAAATAGGACCGGTACTACAGTATGATTCTGTATCCCCTCAATATTCCTATCAAGGAAGATCTTAATAATTTTCATCATCTGATCCGTTTTGGTCTTTTGCGCTCCTAGAATAATAGACCAGAAGGTGCCAATTACATCAATGAGTTGGTTAATAATGAAACGTGAAATCGCCGACATGTCTTTCATTACTCCACGCAGATCTGTAACCGAATCGTGAAGAGTATATGTCTCCTCTTCAGAAACATCGTAAACGGACTTAATAATATTGCTATCCCTTAGTTCTGTAATAGCATCTAGTAATTGTTCATCACTATAAATTGCTGGATTACTGAATTGCGAACAGCGGCGGATCCGCTCTAAAAGATCATCTTGTGATAAATTCCGATAACGCCACTCCATCGTTTCTATTTGTTAGTATCATTTCTCTAAGTGACAACGGATTCAATTTTTTGGACCTTCCTAAAAATTGACCAAACTTTTTTCTCCCGACCTCGTAACCAACCAAAATGGTCACCTGCGAATGTTCTAGATGTGGAGCCGAATTTGATACCGTTCCCAAACTCAAGCGTCATCAAAACGCTAAAACCGCGTGTCCCGATAAATATGCGAAAGCACTTGAGGAGATTGCGAAGCTTAAAGCCGAACTTGCTCTGAAATCTGCCCCTAATGCTTTGGTGCCTCTCAAATTCATTGACCTCTTCTGTGGTATTGGCGGATTTCACCAGGCACTCACATCCTTCGGTGCTCAATGCGTCCTCGCCTGTGATATTGATGCAAAGTGCCGTGAAGTCTATAAGGATAACTACGGACTTGATCCAAAGACAGATGTCACAAAACTCGTATCTGCCGAAATTCCTGACTTTGATGTACTCTGTGGCGGATTCCCTTGCCAGGCATTCTCTCACGCCGGTAAGCAGGACGGCTTTGAGGATACCCGTGGAACCCTCTTCCGCGATATTTGCCGTATTCTACGCGAAAAGCGTCCTAAGTATTTCCTTCTTGAAAATGTCAAGAATCTCAAGGGGCATAATAAGGGCGATACCTGGAAAACGATTTACAAGTGTCTAACAGATAGCGGTTATACAACCTATGAAACACCAATCGTACTCTCACCTCATCAACTCGGTGTCCCTCAGCACCGTGAACGTGTTATGATTATGGGATGGCGCAATGATGTCCTGCCTACTGGCGGACTTCCTATTATCCCTAAAGTTAGCCCACCAGCGGATGTAAATATCCAAAGCGTGCTAATGGATGACGCAGATATTCCTGAAGGCACTGCACTGACTGCCACTGATATTGAAGTCCTGACCCTATGGGAGACGTTCATCCAGCATTTTAAAAAGAATGGTGTTAAACTACCGACCTTTCCTATGTGGAGTAATGATTGGGATTCAACGTATAATGTAACGGAGGAAGTGAAGGAAGAGAGTGAAGAGAGCGAAGAGGACACGGATGACGAAGACGAAGAGGAGGAAGAAAAGGAGGGTGAGGAGAAGGTCAAAAACTACAAGTATCCTGCTTGGAAGCAGAAGTTTGTTCTCCAAAACCGAGCCTTCTACAAAGAACATAAGAAGTTTCTAGAACCGTGGCTCAAGAAGGCACGTACGTGTGCCTCCTTTGCCGGCGCACGGCGCAAACTAGAATGGCAAGCCGGTAAGTTTCAGACGAATGACTCTATTTGGAAACTCCTGTTCCAATTCCGCCCATCTGGCATTCGTGTCAAGCGCGCGAACTATTCGCCTGCGCTTGTAGCAATGGCACAAATCGTCTATGTCGGTCAAAAAAAGCGTAAACTCTGTCCGCGTGAAGTGGCACGCCTACAGAGTTTTCCTGATTCGTTTAAGTTGCCTGCGTCGTCTAGTGTGGCCTATAAACAGTTCGGCAATTCGGTAAATGTGGAGGTGATTAAGTATGCGGCGAAGATACTGCTTGGACAGACTTCATCGTAAATAGATCATTGAGGCAAAAGACAGAATCGTAAGAACTTACAATTGAAGATGTCTTGCCTTTATAATAAACGCCATTATTATACTTGACCTGTGTTTTTCCAACAATTTTACCATTTACTTTGAAACAGAGAGATATACCATCTGCTTCAAGTGTTCTAACTACATTGCCATTAACTAATACTTCTCCAAATTGGAAGTATTGAATATTCTTACAAGTTTTATTAACTACGGCAATATAATCAGCGGGTTTCTTTCCCTCTTCAATTCGCATAATATCTTCAAATACTGCTTTCTTATCATCGGCAGAAAGTGAAGCAAACTTAGTAGCAATAAGTGTTGCTACTTCGCTACACGGTTTAATTGCAATAGGATTTGGTTTACCTTTTTGACTAACCCACTTAGATTCATCGGCACCATACTGCTTACACATAAATTCTTTGAAAAGAGGGACAGCTGCTAGTCCAATTTTTTTGAACTTTTCTACATCCTCATCCGTACATCCGAATCGTTTACAGGTCGGATTTGATAAACATTTATTAATTTTATTATCTTTTTTTGTTACCGTGCCATTAAAGATACTTAGTGATTTAGTTCCTGTTGTAGTATGAAGAATTAAATCGCCTGTTCCACCTACATCATCACTCTGCGTTACAGACTCAACGTTAAGAACTTTGAATCCGTTAAAGAGTAGTCCTGTACCAACGGGCTCCTTACGAATATCCATAAACAAACCTCGAATCTTAATTTCGTTTTTGACATTCTCGGCACATATTTTGTTTATAACATCTGACTGCTCGTCAAGAATAGAATCGGGCATCCCCATCTGGCGCATTAGTTTTAGGGCTACAGCAATCTCATACACATTACCCGTATTGTGTTGTTTGGTGTAGGGAAGGAGGGAGGAAAGGAATATATCAGTATAATTCATCTTAGGTCTGGGAGAGATAATTATCTATATATATGGTTAATGCGTTTCAATTTTTTTAACACCCCATAACAGAGGATGGCAAACAACGTAGACCCTGCCACTCGACAACTCATTGAAATCGCCCGCACTACCGATGACCCGCTAGGTTTCCTTATAGAATATTTTGTTGAACCCTATTCACCTATACAGTTAGTGACTATGGATAGACGTCCGGCTTTTAAGCTTATTATTACAGCCGCACTTGACAACATGATTGAACTCGGTATTCGCGAACAATGGATGGACTACCTGTTAGCCAAAGGTATAAAAATCCACGGTGGAATCAATGAATACGTCACCCATTTTTTAAACCAACAGCGCGCAGGAATAAACGTGTTTGACTATATATTAGGATTACCTCAAGATGAATACAAAAATCTGTTAATATTTAGCACCACGACGGAAATGCAAAAAATGCTACTTGTGCATGGATTGACCGCGGAAAATCGTGTTCGTGTTCAAGCGGCGATTGACCGGTTAAATCCGCTCCTTGCTGGTGCCGCCGCACCTGCCGCTGGTGGTGCTCGGCGCCGCCACCGTCGTCGTGCTACGCGTCGCCGTCGGTCAAATAGATCATGATTTGATACTATGTAATATTAATTCTGCCCTATAGTAGAATGGCGAACAACATAACCCCCGCTGAATTTGAAGCAGCAATACGTGCCCGTATGGGCGATGACCCCCTTGACTTCCTACTACATAATGTTGTTGAAGAATACACACCCGAAGAGTTAGCAATGGATGAAACGGTCCAGTTTGTTGTTCACGTAGCACGTAGTCGTCTAATAGAACTTGGTCGTCCTGAAGAGTTTGCCGATTACATAATAGCAAAAAATATCAAAATCTCAGGCGGAATCAATCAATACATTAATAATTTTTTAAATGAAAGTCCCGCATACGGAATGGACCCTATTGACTACGCATTATCATTGCCCTTCGGCGAACGACGGGCTGGTATAATAGAAAGTACAACAATAGTATTAAGTAAAATGCTTGCACAGCCAGGATTAACGCCGGCAAATCGTGCTCGTATTCAAGCCGCTATTGACCGGTTAAATCCGCCTATACCTGGTGCTGCTGCCGCTGCCGCCGGTGGCTCTCGTCACCGTCGCAAAGCGACTCGTCGCCGCCAGACCCGTCGTCGTCGCTAAATCGCTTACTTTGTTGCTTTGTTGCTTTGTTGCTTTATTGATTGATTACCGACTCTTTTCGCTGACCGCAAAGAGTGGGAAATAAAAAGGCAATTAGATTGTAAGTGCCGGTGTAGAATTTGTTGTCATCGGGGCAACTCCAATAGGCTCCAACTTCGTCTGGCACGAGAACTTGCTCTCACAGCTTTCCTGGGTTACCGGACATAGAGCCGAGCATTGTACCGGTGTTAATGAAAGTGCCGCTGCCGACGATGCTGGTGTCGGTGCAACCGGTTCGCTGGTCGGGACTGGCACAGGCTTGGGCATCTTAGATTTCATTGCCTGAAAACTTGGCTGTGCTGGTGCTGGTACAGGCATAGGCGCAGGCATAGGCGCAGGCATAGGCGCAGGCATAGGCGCAGGCGCAGGCGCAGGCATAGGCGCAGGCTCTGCCGGCGCATCCTGAAACTTTTCTATCGTCACACCGCATGGCGACATATACAAAATCAAAAATCCTACCAATGCTGCCATGAGCAACGCGGCAATTAACAGTAAAATATAAGAACGCTTTGCCATCTTCTATTTACAGTTAGGATTTTCTATAATTATGCCCTATAAATTGGGGGAATCGTGGATTCGTACGTCTTTCGGGTCGCATTATCCAGCATACAGAATTCAATCATATACATAACCCCAATAATATCACGAATTGTCTGATGAATGGCAATCGCCGCAATTTCCTGTTTTGCCGACCCATCCACTACAATTGATATAGAATCAACCTGATGTTTCTGTGCCACTTGTAGTATCATCTTAAATTGCTGCTTTATCGTATTTGTCCAATGCGGGGTCTTCGTCGGAACATCCGGTACATATACATCAATAGTATCACCCGCACGTATCTCTTGGCAAGTCAGCAACCCACTCTCAGTTGTCGGCGTATGACCTAGATGAAAGACAAGAGTATAACTAGGAGTAGTATCCGTCAGTGTTACCAACGTATTATGAAAACGGCACATATTTATATGCGTGAAATCGTAAGTATGAATTACCATTTCAAGAAGTGTTTCCTACAGTATAACTTACGTTAATTTGTGTAGTACTTGAACGAATCACTTTTTTCATCCAGATTGGGTCCAAAGCGCTTGAACTCGTTTGATCCCGTATCCATCTCGGGACGGTAAATGTAGCCACGTGTCTCGCCCGTAGACCACGCACGCTGGGCGTCCCTCGGATAACTTCCATATGGTACATCGCCCTCCTCATCTCCAAATGGCGCAGCCTGGAAACCCTCCGTTACCTTCACCGCTCCCAACATAGGATTATTCGGGTCGGTCTCCTTGAACTCATTGAGTGGGCGAGGTGCCGACATAAATCCGTTCTCCGCCGCTCCAACAGCATCACCGACCTGCTCCCTCATAATGCTATCGGCACCGTATGTTCCACGGCTGGCAGGTGGCTTGATAGGAGGACCCGATGGCATCGGGATAGGCGGGCGGCTCGTATACATAATATTGGACAACGACTCATTCGCCGGTGCCGCATTCGCAACTGTACGATCAGGATGTGTCGGTCCGTTCATCTGACCCTGAAACATATCATCCGACACAGTCGTTGTGGTTCCCGCTACATTCTGGAAATTATCGCTGCGCGATGGTTTTCCAATCGCACGCATCGTAGCCCGCACATTGCGATTGAACATCAGCACCGCTGTAAGAAGCAAGAGGGACACACCAACAGCCGGGTAGACGGTAAATACCGCAAGTGCGACCGCTACGAGAATCACCGCTGTTACGGGGGACGAGGTGACATTATTTGACAATGTAAACATCTTCGTGGCAACGGCAGTCGTGACCGCCAAAACTGCCACAGTCAAGCCAACCTCAACATAAGATACCGATGGCTTTACCATTTCACTCTATTCACCGCCACGATAAAAAATGAAGAGTTTCCAATTCTCTTAATAGAAAGCAAAGATGTTACCTGTTCGTGCTCTCTCCGCCAAAGGTTACTCCATTGCGAAATCGGAATTGACGCCCGCTCAAACCTCCTTAATTAAGAAGGAATTGACTGTATGTGCCGCCGGTCCTGCCGCCTATACCGCCGGCACTGCGTCCTTCAAAGTCTACCTTGAATCCGCCGAACGATTCTATCTACCCACTGCCTGGGGACTCACCCAATTCGGTCCTGCGCTCTCTGACATTCGTGGTCGTGGTGATGCGCTGCCGTCGGCGCTCAAATTCGGCGGGGAACTCCGTGTCCACCAAGTCGCCGCACTAGAATCGTTTCGTGACGCCGGTCATAACGGTATTATTTGCCTGCCCTGCGGCTACGGCAAAACCTTCACCGGCATTGCCGCCGCAATGGAAATCGGGAAGTGTTTCATCATCGTAGTCCATAAGGAGTTCCTCGCCGACCAGTGGTCCGCCGAACTTAAGAGTCTTGTACCAGGCATTCGTATCGGTCGTATTCAGGGCGAAAAATGCGACGTTGGTGCCGAGTTTGACGTTAGCATTGCGATGATTCAGACTATTTGCTCCCGTAATTTCCTTGCCGGTACCTTCAACCACTTCGGCTTTGCTATCTTCGACGAAGTTCATCATCTCGCCGCCGAACATTTTAGCCAGACGCTCCAACGGGTCCATTGCCCCAAGATGCTCGGTCTGACCGCCACGCCTAAACGTAACGACGGTCTGTCCAAAGTGTTTACATGGTATCTCGGCACGATTGTCTACCAAATTGCCCGCCGACCCAAAGATGATACGGTTCGGGTGGAATGTCTACGCTATACCGACTCCGATGACGCCTATACCGAAGTGAAATGTGGCTGGGACGGTAAGCCGATTCGTGCCTGTTTAATCAATAATATCGCCAACTTTGCCCCTCGCACTCGTGCGATGATTGAGTGGGTGGCGCCTTGTCTACAGGAAGAGGGTCGGCGCCTGCTCATATTATCCGACCGCCGTGAGCATCTCAAAGAGTTTGAGACCGGCTTTCAAGCACAGGGAGTGAACTCTATCGGCTACTACGTCGGTGGAATGAAGCAGAAAGACCTAGATTTGTCGGCGACCCGCAAGGTTATCCTAGGTACCTTTGCGATGGCGAGCGAGGGAATGAATATTCCCGCACTCAACGCCGTTTTGCTGGCAACCCCTAAAAGCAATATTGAACAGTCGGTCGGTCGTATTCTTCGTCTCAAACCCGAAGAGCGTACAATTCAGCCACGCATTTATGACGTCCTAGATACGGCGTTCCCCGAATGCTTTGGTCAATGGTCTCGTCGACGTAAATTCTATCGGGACTGCGGTTATACCGTCAAGTTCAGCACCGATGAAAGCGAGGAGTCGTCTGAGACAGATGCGCCGGCAGCAGATGGCTGTCTCATCGTAGAGGATTAATCGTAGTCAATACTAGAATGGAGCCGACTGGTCCCCTGGTATTCACAACCGAAAACGATCCTAGCCTCTGGCGTACCGAGTCGTACATAAAGCGCCGTAATGCCCGTCGCAACGCTGCTCTTACACAGAAAAATCGTCCTAGTTTTTCTAACAAAGTGCGTTCATGGTTTAAGAAGCCCGGTGATGGCAAGACACGGCGTAGTAGGCGTCGCCGCCGTCGCAGCACTCCGCGAATTATGTATGAATAAACTAGGAGAATGTCTAGCAAGAATACGACTTTTAAAAATCCTGCTTGGATGCTGCGAAAACCGTCGTTGCCACCTGGTGCCGGCGTCGGTTTTAATACCACTATGAATAAGAAATCGCCGAATAAGAAGCCGTTACAACCTACCAAGCCTTCGCCCAAGAAGACTGCGTCTAAGCGTCGTACCCGCCGCCGTGCTCGTGGCGGCAATCCTCGTATTATGTACGAATGAGTATGGTGAAATTTAAAGACTGAATGGTTTATTGTGGTTTGAACACATTTTTAATCAATCTCCATATCGGTTACAACACCAATAAGGCAGTTCTTAGCTTCTGTGTTCCATACATCAAAATTATTGATGTCACATACAAAGTTGCTAGGCGAAAACACATCCATCATAATGTTATAAATATCGCATGGATGCGTCTTCACAAGAATCCAATATTTATGAGTTACATAATCACTTACAATATCTTCGGTCCAGTGATTCGAAATGCCATGATCATAGTTGTCCTCAACGGAGTAAAAGGTATACTGGTCGTCTTTGTTTACAATTCCGTAGCCTATAATCTCATGATGCTTCTCTGAACAGTTTTTAATACGCTTAATATGCTCCTCTTCAATATAGACTAGAGCATACTTGACATCTGATCCATTAAGCACTTTTTCGGGCATTGTATACTTTACAATTGCCGATTTTCTTTAAACAGGCTTCTCGGTTTCTTGGTTTCTTTGTATAGTATACAGCAGAAATCAATAAAAAGATATTATTAGAGTATTTGCCGGTGTAGCGATTCTCTTCATCTACGCGTTCGGCGGGTTTCTTCCGCGTTAATTTTGAGGTCCGCAATTGTAACCCAGCGTTGATAAATACACTTGAGTATCTGGGGTGAGATAGTTATTGTTAAATGTATATAGTTCAATCGCCGTAGGCATATCCGATAGCGTTGTGATTAGATTTGTATCGCAATACAACAGCGATAAGGATTGAGGCAACGGTGGCAAGGTGGTCAACTTATTTTTATCACAACTCAGCGATGTAAGAAGCGAAAATGACCCTGATAAATCGGTCAATTGATTTGCGGACACGCCTAAAATCGTGAGGCTTGACGGGAGCTCTGGGAGGTCGGTCAGTTTATTGTAGGCACAATAGAGTTCTGTTGTAGTAGTCGGTATAGTCGGCAACACCGTAATCTGATTCGTCTGGCAATATAACTGCTGTAAGCCGTTCGGCAGGTCGGGTAGCGACGTAAGTTGATTGTCACCGCATATCAATGTATTGAGCGTGTAGGGAAGTTCAGGAAGGCTTGTTAGCAGATTAAACGAGCAGTCCAGCCATGTAAGATACGGCGGCAACGGCGGGAGCTCCGTCAATCCTAGATTTGAAACATCCAATCGTGTTGTATCTTTCAAATTCGCAATACGTTCTTCTGCGATATCCATTCTAGTATTTAAAACTTTAAAAATTGCTATAATTTTACGTTGTTTTACGATTCTTACGTGTTTTACGCTTACCACCACGGGACAACTTCGCCGCTAGTTTTGCCTCCGCGATAGCAGTATTCAAGTTTCGTGAATGCTTGCTCTTTAGTTTTGCGATTAAACTACGTACAGTCCGAGTAGCAGCGTTACTTCCTCTACGATTCAACACAATACGTCCTACCTCCAAAATATCGCTCTTTTTTCCTAAAAGTGCGGCATTTTTATCAATCTCAACCTTCACAACGGAGTTTAGATTGTTCATTCTATTTATGGACGAGTTTTAATGCTTGCGGTTGCGATTGCTCTTCTTAGCATTCTTATGGCTCTTGCGGCTCTTGCGGTTGTTGCGACGGCTCTTGCGGTTGTTACGACGGGCACCGCCGAACAACGACTTGGGTGGCGCAGGGGACGAACCGTTCTCAGGTCCTACACGCGCCGCCACAGGCCAGACCTCATTGAACGCCGCTACACCATCCGGTAAGAAAACACCCTTATCCGTGGAGGGAGAGAAGGTGAAGCCCGCCGATGACGCATTATAGACCGGTAACGATGATCCAGGACCACGGTAGCACTCCTCAGGGTAGGCGTTCGGTGTACCGTACGATCCGCCTCTGCGCTTGGTACGGCGACCACCCTTCATGAACGCAGGGTTCAATGTACCCTCCTCAAAAGGTGATACGCCCGCTGTAGATCCAGGGGGAGCGAGCGAGTACAAGTCGGCAGGAGCACGTGGGTCAGGCATCTCAGGTACCTGAGGGTTGAGTAAGTGATGCGTACCCATGCGACCGTCGCACGGTACCGGTGTATGTAACGCATCTACATTTGGACCGTCGCCACCAATGCTCTGGCTAGGGTCAATCGCATAACCGTACGTACCGCCGCCTCGGTGTTTGCGTGTACGACGTCCGCCTGAGTAAGGCGCATTATTGCGTGCAGGTAAACCGGTAAACGCCGGCGCACCGCATCCGCAGCCGCCTCCTGTCATAAGACGAGCCTGGCAGCCGCACGCACCACCGCGTACTCTGCGACTGCTGCGACTGCTGCGACTGCGGCGACCGCCCGTCAACGCAGGCTGAGGTAAAATGCTACCGCACGCACCACCACGACGGCGACGAGCCCTGCGGGATCGGTTGCTTCGCTTACCTCCCGCCATCGGTGCCTGCGCCGATGCCAAACTCGCATTTGTCACCTCGTTGTAGAGTTCGCCGGGACGGTTGGTCCAGTAGCAATCATTGTACGGGTGAGTTACAGCGTACTGACCCAAGCCAGTCTGGTTCTGCCAGTCGCCGCCAGGCATCTTATCCAAGGGAAACAATGTGCCTTCCGCGGCATAACCGCCGCCGCGGCGATTTTTACTTCCGTGAAGCCCATGCTTCTTGTTCATTCCACGGCGTAACGCACGATTCATCCTCTATCTTACCCCTCGGATTTTTTCGGCTCTATAACCGTCTTAATTTCCCACTTATCAAATTGCTTATTATGCTCAGCCACGACGGCGATTTCGTCCAGGTTCGCCAAACGCAGTGCCTTACTAATCGCCAACGTCCTCACCAATCCCAGACCCAGGCGCTCTTCGCCCCGCCAAACGGAGTAAACGTCGGGTCCTATTTCCTTCTTCACCTTGAAAATATCCGCACCAGGTACAGGCTCCTTGGCGGGCTGGGTTACCGGTGCCGGCTCAGCCTTTGGTGGAATCCAAATAATCCGCTTCGTATTCGGTGTATTAAGAACAAACTCCACAACCTGGTTTGCGTCGGGCTCCTGTGCCTGAATCAGATTCACCGATGTATATTTCGCCAAAACAATCTCCGTTCCCTGTAATTCTAACATAGGTTTGAAATGGTTTGCGGCGAAGTCGGCGACAATCCGCTCCCAACGCTCTCGGAATGGCTTGGTCTGCCACACGGCTGTGCCCTGCCACGTCAGGACGTCCTCAATCACGAGTTGTCTGGTCTTGTTATAGTATGCCGAAAAGATAGCACCGTCGTTTAGAACGGTTTGGGAAAGACGAAGGCGAATGCGTTGCGGTCCCATTTTCGCCGCAATCGGTGGCAGATATACCGCGTATCCTAGATTGGGAACAACCGCAAGGAATCCTGAGAGGATACCACGTGGTCGAAGACTTGCGACGACTTTCTCTTTACGAATGAGGGCTTTATCGGCGCCGTTCTCGGCGTACATACGGCTAATGCCAAGCGTCTTACCACGCGCACCCCATCCACTATTGCCTATGTATTCTTCGGTGGCGGCGACCCAATCCATTATGTTTTTGGGGGTATAATTAATTAATGTGACCGGGTTTTAGACCGGCAGGATTACGCATGATTTGCTTCATATTCTGCCGAGGCTATCAATAAGCCATTTGAGTAAGCAGACGTTCCAGTAACCCCAATAGATAGAGATGATGAACCAGGAGCGGTCGTATTTTTTACCCATAACACCTTACCAGATGAAGTGTACGCTACTACAAAATTATTAAAACTACCGGTGTTCGTGACTGTAAGCCCTGAATTTACGGTTCCATTCGGTGTGCTATAGAATGAAACCAGAGGGGGTGTGCCAACTGTATCCGTCCATCCGCTGACATACACGTTTCCGCCTCCAACCGTGATTGAGGTAGGTAATACACCTACATTCTCACTATAAGGATAAGTGCCGGTGAATAAGGTTTTCCAAAGCGGTGTTCCGCTTGTATTATATACTATAACAACTCCTATAGTAAATCCCTGTCCGTTGTAAATCATGGTATTACCGGTTGGCACCCCACCGGATGGCATAACTGAATTCGCCGGATCGTAGGTTGCTATATTTGAATTCTGTGAATATGCTGAGACATAGATATTACTGCCATCTACAGTCATACATCTGGCGACCAAAGAACCATTTTCTGGGTCGCCGTACGGCGCGCTCATATTCACTGCCCATTGTACTACTCCACTACTATTGTATTTTACAAGTACTAGATTCGCCGAATAGTTCCATCCGTACACTTGCCGAGCAGGATTGGTTTGGTCCGTAGCCGAATAGACATTCAGAGGAAACTGACCTACATCGTGATTTACAAGTCCGTACCATCCCAGCGCATAAATATTGTTAGAAGTGTCTGCTGAAATAGCTACTCCATACGATTGTCCAAAGTATCCATCTGACCCGTCGCCATACTCAACCTTTGTAGCCCATAAAGGGGTTCCACTTATATTGTATTTAACGACTAACATTGTGTAGGTACCTTGCGTTGTAACATTTACGCCAGGTTGAATCGCACCACTCGCATTATAAAAATATTGGGTAACTGTTCCGCCAGTTCCATTTGATCCAAAAGCACCTGTTATATAAATATTTGAACCCGTATATATAATACTATAGACATACAGCACTCCTTCTAAATCAGGACTAGTCGTTGTGGGTGTCATCTGGACGCTCCAAACCGGATTTCCGCCCGAATCATATTTGATTAAATATCCATTTTGAACATCGCCACCACTTGGTGGCGGATAGGAATGAAACACGGAACCATCTAGATTATAAACATTACAACCATTACCGGTATATCCTGCTACATAAATATTATTTCCGTCGTTGGTGATATTTAATACATTCATCCAATCAATATTATTGGTCCATAAAGCGATGCCCGATGAATTATATTTTACAATAAGTCCACCTACCAATGGTGACCCGCCAGTAATATTTGTAGTGACCGTAACCGTTTTATCCGCATTAATGAAATAGGGTATACCGCTGGCACCAAAATACAAATAGTAATCGGAGACTAAAATAGTATTTGTTCCATCGGTTGTTAAACTTGCGTATCCCAAAGATGTACCGCTTATATCGGCAACAAATAAAGGCTTGCCACCACTGTTATATTTAATCAAGTTTAATCCATATGAGTAGAGTGCTGTGTTTGATGGTGGCGCAATCGAGGTTGCTACATACTCTACATTTGTTCCATATGTAAGACCGCCAGTTGCGGGTTGAGTCAAATAAGGAGCACTTGTATTATTTGCCCATTGAGTAATACCATTTGTATTGTAGGCTATTAGAAAATCGTTTTGGACACCAGTCAACGGTATCATAACTCCTGAGAGCACCGGTTGTCCGCTCGGCGGCGGTATAACCGCACCATTATTATCATAGGGCACATCGTATGTAGACGTAGGAGCCGTCATATTTCCGCTTACATATAGATAATTGTTAACCACGGAAATATAGAACGGACTGCCGCCAAATATATTTGTAACCCATTGTGCGATACCCGCTGTGTTATAATTTATAATAACACCGTCTCCTAATACCGAAATATTTATAGGACCAAATGTTGTAGCATTCGTATTATAACACGTAATATTACCACTAGTGACCCCCGCAATATAAATATTCGTTGTAGTGGCTGTAATAGAATAAATGGTATTTGACGCTGCCCCAATGATATTTGTTCCCCACTGTGCTACACCTAATTTGTTGAACTTTACAAGATAGACAGCAGATCCTGAATTATATCCTTTAATAGAAATCACCGGCGCAGAATTGTATGACTGAGAATTGGGAGAATTGTATGACTGAGAATTGGGAGAATATATATTTAATGGACCAGACATACGATTTCCGTTATATGTACCCGCAGCATAGACATTATCTGCGGCGTCGACATAAAGTGCGGTCGCCGATACCGTATTTAAATTTCCTATACTTGCTGCCCATATAATATTTCCCGCTGTAGTATACTTCGCAACAAATGCGGTTAAACCGCCGTTAGTAGACACCGAGGATAAACTTATTCCAGACTCCACATCTCCTGGTGGGTTATAAAATACTAAATTGCCCGTTTGACCATACGACCCTGTTACATAAATACCAGTCGGTCCTATTGCTATCGCAGTTATTGTACAATTCGCATTTGACGCACCGATTTCGGTCACCCATGATACCGCACCGCTTGGAGTATATTTCAAAAAAACTCCACTATTATAATTTGCCGCCAGTGGATAGAGCTGTTTAAAACTTACTCTACTACCTGAATAAGTAATTGAATATAAAACACTTTCTGGTGAATCATTTAATGTATACAAAATATTATTTAATCCAGTTATATTCGTCAATAATGATCCGTTACCTAGATTTGTTATTATTTTGGAACTGGCAGGGGTTGCGTAAGTATATTTTAAGAAATTATTAGCACCATACAAGGAGACATAAATATTATATGAATCAGGATCCGCATAAATACCATATACACTTTGAGGAATATTTATATTTGTACCTGTACCTGTACCGGTACCAATAGACGCATTTACAGTTAGATACAGATGACCACTTAAATCCCAATTAGTATCATTATTTACATTGCTCACATCCCAAATAATTCCACTTACATCAGGATAATGAGCATTATTATAATCAGCAATTAAAAGGTGCCCATTACTAAGAGTACCATGGTTTGTATAAGAAACACTAAATGGTAAAATAATACCATCTGCTCTGCTTGAACTATTTGTAACGGTTTTAGTATTAAATGCTCCAACAGTTGGAGGTGTAACTTCATTATTCATAACTATTCTACATAGTGAGTTTGGGGTGCTTGTATTTACTAAATATAATTTACTCTGGTAATCGGTTGTTATAGAATAAATTCCATTAATTTGTAAAATCTGGATAGGGGCGTCAGCAAATGTTGTATTCAATTGCCAAATTGTTTGTTGGTTGTCTACTATATATAAATATCCAGCCTGCCATGCTACAGATGATATAACTGTACTCACTCCATAGGCACCAAGAGATTTAATACTCATAATCTCACCGTTCGTCTTCAATTTATAAGCATTCGGATTGCTATCAATTATATAGATATATGTACTATCATTTGTAATTGCCGACGCATTAAATAAACTGACATTCTGTTTCAACGTTCTATACAGGATTCCATTCGCATTATACACATTTAAATTTGTAAAAAAAGTGCCCGCCTGGTAACTATTCACACCATCGGTCAGACTTGCCAACAACTGTAAATATGTTTGTGACGTGAGATAGGTAGCCCACTGCGCAATACCATTCACATTATACTTTACAATATAACTTCCGTTTGCCATAGTTGATATAGACACCGGTGTAACAAGTTGCGTCCCATTCGTGTTTACAAATAGAAGCGCACCCGAAAAATCTCCCACCGCATATACATTCGTTCCGTCTGTGGTCATACTATGATTTGATACGGCACCACTGATATCTGTAGTCCATTGAACCACGCCATTATTATTGTACTGTGCGATGTTACATCCATACGATGTCAACGCAGAATTTGGCACCGGTGGCGGCGGAATAGGTGGTAACGTAGGAACACTCGCAATATACGAATTATATTGTGCTATCGTTGTATTGACCGCCCCCGCATCTAAATCGGTGGCAATAGAGACCGATGACCCATTTCCACCGTTTCCACTACTCCAAGCCACTGTGTTTGTAGTACGAATGAGTCCGTTATTAATAGACTGATTTGTAATCGTCGCATTCGCAAATATCATACGCTCTCTACGACGTGCTGTCGTAGCAGAAGCACCGTTATTCGTTGCGGACGGTATTTTCCTATTCGGGCATAGCATTTATATCATAGAAAATGAACTATTCATTTCCGCTCCGTCAAAGGCGCCTACACCCTGCATAAAGTCGCCGCCATTCTGTAGCATTTCTGGTGAATAACCGGCGGCGTTGTGTGGACCCGGCGATGAATGCTCAGATCCGAGTCCCGATGAGACAATCTTACCCACTCCAGGACGCTGACGGTGCTCAATCATCTGCTCAGGATGACGTAAGTTGGATCCAAACTCTGCGTCCATAAACGCCACACGATTCAGGGGGTCGGTCGCCTCCGGTGGGTCGTAATGAATCGCCGGTGGAGTACGCTGGAGCGGCTCGGGTGTTCGCATATCCTCCTCCGTCATACCAACCGGAACCGGCATGGGTTTTGGGACCGGTGGTCGTTGGCGCGTTGTCATTACCGGAGCAGCCGTTTCTGGCGTCTGCGGACCTCCCACCACACCATCCGGTGATTGTTGCTGATATACCTGTGGAGGTACATAGGGCTGCTGCGGCATCGTCATTTGAAGAGTGGGCTGAACATGGTCCATCTTTGGCACTCCCTGTGCGGCTGACAGTACGGCATTCACACGAGTCTCAATCTGTGTTTCCAACAAACGGGGATAATTGGACGCTTTCACGATATAGTAACCAAAGAAAACGAAAACTGCCACAATAATCACTAATACAACCCAAGCCAAAGGTATCCGGGTCGCCATATGTTCTACTAATTTCAACCCTGAATTTTGATTCGTTAATTCCACGCAAATAAATCTGTCCGCCCAAAAAAGAAAAACATGGCTAGCGAATTCGCCGCCTTTGCCGATTTGTCGGGAGTTGTTCAGTCGCTCGTTAAAGAACTTGAAGGCAAGGTTCTATCCCAAACCGACCTCATTGCGCATTTACCTAAATTCGTCCTTGTCGCCTGGACAAGCAATCTATCCGTTGATAAGGCGGAAGCTCAGATTCTCGCTGCGGTCAAGCATCTTATTGCGAAGTTTGTACCTGCTGACCAGCAGTCTGTCGTGACGAGCTTCGTTGATTCGGCGTTCCCTGCGATCGTGACTGCGTTGAACGGTTTGATTGAACAGGTGAAGGCGGAGGTCTTGAAGAAGGCGACGGGTGTGTTGAACGATGTTGAGAAGAAGGTGGAGGCGGTCTGCGCAACGTCGTGCCTCCCATCGTTCTTTGGTTTCCTGAATAAGTGTGCGAAGGAGGTCCCCGCCGCTGCGCCTGCTGTTGCGGCTGTTGAAAAGACTGTCGCTGCGGAGGTCCCTGCGACGATTGAGGCGGTGACGGAAGCAGCGAATTCTGATATTTCGGCTGCTCTTGCACCTGCTCTTTTATCGGTGAAGGAGGATGAGCCTGTGTCTGAAGCCAAGGCGGAGTAAAGATATTCAGTTGGTTAAGAGTTTCCTGAATCTCTGACATTGTACCACGGATGTACAGTAAATTGCCGGCTTTGATATGCCTATCGAAGATCACCTCTTCGCTCCACATATCATCTATATTGAGCGGTGGGGCTTGCGTCGCTAGAGGGGTAATGCTCTCTAGGAGAAACATCTCGTCGGCGTGCTCGTACTCTGCGACCGGTTTACGGGTTTCCGCCTGCCACGCCGTATCCCAATTAGGGGACGACTGAATAAAGCCCCAATTGGCACCCCAGCGGACCACGTGCTGCGTGGTTCGGCGGGCTTTCGCATGCGTCTTATGAAATTCCTTGACCGCTTTGCCACTATACGTCAACAGGTACGACATTTTTTGCGTGGTGTTATATTAATAACGCAGTGGGCGATTTAAACCGGTGCCGCCAAAAAATTTGAAGGCATTTAAGCCACTAGAGAATAAGACAATACAAAGAATGTGGTGTCTTGTTCTACAACCTAAGGGTACTACCCGCAATGCGACGTTACCCGCCGGTCGTACCGAAGTTCTTGATTGCGATGCTGCGTGTGCCATTCTTCGCCGTGCGACGGCGCCCGAGCTCATCGGTACCTTCAAGTGGGGGGCTATAACGGTATATCTCTTTGGATATAAGACCGGCAAAGCCGGCACCGAAAATAAGCACGAACTCCCACCTCCGCACGATACGGTATTGCTGTTTGGCGAAGCACTGCTCTGTGCCACCCAGGCGGGTGCTCTAGTCTCTTTTGACGCAACTATGTTTAAGAACTTCTACAATGAACTCAATGGCGGATTTGATGACCTAGACGAAGACGAAGACGAAAACGAAGACGACGACGACGACGAGGAGGAAGAAGAGGAAGAGGAAGAGGTAAAAGAAGAGGAAGACGAAGAGGTCGTAGAAGACCTGCCAGAAGAAGATGAAGAGGAAGCACCGCCCGTCCGCGTCGTCAAAGTTGTCAAGGCGAAAAAAGGCTCTAAGAAAGTTCCTCAGTGGTTTTCCCTAGAAGAACTGGCACCTGAAAAGTACGATATGTAATTACACTTCAATAATAATCTGTCTGTCCATCGGTAATTTTTGAGCAATCGCCGAATATTGCGAATCTATGAATCCGTTAATCTTGTCGGCTGCCTTATACAACATAGCACTAGCCTTTTCCGAGCAATAGATAAATATATACATCCCCGCAGTAAGAACCGCCAGCATCGTCCAAAAGCCTAACCAAAATGCGTGAAAATTAAACATTGTGGTTTCTGGGAATGTTGGGCACAGCAAATTCAATTTTTTTCCGCCCCGCCGACAAAAATGAAGCCTAAACGCTCGTCGCTGTGATAAGGCAAATGTCCGCCGCTCGTGATAAAGTCCGCGCCGTAATTCGTGCCCGCTGTTCCGCCCTAACGCCCGCCGAGCAGGTAGACCTTGAGCGGGGTATCTTCAACTTCACCCTAGAAGACGCAAAACGCCGCTCTATTCGCCGCGTTTGGGAAAATCCTGAGTTTCAAACATTATACGAGATTTGCGCTCGGCGGACGGTCTCCAATATTGACACGTCATCCTATGTCGGCAATGTACGTCTGATTGACCGGCTCAAGGAGGGCGAGTTCAAGCCGCACGATATCGCCGCCATGCCGTTCACCGAACTCCACCCCGAAAAGTGGGGCAACTACGTAGAAATGTCTATCAAGCGTGAGGCAAAGATGTTAGAGGTGGATAAGTCGGCGGCGACCGATATGTTCCGCTGCTCCAAGTGCGGTAAGCGGGAATGTACTTACTATGAAATGCAGACGCGCTCCGCCGATGAGCCGATGACCCAGTTTATCCGCTGTCTCAACTGCGGCAAGCAGTGGCGTCAATAAACTACGGATTTGTAGGATGTTTTTAACTATACTCACGTACAACACGCATGGTTTGCCTTGGTCCCGTGATACGTCCGTGGAGATTTGCGAATGGCTCAAAGAGCGCCGACCGCAAGTCATTTGTCTACAAGAAGTGTTCTTAGAGTCAAATCGGCAGTACTATAAAGAGCATCTAGAACGTAATGGCTACCGTGTATGTATCCCCCGAGACGGTGACGTTACGCTCGTCAACAGCGGACTACTCACAGCGTTCTTAATCTCCCGTTACCAATATGTGAGTGAATGTTTTTATCCGTATCTTGACTATCATAATGTGGAAATCTTCGCCAACAAAGGATTCTATGCGGTAACGATTCGCGAACATGTGAGCCGGCGCACTATTGTCATCACAAATACGCATATGCAGAGCGATACCGAAATTGGTTGGATTGTAGGACGAAAGGTTACGCAGGATATACGAAAGGCGCAGCACCAGCAAATCCTACGAACGCTTACAACGCCCAATGCGGTACTTGTCGTCGGCGATATGAACTGCGAACGGTCGCCCGAATCGCTCATTCGTTATATGACGCCCGTAGACGAAAGTCGGTTGAAGAAAGCAACGTTCTATTCAACCGGCGAAGATCTGGACCACGTCGCCTGGTTTCCCTTACAATGGGCGAGACCCAAATGCCAATTCTGCGATTTTATGCGGAACGGTCCGCGTCTTCTCAATTGCCAAGTCTTCCAGAAACCCTGGAGCGACCACGCACCCGTCTTGTTTTCAATCTTCCTGCCCCTGATGATAAATAGGACAGGTTAGGATCTACCCAGGCGATACGGGCTTTACGTGTAGCACGGCGGTGGCTTTTACGAGATACCATCTTATATCGGGACACGAAAATATTCTGAACGTGTAGGGGCTAAGATATGGCAAAGTCTACGATGTTCTGGTGGTATATCGCCGCATTTTTACTATGTATCGCCGTCATCGGCGGTGCGTACTATATTTCACATGAGATTGACGATTGTCGTGTGCTAGAAACGATTCAAACGCCCAACGGCATGGTACAAATCGTCAACGATGAGTGTAAGGAAGCGTTGCCGCATACGACCGACAAAAATACAATTCGTATGACGAAGAGCATTTGGAGCGGCTCCCGCCGCAATGACGTCCTCTTCCACGAGCGTGTCCACCTTGAGCAGAAGCGTGCCGCACGTGATTGGGCGGAATTCTACCGTCGGTACTGGGAATACGATATCTCGGCGAAGCCGCCGACCGATTTACCCCATGGATTTATTCGCAATCTCCGACCCAATCCCGATACACGTGCGGAGCCCTGGGCTATCTGGCGCCGCCGTTACCTATTCTTCCCGAACTACGCAAACTCTGCGGCACCCTCCCTAAAAGACATCCGCGTTCAGGTTTGGGATATGCACGAAAAACGCCTAGTGGGTGTGCCCGACGAATGGAAAGAGATTTTCTGTCACGAAGATTCGTGTCCCTACCAATTTGAGCACCCGCACGAAATTTCCGCCGAATTTTTAACCCACGACAACCATTCTTCAGCGTCAGCCCGACTACAAAATTGGTGGAACGCTAATAAATATGTCTCCCGTACTCCTTAATCCAATTTCCAGGCAAAAAAATGGTTATAGGAATTAGGAATGGAGAGTATCGAGGTGGTCCCGCCGGTAGCTTCTAGTCCTTTGGATTCTATGCGCGGGCGAGGAAAGCGTAGTGGACTCTGCCACCAAAAGTACACAGCCTCTGAAAAAAAGCACCCGAAGGGTAATAAATCAATTGTCATTCTGGTACTACCCGAAAACACATCTAAGCCTATAGTAGGGCATAAATATGAGCGCTAACCCTCCCAATGCCGGTATAACGGCATCAAGAGGTCTGGACTTTTATACATATATCAATCATAAATGGCAGTCGTCGGTAAAAATTAAACCGTACGATTCCAGTGTCTCTGTAAGCGACGAGATTGAAACCCGTGTAGAGAACACACTCTTTGATAGCATTGAAAAAGTATCAAAAACGAAACCCAACGACCCAGTCAGTCGCCTGGTTAAGAGTATTACCACTCACAACTATCAAATAAATAATATATACGACCTCCAGCGACTATTTTCATTGTTTGAATGTCTAAATACGCATGAAGATGTTGCGCGCACTATTGGAAAACTGAATCGCATACAGTCAAACGCTCCTATCAGTTTCGTCGTTGCCAACGACCGCTATATTCCTAACAAGCGATGTGTGTATATGTATGAGCCCAAACTCGGCTTACCCGAAAAACAACAATATAAAAAGGGATTTGATACCAAGGCACTCAATGCGTATACTCACGTACTCAAAATCGCCGGCGATATTCTACATGTAGAGAATCTAGCATCCGCCGTGGACTTAGAAAGCCGCCTTTTGCCGTATTTGTCGCCCGAAAATGACCGTGAAGACGTGGCATTTTCCTACAATCCTAAAAGTTTGTCCGATTTGACTCGTGCCTACACCAATATCCCTTGGAAAACGATAATGCTAGCCTGGGGAATGACCCCCGCTATGGCGTCCTCGGCAACCTACATCGTCACAAATACAGCGTATGTTGAATTACTGGACCGTATGTTCCAGCATTATTCTATGACGACCTGGCGGATTTGGATGCGGGCACAGACCATCTTACATTTTATGAAATATCTACCACCCCCCTTTGACGACCTCCACTTCCAACTTTGGGGGAAACAGTTACAAGGTATAAGCGAAAAGATGCCCCAGCGATTCTTAATGCTTACGTTTCTCAAAGATAACATTCCGCATAATCTAGGATATATTTATGTCAAACACGGCGTTGCGAGTAAGTTGAAGGCAACGGCTTCAAAACTCGTAGAAAATCTACGTAATTCCACAATTGTTCGTATTCGTGAATTGCGATGGATGACCGACGACACGAAGAAAAAGGCGATAGAGAAATGTAAATCTATGTTATTCCAGGTCGCCTATCCTGATAAGTGGGAATTTGAACTTGATGAGGTGAAAATAGACGAACGCCGCATGCTCACGAATCTATGGAATCTCGCAAAATACGATACCGATCATATGCTTAAGCATCTCAAACGGGGAAAAATCAACGAAAAAGAGAACTGGGAAGACGGTGTCTTTGAAGTGAACGCCTATTACTACAGCGATAAGAACATGATGGTGATTCCCGCCGGTATCCTAAACTCTCCTTTTTTTGACCTCAAACGTAATGAAGCGTGGAATCTCGGCGGTATTGGTGCCGCCATCGGTCACGAAATTACGCACGGATTTGACGATGACGGGCGCCTATACGATAAGAACGGCGTCATGAACGATTGGTGGTCGGCGGAGGATGCCGCCAAATACAAAGAGATGTCCAAAGCACTCGTGGACCTGTTTAATGCTGAGACCTATATGGGCGGAAAGGTGGACGGCGAATTGACACTCTCCGAAAATATTGCCGACCTCGGCGGCGTCTCCATCGCCTTAGAAGCGCTAGAAATGGAGTTCGCTGCCGGTAACTATACAGCGGCTGCTAAAAAGAATGCCTACAAAGACTTCTTTACAAGCTACGCCATCTCTTGGCGAAACAAAGACCGACCGAAAAAAGCCGAACAGTCCCTTTTATTGGACAAGCACGCCCCCGCACCGCTACGTGTCAATCTCATTGTACGCCAATTTGCCGAATTCTATGACGCATTTGATATCAGTGAATCCGACCCCGGTTATATTCCTGCTGATAAGCGTATCCAATTATGGTAAATTGGGCGCCGGCGGCTTATAGCATAAGCAGGTCATTGAGCCGCCACACTTCATATGTACCATCGGGCATGGGTCGCTTCACAATAATTGGTAGCCGACGGGCTTCCAGTTCCATCTTCGCAATTAAATACGAATCGTTGACGCCGGTGGGCACGAGAATATACGGTTTCGCTCCATTATTAATCTGACTGGCGCGAAAGCTAATACACTTCGTCTTCTCGTAGTTCGTAAGAAACGGATACGTTGTATGATTCGCATCGAGCAGCGAAATATCACGGAGTGACGTGACCATATCGGCGGGAATGAGTTCGCTCTTTTCGCCGGGAGTTTGAATCACAAGACGCTCTTGAATTTGTTCATCGTACGGAATCCAAATTTCGGGATGCTGTTTGAAGAGTTTGACAACATCCGCCGCCTCGGCACGCTGTTGCTCTGTTTGTTCCTCTTCCACTTCCTCTACGACATCTCCATCTTCATATTCCTCTTCTACGATTTCATCTTCAACTTCGTTGGCGTATTCGTCCATCTTGCCTCTAACACTCCTGAGAATTAAGGTGTCAAATTTGTTCAGAATTTAAATAGCCCCTGGTAGGATGAGTTCATTTGGATTCGGCGAAGACCTAGATAGTATATTGGGGCTCCCGACAGGCGGTGTACAAGAGGGCGGTTCAATTGACGGTAGTTTTGCCATAATGACCCGAGACGAAATACAAGAGAAGAAAGCCGATATTCATACCGTGCCAATCATTATGACGGAAAAGACGCCATCAACAAAAGATATTGGTGATATAGCAAGTTTTTCACTCACCACCGGACTTCAGCCCACTGATATTCTCGGCTTGAATGGTGAAGCGGTGCGTAAACTGATACATATGCCTACCGATAATCTAGCGACGATTAATCAGAAACTCTTTCTTGTGAAAAACCAGTATGAAGAAGTATCTGAACTCGTTGAAAAACAGGTCGCGTTTATATGTCTTTTCCACCATTTATTCTTCCTCGCTAAACTTGCGAAAACGCCCAACTATCCTATGTTTACCGATCCGTTTTCCGATAAATTCAATGCAGTTCAAAAGAGCGTACAGGAAATTCAGGGCTCTATCAAACTAGACGAAGGGGATAAAAGTACGGTTGCCGGTGCCGCCGATATTACAACAGAAGCGGGATTTAACACAACATCTATGCACGAGGGCTCACAGGCTGGACCTACGACGACCACCATCTTCGGTGTCAGTTTTACGGATATTGCGAAGTTCTGGTCCGAAATGAAGTCAACTACTACACTCGTTGAGGCGATAAATATGTTTAAAAAGAGCCCAAACGAAATCTACGAATGGTTTATTTCTGGTATGTCTAAGCCTGCCGAGCCTGCCGAGCCTGCCGAGCCTGCCGAGCCTGCTGAGCCTGCCGAGCCTGCCGAGCCTGCCGTACCTAGCGGTACAACAGAGGTCAATACAAACGAGGGCAAGGCGGCGGCTACAGCGGCTCTAGGCGTGCCTGCTACAGAGGAAGCTACTCCAGTTAAAAACGCAGCGTCTACAACCTCCGCCTCCTCTTCAGCATCAACAGTTGCTCCCGCAAAGATTTTACCCGATGAAGGTGTAACACCCGATGTTAAAAAACATATTGAAGCAATGTTTGCGGTAAGTGGGCGTTCTAAGGCACCCACCGAAGAAACACTTCCAATATCTACAAGTAAAAAACCAGGCACGCCCGCCTATAAATTAAGAATGACGAGAAATACAAGAAAACTACGAGATGCGAGAAAAGCTGCGGCTGCTAAACGAAAAGAGGCAGAAAGAGCCGCCGCTGCGTCAGCATTGGCTGCCGGTAAAGGACGCCAGCCACGAGCCGCCTCCGCAGGTGTAGCTGCTGCGACTGCCGCACTCAAATCGCCTCAACAACTTAAGGCGGAAGAGGCTGCTGCTACTGGATATGTAAATGAAGAACAAAACAAAGCACAAGATGCGGCTGCTGCTGCTGCTTCTGCTTCTGCCCCAGAAGGCAATGCTAATAGTACTACTCCACAGGAGTCAGAGGAATCGGCATAATCATAAAAACTATAATAAATTTAGGGAAATGAGTTACGATTTGCGCTGCTTTGGGTGGGACGGATGTGTTGTCCCGCATACTCTCAAAGCAGTTCAAACCTTTGTTCCTAAATGGTCCGATCTCAAGATACTACGTAAAAAACAGGACGAGAACGGCGAGGACCTACGTCTACTTAGCACCTTTTTCCAAGATCCAACCTTCGGTCCTTATATGCCAGGCTATACCAAAGAGAAACGTATTGATGTAGGTGGTTATGGAAATATCTATCTCGGTACTCGTGGTATCTATCAACCCAAATACGGCAAAACAAACGGTATAATCCATCTTGAACGAGACCGTGCGATGGAAGAAATCTGTATCAAAGAGGTGAGACTAAGAATAACGGACGAAGAGCGCGCAGGAAGTCCCCGCACTCGTAGTGCCGCCTACGAAGAGGAGATGCGTTGTATTCTTGCCGAAGCGTTTCTACACGCACTCGTTCTAAAAGTGTTTGAAACCGTAGGAAATCCCAAACGTGTTCCAAAACTCTACGAAGTGGTCGGTCATATACGACAGGGTCACACAAACACCTCGCCCCAAGATTTTGAATCTATCTGGATGATTATGGAAATGTTATGCGGTAATACCCTAGACCGTTATTTACGCACTCACTTAAAACCTATAAATACCTTACCGACATCTATAGTCACCAATGAGAGCATTATTCTAGATATTCTTTTACAACTTGCGAATACTCTTCATATTCTACAAACACGAATACACTTCAATCACCGAGATATAAAACTCAATAATCTATTCGTTCGCCAACACACCGATGAATGGATACGTGACCTAGAGATAGAGGGATATGGACACTACACATGTAAAGAGGATATTACATTGTTGGATTTCGGATTTGCATGTATTGGCTGCCCCATTGACAATTCTTGTATGATTAATGCCGGCAGTTGGTTTGAAGAGGGGGACCTATGTTTCAAGAAAGACCGTGACCTAGCCCAATTTTTATACGCCCTACATGCCGCCTACCCCCTAGATAAATATATATCCCCCAAATTCTACGAATTTATTTCAGTGGCTATGATTGCGAACAATCATGGATTAACGGTCAATCTTCTTCACGGTATTAATACAGATGGTTCCCCCAATTTGGCACCAGGGCGGGTAATCTTTGACGAGGGTATCTACACATTCTTAAAAAATGAAGGCGTGTTCGTTCCTGGATGTGAGCCATTAAAGTTCCTCGCCGCACTAAAAGAGTATGAGCGCCACAAATAAACGCATTATGCGCGATGTCACGCATGTATGCGGACCCTCGAAAGATACCCTTGCCGCCGCCGGTATCTACTACCATTGCGACGAGGCAAATGTCTTTCACGGCACCGCAATGCTCGTCGGTCAAAAGGATACGCCATACTACGGTGGCTACTACTTCTTTGACATCAACTTCCCCTCCGATTACCCCTTCTCCCCTATCAAGGTGAAGACGCTCACACAGGACGGCAGGACTCGTTTCAATCCGAATATGTATGTAGAAGGGAAAGTCTGTCTTTCTATTCTAAATACTTGGCACGACGGACCCCAGTGGTCCTCCGTTCAAACGCTAGAGTCGGTTCTACTTGTGATGATGGCGGATGTGCTCAATGCCATTCCCCTCACAAACGAGCCCGCCTATTACAACGCCGGTCTCAATGAACAGGCAAAAATCTACAATCGTATGCTCTTTCACGCCAATATAAAAACGGCAATTCTCACAATGCTCAATACCCCATCAGCGTTCGTTGTACCCTTTCTAGATACAATGCGGGCTGTGTTTCTAACAAATTACGGTGGGGTGCTACGATGCGCCGAGGAGCACGAGGTGGAATGGGACGGACGCTCCGAAATGCTACCGGTATACGGAATGACGGTGCGCTACGATTTCGCGCGACTGGCGGGCGATTTACGGGCGGCGAAGGCGACGCTCGGCTCTTAGAAATCATTATAGACCGCCAACCAATTGACATAGTTGCTATCAGAACCTTGACCAGAATTAATCGTGAGTGTGCCCGCACCCGTATCCACTGAATATGATAGAGTACCAGGTGTACCATTATTGACGGTTTGATACGTTAAAAAGATATATGGACCGTAGGTAAAGATTGTATTAGAACCAAGTGTCGCACTGCCGCCGCTTAATTGAACAGCACCGACCGCATTTTCGAGATTCAACATGCCGGTCGCATAGAGGTCACCACGATTACCGTCAATTCCAGCATAATTTGCTGGGTGAATAAAACCACCAGATTCAATAAATGGGTTGGCTGACCCACTAAACCCCATTTGATTATAATACTCACTATTGTTTATTAAAAGTTGCGGAGTACTAATACCGTTCGTAAAATTGGCGGTAATTAACGATACCGGTGTTGATAATAATAGTGTTGCGTTTTGAGCACCAACTACATAAATATCTGAACTTGTACCATTCAAAGATAGAATAGGAGTCGTTCCACTATTAATAAAGGTTTCCGTTATATTTGCGTTTAATGTTGATAGTACTACAGTTGCGTTTCTTGCGCCATATGTTACTACAGTTGTATAATTTGTACTTGTATAAATATTATTACTACTATTACTACTCGTTGTTAAACTATTCGCACTATATTCGCCTGCTGATACAATATTTGCGACGGCGCCCTCAGCGACAATATATGGAAAGTCTCCTTGTGCTAAAATAGTAGGGGTTGATAAACTTGGATTCCCATTTAATCCTATACCCATACCTGTAAAACTATCATATTCATATGATGATGCCTGAATAACTGCATAATTTGATCCTATATAACTTCCAACGTAATTGCTATACAATCCATTTCCTGCCTCAAATGCGGGCGAATTTGCGTCGTTAAAATACAACTCAGAATAGGCAGTGAATGCGCTTTGTGTAGAATTAATCATACCCATATAATTGCTTCCATCAGGTGCTAATTCCGCAATAATATTTCCCTGCGTATACACGGAGGGTCCAAGGTCGGGCGTACTATTACCAAAATCGTAATTATCTGGAACATAAACCGGTTTATCCGTATTATAAACGGAAAAATGGGCATCGTTCGGGTCAATAAAGCCATTGAAAAACGAAATCGCATCATATACGCCTACATAATATTGGGTCACGCCAGGATTTGTATCAGGGAAGAGTTTTTTACCGTTTTCACGAAGAATACGACCCGCGGGGCAGTAACCCGAATACATATTAGGTAGTGGCGTAAGCGTATTATTCGCATACGTATAAAACACACTATTGAACGGTGCGGTAGAAATATACGAACGGCGCTGCCCGCCAGGGAAGCCATCTGTCATTCCACGAACGGTGGTCATTTCTAAGAGGGCAGGAGTTTTTGTAAAAATTGAACCGCCCCTTCAGGGTAAGATGACTGGTACAGTGATGGCTTCTTCTTCCGCTTTAAAGAAATTTCTAGAGGAGCATCGTACCAACGAGAATGTCTACAGCCTTCTTGGTATGGGCAACGATGCCGGTAAGTACAATGTAGAAGACGCCGAATATGACAACTTCCTCCAACTCGTTCATCAACATATTTATAGCATGCCTCCACGTGCGCTATCCCTTATTGAGCGTCACAAGGAGCATTCCCATATTCTTGTAGACCTAGACTTCCGTTACGGCGAGACGAAGGGTGGACCGCTCATTCGCCATTTCAATCACGAACAGGTCCAGACGTTCATCGCAATGTATATTGCGGCGATGATCTATTTCACACGAGTAGAAGACCTTGAAGAGGACCTCATCTTCTACGACATGGTGAAGCCCGCACCTGAAACGGATAAGAACCAGCACAAAGACGGTATCCATATTCAGTGCCCTACACTCAATACCACTCCAAAGTTCCAGCACGCCATTCGTGGATTCCTGCTGAAGAACGAGGTGATTGCCAAAGTGTTCGGAAATACGAATATGTCTAATTCCGCCGAAGACTGCTACGACAAGTCGGTCATTTCGCCCAACGGCTGGTTTCTCTACGAGTGTTGTAAGCCCGATAAGTCTCAGTATCACGTGGAGCATATCTGGAAGGTGGATATTGCCGATATTCAGGAATCTCTCGCCGGCATTGACCCCGATAACTTTACAGAGTTGGTGGACATCGTGAAGGATATGATGACGGATGTAGAGATTCCCACATCGTCGCTGGAAATCATGAAGACTCTCAGTATCCGCCGTGGCTCGACCGAACTTCTAGAGCCCACCGTCCGCGAAGTGCGCTCCACCGAGTGGGATGTCTGTGCGAATTCAGGCTCATCGAACTCAAAGAAGCCTATCCGTCGTGCAACGCCGGCGACTCCTAAGGCGGCGGTGGCGACCGAGGGCGGAGCAGACGGCACCGAAGAGAATGAACTTATTATGGATGGAATAATTGTCAATACGCCGATTGAAACGTCCGAAGAGGATATTGCTCTTGCGTATCGTCTATGTAAGGAGTGTATCAATCCCGAACGCCGAGCCGGCGACTATGCCGATTGGGTCACACTCGGCTTCTGTCTCAAGAACATCGCCGATACTGAAGCATCGTTTGATGCGTGGGTGGACGTAACACGTCGTGTAGACGCGCATCATAAGAAGAAGACGTATACCGAAGAGCAACTGCGCTCACGCTGGGGCTATATCAAACTCAACGGCGCGCGGCGTCCGATTCGTATGGCGTCGCTCGTTGAATGGGCAAAGGAGGACAATCCAGATAAGCTCCGCTCTATCCGCTCCGAAACCATTACCCTCTGGATTATCAACTATGCGAACAATACACATGTTGACCTAGCCGAACTCGTTCACCGTCTCTACAAGCACGAATTCCGCTGCTCCGTTGGCTCACGCAAGGGTATGCTGGACCTCTACCATTATAACGCAGATGGCAGCAGTTGGAAACATCTCAGGATGCCGATTGAACTTCGTATGCGTCTCTCCGACGGTGTGATGAAAGAAATCGTCGCTGCTATGGGTGATATCTCAAAGAAGTTTGAAACCATTCCAGAGTCACAGCACGAAGAGAAACTCAACCGAATCAAGAAGCTTGCGACCATCGCAACCCAGCTCAAGAATTCCGGTTTCAAGGACAGCGTTCTCAAGGAATCTATGGAGAAGTTCTACGACGAAGATTTCATTTCCCGTCTCAACTGCGACCCTGATATCATCGGTGTAAGCAACGGTGTCCTCGTCCTCAATTATCACGAGAAGGAAGATATGAGCGATATGCGTGTCCTCTTTCGCAAGGGACGACCCGATGATAACGTCAGTTTCCAGATGGGACGCATGGAGCCCGATCTAGACCCTATTCCCTATGAGCCCTACAACGCCGAGGACCCTGACCAAATTGCTCTCATGGGATTCTTCACCCTCATCTATCCTGACGCCGAACTCCGTGAGTACGTCCTCACACTGCTCGCCTCCTGTCTAGAAGGACGCAACAAGGAACAGAAGTTCTGGATTAATACGGGCGGTGGCTCAAACGGAAAGTCCATGATTCAGAATCTGATGGAATACACCTTCGGCGATTATCAGACCTCGCTTCAAACGACCGTTCTGACCCGTAAGCGACCCGAATCCGGCGCAGCGAATCCCGATATGATTACGACCAAGTGTAAGCGCTACATCTATATGGGTGAGCCCGATGCCGGCGAAAAGCTCAACACGTCTCGTATGAAGCAGCTCAGTGGAGAAGACCGTATTGAAGCCCGTGGATTGTTCTCCGATCAGGAAAAGTTCAACATGATGGGCAAGATGTTCCTCTCGTGTAACGACTTGCCACCCATCTCCTCAATGGACAACGGTACCTGGCGCCGCATTCGTGTCATCCCCCACGTCAGTACCTTCAAAGATCCTGGCAGTCCTGACATTGACCCAAGCAAGAACATCTACGAGAAGGATATGAAACTGAAACAGAAACTCAAGAACTGGCGTGTGGCATTCCTCGGTCTGCTCGTCCACTATTACGACACGAAGTATCTCAAGTACGGGCTCAAGGAGCCGCCATGTGTCTTGGCAGCGTCCAACAAGTACAAGGAGCGCAACGATGTCTTCATGTCCTTCTTCAACGAGCACTATATCAAGCAGGTCGGTGGCGGTCCTGTGACTCTCAAACAAGTGCGCATTGACTTCCGCGAATGGAAGAAGAAGCTCGGTCGCGAAGTGGACCTCAAAGAAACGATGCTCGTGGAGCGTATGAAGTCGGAGTGTGGTGACAACTCCACCGACAAGGAGTTCTACGGCATCGTGCCGATTGAAGAGGACGATGTGGACCTCAGTGGTGCGCCTGTGGCTGAGATGACCTCAGAGCCCTTGCCTTCCACGGCGCCCGTTCAAACGACGCTGCCCGTTCGCCGCTAGTGCGTCAGCGGTTTGCCTATTTTTTACGTCGGCTCTGTAAATATGAATAAAGACGAACTCTTTACCGATTTTATCAAAGTGCTCATCTTTGGCGAAGGTCAAACAATTGCCGCAGAGCCCCTGAAGAAGGCGTTCAACGGCTGGAAGCGCAAATTCCTCGTAACGCCCTCGCTCAAATACGAGGAAATGTTAGATGTCCTAGGTAAGCGTGCCGGCGTAGTACGTGCTGATACCCACTTAACCGGTGTCGGTTTACGACCCAAAGAAATAAAGGCGATTGACGTAAAAAAGTATTTAATGGCTTAATCAGGTGGCGGTTAGGCGGTCAGAAAACATACATATATTCAATGAATATACTTATGTTATGGTATGTTATGGTATATAGGGCTAGCCCTTGTATGTAATAAGTAGATAGCAGCATATTAGTGCGACGACAACGCCAATTGTACCTTTGATTGCACGATCCTTGAGCGACTCATTCGGCATCAATGTCGTCAACGTAATATGTGCCAGCAGAGAAAACGTGATGAACGCAGTTATCCAAAAGGTCAACATCACCTTATCGTCGCTTGTTTGAAGTCCAAAAATATGCCACGGCACGCCTTCCGTTGGCTGACTGTCCAAAAAGTCACGGCGATACTTACGCTCATCGTGCTCCAATTTCATAGACCCCTTCTCGGCAGTCTCCAATTCTTCTCGTAGTTTCTTCTCATAGTGTTTGAGTTCCTTGACCGCCTCCGCTAGGTCATTTCCTATTCTAAATTTATCTTGTACCGAGGTGGATAAGACATTTGACTGGCTCTGACTCTGTTGAACGAACTGCTGATTCTGTTGTTCAAGTTGGTTCTCAGTCCGGGCAAGTGGAACACTGGGATCACACTGGTCAACCGCAGAATTCGCCTGATTTAACTGAGTCTGTAAATTAGACGCACTAATCTTATTTGCCTGGCACTGTGAAACCGGGTCGGGTGTTACATTAGGACGTGCTGCCTGTACCTGAGAAATCGCCTGTGATACAGCCGAAGTTGGACTACATCCAGGTGCACACTGTGCCGGTGCTGATGCGCTGTTACCCATCCTTATTATGGTTTAACATTTCACCTATAGATTATTGACCTGAACCACACACTGCGCCGAGTGCCGCACTACCTGTCGAACTCAATTGCTGTATGAGGTTCGTCTGACCGCTCTGCATCGCCGCCAACTGATTCGCCGCACCCATTGTAATATTTGTGAGACCCTGATTAATATTGCTGCCACAGTTTTCGGCAGAGAGCTCCAAAGCCATAGCCGCCGCCATAGCATCATCAACTGCCTGAGCACCAGTGCCCGTTGGGCAACTCGGGGGTGGTGGTGGCGCAGGGGTGGACTGGAAGCGACGACGGTGCCAGAGCTTGACATCGCGCGCACCCTCCGTGTAGAAGTACTTGTAGAGACCTGTAAAGAGTACACTGAGACCCAATAGACCGTAGAGTACGCCCGCAAGACCTACCGTAATCATTCCCTTCTTCGTTAAGTACATAACGATTGCGGCAGCGAGCGAAGCCATAAAGACAATCTGTAATAGGAAAAGCGTTTCCAACTTATTGTAGTTGTACCACTCGTTAATCTCAAACTGACGTCTAGAGTTAATCTTATCCTGTGTAATCAGGTCCTCAATCTTCTGATTGTTCGCAAGGATGACGTTTGTGATATTATCTACGTCACCGGAGCGCGTCTTGTAGAAATTGACGTTGTGGTGCATATCCATGTAACGACCTAAGTCAATCTGCGCCTTCTGGAAAGCACTTTGCTTACGGTTTGTAATATCATCCACAATTGCTTTAATATTTTGCTGCTGAAACTGGCTGTAGCCCGCCGGATCCTGACGGAGACCGGTCGCAAAATTCAAACGCTCCAGCTGTTGGTCCTGAACAACCGCGGCAATGCCTGGGTTTGTATATGTTGGACTTGGCATTCTTCTCTGTAATGTTAAAATACTTTTGTGTGGAAACTCACAAGAGAACACGGTTCCTCTCGGGGGTTTATAGTCGTTGGTCTTTCTTCGCCTAGACCGGGATTTACGCCTTCTGGTAAACATAGAATATCGCTCCGAGAGCCAAGATATTCAAAGCCGTCCATACGGCAATCCGATTGTTTGTGTATTTATTCTTCTCTTCCGTGTAACGTACCATTTCCTTCTGCGTTGTAAGAAGGGCATCGTCCTTGTTGAGTAGAGCATAGCCCGCCTGTAACTGTGCCAACTTTGTATTAATATCCGTATTGAGGTTATCAATACCCGTCTTCGATGACATAATATTGCTGACACGGGTCTGCGCGAGGTAGCTGATAATCTGGAGTACAGAGTTAGCACGCTTATTGAGCTTTTGTGTCGTGGCAAGTAACGTATTTGCCGGACCCGCATCGGTCGCCTGACGTAGTGTTGCCGCCTGTAAGAACTGATTCAACGCATATAAGTAACGAGACTCATACCAGCAGAACTCCGCCTGTAGATTTGCGTATAACTGACCATCGCTTGTCATTAACGCATCCATATCGTAGTTACCCTTGCTATCAGGCTTGCCCATTGGAATTGTACCGTTGTTAATGAGGGTCTGAACCTGAGTCGCAATGGAGGCTGCGGTGATGAGTCCAGTATTAGGATCCACCGGAAGGTTGTCGCTCATCACACCGCTACCTCCATTAGCGTTATTCCACACCTGTAATAGAAAATCGTTGGTCTGCGTGGAGTTAGGGTCAATCGTTGGGCATGTCATTACCTGAGGATTCACCGAAGACATATCTCTCTGTCAAAACCGGATTTTTATTTCTTGGAGCGAAGCTTCATTGCGCCGCCGCCGACCCTGCCAAAGTTATTGGACTCGTTAAATAACGAAGTAGAGTCGGACTGTCCTGCTCCACTTGTAAATGATGGAATAGCCGGGATTATTCTATTTTTGCTCGTCATAATCAAAAATCCAACTGCGGCAACGCTAATCAACATAAATACCGTTGATACCGTATATAAAACACCACGTGTGTTTGGATGTAAGGGTCTCCATAATCCTAGCACGGAACTATGGTAGTCAGCTTCAAATTTATGCCGAACGTCGGACGCCTGTTCTTTACGCAACTCTGCCAATTCCCTCTTCTCTCCCATGTCATGACGTATAGCCTCTAGTTTTTCCTTTTCCGCCTTAATCGCAACTGAAATAGAGGCACGCTCACGTTCAATCGCATCCACTGTTGTATTTAACTTATAATAGTAATTATTCAGTTCTTGTATAATCTGCGTTACACGATTTTTACGAGCCTGGTCGTTTTGTGCTGCGCCAGGCACATTTTGTGCTATCTGATTCACATTATTCCTGTCTGGAATTTGTGAATACAAGGAATTTAACTCATTGACGTGCCCATTGTAAAAATTCCAAAAGTCCTGCTGCGAAGGCAACTCCATATTCCTACGTTTTCAGGTGGTTTTTATATTACACAAATGCGATATCCATCCACTTCACCGCAAGTCTCGGACCCACGCTTGAAATGTACTACATCACCGGGCACTAATCCTAGAACTCGCGCCGCCATATCTACGTGGTAAATAATATGCGGTAGATTCTTTTTGGACTTGAGATGAAGACGCTTTACAAGTTCACCGACCTCTTCCGCCGAAAGTTTCTTAAACTGCGGCTGCATCACATGATGTAGTGGATTACTAATCAGATTCTTCATATTGAAGTAACTAATACGTGCCTTGCGTACATTCCATTGCTTAGCCGCCTGTAAATCAAACACTGGGTGGAAAGACTCGGCGAGCAGCACAATCATTGTATCCGTCTCTGGATTATAATGTTCCGGTGCATCTTCATTCCATAGCGCATTTGTATCATTTTCTACACGAAGACGGCAGGAGTTTTCTACCCAGTAAAGTACAATAGCACGCTCTTGCGGGGCGTCGTCCGTAGGACCGGGCTTCGTAGCAACAATCTTGAGTAGCGGAATAAGGGCACTGGTCGTAGCGAGTTTGAGAATTTCTTCGGGGCTCGTATTTTCGTAGGTAGAAACATCGTAGCCACGGTCCTTCAACACCCCTAAGATAGTGGGTCGTGAACGAATAATCTGGTCAATTGTATCGGCTTCCATCTGACTCTATTTAATTGCCTTTGTTTAGATTGCTTTATCGGGCTCAATTTTTAGGGCTTCGTTTCCTCTTGCTCTTTTTCAAACGCCTTCATCCGTTCATACGCAACCGATGGATACGGATTGAGTAGACCAGAACTATCTTCGTCATACGCAAACACAAATATCATACACGTCGGTTTGTATTTCTCAACCTGTTTCAATAAATCTTTTTGGGTATAACACTGTTTTTTGCCTTTGTCTAATGTACATACACCGCCCTTTTCGGTGACAAACATAGAATCAATATACGAGTATAGTTTTTTCTCAGGGTCCGCTTCAGTCTTACGTTTCGGCGCACACTCTAAATCATCATACATCACAATCGCAGTATAATGTCCAGATCTCTCACTCAATCGTCCTAGTAAAACACCTAAAAAGCCAGGTTTTTCCAATTGTAATGGCAATACCATGAGCATTTCATTAAGGTATGTAGCCGGATCATTGTTATATACAGATACATCACCTGCGACATCGTTAATTGTTGTCGCAAATCCTTTGTATCCTAATATATTCACCCACCGTGTTAGAATTTCAGGTATAATATTACCATCTGACTGACAGACTGTACCTTCGGTTGTCATAGTTTTCTTATCAGCCGCTTTCCATTCTTTTTGGTATTGACTATCAACACCTTCGCGATTAATATCTATTAATTCACCCTCTTTATCAAATGTAAGAAACGCCTTATATTTTTGCCGTTCATCACGCTGATGTTGCTTCGCCTGCTCAAACGCGGCAGCACGACCTGCTTGAATCATCTCTCGTATTTGCTCATCGGTTTTTCCTGTATATTTCGCCTGCTTACGTTCGCTACTTCCCTGCGGCGGTATTTTAATAGCCGACTCTTCCAGTTCTACCTTCAAAAAAAGTCTTTTTATCAAATCGTCCAGTGCGGCTGGATAAAATTGTTCAAATCGTTTTTCCAATTCAACATTTTCATACTCTTTACACGCTGCGACTAAATTTACTTGTGTTCCTTGCTTTTTAACATGTTCTGTGGGGTCGCCTCCCTTCGGCACCTTTGGAATATACAAAGTATTCGCATTTGGTTTGGACTCGTCCCATATAAACTTTGCTTCCTGTATTACATGATTCAAAGCGTGCTTACCGCATAGTGCTCTATCCTGTTGTTCAAGATACGTGACGCCACCCCGCTGTAATTTTCGGGTATAACGTTTCGTCATCCTCTACTCAGGCATCTATTTTTATAACTTTTACATCTGACTCAGGTACGGTCTCTGGCTCTTGTGCCGGCTCTACTGGTTGTGCCGCTTCCGCAGCACGACCCCCCTTCATACTCGACCTACGTGGTCTAGGCTCTACAGTTATTGGTGCCGGAGGCTCAGGTGTAGGTTCATCTTTGACTGCCTTAACCGATGAAGTATCGTTAAGGTTCGCGGCTGGCTCGAGACTCTCGGCACCTTCAACAATCAGCGGATTATCTCCTGCCTCACTGATGACTGTTGGTACTGGCTCCGCCGGTCCAGCCATATTTGGTGTCGGCGCATCCACTTTCACAATCTTCACATCTGATGTATCTGGTACCGCTGCTGGTGCTGTTGCTGCTGTTGCTGCTGTTGCTGCTGTAGACACTGGTTCTTCAGGTGTCAGAACCGGTGTAGATTCCTCAATGACCTCAAGTTTCGGTGGTCCGCCAGGCATAAAATCAAACATAGCATTCGCCGCTGCCTGCTCTTTAGACATAGGAGTAGCATCCGCAACCGGTGTAGAGGTCGGTGTAGCCACGGACTCTGTAGGTGCTTGCGCAGGAGCAGCAGTACCCGTAATCGTCGCCATAACTGACGAGAGTATATCGGTCGGTGGGGTCACAGGCGTTGTCTCAAATACGCCTGTACCCGAGGGTAAGTCACGGAATGTACGAACATGTTTCTCCGTCAAAAAGCGTAAACTCGTATTCGCATACGTTGTCAATTCCTGGTCCAGCAACTTAAGCGCATATGGCACCTCAATCTGACTAAATGTTGTTCGTGACTTCTTGACCGGCAACACCAACCCCAGCGTATCCGCCGTCTCTCCCTGGAATGTGAGCGGTCCATCGCAGGTCGGACATACAAACAACTTCTGCGCCTCATTATAAATCGGCATTGTTCCGCATCCATTACAAATCCAGAATATCGTACCATCCGAACGTTTCATCATAGACTCCTGTAAGAACTCCGTGACACCGTGGGCAATGAGCGCATCGCGTTCCATCTCACCGATGCGCATACCACCCTCATTGCCACGACCACCCGTTGGCTGATGTGTACGAATCTCCTTACGACCCTTGGCACGCGAATTCAACTTGTCCTGCGTCAAATGCTTCAAACGCATAAAATACAAAGGTCCCATAAACACCGATGACGTAAACATCGTGCCCGTAATACCACTGTATAAAATCTCCTCTCCCTCGCGCTGAAAGCCCATCACTTCCAGTGCGTCGCCAATCGCCTTGAACGATTGCTCATCGTTCATAAACGACGTCGCATTCATCTTCGCACCCACGACCGCTCCTAACTTTCCAAACACCTGTTCCAGCAACTGCGCAATCGTCATGCGAGAAGGAATACAATGGGGATTCACCATCACATCCGGTACCAATCCGTCCGCCGTTCGTGGCATATCCTGAGCATCTAACAACATGCCCATAGTGCCTTTTTGTCCGTGGCGGCTGGAGAACTTATCGCCCAGCTCTGGCACTCGCTCCTCCAGGATGCGTACACGTACAAGTAGTTTACCGTTTGCCTGGTGAATGACCGCCACCTTATCCACCCGTCCACTCGTGAAAATTGTCGGCAGCACCGAGGCGTCCGTGACCGCCCCCGTATCTGGGCTGGTTAGGTACATTCCAACGAGTACCAACTTATCGTGGATTTGCGTACCTTCTTTGATAATACCCTGGTCGTCCAACGCCGAGTAGTCATAGCCAGGTTTGAGGTCGGTCCAGGCGAGCACCGTTCGTGGGTTGCCAATTCTATAGACCGCCTTGCTCATAGGATCCACCTCCTCCACCGCCGTATAGGACCGCAGGGCAAGCGAGCGGAATAGACCGCGCTGGATGCTCGTACGATTAAATAGGATACCATCGTCCTGATTATAACCGTTGAACGAATTAATACAGAAGATAATGTTGCTGCCGTAGGGCATCGCACCGCCGCCCACTGCCTCGTGAACAATCGTTCGCGCGAGTGCGCCCTCGCCGTAGCATAACATAGAACCGTACGTATCAAAACGATTTTCATAGTTGGTCGCATAGTAGCCAATACCCTGTTTTGACTGCGAGCAACTCAACTGATTACGCGGCGACTGATTATGATTGGCAAACGGAATCATGCTCGTGAGAAGTCCCATCATGGACGAAGGGTGAATCTCGGCATGGGTATGTTGGGGTGTCAGGTCCGCCGTGTTTCCGTACCAACTTACATACGCCTCGTTGCCCTCATACGGATCAATATACTCAATCGCGCCGATGTAGGGCGACAAGGCGGCTTCGTACTCGGCGAGTGTCACCGGCAGGTCTGGATCCGGCATCCCCTCAGGCGTCTCCAACGGATCCACGAACTTTGTAGAATAAATGCCGTGCGAGGCGGTCTGTGCCAATCGTCCGCACACCAGGTCCCGCCAAGTCGGCAGTGGCTTCGCCGTCGCCGCCGCCGGCCAAGTGCCGCCCGTAAATAAATGCCATAGCGGGCGCAAAGGTCGCCCATCATCCAAATAAATACGAATACTATTATCCGCCGTATTGAACGATACCGACGCAGTGGGCGGCAGGCACGCCGTCCATTTCATCATCTTCAGCACTCTTGTCAGTAAATCAGGCTGCGTAGAAAATCCGATTGTACCCCCGTTAATTTGGACCGACGCCGCCGTTACCACCACCGCACGGGTCGCCTTCGCTACATCAATAACGCCGCCCCGTGTGAGCAGCCAATTCATAATCGCCGTCGCCGGTGAAGCAATACTAATCGCCGTTAGAATGCTCAGGTTCTTCGTAGCACCAATATGCGAACCGGTCGGCGTTTCGCTCGTACAAAAGTAGCCTATCTGACTTGGATTGAGGTGGCGGGGTCCGACTAACTTCATAGATGTATCAAAGTCGCTCACGACACGGCGTACATGACTCATCGCATCCATATACGAAATACGGGCGAGGGGCTGAATCACACCGCTCTTCATATTATATTGATTTGTACCCCACTTACCACGGAAGCCCCGCATAATGCTATCGTCGAGTTTTGCGGTTGCCAAGACTTTTCCAATATTACCAGGACTAAAAATATTCAAGAAATTCTCGTCGGTATAGAGACTCTTATTGTAATTGTAGGTTTCGTCTACCTGTAACATCACCGCCTTCTTCCAATCCTTCCAACAATCCGAGAAGAGTCCGCGTAGGAGCGTACCCGTTGGCAGCAGACGCTGATTACGGATATCATCACGATTCGTATTCGGCTCCATACGCATCTCAACCCGAATCATACGGCGAATGAGCTCAGCGAGATACTGGGCACGGGCGAGTGGTCGGTCAGGTACGTGACTAAATAGATGCTCGTGTAAGATATGGAGTACATTCTCTACAATAAATCCCTTCGTGAGTGTACGAATAAATTCAATTGCCTGTAACTGCGAAGTGATAGGATTCGCATCCTGAATACTAGGAATGAGCGTATTCTCCATAGACATCGTATACGACGAGGATGTATCAGGAAGAATCATACGTACAATATCTTTATCGGATATAACACCTAGCGCACGAAACAGGGCGAACACTGGAATCGCCCCCTTCACAAACGGAATACTCACACGAATAACCCCTTCGTCGTTACTACGAGAAGCGTGTAGACGATAAATACCTACACGGCGTGTCTGCTTCGTCACGGGATGCTGGCAAATTACCGAGGCATACGTTGCAATCTTATCGTCCGTAGGAGGCTTCACCGAAATATAAATAGAATTAAACGCCTGCTCTTGGCGAGTAATCAGCACCTTCTCCGCCCCGTCAATGATAAAGTAACCACCCGCATCGTTACGGCATTCGCCCATCTCCATTAATAGCGACTTGGGCGCATTATACGTCGCACAGAGCTTTGAACGTAGTAAAATAGGAATATGAAACAGATTAAACTTCTCAAACTTGAGTTCACGGACGACTTTTGTATAATTACCGTCACTCGTTGGAGCCGTAAATGTAAGACGAATCAGGATATCAGCACGAAACGTAGACGAATAGGTAATATCACGAATACGGGCTTCATTCGGAAACATACGGCGAACGGTTGTACCAGTATCCAGTGTGATAATAGGCGCACCGACATCCAACGATAAATTTTCGGGTATATCTGCGAGTCCGCCAACAAAAATCTCCGTTTTATACTTATATATACCCTTCTCAGCATCAAGTGGCTCTTTCAAAATAGTAATAGGGTTCTCGGCGAGAATCAATTCGGGTAGTTCACGAAAGATAAACGCCTCGTACGATTGTATATGGTGTGTAGTAAGGAATGTATTAGGATTCGCATCAAAATAGCGTTGAAAAAGTTCCGGGGCATTGTCTGCGAGCGAAGGGGCTACGCCAGAGTCCGGTGGCTGACAGATACCTGGTTGCTGATTCATTCCTCTCTGTTTGTGTATAGACCTTTCCTTAGCCCAACTGCCGCCATTTGTATTGCGATCCCTGCTACGCAAGGAAAACAAAACACATCTTGTATTTAAAAGCTCTGGGATCTCTGTGTTCCAATCGCCAGCTGCGTTGAAATTGACGTCTGGGGTCCTGACGCCGCTGCTGCCGCATTGGCTGCCGCTGCCGCCGATGAGGGTGGCATCGCTGCGCCTGAAGAGACACCTACACCTGGTGCTACAAGTGGGTTAGGGTTGTAAGGTGTATTACCCGCCATTAATGTAAATGCCGTATTTATAGGTGTAATTATATCGGCTGGGATAATTGTACCATTTGAAATATAGTTCCAAGAGTGGGGAGCGGTCATATTCTCGGGTAACGGTGATCCAGGATAATTATTTGGTGTAGCACCTGTAACATCCGCATATGTCGTCTGTAACGAATTTGGGTAGACTGTGGCAAAGAAGGGGCGGCTGGTTCCCTCAATGTAATCACCACCACGCTGTCTACGGCTTCCTCGCTTCGCTTTGCGGTAGGTACGGCGGCTACGGCTACGGCTAGCAAACGCAAGACCACGGCGATTCGCTCGGCTATTTTTCTTACGATAATTACAGCGGCGTGTCTTACGGCGTAACTTTCTGTTTGCCATTCTACTTTATAGCCGGAAGTTAATTCTTTGTAGTTCCTGTTTCTCTAACAAGAAAAGCAAAGATGAAGGTAATTAGCTGCGTGACGCCGACGCAATAGCACCCGCCAAACCGCCCTGAGCACCCTGTTGTACATTACCACCGTGTCCGCTGCTCACACCTCCATTCGGTGCCGGTGCTGACGCAGAGTAAATCGCCGGACTCGTCTGCTTATTGAAATCGGCTGTAATATTACTAATCTGGTTCTGTGGTGCGATAGACATACCTGTACCCTTGCTCTGGTAGTCCCATGAACGTTCCTCAGGAGAAGGGGACGCGGGGTACTTACCAGGTACTTCGCCGCTGTATGCGGTGTATGCCATCTGGAATGGATTCGGGTAGACTGTAGAGAACGCAGGGCGGCTAATAGGATCTAAACTGGGCATCGCCGATCCTGTTACACTTGTATAGCCGCTACCGAGCCAGTTGGTCACATCTCCGAAAATATCGCCACCACGCTGCCGTCTACGCATAGTCTTACGCACCTTGCGGCTCTTACGTCCCTTACGATTACGGTTTGTACGACGACCGCCTACCTGGTTTGAGCCCATGTTTGCCGGAACAGTAGGCCAGAACTCGGTCTTATTACCGCAGCCCAGCGTCAACGAATCCTGAAAATATACATCCAAATCCCTGATTGAACCAGGGTCCGTATTCACCTCTACAGGAAAACGACCATAGACGCTAACATCTGCGCCGGGTGTCATTACATAGTTGAGTGGAGCAACACCGCCACGCTGTTTGCGTGCGCTGCGGCGGGACTTCTTATTGACCTTACGACCACGCGTAGATTTAGAACGCATTTCCCTATAATGTACAACGAAACTCTTTGCCGATTCTTCCGTTAGATTCGTTCCAAACAGCGCGTGCCACTTCTTTTGTAGTGCTTTTGTATCACTAGAATGCCTAGCAAAACTATCAAACGCTTTTAGTTTATGTTTAATATCTGCAATTGACCGTGTCATTGTAAAACAAGAGTCTCTTGATTTACATTGATATTATTAACGGATTATCCTCTACATATCAAGCGATCCGGTACGCATTAAACTCTTAATCCGGGAAGCAGCCGTCTTCGCTACGCTTGTGAGACCGCCACCAATGGTGGGAAGAGATGGAATTGGTGGCGCCGGACCGACCATAGACGAATTGTGCTGGCTGAAATACCAGAAGCCCACGAGTCCGAAGATGACCATCAAGATAACGATGCCTGATGCCGCATTACGGAGGGTGTATTTGAGTGTATTGCGTTCATACTGATCTACACCAAACTCGGAGCGATTAATCCACGCACCGATAACGAGCATAACACAGCACGCAATCAAAAAAGTTGGAGGAGCCAGTGTAGGAAATACGACGGCGGCTAAAATCACGGCAATAACACATAAGATTACTCCGCCCAGTTGGAGAGTACGAAGGGTAATCGGTGTCATTCTGTTATTTAATTAGATTTTCTCAATGAGATCAACATGTGTCAGTAGGGTCTTTTTACAGCAATAACGGGTCAGTTGAAGTTTATCAAAGACAACCGATTCCGGTGTCTTATCAATCTTCTTACCGTCAAAGCATGTTGGCTCAGCATAACCAGGACCCTTCATTTCACGAAGACTCTTTTGATAAAAGTTCCATTTATCCGCAAGCAACTTACCGCAATTCATACAACGTACCGGAATTAGCATATTTGGCAAAGACCTCTGATTATCCCGGGTATATTACGAACGACCTGTCAAATTTTATGACATCACGCGTTTAAATCGTGATAACCTAATCGTGGCACCAAGCATAAAGCGTAATGTCCTCCGTTATCAACCAGCGTGGACTCAACTACAGCATCGGCAACGGTCTACGAGCTGAATTCGGACGCGTGAATGCGCAGCTCACTCTCCTGGAAGAGCGCCTCAAGATTTTAGAAACAAAGACGGGACTACAGGGTCCTCCTGGTCCCCCTGGACCCCAGGGTCCCGCCGGTCCAGCCGGTCCTAAGGGCGACCAGGGTCCTGCCGGTGCTCCAGCTCCTGCTAGCTCGTAGTCAATTTCACGCCCTCCGAAGTATCCTTCCATCCCTGAATATCCAACAATCCGGAATGATGCTTTTGATGACAGCCTTCGCATAATACAACTAAGTTATTCTTAGTATTCTTATGCCTTCCTGGCGCAATGCGCCCCTCAGCATCAGCGGCAGCTTGCTGTATAATATGATGAACCTCTAATGTTGTTCCTCTGTGCGCATCGGCGCCACATACTTCACAACGGCTGACGACGACTGTCGGATTATACCGACTCGCATGGGCTTTGCCATCGGCGGTGAACATTCGCTTACGTAGGGCGGTGGCGAGTGCGAGGAATTCGGGATCCATATCCAGACCACGACAGACTTCCAGACCGTACATCGGTGATCCGGCACCGGCTCGCAGAGCTCGGTCATACACGAGAGCACCGCTTGTCGGGTCCAACCCCACGGATAAATGATACGACTGAATATTTGGATTGCTCATGATTTCTGGGATTTCGGACAATTCGTGTAAGTGTGTGGCAAAGAGGAAATGGGCGCGGCGTTTGACGAGGGTCTGAATACCGGCGGCAACAATGGCGGTCGCCGATGCGGTCTCTGTACCCGCACACAGCTCGTCGCCAATTACGAGCATTCTGGCGGCGGCGGACCGTAGAATACTGCGAAATTCCGTCATTTCCACGACAAACGATGACATGCCCGCCCAAAGATTGTCGTTGCCGAGAATACGTGTATAGAGACCGGTATAGGGAATGAGTTTCATGGCGGAGGCGGGAACGGGGCAGCCGATTTGTGCCATGAGGATGGCGAGACCGACCGCCTTGCCTAGGGACGATTTGCCGGCGGCGTTCACTCCGTAGAGCAGAAGACCGTTTTGGGTTGCCGCCGCGCCGGCGGCGTTTGTCGCAAAATTGCCAAACGCTAACGAATGAGGAATATAGGGTGTAGCGGTCCTGACCCGTTCAATAATTGGATGACGAAGTGCGGTAACCGTGAATCCCGCTGCCCCGTCGTCGCCCCCGTCGTCGTCGGCAGGCTCTACGTACTCAGGGCGAACATAACCGTATTCATCGGCAACAATAGCAAAGGCACATTCGCAATCAAATTCACTCACCCAACTGACCAGGCATTCAAGTACACCCGCTGACTGTGCGGCATGGGTCCAAGAGAGCCAATGCTCTCGCCATTGCGCGGTAGCAGCTGCCGTCCATTCCGCCCTTAAAGCGATTGCCGCCGTATTTAGCTCGCCCAGGCGTGTATTGGTTACAATGACCGCCGTTGTATTGGTTCCACGTTTTATACTATCAAATCCGCACGTTTTCTTAGTACCCTTAAAATATCCTTGTAGCGATGTAGCCCGTCGTTGGGTTGTCGTAAATGTAAACGGCGCGTCCTCCTTAATCGTCCAATTTATAGCCCCCTCTTCCTTCAACGTTGTCTCCCAACTTTGCTTGAGAACCAAGGCTTCAGTCTCTAACGCGGTCCATTGGTCCTCTAAGATATCAAGGGCGGGCTGTTGTCCTCGGAACCATGGGTGGAATGACCCGACCGCCGGCGCCGACCCACCGCCTCCCTCGCTGATTTGTCCACAACTTTGACGAATTCGTTCGGCGCTCCAAGTTGTCAATGTTTGGTTAATATGATCCAGAACCTGGACCTGAAGTTCAGCGGCTAAACCACACGGAGTCATCAGGGTGGCTACGAGCAAATCACGGCAATGTTCATACGTTGTGAGAAGACACAGGAGGTCTTGACACGTTCCCTTGCCCAGGGCGAATCGGCGGTACAAACGGGGCAAATCGTACATTCCTTTGAGATGACCCAGGTACGCCGATTTATCTTTGACCCCTCGCAACACTTCAATCCGTTCCTGGCGCGCGTTGAGCTCCTCGGCATCGGCAATCGGACTCAAACATCGCTCGCGGAGAAAACGCCGACCCATCGCCGTGGTCGCCCTCTGGAGCCAGTGAAGGAGAGACTCGTGGGCTCGCGCCGAATTTGGCGAAATCATGGCAAGTTGCTCCAATGCGGCATTTCCCAAAATGAGATAATCCGCCGCCTCCCAGATTGTATGAGTGCTCAGCCGTTGGAGGAACGAGGCGTTATGATCTCGGATAAATGAAAGAAGATGGAAGAGGGAGCGGCGGACCTGAGGGTGGCGGGTCAGATCCAAATGTTCCTCGACCGAAAGGGCGCTCGCCGGTTGGTAGAGCTCTTTGAAAAATTGGATACGCAGCCGATCCGCCGCCACTCCCAACTCCGCCTTGGAGTCCAAAATCCGTAAATGGAGGGGCGGACGCGGCTGTTTGCCTCCCAGTCCCAAAATCTGGCTCAAGACCGCTGAGTCAGGCGCCGGTTGGTCTGCCCCCGCAGACCACCAGACCACCGCCTCTGCCGGCGGATACATAGATAAAAACGGCTGAATCGCATCACAGACCACACGGTCATCAATGAGCGTCAAATGTGCCTCCGTGCTCACCGCCTCGCCAGTATTTATATTAAACGCCGAAATCGCCACATACCACCGCTGCTGTTGCCGAGCGGAGGCATCCTTCGGTTGATATTTATACGGCTCAATGTACATGCCGACCATAGATTGCTCCTCCGCACGAACGGTCAGCGCACCCTCCGCCTCAAAATACGTACCTGGGCTGCTAACATGGTCCACATCACGGCTCGTCACCTTATCCGCTCCGTCTTTTGTCTGAGTCACCACGACCACCGAATAGCCCGCCAGCACCAACATCCGTTCGTACTTCTCCAGCGCCGATTCAGGAAATCCCCAAAAAAGTTTTAGCCGCGCAGGGTCGCCCGTCGGTTTCGGCTCAGGCGCACATCCGCAAATTTCCACCAAGTCCCGCATATTCGTATTCGTGGCGCCCGTGGCGACCGTCTGACTATCGTACATTTCAAAAAATCGTCCAACCTGAAGCAGGACCGCTGTTTTTGGTCCATATTGTGCCACTCCTTCCTGATAATGTCTGAGGTACAGGCTCTCCATGGATTCACTATTCGCCGGTGCTCCTTTTTTCCTCGGTGGCATATCTGTATTGCTGGTGCGATTTCAGATATATTATTATATATACAAAATCGCTTTAAATTCGTTGCTCCAAAATATGCGGCATGTGACGGCGAGTGTACTTAAGAATCCCCTTCTCCCGCTTTGCCCCGTTATAATACGCACGGTACGAGGCGATAACGTCGCCCTCCCGCCGAAATTCTACGGGCATCGCCGGCGTCGGATCCCGCATCCACTTGGTCTTTGTTAGCAACCCAGGCGGCGGATTCTCCTCCAACCAATCCAAATGAACGAGCGAGGCGTGAGGTGTCTTACGCAACCAACGGAACATATGCTCTGCCACCAACTCCTTGGCGAGTGCAAGCAACCAGATGTAATGTGCCAAACTTTCGCGGACCCAGAGGGCACTCGGATGATTTTTGGAATGCGACTTATATCCACGATTGCCTGTGGTCTGACAAATCGGAGCAGAGGCTAGGATTGCTGCGGTGCCTCCGTTTTCGTGATTTGCCGTGTACAAGAGTTGCGTAGACTCTAGAATCATTTTGACTACGTGTTTATCGCAATGCCAACGGGCACACTGACGTGCTCGGCGGCTAAGGAAGAAAATATTCATTCAGAGATGCCTGTAATCCGGTCATTAGGACGCCTCACGGTTCTCAATTTTTTTCGGAGGCACGGTGCTCTGTACAATTAAATTGTCGCAAGGGTCCCCCCTTAGGGTCTTTTTAACTATATAATAGAATTATTTGACTTAAATAATTTTACTATAGGAAAGGTACTATAAATTTTAAAAGGGTGTCCCGACTAGTCCGCATTATGGAGGAGCATGTAATCCTTCAACATTGAACGCATCATCGGCTCCGGTGTTTTGCTACTTCCCGGCTTTAGGACCCCCTTGCGCAGCAAAGCACGTCGGACCTGCGCAATCGGCAACGCATCCACTTTCTCCTTGATACGACGTGCCGTTGCGCGCGATCCGGAGCGCACCGTAATGCTGATTTTCCGTTCCCGGAATTTGCGTGTTTTCGCAGAAACACCTCCGGATTGAGCATGTTTCGGCGGAGTAGAAATCACCAGCCGCTCCTTTTTACGCGTCGTCATAGCCGGTGCTCCCCCGCTTTTACGCTTGGTTGGCAGAATTTTGGGGGCACCGGGGGTGGACGCCGCTGTGTATAGGGAATTCTTCTTTCCCGCCAACTTTACAGTAGGATTCCCACTATAAACCTGAGCCCCGCCCTTCATTGGGGGTCCTACAGTGAGCCCTACGTCGGCTGCCGTCGGTCCGTATGCGGGAGTCACTTGTTTTACGACGTCGGGTGCCGTTTTAGTATTATCTGCCAACGGGACCCAGGCGTGTCCACGGGTGTCCACGGAGGGGACGGCGGCGGGTTCACCTGGTATGATAATTCCTGGTGGGGGAACGCCCTCCGCTGTCATAGTAGCAGTGACTTCGGCTTCGGAGCCCTTGACGTCGGAGGGCGCAAGGGCGCCACCCTTTACTCGTCGCTTTCTCGTCGTAGTCCGGGCAAGTTTCTTAACATCCTGTTCCATCAAGGTTACTTTCACCTCTTTTACATCAGACATTGGCAGCGACAGACTCTAAATATAACTTAGATATTATACAGTGCTGCGGGCGGGAGCGGACGGCGGCGGTTTAAAGATTCAACAAATTTGATTAACACCTCGGCGCTCACCTCGGACCTCAACCCGCTAGAATGGAGAACGCTTGGAAACAAATTCTAGACTTATACTTTGCTCAGCATGATAATCGGCAGATAATTTATCATCAGATTGCCTCGTTTAACCACTTTATGGATTTTGATGTTGTGGATACAATCTTACGATCGTGTCCGATTCGCGTGGTTGGCTCGCCAGATTTGACTCTCACGGGCACCACCCGTGCGGCGGCGGGTACGGCGGGCACCGCCATTCGAGTGACAGTGGAGGATACCACCGGCACCCCCACGGGCACGGCGCCGGCAACGGCGCTCCCTGGCGGCAAGGCTCCAGGTGGCGGTCCGCCCCGTGAAGTGGAAGTGATCGTCAAATTCCAAAATGTCAGCATCCGTAAGCCGACCATCTTTGAGAATAACGGTGCGCTCACCCCAATGTATCCGAACGATGCCCGCCTCCGCAACTTTACCTACGCCGCACCGGTCTATCTGGACATGGATGTGACCACCACCCTCACCGACCCTGGCAAGGGAACGAAGGAAACTCGGACACGGACCCTCACGCGCGTTCTTGCCGGCAAAATTCCCGTGATGGTCGGATCCAAATATTGCCTCCTGTCCGAGAGCCCTGAGAAACATCCGAGGGAACTCGGCGAGTGCTCGGCGGACCCGTTTGGATATTTCATCATTCAGGGCGGCGAGCGCATCATCCTCTCGCAGGAGCGAATGGCAGAAAACCGAATGTTCGTCTTTCGTAATAACAAGGCGAAACACAAGGAGGCGGAAATCATTGAATGTAAGTCCATCGGACCCGATAACGAAGGTGTTCCCAAGAATATCGCGGTCAAGATTATTTACAATCCGAAGTTGGCGACCGGTCCTGAACATATTCGTGTGACCCTGCCCCGTATCAAAGCCGAGTTGCCCCTGTTTATCATGTTTCGTGCCCTCGGTGTAGAATCGGATAAGGCGATTATTGAACTGATTATGGGCGATGTTCACAACGACTACGAAATGATCTTTCAGGAATGTATTATGGAGGCGGCGGATATTCGCGGCAAGCAGCCGGCACAGGATTATCTTCAGAAACATCTTGGCAGCGGTGGCGGCATCCGTGAGCAGCTCAGCGCCTCCACCCTCGCGACCTACAAGGCGCCGAGGGAGAAACTCATCTCGGAAATTCTGGCAGAAGAATTCCTGCCTCACATTGGCGGCGGCGACATGATGTATGAGAAGGCGTGCTTCCTCGCTGCGATGACCAAGAAAGTTCTGGATGTTTACCACAACAAGATCCCGTACGATGACCGAGACGGCTATCCGAATAAGAAGGTGGAGCATCCTGGCAATCTTCTTGGAAATCTCTTCCGTTTCTACTTTGGAACGAAGGTCATCAAGGATATGAAGTCAACGATTGTCAAGGAAATTCACAACGGGTCTTGGAAGGCGAGCGGCAAGTTTGAAAATATCATCAACACCACGAATGTTTACAAAATCCTGAAAACGACAATTGTGGAGGTCGGCATGAAATCGTCCCTCGCAACGGGCAATTTCGCCTCGGGCAAAATGGGTACGAAGACCGGCATCAGTCAGGTGATGAATCGTCTCACGTTCTTGAGTGGTATCAGTCATCTTCGCCGTCTGAGCACGCCGATAGAGAAAACGGGCAAACTCATTCCTCCCCGCAAACTTCACAACAGCCAGTACGGCTTCATTTGTCCCGCCGAGACGCCTGAAGGTCATTCGGTCGGTGTGGTGAAGAATCTGGCATCAACGGCAAACATCACCCTTCCCTCTTCGCCCAATCCGGTCCTCAAGGTCCTGTACGATGAACTCAAGATGAAACATCTGGCAGAAACGACCGCAATTGAACGCCGTGATCTTCTGAGAGTATTTATCAACGGAGCTTGGGTGGGAACTTTGGGCGGCAGTGCCGAGGCATTCCGTTCGGTCCAGGCACTCGTGACCGCCAAGCGTGCCGGTCGTGTTCATCCGTACACCAGCATTGTCTACAAGCCGAGCCCGAATGAAGTTTGGGTGAATACGGAGGGTGGTCGTCTCGTCCGCCCGCTCTTCATCGGCGAAACGATTCGCGAAGTCCTCTCAACCGGTTGTCAGAAGCCGTGGGAGGTCTGCGGATCTTGGAATGACCTGATGCGCTGGGTCAGCCCTGGCGGCAATCATCTGATTGAATTCGTAGATGCTGGTGAATCCGAGAATTTGTACATTGCAAAAACTCTCGGCACCCTGGATTCCGAACATACTCATTTGGAAATTCATCCGTCGGTGATTATTGGAACGATGGGCTCAAATATTCCGTTCCCCGACCACAACCAATCACCGCGAAATTCTTACCAGGCGGCGATGGGCAAGCAGGCAATGGGTGTGTATGCCCTCAACTTTACGGAGCGCTTGGATACGATGAGCAACTTGCTCTGCTACACCGCTCGTCCGCTGGTCTCACCGTATATGAGCAAGTACTACCGTGCCCAGGATATGCCGTCGGGCTACAATATTATCGTCGCAATTATGACGTACGGAGGCTACAATCAGGAAGATTCGGTCATGATTAATCGTGCGGCGTTGGACCGCGGACTCTTCCGTTCCATCTTCTACCGAACGTACAAGGACGAGGAGAAGAAGAATCAGGCGAGCGGCGAGGAGGAGCGATTCTGTAAACCGGACCCCAGCCTTACCAAACACATCAAGTTGGCAAATTACGAAAAGTTGGGCGCGGACGGAATTATTCCTGAAAACACCTACGTGGACAATGATGATATTCTCATTGGCAAAGTTGTGCCCATTCGGCTCAGGGCGGTGGAGGGTGCGATGGCGGCGGGAGTCTCACATTCGTCCCTGGCGAGCATGTCGGCGGCGGCAGCCGCGGCGGCGGTGGAGGCGGTGGGCGGCAAGCGTTACCGAGATGCCTCCAAGATGCTCCGCAATAACGAGACCGGTTTTGTGGATAAGATTTATCGCGGACGGAACGGCGAGGGATTCTCGTTTGTCAAGATTCGTGTGCGGTCCGAGCGCATTCCAACAATTGGTGATAAGTTCTGTAGCCGTCACGGACAAAAAGGAACGGTGGGAATGATTTTGGAGCCCGAAGATATGCCTCAAACGGCAAACGGAATCGTGCCCGACATTATCATTAATCCTCATTGTATCCCGTCCCGCATGACGATTGCACATTTAATGGAAACGCTCATGGGACGGGTGGGATGCGAAATTGGCGCAGTGGGCGACGGCAGCCCATTCACCGATGTGAGCGTGGACGGACTCTCCAAAATGCTCCGTGATGACCTTGGACTTGAGCCGCATACGAATGAAGTAATGTATTGTGGAACAACGGGTAAGCAGATGAAGACGAGTATCTTTATGGGTCCAATCTTCTATCAGCGTCTCAAGCACATGGTGGAAGACAAGATCCATTCCAGATCTTCGGGTCCACTCGTGATGTTGACCCGCCAGCCGGCGGAAGGACGAGCCCGCGATGGCGGTCTGCGATTCGGCGAGATGGAACGTGATTGTATGGTTGCCCACGGTGCCTCCGAATTCCTCAAAGAGATTATGATGGAAAAATCGGATAACTTCCAATGTTTCGTCTGTAAGTCGTGCGGTCTCCTGGGTCAAGTGAATCCGAAGGCAGGAATCTTCAAATGTACCTCGTGTGATGCCGTCACCGATTTCGCCCAGATTCGCGTTCCCTACGCCTATAAGCTCTTCTTACAGGAGTTGGAATCGATGTCCATCTGTTCACGAATTTTGCCCGATTCCCGTCTGCGGGCGATTGCGAACGAGGCGGCTCTCATGCCTGAGCAGGCGGCAGCGGTCAAGTCGGTACTCTAATCCTCACGCAGGTCAAACGCTAATTCTGTAAATCCCTCTGGGGCAGTTTTTTCTGCCGAAATGACATCCCGTGCCCAGGACCCAATCAGGGGCGACTCGCCGTGAAAGTCCCCTCCACCCCGTCCGTTCCCCTCACAGGTCAAAAGTGGCAGAGGATGAATCTGACTCCCTTGGACCCCCTTGGGAACTTTAGACTTATCCACAAACTGTCGCTTCGTATGATTCACTAGAAACGGATACGCATCGGTATGTTTGATGGCAGAATGAAGCGCTAAATCGTTGCGCTCGTGACAAATCAAATGTAGATTTTTGCCGAGTCCCGGCTCCGCATCGGCGTAATCGCCGCACCAGACAACGCGCGACTTATGATGCCGACCCTCAGGTGTAAGCTCTGCCTCAAATGTTTCAACGCCCTCATTCCCCAGATACGAATGTTCCATCAGTTTTATCCCCAAACCAGGCACCATCCAAACCCGAATCCAGCCGTTGACGTCCAAAATGACCGCATAGTAGTATTGTCCCATTTGTTATGCTTACTTTCTAAGGTTAACAAATAGTTTTCAATTTTTGTCAGAAATCCAGGTTATTTACGACCGAGAGTAAATGCGGCGAGTCCGGCGAAGAGGGCGGCGAACAGAACGCCGGCGAGAACTTTTGACTGTCCCGATCCGCCACGGAATCCTTCCACTTTGTTGTCCGCTGCGTATTCATCGGCGCTCACCCACGAATCAAAAATCCAATGACTCGCTGCGGGCTTTCCGTCACCGCCACGGATTATATTTTCTTTAGAGGGGTCAATCCACCATTCACCGGTTACCTGACTTTGGATATTTCCTTGTAAGTCGCCAACCGGCAGGGTCACCTTGCGACAACGGGCGTAACCACTGTTGATTACAGCATTAAACATTGGTGCGGGATTGAGGGCTTTTCCTGCGTCTTCAAACATACCGGGTGCTAAGCCACGAAGATGAACGCCGAGAGTATTTTGAATTTCGTCACCGAGACGACCAGGGATTCCGTGGGGCGTAGTATCCACGTATTCGTACATATCCTGACCATTCGAACATGTTGCTCCTGAGTTGGTGAAAAATCGCAGACCCATCGGAGTCTGGGTTTGACCCTCGCCTTTCGCAAATCCGGTTGTTTCACCGTATCCGATGACGTCCGAGTAGTAATCTACACCGGCAATAGCACCTTTGATTCCGCCCCATGAGCCGTCGCCAAAATTTACACCGATGTCACCTGGAGTCTTGATTTCGGAGGAGTAATCGTATTTTGGTCCCAAAATAGTCGTCATGTTTGGCGTATATTGTGTGACCTTTGTCTGTAATTGCTGAAGAGCATCCATCTGCCCCGCTTCTTACTTTGGTGGCTTATTTTCGTACGGCGGTAAAGGCGACGAGACCGATGAAGAGGGTGGCGAAGAGAACGCCGGCGGTGAGCTGCGAGCCCCCAACCGGTCCTGAGCGAAAATCCTCAATGACATTTCCTTTTGCGTCCTTTATCGGATACTTTTTTTGCGTTTTATCGTATTCATCGCCAGAAATCCACTTATCAAAGACCCAGTGGGTGGCGTAATATTTGCCGTCACCCCCTTTCGTGAGTTTTTCCTTGGATGCGTCAATCCACGGACGAGTCACATTCGGATTTTTAGAGCGTAAATTTCCCTGCGCATCGCCGACGGGAGCGGTCATCTGTTTACATTGCGGAAAGCCCGAGCCGATGGCGGCGGAGAAGAACGGGGCGGGATTGAGCGCATCGGCGGCGTCGTTGATAATTCCTGGCGCCAATCCTTGGAGCCGAATTCCGCCCATCTGTTGGGCAAGTTTATCGCCGAGCGGACCAGGAATTCCTTCGGGCACCGTGCTCACGTATTCGTACATACTCGCTCCGTTACTACATGCCGCCCCCATCTTCGCATCGGCAACTTTAAGAAAGAAGTTGAGACCCATCGGCGATTGCGACATTCCGCCCTGGTCGGCAGACAACCCAACGGACTGCCCGTAGCCAAGCGCACCGGCGTAATAATCTACGCCGGCGGCGGCTCGTCCAATTCCCTCCAGCGAACCATCGCCAGCGTGGATGCCGATATCAGTTGGAGACTTGAGCTCGCCTGAATAATCGTAGACGGGTCCAATGAGTGCGCTGGCGTCGGGCAGATAGTTCATCACCGCCGTCGGCTGCTTGAATATAGTATTAAACTGGTTTGAAGCCGATGTCACTCCGCCGGCAATATTATTTAAGCCGCCCTGAATATCCATTCTCCTTACTTGGGGCGATTGAAATTACTTTCGTAGCGATGTGAACGCGACGAGTCCGAGAAACAACCCAGCAAATAATACACCTGCGCTAAATTGTGAGGAATTCAGGTTTGGCGAGAATCCCTCGGTACCCATGTCTTGAAGTGCCGCTTTGAACATATTGGCGGTCGGTTTTGGTGGAATGGATGGATCCGGCGGTGTATTCTGGTCGGGGATATCATCGGATGTATAGAGCCGTCCCATTTGTTTCAACTGCTTTTGCGTCCAGTAGTATTCGTCCTGGCTGATCCATTTATCAAAGACCCAGCGACGCATATGCGGCTGCGGTCCGCCTGGTACATAGACATTTGGATTTGGCGCCAGAGGTTTATAATAGACTTTATCGGCGGCGGGGTCTACCCAGACATTGGGGACTAACTCTGGCGGGTCATCACTGCCGGTAGGGTCGGCGTTGTAAATCGGTTTGGGGAAACGAGAGGCAAGTTGACCGTCGGCATTTCCAACCGGCGCTTCCATCAATTTACATTTTGGATAGCCGGTGCCCATAACGGCATTTAGAATCGGCACGGGATTCATCGCCTCAAACGAATCTTGGAGAGCACCTGGGGCAAGACCTTGTAAGTTGGCGCCGAGTTTTTCTTTAAGCCCGCCCCCCATACCCCCTGGTAGCCCTGAGGGAATCGTTGACATATATTGGTACATATCGGCACCGTTAGAGCAAGTTTGTCCGGTATTAAAGAAATAGTTGAGACCGAGAGGCGATTGGGGGAAGTCGGGTCCGTTGCCCATAATACTTTTGGTCGGCGTACCGAATGCCATCGTATCAACATAGTACTGGACACCGGCGACGTTTCTATATACCTGGTCGGGTCCACTAAAGATATCACCATCCCGTTTGATACCAATCTCTGAGGGGTACATCATTTCGTTGGAAAAATCGTAATAGGGACCGAGCGCCGTCAGCCCTGTTTCTCTTGTCGTAGCCGACATCCTTATAAGGTCGTGTGGTTTTATCCGGCTGCGTTCTGCGGATAAAGATAAAAAATGAAGAGTCCCCAGAATCACTCTTTATTCTACAACTTATTCGTTGTACGATGTCTTCACTTTTATTTCCGGGCGTATCATCGTGTATTAAAACGAGCAGCGAAGATGTAGATATCTTTGGTGGTGCGGATTGGACCAAAGCGGTGGAACAGTTTGCGGAGGAGCCACCTGCGCCCACGGACATGGTGGATGGATTTCATTGCGAAGACTGTGATACAGGTTTATGGATTCAGACACATAATGAAGAGGTGATTTGTACAAAATGCGGAAATCACATGGGGTTTCAATTGGACTCATCGGCGGAGTATCGGTGGTTTGGGTCTGAGGACCGTAGTCCGGATCCGACGCGGGTCGGCAATCCTCTCAATCCGCTTCTCCCAGAATCGTCTTTGGGTACGCGAATTCTGACCCGACCCGGTGATTCCAAGGCGATGCGACGTATTCGTCAGTACCACTTGTGGAATATTATGCCGTATCGTGAGCGCACACTTTGGACGATTTTCGAAATGCTTCAGGTGCGGGCGAATAACGCAGGTGTGTCTATGGCAATTGTGGAAGAGACTAAGCAGTTATATGCGCAGGTGAGCACTCGTTGTATTTGCCGAGGTCAGCAGAAAGACGCACTGCTGGCAGCGTGCCTGTTTGAAAGCCTGAAGCGCCATGATACGCCTCGTCGTCCGGTGGAAATCGCTGAAATCTTTCAGATTGACGCGAAACTGATTACACGGGGTGTGAAGCAGTTTTCGGGTCTCCTGGAGGAGCATTTACACACTACGCCGGCGGCGGAAAAGAAGGTAGAAACGCCCTCAACCCATTTTCGGCATTATTTGGAGCCGGCAATTTATAAACTGGAAACGCCTCGGCTGCTTCATAATCAGATTGTAGAGTTAGCCACGAAGATTGGCAATATGATTGATGAATTGGGCGTTTGCCCTGAAACGACGCCGTCCTCCTTGGCGGCATCGGCGCTGGCTCTGGCGTGCGAGCGAATGGGGCTGGATAAGACGAACGCTGAAGTGGCGAAAGTCTGTAGTATTTCGGTGGCAACGCTTCATAAGTGTTTGAAGCGTATTGAATCGTGGCGTGGCGTGTTATTTCCTGCTAGCGCCGAAAAGTCATCACCCTAAATAGAATGGGAGGTCAAGTCTCCGTGCCTCAGAGTGCGAAACCAGAGGATTTGGAAAGATATGGTACTTTTAAGTTGCGCCAGTCTCAGAAGTTCTCCCTAAATGTATTGTCGGACCTTGTGACAATGTTGATGTCGGACAATAATCTTTTTGATTTATCGGAAATGCTTTCATCTGACAAGGGTTGTCAGTCGCTTATAATTATAATTAAAAATAAGTTGGAAAAGGAATTTACGACACTACAGTTCCCGGACACACTTAAGAGTGGAGAGTTTACACCGGTTGGGTTTGGATCTGAGCAAAAGTATAAGGCATTAGCCGCAAGTGATAAAGACCGCAGCATCTACTGTGGACAATTTGCGTTTTTCATTGTGCGATTGATATTGCTTCTGTCGGCACTTGTGGCGAGCGTTGCGTTTCAACCCGATATGTATAAGGATTTACAAATAAATCAGCTAGATGTAAAATCCACAGGTATTAATGAGCGTTATAAAAATTTGGTGGACCAGTCTGTGCGGGGCGACCATGTACCGTCTGATATTATATCGGTGTTTACGACGAATGGTACTTTGAAAAAGATTCCGAATGATATGCGTCAATTATACTATTTTGGAACACAGGATTCTGTTGTTATTGATATGGAAAAGGGTATAGTATATAATTCTCAGAGTACAACGGATACGGGTGTATTAAGAATTAGTATTCACGGATCGGCATACGCACCGGCAGCATCTGGACCTTTTGTTCCGCCGGCGCCAACTCCTCCTGCTTTTGCTCCTGCTTTTGCTCCTGCTCCTGCTCCTGTACCAGCCCCAGTCCAAGCCCCCGTGCCGACCCAAGCACCAGTCTCCGTACCAGCTAAACCGCAAGTCTATCCCCCTCCCCCGCTATCCAACGCACCATCAAATGTGAGTGGAAATTATAGACGACTTCCACTTGCACGTAATAGTAATATAGTAAGCACTGCAAGCGGTGCCAGCCGTACGTCTCGTAAACGCAAGGGACGCCGCACAACTCGTCGCCGTGCTCACCGTGGTGGTGCCGTTCTCTTCCGCGTAATTCTCAGTTCAGTCCTCTGTCCTGAAGGGGGCACCTGCGAAATATCCCAGTTTGACATGGACGAGTACGGCAATACATATGCGGTAGGCACTACAGTGAATCCTAGCTCGTTTGCCGACCGTGTAAACCCAATCCTAAACCGCCAGCCTAAGAGATATTTGTTAGAAAACCCAGGTGTCCGTGCGACCATGGCAAAGAGCAAGTTTGCTCCGTTTACAAAACTAGACGCCTCAACGTATGAAGTTCTAATCAACTATCAAAATGCTATTGCGGGAAGAGGTCAACAGAAGGAAGATGTTACATCCCCAGCAATTTACCGTGCCTTTTTACTTGCGACGGGACTCGTAGAAGATAGATTGGATACATTGTTTTGCAATGATACTTGGCGGGGAGTAATGACATCTACAGTTCCCTATTCTCTCTTACAGTCTCTATACTATGATGAAAACGGCGGAACTAAGAGTGCGGAGGCGGACGATGAACTTCGTGCTGTATCGGCGGGCTTTTTGAAATCGGATATCGCCCGTCCATATGTCCCGAACAGTGCTATATCACCAAAGGAATTTTCACAATTGGCGTTTATTGAGCCGAAGACAATAGCACCGGCGTTTTGCGGAACGGTCACCACGGGTGTACGTTCAACAAACATTGAAGGACAGAAAAATGTGTTGACGAAGGGTCATCAGACCATACATGGGCTATATGATGCGCATTTACAGAATGTTGTAAAATTTATTCGTAAGATTCTTTCACTCAAGGAGGGCGGATATAAACAGCGTCATATTATTCGCCTCAATCCTGTGTTTGTTACAAATACAAAGGGCGCACAGGCGGCATTAGATGCTCTCATTAAAGAGGGGCGTGCTCTCATTGCGGACCACTACCTTGCTGTAGAAACTACGTATAAAAAAGCAATTCAGGATATGAATAATTTAGGACGAGGTGTATCAACCAGCAATGCCGAGTCAGGCAAATCTACATATGTATCGGCAAATACACCATTGCCTCCCCGATTTTCTAAGAATGTGCTTGAACGTGGGTCTGGATTCCCTGAGACTGTCTAAGAACCGGTGGGTGGCGGTGGCGGTGTTTCAGGAAACTTGTGCATTCTAATTTCACACGAAATCTCCCAGAGCTCTTCTATAGTTTTTACAAGAGCCCGGCGGTCAAACTCAATATGATCATCAAAGAACATCTTTCCGAGGCGGTGGGATAGAACGCTCAGAACCATATGAGCGCCGAGAAGTTCGTCTTTGGACATGTCCCGCATTATATCCTCAACGTGAGCCTGAATTCCATACATACGAATACTACCAGTATCCTCCTGATTGACCATTGCCTGCTGGACTTGGGCGAGTTGCGCAAGTTCGGCGTCGGTAAACGGGGGCGGGGAGTCCATTCTAACTCAACCAAGTCGCCATATTTTAGACCGATAGAGTAGGAAATGTCATCGCTGCGTAATCGTCTCGCCAATGCCAGCCGGCGGGTAGCACGTTCGCTCAAGAGCGGCGTCTGTATGGGAACGAAGCGTATTCGTAACAGTAATATTGGAACGGCGTGCGGTAAGTTCCAGCGCTTCAAGGACATTTTAGACGATTATAGGGGCGATGTGTATGCGTCTCAACTTGTACGAAATATAGATGGTGCTCGTCGGTTATTTGAAATTGTTATTACAAAGCCTTATAATCCTGTAAATGAAACAGGAGAGCAGTATATAACTCGTATTCAGGGATTTATTGACCAGGCAAAGGGTCAGAGAGATCAGTTTCTGCGTGATATTGCGTTTCTTCCTCCCACGGCGGAGTATGGACAGGTCAAAGAGGAACTCCATTATTTTGTATTGTTTATGTTCAATTATTACATTGATAAACTCAGCCAACTTATACCAATCGGTATTACAAATAACAACGTAAGACTCAATTGGGAGGGGCGTTCGGCGTCAAACGCATCCCTTGAATCTACAATAACAAATAACCTATCTCGTAAAAATAGTAATGTCTCGTTATCCGTCGGTGAATGGTATCCACGAAAGCCTTCAAATGAGATAGCCAATTGGAAGGGCGGCAAGCACCGAACCCGTAAACACCGCCGTCGTAATTAGGCAACTCGTCCACCCATTTGTTTATAAACCTCTGTGAGCGAATCAAACGGAATCTTATTCGCTTCGCATAATTCACGGATACGCATTTTTCCGTTATAATGGCATACCCAAAATCCGGCGGTGAACATTACCTTTTTTCCGTAGACACGAATCTCTTCGGCTAGAAGTTGACCAGTCGTTGGCGGTACCTTAAAATCGGTATCTATATCGTCCAATTCTTCGTAGCAGCGTTGTTTCTCACCCTGCTGTACAAATCGGCAGACCGTGCCCGATAAATCCTTATATACGAGAATAGTTTCTATCCACGTATAATAGTCACAACCCATTTTTCTAAAGAGGGAGATTTTATATTTCATCGCGGACCGCCATAATTTCACAGGCACCGAACACCGGCGGCATATAGTTATAGATGTGCCACGAGTGGACACCGCTGCGACCGTAGCGCCAGGGTGCCGCCCAATCGGGGCGTGCCTCGCCGCCCATATATCCACTTGACGCAAACAGCAGAGAATCTTTGTAGCCGGCGCCAATAGATTCTAGAACGGGACGGAATCCACGGGTGCCGGTGTTGGGTTTGAGTTTACCGCTGACCAAATAGCCACACCAGACCACTTCAAAAATCCGTTCGTCGCCAGGAATCGCCCGCCGCCGAGTATTAACTACGACAACAACTTTACGTAACTCTGCTTCTATATCGGGACGCTTCTTCGTAATCCAGACGTCTATATGTTCGGACCGATTTATCGGTTTTGTAGACACGATTTGGGGCGGCGGATTGCCTTCACCCTCATTCATCATCCACTTACGAAATGACCGCTGCCACATGTCGCTAAACTGTATCCACTCCATTTTCTCGCAGCTGACCGAGCCAACAAAGTCTTTGGTCCGTGCCATAGCATACGTATCAGTTCGTAGGGCGGTGCTAAAAAACGGCATAGACGCAGTTTCACGTGCCCAAAGATGTGCTACGGGTATTTTCGACGACGTCCAACAATCCATCATTCCAATCATATAGCCGGCAATACCACGCGAACGCCACGACTTTTCCAAACAGAGCCCCTCAATGACTCGCATAGCACCGTGGTTGAGCATTGCCCCCGTAGAAAATTCGGTGTCTGAGCCCGAAAACGGCGTACTCACGATCGTAGCTACGAGGTTTCCCCCGCCGTCAAACGCTCCTAACACGACTATGGATGGGTCTTTCAAATATGCCGACACCCACGCCGGCTGGGCGTCCATGTACCAGTCGTCACCGCCGTAGGAGGCGGTCCAAAATGCCGACAACGTACCTACATCATCTATTGTTAGACGTACAGGAGGTGATAGCCCCTCGGGTGTTTTCGGCTCCGCAGGAGGCTTTATCCGCAAAAAACTCCGCTGGGTGTGGTTGGTGAACCAAGTGTCAATCCAACGGGGTGCGGCGGACGTTTTTGACCAAAAGGGCATCTTACTCAAATAACACCCACTGTCCTTATATCACCACACGGCACTGGGGGCATTTGCGCTCACGGTCCCTCGCCGCCTTCAAACACGGCGTACAGTAGACGTGACCGCAGTGCGTCATCACAATTGTTTCGGCGGTCACCGCATCGTAGCAGATGGGACAGGTAATAGGTTTTTCAAGTGCCAACGACATTTCTAGATGCTGTTTAGCGATGTGCGGCGCAATGTCTACGGGGGCGGTGAGGACGGGTTCGGCAGCGATGCGCCGAGGGGGCGGGACAGCCGCTACTGCGGGTGGTGCTGTATGCGAGCCAAAACGGGTGAATCGTGCGACACGAACCGCCTCACGAAACGCGTCAAACAACAGTTGGTTATTGAGATCACTGGCAAAGTGAAACGGGACCATATTCGATGTTATAGCCGTGCTTTGATTCATACTTAGGACGGAAATATTGTTAACAAGCATAGTACGGTGTGTATCACATAGATGGTCGTGTGAAGAGCCAGAGACAGAGCTCGCACTCGTACACTGAACATTTTGGCTAGACGGAATCGCGTAGCATGTTTGCGTTGTATCCGTTTCTAGATTGAGCAGTTCGTGGAGTTTGCGAGATGCCACCTCTTTACATTTCTGCGTCATGAGGTCTTTGTTGTATTTATCGTTTTCGGTCTTCACACGGGTCTTGAGAAGCGCTTCCTCTTGTTTCGCATTCGCATACTCTCGTTCGGTTCCTGGGGTCGGCGTAATCGTCATCAGGGCAAATGCCGTGCTGGTTCGGTCTGCCGCCTTCGTTAGTGCGGACATGTTGTCTGCTAGACGTGCCTCCTCTTTCGCCGTATCTACGGCGATGCGGGTACGATGGATTCCGCACACACCCTTGCCGGCGACTAAAGCCTCTTTTTCGCACGGTAAGTAATTTGTTTTGATTGCTTTACACTTTGGCATACTATCCTATTGTCCACCTCCGCTAGCCTCCGTCATTTTTTCTAAGTCCTGTCCGCCCTACCCCGCCCGCCCTACCCCGCCTGCCCTACCCCGCCCTAAAAATTGACCTCCGCCCCCGCCCCGCCCAAAACCACCAGCCCTCCTAGGATGACCACCCCCAGCCCTATTCTTCCAACAAATTCGCCGCTTTTCCTCTCCTCTAGTCCTACGACCTCACAGATGCCTACATTTATGTTAGACACCCAGGCGGCACCAAAGAATCCGAATCGGTGTAATCATGCTGACTGTAAAGTCAAACTAATGCTGAGTGATATGGCATGTAAGTGCGGATATCGGTTTTGTGGCAAACATCGGTACGCAGAAGAGCATCGGTGCTCTTTTGACTACCGACAGGCAGGTACAAAGAATCTCTCCACTTCCCTCGTAAAGTGTGTAGCATCGTCACTCAAAGAGGTTATTTAGCGTACAAAGCAGAATAGGTACTGATACTCATAGCCGATTGGCGTGAGGTCAATGAACTGTTTGTAGGTGAAGCCGTTCGCTTCCACTTCGGCGACCACTTCATCCATCTTGGGCATACGGAGATGGTGGATTTGGCGACGCATTTTTTTACTATCCTTGAAGCGGAACTCCTCACGGAACTCGCCACGATTGTCGTCTAAGGTGAAATCGGCTTCGTATTCAAACTTATCAAAGGTGACCTTGCTCCGGGTGACACGTTCCTTGGCGTATTTTTGTACGCTGAAAGCGACAAAGGGGGAGGCGGATTCTAAAATTGGGTCAAACTTCTCACGATTCACCAGGTGAATCACGAGACAACCGCCAGGCTGTAGCCAGTTAAAGATATTACGGAATACTTGGTCTTTGTCACGTAGATAATAATAGGTAAAATAGTACAGGGTGGCGAGATTGAACTCTCCAGCCGCGAATGAGCCGATGTTTTCCGCTTCTTTCACTCGGTAGTCGTTTTTAGGGAACTTCTTACGGGCAATAGAGACCATCGCATCCGAGGCGTCCATACCGACGACCTTGCCGACTCCCTCTTTACGGAATTCCTCTACATCCCCGCCGGTACCACAGCCAATGTCCAGGACCTCAATTGTTTTCGCTTCGGGTCGGTAGCCCTTCGCCCAAATGAGGGTGAGACCGACCTCCTGTTGCTGGCGCACGCTGCCGTCCACAATTGTATCGTAGATTTTGGAGTAGAATGTATCATAGAGTGTTTCATTTCCTAGAACTACAATGTTCGCTTCGGGCGAATCGTCGGGATTCGCAAATGCTTCTATATCGTCTAGTTCAGTTCGGCGATTTCCTACCATCATCCACCGAATATAGAGATAGTTCGCCAGGAGTATAGAGATAATCACCACCAAAACTACTTGGATAGTATCAAGAGCATCTATGCCGCCACCAAACCACTTGCTGGTCATTCCTATTAGATGTTCTCAAATTACGCCATGCCAGTGCGTACGCAATTCGCCGCTAGATTTCGCAACTTACTATAAGATATGGAGCCGAAAGCTACAAATAAACATACGCTGTGCGGATATGCGTGGGGAGATGTTGTCAATTCGCTGGTGAAGGCGATTGGGGCAGGTGATATGGTACGCTCCCAGCGTTGGGCAGCAGAGCTTGTATGCTCTGAGCAGGGTCTGGGGAAATTGGAGGCGGCGCTGCTCAATGCGTGGGCGACCCATGTGGCATCCAATAATCCGGCATGGTGTATGCAGTGGGTTCATTCGGCGACGCAAATACGTGCGCTGTGGGCAAGAAGTGGCGAATCTACGAAGGCGATACGAAATACGCCGCAGGTACGACAGCACGTAGCCGAAGCGGTTACATCCCTGGTGTTATCGGAAAAGAAGCAGTTGCCGAAATTGCCGACGGCGGAGGACTGTTTTCGTGACGCCGAGGCGATGCGTACCCGATTTCGGACAGGTCAGGGGGTGGTAGATCAATTGAGTTGCCGGCGAACCTGGGCGGCGGGTATTGAAAGCAATGACTTGCGAATGATTGGCAACGAGTTTGAGGCGGCGTGTCGTGCTACGAATCTTAATCGCGCACTTTTTTGGGTGATTTGGTTCATTACACTGGATAGCCAGACAGAGCAGCCAACGGTGAAAGAGCGTGGACCGAGCTACCTGACCCCCAAACAACGAAAGAGTGTATTATGGTTTTTGGTTGATGTGATGAAGGATTTGGCGAATGATGTAGCGTTTTTGTCTACAGATGAACGGGCGGGTATTTTTAATTCCGTGGCGATGATGTGGAATAAGTTGGGAGCGAAGGGTCGACGGGATTGCCTGGCATCTCTAACAATGATGTTATGTGAGCATATCGCCCGCCGATCTACGCCGCGACTCACGGCGGGACCGAATATTCCGTCGTATGACGCGATTAAGTCGCAGAATTCGGGCATTGATAATGTGTATACGGCAATAGCGGAAGAGGCGCGTAAGTTTATGTTAGAGGCGCCGAAGATTAATGGGTTGGTGGAGGATGCGGCGGCGAAGGCGGCGGCGAAGTTGTCGGCGGTGGATAAGATGGCGTTGGCGTACGCACTCCTTTCGGGAGCGGGCGGTAAAAAATAAATGACCCGCCACGCTAGAATGGCGGCACAGATTACAACAAAGCCGGTTTTTAATCCGAAGATTACGCAATTTTTGGAGAGTATGAAATCTTCATTTTCGGGGGTGGCGTCTGGAGTACGGTCGTATACGATTGATATCCCAGACTCTGGATTTCCGTGGTGGGGACTTCTGGCGATTTCGGTTCTAGCAATTGCCGTCGTCGCCTGGTTTATAAACTATCGTATGTATCTGGAGACGCCGTATAATATTGCGCGAATTATTCGTGATAATGTGAAGGCGGCGGACCATTATAGCGTGGACAATCCGAGCCGCAAGGGATTGGCGGATTTGTATAACAGTCTCGTGAGCCAGGGCTACGCAGAGGAGAATCTAGGATTTACAAATTTCTACGTGAGCACGGTGAATGCGTCGGGTATTTTCTTCCCTTCGGTCAACGGCGTAGTGGCAACAGATGCCGTAAAATTGGCGGTGGACGGCGGTGCGCGGGCGTTCGTCTTTGATATATGGCCGGATGTAGAGCCAGGGGGCGATTTTGGACCGACGATTCAGGTGATTGAGGCGGGTAGTATGTGGCGCCGTACCACACTCAATGCGCTGCCGTTCGTGCTAGTTCTTCAAACCCTTGTTGCCGAAGCACTTCAAACGCCAACCAATCCCGGTCATCAAGACCCGCTTATACTCTATTTACGTTTCCGCGGCAACCCTCGGGCGGTGACGTTTGATAAGACCGCCGACGCACTTCAATCGGTCATTACGCCGTATCGTATGGATTTGGCGTTCAATAATTGCCGTGGCGCCGACCGTCTCTTCAAGGTGCCGATTGACCAGCTCTTTTCCAAAGTAGTCGTCGTATCAAATGTTCGAGGCTCAGGACGGTTTATGGATTTCGTCAATTTCTCTACAAAAGACGGTATCCAGTTGGAGTATCCTGCGGGACAATTACAGACGATTTCGGGGGACCAGGCGGCGGAGGCGAAGAAGAAGATTTTGATGAATCCGACATTTGTCGCACCGCTGAGCGAGGACCCGTTGGCGGCGTCAAACGACTATTCGGTGAGTGCGGCGCAGGCGTTGGGCATTCATTTTGTAGCCGTGAATTTCTGGGGCGGTGCCAAAGATGCGACTCTCAAATCGTATATGAATATGTTTGAAACGTATAGTTTTGCGTTGAAACCGGCGGCACTCCAATACACTATTACACATTTGGAGCCTCCTAAGATGCCACCGAACTACGATTGGGGTGATCATACAACGGGACAGGCGGGCAAGCCACGAACACCACCGGATATTAAGCCTCCAGTGTAAAAACTCGCAAAATTTGACAACATTGTTTGTAATTCTCAAATTGTAAACAATGTTTCGCCGATTCTTTCGTATATTCGCAACAACGGAGCCTTCGCTGCTAGGGCGATGGTCGCTTACAGATATGAAAAAGAATAATATTAAGATTGATTGGGCAAATGTTGACCATTGTGGCACTTGTAGTTATGAACCAATCAAGAAAGAGAATGATGAAAAGAAAATAGTTGTGGTCAAACCAATGACAAAGTGATTGCGGACTCTATTTCGTCTAATTTATAGGTACGAATGCCGGTCCACCACTGGTGAGTTCCGCACATTGTACGAATGAAACAGAATTCTCCAAAAAATGCTGTAGACTCCTCTAAGTCTGGCGTTTTGAAGTGTAGTTTTTGAACGGCGTCACTGATAAAACAATCTTGTGCTTTTTGAATTGGAAAATTCAAAGAACACACATGCTTCATTAGAGAGCGTTTGCGGTATGAGAGTCCGCCGCCACCAGGCGCAGTAGGCATCCACGGCCATTTGGATGCGATATAGTCGTAATTCGTCAAGTTAGGCGGTAGAGGTTTGGTCAAATAGGTATCGGTCTCCATCATGAGCAAGTGCTCTTCAAAGAACATATCCCAGAAATGGTCCTGTTGGAGAACTGTATTATACTCGGTTTTTCCCTCTTCGGGCGTGCCGATGCCTTTAAAAAACGGAATGATTCGCACCGACTCTGCTTGCTTGCCCACACAGGCTCTCACAAACTCTTGGTTCGTATCACTACAAATGACGGTTATACTCCATCCGCGGGCGTAGTAGGCGGCGTTTTGTAGACAGAATTTGAGATTAGGATGACAGCGACGTTCAACGAGGACAACGGTTTTATCCACATATTTTGGAATTGTACATGTATCCCAATGCTTTTGGAATTCTGCCCCGTAAATACGATTGAGCGCACCGAATATGTGAGGCTCTAAGTCCATTCGGCAAGTATGTAGAAACTCGCCCTCGGTTTTGTATTTACGAGAGGCTATCTCTTTGAAAGCATTGAATATAACTAAAGTTTCGTCATATTTGACAGACATTCTGTATAATATGATGAAAGAACGGTTTAGATTAACGGTGTCTTCGTGTAGCCCGCTTTTTACGAAAAGTTTTACGCTTGCGAGTCGCAGGTGTCGCAACGGTATTAGTACTACGTGGTAGTTTACATTGTGCGTCGGTTGCTTCAACAAAGAATGGCTCGTTCACGTCTATCGCTATGGTTTCGTTCTCTCCACCACGCTGTCTGCGGCGAGTACGACGACCACCTGACTGAACGTAAAATCTACGATTAAAGCGATTTTTATAGATGTTGTAGATTTTTTCAAAATGAGTGATATCTTCGTCTGTAATTTCAGGATATTGAGTTGCTTTTTCTTTCAACGTTTTAATAATAAAAGCAACCTCTTGCGGATGAATTTGCGCATCACAGACTGGAAAGTTCCAACACATACCGAAACGTTCATCCTTGTAACCAGCGTTTTGTCGTTCTAGTAATTCAAAGAAGTTCTTTACACTGATATACTCACCTTCATGTCTATTAATTTCGCCGTTTCTTTTCTTATGTTTAAATTGAAGAACAGGTCGTTCATCTTCTAAACTGGTTACATTATAACCTTCTTCTAAAATATCTGGAAGTAGAATATCAGCACCTGAACCAATATTGTATGGAATATTTGGGTATATTAAATTATTGTTATTGTTCGTTTCAGGAATAGGAGCGGGTTGAATAGGAAATTCACTCGTAGGAAGATTAAATCGCTTTTCGGCAAGTAGGGTTTCCAATCGTGCCTTCTCTTCTGGAGTAATATTGAGGACCGAATCCCAAACTTGAGTTATCATTTGATGTTTGGCGTCTTTTAATGTCATTTGACCCGCCTGAGGCATAAGTTCTTTCGCAACGGAACGGATTTTTTGGAAACGCATGAATTTTTCTAAAAGCATACCACCCCCGTAGGGTATACAGTCGTTAGAGAAAGGGTTGGCGCCACGACCAGGAACAATTAAATCGGTACGAGGACCGTCGGCGGGTCCAAGGGCGTGATGGGCGGGAACAATTTCATTAAAACCAGGTCGGCGGTGATCTTGACAAATTCGTCCGCATAAAGTACACCACCAGATATTATTGAATCTATCTTTGTATTTATTGTATAAATCTTGGGAATAAGGAGTTTGTAAATCTGGGCACTTATGATGCATATACATACATCCATCTTCACGGCGCACATATGACAAGCATACAGGGCAACAGGAGAAATTCTTCGCTTCATTCGGCTCATCGGAAAAAATAGCTTCCATAAGTGATAAATCGGATTGAGTAAATCCACGCCACATAGGTTCTCCTTCCTCTTTATTAAACCAGGCTTTGAACTCCTTGGGACCTAAGATATAATGAATTTCGCTTAGTGTAAGTTTTTTCCCGCAATCTTTCCAATAGCAAGGAATATTATCTTTAGGGAATTTTTTGTATCGTCGCAAATGTTTTTTTAACATATCAGCCGAAATACCGGCATTTAGCGGATGAGCATGAATGTCGTATACTCGGCTCCACGAATCAGAGAATTGTAAAGGACGCTCATTGATTCGTATACTTTTATTCACAAGTTCGTTAAGATAAAGATTAATAACATCTGGGGTCATGTATAAACTTCTTAAACTATAATCACGGTCATCAAAAATTTGTAAAAGTCCTTTATGTTTATAATAAAATGTTCCAAGTGTAAAACCGCTATTTACTTTTCGTTGAATCATAATATCTCTATCATAATTTCTATAGTTCAAAGGAATCATTTGATTTTCTAAAAATTTATTCATAGCTAAATGGAAACTTAATTGAGGTTGATTTTTCCAATTGATGTCTGGATAAAACGATTTCATAAAGAGAACTGCCAGCGCTTCCCTGTTTCGCTCGTTTTCATAATCTTCAGAGTCGTATCCAGTATCTTGATAGTTTTCCCAAAATCGTTTTGTTAAAATTGTTTTATAACCATATTTCTTTTTGGTGACAATATGTAAACCGGCTTCATTTTCAGATGTAAAATAAGGAAAGTTTTGTGCTAACGGAACAAATATATTATTTGATGGAGTCTGCGAGTCAGGAATTGAGGGATTATATTTTACAATTGCGCTAAATGGCAGATTATACGATTGAGAGAGCCATTTTGTAGCAACTGACGCATACCATTTGTTCCAGAATTCAGGTTTATTTTTACGTGATCTAAAACGATTCTCTCCTTTTTTACAAAAGTAGTCATCGGTTGGCAAAAGTTCAAAATTTTCCGCCATTCCCTCAACTGAAATGGAGAATCCACGCTTCATATATTTTTGTAAGCGAGTACGGATAAATTTATTACCTCTCATGAGTGATATAACATAATCAGACTGGAGTGTACCCTTCTTTTCACGAATATGCTGCGGGTGAGTGGCATAAACCTTTACTCCATTGTACCAAATCTGGCATATTGTCAAATCAAAATTTGTTACAACTTGTTGGACGCTACGACGGTGACGTACCGACATAACATCTATCTCTTTAATTGCGCCGACGCCGATTGCGGGTAAAACTTTGAATGTATGGACGCGACGAATTCCGTTTTTACGAAGGAACGATTCGCAGTAATTACTAGCGGGCAATACTTTAACGTCTGCTGCGTCACGGTCACTAATAATTGGAGTTTCTTCATTCGTAAAAAGTCCGTCAATCAATCGGGGAGTGCTGCGGACAGGCGCATAAATATCAAGGTCGTTCACTTCGGGCGCAAAAGATGATGTATTTCTTCCTGGTAATTTCTCAACATTCCACGGAGAGACAGCACGTAAGATGGAACCACCAGCAATTACAGCACCGGTCTCTTGGAGCAATGCGTCCAAAGCAGCCATTTTACCCGCTCCTAACTTTTCAGAAAGCATAGCACGAACGGGCTCTACCCATTCGGCTATCTCTTCAAAGGAGGCAACGGCAGGCAAAGTATCTTGAACCGCCGGTACGGGTACAGGTGGTGCAACAATCATAGACATCCTTATTAAAACCGAATATTTTTAGAATTTATTTCTTGACGGAAGTGATATACCATAAATCCGATGTAAGCGAAGAATTCGACAAATACGCATAGGGAATGAAGCCGTATCCGCCTGCGCCCCAACCGCTACCCCAACTATTTCGGAAGATAAACCACTGATGGGCGTCGTCGTAGCCGACGGCAACCACGGCGTGTCCGCCGAGTATATAATCGTGCGAAGAAGGCATTGGTATGATACCGGTCGCCGTTGCCGAATTACTTTCAAACGACGAATAGACCGTAAATCCGAAGACGAAGGGATAGCCTTGGGACAACGCCTGCTTCATCGTCGCCAGCACAGGTGGTATATTTTGTGCTGTAATTACTTTGTCAGAAAGCGCAGCCGTATAACAAGCCGTCGTAGGTTTTGTAGCATATTTATTGATGAGATACGGCCAGAGCGATTCGGCACAAACACCGTACGTTTTAAGAGCGGTAATACCATCGTGTAGATAGGCACCGGCATCGTATTTAACATCATTTTCAATAACCCGCTCATTATAGTATAAGAAGAGACGTGAGCCGGTAAATCCAGGGGCATCAAATGCGAACGCTCCACAGAGTGCGTTGGCGGTACAACTACCGAGGGCACCCTGATCATAGACAGCGGGGAACCGAGAGCGTAAATCTACGGAGGCAGAAAGGGTTGGCGGTGCCGCAGGTAGACTTACATAGCTTAGAGTCTCTGTTGGAACACGAGTTACTTTGAGATTATAGAGATACTTGCCGCCGTTTGGGTTCAACGCAGCGATTCTACTCAGACGAATAGGACGTGGCACTCTTGAAAGTGGACCAGATGTGACTATTGCTGTAGTTGGTGTTGGTGTTTGTGCCGGTGCCGATACAGCCGCACCGGTTTCAGCAAGAATAGATGGTACGGGAAATGAAGCAGGAGTCACACGAGGTGGAGGACGGATAGGATTAGATGGTTTATTATTAATAGACGGAGGCGGAACAATGCCATGACGAGCAGCACGATCAGTCGCTATTTTAAGAATCCAATCTGGAATCGGAGTACCTGTACTCATTATATTTGGGCAAAAGAAAAAAACCTACAATATAGGTAAATGTCGTTCATCTATACGACTTATAAACCCCATCATTACAACGCCATAGAAAAATTAGGTAGTGAGACATTTGATACTACATACGAAGACGAATTCCGTACCGCACTGAGAGATACCGACCCAGAATCCATTGTTGTGCTCAACCGCCGACAAGTGATAGGGTTCGCACTACTTAGGCATACACGTCTGTTTCGGCATCTGGACGCCATAGAACTTGCCTATTTAGTTGTCCACCCCGATTTTCAAGGGCAAAAAATTGGCTCAACTCTGTTACAAAAAGTAAAAGAGATGAGCGACGCAGTCGTATTAGAAGTGAGTTACGATAATCCAAACGCCGAGCGTCTGTATAAACGCCAAGGATTTGAACCGTGGCGGCATCTTTATACAAAGGCAAACGGAGGATATTTAATGGGCTGGTCTAAACAGCGGCACGAACGGATCCTTCGGCTAAGGTCACATCAATCTCCACCACAGGATGGAACAGAGGCTCCGTTGACGACCCATCGCCCGTAAAACGATAGCAGGCGTAGCCGCCGTTTTCGGTGGAGTTGAGTTCGCAATCCACCGCCGACTTCTTCATAACGTCCAAAATGGAATCGCTCAGTTTCTTCTTGGACATTAACAGGCGAAAAATAGACTGATCCGTTGTATCAGCACCGTCAATATTTACAATTGTCTCGTCGACCAGGCGCTCTTTGATTTGACGGTCCGCAAATTTCATCACGTAGGTGAAAATATCCACGGTACGCTCCTCAGGCGGTAAGTCCATGTGCGAGCAAATACGAATCGCACGACCCTTCACCTGGTCAAGACGGACGTAGTTCCAGTAGGGCTCCATAATGTGGACCTGGCGGACATTGGCAAGCGAGATACCCTCGGCACCCGATTGGGTAATCATAATCACCTTAATAATCTCACCGTGAAGATTGCTCTCGGAACCCGTGAGTTCTTTGACCTGTGCCGCTAACGTGCCTGGTACGCGACCCCATTTGCCGTTGAAAATCGCCAACATGATGTTACGCTTCGCACGCTCTTCATCGCCGGTATACGTAACATAGCGCAGCCCTGAGCCCGCGCCGGCGGCAATCGTTTCAGGCGACAGCGCCCAGTCGCCGCTTGCCGTTTTTACAATGTCAAACTTCGTATATTTTTGTTGGAATTCCAGGGCAACCGAAAAGAGACCGACACCCTCAAGGGTTTTGAAATTGGAATACACCAGGGCGGGTCCCTGGGACAGCATCAAACGGTCCAGAATCGCCTGGAATTTGGGAGAAATGGTTGGAAGTGCCTGAGGTGAAAAGTATTCGGCAGCGCGGCTACGTAACATCGCAACGGCGGACGTGAGTGCTTCGGCGTAGGTAGCAGGAGGTAAGGCGTTTGCGGTATTTTCGGCGACACCGGCGGCAGCCGCGGTCTCTTCGGCGTCCGTTGGTGTGCCGGCGGCGTCCTCGCTGGTCATTTCGGCACGCTCGGCGGCTTCATCCACCGCTTCGGCGACTTTCTCCACCTCGGTCACCTCGTCTTCGGAGTTGAGCACTTCATCGTCGGTCACGACGGTCTCCTTCTTTCGTCCAATCATTTTGAGAACATCGCGATAATCGGCGGGAATAGGACGTTCGTAATCGGCGGGAAATACGAAGTTACAGGCGGCACGTGAGAAAATCTTGAACGTTGAGTTGATATTTTTAGAGATTTGGGCATACGTACTATCGGTGCCGGGCTTCTTCTCCTTACGAGCACGTACCTCTTTATCTATTTCGGGTTTACGCTGCTCGGTATATTTTTTGAGTTGTAGGTCGCTCATATCCAACATAACGACCTCGTCGCGATTGACGGTCGCCATCAAGTCCGCCTTGCCGCCCTTGTAGTAGGAAATGAGTCCAGAAAGGCGAGCCATGAGCGGTAATTGGAGACGTGGCTTAATGACCAATTGTTCGGTGTCAACGAAGAGTTCACGGAACGGTTTTTCGGTATCTGGTAGACGGGGGACCGATTTGTAAGTGACGGCGGCGAATGAGGTAACACCGGCGGATGCGAGGTCCGCCTTGACGCGTTCAAACCACGCCTCCACATTGCGCTCACGATTCACCTCATCGCTCATCTGGGCAACCGCTTCGTGACGAATGAAACCGCGGAATGCGCCGGTTTCGGGGTCAATCACTTTACGGCAGCCGCTGGGTACGGGCGTAATACGGATAGTAGAGGCAGAGATTTCGGGGCGGGGTATCACTTCGGCGAAATCCACTTCAGGGTGGGCGTCCAACAGTCGTTTAATCTGGACACGCTTATCCAAACCGGATGTATTCACTTCTACCATACGAGTATCACCGGCGAGTACATTCGCCAGAATCGCCACTTCTTGTGGGAAGTTGATAATAGGTGTCGCCGATAGGGCAATAATTTTACAACCGACGGCGCCCGCAAGCATACGATACAGTAAATACGAAATACGGTACTTTTTGCCGACCGAGCAGAATTTAGGCATATATTGGACGAGGTCACGGGGTTCGTCCTTGTAGGTTAGATCCAGTGCCGAGTTATTAATTGTACGAATCAAGTTATGGACCTCTTCTATTACAATGGTCGCACCGTCAAACATTGTAGGGTGATTACACGCCCAATCACGCACAGTACGCTCTAACAAACCGTTGTAGTGGATGAACTGAATACGGTAGTCCATATGGGCGACGATTTGTTCGGTAATCGCACGACGGTCATCGGGCGACAATGAATCAAAATTGGGCTTTTTGGCGCGTGCGGGATCGGGTACCCAGCCGCCGCCACGTTTACTCACCCAGCCCACCGGCAGACCTACAACTTTTGTTAGAAAGCTTAGTTCGGCAGAGGGTACCTTAGGATTCGCAACGGGGAGAAATGTCCAGTAGTTGTTTGTACGAAAGACGAATGGTCCGCATTTTGTGATTTCATCACGGTAGTTAGGAGAGAGAGTTGCGGGTGTCATTACATAGACCGGTTTCTGACCGGCTTGCCAGAGTGCTTCCAAGCCGGCGATAGAGGTACATGTCTTACCTGAGCCGAGACCGTGATAGACAAGAACACCACGGTAGGGCGAGGGTCGTTGAATGTAATCACGGACAAATTGCTGATAGGCAAACGCTTTTACCTGGGTTTTGGAGGCAGCAGCCGCCTCTGCGCACGCATTCGGATTTGGTACGGAAGAAATAGGAGGAAGTTGATAACGACGGTACGATTGGATGATGAAGTTTTTGAAAGCACGACGATTGGCGGGCATAAAAGCGTCTGGTGCGACTTTGACTTCGCTTTTATCGGTCTTTTCGGTGAGACGTGCTGAGAGTTCGATAAGAGCGTCGGATGGTGGGGGTGCGGCAGTGACTGCGGGTGTAGAAGTAGCGGCAACAGCAGGCACAGGCTCTTTGGAGACAGATGTCGCAGCCGTACGAGGTGCTCTTGGTTTTGCCGTTGTAGCCGCAGTAGGAACAGTAGAAACAGTCACCGCAGCAGGAGTTGTAGCAGGAGCAGCAGTAGGTACAATATCGGCGGTTCCACCAGGTGCCCCGCTCACTCCGACGCCGGTGCCTATTTCGGTAGCCGCCATTTCAGCTGGCGCCGCCGCAGTAAGAGATTCCTGTAATTCATATATGGATGGAGGTGGGTCGGCTTTACGAATCTTCGCAGCTGCGATAGGAGATACAAACCGGGGTGGACCCCTTGGTCCATTAGGACCCCTTGGTCCATTAGGACCTCTTGGTTTACCAGCAGACGACATAGTATATCCTTAACTTATTTCATTAAAATAAAACCAGAGATATGACTAGGATGGAGAGGAAGCCGTTAGAACGTAAAAATAGTGCTATATTTGATATGAATGCTGCAGTATCTCAATCACCGGCAATGGTGGGACAATCGCCTACAGCGCCGACCCAAAATCTAGATTTACGAAAAAGTTATGGTACGAATTGGACGAAAGCGAATGTATCCGTGCTCTTTGAGTGGGTCACCATTGCGGCATATAATATACGATGTTTGGAACTAGCAATCGTGTATTATCGTAGAAAAATCCGTGCGAACACAATCTTAGGTCTTGTTTTATCGACATTATCAGGAACGATTGCCTCGGCTCAAGCCGGTTTTCCGAATAGTGTTACAATAAATCTTACTATAATTTTGAATACACTCTTTATTATTATGAGTTTTAGCATAGCAATTATGACAGGTTACATTAAAATTTATCAAATTCAAGAAAATCTAGAATCAAATATTAAGGCAAAACAAGAATGGATTTCATTCAGTGCCGATATAGCATCAGAACTTCAACTACCAGTTGAACTTCGTAAAGACGCATTGTGGATGATTATCAAAAATAAAGGTACGTATCTTGATTTACTCAAAACAAATCTAGAAATACCAGAATATATTACAAAACAGGCACAAATTGATTTAAAAACGGAGACGAAATTGAATATGGATGTCAGTAGTCTTCCGCGAATTCTTATTGATATTGGTGTTCAAGAAATGCGGGATATTAGTATTGATGTGAAAGAGGATCGTATTAGTTCCGTTGCGAAGAAACAGTTAACACATTTTGTGACGCAGCCTCCCAATGCAAAAGCGTGGACGAAAACGTCAAAATTAGAGTCTATTTTGGAATCCAATACCCACGAATTGGAGAATGAGATGGAGAATACACCAGAGAAACCGAGTGAATCCTCACTTGGCAGTGTAAAAAGCAACCATCAAATCGTTACAATAGATATGAACGATTCGCCTACTCATCCTCATTTAGAAGTACGCCCAGCTTGACAAGGGCACGACGACTCGCCTCCTGCTCGGCGACCTTCTTATTACGGGCTACAGCAGTAGCAACGACAGAGCCATCGGGTGCCAACACTCCCATGGTGAACGTACGGTCGTGAAGCGGTCCCTCCACGAGCACTTCTTTGTACTTGGGCGGCGAATGATAGGTTGCCTGATAATATTTGAGAAGTTGGTCTTTGAAGTTATTATCTTCACTAATCAATGCCACAAAGTCTACCTGGGTTTCAAACAAGTTGATGAGCCAGGTGCGGACGCGCATAAATGCTGCGCCAGGATTTTGGTCCACGAGGTCTAGATACATCGCACCGCACCATGCCTCCAACATGCTGCCGAGGATGCGGAGATTGTGGCGACCGTTACAAACGTCCTCTACGTGGCGGCTGAGGACAATCCAGCGTTGGAAGCCGATTTTGAGGGCGAGCTCACCGAGTTGTTTGTTATTGACGAGCCGCGTTCGCAGGCGCGTGAGGAAGCCCTCGTCCTGGTCTGGGTAGCGCTCGTGGAGATAGAGGGCAATCACGCAACCGAGCAGCGAATCGCCGACGAATTCAATCGCTTCATTGTCCGCTTCGGCGAGCGGCATACATCCTTCGGGCTTAGGGGCAACGATGACGGGTTCACCGGCGTCTTTGCCGCTCGTGACGGGTCCTTCGGGTCGGTCCACGTAGGAGCTGTGAATACAGGCTTGACGGAAGAGGTCCCAGCGGCGGGGTTTCTCTTTGATGCCGTAGGCACGAAGGATAGCAAGAATCTCAGCATCCGGTATGCGCCGGTTAGTGAGATTCCAGGGATTGTAGACTTTTGGCTCGTCGGATGCCGCCATAACGACGAGATGGGGTGAGGAGGGTTCACTCATATTGATATGTCTACTTATTACGCCGAGACTTTAGGCGGTTCATTTTTCTTGTCTTTACCACCGCCGCTCCCTTGCGTCGCCGTGTACTACCGCCGCCCTTCTTCTTCATCAAGTAATAGGCACCGATGGCGAGCGGCACGGGACCGACGGGACCTTCTACGATGCTTTCAGCGACGCCAAACATTCCTTTACTGCTCCAGGCATACGCAAAGAAACCGGGCTCGCGGGTTTTTATATAGTAGTACAATCCGCCGCTTACATTGAATATTGACGAGGTGTCGTCCCAGCAGGCGGGCACGCTTTTACCGAGAGTGACCGCACCGAGACCCTGTAACATGCGACCGCCCCGTTCATCGCGCATATATTTTTGGATATCTCGGCAGCGGCATAAGATAGGAACGCCGTCTACCGATTCGGGCGGCGTAAAGGCTTGACCACCGATAAACGATTTTGTAAACTGTTTACGGTAAGGTCCCCATACCTCACCGGGATAACCGGGCAAAGAGAAGGCGTATTTTAAATTATTATCGTTCTCAAACTGTGGAATCGTGTTGCCGAGCGGTTTTTTGACAACATCAGGACCCGATACGATGGGGTCGGTCGCCCAACGGTAGCCGGTTTTGATGTCGCTGACCCAGTGACCGACAGCCGCCGGCTCATTCTGCTGCTTTTTGAGGTTTGCCTCTATACTACTGGCGGACTGTCCCATCCCTTACTATGTGCTGCCATATATTTCCGCCCGTAAGTCTTTGTTAAGCCAATCGTCGTACGAGCCCGCATCAAACTCGTAAATAATATCAATAAGTGAGTCCTTATCTGCCTTGTTAAAAAACGCAGAATTATGCTCAAGTAGAGGTTTAATCACCTCCTTGCGATGTGCGTTGAGACGAATGCCGTCTCCATACATATAAAGAGACTTATTCCCATCTGCGTCCAATACAACAATATGTAAGCCATAATACTGCCGCGATTCGTACGTGGTTTCAATATATACAATATCACCGACCAGTATACTCGCATCCGTTTTAACTTTTTTAATCATAGCATTTTGATAGTATTCGTGAAGTTCACGGAAACGATGCTTACGTAACGCCTCGCACCATACGCCGGCAGCGAACCGTTTACCTTGAATCTCCGCCGCCAAAGGTTCATATTTACTCAAAAAGTACTCTTTGGGTTTCATCTCGTGAGCTTTCGCCTCCATGCGGAATAGGGCAAACATCTCATTTATGTGGTTCTTATATTGATATAAGTCGGATTCGTCTCCAAGTGCGTGGTAGACCGATTGCGTATGAGCGGTGAATTTACGTTCGCCAAATGTCGGCAATGTAAATGTAAACGTAGTCATATAAATCTAACAGTATAGAGTAATATAAAGTTTAGACCGCTGTAGTCTACGGTATTTATATAGTAAATTTTCTGTTGGGTTCAAGTAAGGCGTATAATGGCGGCTCAGCAGCAACAGCAGCCCGACTATTGGTCAATGACGAATAAAGAACTTATTATAATGTGTAAGAAATTCAGCATTCACCGATGGAGCGGGAAACGTAAAAAGGATTTGATTGCGATGATAAAAGCGGCGATTCCACCGCCTTCGTCGCTAGCACCAATCCAAGAAGAGCCGCACCCTCATGCGCCGACTCCCGTACCTACGCCGCTACCAACCCGACCACATTCACCAGAGCCGTATGAATTTCTAGACGAAACACTCCTTGAGTACGCAAATAGGGCACGGGCGTTCTTGCCGAAATCACCTACAAACGAAGATGAGCCGCCTCAGGATCAAGAATGGAGCGCCGTCCAGACAACACCGGCAACGGAGGGACCAATTGTCCGCTTGCCGGTAGGAATGGCGGCAATGTCGGCAGCCGACATTGACATGAGTTTACACATTGAATTTTGAGTTGCGGCGGCGAGAGCCGTTACGGCGGCACCACCGAGTCCAGGAATCGTAGAGAGCATCGCTACAAAAATACGCTCGGGCGTCTTATTGTCCGCCTTTTTGATGTGGACCGCTTCGGTATAGACGGCAGCCGCCCCTGCGGCGGTTTCCGCCAGACCGCCACGAAAGACGGCAGGGTCGGCAGCGAGCATCTTCGCAATCCGGCGCACAAACGACATTGTTTCGTCTACTTTGCTCACCTGGAACACTGGCATCGTATAGCGGAATTGGAGGCGTACGAGCGTTTGTTGGAGGTGGACTTCGGTGAAGGAGCCACGGCACCACGAATTGGACAAGTTCGGTGTCCAGTACGGTGCCTCTACGATGTAGCCCACGCTGGTTCCGAGTCCGCGTTGGGCGAGCAGGCGCGTCCGCTGCTCCCGATAACGTCCATCCTTTTGTGAGGAACCCAGGTCGTCCACTCGCTTCCGTTCAAGTGTGACGAGCGGGGCACCACTGATATCCTTCAGGTAAAATGAGATATCCCCGATATCGAGGTTCCGCTTTTCCGCAATCCAGCCTTCATTGCCGCTCATATCGGTGTAGGGCGCACATAAAGCCCAGAGATCTGTCTCCCGTGTATCAATGACAACCCGAATCATTTGATTATTTCTTCTGTCCTCAACTCTCTGCGGTTGTTTAAATGAAAGTTTTTCTTTGTAAAGAGTGGGCGGAAGGAACTGGATGAATAGGGAGCGTCATATAGGGCTGGGGTCGGACTGGCAAAATATGGAGATGTATCTCATATATAAATGGCATAGGGATGCCATTTATAAATATATATAATGAATCCGTTCTATAAATATTAATAGTCTTTATTCGGGTTAATCCGCCTTCTCTCTCTCTAGGGGGCATCCTCCGCTTGGATTTTCCGACGGAATAAAGAATAATAATAAAATTACCGCATCTTTGCGGTTCACTCTTTCTGTTTCCTTGTTTCAACTTTCCATTCTATGGAAAACTGAAATAAATAGTATAGATTTAACGGCGTTCTCGCTTCGCTTGGCGAGTAGAACGCCTCTTATTCGCTTTACGTGACTTGCGCGACTTACGTACTTTACGTCCTCGGCGGCGCAACGTTTTACGCATAAAAAATGGCGGGGTGGTCCGCATCGCGGGCACCACACGGCGAGCCACCGTACCGGCGGGTAGAATATACGACGGATCGTCCAGACGGGCGTTAATATCTTCAACAAGTCCACCGCCGTTTTGTGCCATTACTACATCTTCATCATAAATAAAGAATTGGCGGGCTCCACCAGGTGACTGGTCGTTCATACTAGCAAGTGGAGCACGTAAGTAGCCTACGCCGAATTGAACGGGTATCCACTGGTCTTCTTCATATTCTGTATCAGGATCTTGACTAAAGCCTACTGTCCTACGTTTGTATACAAGATCCCCGTTTACTCTATTATTTAGTTTATTCATTACATGTACAATATAATCCTCAAAACGGTTACCATTTTTGAAATAGTAGTATTTTCCTTCAACAATATTGGGAAAATCTACCTCATGATAGTGCTCTAAATTGCCCCACTGAGGGCTATTGGGAGCATGGTTCACTGCGTCTTCCTTATCCATTCCTATTTATGCTATAGTTTAATACCACGCTTTTGTCGCCGCTGTCGGCGCAAACATACGCTCTAGGTCAGGCGTCCATTTACGGAAATCGTTGTATTCCCAGATACGATTGCTGTCCTTGTCGACGACACCACCCTTGTCAAAGAAGGGGTCATTACGCATTTGGTCGCTAATCTGGATGGACGCTTTGGGGTCACGGGGCTGATCGCCTAGACCGGCAGTCGTGGCAAGTCCAATCGTCTTCGCATCCTCAAAGCGCTCCTTACGTGTCTTTGGGATGAGTTCGGTGACCGCATACTGACCTTCATCGGTCTTGGTGATGACCGGTACCCAGTTCGGATCATTTTCGTATAACTTATTGACCATATTTGCCACCTGCTCGGTTTCGGAATCTATAACGTGCTCGGAGATATCAGTAGGGCGGTAGGAAGCGAGAATCTTCTGCTCACGCATGTTTTCCGCTTCTACATCGGGAGGCATTACGTTCTTGCCGTCTACAGTGTTGAAGAAAGCGCCAGACTTAGGGTCTTTCCAGTAGTTATCCATCCGTCCTGCTATGAATGTATCTTCTTTTTCTGCGCGCTCTTCGGAATTGAACGGCAGGTTCGCCCAATCTAGATTGTACTTCTCCATCAATTCATTCTTGGATTGTTTGGAAATTGTATTACGGGCTTGGTCTTCCGTCTGGAAGACACGAGTGTATTCGTAGTCATCAATATCATTGATAGGTGTCTTGGCAGAGGTCTCTTCGCCGTTTGCCGCCGTGTTGAGAACATCGCGGGTGGTGCCCTCAAGGTCAAACGATTTAGGGGAGCCGGCACCGACACCCTGTCCGCCGATGAGACCGAAGACGGGCTCACGGTCATCGGTCACCTTGGGAGGAATACACTGGGAGCCGTTGGAATAGAGTCCGTTGAGGTACGTGATATAGTCGGACATTGTGTAGAAGGTTTGACCACTGGGAACGACGGAAATACGACCGTCGGGACCACGAACGGCAGCGGTAGGGCATCCCTGAGCCCGCTCACCGAGAATACCGTTTGAACGGTCATCTGCCGCCTTGTTCGCCTTTGCGATGTCATCGGCATCCGTAAACGCTTCGGCAATTAACTTAAAATTTGTACGAAGCACAATGATGGCGAGCATCACCGCGCCAACCACGATGAGTAGAATAAAATTTGCCGGCACCTTCATTCTAGTCCCTCTTATTCTGGTATAACGAATTTATTCGTACTAGGTAGAATGTTCCCTCGTAACCAGCGCGGACGATTTCTACCCCGCAAGGAGGTCGTTGCGGTAGAAGCACCATCGGAGCCCGCTCTAACACCTTTGTCTTTGGTGGAAACCCCTAAGAATAACAAGCCCTCGCCGCTTCTAGATGTACGTAACGAGGAGCAGATACCCGAACTTCGCCAATTGATTCTCAACGGTCCGACAATCTACGTACTCATTCATGCCGACTGGTGCGGTCATTGCCACCGTTATATGCCGAAGTTCAAGGAGATTGCGAAGACGCCGGGGCGTGTTGCGAATATGGCGGCGGTCCATCATGATATGGTGGAGAAGGTTCCAGAGCTTAAGAATGCGAAGATTACTGGCTATCCTAGCGTCGTCAAGGTGACTCCAAGCGGCGAAGTTGAGGACTATAAGGTTCCTGGTACTCCAGAAACGACCAATGTCGTACCACAGATGAACGACCCGAAGGTGATGAAGGAACTAGTAAAGGCGGTAGAAACGGCACAGCCAAACGCCAAGATTCCCGGTCCACAGGGAACATTGCTCAGTAATAAGAATTTCATCAAGAAGAATGCACAGATTACGGAGAATACACCACAGGCGGGCGGTGCTGCGGGATCGGTCATCAGTGCGTTTATGGGTGCGCTCAATAAGGCGGGACCGGCGGCACTTCTCCTCCTAGGAAGCAGCTTGCTGCCAAAGCGTGGCAAGACGTATAAGTCGCCAAAGCGTAATAGCCGTCGTGCGTCTACTCGTCGCAACGCACGTAGCACTCGTAAACACTAAAAAATTGAAAATTATCCTGCCGCAAAATCCAGAGGATAGCAAATGGGCACTACACAAACTAAACTCGCATTAGATGATATTGTTTCACACCTCAAGCGAAACAATATTACCTTGATAAAAACACATGGTGATAACCGATATCTGTACGCAGTGATGAAAAAGGATGATATGCTGTTCGTGGTGCGACAGTTTATCAAAACTGAAAAATTCTCTCTCAGACACGCCGAGCGTGGTATCTTCTACTTTAATACAGTTCAAGAGGCACTAGAGATTGTAAATTCACTTAAGAAGCCGCCAAAGTGTAAGATTACGGCGAGCTTGTGGGATGCCGAAAATACGTGGGACCGCGAGCTACGTTTTACGTTTCATACGTATGATGTACAGGATGCGGCACGAGAATACGAATTACTCAAAGCAAAACTTATAAGTATATTTATTGAACTGCGAGAGCTTACGCCGAAGATGCAAGCGATTTGTATTATTCCACAGATTGCCGTGGAGCCGGTGAAGACGATGGTGTTTCATGAGTTTGATATAAAGTGGCAGGATTTTACGAAGAAGCCGGTGCGTTTCTCAGCGTTACCAACACCTAGTCCCTCCTATCCAAGTTATCCTAGCCATCATAGATAATAGAGTGTAAACACGTAAAAGCGTAAAAAATTGACTTTTTTGCTTCGCAACAAAAGGTAAGCACACGGACATGTATGATCCAGAAAAAGACACCCTCCTCTTCCAGTGTAAGGACATCCTGAGTCGCGATGCCTTTCCTGATTCCCCGTTGGACAGTGACGACGACCGACGGTCCACCGATTCCGCCCCAAAGGCGCAGAAGGAATACCAAATTCTTCTCTTTGGCACTGACCCACAGGGACAGTCCGTAGCACTCCAGGTCACCAACTTCAAGCCATATTTCTATGTTCGAATTCCAGATTGCCTTGCCACCAATGATACGGCAAAGAAGAATCTACAAGCATGGGTTCTAGACGGAGTCCCGCAAGAGTCTCTCTACGCCGTCAGCCTAGATTACACAGACCACAGCGTTCTTATGGATTATAATGGCGCAAACAAGGGAACATTCTTGAAGATTACCGTACCTACTATCTCCCTCTGGCGCACCTTGAAGGATCGTGTGCTAGATAAGGCATCTACGCCGATTGGCTACGATACGAAGTCTATGTTTGGTATCGGCGCCGTCGCCGCACTCGCCAAGCATACTCCAACGGGTGATATTCATTCGGCAACGCCTGACGGCAGGCGAGTAGCACTCAAGGTGTATGAGGCGAATATTGATCCAGTTCTCAGATTCTTTCATATACAGGATATTAGTCCTGCCGGCTGGGTCCAGGTTCCAGCGAATCATTGGGAGTTCGCCGATTCGGATGATGCGAAGGTGAAAGTCTACACAGTGTCCGAATGGACGGATGTCAAGGCGGCGGATGATACCGGTATGGCGCCCTTCCTTATCGGTTCTTGGGATATAGAATGTAATTCTGCGCACGGCGACTTTCCTATCGCAACGAAGACGTGGCGTAAAGCGGTTCGCGAGTTCCAGGAAACTGGTATTCCGAATACTGTTCAAGAGATGGTCCAACAACTCGCAGCCGCCATTCAGCATAAGCCAGGCAAACTCTCGCCGATTTACATTAATACTCGTAAGTACCACGCTCCTATTACCCAAGAATCTCTAACAAAGGCGATTGCCGATGCGAAGTGTGAGGGAAGTCTGAAGAATGCGTTGGCGGCGCTGCGGGTGGCAGACACTGCTGATACCCGTGATAGGGCAATTATCGGCTTGGACAAGTTGATGACGAAAACATTTCCGCCAATTGCGGGAGATGAAATCATTCAAATCGGCATTGTACTCTATCGTAAGACCAAACCAATTAGTAAACATATTTGGGTACTCAATTCGGTGGATGAGACGACTGTAAAGCCACCGGGCGAGGAGGTACCGATTGAGGTCTATTCGTATGAGGACGAGGCGGCACTTCTGCGGTCGTGGTTCCAGTGGATCGGACGAACGGACCCAGATATCTTGATTGGTTATAACATCTTTGGTTTTGATTCTCAGTATGTTTGGGACCGCCTGACGGAATTAGTGGGCGAAAAGGAGACGTCGCGTATAACGTCGCCGCTCTCGTCCCTCAAATCTCGTCCCACCAAGTTGGAAGAGAAGTTCTTGTCATCGTCGGCGATGGGTGATAATACAATGCACTTTATGAACAGCCCAGGACGTCTACAAATTGATTTGCTCCCCTATATTCGTCGTAATCATAATTTGGACTCGTATAGTCTAGATAATGTGTCGGCGACATTTGTGAGCGGTGCCGTTAAATCGCTGACACAACTCAAATCGGATGGCGAAGAATTCGTTGTAGCGACCAAGTCTACGAAGGGCACCCTTCCAGGACGATTTATCACACTGATGGACGATGAGAATGACCGAATTGTAGAAAAGGCGGAAGTCGTAGCCGTTGACCCCACGAAACTCACAATTCGCATCAAGGGTGGCAAGGCGAAATTAGAGGATAACGGTGGAATCCCAACGCGATGGGCGCAGGTGAAGGACGATGTATCGCCGAAGGATATCTTCCGTTTCCATCGTGGTACGGCGCAGGAGCGTGGAATCGTTGCCCGCTACTGTTTACAGGATTGCGATCTAGTCATGGAACTGTTCAATAAGTTGGAAATTCTGAACAATTCGGTGGCGATGGCGAATGTATGCTCGGTACCGGTCAGCTTCATCTTCCTTCGTGGTCAGGGAATCAAGATTGAGTCGCTCATCTTTAAGGAGTGCCGAAAGGCGGACCAGTTGATTGAGGTGATGCCGAGCCCGCCGAGATATGCGGATGGCGAAGAGCCACCCGCGTCTGAGGAGCATCAGGAGGACGACAGCTATGAAGGTGCGATTGTTCTAGAACCCAAAACGGGTATTTATATCAACGACCCGATTACCGCCGATGATTTCGCTTCGCTATATCCGTCCTCTATTATCTCGGAGAACATCAGCCACGATACGCTGATTTGGGTGAAGGATTATGAGAACGACGGAACGACTTTCCGTGAGCTGCGCGAAGGATCGGACCGCTACGATAACATCCCAGGGCAAACCTATGTGAACATTGAGTTTGATATTCTGCGACCGGATCCGGCAGACACGAGGAAGCATCCAGTCAAGCTCAAGGATGGTAAGCGGGTCGCCAGGTATATTCAAAAGCCGCAGGGCACAATTCCTCGTATTCTAGAGATGCTTCTCTCCTCGCGTAAGAAGTGTAGGAAACAGGCGGAGAAGGAGACCGATGAGTTCAAGAAGTCGCTCCTGGATGCTCAGCAATTGGCATATAAGCTGACGGCGAACTCTCTATATGGTCAGTTGGGTAGTGCTACGTTCAAGGTACGCCGACAGGTATTGGCGGCATCCACGACCGCCTATGGTCGCAAACAGTTGATGTTTGCGAAAGCGGTGATTGAAGAGATTTATGGTGGCGGCAAGGACCCGCGGTGCGACGCCGAGTGTATCTATGGTGATACCGATTCTATCTTCTTGCGCTTCCGACCAAAGGACCCTGTAACGGGCAAGCCCCTTACAGGCGATGCGGCACTCAAGGCGGCGAAGGACTTGACGATTGAATCGGGCAAACTCGTGAGCTCGTGCCTCAAGCCGCCGCACGACTTTGAATTTGATAAAATCTTTCGGACGTTTTGCCTGCTCAGCAAAAAGCGGTATGTCGGCGATATGTCAGAGGACGGGCTCACCCCTGATGACTTTCATCGTAAGAGTATGGGTATCGTGATGAAGCGCCGAGATAATGCGCCAATTGTCAAGTATGTATACGGCGGCGTCATTGAGCGAATTCTGGACCCTACTCGTCCTGTTGGAAGCTCAGGAGTGAAGGATGCGTTTGATTTCGTTCAGTCTACAGCGAAGGACTTGCTCGCCGGCAAGTTCCCCATGACGAAACTGATGATTACCAAGTCCTTGAGAGCCGATTATGCGAATCCGTCCCGTATTGCGCATAAGGTCTTGGCGGACCGAATCGCCGAGCGAGACCCTGGTAATAAGCCGTCTACGAGCGAGCGAATGTCGTTCGTTTATATTGAGTCCAAGGCGACGCTACAGGGTGAGCGTATTGAGACGCCAGCGTTCATCAAGGAGCACAATCTCCGTCCCGATTACAAGCATTATATTACGAATCAGATTGCGAAGCCGGTCGCACAAGTGTTTGCTCTGGAACTCGCCAAGTTGCCAGGCGTCAAGACGCATGAACTAGAGGCTTGTAAGAAAGCGAAGGACCCAGTGGCGGCACGGGAAAAACTTGCGGAAGAATTGCTGTTTGGGTCTCTGCTCAAGGCGGATGCGATGGTGTCCAGCGGTCAGCGTTCTATCGCCTCTATGTTTGCCAAAAAATAATAGACCGTATTAGAAATGCCCAGAAAAACCCGTAGAAATAACAATAATAACAATCTTATTTTTCAAATGAATATGGAAAATCCGAGGAAACCGAATCAGACCCAGAAGCAGAGTCAGAGCCAGAGCCAGAGCCAGAAGCAGAATAAGAATAAGAATAAGAAGCGTAATCAAACAAAGAAAATAAATAGAAAATTAACTACAATCTATGCGAATAAATATGTAAATAAGCCAAAAGGTCAACCATTTGTTTTCAATATGCCTCCTAAAATGCTCAATGCGATGATGAATAAAGAATTATTCTAAGTAGAGAGATGTCGGCAGCGGCGGCGATACATGCGCAAAAAGTAGCACGAGAGCGGGCACACGCATACGCACACGCACATGCGCAGGCACAACGGGCACCAGCACCAGCACCAGCACCACAGCCTAAGGCAGCTCCTACAATCGCGGAACTAATACCCGAGGGCTGGGTAGAATTATGGTCTCAGCGAGAGCAGGCACCGTATTGGAAGAATGAGTATACAGGTGTAGTAAGCTGGACGCCTCCGATTGATTTTTTGCCTGGATGGTCATATAAATGGTCGGTGCGGGCACAGGCTCCGTATTATACGAATTCGTATACGGGTGAGACTACGTGGACAATGCCCATTGGACATCGAGGAGGCTCTAAGAAAAAAGCAAAAAAGACCCGTAAGTCAAAACGCCATACCCGCCGTAGGTAAATAAGTATATATATTAGGATTATATGAATGTCTACCAATGAAGCCGAGACACAGCCTGGACTTCAGTGGAATGGAACCGTGGATAAGATGATGGCAGATTGGTGCGATCAATCCAAATGCTTTAATTGGATGCATACGGAGGCGTATTCTCGTTATAGTAAACGGGCAACGGCGATGACAATTAGCGCAAATATTGCCATTTCGTTGAGCGGTATTGCGAATCTAATTATCGGTAGTACAGTTTCAGATACTAGTAAAACATCTATGATTTTTGGATGTGTTTCTATTGCTATAGGAGTTGTCAATATGATACAGAATCAGTTTAATTGGCCAGCCTTGGCAAATAATTTTAAGAGTTCGGCGGAGCGTTGGGACGTAATTACCCGAAAGATGCAAGAGCAACTGATTATTCCTTACAGTGGTCGTAAGGATTGTGGCACTTTTTTGAAATATATTAAGCAGGATATTAATGATGCGTCGGATACAAATACGTTAATACCTGAAGATATTCGCAACCAATGTGCTGAAAAATTCGGTAAAATCAAGGATTTTGATGTACCGGATATTTGCGGACAAGTTGAGCATACAACGATTTATATACCTGAGCCGCCAGGCTTATCTTTGGCACCCTCGCAGGTTCCTTTGATGATTAATCACCTTGATGAGAGCAAGGGCTGAGATTGTCCATTCGCAATACCTGTGACTTGTTTCATAACATGATAAAGCCAACCTATAGCCATCACCATTACAAATGTCATAAAGACGATAAAGACTACAATCTCCGCCATAGTTATCGTTATTTATCTCACTACACTTAAACCAAACACACAACAGATAACTAAACATGTTTTTCAATTGGTTCAACCAACCGAAAAAATACGTTAATCTCACACTTCAGCCCGATAATAGCGGGATGAAGTATGCGGGGTTCCACGATGGAACGGCGCTCAAACTCGTAGGAACCGAGGGGGAAACGGTCGGCGATTTTATGCGGCGTTTTAACCAGTATCGTGGACCTGAGGAGCAGATTCAAGTACTTTACACACCAGGCGGACAGGTTCTTCCTTTTATGACCGTGATCCGACAGGATATGACGGCAGTTGTAAAATATGTGTCCGCTTAAATAAATATCTATAGAAACCTATAAGAAGGTATCTTATGCCCTCTTTGAAGAAGTCGTCAAGTGTTCCCAAAAAGTTAGGCGTAAAAGGGGATGACACAATCCTCAAAGATGCTATTGACTTCCTATTTCAAATAAAAGGAATTCAATATATTCAGAAGCACCCGGACTTCATAGTTCCATCCGCCGAGGAATTTTTTAGTCACGTTGCAACTTTGACAAATGAGGGGTCCCCTAAAAAACGGACATGCCTCTCCAATCGGTTTACATCATTTCTATGCTTTCTGACACCAATGTTCCACGATGTTCATATGTGCTCGTCTATCCTATCCAGTCTTACAATCGCCGTCTACGCTCTTACACTCTATACAACTACAAGCACCTATTTACGTGAAGCACCCCCGTCAGCGCCGTTAAACAAAGCATTACAAGCAATTGATGTCGCCGCAACTGTAACTTCTATACACCCGTCCCTCAACCACTTTATTACAGTATATATGCCGTATGTTCCAAAGCAGGCGATAGAGAAACTTGTAGCGGTGACGGAGGAGTTTATGCGACGTACGCTCACACGGCTACCGACCCACGTAAAGTCGCATTTACCCGCATTAGATATTCAAGAGATTGGGAAGGATATTTGCCAGGGTTTGGATATAGTCTATAATTATGCTCCCTTTTTCCTACAATGGAAGGCGCCGGTTGCCGTCTTGCTAACGCGGTGCGGTATGGAGCCGTGCCGATCGATGTGCGAAGAGATTGCGGATTTTGTGAGGTCCAAGAGTCACGAACAGACTGTCTAAAAATTGAGAATAGTCTTTTTAATCAAATAAAACATATAAATACAATGGATGTAAGTACACTACATTTTATTGAAAGGGCGTTAAGAGGATGGCTTTCTGAATCACGAAATTCTGCGATTGACGACGAAGATGGAGTAATAATATTTCCATATATGTTAAAAGAATTAAATGATATAAAAGATAAGTATAAAAATACATATTCAAATCGTGGTGGTTACAGTTGGTTTCCACAGTTATATAATGAAATTGTAATTATCTGTGATAAGGCACTCGTTTTATTTCAGAATGATTTTCCGAATAATCCAGAAATAACAGAAATATATAACAAATCAAAGAAAGAATCTATAGAATATGTACCAAATCCAAACGCAATGCCTTCTGATGATAGACATGAAGCCTTGTCTGAAGCTTGGGCATTTAAGTTAAGTTTATTAGTAGCAATCGGCTTACTTAGAAATTATCGTGAAGTTACTAGACCTCAAAGAATTGCTACAAAATATGAATTGTTCTTGAAATGTTGTGCAATCGTAGGTGAAAAGATGAATTTACCACATATTGAAGTAGAAGCAATAGTTTTATATTTACGCAAGAAAGGCTATATTCAACCACGTTTATATAATGAGTTTAAACTTAGAGATGATACTCTTCTTGCCATGAAATCTCTAAACAATTTTGCACAAGAAAATAACATTCGTGTTGAAGATGGAATTGAATTATTTTGTGAATATTTCAAATATTCATAGGTCTAAACTCTTTACTACTTTAAATTATATAATGCCTCAGTGCGAAGTTTTAAAGAAAAGCGGAAAGCCGTGTACTAGACCTGCCGAGCACACATACGAAGGGCGTGATATATGCGAGAAACACTGGAAGACACTGCCGAAGAAGGTGCGTAAAGAGCATCTTCGCCGTAACAGAGCCCTAAGCGAATATACGTATATTCTAAAGTATGTGCTAAATGAGGTTGTTAAAAATAAGCGTATGTCCTACAGGAAAATGGCGGACCTCACCCACGCTGCCGCCGACGTGACCGGCACACTCAATAAAAAAGAGCGGCGGGATATTGTGAAACTGATTATTACAACGGTAAGATTAAGGCGTACGGCGACTCCTGCCCAGGAATCTACAGCACTAGGGGCACTTGGGGAATTGATACAGGATATCTGTGATACATCGCCGGTGTAATTGATAGAACTTGCTGAGGATTACCGCCGTTGGTCAAGTAGATATCTAGACCCACCCGTCCGTGACGGTATAGGACGTCCGTTTCAAAGTAGTTAAGGAAGCGGCGAATGCCCGCCCATGAATCATTTCGCCGCCGCAGACCTAGGACCAATGTTTGAAGTTTAGGAGCGTAGAAGGAGCGTTCGGTGTACCAGACACGCCAGAAGCGTTCAAACTGCCCCACGCTGCAATCGGCAAGCTCTGCATCGTCAAGGATGATGGTGACAACTTCTGCGGGTTGGTAAGGACTATAGTCAATGCTGCCGGTGCTTACACCGTTAAAGATGGACATTTGGAAGGAAGAATATGTAATCGTAGTACGCTTACATATCCTTTAATCGTCAGCGTTGCTTTCAATTTTTTTAACTGGTAGAGGGGCTGCGGGATAAGCCACGACGAGCAGCGGCAGCATAAGAGCCAGAGCCAGAGCCGGCACCACCGGGCTCGCGAATATCCGCGCGGCAAACAGGGCAATGGACGCTCTGCTCTAGCCACGAATCCACGCATTCGCGGTGGAATTGATGGGAGCAGTGGAGTTTACGCCACTGATGAGAACTATTATTATCGGCGTGCGTATGCTCCTGGCAAATGGCACAATTGACATCCGTCGCAATCGTGGAGCCCTCTACAACAGTAGAGCCGGCATTAATCTGCGCAGGCGTAGCTACAACATCCACCTCTTGCCAAAACCCACGAGTACCAACAGTAGTGGTAATAGGAATATCAAGCCCGCCGAGCATAGCACCGGTAAGAATATTAAGGAATGAGGCAGCGTCTCCTCCGTTGGCGGTGTTATTCGTAAGATTGAGAAGTTCGTTCGCCGTGATGAAGTTACTCGGATTCCTCTGCCGCCTAGGAGGCGGAGGTGCATCGTGTGTAATAGGCTCCGCTCCTGGTGCCGCTGCCGCATTGCGGGTTGTCTGACCAGATGGTAGATCTACCGTATTACGGCGGCGAATCTGCGCCTGCGGTGTCACAGGATTGAGGGGGATTTCCACACGAATATTGGATGTAGCAGGAATAGTGTTATTGAGTACATTATTCAGGGCACCAAGAATATCAGGTACGCCGGCGGGCGATGCGGACACAGTATTATTACGGTTACGACGCCACTCATCAAAGGCAGCACGGCGTGCCTGTGACATATAAATATTGTAAACGTGTTGGTTACGAGTATAGGTCTGCTGGAAGAGATTTGCGATACGATAGCGGAAGTAAGCCAGCATTTCGTTCTGAAACATAGTTTCGTCATAGAGGACTTCGGGCATAAAATTATGAAGTTCGTCAAGCGTAGAGAACCCGTAAACGGTTTCATACTGTTGAGGATTATATGTCATGGTGTTGGTGTTCATAGGTTAAGAAGGTCTAACTTATATCAATTTTTGATGCTTTAGGCGGAAAAATTTGAAGAGTCTAAAGTTTTCATCCGAAATAATCAAAGAACCGTAACAAAATGACTGAACTGTCAACGAAAATAGGATTAGGGAATTTGGGAAATACATGTTTCCTAAATGTCGTCCTACAGGCACTTCGTCTTTCCCCTCCTTTATGTGATATATTTCTAACAAATACACCTAAACTACGTAATGAAAGCAATAAGAAGCAGCTGCTAGAAGCGTTTCAGATTATTATGCGTGACTTCTGGCGTCATAAGCTACCCATAGACGCAACACCGACGCTCAACCCGCGCGGATTTCACGGCGCCTTCTTGCGTACTATTCAAGAGGCAGGCGACGATTGGCATCATTATGGACAGCAAAGTGATGCGTCGGAAACGATTCAGTATATTCTAAGCGGAATTCACGATGCGATTTATAAGAATGTGACTATGGTAGTCATCGGCAACTCTGCCAATAAACACGAAGATGAATATATTAAGGCAATCAATTCGTGGGGGTCCTTCTTTAGTAAGGAATACTCACCTATTATAAATCATTATAACGGGCAAACCCAGACAGAAGTCACGTGTGACCATTGTAATGCGGTCTCCACCCGCTATGAGCCGTGGTTAATGTTAAAGGTTCCCTTGCCCGGCGGTGATATGCCGCATCGTACAGCAGTTGGAGCTACCCTGACCGATTGTTTGAATCTAGGATTTGCGGATGAGAGCCTGGACGACTATCAATGCGATGCGTGTAAGACAAAGGGAAAGGCGATTATCAGGAATCGCATTTCACGGCTACCAGATACTATCATTCTTACACTCAAGAGATTTACGAATAAGATGCAAAAGGTGGCGGGAAAGGTGGCGTGGGATATTGAGCAGCTTGATTTCCGACCTTGGATGGCGTTCAAGGGAGACCCGTTTAATAAGGTATACATGCCGCCGATTTACGAAACAACGGCTATCATTGAACAGCAGGGGTCATTTCGTGGCGGTCACTACCGAATGTACGCAAAACAGGAGGAGCAATGGTACGAATACGATGATAATACTATTCGGAATGTACCCGGCGAAACTGCGATGGGTTGTGACGCTTATATCGCATTTCTAACACGTAAAAATAAGGTTGAACCGATGAATCAAATGATGTTGGGGCAAATTCGGTCGCTAAGGGAGAGCCAGGCTACACCGAAAGCGGCTGCCGAAGCGTAAATAAAATGAACTAAGTAGAGGTGATATGAACTTTAATCCATTAAAATCAACAACCCCTTCATTGCCAGGTTTCAATACACCAAAGACAAATATGTTAAATACTGTCACTGGTGCTTTTTCAAACATATGGATTGTTGCCGTTCTAGTAATTCTCGTAGCTGTCATATGCTATGTATATTACAAGAAGATTGGATACTATGTTGATTTAGGAATCAAGAATATTAGTAATTTGATCAATGGTCGCCAGTCGGTGAGTGCCGAATTTGGTGTCGCCAATAATATGGGCGCGCCTGGCGATCTGGTTGCTACGATGAAGCCGATGGACGAGGGTGTCCCACCACGCCCTGATTTACCCAGCCCAGGCAATCGCCCGTCCGGTATGCCTGGTGCGAAGGAGAATCAGCCGTCAACCTTCTTATCGGGCGTACTTCCGCATCCCAATTTCAGCACCGGCGGCAAGCAGGTATTTAACGTAAGCCGTAATATTTATACGTACCACGATGCGGCGGCGGTCTGTGCGGCGCTCGATTCGGAGTTGGCGACCTATGACCAGGTGAAGGATGCCTACGACCAGGGTGCCGACTGGTGTAACTACGGCTGGGTGAAGGGACAGATGGCGGTCTATCCTACACAGAAGGAAACATACGAAAAACTCCAGAAGGGACACCCACAGTACCATAATGCGTGCGGACGCCCTGGTATCAATGGCGGATACTTTGACAACCCCGAGCTCCTCTTTGGCGTGAACTGCTTTGGTGTCCGCCCTGCGAAGAACGCAATGGACGAGTTGAACAATAGCGATGTTGCGCTCCCACCCACAACGGACGAGTTGGAGTTTGAGAAGAAGGTCCAGAAGTTCCGTGATGAGATGGAGAATACAACCGTTTTACCGTTCAATAAGAACTCTTGGTCCGCCTAATTCCCCACCCCTATCCCATCCCACCCCATCCCACCCCATCCCACCCCATCCCACCCTACAAGTTCAAACAATAACGATTATCAATGATAATACATATTGTTATATCCCAAACCGTCCGAACTCCTAGTCCCATCGGTCTTCCGTATATTCATACTGGTTACTATCAACATAATCACCATGTTCATCTTCTATAATAATATCGTCGTCGACTAATATATAGATTTCACGCTCTACATAGGACATAAGTATATGTTCCATAACTGAGCGCCAGCCTGGCAGAGCATCCTCCCATTCACGTACAGGAATGCGAGCCCAGAAGGCGGTCCAATTTTTAAAACAGCGAATTTCTAGCCATTCTTTCCACATTATCTCTAGTTCATAATTCCATCCTGGCGGGTATGTTCCCACCGGATTTTTTTTACATATATCAATATCTCCATAATATATCATTGTACACAATGCATTACACATATTGCGGCGAAATACTCTTTCGGTTGCTCCAAGGTTAAGATTCTTCTTTTTCAATAAGTCTAAAAATAGGTCGTTCATTTCCATAATTGTTTCTGCTGGTGTTCCTTCTTGCTCTTTACCTTTGATAAGTGTATGAAACCATCGTGTAACTTTATTATATGTGCTTTTTTGTTGTATTCTAGTTAATAAAAATGTATTCATTGCGTCGCACGCTAAGACAGTCCCACGAATCCACGAATAAGTTCTAGTATTAGATCGGAGGTTTTTTATGGTCGGCATCCGCAGTCCCGCCTATAACGGTCTTTTTGATGTACTCCGTTGTTTTAGACCCTCGGTTATTTTGTAAGAAATCTAGGATAGCATTTGTTTCGTCGGTGCTACGAACAGGATGCGAGGTATAGTAGGCATGAAGTTTCTCTTCTAGAAAACCCCAGGAGAGTGGATTCGCGTGTGAGCGCGTAGCCCGCTGTAAAGTGGCACCGTTGATTTGTAGTACGGCATTTTTCATACCATTCATCTCTAGATTTGTTAAAATCTTTGTTTCATATAGCCCTCTCATTGAACGGGCGTTTGTCACCTGTTTATTCAAGGTCTCGGCAAGATTATCAAAATGAACATAGTGCCGGACAGCCTCAACAAGATCTTTATTTGCGCCTGACATCTTATCTGCGACGGGTATTTTTCTTTGTCTTACGTGACGAACGACGGGTTTTTTTCATATTACGTGGGTTAGACCTCTTTATATTCATTAAAATTTGTGCGGCACGTCTTACTTTTCCTTCCTCGGAACCATTTATAGGTTCTGGGCGACGATAGTTAGCTCTCCATCCACGATTGTTTGCTAAAGGCGTAGATGCTATACTTACTAACATGGGAGGTGGAGGAGCAGACCCTACTGGAGGCAGTACCCTAATTGGTAGGGGTTGTAATGGGGCACTCATCTACTGTATTCTATTTTTTTTAGGCTATAAAATAGGCTAAAAAAAAAATTAAAGAGGAACTGGGGTGCCCACCAATCTCATTACGAGATCGGTCCTTGTAGGGATTGAACCTACGACATCACGGTTAACAGCCATGCGCTCTACCACTGAGCTAAAGGACCAGAAGACATATCCCGCGAACCTGAATTGAACAAGTGACCTAAGGAAAATTGCCGCGCAATTTTCTTAGGATTACTCAAATTGGCTTAGCCAATTTGAGGACCTAAGGAAGTTTGCTAAAAACTACAGTCCTCCGCTCTACCAACTGAGCTATCGCAGGTGGGGTTTTTTAGGGCTTTTTGAGTTTTTCTTATTTTTTATTTGTTTTTTTTGGAGTTTCTTACAGGAAGATATAGGAAGGAGGAAAGAAGAAGGAGGAAAGGAGGCAAAATATGGACTTACCAGGAATCGAACATGGGTCTCAACAATGCGAATGTTGTATTCTACCACTGAACTAAAAGCCCGTAAATATTAGTTGATTTGTTAAATTTAAGCCTTTACTGGCGCAGCGGCAGCGACGGCAGGCTTGATGTAGTGGGGCTTGAGGTAGCGCTGGAGGTTGAGGATCTTGAGTTCATCCTTTTCCGTGAGCGCGAGGAGCTTGCGGAGAGCAGCGTCAGCCTTGATGACCTGCTTGTCCATGAGGGAGTGGGACTTGGCATAGCCGCAGACCTTGGTGGTTACTTCCGAGCGGGAGAGGGAGGAGCCCTTGGCGACACCGAGGAAGGTGCAGAGCGCATCGGAGATAGGAGTAGGCTTGGTGAAGACCGATTCCTTCTTGACGACGGGCTCACCACCTTCCGTGGTGGCGGCGGCGCGGCGGCGGCGACCCTTGGACGCCTTCTTGATTTCACGGGGAATCTGCTTCTCGAGCTTCTTCATGTCGGAGAGAACGGCGGCGAGGACAGTGCGGAGGGAGTTCACCTTTTCTACGAGGGAGGCGAAATCCTTGACAACGTCAACGGCATCGGTGGGGGCGGCGGCGGCGACCGGCGCAGCGGCGACGGGGGCGGCAACTGGGGCAGGGGCAGGAGCCGCAACAGGGGCGACAACCTTGGCGGGGGCGGCTGGGGCGGCGGCAGCGGCAACAGTCTTCTTGGCGGGGGCACGCTTGGTGGCAGGAGTAGAGCTCATTGTTGTTATATGTGTGACCGAGGAGTTTTTTATCTCAATCAAACGCGGGGAATACTTAATACAGTTACAAATTTTGATATCAATCAATTTTGTCCACCGGAGGTGAGAAAAAATTCTTTTAAATCCTTAGAGAGATGGAAAATTCTTACTCAAAATGTAAAAATATCAAGTCAAAACGGAGTCCTAAGATCCGTTGCCCTAATATGGCTACTCACGGCGAGTATTGCGGTATACATTATAAGCATCCCAATCCATGGGAACCTACAATAACAAGTCCAGGAAGAATTCGTCGTATAACAAAACGGGCTGCGGAAACGGTAGTGTTAGCAACCGCAGCCGCAAAAATACAACAATGGTTTAGAGATACTATAGGGCGGCATAATGTGCGTACTCGTGGTCCTGCTTACTACAGTCGTACACTATGTATTAACGACGTTGATTTCTTCTCAACCGACCCGATATCAGATATTAGCGGCAGTCTATTCTTTTCGTATAAGGATAATAAACAGCACGTCTATGGATTTGACCTGCGTTCCATTGCAACGCTCATTACAAATAACGGCGACGATGAGACGATAGAAAATCCGTTTAATCGCGATACTATACCAATTGCGATTGTTAGAAAAGTACAAAAACTGGTCCGCAAACGGACCGCCCACGGGTTGACTACAGAATGGGAAAAACTTGAGCCGTCTACACCGATACAACAGTATCGTATGAAGATTGTAGACTTATTTCAAATCATAGACGAGCTCAATTATTATTCATCGCCCGAGTGGTTCCTTAATTTAACACTTGCCGAGCATCAGAAATTTTACCGACAACTCTATGCTATATGGACGTACCGAGCAAATTTAACGGCGAACCAAAAACGGCAAATTGTGCCTAATTATGCGACCGCTCTGTTCAAACATTCGCCGTTTATTGTAGGCACATTTCCTATAGAACGGATACAGAAGGTGAATATGGGTGTAATACGAGTCATGATTACATCGGCAGAGGATAGAAATGATAGAATTATAGGCGCGATGTATATTATAAGCACACTGACTCTTGTTTGTAATCCAGCCCGAGAAGCGTATCCTTGGTTATATGAAAGCGTTTTAGCACATGAAGATGTAATAATGGAACCAGTACATCCACAAGTACATTTTTTCGGATTAGGAGGCTGGTTGAATGATATTTTTAATATAGCTGTACCACAACCTATGCCACCGCTGCTGCTTCCACCGCCACATAACACAGAGTAGATTTTTTCCCCCCTTGGCGGATAAAAATTGACGCCACCGTTTTCTTCTTATCGGTTGAGCATTCCCCTCTTGTTATTACTCGCTTAACTAAAAGTAAGAACAACTCGCAAAGCAAAATGTCCGTCGTAACTGTAAATACTTTCTCCCTCTCCAACCTCAAGGTTGATGCAACCAAGAAGCAGCTCGACAACTCGCCAGCCGCAATTGTCTACCTCAACTATGGCGCCGGCAAGCTCCGTGTCCAGGCTCCTCGTATGCCAATTCCCTTTGATTCTGGTGACTTCCAGGGCAACGGCAAGTTCAAGCTCAATCTTGACTTCCGTAGCCGTGCCACGAACTCTAAGGTTCAGGCATACCATGATATGCTCCGGGCGATTGACGACTACGTCATTGACCAGGGTGTCAAGAACTCGGCGAACTGGCTTGGTCTCCGTGGTGTCAGCCGTGAAACCGTATCGGCACTCTACACCAAGAGCCTCCGTGTAAGCAAGGACAAGGACGGCAAGGACCGCTCGCCTGTTCAGTCGGTTGCCATCAAGAAGAACTACAAGACGGATGCCTTTGACGCCGTTCTCTACGATGACCAAAATCGTAAGATTGAAGGTGTTACGCCCATGGAAGTTCTCCGCCGTGGTGCTGAAGTCACCTGTATCCTTGATGCTACCAGCATCTGGGTTGCCGGTGGCAAGTTCGGCATCAGCTGGAAGCTTGTCCAAGCCCGTGTTGACCAAGCCGCTGAAACCTCGTCAAGCGCCCCTGCGTTCGTAGACGATGATGATGAGGATGCTGTCTCTGCCCCTGCTCCTACCACCGCCGCATTCGTCGCCGACGACGAAGCCGAAGCCGAGGAAGAGGATGAGGAAGAGGAAGAAGTCGTTGAGCCCGTCCCTGCTCCTGCGCCAGCTCCTGCTCCCGCAGTCAAGAAGGTCGTAAAGAAGACGACTGCTCGCGCTTAAGCACAAACACAAACACAAAATCTAAATACAAAACCCCAAATAAAAAATAAAAAAGTACTCTAAATAGACATGGAATCCCGACCCACTTGGGCATTCAACTGGTGCTATTTTTTCGCTGCGGGTGCCGTTTTAAGTGTAATTACTGCGTTTGCAACACTGTCTCTTTATAAGAAGTTGAAGACACCGATAATTATTGCGTCGTTTGTAGCAGCGCTCATACAGGCGGCAACGGCACTCACCCTTTTTTACATGTGCCGATCGTCTCTACAGCCGATTCCGACCCCCAGACTTGTTAGCCGTTTTTGATATGTTGTAACATAGTTACACGTTATCAAACGAGTTTAAGAATTATCAGAGCCACCGAGCGAACGCGCATTCGCCGGAGAGTTACGTACAAAGCCCTGTAATGTAACGGGTAAAGCCTGATTTGCCGCACAAGTACCCGATGGGCAGGCGGCGGGCACGCCAGGGTAGACGTTATTGTTGGGCTGACCGGCGAGGATCGCACCGAGACGGACCGCAGTAGGGACCTGGCTTGAGGGTCCGGTTCCGCGCCATCCGCTAGAGGGAGCCTGTTCAGCCGTCTTACTAATTGGATTCTGTGGGTACTGGTCATTGAGACGCCACGAATAGAGAGTTAGCTGTCTGCGACGAGCTGTTGTAAGACTAGCAGAAAAATCCGTGGTAGGCATGTTCTACGTAGGTCCAACATTTTCTACGGAGCCCCGAAATACCAATGGAGGAACACAGGGCGCCAAGTAGCCAGGGTTGGGAGGAACGATTGGAGGTAGACATACAATGGAGGATACAAATGTACCGGTTGAAGATACATAGGTAATTTGAGTGGTGGTAACATAGTTTGGATTGGGTGGTATAACAGTTGTGGCGAATCTATATTGAGAAAACCGAGTTGCCGGGTTATACGGATTATTGCCGGCGAATAATACCGCATTTTGAACGCTTAGAGTTGTACCGGATGCTGGAGTAGGAATGACATCAACATAGGGTATATCATTACTGCTTCCTATTGGGACCGGAACGGGCGCATTACTAATATACATTGTAGTACATTGCTGCTCTTGCATACGAGCCGATTCGGATAGCGATTTATAGGAGTTGCCGAGTGCTACGTAATTAATAGGAGTTGATATGTAACCGGTAAGATATGTGAAGGATGAAACAAATGATGATGGATACGTTATTGTTGACAAAAATGTTGAATATGTAGGTTGTATATCTATTGATATCGGCACGATACCCGGAATAGGAGGACAGTATCTATTGCCTACAGGAAGTACGGGTGGAGCAGGATACCCTCCACGTTTATATATAGAATACATTCCTAATCTCCTAATCTATTTGATTATATCTTTTATAAGTAGGGATGCGTAACGCGCAGCAAAGCATTTGGTATGATATTATTGTATATGTGGTATTTTTATGGATTGTTATAATGGCTGTAACATTTATTATCGGAATGGCACGACATATATCGTGCTGTAGCGGACCGAAGAATGCGTATGAACATTTTCAGGACGCAAATGCTGTAGATAATCACATTAATCAATCGCTTATTCAAATGAATGCAACATTGGACCAATACTCACAGCAATTACAGGATGCGATGACGAATACCTCCAATATGAAAGTACAGACCTGCTCTATTTATGACGGCGTACACGATAAGTTTATAAAAAGCACCGCATCAGAGGTAGCAGATGAATCGGAGTATCAGTTACCCAAAGCCCAGCAGAAACTGCTACAGCAGAATCGTGCTAAAAATGCAGAACAGACGTGGGCAAATCAAATGGCGCTCTATATGTACCGTCACGGTGAAAAGGGCATGATAGATTGTAGTAAGGTAGATGTATCGGCGTCTACACAGGCGGATCTAGAGGGATTTCAAGACGCACTCGCTCCCACTACATTAGATAATCTAGCCCAAAATCTACAAGGAAAGGTAAATATATTTAATAAAACATTAGCGAGTCCAACTGTACAATCGTGGCTCACCGATTGTGTAAATATAGAGGGAACTGCCGATTATCTGAATGTGTATATCAACAATGTACAAGTAAATGCGGAAATCCAGAAATGTAAAGCAGATTATACAAAGAATATATCGGGATTTGACAACGAAGATGGCGATACACAAAAAAAGCAAAATGATGCTGCAAATATATCATGTAATATAAAATATGGATCGCAGTTGGAGTCGTTCCAGGATACACCCTATGTAAATACACAGTTTAGTTTCCCTGTGCCGTACCCTACTGCGGGTCTAACCGCCGCACAAGTAGGATATTACCAGATTTTGTCAGCGGCTCAGGATTCCTTAAATAATTTTTCAAAACAAATTGGTACTATATATCAGACAACGGTCGCATCGTATACACGAATGAATAAAACGAATAATACGTATATCGCGTATAAGAAGCAGATGGATAGTGTTCAGGATAAAAATTATAATCAATCACAAGCGCAATCACTGAAATCATAATTTAGACCGATCCTAGATTCATAACAAGTTCGTTCTCTCCTTCTGGTGGCAACTGGGCGTGCTCTTCTAAGCTAGAGACGGAGGAGGAGCTAGGAGATACGGCACCCTTGCCCCCGCCTGCTCCTGCTCCTGCTCCTGCTCCTGCTCCTGCTCCTGCTCCTGCTCCTGCTCCTGCTCCTGCTCCTGCTCCTGCTCCTGCTTCATCACTCACCATAAGAGTTATAATGCCCTTACGAATATTATCCGCCATAGAGCCGTTTTTGGGCGGACGACCAACGTATTTTCCCATAGAGGTAGGTTTAACCTCCTTCTTTGGTTTGTAAGGATGGTCTGGCCACATTTTTGGCTCTGGAACATCTGGACCTTTCTCTACAACGCGTCCTTCGTACACCGTCCTTTTGGATGGATTACGAAGTTTTAATCCTGTTATCGTGTTTAATGTATATGGTTTTGCTAATTTGAAGCCAGCGGTTATATAGTTATGGCGAATTGTTGTATCGCTTCGTAGAATCTTTTCAAATATCGCCACAGGTAAATATTGTAGACACCAACGTCGGGTTTCTTCATATAGAACGAGGGCAATCTCATATTTCTTATCATCTCCAGGAATCGTTTCATTGGCTATAAATACATTTATCCACTGAGTGGCAATGCTAACAATTTGATCTTGTGATAGACTTGTACCTTCTACAGGATTCCAGGTGTCAAGGGTGGCGAGGAACAGGGATACACGTTCCACGGTCGGTATGCCCCGCATAATTAAATTCCACATTTTGGACCACGCCGGTACTATAGGCTCTACATCACCACGAAAGCCGAATTCACTACGCTCCCAACGACGTAGAATTTGTGTAATGCCTTCACTGTTCTGGTATTTTTCAGGCGGTATGCCGAGCGCCTGCGCAACATAATTGAAATATTTACGAAAGACGTGTATGGAGAGCGGATGAATATCTGGTTGAGTGGTTTTGGACGCCAGACAACGCAATTCAATAGAATTTAGGACATTATAGACGTGGTTTGGGTCCTGCTGATTTGTAAAGACCCGTTCATTCACCTTAATCTTCTTAAAGGTGTTCATGAGTAGTGCGAACTCCTTATCCGCGATAGGAATCCAGTCACTGAGTCCGCCGACAACGGCGGCATTCTGGGAGGCGATGTAAAAGGCAAGCGTCGCACGTAGTAACGCATCCGCTGTTTCGTGTTGGAAAAGCCAGGTTTGCGTGGAAATACGACGGCTGATAACGAAATCAGGAAAGAGACTGCTACCTAATAGGCATTCCCAATGCTTACCCTTCGCGGCATCCATAAGTAGGCGACTACCCCGTTCGTTTCGTACACTTCCCACTACGGGTGTTAGAATCCAGGCGTGCGGAACCAAATCATCGGTATCTACAGTCACTAATTCGTCGGAAATGACCTCTTCGCTCTCAAGGGTCGCGAGGATTTCGCGGACCCAGTTATGCCGTTTGAGAATACGACGTGGTTTGGACTCGGAACCTACTCCTCCGTTTCCAGATGCTACAGGAACTCGGTTGAAAACGGTAGCAGGTGTTTGGATATGAACCTGGAGTTTCGCACGGGACTTCTCCATTTCACTCAGATTTTGGATATAATCGTGGTATTTAGCGATTTTATCCGCTTCATCCAGTGTCGCCGTAATATCATATGTAGGAAACCGTGTAGGAATCTGCTCACTAAAAGCGACGAGCGCCTGATTGAAATCGGGCGGGACATCAATCACAGTCGTTGTTACAATCGCATCGGTGAGTCCGCAAAGGTCCCTATAATAGAAATTAAGGTCTTCGGACGTAGGTAAATATTCGGTATAAACAGTTCGGCTATACAATGTACGCCCCGCAACGATATCTATACAAATCAACCGCCGTTCGGTCATTTATTAATATATCTGCGGATAACTTTAGGCTTCAAATTTTACATCTCCTTGGTAGGAACGATAGATGTCGTGTGCTATACGACTAAAAGCAAAAGGATCGGGCTATGTGAAGGAATCGACTGGCAACAATGAACTCAACTCAAAGCTCAGCGAGCTCTTAGCAAGACGTGATCAAGATATAACCGAGATTTTTCATACAGAGACAGCGCCCTATCAATTAGACCAAGACGGACCGATTCCGAAGGCGATGGATTTAGCGGTCTACTCGCTCGCCCTGGATAAGTATGTAACGGAGAAGCAGCAGCGGACGCTGATGTATAGGACACCAGCCGAGCCCGATTATGATAATATGTTTGAAGTCGCAGCCGTATTTTTACACGCCGTGAAGGCGGAAAATGTTAAGGGGTATAAACCGCCACGCCGTCAGGCGACGCATCTGGAAGTCGCACAGTTTACAACGCCAAGATGGGGCGCCTGTATGCTTCATATATTTCTATAATTGTCTGGAATCCAGGCATATATAGACAAAAATCTCGCCGTTTATGATTTAGGTGAGGGTTGGTAATTGATAGCAGGACCAAGTGAGGGGGCGTAAAACTGACCGGCAGCCATTGCTAGTGCATTCGGATCATTCTTCGTCGCAAGTTGTACCTGATTGACATAGGTATTAATAGCAGCATTGAGATTGTTCTGTACATCCGTCAAACCAAACGCTACATTGTATGTACGGAAGGCACCAATTTCACCCTGGAAGGGCATCGCCGCAGAACGAGTTTGAGATAGAGGATTTGTAGCTGAGCCACCGCCAAGAGAGTACGCAAAATATCCATTGTACTTATTGCGTGTGAGTTTTTCTGCTGGTGAAACAGGACCCGCTCCGTTTATATATACTTCATTTGTTCCGTCCGTTTTATATACATGGACTATATGCGACCACTGACCTATTGGGACTTTACCGGCAGTAAAGAATGTATAGCCCTTTTCTACAGAATTTAACGCAATCATGAGATTTCCGTTGTACAACGCCATCTCTGTATGACTTGTAGTATATGTTGGTCCGTTGAGGATAGCAAGGATTTCGCAAGTATTTGCAATAGGATTAATCCATAATTCACGTGTTTCTATTACATTCATTACCCCTGAATCTACACTAATATTTACGGTTACCCAATATGGTGCTCCAGAATTCATGAGGGAATTCCACCAACTAGCATCCGATGGAGTTTTTTGATATTGTGGGGCTAATGTACCGCCACCAGGTCCATTGCCACTACCATCTGTGCGCTGAAATATTAAATTCCATGCGTACTGATTTCCAAATGCGGAACCTATTCCAGTCAATGTTCCACCATTCCAAACGGCACCATTATCCGTTGTAAAGGTCACATTGAACGATTGCGAAGTAGGTTCTGGAGTATAAACAGCCTTCTGAAGAGCACCTGATGTCTTAGGATCAAGATACATAGCAACACAGGCACCAGTATAGTACTGACCAGCCACGTTAGGATTACCGTTCGTCGAGATACTAAGATGTCCCTCACCAGATGGCATACCACAATCACCCCATGTATGTCTGCTACTAACTATGGGCATTAAGGCATCAAACACTGGAGGGATATATTTCTGGATTACTATTTTAAGTGCACTATCCTGGACAAATAAGATAGGATTTGGCTTTACCTCATTTGGATTACCGATCCAGCCCGCCCAGCTACTACCATCAGCACATTGTGTGACATCGAAGGTATAATTAATACCAGAATTGTTACCAGTAATGGTAGCCTGATACTTAATTCCGTTGGCAATATCACGACTTAATTGTTGTAATACTGGCTGCCAACCGGAACGGTCAGCGTTAAACGAAAAGAAGGGTGCTGAACTATGTTGCTCTGTAGAATTGACGCCCATACCAATATCGCCAATAGGTAAGAAACCGGTCTCTAAGATTGGTCCTGGGTTTGTAGGAGATGGTGGGGAGGTGATCGTAGCGGGAGGAGGAGCATTCTGAAGATTACCATCATATGGCAATGCAAGTACTTGTGCTAAAAGATTGGGGCTTCCAAGAACGGTTGTACCATCAAACTGTACACCCTTGGTATCAGTTACACGTGTACCTGAGGCAGTGAGAGGTCCGATATATAATCCACCTGCCGATGTCCAGTTGCCAGACATTGTATAGGCGTTTTTAGCAGCAGTATTGCCGAACGCCGCACTGTCTAAATTGAGAACCAAACCGTTTTGAGAAATTCCTACACAAGGTGCGGGCATTGTGCGTTTTGTATTAATTCCGAGACAGCGTAAGACAGCAACATCCTGCTGAACAGGGTCCGATGTGCTTGCCATTGCGTTATAGGTATCCATGAATATTGACTTTACCTTACCCCATGTGAGTGTATTTATCTGATCCAGCGTGGATTGCTGAGAAGGGTAGTCAGTACCGCCTGGTTGGCAACCGGCTACACGCCACTGCTGCTGTACACATTCTGCAAAGAAGGGTCCAGGTGTAGCATCAGGAAGGTCGCAGGGGTCAAAACTGTTTGTACCAATACAGAGCCACATTGCCGCCTGCTGTACTTGAGGACTGCTGCCGCCCTTAATCAAACTATAAATATTGTCGTAGGCTGTAATTGCCGCCTGTACGGTCATTACACCGCCCTTATAGAGTGCGGCAGGCACAGACGCATTTTGCCCTGTTACAATTTGTATAGCAACCTTGTCTAGTTGTCCAGGTGCGGAGCCAGTCTGTAACATCTGGATGATAGAGCCCTGCGAAGTATAACCGATCGCCTTGGCAAGTGATACAAGGCAAGCGGTGCTGAGCTTGCCATTGATATCAGGTGTACATATTGTAGGACCAGGTGGGGTGGGTTTAATACCATTGAGTGGTGCACATTTAGCACTAAAACTATCACCATCCTGCATTAAGCATTGTCCGTCGCTACTCCAAGTTCCATTCAAATTTGCCTCACAATCGTTTTTACTATATAAACGAATGCTATAGTCGGAGGATGGATATCCGTAGGTACCACAGTTGATGCCCTGAGGCGTTATTAAAGGGGGCTGAGCAGCGGCGGGTACAGGGCACGATGCGGCGTGCATGACGGGTGTTGTATTACAGACTGCCGCCGGTGCAGTGATATTTCCAATTGTTAGAGCCTTAGGATACTTCTCGGTACCATCTACCTCTACAGGAATCGCAACGCCGGAAGGAGGACAGAAACCACAGACGCCGTTGACGGAGGGAGCATCAATCGCAATACAAGATTTGATGCGTGCGCAGTTCTTAATCTCCTCTAACTGCTCGGCGAGCGCTAGATCCCAAATCCACTGACCATTGCCGTAATGGGGAATACCATTTACACCGTCATTGTTAGGACCATTAGGATAGATAGGACCGTTGCTCTGTCCTAGAGCACCGCTAGAGGTCATATTGGGATTGGATATGTAGTACCAGCCACAGCCGACCGAGGCGCCCTTAACGTGTGGGGGTAGATTGGAGGGCATCTTTGCTGATTTACACCACTGGATATCGGCGGCAGTAAATTGGCTATTATTATCGGTCTCAAGATTACGCACAATGATATCTTCGGGTGTATTCAAATATATATCTGGCTGATTGACTGCTGTAGTCATTGCGTTAGAATAATTTGGCATTACGGCATTTGTCAGAACTTCTTTACCGAGAATATTCTGTCCATAATTCGCCTGATTTGTAGTAAATGTCGTTGTTGTAGTATTTAGAGACGAGGATGTCACTGGACCGCCTGAAATAGATGTTAAGAAATCTGCGAGCGATGGCGCAGAACTATTTGATCCGGAAGTGTTTTGAAATCTCTCAATAGCACGTACCTTAGAACCATGTGATAAGATTAGAATCGTCAATCCAATGACCATTATAATCACAACAAATAACCAGATAAGCATCTGATAATCCTCTACGATGTTTCATTAATTTTGTTTTGCCCTCTTCACGTTGAAGGGGACGCCTGGTAATTTATAGAATTGCCGAGCATTGGTACATAGAATTGACCGGCTGCCATAGCTAGCGCATTCGGATCGTTCTTCGTCGCAAGTTGTACCTGGTTGACGTAGGTATTGATTGTAGCGGCGAGATTTCCTTGTACATCTGTGAGTGCGAATGGACGGTTATAGACACGGAAAGCGCCAATTTCACCTTGGAAGGGCTTTGCGACAGGTGTATTTTGATAGAGTGGATTTGTCTTTGAGCCGCCGCCAATAGAGTAACCAATGTAGCCACCAGGATTTTGCCGAGTGAGACCGGCAATTGATACTGGACCTGAGCCATTGATATAAACATCGTTGATGCCGCCTTTTTCTTTGTATACATGGACAATATGCGACCACTGACCTACAGGGACTTTTCCACCGCTGAAGAAAGTATATCCCTTTTCGTTGGATATAAGCGCTATCATCAACTGACCCTTGTAGAGCGCCATCGCTGTGTAGGTTTGTGTGTAATTTGGACCCGTAAAGATAGCGAGGATTTCGCAAGTATCTATATTAGGGTTTATCCAGAGTTCACGGGTTTCGCCAGTGGGGTCGGTGGAAGCATCTTGTGGAACGGGAGGACAGACGGTGGCGAAGGGGGACGATGATGGTAATTTTGATTGTATATTCCACTTACAGCCTAGGTATCCTTCAACTGACTGGCGGTCGGCATCGGATAGTTTTGTATTATATACGAGAACCTCTGAGATTTGTCCAACAAAGAAACGATTCATAAATGTAGTTGATAGTGAGAATCGTGTAGTACCACCCTCTCCTGTAACTCCACATACAGTATTGAAATCACCAGGCACATTCACTGTATGACCGTATTGAGTTACATTTCCGTTGACATAATATAAAGCAAGTCCCATATCATTTTGGTCCCATTGAGCAAGTGTTGTTGGCGTCATAAAACGTATGCTGTAATCTCCAGGACCGTGCATATCAACAAAGTCAAATACATATCCTAGACCCGCCCCTGTTACAGCAGTAAATTGGCATACAACAAAGACCGTTGTACCGGCGGAAATAGAAACATTATTTGCTGTCGTTAGAATTCCTCCAGCCTGGAAGTTAAGGGCACTACCCGCGGTATATGTGACCGAGCCCGCTCCGCCACCGGTGAGATTCATATCGTGTCCGCTTCCAGATTTATCTTTCCAGGTTGAGACCGACGAACCGCTTGTAGTAACTGTGGACTTATCCGCCGCATCTAACCACATGACTAATCCTGACTTGACAGGTAGTATAGGAGTGCCCGCCGATCCGGCAGATATATCCTTCTGAATTGTAATCGCAAGTGCGCTATCCTTGATAAATAAGATAGGATCGGGCTTCGTAACACTGGGATTGCCGAATACTCCGTAAAATTGTTTGCCATCTGAACTGACTGTAACAGGGAATTTATATACAATGCCGGAATTGTTACCCTTTACCGTCGCATTATATACGACACCGTTTGGAATATCAGAATATAATTGTTGGAATATAGGCTGCCATCCACTACGGTCGGCATTGATGATAAACATAGGGGAGGGCTGGTGATATTCGGTAGAATATACACCCATACCCACATCGCCAATTGGTAAGAAACCGGTCTGTAAGATTGGTGGCGGAGGTGTGGCGGGAATGAGCGACTTGACTGTGGTTGCGATATTAGGCGTTCCCATTACTGTTGTGCCATCAAACTGGACACCCTTATCATCGCAGACAAGCGTACCTGAGGCGACAACATTACCGGTATATAAGGAGTTCACTGATACCCACTGACCGGTCTTCGTATAGTTCGCCTTTGCATCGGCATTACTAAAGGCTGCGCTATCAAAGTTGAGAATCAGGGCATCACTCGAGACGCCAACACAGGGAGGGGGAGTTTTACGGGTGGTTGTGATGCCGAGGCAGCGCATAACCGCAATATCCTGCTGATTGGGGTCGCCGGCATTTGACATTGCGTTATAGACATCCTGGAACATTCCCTTTACCTTGCCCCAGGTGAGTCCATTGAGCGCATCAAGTGTAGATTTCTGTGAAGGATAGTCGCTGCCGGCAGGCTGGCAGCCGGCTATACGCCACTGCTGTTGTACACACTGGTCAATAAATGGACCAGGTGTATCATCAGGAAGATTACAGGGGTCAAAGCCGTTTGTACCGATACAGAGCCACATTGCCGCCTGCTGAACAATTGGAGTACTACCACCCTTAATCAAACTGAAAATGTTATCGTAGGAGGAAATCGCATCGGCAACAGTGATGACACCACCCTGGTAGAGTATAGGATTCACTGGTACATTTTGTCCGGTTACAATTTGTATGGCAATCTTATCAAATTCGCCAAGATTACCTCCACCTCCACTTTGTAATGCTTGGATAATAGAGCCCTGTGAATTAAAACCGACCGCCTTGGCAAGTGATGCAAGGCAAGCGGTACTGAGTTTGCCGTTGATATCAGGTGTACATATTGTAGGACCAGGTGGAGCAGGTTTTACACCGTTGAGCGGCGCACAAACCGCGCTATAACTACTATCAGCACCACCATTTCCGCCTGTAACGAGACATTCGCCGTCCGTTTTCCACTCTCCATTTAGTTTTGATTCACATTCATCCTGATTGTATAGACGGATGCTATAGTCGGATGATGGATGACCGTAGATGCCACAGTTAATACCGCCAGAGGATACATAGGGGGCAGGTGGCGGCTTAGGGCACTCCGCCGAACTCATAGCAAGTACGGTATTACATGTAGCGGCAGATGCCGTAATACCATTTACTGTTATATCCTTAGTATACTTCTCGGTACCATCTGCATTTGCGGGAATTGCTACACCGGAGGAGGCACAAAAGCCACAGACGCCATTGACGGAGGGGGCATCAATCGCGATACACGATTTGATACGTGCGCAGTTCTTAATCTCCTCTAACTGCTCGGCAATCGTGAGATCCCAAATCCACTGACCGTTGCCGTAATGGGGAATACCATTTACACCGTCATTGTTAGGACCATTAGGATAGATAGGTCCATTCATCTGTCCTAGAGCACCACTGGAGGTCATATTGGGATTGGATATGTAGTACCAACCACAGCCGACCGAGGCGCCCTTAACGTGTGGGGGTAGATTGGAGGGCATCTTTGCTGATTTACACCACTGGATATCGGCGGCAGTAAATTGGCTATTATTATCGGTCTCAAGATTACGCACAATGATATCTTCGGGTGTATTCAAATATATGTCGGGCTGATTCACGGCAGGATTCATAGAATTTGAGTAACTAGGCAACATCGCATTTGTGAGAACTTCTTTGCCTAGTACATTCTGTCCGTAATTCTCCTGCCCCGCAGTAAATGTACTAGAGGCAGACTGTAGCGACGTTAACGTTGTAGCACCGCCGGAGATGGTGTTCAAAAAACTGGCTAGCGAACCTGTAGAGCTATTGGAGCCCGCCGCCGTACCCGTACTTTGAAATGCTTCAATGCTCTTCGTTTTAGAGGTCCGTGTAAGTACTAAAATGGTCAGCCCTAGGACCATTACAAGAATAACAATCAACCAGATACTCATCTGATATTCTCTATGATATTTTGCTAATTTAATTATATCCTGTACCGTATAACCCATCCCCCATTCTTGTTAGATATCATAGGTCACTAATTGTTTACCTGATATACATGATTATTCCAAGGTCCTCCTAGAGCGGGACAAGAGCCACTTATAGCCCCATATTCCCTGTAATTATCACCAGGTTGATTTGTTACACACCAGCCATTATCTTGTAAGGCGAATAGAGTAGAACCTCTTGATTTCGCAAATTCATAACACGATTCCACTGTATAACCGTACTTCTGAGGTGGTCCGGTTAGAGCACGTGTCCAAGTATCACCCCAACATCCTAAATCTGTATAGGAGGGATTGGGTAATACAACCGGTGGACAAGAAGGAGGAGCCATGCGGGTCACATCAATGCCTAGGCACTTCTTTACACTTACGTCTTGGGCATCTGGTCCATCACCGCCGTTCATCGCATTATAATTCGCCGTAAACATGTCTGATAATTGCCCCCAACTTGTAGAGCCGTATTTGGTTAAATCGGACTCGGTTTCAGGATAGCCCTCGCCGGCGGGCTGGCAACCATTTGTACGCCATAGTTGTTGGACGCATATGAGAGGGAATGGACCCTTTTCATCGGCATCAAAGCTACAGGGGTCAAAGTCGTTGGTGCCGACCACAAACCATTGCGCCGCTTGGCGTACGCGGCTATGAATACCGATACGTATTTGTTGTTTGATAGCCATGTAGAGATTGGCGGCGGTATTTTTATCTATCTTTCCGCCGACCGTGCCGACACCACCTCCATCTCCTCCGCTCAAAATTGTAGCAGGTATATCTATACCGACGTTGGCAAGTTGCGCTGCGGCAACCTTATCGGTATTGGTCAACATACCATTGCTTTTTAGAATACGTAAAATGGCACCACGGTTAGTATAACCGAGACCTTTTGCGATACTCACTAGACAGGCGGTACTGAGCCGTCCATTTATATCGGGCATACATACATTTGTTATAGGTTTATTGAGATCGGCGCAATCTTCGCTATAATTGACTCCAATAGGGCTGGTACATTGCCCGTCGGCGGATAGAACCCCTTTAAAATTCGTACATTCGTCTTCATCGTATAGACGAAGTTTCTTATCGCCGGACGGTTTTCCAAAACGATGACAGTTAGTACCATCACCTGCCGTGATGACTCGTGATTTATCTCGGAATCGTTCGCAGTCAATACCGTCCATGAGAACCGGTACACCACAGGTAGCGGATATATTGTCCAAGTATTTTTCGGTTCCGTCGCTTTTTACGGGTACAGCGTATCCAGATGTAGGACAGAATCCACAGCGTCCGTGGACAGCGTTTGTATCAATGAGGTCGCATACGGTAACTTGTTTACACATTTTGATTTCTTCTAGCTCTTGGGCTTTGGTCAAGTCCCATATCCATCGTCCGCCGCCGGCAAGTCCGTCCTGAAAAACGGGACCGTTTTGGGTACCAAGGACACCGGTAGAGGTGAGGGCAGGGTCCTCTACATACCACCAGCCACAGCCGTCACGTGCCCCTCGGAGATGTCTTGGAAGATTGGCGGGCTGAAGTGCGGAGCGACAAAATTCATCGTCGTATTTGCTATAGCCGTTGGTAGGATCGGGAATCAGACGCTGTGACAGCAAGCCAGAGTTGGCTGTATCCATATCTAGAAAAATGTCGGGAACAGCAAGTGCTTTAGTCATATCATCGACTCCAGGGTTGGTTAAAATACCTTTTTCATAGTTTTGATACGTAACTTCTTGGGACTCTAGAAATGGGGTTTCGGTATCCAATAAATCGGCGAATCCTTCGCTTTGGTAGTAGCGAAGACTGAAATAAACCATTCCAGCAATTAATACTAGAACAAGAACAAACAGTCCTACTATCAAAATCATCCCTATTTATTCAATAGTTTATCGCTAGGCGATATAGTATTGAAGCGCAGACTAAATAAAATTAGGCTTTACATCCGTAACCAAGTTGAGTCGTTTCAGCCTGATTGATGCCGTAGCACTGTTGGATTGCTACCTTTTGTGCGGCAGACTTGTCAGCAGTAGTGGCATTATCGAACGTTCCGCCAAAGTTATTCGCAGTCTGATAAATTGAATTGAAGAAGTCCTGAATTTGCTGGAGACTTGACATACCCATTAATTGATTTACGACTGTCTTATCGGGCTGTCCATTCTTAATCGGTGCCATTGTGCCTGTGAGTTGGCAAGCCTGGAATGGGTACTGCGCACGACGAGCAGGAGTACTTTCTGTATTCATGAGACCACTGAATCTATCTTGCATGCTTGTATATGTTGCATCATAGAGCGTTCCTGTAGAGCCCATACGGCTTTGGTCACTTCCTGTATTGAGCCATAGGTACTGTAAGCACTCTACAGTTACACTGGACATTGGTGAGGCGACTACACCTACGGAGCCGTCCGCATTATCAACAATCGATTCGCAAGGATTGACAATATTAAAACCGAATAACTGTTGTGCTGCGGAATTCATCGCCTTCATGCGTGTAGTCATATCATAACTGAGAATATTTCCATTTACATCTTTGCCTGTCGTAGCCGCATTATACAATCCATCCAAATATGTGCTAATCGCATTCAAATCACCATATCCGTTGAGTTGAGTTAGACCACCATTCTGGGTAGAGAGTGTGCCCTTACCTGGAACACCGCCGGCGCCCTGGTATAATTCTAGTAAGCAGGCAGCACTGTAAGAACCTGGGTTCTGACCGTCTACCATACAGGGCGATGTCTTTAGGAGTGCCATTGTCGCAGGGTTTGCGATGAGGGGACCCTGTGGCGCAGTTTCTATATCATCGGGGTAATATGGGTCGTGTAGATAACCAGGTACCTGTGCTGTAAAGACCGCAGTCTGCGAATTGTATTGATTACTCCAGTACCAGAACTGGTTCTTCAACATCGTCAGGTTAGAATTCCAGGCAGGTCCTGAAATGACGGAACTGCCGGTAAAGGGACCGCCTAGCCATAGAGGAGACGTTACACCCGAGCCGGCAGCCGGCGCAATAGGATAACCGTTCACCAAACTAATCGTTTGCATAAAGGGTACAGTACGGGTGGTTGAGCCCTGCATTTCCCACTGGAGAATGACGGCACGCTTTGAATTGCCAGGTGGATCGGAGGCACCCTGCTCGCTGTATTTACTATACACGCTGAGACCCTGAGATGGGCTAAACGATTGGAACCAATTCGCAACCGTTGTTCCGATAATCGATTTCGTTGTATAGTTCGTAATATCAGCGGCGGGCTTGGGTCCGTAGCACCAAACGGCGTTTGCGCTGGCGGTTCCGCTATTTTGGCAACCACCGTAACTTGGGGCACCGCCAATAGGAATATACTTAAAGGTGCTAGAGCCCGTTTGCGCCGCATACATAGAGGTCGTCTGGTCACTTACAATTCCGCAATTGGCAGACTGTATACCGTTTTGCATAGCATCCTTGAGTTGCGCAGTGGTGGCGAGATTTGTACCCAAACGGTTACAGAGTGCCTTTCCGCCATTTGTATCATATGTATTCGGCTGATCATTTACTACTTCGGATACTTGGAACACTTCAGGATGGCTAGTTGTGCCGCCACTTGTACGATTCGCCGTTTCCTGGGCGACTAATACAGTAACCGTATCATCCTCTTGTACGGAAGGTAGTGTGAGTGTGAACTCCTGTCCTGGATTTCCACCGTTATCGGCGGTATAGGTCTTACCGCTCGGCTTATGTGTCACAACTACTTTTGTGATACCGGTGCCGAATGGCGATAGTACACGAAGGACGACGGGGTAATTCTTCGCAGCGGGGTCTTGATAGAGGTATACATTGGTACCGGCGGTGGGTGCCTGGACACACGAAACCTGTGATAGAGTTTTCCCTTCAATTGTTTTACCGCCCTGGAAACCGCCGCTATCGCCAATTTCGCTACAGTTGAGTTGGTTCACGGCTTTTGTACACGAGGCGGAGTCGACGTAGAACATGCCGGGAGGACATTTACCGAGGGTGGGCTGGAATACAGGTGTTCCGCCATTTGCGGCATCAACAGCATCGTTACGATCTTGTAAGAGGGACAGGAGACCGCCGATAAACGTTTTAGGGCTGCTTCCGTCTATCTTGGTGCCGCCCTTAATACAAATACCACAGAGAGCATTGGCGGGGTCATCTAGTTTGGAGCAATCGGAGCGTTGCGTAAGTACAGATTGGCAACGAAGTGCCGTTACATATAGATCGTTTACGGGAGGTAATTGGGGTGTGACTTTACGTGCGATAACCGCTAGATTTGTAGGTGATTCTCTAGACGGGGCTTCATCGGGAGTTTGGAGGGCGACTGTAATATTCTTATTTGCAGCGGCTACAGTGTTATTAAACTTCTGCGAATACTGCTGAACCGTCATGCTAGGATCGTATCCTACGCTTGTGACAGCGAAAGAAGGAAGTGTAGGATCCAAGGCAGCACCGAGTTGATTATATAATTGCGCACCGGCTCCTTGCATCATAGTACGCTCAGTTAGGTAAGTGCTCATATTCACCTGAAATCCCTCGGAACCCACTGCCTGACTCTTCGCGACGGGTATTACAAATATCCAGATAAATACCAAAACGAGAAGGATAACAATGATTGTTCCTCCTATCATCTACTCTAATTACTGACCCCAAATAATTGAATGAGGTGTCAAACGACCACATCATTGAATTATTGTTAGAAGTCCAGCCGTTTCCTAGGTTAGAATCCGTTAAAGAAGTAATGCCCTTGTGCACTATTATATGAGCCCCAGCTGCTTGGAGTGTATGAACTGGCGGGTCCTGAGTAATATTTCGCAACTCCCTTACTATTTACCATTTTGGTATACGGCGCATTTGCATCGGGCAAATTAAACATAGCGACGGGATTACATTGGTCGTCTACATTCACTGCTGTGGCGTTAGGATTGCCATTAATCCAGTCGCCTGAGAATGTTCCACTTGGAATACTGGCGGGAGGGACACATCCTCCACTTGACTTATTGCCTGTGAAATCAAATGTAATGACAGGGTCGCCACTGGGGAATACCTTTTGCGCACGAACAGTTTGATTTGAATCAAGGAGGCTGAGCTTCATGCCTTGTGCTCTGTTTGAACAGCAATCGGTACGGTTGTAATAGACTACTTTTACAATATCATAATTATCCTGTAAATCAACCATAAAATAAGCATTCGGTATAGGTCCCGCGGTTGAACTTCCTGAGTGATACATATTTGGATATGGGCGTGGATTCGCAGTACCATCAACCGCCTTATCAGGGCTATCTCCATCTCTGTTCTCGCTCCAAGTTGGAGTACTTTGATTTGTAGGTTTGCGGAGCGCAACATTTGTACCGCTGCTATCAAACACTTCAAGTTGTGCTATTTGTATGTACTTCTGGTCAGCGGGTATGATGTCGCTAACATCTATACGTACATATCGGGCTTTGACACCAATTATCTTATTTACTACAGCGGGCACGCCAACAATTGTAAACGATTTGAGGTCAGCATCGGCAGGTGTACCAGAGAATACTGTACTCCAGACTTCATTGGGTTTGCCCGCCTGACTGAAATAGTGGTCAGGATAATTGACCGATTGGAAGGAGACCATTGTTGGCTGGTTATTGAGCGAGGGAACGACCTTCCAAGAGGAATCGGCGGCAAATATGGTTGAATTGTCATTGGACTGAGCATAAATGCGGAATCCAGAGTGACGGAGGAAGAGAGGTGAGGGGTCGGTTGTCTTGAAACTAATACAGCCTGGTTGTCCGTTGTTCGGTGATGCAAGCATAAAGGTAATATTTGGACTATTTTGGACACCGCCGAAGAATGCGGCTCCATTCGCATAATTCAAGTAGTTGGTGACATCTGTAGGGTCGCCGAGATTGACATAGCAAGTAACACCTGGTACAACAGCTGGGGGCATAATCAATGTACAACCGTAGCCGAGCTGGGTATTCTTCGCCTGCTTGAATCCGTAGCACTGCTGCATGGCAAGAGCCTGCGCCTTCTGGTCTGTGCCGTAGTTGGCGGTCTTTTGAATACCATTGAAGAAGTCCTGTACCGTCTGTAAGCTATCCATACTTGTCAATTGTCCGATAACCATTTGATCGGGTTTTCCATTCTTGACAGGTGCCATTGAGCCCGTTAGCTGACAGGCTTGGAAAGGGTACTGATTACGGCGCGCAGGCGTGCTTTCATTGTATCGCAGACCACTGAAACGATCGGCAATGCTCGTGTATGTATTCGTGTAGAGTGCCCCTGAGGATGAACTAGATGAGCGGTCACCGTCGTCCTCGTTGTTGAGCCATAGATATTGGAGGCAGTCGGCTGTGACATTGGTCATAGGCTTGGGTACAAGACCAACGGAGCCGTCAGGATTATCTACAAGGTCTTCACAGGGGTTGGTAATCTTGAAACCGAACAGCTTCATTGCGGCATCGTTCATTGCGGCAATACGAGTATTCATATCGAGACTGATGACATTACCATTGGCATCTTTGCCCGACGTTGCTGTAATATACAATCCGTTCACATATTCATCAATCGCACCAAGTTCACCATACTGATTCAACTGAGTGAGACCACCGTTTTGGGTGGCGAGTGTGCCCTTTGCGGGGTCACCACCGGCTCCCTCAAAGAGTGAGAGCAAGCAGGCGGCACTGTAGGCACCAGGATTCTGCCCATCCGCAAAGCAGGGTGAGGTCTGGAGTAGAACAGAGCTAGAAGGATTGGTGATGAGAGGACCAATTGGGGCGTTCTGTAAGTCGTCGGAGTAGTAGGGGTCTTGTAGGTAACCGGGTACCAACGCAGTAAAGACGGCACTTTGAGATGTAGCCTGAGCGCTCCAAATCCAGAACTGATTCTTCTGCATAGTCATGTTCGAATTCCAGGCAGGACCCTTAATGCTGTAACTGTTCGCAAATGGACCTAGGAGTCGTATCGCATCTGGATATTGCTCGGCGCCTGGTGTTGTAGATTTGAGAATGTATCCATTGACTTTTGTAATTGTTGGCTGGAAGGCGACCGTACGGTTCGTTGAGCCCGACATTTCCCACTGGATGAGAACAGCGCGTTCAGATATACCAGGAGGATTATTGCTTTCAGGGTCGGCGTACTGGCTGTAGATGCTGGCGCCTTGCGCGGGGCTCGCATTTCCTTTGAACGATTCAAAAAAGTTATAGATGTATGTAGGAATAGTCTGATTGATAGACTGTGTAGGCTTGAAACCGTAGCACCACGCACCACGGGAGTCACTTGCGCTGCTACATAAGTCCGCCTGTGGATGAGAGCCTACTCCTACAAATCCACGGTAGCCACTCTGTACAGAAAACATAGGATTTGTATTATCGCTAATCATACCGCAGAACGGTGCCTGTCCGCCGGCATTATTTGATGACTGAACCTGCGCCTTCGTGGCGAGCGTAGTACCAATACGAGAACATAGAGCCTTCGCTGTAGGCTGGTCATATTGGTTCATATCACCCACGGAGTTCTTTTCGTAGACATAGAACACTTCGGGTTGTCCATTAGGGCGGTGAGGCTCCTCTTGTACAATCATGACGTTTACAGCATCCTGTTCCTTTACTCCACGAATGGTAATTGTAAATTCCTGTCCAGCCTTGCCGCCGTTATCAGATACAAATGTACGATTTGTAGGTACGTGGGTGACGACCGCCTTTGTAATACCGGTACCAAATGGTGTTAGGAAACGTAGGGTTACATCATACGCTTCATTTGGAGGCTGGTAAAGGAATATATTTTGTACAGGAGCCTGGGCGCATGATACTTGTGGCATTTTGAGTCCCTCTTTTGTCTTTCCACCCTGGAAACCACCACTGTTACCAATTTCGTTACAGTTGAGTTGGTTCACAGCTTTTGTACACGAGGCGGAATCTACGTAGAACATACCAGGTGGGCACTTACCAACTGTAGGCTGGAATACAGGTGTTCCGCCAGCAGCGGCATCAACAGCATCATTACGGTCGGATGCTAATGATAGTAATCCACCGATAAATGTACCGGCATCGGCTCCGCTGAATCGGGTGCCGGAATCAATACAGATACCACAACTTTCATAGGTAGGGTCGTCCAACTTTGAGCAGCTAGCACGTCCCTTCAAGTCTGTTTCACACTGACGTGCCTTGACAAGTAGATCGTTCGGAGGAGGTAACTGTGCCTGTACTTCCAGTGGGGAGGGTCCCATGTTCGTTGGAGATAACATTGTAGGCGCAATATCAGCATTTCCTAAACTTTGTGTAATAACATTATTCGCAGAATCGGTGAGCTGATTAAATTGGTTTACATATTGGGCAATTGTAAGATTCGGATTATTATCTATATCAGCCGATGCTACAGCAAAGGTCGGTAAAATAGGATCTAAACTAGCACCTAGAGCGTTATACACACGATTACCAGAATTAATCATCTTTTTGCGCTGGGATATATAATCGCCCATATAGGACTGATATCCACCATTGCTATAGTTGTCAAACCCTTCTTTGCTACGACTACGAGCAATGGGTATAATAAATGTGGCTACGAAGACGACCACAAGCAGCACTATAAGCAAAGTGCTAAGCATGCCTCTACCAAATTAAATCAAAATAATATCGGTAGAGTTCGGGGAATAAAATGGGCTATTAGACATTATCGGGGCGGATATTAGATGTGGAATCCATATCGCGAGTGATAATGCGTAGAACGAAATTGGTTTGGCGACTCGTATTAATGAGGGCGCAATTTGTCTGAGTGGTAGCGGTCTGGTTAAGTGTATAGGTGAGACCGGATGTAGAACCGCTCGTAGCGCTCTCCTCCTCGGACAAGAATCCACCAAAATAGGAGGGACCGAGATTGCGAGTCGTGCCACCCGTGATAGCAGCATTGTCAAAACGGTTGCGGAGGATGATTACGTTACAGTAGCCGGCGTTGTTACGACCAAGATTAATGGTTGAGTTGCCGCCTGAGACATTAATATAGCCAGTAGCAACAACATACTGACCGTTGGGCTGATTGATAAAGTTTGTGAAATCTACGGCACCGCTGGCAGTTACACCGTTTCCAGTAGCAACAGTACAACCCTGAATATTAATGATATCACCTTCGCTAATAGCACTGAATAAGAAGTAATTCACAGTTTTAATGAAGATATAGGGGTTCTCGGATCCCGTTGTCGTTACACTGGAATAATTTGTATTATCGGTGGTAGTACCAGCGCCGCCGAAGTTCGTCAGCAAGTCGCTGAGCTGAATACGGCTGATGAAGAATACATCGGGGTCTGGGCTGATGAGCTGTGTATTATGGCGTTCCATACGAATTGTTAGACGGTTCAGGGTTGCTAGGGGTGTAGGGCTGTAGATACGCTGTGTCTTGAGGAACTTTGGAATAAAGACAGTATAACCGGTCTTGTCGGCAGGTAAATTGCCGTAACCAGATGATGTAGACGGCAAGTATGATTGGGGAACATATAAATCGGAGGACCATGTTGCATCGTACTGGACAATAGAGAATGTATTATCCTCATCGGGATTGGTAGAGAATAGATTGTTATTGAGTTCGGCGATACGAACACCGGCAAAGGGCAGCGAGAAGATATTAACAACACGACTGGTATCATATGAGCCCGCAGAGGGCACTCGTACAAGTGCGGTGAGTGATTCAATTGGTACAATTGCCTTCACAAATTCAATACGCTGAATATTGCGGAAGCGCTGCTGGACGGCGCTATTGTAGCCGAGAGCACCCGTAGTATTGCCGGTATTGAAAATGACGGAAAAGTTGTAGCGATTTTCGTTCGTATTGACGAGCCAGTTACGGTCCGAGCTCGTAATAAAAACGTTGTACTCGGTTTCACGGTACTTGACAACGTCCTCCTGGGGAATGATGTAGTCTTGAGGGCGGGGAGCAAGTTGGGGCGGCGGCGGATCCGCCTGGGGAGGAACGGGCTGGGTAGCCGAGGGCGGTGCTTCATCGCGAATTTCCATACGGGGTGGCATAACGGAGGCACCGCCGTTTTGGGCTGCCTCCACCTTCCTACTTGGAAATGAGGGGGCGGGAGGTGCTACTGGGATACCGAGGGCACGTGCCTGGTCTTCACGACGCTTGGTCTCACGCTGCATCAGTAGTACGGGATCCTCGTCGTCGTCAAGCTCGGGCTCGGGCGCACGGAAATCGGGAAGACCGACCTGCGGAATAGGAATCGGAGCACGGGACGCCATCATGTTTTCGTAACGGGTGCTGGTATCCTGGAAGAGTTTTGATACATCTTCGCCGCGTGGATAGGTACCGACGGTGACGGTGGTAGGAGGCTGCGCCGCCTGCTGCTTGCGTAGCCAGGAATCCATAGACGTTTCTGTCTCGCGAATCACTTCGGTTGCGAGGGCGTTTTGGGGCTTGTCCTGACCCTGAACACGAGCGACTTCGGTCATAAAATGCTGCGTGTACTTCTGGAGTTTCTCGTCCACCTTTTCGGGCAGAGCCGAAAGACCCATTTTCTTCGCATAGCGCGTGCGTAAGAATCCTACGATTTTGGAGTAATTCGCTCCGTTTAGAAACAAGTTCTGTTGCGGACCACCTGTTCGTCCGGACATCTTTCTAAACTACCAACATATATCGTAAATTTTAAACAGAACGCTCAGATACAGAGCGTTTTTAGGGCATCGTCTAGAGCCCCTTTTCGTGGCTTCTCTTCGGCGAACATAATATCACGAACCTTATTCACTTGGTCGTCATTTAACATAGTTTTACAGATATCTTGGAACTCTTTGCCTTTGAGAAGGCATATAATGACTAATAAGCAAAATGTACCACATTCTGAGGTTTTTCTCTGATGACGGATATCATTGTAATAGATATTTTTGACTCCTTGGTCTTTACAGCGTTTAAGAAGTCGTACAACTTCATCGGGAGGCTTATATCCATATGAATCGTAGTAGTAGGCAGCACTCTTTTCAAGGTCAATAAAGGCACATATCCAATGCGAGCCAGGTTCATCGTGCGGGTCTAAGTTGAAAATAATACCAATCTTTGTTTTTCCCTTCAGTGCTAAGTCTTTCAAATCGAGCCGGCAGAGTTCATTTACGATACATTTTCCCCACGCCGACTCGTCTTTGGCGTCAAAATCAATAGGCACTGGACCAATGAAATCAAAGAAAGGATAGGCGGCTTCATACTGTTTCATGACGTCTTCAATATTGTAACTATCCAGCCAATCGGTAGGCTTTTTGTCCCATTTTTTGGGTTTTTCGGGCTTGAAAAATACTTTCAACTCTTTCTTATCTTTGTCCGATATTCCAGGCATTTTCTTAACGGCGCAGAACTCTGTTTCACACTTGTAGTGCGACTTCATATTTTCACGTAGTTCATTCCAAAGATTTGTATCAGGTTGCGCTTGTTCGCCAGCCGACTGCTTTACGTTTTTTCGTGTCTTTCGGACACTGATTTTATGCCGGGGATGGGTTTTGTTCCACGCACGGGTTAATCGCTGAAGAGCACCTTGTGGTAGACAGGTCTCTCCGTCCCGGCGATGTAACGCAGGATTACATTGAAACGTAGACATAGCAGACCGCTCCTTATACTATAATTAGAAAAAGATGAACCATTGTAAATGGATACTCCGAATCCATCTTGTAGCGGCGGTGGGGCAACTAGACGCAAGCATAGAGATCCTGTAATTAAAGATGTCTATTTTCGCCGATTTTTTGTGCCTCTCATTGTATCAATTCTAATACTTTGTGGTATTGCGGTTATTATATCAACGCCGCCCGGCACAGGTATCAAATGGGATACATTTGCTACGGCGTTTGGAGATACGGCAAAGGCGGTAGTAAAAGGAGGGGGGCGTAGGCGATAAACTAAATATATAATAGAGTATGTCGTTTAATGCGCCATTTTGGATATCTGTAAGTGTCTGCGGAGTCTTAGCAATCATTGCGGGTGTGACATATGGCACTCTTTTACCAAAAGATTCGTCGCAAAATACCAAACTTTTGACCATTGTAACGGTATTTAGTTTTGTAGCATCGCTGATTGCCTATGCGCTCGCGTTGTACCATTTTAGCCATAATCCTGGACAGATGATTCAGTTTATGCTTCTGATTGTAATGCTGATTGTATTACCCTGCTCTCTCATTTCAGCAAGTATTGCTACAGTTACCGTAAGCAATATGCGGGATACGTTAGCGACCGGCAATCAGTAAGTCCCACAAAAGTCCGTCTAAGTCCGTCTAAACCCATCACCTCATCATATCAACTAATGATGAAGCGATTGGATATTCCTTTCCTTTTTATCGGACCTGCGGGGTCTGGAAAAACCAAAGAGCTCCGACGTCTTATTGAAGAGGAGAATAATGGAAAAATCACCTATCCTTTGGAAACCCGTACATTTACGGTCGGCGATAGCTATGAAGCCCGCGTCTTTACCAGCCCCTACCATTTTGAAATTGATATTCCGAACTTATCCATGCAGGATAAGCAAATTATAGGCGATCTCTTGACCAGTTTCTTTAGCAGCGGTGACGTACTCAATAGTCTAAGGGCATCGTCCCGAAAACTCGTTGTCTTACGACGTGCGCATAGTCTTTCTTTAGCAGCGGCGATTCGTGTCCGTGCTATTCTTCAGCAGTTTGTTCTACCACCCGAGGCGGCGGGAATGCTTTGGATGACTGCCCGTGAAATGACGGGTCCACTCGCCCTATTAGACGACGCCTTTGTACGCTATCGTATGCCCCGTATGTCGTATAATACGTGGGCAACCACGGTTCCCTCTCCATTCATGTCTCAAGTCGCCTATGAGAAGTGCGAAGGACGACCTGAACGTATTGAGGAGATTCAGAAGTATTTTTCAGCAGAGCCTAGCCAGTGGCCACGCCGTATTCAGGATTTCTACGACGAGATGATAGCATTGCTCATTCAGAACGCACGGTCCGGTAGAAAGCCCGACCTCAAAGTGGTCCAGTGGCTACGTAGTATCGTATATCAGGCACTCAGTTTCTGCCAAACGGGACCCGAGATTATTGATAGTTGTGCCGCCGCCATTCAGCGGCAGCATATGCTTCTAGAGCCCCATGTATTCTGGCTCGCTATGAAGTCGCTCACAATGGCGGAGCCGCATACATCGTACCGTACACCACTTTCCTTAGAATCAGCAGTACTCTTTTTGTTTGAAACCGTGCGCACCCATTCATCCCTGCTGCCTCCGCAGCAAACGCATAAAAAAGACACGCCACTACAAAATGAACTCGTCCACGAGTCCGCCGGTGGAGTCGGCGTTAGCGCTACTCCAATCAGTGCCGCTGCCCCCGCTGAAACCACAAAAGCGACACCAACCGCTAAGCCCGCAAGAGTTCGACGAAGCAAAAAGGCAGATAGCTAGTGGCTGGGAACAGCAGACCATTTTCTCATTGTTAGAGAACCCAGCCACGCAAGGACTCAAATACGAGCTTTGGCAGGGAAGTACACTCTTTTTGATTACACCGGACCTAGGAAAGTCTACAGAGGTCGCACGAACAACGGATGCGATACTCAAATGGTTAGGAGCCGCACCAGGATTTAAGATTTATCTATGGTATCGTGATGACCCACGGGAAATCAAGGCAAATCAGTGGCCGACAAAAGCGCAGGTCAATGGTGGATGGACAATTGTTGGTACCTCGAATATTGTGATTTATCGTAAAGAGGAATGGGAGCGGGTGCTTATTCACGAAATGATTCACGCTATGAAGTGGGATTGGAAGGTCGGACCGGCGCCGGCACCGTGCTGGAAGATGAATAAGACCGATAAACTCAATCCGCATTTATTTGAAGCTTGGACCGAGTTATATGCTGAATGGCTGGCGTGCGAATGGTATGGCAAACCGTGGGAGAGACAGCGTAAGTGGCAGGACGCACAGGCGGTCCAACTCTTGGCGAGGGCTACTCACCGATGGGAGGAGAATACGAGTGTATTTGCGTATTATGTGCTAAAAGCAGCCCTCGCCCCCCATTTTGAATTTTTGTGGGTCTTTGGACAAGGGACAACCGATGAGGAGAAGAAATATGTAATGTGTGGTTTGGTGACACCTGAGTTAGAACGGTTACGCACTATAGCAAAGCACACAACCCCTCAAGACATGAGTTTAAGAATGAGTGTGCCGAACGTTCTTGAGGGATTTAAGAGATAAAAAAATTGAGCCCCCTACTACGAGTCTGCCGATTGAGCACTCCGAAACTACACACTTCATCGTTAATAATTACTTCTTTCGTCTCCTTCCTTCTACAATGGGCATCCGTGGACTTACTGGCTGGATCCGGTGGGCGGCACCGGCAGCCATCAAATCGCCCAATTGGGCATCCTTCACCAAGAAACGTATCGGCATTGACATTCTTGGTTTCCTCTACAAGGCGAAAGCCAACAAAACACATCCAATTACTTACATTGCGCACCTGATTGCGAAATGTAGGGAATATAATATTATACCGATTCCGGTCTTTGACGGCAAGCCACCGGACGAAAAGCGGGAAACAATCAAACAGCGTAATGAAGCACGACTCAAAAATGACCAGAAACTCCAACAGTTGTCAACTGATATTGAGAATGTTGATATGACAAAAGAGCAGCGTGATACGCTTACGAAAGAGATTGGCAGTCTTTCGGCAGGGTCCGTCTACGTGACGACCGACGAGCGTGATGAGGTGAAGCGACTGCTGTATGCGGCGGGTGTTCTCTTCTTGAATGCCAATGGCGAAGCGGACAATGTTTTGGCGTATTTGATGCGCCGTGGTGAATTGGATGCTGTGATGAGTAATGATATGGATTTGCTGGCACGTGGTGTCCATACTATGCTTGTTCCTGAACGAATGGGCGTTCCAGGCGATACGACCGGCTGGATTATCTACGAACTCAGTAATATTTTACAGCATGCTGGACTGTCATACTCGCAGTTTCTAGAAATGTGTGTTCTGATGGGATCCGATTATACAAACAAGGCGAAGTCTTTGCCATTCAAGCAATCGTACTTTACAATTAAATATAAGGGCAATCTTCACAAAGCGTTGGAGTCCATTCGTATTATGGACTTTCTTCCTTACGATAGGGCAATTGATATGCTCAACGGACGAAACGAAACGGTTGAATCTCTCATGAGCGAGAAGCAGTGGATGAAGTGGTCACTGTGGAAGAAGGGAGATAAGAATGCTATCGTATCAGAGACTCCGTATCTTGATATTCTTCGTACACAGCATCTCAAAGATATGGACGCCGACCAATTCAGTAAACTCTATCAGTCTGATATCTTAGTATTATAAGTCATGGTTGCCGATGTACGCATAACCATATAGAAGGTTCCTATCGTTAAAATAAATAAAATCAAAAAGAGTATTGCTGAAAGCAGTATATATGGAAAAATACGATTAATAATATGCGAAATAATCGGGTCAAGTACCGATTGGATTCGTGCTTGATTTTCGGGAGACCTTAACAAAATCAGTATTTTATCACCAATATGTTCCGCCAAATCGCCAGTTGCTTCTGTATATCGGTCACGCTGTCCCGACGAACTAAGAAGAGTTCCAGCACTCATTGAGATGGGGTGCGGAACTATTTTTCAACGTACATCGCAGCTCAAATCAGAACCAATGTTTGGAGTCCCGGAACGTCGTGCCAATGGAAATAACGTATATTTTTACGTGCCGATGGCGAAACCAGCACCCCTGGGAGCACGCCTACGAATGGATAAGACTCTTACAATACTTCCCGACCCGGTAGTACAGCCAAAGTTTAAGGAACTTCAGAATAAAGTATTAAATGAACTTACAAAGACGGAGACGCTCTTTAAAAACAAGCCGTCCTTTGAATCGTTAGAACGTATTACACCACAGTGGGGCATTATATATGATGATACAAACACTCCGCACTGGAACGAGTATACGCAAAAAGAATTTTTCTTTGATGTGAAGGAAGGTGCATATACAAATTCTATCGTTGACTTGGAGTTAATCGGTATTCTTATTACCCGGTCTACCATCTCGCCAAAGTTTGCCGTGAAGTTCTTGGAGAAGGATAGTCAGAACGATATCATTGACTTCGATTGGCAGACTCCGGTAAAGGAGATTGAGGAGGTAAACGATCTTGAGGCAGCCGCAACAAATGCGAATATTACATTACGTAGCCCGGCATTAATAGCAAAAGAGAAAGCGGCGGCGAAAGAATATGTAAAGGTCCTCTTCCGGACTGCCGACGAGGCTAGACAAACCGCCCTCGGTGCGATGAACGACTTTTTTAGAAAATATGAGGTGTCCGACGATGAGTCCGAATTTAGCGATTGGGTGTCAGACGACGATGCCTCAATAAACAGCGAGGCGTAAAAAAAATACAAACAAGGGAATTAGAGAAAATGTCTTCGCGAACACCACTCCTGGTCGGTCTAGCCGTATTGGTTGCCTTAGGTTTGTTCTTTGTATTAGATCCTACGCTCGGTGGACTTCTTAAGGGCAAGCGCCACTGGCGCCGTGAGGGTTTCCAGAACTCCGGTCCTACTACAATGATGACTGGTCCCCAGTCGATGACCGGCACACCCGCCAATGCTTTTCCTACACCTGGACCGGTTGACCTCGCCCGTGTAATGAATGCGACTCAGAACGCCACACCCCTTGGAACAACTGTCAGCCCCGATACACCACCCAACCCAGGCATGCACGCCGTCAAGGAGGGCTTCCAGGATGCGCCTTCCCCAATGCCATTCGCCGCTGCTTCTACACCATCCAACTGCTACCCTAAGAATCAGCTCGCCCCTCAGGAACTCCTCCCCAATGACCCCAACTCCAAGTGGGCGCAGGTGAACCCTCAGGGTGCTGGTGATATTGCCGGCAAGAACTTCTTGAACGCTGGTGCCCTCATCGGTGTCAACACGGTCGGTCAGTCTCTCCGCAACGCCTCTTGGGATCTCCGCTCGGAGCCGCCGAACCCGCAGGTGAACGTGAGCCCATGGCTGAATTCGACAATAGAACCGGACGTAAATCGTAGAGTACTAGAGATTGCGTAGGAAAATTATTAAATTTTAAAATTTTATGGTTCTAATTTTTTTTGCCCTCCCCTACCCCCTTGCCTCTCTCTTTGAAAAAGTTGAACTTCGTTCATCTATTTCAAATAACCCAAACCATCTAAATAAATGCCGCCCCGGCTAGCATTTGATGACGTAAAACGAATATTTGAAGCCGCTAAATGTACATTGGTATCCAAGGAATATAAAACGAATAAGAAACCTTTAGAGTATCTTTGTTCTTGTGGAAATACTGAAGTACATACAACAAGACTAGATATATTCAACAGAGGTATACGCTGTAAGAACTGCCGTCAGGAACGATTGAAAGCAACAAATATGGAACGATTTGGTTATGAGTATATAAGCCAAGATCCAGCTAAGAAGCAAGCAGTTCTAAAAGGTATGTTAAAATACATAGAAGATAAAAAACATACAATTGAAGAATTAAGAGATATTTATAAAAAAGCAGGATGCGAACTCCTAGAATCAACCTATAAAGATAATACAACTCGAATGCGATTCAAATGTGTTTGTGGAAAAGAAGGTAAAATATCATTCAATAAATTTAACAAAGGACAACGTTGCTCAAATAAGAAATGTATAAACAAACGTAAAGATCAAACAAATATCAGTAAATTTGGCGTAACAAATTATGCCAAGACAGAAGAATGTAAAACTCGGCGTAAGGCGACATGTATGAAAAATTTTGGAGTTGAACACGCTATGCAAAGTGCTGATATTCAAGATAAAGTAGAAAAGACCGGTTATAGTTATAAAATTTATACATTTCCATCTGGCAAGCAAGTTAATATTCAAGGGTATGAAAATTACATCTTAGATTATGTCTTACTTTCATTTGACGAAGATGATATTCTTGTAGGTCGTAAGCAACAGCCTGAGATTTGGTACACAGATACAAAAGGGATAAAACATAGATATTTTAGCGATATATATATACCATCTGAGAAGTTGATTGTTGAAGTCAAAAGCACGTGGACATATGAAAAAGGTATGAAAGACGGAAAGATTCCATTACAAAAAGCAGCTTGTATCGCCCAAGGATATAATTATACTTGCTTTATCGTTGGAGAGAATGGTATTCTTGAAACTCCCGACGACTGACATTACGTATATAGCACCGACGTAGGAATCACCAGAGGCGCCCCACCCTCACGCACCATCGCCTGATAGAACGAAATGGCATTCTTATACACTCCGCCTCCATCCACCGATGTCGGCACTGTCGCCACCGCTACGCCGCCACAGAGGCGCCAGTTCTCCCCAAGAGCTGCCGTTACTTTTGCTGTTAGCCCGTCGGGCGTATCCGCATAGACCACCATATACTCCATTATCCTATTGTTAGAAGTACAGCGATACAAAGGAATCTCAATTTTGTACATCCTAAAGTAAGGATATGAACGATTCTATTCTCCCATGGGCTTTCTTAGCGGGTGTGGTAGGTCTAGGATACGCTGGACTCGCTATGAAGGAATCAAAGTATCCTGTCGCACTCACGAAATCAACGGTAGACGGCGAAATGTATCTCGTCCGTAATCTTCCCGATAAGCAGGACGCAGCGGATCGTCTTGCCCGTGTACGTGGTCGTCTTCTCAAACTTCGTGATTACCTAAGGAATAAGTATTACGATAAGAAGTTTGTAAAACAGATGATTGATAACTTTGACTGCTCGGCACAGCGTTTTAGTGAATCTACACCGGATGCGCAGTATACATCGTACTCGGTGAATAAGGGTGAGCAGATTTTTATGTGTCTGCGACAGCGTGATGAAAAGGAACAACTTGTACAGGAAAATATTGTTGTATTTGTGGCGCTACACGAAATGAGCCATGTTGGTACGAGTAGTATAGGACATACACCGGAGTTTTGGAACCATTTTGCGTGGTTGCTGGAGCAGGCGGAGGCGACGGGTGTATATGAATATACAAATTTTTCGGCACATCCTGTTGAGTACTGTGGCGTCCATATTACGGATTCTCCTAAGTATAAGGAGACCGTAGATGACGGTTTGAAAGATTAGATTAGACCTAAGAATTCAAAACGCAAACCACAATAGCAATGGACATAACAGAACCGTCCCGGTTGCCTTCATTAGGACCACGGGCAATTACGATACTTTCTCATTTGGATGAGACCCGTATGGTAAAATTAGATGATTCTAGATTCACGGCAATCTTTCCGTTTGAGACACTTTTTAGTCTCAAACAGCATATTGCTGTTACTCTAAAAACATCGCCGCCAAACCAACTTTATATTGCGATGGAAATCGGACCGAATCAATTCAGACCGCTAGAGTTTAGTTGGCCGTTTCTAGGAGACAAAGGGCTACCGAATCCCCACGACCCTGCCGTGCTGCGACAGCCAGATTCGCGGATTTATGAAGACGATGCTAAAAAACCGGTCTATCCTACAATTTATAGCGGAGTCACACTTGAAAATACGCTACTTGTCGCCCAGCCCGAGCAGCCCACAATTCACGTATGGACGTTAGAATCGTTGCTACGACCGGATCAACCGCTCGACGAGCCCGTGTTTGAGGGATTTGTAAAACTCTATTTCCCCCAACTTCGTTCGCAGCCAACATCGCTACGAATGAGCACCGCCGATTTACAAACATTGAGCGAATATCGCACATATATGGATACACGCTTATCTCGCCTAGAAACAGGCGTTATATCGGATATCGTAAAGGATGCCGAACTTCCTGAACTGACAAAACTCTATATTTATAAGTCTATTCTACCAAAAGCACCCAATTACAATTCATCGCTCTTGGAACTCAAATTCTACGAAATGATTCCTACACCGTCCAAGCCGTTTTTACGCTATTTTTCGGCGAAGGACCGTGTACCGTCTATTATTAAAGTGGCAACCGCAAGAGACGGAAAGCCGTATATTACCAATGAAAAATTATTGGATAGTTTGATGGCGGATAAGCCCTCCACCGATATGGGGGCGATTATTCTTATCAAGCGTCCTATTGACGACCCAAAAGTACTCGGTATATGCTGGACGGTGCGAATTTACGAGGATGGAAGCGCAGAGATGTATATTGGCGCACCCCGTCGTGGTGTCAGCGTATCTGCGAAAACCGTAAACGCTGCGCAGTCGGTCCTGAGAGACATGTTAGCGGGAACACCCTGGGAAAATATAGAGCCCGCCAGTATTAAGCTCTGCGATCTAACGGCAGAATACGAATTTACGACGAATCTTGGAGGACGCAAGCCAGGCAAGGTAGAGCTTGTAAATCGTGTGGATACCTTTACCCCACTGTTCTCTATAGATCCGCCGTTTGAAGATGAGACGCCACAGGCGGCACTCATTCTACGATACAAGGGAGTCAGTAATTACGTACAATATTCAAATCCAATTATGAATTATCTCACCTTGCTATATCTTAACCGTGGATCGAAGACGGAGGTGGATGTACCGAGAGGTGCCTATATCAAAGCACTTGTAAAAGAGTTTGGTATTTCGTTGGAGGAGGCAACACAGGCGGAGGAAGACTGGATTCAACGCCATTCAACGCACGTTATTATGTATAAAAGCGGTAAAGGGGACGATTTACGTATAAAAGATTTGGCGATTCGCGATGCTAGATGTAGCGTCAAAAATCCTCCTACCACCGAGGAGGATACGACGGTCGCGGCGTACAATGTAGGTGCGGCAATCCGACTCTATAACGACCATCCGAAATATCGTATTTTGATTACGGGATGCGAGTCCACCCGTGACCTGGAACGAATGCTCACACTGATGACTCTATTTTTGTCAGAAAGCACAGAGACCCTCAAAGTAGACAAGACGGCAAAAGCGGAGGAAGCGGTTGCTGCTACGGAGGCAGATATTGCTGAGGCGGCACCAGAAGTCCCTGAAGAACTTAACCAGGCATTTGACTACGGATTATTGGATATGATGCAAAATCAAGCGAATAATGATGCGGCGGAGGAGGACGAAGCGGAAGAAGAGGCGGAGGAAGAAGAGGTAACTAAACCATCTGCGGTAGCAGTTCCTACTGCGTTGGCACCCGATGAAACCGTGGAGGCAATTACAAAAGAATGGTATTTGAATAAGTTGAAAAGCCGTGATAACGATTTATTTCAATATACCGATACGAGCGAGGCACGTACGAAATTATATAGCCGTCAATGCCAACTTACACAGAATAGACAGCCGAATGTACTTTCAAAGGAGGCATATCGCCGAGCGAAGGAATTGTATGGTGATAAGGTCCGCTGGCTGGAGGTCCCGCTCAAACCAGATGTACAAAAGGCGTACGATGTTGCTGTAAGTAAGACGGTAGGACAGCGCAAGGGAAAGGGAACAAATAAGCAGATTGCGGAGATGGAGATGCTTATATTACGTAAGGGATTCGCTCTCAAGGCGGACGGAGAGGGTCGCCGAAGTATTACCGAGGTAGATTCTTCGCTCAAAGAGGAAAAGGCGATTATTGATGGTCTAATCGCAGAGCAGGAATCGAAGCCGGTATGGCTCGTGACCCAGACCGGTACGGACGCAAAACATATCAATAATTATATTTGTACGGAATTTTGGTGTGTTCGTGACGATTTACCGCTTTTAGAGGCGGAATTTAATGGTACGGTAGGATACGATGGAAAGCCGAAGGCTGCCAAATCGTGCCCCTTCTGCCGTGGAACCGTGATTCGGAATAATGCTAAACCGGCGATAGGTGAGACTGTATTACAACGTCCTACATCGGCAGCTTCAGGAAAAGTTGCGAAGTATTCGGGATTTTTAAGCGGACTGTTTCATCCTGATAAATACGCACTTCCGTGCTGTTTTGTAGAGCAGAAGCACGTTGCGCCTCCAGAGGGTGCGAAACTTCCAGAGTTGCCCTCAACGGAAGAAGCAGCTCCTTCTGCTTCTGCCCCTGCTCCTGTTCCTCTTCCTGGTTCTGCCCCAACAGCCGCTCAGCCCGTCAAAGATATCGTAAATCGTAGCAAACCGTTTTCACCAAATGCGAAAACTTGGTATATTCCGAATCAAAACATACTAGGTCGTATTAAGTTGGACTGGTTTGAGCTAGAGAAGGGTGCCATAGCCGTTCCACCAGCATCTGTAAATAGATTTATAGGACAGAACCCTGAGGATTTTTTAACGAAGAATCGCGGCGTAGAGCAACAGGAGACCAACTCACATTTGCTACCGTATCGTGATAATACAACACCTGCGCAAGCGTTTGTACGCTATGGACTCGGTCATTCGCAGAGAGAGCCAGGCAAAAACTTTCTAGCCCTGCTAGCATGGGCGGAGTATGCGACGGAGGAATTTGCCCAACATAATGACGGCAATACTATAAAGACGGAGGAGCAGGTCTTGGATGTACTATTAGATAAACTGAACGGCGCAAACGAGCCGTTTGCCGCACGAGCCTTTGAACAGGCGAATTATGGAACACTTATACACGAATTTGCGAATAGAAGCGGTGCCGAGGCGCCCACCGGTGCTATTCAAGAATGGTGCGGTAAAATGGGTCTGCTCCCAACAGATGGAGGCGAGATTTCTGCTGCCGCTAAACAGTTCTATTTCGCCTGGCACCGATTCAAAGAGTATGTAGCAGATACAAAAGAGCCAAAAGAACTCAGACTCTGGGAATCATTGTTAGCAGTCCCAGGATTATTTACAGAGCATGGGGTCCTACTTGTCCGCATTCGTGTTCCCAAAAATAAGAACGAAGATCCTGTTCTTCTCTGCCCGCATTTTGGTATTTCGGTACATAACAAAATATATCCACCGCCATTTCTACTCCTCGTTGAAGACGAGGTAACCGCAAATTACGACCCGCTCGTTCTATATGATGGTAAGACGCTTATGGATAAGAAAATGTACGGAGTGATTCATTTTCAGGCGGCAGGAAGCATAGAAACGCTTCCTCCTAAAGTGCGCGTACCACTTCAAACATTTGTTGAAGAATATGTTTCGGAAACGGGTTGTGGACGGTCGGTACCACCGGTTCATCCTTGGTTGCCGGTGCGTAGTATGGAATTTAAACCACCAAGCATAACCGACCTCAATAGTATTAAAAATCCAGATATTATAACGCCAGACACGCATCTTCTCCGCGACCGTAGTAACCGCCTTGTAGGTATTATAGATGTACAGACCGATAAAACGAAACTCTATGTACCCTGTGTAGACGATGGTCTCATTTTACCGCAGTGCGCAAGTATGTATGGCGAGGAGTCGCTGCTTCCTCCACCGACTCTTCAGACGGTATTTACAAGCATGCCGAAAATAGAGAGTCTCATGCCGAAGGCATTCCGTATTAATGGTAAGAAAACGCAGTACACTGCCGTAGATTTGGTATGCGGTATTACAATTCCTATTGCGCCCATCTCCGTAGAGGACCCCGTTCTCAACGAGCCAGCGTATGCGAAACTGAAAGCGGAGTCTCCGCTTATACTTAAGGAGGGTACGGAGCCGTGGCTAGCAGATTTGGCGTTGATGGCACCGAAAGCCCCCGTAAAATCGCTTGAGACCGCTACAAAGGAGGAGGAGTTAGAGGAGGCGTACCAACATCTACGTATTACGTTGTCGGAATTTTTAGCAGGACAGTTCAAATCGCCCGCGGACCAACAGAGCGGACGTGTACTCAAGGCGAAGATTGACAAATTGCGCCAAGCCCGCCGTCGTCTCCCATTGTTTGAACTCCAGCGCCGCCTAGATTCTCTCTTATATCCGTATGTGAATCAGTGGGTGAAGCGGGATGATAATCGTGTAGCAGCAAAGCCGTCAGTACTACGCCGTGAATGTACGCAGATTACAAAGCAATCTGATTGTATAGAAGGCTGCTCTTGGACAGAGGGAGAGGCACCATTGCGTCAGTGCCTCATTCATACAACGGCAACGGAGCGATTTTTGGATCCGGTCCATTTGATGTCGGCACGCTTAACGGATGAACTCTTACGTACATTTGGAAAGGCTATGGAGATTCTAAATCATACAGTGAGCCGACTTAAGCCGTTACAGGGTAGCGAATTCCGTTACGAGAATGGGTCATTGTTGTTTTCGGCGGTCGGTCGTGGCACCCAACTTCTATACGATATTTTAGGATATAGCAAGCGTCAGCCGACCGATTATACAGCGGGACTGACATATCCTGAGGAGGTAGGCATTAATGAATTGGCGATTGAATTACCAGAGGACTGGAAGGAGTCGTTGTATCGTATAGTTGTGAGCCCTTATTTAGCAGGCGATCCACGTGCTTTTCTCAATCAGGTAATGCGTATTGCGAAATTTATACCTGCTGACAAATCGTTTCACGGCACACAGAAGGAATGGATAGAATTAGCCAAGGAATTGAATGTGAATGTGCTGAGAACATATTACAACTCGGAAACAAATAGAATAGATATTTCACAATCGGACTCTATTATTGAATCCAAGGCGGATGTGCCAAACTATATTGTTCTAGATGTCAATGGTGTTCCCTTACAGAATAAAAAGACAACGGGATTCACTTTAAGGGAAGATGAGTTGCCGGCGAGCATACAGATGGCACTAGATTGACAAAAATTGAGGTACCATCTCTAGGGGATAACGTATCCCAGAAATGCCTCCTAAAGTTCCTAAACCAACATGTTCCGTTTGCTTTGATGTGTTCAATGCGACCACCCGTTCTCCTACGACGTGCCCGCATTGTGCTATACAGATATGCCGTACTTGCTTTCAAATGTACTTACTGAACGAGGTGACCGATGTACCTCGTTGTATTAATGTAGAGTGTGACCGTGGCTGGGAACGCAATTTCCTAGACAATGAAATGACCTCTACATTCCGTCTCAAGACGTATAAAGAGCATCGTGAAAAGGTGCTAGCGGACCGTGAAAAATCTAAGTTGCCTGGCACGCAGGCAGATGCGGCGGAAGTCCGTGCTGCGAATGCGTTGAGGGCAACCGCTGACGAGAGATATAAGAAAGCGCTGGATGAGTCTCGTCGTATTAATCGCGAGTTATTGGCGGCGGGCGATGTGCTTAATTCTATTGAGCGTGTAGTATCATCGTATGGTCGTGAGCGCCTGCCGGACTTTACGGCGTCTAATAGCGGCGCAGGGGAGGCACCGAAGCCAAAGGCGGTTGTTGCTGCTTTCATAAAGCCCTGTCCTGCGCCGGACTGTAAGGGTTTCCTTTCTACGGCGTGGAAGTGCGGACTCTGCGACATGTATACGTGCCCTGACTGCCACGACCTGAAGGGCGCTGTGCGCGATGATCCGGCACATCGGTGTGATCCAGACAAGGTGGCGACGGCAACTCTGCTCAAGGCGGAGGCGAAGTCGTGCCCAAAGTGCGGCGTAAGTATCTGTAAGATTGAGGGTTGTGACCAGATGTTCTGTACACAGTGTAATACAGGCTTCAGTTGGCGAACTGGTAAGATGGCAACCGGACCGGTTCACAATCCTCACTACTTTGACTGGCTCCGCAGTCAAGGACGCGATCCGAATGCGAATCCATTACAACATGGGTGCGCAGCGGACCGTGATATCCTCCGTGCCTTGGCGGGGACTGAATGGCGTACTCTTGTCCATTGTTATCTTGCGGAAGCATGGCGTCTCATGCTGGAAGCGGAGGATAATACACGCGTTGAACATCAGGGCAACGAAGAGGACCTACGAGTTATGCGTGTCAAGTTTATGCTGGGTCAAATCACGGAGGAAAACTGGCGCTACGCACTTCAGCGTGGCGAAAAGAGTATGCGTTTTGCGGTAGCAAAGGCACAGGTGGCACAGGTATTTGCGGGTGGTACTCGCGAAATCATCTCGCAAATTCTCGTTGAGGGTTGCGACAAGAAGAAGATTATGAATCAGGTTCAGGACCTGGTAAAGTACTGTAATGCGTGTTATGGTGATATTGAGAATCAATTTCATCGTAAGATCCGACCCATTCGTGTGGAAGAGCGTATGCGCGAGCCAGAGAATGAGTCTATCACGCAGGAACGCCATCGACGACTACAGGAGACGTTGGCTGGTAATCATTAGATAACATCAGGAACTCCAACTGGCACCGTCACATCCACCTCTTTTAACGTACAATATCCATTGCTTCCACAAAAGCTTTTTTCATCGCAGTCGGCATTTGAGTAGCATTCAACCGCAACATCTACGGGTCCGTACCACGCCCATGGGTAACTCCAGCCGTACCAACCGCCACCATCACCGCCCCAACCTCGCCAGGTGCCCTGGTTAGGACCACCGTAACCACCGGGTCCGTGCCATCCACCGTGACCTCCGTGACCACCCCCTCCGTGACCGCCCCCTCCGTGACCTCCCCCTCCGTGACCTCCACCTCCCCCTCCGTGACCACCTCCACCAGCACCACCGTGGAAAGCCTCACTGACAACTCTATTAGTTCTCTTATCATCTACACCGATACTACCAAAGTTTGGTTCGATAGCATCGCCAAAACCACCATTCGCACCAACACCAAACCCGCCGTTGAACCCGACACCAAAACCACCGCCGTAGAATGATTCATTGAGAACTCTATTAGTTTTCTTATCATCTAAGCCGATACTGCCAAAGCTTGGTGGAATCGCACTTCCAAACCCCCCATTTCCACCTACACCGAAGCCCCCATTGAACCCTACTCCAAATCCACCCCCAAATCCTTCATAGGTCACGTGCTTCAAATGGCTACGTTTTAACCAGAATGGCATACGACGATGGCTACGCCACTTTGTAAATACACCAAATGTGCCAAGCGCACATACGACAACAAGTATGAAAAGTAGTTTCCAGATCTCCATTCTATTCAGTACGTTTAAAAGAAAACTGGACTGTTATAATTCCCCCATCTGAAGCTTTCATAACGCACGGCGGAGGCAACACTGCTTCCCCCTCGTATGTTATGTACATTTCTAAATAATCTGCGTGTAACTGTGCTACCATAGAGTACTGTTCGACGTGGTTTTCTAAATGTAAGCGGACGGAGCCGTCTACGTCGGGAACCGATGATACAACTTGATACCCTTTCCACGACACCCCGTTAAACTCCCAATGTAGATACAATGTCCTAGACGACATTTACTTAGGAAACGAAAAAATTATTATAGACGAAACACGCTCTAGTCATCTAGAATTAGGCAGCCGGTATCTGGTTCTGGTTCTGTTCCTGTTTCTTCCTGGGGTTCCAACTCAATCTGAGTCTCCTTTACCATATCTAATACCACCGGTACGGGCGAATTCATCTGTTCTAGACGAAACGCCCACATCGCCTCCACCTCGGCGTCCATGAGATTGAGCTTGACAATCTTAAACGATTTATTGTTAGGATGTAGAATCACTAGAGCCAACTCGTTCACCACCAGTCCGTAGAATTTCTCCAACAGCCGACGGTAATTATTGAGCTGTAGAGAATAATGCCAATAGTTACAATCGTCCAAGTGCGCCAGCGGACCGAGACCCTTCTGGTACTTATTTTCAATCTTAATCTCTTTGGAGCGCTTCCAATCGTAAATAGCGTATGTTCCATCGGGCTTTGCGTAGACCATATCAATGGAGCCGGCAAGGCGAATTTCGTCGTTAAAGACGAGCCACTCAGTGCGGAATGGTACAAACCCCTGAGCCAGACGCCACTTCCGTTCGTAGCGCATAAAGTAGTCCCATTCCTTGCTGGGATTCGCTTCCCACGAATCACCGGCAAGATTGCCGATGGGAGACGCATTGTAGTAATGTTCAATATCCAAGTGCATACGCGTACCCGCTTCACTGGATTCGGCACCGGATGAGGACCATAGCGCCTTAATCCCGTCAGGCGTCAACCCCTTGTACTTTTCGTACGATGCGCCGCCAGGCTTCCAATTGGGGCTCCGCATCATTTTCTTGATTACATCATCGGCGTCAAAGTGACCGAAGAAACTATGAACAAAACCGGTACAGGAAATATCATAACGAGACCCATCAATCGTATATTTATGGGTCTCTTCATCAAATGTAATACGCTCGTCACGTGGATGTTTATTGACAACTGCTAGACGCTGCCACGCCAATGCCCCATCGCTGATTGATTGAGGCATATACTCTTTTATGCCAACAAGCAAACCAAAACACAACAGTCTCAATTTTTAGGACCATGTAAAAATACATAATAAAAGAGAAGACAACCAACAATAAAGGCGACTACAATAAAACAACAGTAGGTACCCCACCGTCTATCCTCCGCCGCCTCAGAACCCACAATTCTAATTGTTAGAGGTACAGGTGTGACAGGATTTACAGATATAACTGAATGAGCAGGCGGCGCCGAGGGCAAGGGTGCGTATGCCACGGGGTCCATTTACCTATATAGTATTAAAGAGTTTTATATGGTGCGTATCTTAAAACTTTTCTCTATAATAGACTGCGGTAGCCAAATTGTCTTTCCAGCTACAACTGCGCAGTACATACTGCGACACTCCATATCGGATAGATTTCCTAAAATACGATTGCCAAAAGAAATACCTCCATCCACTCCTACCGCACCACAAGAGCAACGCTTGAAATCGTGTATATATTTACTTTCTATTGTATTAAAACATTTTTTACAATAGATAGCATGACGTATTTGTTCATATCGTACACCGCCATAGACAATAAATGACATTATTTATTATAGTTAGAGAAACTCTTTTATTTTTAGACTAATATGTCAGTCCGACCAACTTCATGAGGGTGCGACCGAGTAAGTTAGAGCCAGAGACCGAGCCATCCTTGGCAACTGTACCGGTCATTTCATTTTCGGCGGTGGCAGTATACGCGACGAGTTTCACCTTCTGCTCCTTTACGGCGTCCAGAATCTTACGGAATACACCATCCTCGTTATAGCGCTGTTTCAAATACGCCTCTAGAGGACCTTCTACACCGGCAATATAGGTTTCAGGTGTAAAGACCGCACCGGTCTTCTTGATGGTCACCGCCTTGTGGGCATCACGCATTCGGATACCGAGTTCATCTGTTAGAACTGCCAGGGCTTCTACACTGGGGTCGGCACCGAGTGCTCGCTTCTCTTCCAGATATTTCTGATAAATATTACCGGTCGTGCTAAAGAGCTGCGCACCGAGCTCAGGCTTGTTGGAGCCGAGCTGATACTTGAGCGCACCAATGACCGCCTCTAAATTGGGATATAGAACGGAGGAGTTCTTAGGATCTTTGAACATAAAGGGTGCGAAGGTGCTGATGGTACGACGCCAGCCCTTCTCCTTAATCTTGAGGTCGTCCTTTGCGGCAGATTTGTAGTAGAAGGGGTAAGCGGGACCGGTGGCGAGTTCTAACTCTGGCTCAGCTGCCTCTGCCTCTTCTTCTTCTGCTAACTCCTCTTCTGCTTCGGCGGCTCCCTCTTCCTCGGCAGCAGTCGCCTGTTCCTCTACCTCTTGAGCCTCCTCTTCAGCGGATTCTTCGCTCAGTTCGGCAGGTGCCTCAATACGGGGCGCCGCTGCCAATCGCTCATTAAATGATGTTAGAACTTCAGGCGAGACATATGGCTCTTCTGCCACAGGTTCAACGGTTGCCGCACTCACTACAGGCATTGATGGTAAAGAGAGTGCGGAGGTGGTGGAGCGGCGGCGGAAGATGAACCACCGATTGAGGAAACTGAATGTACGAATGACAGAACTCATTGCGTAATTACGACCCAATGCCGTCGCCATTTCGTGTGATGTAGAGAAGAGATTTGTAGAGGCGACCATACCCATCGCTAACAGCTCAGTAGGATTGAGGAGTTCCATTCCGATTTCGCTCATACGACGCACGAAGTACTGGAAGGATACAAGATATTCACGGTATGTTTCGCCGATGCTGATAAAGCTGACGTCAATGGACTTGCCGAGCGATTCATCGGTTGCTGGAAGCACCGTCATATCGGCGTCGTACTTTTTAGTAATACTCCAGATATCTGACGCCCCCTCATTTCCGCGTTTCACCCCGTCCATGGGCAAATCTTGTAGTAGCGAGACCACTTTATCACCATCAAAGCAGCAACCGACGAAGAATCCGCCGACCTTTACGGTTTCTGCTAGATTGAGCAAGAATCCATCCAGAGTCGTGCGGTCCTTGAAGAAGTAGTGGAGGGAGAACATGAGAGAGGCGACATCAAAGCCGGCAGCCGCCATTCCACGCATTTCCTGAACGTAGGGAGGCGCGGTTGGATCTGATTCGCCCCATAGAGTTCGTAGCATGGAGCGGTCAAGCGGCGTCTGACCGGCGGAGCCGTCCGCATAGCGAACCGAGGAATCCGCTTGAACGAAGAGCATACGAGGTACACCGGCACCGTTCTTAGAGCGCATGAGGTATTGTAGATAGCGACGGTAGGCACCGTTCTTATTGTCCTTGAGTCCATTGACGGCAATATCGCAACCGAGTACCCAACCAACACGGGCATTCATCCACTTGTGGATATCACCGGCTTGACCGACCGACATATCCAGTACGGAGGCACCCGCCGTCAACACCTTAGAGAGCAGTAATTCGTCCTTAATGTAGCGATTGTGAAACTCAGTGAGTCCACGGATTTTATTGAGGTCTCGCTGGGGCGCCTTACGCTGGTAGTACGCCAGATTCGTTGTTAGGGGTGCCGGTGCTCCTTCCATCACCTCTTCGGTAATAGAACCGTTGCGAATCATATATTCGGTGACGGGGTCGTGGATAGAGAGCCAGACATCATTCGCGACCTTATCGCTGTTAAGAGTGCCACCGACGATACCACGGGTGAAATCTTCGGTCTTATCCCAACGGACTCTTAGAGGAACCCAGCGCCAGCCCGCCGGCGCTTCGGGCTTATAGACCATCTCTACTATTGTACGATTTGTAATAGGGTCCTTGGTTTCTTCGCAATAAATGGTATCATCAAGAGATTCCAGGGTCTGCGCAGCAGGTGCCGCACCGGCGGCATCCGTGGCACCCGCATTCATCGCCACGTAGCAGACCGACGCCATAGGGTCAATAGGTACAGGTGTAAATTCTACCGGCTTGTATACACTACGTGTTCCCTCCTGGAGCGAAGAGGGATACGGCTTCTTGTTGAGGACCGTATCACGAGGGTCAACGAGTGCGGGGTCAAGCGAAGAGCCGACAAAGAGCCGCAGAGTCTTGTAACGCACGATTTGATTGGTATCTTCACGTAGTTTTGTATTGACCGCATCTACAATTGTCGCCTTACCTTCACTATCCTTCTCCTTCTCAGTCACAACGAGGAAATCTACCGAATTTTGGGACGCGGGTTTCCATTTGAGTTGCGTTTCCCAGGTATTGATGTTCTTGACGAGGGGTGAAGCATTGGGTGTGAAGATGAGACCGTCGGTATGGTAAGGCGCATCACGAGACAGGCGGTCTAGAACGGATGCCGCCTCCTTAAAGATACCGACAGGGTCGGTAGGATCCACGGGCGTTTGAAAGGTTTTCATATGAATGGAGAGGCTGTTCTGCTTTGGAATAGAGCCGACAGTATATTCGGCATTATTCAGGGCGGCGACCGCTTCTCTTAGAGCCGCCTCTCGGCTAACAGCGACCTCAACACCGCGAATAATGAAGGGACGCGCGGAGACGTCTTCACCTCGGCGACCGTTAAAGATATCAAAGGCGTAATAACGGCTCACCGGCTCATTCGTAGCGTTTGTAGTAACCCATTCTCCGTCTAATACACAGCCTGCCCAATCGGCAAGTTCAGTATCTACGATCTTACGGTCGGTTCCATAGACGTTCAAAGAGCGGTCAACAAGATAAATGCGTCCATTTTTCGTAACAATCATGAGGCAACGGAGACCGTCTGCCTTATCGGTTACATTGTAATCTTCTAACCGAATGTTCGCCGTATCAGCTTCCTTTTCAAGCCCCATATGCGTTTTACGTAGAGTAATGGGCTGCGAGCCAGGAAACGAACCCTTCTTCGCACCGGTTTGACCTTCCATTTGCGTAAGGACTTGCTGGCGTACCGATTCACGGGTGAGAATGTACGACTTCTGTAGTCCACGTAGCACCGAGACAATACCAAAGATGAGCGCTTTCTTCGTTGCCCCCGTGAGAGCCTCTACTTCTAATTCGTAGTGTGTAGGCTGCTTGACAATACCGGCATTGGTAAACGTAGTTGCCTGGATGTAATTGCCACGGGGGTCTTTGCGATTTTCACGGACAAACGAGGCGTCAAACTGGAGTCCCTTCCAGTGGAGGGATGTGAAGCTGAAACGCTGCATATAACGAAACGCTTTAGGAAGGGACGCCCAGCGTGAAACCGCGTCTACAACACGAGGGTCATCTTTGGAAAGCGGGATTTCGCGACGTAGCTTGATACGTACACCGTATTCAGGTAGGTCAATTTCACTTGGTCCCTTGGCAGACGCTTGCTTCTTATCCTTGAGGATACAGAAGAACGGCTTGCCCTTGAGGGTATTGTCACGACAGTACGCTTGTATAGTACCTTCGCCGACAAGGGTGAAACGTAAACCGCCTGAAATCATAATATTAAGTTTGGGCGGCTGCGGGTCCTCCTGTAATCCCATACTACGTAAGTGCTTAATCGCATTCAAGAACGATGTATAATCGAGTTCCTTGCCATTAGGACGCTTAAATGTTGCCTCAATCTCTGTTTCTGTAGCGTTTTCCCACGCAGACCATAGGGTGTCCACCGCCTGAGATTCGACAGATTTGAGCTCTAAGGACATACTTCTATTAAGTCTGAGACTTTTTGCTTAAAGCCATCAACTTTTATCTCCGCCCTGAGCTAGACCCCGAGTCGGGACTTTAATTTATATCCGGCGATGGCGGCAATGCGTTCCACCTTTGACCCGGTCACGTCCGCCATTCCTAACTTCTTTCCGACCGATTCTAGCTCTCCCAGAGTTAGTTTCTCCAAACTATGGATAACGGACGCCGAGGGGAGCAAGGTCCAAGAATGATTCATAGCATAATCAAGTAACGCTTTTCCGGTATCAACCCCTTCTACACGCATCATCATTCCGGTATGATGAACATTATATAATCCTTTTGGCGAGCTCGCCCCTTCACCCATATAGTCGGCGGCAGGATATAATGTAATCATCTTTGAGTCGTCGTCCCAAATCGCAACTTGAATCTGCTTGGCGACACATAGAAAATCCAAAAACGCCGAGACCGCCTTATCGTTCTTGACGACTTGCCATAGAAAAACCGATTTGGCTTGTTTGAGTTCGTGTAGATCGCCACCGGATGCACAACGAGGACGAATAATTGCCTCTAGCATAGTCTTCGTCCAACCACGTGAACGTCCACCTTGGGATTTGTAGAGTTCATCAATACGTGCTTCACAGCGAAGGGCTTCGTTAATTTCCATCTGCCGTTTCGTATTCTTAGGCGAATCTTTGTATAAAATATCCATGTATTCAATACCAAATACAACAGGGTCTAGTGTATATTTTAGAACATCGAGTTTTTGTACCTTTTTGGGCTTAGGGGTGGGAAGGGGGATGGTGTTGGTGTTAGTGTTGGTGTTGGTATTTAGGACAGGAGGTGCGGCGACAGCAATAGCAGGGGTAACAGCAACAGCAGGGGCAGAAGCAAAAAGAATCGGAAAGTGATCTAGGTCCACCTTGCGCACAGAAATCAGTGATTCTAAATCCTTAACATTGTATGTTTGAAACGGATTAGACTTTAAAAAGTCGGATAATTCATTCCAATGAACCATTTATGTAATTAAAGCGGCGAATCATTTAGACCCCTCGTCGGATGCTTCGTCAGCAGTAACGGTCCGGGTTAAAGAACTAAGATATATCTCGCGGTCAGCCAAATTCTTACGATTTGTCTGGGTAAACTGAATGAAAAGTTCTAGGTCGTCAAAAACCGGCTGTGCGAGATTACAGCAGTTAAAAAAGACTCCGTTTAGATTCTCAGAAAATTCGGCGGAATGCTTTTGTAGAATTCGGATAATCTCAATATATTCTGTCTTTGTTAGACTCTTCAGGTTCTCTAAAAATACCTTGCGCCGCTCGTATTCTTCTGGTGATATACCGGGCGCCGACATAGTTAATAAGAGACAAGTGTTTCATCATATTTATCTTACGCATCCTCTTCACCGGTACCCTCTTCTACTAGTTTGCCAACCGCCATGATAAATGGGGCATTCGTCTTAATTTCACTACGTTCTAGACGAACCTTGATAGTATCACCCTCTTTGATAGCATCAAACTCGGTGTTGCCGATGTGAATGTCACGAGGTAGAAGGATACGAATCGCCTCTTCAAAGACGGCGTAAACACCCATCTTTGTGACCTTGAGGACGAGTACATTCATTACCATACCACCCTTAGGATAGAGTACGTTACACTTCATTTTACAGTCGTAGACGAAGTTGCCGGTGTAGCGACCGTTCTCGGCAGCACCCGCAGAGCGTGCGATGAGCTCAATAGAGTCGGGCTTCACGTAGCCATTGGCGTTACACTTAGACTCGTGGCGTTCCTTGAGTTTAATAACCAGCATATCTTTTACATCGTCCGCCTTATGAATGTTATTGATTTCACCAGGCGTTAGTGCCACACGTTCATCTAAGTAAATGGTGTGATACATCACTTTACTTATCTTCTATTCATCATAGATATATCAATTTTTAGACCGGCGACGCCGAAGACCGACGCCGACGAAGACCGACGCCGCCGAAGACCGACGCAACCCCTCAAGTCATCTTGACGCCCGCCCGTGCCGAGTCCACCACAGACAAGAACCAGCGGCTACCACCCACCGCACGTCGGTCAGCATATCGGAGCAGAAACTCCATATACGGGCATATTTGTTTGAGAGTCAGGTCGGTAATATGAGTGAGCGGATCCGCCGAATCGGCACGTACAGACGGGTTCCCAGATTTGAATTGTTTCGCTAGCATGTCCTGGCGTGCTTTCTGTGTTTTCTTATCTGTAGCAGTTTCCAATGGCGTATCAGCGAGCAGCAATTCAGCAATCGGGTCGCTAGCGGCACGTAAGATATCTTGAATAGCACGAACACGTTGCTGGTGATTACCAAGATTCGGCGTGTTTGCGCATTCAGCACCCTTCAAATCGCCTTTTGCCTTATCTACACTCTTGAATATGATAGTCTTTTGTTTGGAGACCAGGAAACCAAAGTATGGACCAGTATCCGTCTTGCGGTCAACTGCCTTACCGAGAATAGAATTAATATCCTCTTTGAAGACTGCCGTACACTGTGATATAGAACCGCCGTATTGGCAATACGTTTGTAAGGCACCAGATTCTCCTACCGAAAGATTGTAGATGACACAGCCACTAATACGATTTGCCTTATCTTTTTGGAATAATTCAATACGATGATTCTCCTTCATGAACACTTTCGCACAATCACGTTCATATCCACGTAGTGTATCAATACCACGAGTTAACCAATTACGGAAAGCGGCAAGTTGTTCTTTGTGCGACCAAAAATTTTCCATGTACCAGTGATATGCGATAGATTTTACATCAGGTAATCTACGGAAGAAACGGAATACCCAACGCCAGCCAAGCAATCCGTCCATTTCAGATATAGGTCCGGTCAGTTTTTTATCCAAAATTTGTGTAAGCGTAGCATCCCATTTTCTCAATTTATCAAATGCTATCTTTGCGAGTGCCTCGTCGCTTTCAATATCTACAGCCGTCGGTGCGGCGACAGTTGCTGCGGTAGTGGTCGTCGCAATAGGTTTGTCTAGAGACAGTCCATCGGTTGCCAGTAGAGTACCACGAGGTGGGTCGTAGTCACGGGGCATACGACCATAGGCACGTCCGTAGCGAAGTGCCATGGGTATTATTGTATCAGTTACACCTTCTGGCTGGAATACAATATAATCATTAACCAAGCGTAGTGTACCATAAATTCCGTCTTTGCGATGAATACGGATATTATCTAGAACATTTCGTAAACCTATACGAGCAAACGATTCTGGAATATCGCTATAAAAGAGTTTAATTACTTTGCTCACTTCAATGACGGTTTCCGTTTTGAAATAGTTGATGAGTCGCTGCTGTTTCTCCAAAAATACACGGCGGAAATTATACTCTTGTTGAGTACTATCATTTGACCCGAATCCTTTGGACTCGGCGCCACACGAATAAGGCTTACATTCATACCGAATTACGTCTCCATCATTGTTATACACAGGGTCACCGATGAAATCGCATAAACTTGTAAACGGTTCGTCCTTGAGTGGTACCATTTGTCTACGACCGAGGGCATCTACACTATCACGGTCCCCCATACCACGGAGTAATACAGCATTAAGGTTAAGATTACAATCCCACGCGTTTTCCTTCATTAGGCGGCTGACACGACCAATAGGCTGCGCCTTTCTTACAGCAAGACGGTAGGCGTATAAATCGGCAGTCTCGTATTTGCCGACATCTACGGCGTGTAAATAGATGAGACAGTTACGCTTTTCTAATGGTAGTTCAACGTGAGAGCAGAAACGAACACCACGACCTTCAATCTGTTCAATACGATTCAAATGGTACCAACCGTCAAGTAAATGGATTTGACGAATACATTTCAAGTCCAGACCTTCGGAGGCGACTTGGGAGCCGATAATTGCCTTTACTTTGGAGCCGTTCACTTCATCCATATTTTTGAAGGTGGTGGCGTGGCGTATAAGACCTGGAAAGTTTGGTGATAGACCATCATCGGATGTGAGCAAGATATAGTATTTTGTTGCTTTGGGAACCGCCCCCTCCTGAAGTAAAAGCGGAGCAGGTGTGCCATCGGCGAGTACACGGACCCAACCGCGCAATTCAAGGGCGATAGCGATTGGCAACGCACCGGCGGGAATATAGCGAGAATAGACGAAGGAGATGCCCTCGCCACGTTCAATACAATCAACAATTGCCGCTATTTTCGGAGCGTAATTTGCGAGATTTTCGGCACCAAAGATCTCTTGGATCGATTCTGTATCAACGTTATTCCAAGTAAATTGCTTCACTTTCGTGGAGCGAATCGTAGTTACAATTTCTTTGAAGTAATTACGCCAACCATCACGTCCATATGTTCCATTTTTATAGTAAATATTTCCTATTTGCATAGTACGGTCAAGAATAAAGTCGCTAATTTCGGTACCACGGTCCGATTCATTTACGGCTTGTGTGTGATACTTTTTGAGGTAACCACGTAAATTATCACCCACCCATGTTCCACCTATCTTATGAATCCATAGCGGCAACCGTTTCATAATATTTTTATCGTTTCCGCCCCAATTGACATGACCTACAAGCTCTTTTTTACCTTTCTTCATCTCCTTGCGGGCAATACTGTATTTTGGATATTCGGAATCAATAAATATATTGCTATTGCTCTCAGCGGGCGTAAGGCGGAGCGGGAAAGTATTAGGATTTTCGCCACGCATATAACTGACGTAGCGCTTGATGAGTCGGCTAAGCAAAGCCGCTCCGCCTGGTTTGAATTGTCCGTCCGCTTGGAACACTTGTGGGACCTCCAATCGCAACGAATCGTCCTTTGTATCATTTAGCGTCAATAAATTCAGTAAAAATACAATTTCGGGCGCGGTGTTGTACATCGGTGTAGCGGTCATGAGCATAAGACGAAGACCATCGGCTACACTGAGAATATTTTGAAGAACGGGGGTGAGACGCTTACCTTCGGCACGCTCGGTAAGTCTAGCCCGTTTAACTTCATCGGCAGCGACTCCTTCAGCCCCTGTTCCGTCCGCAATCGCCTCATCGCCCATTGCCTCTTCGCCAGGGTCCGCATCACGGAGATTATGCGCCTCGTCAATAATGAGTAAGTGATCGGCGAATAGTTCGCGCATAATAGCAATTTTACGATCTTCACGGGCTTGTTCGGTAATTGTATCAGGTATTTCTTTGAAACGGTCATTGACCCAATTCGCAAATCGTAAGTATCCCATGATTTGATAGCGTTTTTTGACGAGTTTATCGACTTCTTTGGCGATTTCCTCTTTATCTGGGTTATTTGCCATATCGGCGAGGCGGACATACGTCATACCGGTACATTGTGGGGACTTCCAGAGCTCTTTGGTGAGCGCATATTCTGCAGGGCTTGTTCCTACGAGACGATTCACGTCAAAAATGGTACGACGGAATCCTTCGGCGATTGCTTGGGGTGCGATAATATAGACCTTATTGTAAGGCATTGTTTCAAGGAAGGTTTCGGCAACTGTTACGGCGGAGCAGGTCTTACCGACACCTACACCGTGATACAGTAATGCCCCATTGTAAGGAGTATCAGGATGTAGAAAACGGGCAACGAGTCGCTGGATAGAGGTGGTGCTGAATTCACCGGCGGCTTTTTGGCAACTATCTTCGGCAACTGGCTCAGAGCGGAGTTCGTAGAATTCGGTTTTCTTCGCAAGACGTGCGGCAAAGTTAGGATCCGATATATTTGGATATAGACCGTACTCTTCATCGCGACGTTCAATCCATTCTTGTGGTATAGGATTTGTTATATCATATTGTAGAAGTTTATCATCGTCCCATGTATCAATATCTTTATAGATTAATTCGGACAACGGTATTTGCGTGGATGGCTCGACGGCGGTTTCCTCCACGGCGGTCTCCTCAACGGCGGTTTCCTCAACGGCGGGCTCCTCCACGGCGGGCTCCTCAACGGCAGGCTCCTTAACGGCGGTCTCCTCAACGACAGGTTCAACAGGAACATTTACAACTGTCTGGGGTATTTGTTGTGGTTCAGCAGGTTTCTTTGCGATTCGTTCCGCTTGTAGTCGTAGAATTTCACTATTAATTTTAGAAATACTTCCAAATTTCCCTGTACTTTTTCCTACTCCTACAAGTTCAGGGCGACCTTGTAAACTATATAACACATTGCGATGTTTTTGTCCACTTGGCAATGCTGTTAATGATGCCTCTGTCCAAATAATATCATTTAATTTGGGCGGAGCCGCCATCCTCTCTGTTTATAGGGCGAATTTAAATTGTTTACCACCAAGAACGTGGACTTTTTCTCGCAGCAGCGACAGCGACCTTGGCATTTTCAGCAGCCGATGGTTTCTTATTTTTATTCGCAGCATTAACGGCAGCCGCTGCGACTCCAGTAGCAGCAGCGTTCGCTGCCTCCGCAGGTGTTTCGGCAACAGCGACGGCGGCATTCACAGCGGGCTTTACCGCTTCGTTCGCAGCCTTAGCCACATTTTTTTCATTGGTAGCATTACTCTTGGCAGCGGCATTATTCGCAGCGTTTGCGACTTTGTTGGCAGCAGCATTCGCAGCCGCAGCGGGTGTAGCAGCATTGGCGGCTGAGACAGCAGCGGGCTCTACCGCATTTACAGCTGCTACAGCGGCATTTCCTGATAAATTCTTACGCGCCATTACAAATGTATTGATACGATTGACATAACTTAGCGACGAATTGGAATTCTTATGATTTCTAATAAGCTTGTTGTGCTCTTCTAAGAAATTAGCAGTTGCTTTCCAGACTGGCTTATCCGGGTCGTTATTACTCAAACTATTCAAACCCTTTTTGATAGCGGGAATTATCTTGTTGAGTTTCTTAGCTGCGGCGTTAAGGGTTGTGTTGTTCGCCTTGGCATTGTTCTTTTTGGTGTTGTTCGCCTTGTTGTTCGCCTTATTATTTGCCTTGTTGTTCGCCTTGGCGTTATTCTTCTTGGTATTGTTCGCCTTATTGTTCGCCTTATTGTTCGCCTTGTTGTTCGCCTTGGCGTTGTTCGCCTTGGCGTTGTTTGCTTTGGCATTATTTGCCTTAGCGTTATTCTTTTTTGTATTATTGTTCCGCATCCTCTAAGGATAACGTAGAAAAAATTTACTTTATTTCCCACTCTAGAGCTGTAGTAATTTTATCTCGTAAATCACCCTCGCATACCCGCCGATGAAGTTCAGTCATAACCGCACGTTTCTGTACATTGGATTCGCGAATATGAGCCATCGCAGCATCAAATGTAAACCAACTAATGTCACCGATTTCTCGTTTCATAATATGATTATTAGGCTGAATACTTGCGACTACATTAGATTTACAACATGCGACAAAATAAGTTTGTTTGTAAGGAATACCGTTTGTACCAGTATATTCTTCAATGAGCGGGGGCTCATCAAGAATATGAAATAATCTGTATTGAATACCAGTCTCTTCCTTGAACTCACGTGACGCGCACTCCTTTTCCCGCTCTCCAACAGCACGTCTTCCTTTAGGGAATCCCCATTCGGCTTCTACAAATGTACCAGTTGCCATATTAATATACTGTGCCATCGTCTTTCCATTACGATCACCGGTTGTCTTGAGATTTTCAAAGTTGCGGCGAGCATTTTCAAATTCAGTTCGGAACTGTCGGGTGTTCTGCCCATTCCAAAGCTCGGACCATAGTTTTTCAAACGGTTTTATAAGTAGTCGCCCACGCTCTTCTACCGTCATTCCATTAATCAGTAAATGAATATAATCAATCTTATCCATTTTATACTTTCCTCGTAAGAATTCCACATAACATAGGGAATCACGACGGCGAACAAGAAGATAGTAAGGAGTATCTTCTATAAATTTAATCGCACATAGTCCAAACGATATTACCGGTTCAGTACAATCCCGGAATGTATGACCTAATTTACCACAATTTACGCACTCCATTAGATAGGAGCACCAACTTTTTTCGGATAATCAAACCCACAAAAATAGTAGAGTACAGGAGAATGTCGCTTGAATTGCCTGAAAATTTAAAGGGTACACCTCCGCCTCAGGGTGATATTTTTCCGCCAATTGGAATGGGTCCGGCTGTATGGGGTCCTATCTTTTGGACTACGATGCATATTGTAACAATAGGATACTCACCATTTCCTACAGAGGAGGAAAAGAAGGGAGTAATAAACTTCTTTGAATCGTTGCAATATATGATACCGTGTCCGATTTGTAAGGAACATTATAAGGAAAACTTTAAAAATTCTCCATTAACCGACGAAATTGTAGAGGATAAACAAAAACTTATACGATGGTTATTTAATATGCATAATTTGATTAATAAACAGCTAGGAAAGTCTGAAATTTCTTGGCGCGAGTTCGTATATTCTATTGCTTTTTTGGCTACGATGCCAAAATTTTCGTTCCAGGAAGCCGCTGCGTCTCAAAATAAATCGTACTTTGATACACAATCGTTGCTATATTTGGTAGCAGGGATTGGGTTAGGAGTAGGAGGTTATATGGCGTATAAGCACTATTCTAAGTAGTCTAAGCACGGCATCCATCTAAATATGCCATTTCGTCATCCGGTTCAAATGTGAACCAGCTGAGGAGATTTGCCAACATAGGATTATCAATTGGTGTATCAATCAGAGGAATGAGCGCATAGAAGCGTGGGCGTTTCTTCAAGTAAGCCCAACGCCATAATAGCGTATAGGGTATAACAACGAAAAAGAAGACAAAGCCATAAATTGCGTATAGAAGCCGATAAGGCCAGCCATGATAGACGTTGAGATTCGTTGCGAGTGAGGAGCCAAAGACACCGAGAGCAATTAATAAGAATACAGATAATATATTCATTGTTGTACTAAACGCACGTTTAAACATTCTTTGTACACTAAATGTTTTACGCTCTTCCGCCGTTTCGGCGGCGACGGCAGCCGCATTACAGGCGGGAGCGGGAATAAACTGAGGATTTGTTGACGCAAAATCGGCGGCAGCAGTATTAGGTGTAACTACACTCGTTTTTACAACACCATTTTTAGCACTTTTTGGATTTGCTCCAGCGTTCAAAGTATTTAGATTGAGTATTGTTGGATCTCCAGTATACACTAAATATTCTGTGTTTGTTTCGGTTTTCTTTCTATGTAAATATTTACTTTTGGTATGTTCTGTTATTGTATAAATTATTATTCCGGTACAATTCGCTGTCTTTTGCGCTTTCGCTTTGGCGTGGTCAAGGTCTTCAAAGACATATTCATGATCTTTAATCTTTTTAGAATCCTCCACGACGTGTTTATAGTAATTATCAAATACATCGCCTTTAAAAAAATTTTTGGTATTGAGTTGAATCGGAGAGCCAAAACATAAATTACCACTTAAGTCCGCATCGGTAATAGGAGGCGGCGGATCTTGACCATTATGAGTTTTTCTGTAATGTTCCAAATATTTGATTTTTTCCTTTTCCTCTTTTTCTTTCTCTTTTTCTGCCTTCTTTGCCTCTTTCTCTTTCTCTTTCTCCGCCTTACGTTCCGCTTTACGCTCCTCTTTTAATTCTTCTTCCAACTCTTTATCACCTGTTAGCTTCGCAAACATATGCTGAAATAAATAATGCGCAGCATCAAACATATAATTAGTTCCTAATTATACTTGTGATGTTTAATTCTAAATTAAACTCCGCACATTACGGTGCTAGAACAGCCGAACTGAGGGGCGACATTTTCCGTCCATCGTGTGGCGAGACAACACCGGCGGGTAAGGCGTTTGCGCTCTGGAGTTCACAATCTTGTTGGGAATTAAAGACACGAGTGCGGTCGCAGGCGGCTGCCGAGGGCACCTTCACGCAATAACGACCGGTGAGATCTTCGCCGACGAAACACCAGGCGACCGGTGGCGGCGAGGGCGAAGGTGCTTGGGGTGGTGCTGTAGCAGTATTTGTAGGCACTGGTGCGGAAAGTTGGAATCCGCTGGGCACTTCCTTCAAAGCCCCATACTGTCCGAATGACGGGGCACTTCGGAATGCGTCTAGCCAGTCCCATAAGGCGTTATTCGCTTTAGACCGTTCGGACCACCAGGGGCTTTCATGTAACTGATAATAATGAAATGCTACGGCAGCCCCGACACAAAGCAACCCCACCACCACAACTCCTACTAAAATGCTTACCGATGAAACGGTAGGAGTATATCCTATATTATTGCTGCTAGCGATGAGATTCGCCGACATAATCCTCTAAGTTAGTGTGCGTCTTTTAGTGCTTACGAATTATCCTTACCCCAGTAGATATGCCGGGCGGCTTACTGTCATTAGTTTGCTATGGAAATGAGAATATTATTCTCAATGGAAACCCACAGACGACGTATTTCTATAAGTCGTTTGAGCGTTATACGCACTTTTCCCAGGAGCCGATTCAGATTACGTTGGACGGTCCGAATCTCCTGCTCACCGATGCGCCGATTCTACTCAAAGCGAAAATCCCCCGCCAAGGTGACCTTCTGAGCGATTTAGTACTGCGATTAGAGTTACCCGATATTTTTAGTAAGGCATATTTGAGACCCGCAGTAGATAAAAACGGAAATCCAATCCTAGACGCAAATGGAAACCAGGAAATGACGGTCGATCGTGCCTACGAATTTGCGTGGGTCCGTCAAATCGGTGTTCGTATGATTGATACGATTACGTTTACGATTGGTGGTCAGATTATGCAGCAGTTTAATAGTGATTGGATTTCCGCCCGTGCTACCCTAGATTACGATAGTGATACATATTCTAAGTGGCGGGTGATGGTGGGCGATGTACCAGAATGCTTTGATCCTGCCGCCGGTGTATATGCGGATCCGACAGTTCCGCCAGGACAGGGATATCCAAATGTTATTAGCTGGCGAGGCACTTCGACAAATCCGGTGCCGACACAAAACAATTCGGCATCCATTCCTGGTCGTATTCTACGTATTCCTCTGGGTCTATGGTTTAGCGATTTCCCAGAGAATGCGCTGCCGCTCGTTGCCCTCCAGTACCACGATTCAGAGGTGACTATTCAATTACGCCCTATTCGTGACTTATATACAATTCTTGATTTGTCAGGAGCCAGGGTACGTCCTGGAGTTCAGACCTTGAGTCCCAACTATTTATCAAATGGTACCTCAACCGATTTATATACACAGATTTGGAATCAAAAGTACTATGGAAATATTCCGCTCAGTATGACAGATTTATATGGCGGAAGTACCGATTTAAGCGGGTCTATGAAGTATTTCCTGACGGATATCAGTGGCGCCGTACCGTTGTTAGATGGTTGGCCGCTCAACGCAACTCTAGAGGCGACGTATACGTTTCTACAAGATGATGTCCGTCTAATGTTTACAAGTAGGACTCTCCGCTACAATGTCCGTCAAGTTCAATGGTTCACGTTTTATGGTATAACAACTAGAAATACGTATAGACTGGATGTACATAATGTCGCAACGCGATTAGTGTATTTTGCCCGTCGTAATGACGCTCTCCAATATCGTAATCAGAATATCAATTTGACAAATTGGATGTACACCCTAGGCGCAAATCGTCCATTTGTGACGCCGACACCCTATTGGGCATACCCCAATTCGGTATGTACAAACGCCTCTTCTCTGAGTATTTTACCATATTTCTCCCCTACTCCCTATCCAGGTGCTATTAATGCGCCGATTGGACGATCAGGTATTAATCTTGCGGGTATTCAGCGGGATATTTTGCTCAACGTATTTATTACTGCCAACGGTAATGCTTTGTTTGATAGCCAGGATAACGATTACTTCAAGAAGTATGTACCATTCCGTTATATGAATGGTGGTTCTACAGCAGTTCAAGCGTTGGGAGAGGCGACTCAGTATGAGATGTGGCCGGTGAATGCGTATAGTTTTTCATTGAATGGATCGTCGGTCCAGCAGCCAACGGGTACACTCAATACAAGTCGCATTGACCGTTTGGAGATGGATGTAGATGTTGCGCCAATCCCCTATCTTGCCGGTTATACATACAATCTCTATACGTTTGTGGAGACGCTGAATTTCTTAGAGATTAGCAGCGGTTTGGGTGGTCTCAAGTTTGCTCGCTAAAAGGTCTTTAAGACCCCTGGGGTCTTTAAGCCCTCGCACAATTTTTATACGAGTTCGCTATACGAATTCATATAAAAACTCTAAACCACGGGGTTTAGTACTTATTGACCCACCAGTCGTCCCAGAAGTAGGGGGGCTGGTTGGCATTGGGGTCCGTTGATGGCGCCACAACCGTCTGAACGTTCGCGCGCTCACGGTAGAGGGCATCAATATGCGAGTAGTTGAGGGCATAGGCAAAGTACTTGAGGCGAGACACCATTCCCTTCATGGGTCCTACAACTGTGTAGTCAGAGAAGAGTGTAGGGTCGTAGCCGGTCTGGTCTGGGAAGTACATATTTTTCATTACATAGATGCCGCCAGAGTTGAGGCGGGGAACGGTTGTCAACTTCATACGGACGGAAATGTTACCATTGACATAGACGTCTAGGTTGGTTCCCTTGAGCAGGATGACAAGGTGGAACCACTTGCCGACAGGTACATTTGATACTGTTACATAGTTATCCCAGCTGTTGATTGTATTCATATAGATGCGGAGATTGTTGGCAGCACTCTCAACAAAGACGGCGGGGGCGAGATTCGGGAAACCGACATCACTGCCCTTGTGGAAGATATGCTTGAGTTTGACAGGAGCATTGCCCTTTGCCGAGCCGGGTCCAGAAGTATTTCCACAAGAGTCCGTGGTTGAGCCCTGCTGTTCAAATGTATCGGGGTGGATGAAAATGAACATAGAGTATGAGAAGGCAGAGCCCTGCTGCTCATCACGACTGTTGTATAGGATTGGGAAACCGGTATTCAATCCCTGCGGGATGCTTACCGATGTAGCTGTACTATTGTCAAAGAGAACAACCGCCTGACGATCCAACTTTGTTAGAAACGCATTGACTTGTTCGACCATCCCCATTACCACCTGTAATCCAATCATCGTAAGAATAACGATAGCAAGTTGGGGAATTAAGCCGTCACCTGATAAAAATCCGGACACAGATTCCATTTCCTCTATTTATAATTGGTTTTATAAATGGAGAATTGATAAATATTGGTTTACAGGTACTGCGACCAGTTTCCGCCGCCGTTGTAACTGAGTTTGATGCCTATCATATTAAAAAGGGCGCGTACAACGCTTGTAGTACCCTGAGGACCCGCCTGGTAGAGACCATAGATGCGGTCCGGGGTAAGTGCTGCGCCAGAGAAGAATACGCCGTTGAGGAAGCCATTGAAACCGCCCGCAATGGATGTATTGACATACTGGTTACCACTGCCTGATGGTGAGCCAACAACAGGACCCGGAAGTACGCAAGAACGGTTGAGCTTACCGTCGTAGTATACATCAAGTACACGACCGCTGACAACACATGTGAAGTTGATCCAGCGCTGCATGTCAATATCATTAATATCGCATACAGGTGTTGTCGTCATATTACCAAATGTCTGTAGGGCGGTGGAAGGGGTTGTCGCATTTGAGGCGAAGTTGGACTGCCATGTGAGTTCGCTAGAGGAGATACCGCGTGTATGGAAGCGAACGCCGAGCATATTTGTGGTTGGGTAGAGGAACGCTACCATTAAGTAGGCGGGTGAGCCGCTCGTTGCGTTGCTGACCAAAGGGTCAGTGACGGTAATGACCGGCTTGATGACACCGGACTGGTTGGCGTCCCACGTGCTAATGTACATCCACCAGCTGATTGTGAAGTCGGCGCCTTCTACAATACGAACTAGAGGGTTAGGGATGAAGTTCGGGTCGGGCTTCTGGCTATCATCGTAGTTGATACAGTACTTTGTAGTCGTCGCCGCGGTTGAGCCCTGGGGGACTAGACTATTGGATGAGTTACCAGGTACTCCGTAGACTCCACTTGTCATATTCACCTGGATGACGTAGCGCTCAAGCTCGGAGCCGGCTGTCAAGTAAGTGTATACAAGGTAGCAGACCACGGCTAGAACTAGTAAATAGACTACATTCTGTACTAGCTGCGAGTTTTGCGCATAGAACTGTCTTGCTGCGTTCATACTTCTTCTAAACTATATTGTTAAAAATCTTCAGGCGTATTCGTAATCCACATATTCCAATCCGTTGTTCCCGCCCTTGGACTGCTTGCCCTTATTAGGGCAGAAGCCGGCATGACACATTAATTTGTATAGTTCGTGCCAGATGCTCTTGAATGTAGGTTGTGCGTCCGGGATATTTGGCTTACCTCGTAAATCGGTAACGTGCTTGTAATTTTCCCATATCTCTTTCTCTGTGAGTCGGCGTGGCCAGGCTTGTATCATACCGGCTTGACCCCAGAAATCCGGAGCGGTCTCAAGAAGCATACCGGTAGGATTGGTCCAGGTTAGATTTTCAAGTATAAGTGATGTAGCATGGTGCGCATTCAAATACAAATCAATAGAACGCCCCTCTACAGCGATAGTAATCTGGTTCCATCGGGAATTCATTACGTGGTCAATCTCCGCATAGGGCGGTGGTGTAAATTGCCCGTTCATCATCGTTGGCACAAGCGGTGTTAGACGTACAAGTGCTTTTTGATGTACAGGATCAAGTACAAAATCACCGACACCGATGAGTTTGACAAGCGGCTTGAACCGATAGTCACCTTCGGGACCCGCAAATGGAATACGCTCCATATTCAACTTGTCCATGTAGATGAAGAAACTGACAGTAAAGTTGCTTTTCAGCGATTTAGACAGTTGTGCGGTTGTAAGTACCGATTTGAGTGTAGAGCCACGCTGATGTTCGGACTTGATTCCGTCTAGAACAAAAGGACCGAGCACTGTAGTTTCGTCTGATTTAGGCATAAAGTATAATATATATACGATAGCCACCGCAATTATCAACAGAACTACTATAAGAAATATAAATCGGGGATTCATTCCTCTTATAGTGTAAGTAGGTTTTAGAGCAACGACTTAGCATTATTGTACATGTTTTGTAAGGAATTATCACTTGGCGCGGACGCCTTAAGAGCGGGGTCTTTGGGCGTATCGCAGGTGCTCGCAGGTGGTAAGAACGGCGGAAATGAGATTGGGCAGAAATCAACCAGGAGTCCATTATCAAGCGCATAGGGCCAGACATATAGATTCTGAATAGACGCATTCGCAACTGCGGGTCCACATAGACCGTATACTACATTTTCAACGGCGCGCGGCTCTCCAGCAAGCACCTTTGTCAGTTCTAATTTACAGTTGAGGTCTATTTCAAGCACCTTGTTATGGACACTCACAGTGAGGCGTAGCGGCTTGTCCACGGGCACATCAGAAATACGACCGGATTCACGAAAAACTTCACCACTCTTTGATTTTGTATCTACAAATACAAGAATATCGTTGGTGTTAGGGTCTAAAAATATACCGGGATTGAGACGACGTGGTAGTCCATATGGTGGTAATTGCGAAGCGCCGGCGCTTACGACAGCGACCCCAGTCGTATCACTATACAATTCATCACTGCCACGGTGAAAGATATGACGGTATGGTCCCTCTATATTTGAAACATTACGTGTATTTGAGAGTAATAAATCAAAATGATAGGTGTACTTAGTATCTGCGTCTACGGGAAGATTATCGTCCTCTGTAAGACGTAGATTGCTCGCGCCCCCCATACCGTTTTTCCAAAATATATGAGCGTGGTCAAGTGCCTTATATCTCTTTGGACGAATATCAAACATTTTGAGCGAGAATTTATGACCAGAGAGTAACAGATAAATGAGAACCAACACCAGTCCCAGTAATACATAAAGAATTATATTACCCGTGCCGCCAGGTGCTAGTTTTTTTACGCTAGTTACAGCATTAGCAGCCGCATTGGCTGCCGCACCGGGCATATTTTCAAAGAGTGATGCCATTCCTACTTAGACACGAGACTAGAGTTTGAGCGCTTTATAAAAATCTCGTATAGTTCCGTTGCGAACAAATGTATTCAGTTTCAGTCCGGTAGGTTTAATAAAGTTATTACCAGGCGTACGTAATTTACCCTTATCAAATGTATTACCATCATGCGCAATGACGAGCATAACTTTCTTGGGGTCAAGTTGAACTAGGGGCACCGTGTAATTACGGGTGAATTCAATCTCTTCGGCGTAGGCACGGGATTCATCGCACCGGTTCTCCTTCACGTACGACTTCGTAAATGCCATAGTGCCGAATGTGCCATGATTCGGTCCGTAGGGACCGGTTTCCCAGATGGAGCCGTCGTCAGGAAAGAAGACGTGATTGCGTGTAGAGCCCGCCAGGGTCGCCTTGCGCGAAACCAGCGTCATCACAGCGTGATTGACACGGTCCGGTGGATAGTAGTCGTCGTCGTCCATACAGACCAGAATTTCACCCCGTGCCGCCTCGTGAAGACGGTTGCGCTTGGCACCGATACTCAACTTCGTCTCGGAACGAATATACTGGATATTTATTGTTTGAAACTCAGGACGAAGTAAATCCTCTATCGAATCGGAGCCATCATCAAAGACCACCCATTCCATACGTTCTTTTGGGTAGGTTTGGTCCTTAATCACTGCTATCAGATATGGAATGAATTTACGCCGATTGTAGGTCGGAGTGAGAATAGATACAAACGGTTTCGTTGCCGATTTAGGTAATTTTCCAGGCCAAGCAACAACGGACATCTTAATTATATTTAAACACCCAACTATTTAGACCCATTCTCAACATTTGACCCTATGGGATTTAAACCCCGCCAACAAAAAAGCGGTAGATACCATGTCCATTATTTCACGGAGAAAACTATGGTCCTTTTTTGAAGCCCTGTACAGCCAGGAATTAAATGAAGAGTCGGCAAAGGCAGTTACACCACAGTGGTTAAAAACGCCGCTTTTGCTACATCAGCAGTCGGCGCTCGCTGCCGCCCTCCGTCTGGAATCCGCAAAGACAGACGGATTAGAGGTGGATGCCGTTGCGGGCGAGGCGGTTGGCGGAAAACTCTATACTTCGTACGGTATTTTAGGAGACCGTGTAGGATCGGGCAAATCACTTACAGCCCTCTCCTTGGTGAAAATGCCTCCGCCACCGGCGTTGTATAATGAATATATTGTACGTGGCAATGCGATTCTAGGAGACGGACGAGATGTAGGGCTTCTTCGTACTCGTACGCAAGTCATGAGTGCCACAGGAACCAAACTCAGAGAAGTGAGCACCTCTCTTTTCGTAATTCCCCACGCCTTAATGGGACAATGGGAGATGTATGTAGAAAATCATACAAGTCTCAAGTGCTGTTTCGTCAAAAAGAGGAAAGAAGCCGAATCACCAACATTGTTAGAAACTATAGAACAATATGACGCGCTCTTCGTATCCTCCACCATGTGGAATTCGTTCCGTGCGATTCATCATCCAAAGAATATTCTTTGGAGACGGGTCTTTATAGATGAGGCAGATAGTGTTGGAATTACGACCGATTGGGATGATATTAATGGGCTTTTCTATTGGTTCATTTCGGCGAGTTGGTTGAATTTAGTATTTGCGGGCGGAGCGTATTTTAATGTGCTGAGTGCCTATACTCCGCCAGAGGAGACGCCTCAATATGTGATTGAACGGGTAAAGAAACTTCAGAATAATCACTATTTACAGATTCCTGGTTGCCGCCATGTCAATATTGTGAGACGTATGTGCGGTATTTCGGCGAATCATTCAACGGTAGCAATTAATGCGGCGGTGAGCCAAAGTGCCCGTCTAATTATCCATTCATCAGAGGATTATATTAAGACAAGTTTTACGATGCCGACGACAACAACACGTAAGATTGTTTGCGCAACACCGACAAATATTCGGGTGCTGGATAGTTTCATTTCGCGGGATATGATGGAGCGGCTCAATGCGGGCGATATTGCGGGTGCGTTGGAGAGTCTAGGAATGAATTCGTATACAGAGGCGGAAATTACAGATGCGGTGACGGCAGCGATTCAGAAGGAACTTCATAACGCAAAGGTGACCTATGAATATAAGAAGACGCTTGAATATTCAACGGAGGCACTCAAGCAGAAGGCGATTGAAGCACAGGAGCAGAAGATTGCCTCTATTGAAAGCCGTATTTCGGCAATTCAGGAACGGCTCAAGCGGACAAAGGAGCAGACGTGCCCAATTTGTTATTGCGATTTAACCAATCCATCGGTGACTCCGTGCTGCCAACAGTTATTCTGTTTTCAGTGCCTATGCGAGTCTTTGAAGCGGGTCGCAAGTTGCCCGCTCTGCCGCGCACGTATTGAAAATATAAAGGATATTAAAGTTTTGGGAGAGACAGCCACCCAGCCTCAACCGCAACAAGATGTCCAAAAACCGAATCAACTCTTGAATAAGAATGATAGCTTTGTGAGGTTTATGAAGGAGAATCCGACAGCACGTGTACTTATGTTTAGTTCGTACGATGCGAGTTTTACGAAGTTGGAGGATTCGCTAGATGCTGCGGATATCAAATATTCTATGCTCAATGGTTCACAGGCACGTATTGCGAAGCTCTTACGGGAGTTCAAGGCAGGTAAGTATAATGTTCTTTTCTTGAATGCGCGAAATATGGGAGCGGGTCTCAATATTGAGTCGGCGAGCCATGTAATGCTGTTTCATCGTATGTCAGCGGAGTTGGAGAGCCAGATTATTGGTCGCGCGAACCGTTTGGGTCGCACAAACTCACTCGAGGTAGTATATCTCATCCATGAAAATGAAATGACTGCCCATTAAAGGAAGGAACCACCATGCCGAATCCAGTGGTATCAGTCGATAAATCCGGCAAAGTGCCGGTATATATCGTCAAGAAGATTTTGACCGATGAGGAAACAAAGGCGAAAACTCGTATATTTATGAAAGATGAGGACTTCCCTGTAGTTCTCAAAGAGGATGCGGATGTCTATACGGAAGACGGAAATCTCCTGTTGCGATTTCGCAAGGGTGTCCTTAGCGAAAACGAGGCGACCAATACATATGAGGCACTCAAGGAGTTTGCGAAGCATTCGTCAACGGACCGTGGTATTGCGAGTGGATCTAGTAAGGGAACAGAGACGGGAAAGAAGAATCCGGTGAAGTCAAATATTATTGGGTACTTTGATAAATGGTCGGTGAGCCAAAAAGCGACATTTAAGCATTCGGGAATCCGCATACCAAGTCAATGCCGTCTTACAAGTTTCAATTTGAAGCATCCCGACAAGTGGGAGAAATGCCTACCGCTCATCCGAGAGATTGATGAGCAGTATAAGCGTCTGTGTCCGAAGGAGCACGCCAGTCAACTCAAAGCCGCAAAGTCAACACCATTTCATATCAAAGGTACAGCGTTTTCAACAATTACGACGAACTTGAATTTTCGTACAGCGGCACATACCGATTCGGGAGATTGGCCGGACGGTTTCGGTAATCTGGTTGTGTTAGAAAACGGTGCGCCGTACAAGGGAGCCCATACCGGGTTTCCGCAGTACGGATGTGCGGTGGATTGTAGACAGGGAGATTTCTTGGCGATGGATGTTCATCAGTTACATGGCAACAGCCCTATGGAACCGCAGGACGAGACGAGTATGCGGCTGAGTTTGGTCTCATATTTGCGCGAGGGCATTGTGAAAAAATGCCGAGGAGCAACTATGTATGATGCGGAGAAGTTGGAGAGACGCCTAAGTCATTGGCGAAAAACGCAGAAGAAACGCCGTTAATCTGCCGATTTATCGGCGAGAGTTGCGGCGAGTGGAGCGGCGAGCGGAGCGCGCCTTCTTTGTGAAGCGACCCTTGGTGTTGCGGGGCTGCTTCTTGGCGGCGGCGCGGTGGAGCGCACGGGTCTTGCGGTTGAACTTGCCGGAGCGGGGTGAGTGGAAAGGATTAGCCATTCTGTTCTTATACTCAAGACAGCGATTTTATTTGGACACTACGGGTGGTTTGAATGTTTTGAGTACATCCAAACCAAATGTCTTCTCGGCTCGCTGGTCACGCAAACGCACTTCGGCAAATCCGGATTTCTTGCTCAAGTTTATCTTTGCCAACCCAGGATACGCCGCGACCATGGCGTGGGCGGATTTATCTACACGGTTTTTGGTTCGCTCCTCTTGCATACCACCGGGCTCTTTATAGTAGGCGGTGATGGGGGCTATCATTTCGTACCGGAGAACTCCTCCGTCAACGAGGTACATAATAATAGAGCGCTGAACATCCTCTTTATCATCAAGGGTCACCTTCAATACATCAATACCTGGATTGATGATTCCCCAAGCAGATCCAATAATATAACGTAAATCTTCGGTTACACGGTTGTGCATAAAGAAGCCGTTGGCGACCGGATAGAAGCCGAATAATCGGAAACCGGTTTTGGCAGCCATAGCAAATCCGTCACGGAATAGTTTATCCAGGGACCGAACCGGCTTTAATCCTCCGTCGGCGAGCATCTTGAACTCTTTGATATCATCGTCAATGTTCATAATCTTCTTGCCGATAGGAAAATACCGGGTTATGAAATTACGGACGGCACCCATACCGGGCTCGGCGACAACTAACTTACCGTAACTACCGGGTTTGAGCACGGAGCGATACTTCTCTTTCTCCTCCTCGGTCGCTACGAAGACGTGAATGATTGAGGAAGGAATACCGGCATCGGCAAGCATCGCTAGCGATTTGTCGCGGAGAGTTTCCGCACGCTTATACGACGGAATAGCGATAATATAAGAGCCGCTACCGACTTTGCGGGTTTTGCGCACACCAGCCATCTCTACCTTTATCTCTTGTTTGAAATCCCAGAATCCTTTCTTCTTCTACCTCAAATGGACGCCAAACAATGCCCCTGGTGCCAACGGTGGTGCTTGAAAGATTATGCGTGTAATTATATTTTTGCGTGCGGGCTTCCGACTGGCAACAACAACTTTTTCATAGGTGGCGGTTGTGGCAGGTCGTGGTGCTGGGAATGTGGTAAGAAGTTTTGTACTACTTACATCAATCCCGAAACGGGCATAAAAATGCCAGATGCGAAAGAAACGCATAGTGCCGACTGTTGTAAACAGGAACCTGGATTTAAGCAGGATGATTACTGCCCAGGCGGACACAATAGCCACTGTGAGAAGCGGTGGACTTGACCGGACTAAACAGTACTGACGGACTAACTAGGAAACGGTATGGGCTTAGGAATATCCAGTGCCTGAATGAGTCGCATAAACCGATTGGCATCGCCGGTAGGGAACCAGCGTGGTAGCATTCCCCGCCAGAATTCCGTGTTCTCCCATACAGCCGCGCCAATCTTTTTGCCATGACCTGGACAGTCCTTTTTCTCTAATTCAACCTTTGCCGCTGTAATGAATAAGTTCGCCTTCCAAAACGTTGAGTCAAATCCACCGTCAAAGACGGGATTTGCTTCTACGAAAGCGTCACGCATCTCGCATAAATAGCGGAACTGATTATATAACATAGACTGCTTGGACAGCACCGCAGTATATTCCATATCATCATCGTTCCATACAGATGTTTTCTCATCATTGACGGCGTAATGTCCAAAAAGGATTTGGTTGACCGCTTGGAGTTTTGCCTGGTACGTGAGAGGGAACAGAGTCCAATGCTGAAAGAAAAAGGTGTAGTAGTCTAGCCGATCGGAGGCGAGAATCGTTTGAAATACCGATTTATATACTTCGTAGCCCCGTTCGTTATTGCCAATGAATCGGCAAATCCAAGTGGGTAACGATTCGTGTAGATGGAGCCCCGCCAAATTCAAATCATTATTATTGAGCGGTACTTCGGTGGTCATATCTAGACTTCCACGTAAGAGTTGCCCTACTGCCGACTTGATGGTTTCACTTCGTCGGATACGATTGGAGCCGAGTGCCTTCGCATCTGCCAGACCGACTTCAATTGTATTTTTGACATCCGCAACCGAAATCGTCCCCTGAATCATGTCGGTCTTGATTTCCCGCACGGACTGTAAGATTTTACGTAAATCACCGGAATGAACGGTAAGCAAATCGGTGGCGAGTTTCATGAGGTCGCAATTCTTAGGCACTTTCTCAAATTGCGTGTTAATCAGGGCAAACACATCGGACGGGGACGGTGCTGAGATTTGGAACGTCTTACATAACTTCAAGAAAGGCTGGAACTTCTTCTCCATCCATTCGTTGGAAATACAGACAATCGCATTATGACCGTTGTACTCCTTTAGAATACGAACCAACTCGGAAAGACCGCCCTTGTCGCCGACGGACATGCCGTCAATCTCGTCCAGAATGATGCCAAGATTGCGTGGACCCTCGGGTCGGAAGAAGTCAGCCACGTTACAACTGCGTAACAGGGGAACGAGCGATTCTTCTACGGCGGCTTTATGACGGTGCTGGGACGCATTCCATTCAACGACTCGGTACCCCGCTTGTTCGAGAGCCAGGCGTGCCAGAGTCGTTTTACCGATTCCAGGCGGTCCGTACAAAAACAGAGACGAGGGTGTTCGTGGCGCAGGCTTTTTTGCCCAATCAATGATTTGGCTAAAAAGGCTTGTATGAATGGTCGCCATTTAGATATTAGTTGGCTCGTGGGCTTTAGATGTTTATTGTGTCATCAGTGCTTGGAATTGAGCCATTTGTGCCGGTGTTAGACTTGGTACAGCTGCTGTTGCTGCTGCTTGGAATTGAGTAAAGGTTGTTCCAGCCGGAACTAGACCTTTCGCAACTAAATCTGATACCAGTTGTTGAGCTTGTGCATCCGTAGGTTGTTGCGCCCCCGTAGGTATATTATTCGCTTTTGCGTAAGTTTTTAACTCGCTAAAATCTGCTAACAGTTGATTGCCCGTCATTGGCGTCAAAGCACCAGCCGGTGCCGCAGAAGACGCCGAGGCACCTAATATAAACCACCAGGCACCGCACCACCAGGTACCGCACCGCCACTCATGGAAGGAACTGTACCCGTTGTGCCGCTCATTGGCGTTAAACCACCGGGTACGGGTGGCACAACGGTGCTTGTCTGACCGCTGAACATAGGAGCACCACTAGAATAAGTGTTCATCATCGGCGTTGAAGAATCACCTACCGAATTGTAAGAGAGCCCAGCCTTTGTTAGACGCTGTACAAATGCCGCCTTTCCAGCTGGCGTCGCAAAATCAATTAGAGGGTCAACCGAAAATCTATAAGCGGGGTCACTAATTTGTGTAGAAATCTGATTAGGATCCATCTTTCTGAGTCCACCATTACGGCTGACCCCAACAAAATCTACGCAAAAATACTGTGAAGAGGTAGTCGGTCTGTATAATCCGCTATTATTGGGGATAACCGATAGATAGTCGGGGCAGGCACCAGAGCCGGTTTCAAAATCGGGGTCCGCCGGAATCGGCAAGACAAACCACTTAATCCAATAGTAGTAAAAGATGAGGAAACCGCCAATAAACCATAGTACGCCGGCGACCGGCTTATGTAAACCGGTGTAGTAAAAATAAGCACTGAAGCCAAGAAGAAGAAGACCAATTACCCAATAAGACTTCTTTTGAATATCACGCACCGTACGTGCCCATTGTTTAGCAGCAATATTTGATGTTGCTGACATCTCTATCTAGACTATCGGTTTTTACCTACTGCCCAAATGTTGGCGATCCATTAGAATTTGTTCCCTGTGTAGGCAATGAATTATCGCCTACTGAATTGAAAGAGAGACCAGCCTTCAATAGGCGCTTCACAAACGCCGCCTTTCCAGCTGGCGTCGCAAAGTCAACGGTTGGGTCTACAGAGAATGTATAGGATGGATCGCTAATTTGCTGAGAAGCCTTTGTAGGATCCATCTTTCTGAGTCCACCGTTGCGACTGACACCGACGTAATCTACACAGAAATACTGCGTAGAGCTGGTAGGTTGGTATAGACCACTGTTGTTAGGGATGACCGAGAGATAGTCGGGGCAGGCGTTCGTGCCTGTCATAAAATCTGGGTCCGGAAGTGGTTGTGTAACAAACCATTTAATCCAGTAGTAAAAGAAGATTAAGCCGCCGCCAATAAACCATAGAACACCAGCGACTGGGCGATTTAGGGAAGTATAAAAAAAGTAACTGAGTCCGATTGTAAATAATACCGCCGATATTAGATAAGCATTTCTCTGTAGGCTCTTCATCGTGGCATCCCATTTCTTTGCCTGTGATGTGTTCACAACGGACATACTTCTAATAAAGTTTTATGTTTTTTTTGATAATTATCAAACTGACAATTGTCGTAAAAAAAGGAGAGACTGTGTTTAGTTGATGCGAGCAACTGGTGTGGGTACGCCAGTACCACCGTCGTAGGTCTGTCCACCGAGACGGATGTAACCGCAGTAGAAGTCCGTGTCGGAGCCCGCGAGGCAGCCATTACCATCACCTGTACCGTAGTAGCCGTTGGTGCCCGTTGTAACAAGCTGAACGCGGCGGAGAACGGTGGACTGGGCGCCGACCGCAGTGGCGAGATTGGGGTCAGGGATGTAGACGTTGCGACCCATATCACGGAGTACGGCTGAGCCAGGGGTGGAGAGGAGACCTAGAGCGTAGTTATTGCCAAGTGCTGCGCTGCCGAGTGCCCAGGGTACAAGATTATTGTTAGAATCAACAATAGACGAGGCAATAGATGTAATATTTGTCCATAACTTATTAGGCTGGATCTGGTTCCAGTTGCGTCCAATGGAAGTCATTTGTTTATATCAAGTAGAGAGAAAAAAAATACCGGAATGTTTAGTTCAGGCGAGCAACACCAGAGGGGACACCATTGCCGCCGGCGTAGGTCTGGGCGCCCAGGGAGATGTAACCGCAGTAGTAATCTGTATCAGAGCCAGTGCCGGCTGGGAGACCATCACCTGTGCTGTAGTAGCCACCCATGGTGCCGCTTGTGACAACCTGAACGCGGCGGAGAACGGTAGACTGGGAGCCGACCGCAGTGGCGAGATTGGGGTCAGGGCGGTAGACATTGCGACCCATGTCTCGGAGGACTAAGGTGCCAGGGGTGGAGGCAGCACCGAGGATATTGTAGTTTGCGCCTGTTACAGCTGCCTGTAGCCAGGGGACCACATTATTGTTGGAGTCAACAATTGTAGAGGTAAGGGAGGTGACGTTGATGTAGAGTTTATTCGCAGGAATCTGTGCATAGCTGGCTAAGACAGAGGTCATGGTTTTATATCTTTTGTTAAGAAAAAAAATATAAAAAAAAGTTAAATATTTAGTTGAGCCGAGCAACACCGGTGGGCACACCGTTGCCACCAGCGTAGGTCTGGGCGCCGAGAGAGATGTAACCGCAGTAGTAGTCTGTGCCTGTACCCGCACCGGACGCAGCATTATCACCCGTGCCGTAGTAACCGCCAACACCACCGCTGGTAACAACCTGAACGCGACGGTAGATAGTAGACTGTGAACCGACGGACGTTGGGGCATTTGCGTTTGGGCGGCGATGGTTCTTTCCCATATCTCGGAGGACTAAGGCGCCAGGGGTAGAGGCTAGACCGAGGAGAGCATAGTTCGTCGTGGCATTGCCGGCTACGAGCCAGGGGACCAAATTGTTGTTGGAGTCAACGATAGTAGAAGTAACCGAGGTAATATTGATGTAAAGAGAATTTGCCGGAATCTGAGCCCACTGACGTACCTGAGATGTCATGTCTTTATATATTTATAAAAGAAAATAATTACATAAGACGAGAAATCGTGCTTGGGAAAAAACTCATCATGGTACTAGGCTGATTGCCCATACGAATATAGCCGGTGTAAGAGCTGACATTTGTGCTATGATGCCCATGCGATACACCACCTGTAATAAGCCGAATTTTACGCAAAATAGTGGAATAAGGATGGTCGGTGTCAGGGTCAGAAATATATGAACCCATATCTCTTAGAACTGCCCTGCCTGGACGAGATAGAAGAGAGGTGATGGTTGAATCGGCTACCCATGGCACCGGAAGATTGTTGGAATCTACGATGGATGAGTGAATTGGACCATTATTAATGTAAAGACGATTTGTACGTATATAAGCATTGTGTTTGTTTGACATTTGTCTTTACACTTATTTAAGAAATAAATGTATAGAAATTAAACGCTAGAATATTAAGCAACCGTTTAGTTGAGGCGGGCAACACCAGAGGGGACACCTGTACCACCGGCGTAGGTCTGGGCACCGAGACGGACATAGCCGCAGAGGTAGTCGCTCTCTGAGCCGGCGCCAGCAGCACCGTTGTCGCCTGTACCGTAGTAGCCGTTGGTGCCCGTGGGGACGAACTGAACGCGGCGGAGAACGGTGGACTGGGCGCCGACCGCAGAGGCGAGATTGGGGTCAGGGATGTAGACATTGCGACCCATGTCACGGAGAACAGCCGCACCTACCGTAGAGAGACTGCCAGCTACAGACGCAACGACCCAGGGGACAGGGTTGTTGTTGGAGTCAACAATGGTGGACTGCATAGGAACTAAGTTGATGTAGAGCTTGTTCGCAGGGATCTGTCTCCATTCATGGTTAACGGAAGTCATTTGTTTATATCCTGTAAAAAGAAAAAAATATTCTAAGACAAGGACAAGGAGCAACCATGAGCACACTTGATGAACAAAGTCCAGGAAGAGTATCCCTCAACGCACCTATGGATAAAGATGTAATGAACCTGCCCGGTTTCCAATATACAAAAGCCCCTCCGTCCACTGCCGGACAAGACGGAATCCGAGGTAATTTTGAGCAGACACCCCTGAATCAAGCCTTCTTTTCTGAGGGAAATTTCCAGATTGTTCAGAATTCTATTCGTAAAACAGTATTTGATAAGTCTGGTGATATTATTGATCCAGTAAGTACAGATGATTTATTTATGGTTATGCGCGCCATCTTTCTTTGGTACAGCCGAAATTTATCGTACGAAATTCCGGAGCAAATCGCGGAACTGAACGCGCGTGTGACTGCCTGGACTGTACCAAAAATACTCGCAGAACTCGGAATGTATAAGTACTACTTGAATGATATTAATACACTACCTGACCCGATTAAGTTACCTGTCAATCAGAGCAGTGCCGGCACCCGTTCGTTGCCGTTCAAGCCTTTTTTTTAGGCGCAGCACGCTTCTTAGGTACCTTTTCCGCCGTAGCCGTAGCAGCAGCGGATGCGTAGGAGTCCTCGCGCGCCTTGACATAGACCTCGTACGCAGAGCGGAATGTACGTAGGTCCGAGAGCCAGAGCATCTCTTGGGACGTTCCCGTCAGAGCACGGTGCTTCTCTTGGTGGTCGGCAACTTCCCGCTCAAGTTCTGCGACGGCTGTCGCCTTGAGACGGTCTACCCGAAGACGTAGGAGATACTCGTACGCCTTGAGGTCCTTACCTTCAGGGTCGGAGATAGGCGGAAGCCCGAGCCCCTTCATAGCCGCATAAAGCACCGAGTCTTCCACATTTGAAATCACTAACTTGCCGCTGATGACCGATTTGATGAAGAGTAGACGAGCCGACAATTCGGTGATTTCGGTTTCTAGACGACCAAGTTCGTGTGCCTTACGCTTACCGTACGCGGACAAGCGTTCGCCGTAGAAGCGTTCCATAATTTCGCCAGGAGACGCAAAGCGGCGAATCGTACCGTCAACGTCAAAGGCAACCATGTTTGTCGTCTTATGCTGAGTCGTGAGCTTGAAACGGGTCTCAAAGTCGGCAGGATACGCACGCGCTTCGTGGTAGTACTCAGGGTCCATTTGAAGGATAAAGTCACAGTCAATATCGTTGTATGCCTCCTCGTATCCGCGGAGCCATACCATAGCTTTGGAGCCGTCCTTCTTGCTCGCAGATTTGAGCTCTTCCTGCTCGGCAAGCATTTCGTCAAGGAAGTTCTTGTAATCCTTGGTCCAGCAGCCAACAGGGAGCTCCTTGATGCGAATCGTAGCCGCATCGTCGTCGACAAATTCGTAGATACCCTTTGTAATCCAGGTCTTATTATCCGCACCGGCAAGAACCTTGCCCTTGAACCCGAACCACCAGGGCTTCAACGAATGCGTTGTCAGGTCCCCAATCGTTCCTGCTAGGCGCATCTCGAGTGCGGACACCAAATCCGCAGGATTGTATGGAATCACATTGGTAGAGAAGCCGGTGCCAATGCCGATACAACCGTTGACGAGAAGCAGGGGAATGACCGGTAGGTACGTTTCGGGCTCAACAGGAAGACCATCGTCATCCAGATAGCGAAGAATGGCGTCGTCTTCCTTTCGTACTAACATCCGAGCAATCGTTTCCAGGTGCGTGTGGATATAACGGGGCGAAGCGGAATCGGAGCCGCCCATGAGACGGGTTCCGAACTGCCCGTTGGGGGTCAGTAGATTGATGTTATTGGAGCCGACGTAGTTCTGTGCCATTCCGATAATCGCACCGGTCAGGGATGCTTCACCATGGTGGTACGCCGCCGTCTCCGAGACATAACCGGCAAGTTGTGCCACACGCAACTCCGATGTCAGGTTACGCTTGAGTGCCGACCAGAAGATTTTACGTTGGGATGGCTTGAGTCCGTCCATGACGTGCGGTAGAGAGCGGACATTGTCGGCAGAGCTGAAATGAATGAGCTCGTCGTGGACAAAGCGGGAATAACCGACCTTCCCGCCACCGGCACCGACTTCCAGATGCCGTTTGCGGTCAAAGGAGCCGAGCCAGACCTTGCGGTCATCGGCACGCTTCTTATTGAATGCGAGGTCAATCGTCGCATCCGCCTCCCCGTCCCACGTATACTCAACCGTATTCATATTGGCGAAGTACTCACGGGCTTCCAGCGCCGTAGAGGTACCGAGACCTTTGTAATACTTCGTCTTCCAGCCACGACCGCCTGCGTCCGCCCCAGTCAACCCATTGCGCCAAGCCTCATACTCCGATTCGGAATAGAAGCAGAGCGTAGTCTTGCTCTTGGTTGCCTTCAACAGCGGAGTCATCAGGCAGCAGAGGAATCCGAGCCGTAGGAGCGACGGCCAGTCGGTGTGAAACAGATTCATGAGCAGACCCTTGATATGCGAGCCGTCCACATCCTGATCCGTCATAATCATCACACGACCATACCGTAATTGTTTGAGATCCGTGTAGACCTTGCCGGTTTCCAGACCGAGAATATGCTTGATGTGCGTAAGTTCTACATTTGCCGTCTTCTTGACGACAGAAATATCCTTGACGTTCATAATTTTACCCTTGAGCGGAAAGACGCCGTAGCGCTCACGACCGACCACCTTCAGACCCGAAATCGCCGTTGTGGCGGCTGAATCTCCCTCGGTCAGGATGAGAGTACAATCGGCGGACTTCGCGGTGCCCGCCCAAATCGCATCTTCCAGCTTAGGAATACCACGAACCGTGGACTTCTTCTTACCATCGGTACGCTTGGCGGCGGCGGTATTCTTCGCTTCAAAGAGTGCTTGGGCTTCGGCGAGCAGTCCAATCTTTACGAGTTTGTCCACGAACTTCGCAGACATTACGGGTAGCGAGCCGAACTTGGCAGCGGGTGTCGTCAACGTCTCCTTCGTCTGGGTATCAAACGAAGGATTGACAATGGTGGAATTGACGAACCAGACCACGGAATCCTTGAGCAAAGCGGGTGTGATATCCAACTTCGCCTTCTTCTTCGCATGCTCACAGAACGCGGTGAGCACCATCTTGGACACGTAGTCAAGATGCTTGCCACCACGGCGGGTGGCGATACCGTTAACGAACGAAAGATGACGTTCATCTGGTGGAGCATCTACGGTATGTAAATCGCGCGTGAGGACGGCGCCGATTTCCCAGCGCTCACCGGCGACTTCGTAGGCGACCCGCTTTCCACCAACAGCGGCACCGCCGCTCACGGACGAGTCTTCGCTCGCTGCGACAGAGGCGTTATCAGAACCAGAGCCACCACTACCCGACTTGTTGACATACAGGTCAATGTATTTAGGAAAGGTATTGGACGAAACTACTTTTCCATTCAACGTCACACGGCAGTCCTTACCAGCCATTGCGGCAGCGTCCATCACACGAGTGGCGATGAGGGCGAGCATATCGACGGGAATCTCAGTCGGCACCTTACCACCATCCAATCCCCACGAGAACCGTGACAGGTCGGGCGTAAAGGAGATTTCCATCATCGGTTTGATGGACGACGCCTTAATCACCGGCGTACCTACAACCGACATGTTAGAGGTCCAGGTCTGCGTATAGCGCTTCTTCGCACGGTGGTCCACGGTATCAATCGTAAATTCTCGGCTGAAGATGTTGGTGAGTTTAGCGCCGTAGCCGTTCTTACCACCGACCGTCTTCTCTTCCTCCTTGTCGTAGTTGGAGGAGGTGAGCAGATGACCAAAGATGAGTTCAGGTGCCCAGACGCCGGTTTCGCCATGCTTATCTACGGGAATGCCGTCGCCATCATTTCGTACAGTAATTTTGTTAGATGTGTAGGAAACGTCAATGTGCTTGACAGGAAAGCATTCAGTGCCCGCCTTGAGCCGACTTTCTTGACGAACACGGTGGTCAAGGGCGTTGACGAGGATTTCATCAAAGATTTTGAGGAAGCCAGGGCAGAAACGGACGGAGCGCCATTCCATCACGCCCTTTTCCTGATTGATAACCCATCGGTTTTCTAAGGCAGTATCAACGGAGCCGATGTAAGTATCAGGAAGTTCAAGGATGTGTTCACGATGCGTATGCTTCTTATACTGGTCGGCACTGGTCTTTGCCTTGGCGGAGGCGGGCTTTGTAGTAGATGTTTTCGTACTCATTCTATCTACAAGGTGTGTGATTCGGGAGGCAAGGGGGGACCCTTGGTCAATTTTCTTCAAACTCGCCGGTCCAGTCTAAACACCACAAAATCATTATATATATACTATCATGGATAATAGATATAGTATGATACCGGAACTTGTGCCTATAGCAATTGAAACATCAATAAGTGTATGTAAATATGGTGTGCCACTTGGCGGGTCATTCACGTGGGCAATAATTCTGTTTTTAACAGCGGATGCCAGAGATTATCCTTGGAGTCATATTCAAGCCGCAATTATCGGATTTCCTCTTATTATCGCCTGCGATGTAGCACTTTTCGTTCCATCGGTTATTATTTGTTATCTAAAATCCAAAGGTGAGCTCAAGGATTAGGAAAATAGAGTTTTTCCCATGCGGGTGGAATACTTTCTAAAATTGTACTTATTGGGGCATCTTGGACCTCAAGACATTTTTGAACGAATGCGTCCATTTCGGTTCGTTCAAAGAATCCTTTGGAATCTAGCCACAGGAATACGTGGCGAATAAGAATACAAAACGGCGTTCGTCCAAGTCCGTCCTCCCATACGTAAATTGACCGACCACGACCCGCTGATTCCAGACGGGAGAACCACGCATCCCATGGATTGAGTTCCTTTTCAAATTGGATGGCGGCAACGAACGAGCGTAAATCGCCACGCTGAATCATAAACGTTAAATCGGACGGAATACGAATCTTTTCGGGCGGAATCTCTTCACTCGCTTGTATGGATGTCAAGGTGTCACGAACGTGAACGATGGGCACGTGTCCGCAGAACAGGGCAACGCAACGGGACCGCAGGGTTGCGTGAATACGATAGAGCGAATTACATAGAAAAAGAAACATGGGCGCATTTCGGTGTCCCTCACGGTCCACATCGTCCAAAAGCGCACGAAGAGACGCTTGTGCGGGCTCAGTCATTGTCTCCACTTCGTCAAAGATGACGAATTTACGGGTCACACCTGGCCAATTTGTTTGGGTAAATTGGAGAATACGGTCGCGAATCACCTCAATGGAGCGCTCATCGGACGCATTGAGATACAGAGTCGAAATGGTGGGAGAGATATCTGGATACGCCTCTTGTGCGAGAGCGAGTGCTATAGAGGTCTTGCCGGTGCCTGGTGGTCCGTATAGAATTGTTGGGGGAAAACCGATAAAATGTTTTTGAATCGCCCGTTCAAAGAGTTGTTTGATACGCCGATGTCCTTTGATGTCGGCAAGCCGAGTGGGACGATATTTTTCAGTCCATACAGCGGTGTTGCTAGTCGCCATCTTAGAACTTCAAGAGTCCGCGAACTTTAGACCCTATTTATTAACAATGGCACCAGTTGTATTGTTAGAATTCGCGGACGCCGTTTCTCCAAGTCCCTCCAATTCACCGATAAAGTCGTTGTAAGTTGGGAAAGGTGACACAGTGTTCTTAGCACCGAAACAGGCGGCGAGTTGGCTTCTCTGGGTCTCTTTGTATTTACGAGTATATTCACCCTTGGTCGCTAAATAACAGCCTCGTCGTGCCTTTTTCTTCGTTTTTCCAGGAGCCGCCTTGATGACTGGAAGACATCGGCGAGCAACAGCACGTACATCTGGAGACTCTACATCACCGAGGCCAACTGTGATTGTACGAATTGTAGGGATGGCGAAAGTGGTTGGATCACGCTCACGATTCAAGTAACTGATGAGACCAGTGGCTCGTGACATAAAATAAGAAGCACCTTCGGCCGATACATGACCGGTCAAATCCACATACTGACGACGGAATCTATCCAAACCCATAAGCCGCGCATCCGCAGTAGGAATCAGTGTATTAAGAATGTCAAATAAGGAAGCGGGTGTATCACCGATGGGCGTTGCGGTCATCAACAACACTCTAACTGAGTCCACACCACTAACACGGTAACTGTTCCAAATATACTGTTGGATGACAGAGAAATCCGCTTTTTCGGTGGTGAGCAAATCGCCGTCGTGGAGTTTGTGGACTTCGTCAACAATCAAGAATGTACGTTTTAACATATCGGTACCGTTAGCACGATACAACGCTCTGCCGAGGTCGTTCTTCTTTTCAAGAGCATTCTGGAACATTTTATAACTTATCGGTTTCATAAATAATGGTGATACATCACCACGACTACGGTTGTCAACACCAAGGCGACGAAATGGCATGTAGCAGACGGAGTCGTGAACATTCTTCCAAACGTCGGACATTAAGGAGTTACGGGTGACCCATAATATTCTATAGCCGGCCGATAGAAATGCGCCGGACGCAGTTGCCACAGCGGTACAGGTCTTGCCGGTACCGACCGAATGCCAAGCGAGCAGGCCTTTGCGAGGATTTTCGGGAACCAGGAAATGTCGTACAAACTGTTGGGTGGGTGTGAACCGAACCGCCGTTCCTGGCGCCACAACCCCTAAATCGCACGCATTGCGCAATGTTTGGACCGGCCAAGCGTACTTACCGAACTCTTCCGCAAACGTGGCGCCGCCCGCCTGGGACGAATGGTGCCGTTGGGGATTGATTTCGCGCGTGAGAGAACGGTCAACCGCCGCACGAATCGCCAAATCAGTAATCTCTTTTGTTAGAACCAACAGGCTCAAATCAAGACCTGAATGTTTCATAACGAGCGAATGGGCGTCAATACTTTGGTGACTGTCCGTTATAAATGGTTGGACGCCTGGAACCACTGTACGATAAACGAAAACGTTGAGAGTCCAACCGACCCCTTCAACGAAGGGGAGCCCTTTTTGACCGCAGAAACGAGTGGCACGACCGATGGCTTGTTTCATATCACTTTCGGCAAGGGGCTCCTCCATAATATGGCAATATTTGACATCAAAAAGGTCAATACCCTCTTTGTATTTGGAATCCAGCACCAAGATTCGTAATAAATCGCCGTGGACGTTTTCGGGTCGCTTATTGTACGTATCAAGTATCGCTCGTTTCAATCCAACGGTCATCGGTTTACCGTACAGAGGCTGGGATTGGAGAATAGCGAAACGGTCCCCCTTACCCCCAGCCCCCTTGAGACCCTTGGGCCCGAGAGCGAATTCAAACCCACCACCGGCCAGATAGGCGGCAATCGCTTTGCCTCCGTACGCCGATTCACGTAAATCGGTGAAGATGAAATGTTTGAATTTGCGACCGTATTTTTGTACATCCACGCCGTCCAAGTTGCGAATGCGACGAACGAGCGCTGAGTATTTCTCACTCATTTCCGCACTAAGCGAATCGGTAGAAAAGCGAGGGGCGTCAATCATAGCAGTACGAGGCAACCGGGCCGTATTTGCCACTCGCCGTATACAAGTGGATAAACGTGATAAACGTCCGCTCATTGCGTCCCCTTATTAAAGGCGAAGTTATTAAATAGAGTAAGTATATGGCTGAAATGTCAGTAGAAGATGTTATTTATACGTTTAAGAAATTTATAAATAACAAGGACCCACAAGCATTCACTGACTTTTTGTTAGAAATACAGGACGACTATGAAGGGGTATGGGACTATATTTTTAAGAAGGTGTATATTCACGCCTGCTTGAAAAAGAATCAGGCGATTGTTGATATACTCATGAAACAGTTTGGAGAGTTGAGTGAGATTGAACGGATTGCGATACGACAGGTTTTTCCGTATGGTCGTTATTTGCTGGCGAAATAATCTTAGAATAAATCTAGTTGTGAAGAAAGATCGTGAGCGTTACCTGGACTTCCTGATGGATACGATATAAATAAGGAAATTCTATCACCTGTATTGAGTCTTTGTGACGCATTATAAAAACTTTTTTGAGTATCGGTTGAACCAAATGTGACCGTAAATGGGGTTGATATAAGTCCGGTTGAATAAAAGGTAGTACCGGCACCCACAGTTTGACTATTGTTTACTGTCCAAGTATTTGTACCGGTTTGTGCGGTAATGGTGGTTCCAGAGGTTACACCGGTGCCGGCTATGTATTGTCCAATTGATACTGTACCAGAAGTGACGGATGATACGGTTAAGGTTGTAGCGGAGATACTTCCTGTAAAAACAGCACTGGGTGAGCCGTTTGATATATTAATAGGTGAGCCTGAAGAGCCGACATTTTGATTTACTGGAGGTCCAATTGTCCAAGTGGAGCCACTGCCAGAGACAATATAAGTATTTAATGCAATACCAGGTCCTGATACGGACTGTCCTACGGCAATCGCACCAAATGAAGGACCACTACTAACTGTAAGAGTCAGATTGGTTATGTATCCTGTATAAACAGCGGCAGTAGTATCAACATTAAGAGCGGGTAAATAATAGACTCCTATTACAACCGTATTGCTAGAACCTGGAGCAATATTTAATGAGGCAGAGAAACCTGAAATGAGTGAAGGCTGTTGGGCACGGTAAAAGGCGGCGGGGAGACCAGGATCAGGGAATGAGCCTGCGCTTACGGACTGGGTTCCAGGCCAGAGATAACCTGAGCCGGCACTTGAAAGACTTCCTTTGAGTCCGTAATAAACAGTTATAGGATACACATATGTACTAAATCCTTTTCCTCCGGCAGATTTGGTGACGAGATCGGTACCTGGACCGACCTGAATTCCTGCGGACGCTAAATATGTTGGGTCTAGAATCGTAGGAGGTGTGCTCTGTAGGATATCCGATGCGGTGTAAGATTGTGTAGCGGTTGGGTAAACTACTCCAGATGTTGTGGAACGAAGTTGAATGGAACCTGTGTTTCCTGAATCGTTTGTTTCAACTCCTACATATGAACCGGTTGAGTCTGTATCGGGAGGTTGGGCTACATAAACATTGGTATCTCGTGTACTCACTTGATTTGAATTGGATACAAGGAGTCCACGCTTATTTCCGGCACCGTTAGAATATACATTAATCGTACTACCTTTTATACTGTTAAACGAAAATACAGAGGCGATTAGTGCTCCTGTTCCAGAAAATTCAACACCAGTAACTGTATTTGTAAGAGTTTTGCTCATTGATGCATTATTCACATTGACGACACAGACACGTAGTTTAGATGTTTGCGACGAGGTTCCGCCAAATACAATGCCTTTGAGAACTACACCGGCGGTTGAGCCGGTACAGGTAAGATTTAGGGTTAAATCCTCTACACGACACTGCTCACCCATAGTTAAAAGTGTTGTACTGCTCGTAACATTCATTTGAATAATACAGGTCTGGAGGGACATTCCACGGAGCGAGATACCGTTGGGTAGCACCAGTCCGCTAGCAAGAGTATAGGTGCCAGAAAGTATCCAAACGGTTTGACCGGACGATACAGCCGCAACAGCGGCTGCAACTGTAAGAAATGGAGACCCGCCAATGCTTGCAGTTGAGTCATTTCCGTAGACGGCGTCAACTACGGCAGTGTTTCCTCGTGGTGCGTAGGGTCCTTGGGGTCCGGCGGGTCCTGCTGGACCGGTTGTTGTACAAGCGGAGCCTACTAACGCTAAACATTTGCGATATTCGGTAGTATTACAAGAACTACTCATTCCTATCTATGGTATATTAAATTTGTAGCGGCACCATTACCGCAACTAACCTATCATACCTTTTGTTAGAATCTACAGGATCCCAACAAGAGGCATCTAGTGCAACAGCGACCCGAATGGGTTTAAGCGTACAAAGATTTATCAGAGATTGAGCGAATCGCTATACGGCAAGTATTTCCGTATGGACGGTATTTGCTGGCGAAGTAGGCTAACGGCGTTTGCGTAGGGTCTTGCGATTCTTACGTCTACGGGTCCGTGTCTTATTAGACGGCACATTGAAGAGTCCCTTGAGTTCCTCTTCACGGTTAAATTTTAAAAGATTGGCATTTGAATTATTTCCAACTAATTTGCGCAATCCAGCCATTTCAGTCTTGCTGTTTATTTCATTAATTAATCTCTGAACACGAGGTTGGTTCTCTTTAATATAATTTTCAATAAATCTAAATTTTTCTTTTAATTGTAATTCTTTTTCTGTATCAAGTAAAGCTCCGCACCAACTTTTACCTGCTATTGCCGGTCCTATATATCCATAAACCTGTGTTTTTCGTCCTTCAAGTTTACCTTTTAAAATTACAAAGATGTTATCTTTAGGGTTAACATCAAAATGAGGGTAATTTTCTTTTAATAGATTAAATCCTTCCTCTAATTTTTCAGGTAAAATACCACCAGGAGTCATCATATTACCTTCAGGAAAAAGACCATCGCAATCGCCACGACTAGATTTTGTGTTTAACCAGGATGATATAATCATTTTATCAAACTTTTGTTTTTCTGCTTCTTTTTCTGCTTCACTTTTAATCTGGTCTTTAAGAGCACTTACCGCAATATTTTTTTCCGAAAGAGGAGCAGGTTCAAATTTACCACGTCCTCTTCTTGACATTCCTTCTAATATCCCCCAAGAAATAAACGCACCGGGTCTAAACCCTCGCACACATAGGAAAAACCAAGCAAAATGAGCGACAAGCCCAAACCCGTCAAGGAAAAGAAGCCTCGCGCAAGCAGTAAGAAGACCCCGCCGGTGGTTGCCATCGTCTCGCCCCAAGGGGTAATGGGGTCGTTCCTGCCTGAGCAGCGTCCGCTCATTGCGCATCTACCTGTGAGCACAGCATCGCTTAACTTTGACGCTACGAACGAACTCAAGTACGATCCGGTTATGCCAGATGTACCGCTTCCTTATGAACAAGCCAACAATGAAATGAGTTTCTTAGAAGGCATGGAAGGCTCAGGTGTAACAAGCGACCGTAAGCAGGAACAGAAACCGGCAACGACCGTCACGACCCCAGGAGAAGCGAAGTGTAAGTTACCAAGCAATTACGCCGAGAAACTCATGGTGATGTTCCAGGATTCCAACCGTTATCAGAAACTTCCTGAAAAGACCGATATCTCCTGCTTTTGGTGCTGCCACTATTTTCATACTGCGCCCTTCGCCATTCCCAGCCATATTCTAGACGAGATTTGGTACATGTATGGCAATTTCTGCTCGGCAGAATGTGCCACATCGTATCTGTTCAAGGAGCGTATTGACAGCCACGTTCAGTGGGAGCGCTACGCACTACTTAACAGCCTGTATGCCGATGATGCCGAGTTGCCACCAGGGTCACCAAGCGGCATCCGACCGGCACCGCCACGTGAGGTACTGCGTATGTTCGGCGGCAGCATGGATATTTCGGAATACCGTGCGGTTCTCCACGAGAAGAAACTACGGGTAGATGTCCTCACTCCACCAATGGTCAGTATTATTCAGACAATGGACACGAAGCCCATTGACTTCTATGACCAGAATCTCAAGAATGTGTTTATTCGCAATGATATTCAGCATAAGTACAACGCACCTGGTGCGCAGGGACTCCGTCTCAGACGCTCCAAGCCGGTCAAGTCGAAGGAAGCAACGGTTGAATGGGCTATGCAGATTCAGCAAGTCGGCTCAGCCTAAGTGTTCAAAAATTGAAAGCCATTTAGAGCATAATCACACCCAATAAGCAAAAGAAATGTCAATCCTAGAAGCGTATAAGGAGATTGTAAGCCAGGTATATAAGTTGACTCAACTTTCATACCAGCACCAAGATACCTCAGGTGAATTTGATTCGTTCCTCAACCATCTTCAGGATGTGCTAGAACGTAAGCAGCAGCAGACAATTCATATTCCTCCACACGTTGAGATTATTAGTGAACCGGTTATCGTTGTAAAGGACGACACGGTGAAGAATATTACACTCAGACATATTCCACCGACCACCGAAATTCAGGAAGACGAACGGCTAGATGGTGAAGAGAATGAACTCATTCATGAAGTGAAGGACGATACAATGCTGGCAAAGGATATGATTGGAGCAAATCTTGACGAAGAGATAAATATTGAAGAGGCGATTGCCGATGCGGAAGCGGAGGGTGAAGAGGCAATCTCAAAGGAGATGGGAAGTCTCAGTCTCAATCTTGATAAGAGTGATGAGGACGACGACGACGATGATGACGATGATGACCAAGATAAGGATCTCTACATTAAGACGTATAAGAAGGCGAAGTATTTTGTATCTATGGAATCCAAGCGGGTCTATCAGTATATTAATGATACTAATCATGGCGCTCAGGTTGGAAAGCTAGAAAATGGAAAAATAGTGCTAATGTAGGAATGAGTACTAATCTTAACGTTAAGAATCTATGGGCTGGAGCGTGTCTTCCGGCAAAAGCTTTTCCTATTGTGATGGCGGGAGTAGTGCTTTTTAATTTATGGCGCGGTGTATGGGGCGAGGCGGTCAAGAACGTGATTGTAGGAGTTATTGGAACAGGTGCGTTATGGCTCCTCTGCTCTTCGGGTATGGAACTCCTTGCGTATATGGTGCTCGCCGTTCCTGTTATTTTTGTGATTTTTCTGGTTGCTCTCATTGTATTTGACCAGACGCTCCTTCAGGTGACGCATACGTATGGTCGCGGAGGTGGAGCTGGAAGCGGTTGTAACGACTGCGATTCTTGCCAGGATTCCGGCTGTTAATTCCTACGCCTAAAATAGAAATCATGGGAGCAGGACCATCCAAGCCTAACGCATCCGCCACACAGCAGGTAAATATGTCAGCGATGTCTGTGAATGTGCCTAAGATGAATGCGTCCAAAAACGCCGCAATGAACGCCGTCAATGCGCCCAAGAACGCCGCAATGAACGCCGTCAATGCGCCCAAGAACGCTGTGGTCGGCGGCAAGCGCAAGAAGACCCGCCGCAATAATAATAACAACCGTAAGACCCGCCGTAATTAGGTCTAAACAAACCCCAAATATTTATACATAAACAATGGCGAAATATGTTATGATTTACGCATCTATAGTGAATCGGGCATATGACTTCGTACATCAGCAAGTACAAAACGCAGCATCCGTGCTTCGTACTTGGCTAGGACCCGAGCCCCAGAATTACTATCTACTCGCCGATGGACGCGTCCTACCGGCGACGATTAAGCTACCGGTAGACATTCTAGATAACGCTTTCCTATTTGACGTAAGCACAAATCATATGACTACCGCTATCCAGACATATCCTGAGGGGCGTTTTAAGCCCGCCGTGCCCTATCTATCACTGGTTATCAAGCAGCCTACCGCGGAAGACATTGACCTATCGGAGTGGGTGGGAGAACTCCGTGCCAATCCGGTCCCCGAGAGCCTTCCGCTCAAGCAACTGGTCACGCTGTGGTCCCTTGTCTCCAGCCGATACACGCCTCTCTCGTATACCGTGGCGACGATTAACGCCGAAGGGGATTACGATACGCAAACTATTGAATAACATATCCGTTGTAAAAATTGATTGCGCCTAAATCTGTCCGACGATTGAGCATAACCACCAGATGACGACCGAACTCAAGCCTTTCAAGCGCAGTGATCTAATGATGCTTCGTCTCAAACAGGAAAAGAAGGAAAAGGAAGAGCAGTGGATGATGGCACGGTCCGCATCTATTGCAAACCTTGTCTATACGAATATTCTAAAAGATATGACAGCAGATCCAAACAAGGGTACATATTCTTATACTATTAGCGATTTCCGTACGGTAACCATTATGGACGCCAACGAAGTTGCAGTCGTCAAAATTCGCAATCTGTTTCCTGACTTCCTGGTTGAAGGGTGCTATACGTATCAGGGTTTCGGTAGACCACATGAAAATGGTGACCCTTGGTTTGATTACGAAATTACGGTGACTGTTTAGTAAAAAAAATATAAAAAGACGTGTTTCAGCACGCACATTTTTATCATCTAAAAAAATTGAACCCCCTAAATCTATCCGATGATTGGCATAACCAGCGGATAGATTTACAACAACAGCAACAAGATGACGAATGACCTCAATCTCTTCGTAGCCCGATTTCTAAAAGATATCAAAGCATATCCAACAAAGATGACGTATTACATCGTTTCGAATTTCACGATCTCAGGCTATAATAAAGCCAATAAGAATGCTTTGCCGAAGAGTGCCAATCTGTTTCCAGACTTCCATGTCGAAGGAACTATACATACGACGGTGGAGATCAAGAACGGGAAAAAGGCGACCCCTAATTCGATTAATCAGTTAAGGTGATTGTTAAATAGACTATTATGTAAAAAACACAAAAACACAAAAAGACGCGTTCAGCACGCGCATTTTTATATTTTTGTTTGAATACCAGCCGACCTTACATCTTCTGGTCCACGTGGGGGCGATAGAGAATATCCGCACTCTTCATTCCCTCACCGTAGCAATTGACTTCAGTGGGCTTGTTATAGGTCTTAGAGCTGAGATTCCACAGCTTGAGGATATGAAAGCCCTTCTTGGGGCTGATGGTGACACCGATAATAGTATTCTTTGTATCGGATGCGACGACTTCTAGGATGGCGGCAGCAGCGTATCGTTGAAAGGTCTCAATGGCGTTTGCCTCGGGAACCTTGATACAGTAAGAACCGCCGTGGATGTTGGTGCGATGCTCCCACAGCGGCAGATAAGGGTCCTTCATCAAGAAGAACATACCGGATAGGAAGCGCTCGTCGCCAATCTGTTTAAGGGTACCCCACAACTCGGAGTAGTTGGAGAAGGTGCCGATCTTCTTATAAGATTCGGGGCTCCAGGTTGTATCTTCTGGATCGTGGAAATGGAGAGTCCACGAGCCAGAAGGGAAGGTAAGTGTATCAGCAGAGGCAGACATGATGCCTTTATAAGAAAGTAAGAGGATTTAGAGAAGGGATTTGGACGAAGGAGGGAGGCAACATTCACTCATAAATCGATAGACCCCTCAATTTTTTTCAACGGTCTTAAAAATTGAAATAATCTCGTTCGGCTATAACTGTTCACATTCAAAGCATGGACGATATTTGTACACTATTTCCTACGTGGGCGTCGTACGGAAAGGCGTTCTCCTTAAGTCTGGTAAGTGCAGATTATAATATAGACTTTCCAGAGTATGCGAATCTAATATCTAAACTTAAGAAAGCGGATACGCTCATTGTAGAAGCACTGCTTGCGAAGGGATACAATCCGCAAGAAGGGTTGGATACATTTATATATGCGTGCGTAGATGGACCACGTTATCTAAAAGACGCAGTAGAAATCGGAGTTGTAGGTGATTTAATTCGTCTTTTCGTCAACCACGGGGCAACGGTTCGCAATGTACCGACCGATAGACTATTCTCTATTGAATATTCTGGCTTGAAGAGCATTGAAGATGAATCCGCATTTATAGCGGCGAAGGGACTTATGATTGATGAACTCTCTAAATACGATATGGATGTATCCCGCTATGGAGATTGGACGACAGTCAATGCGACATATTGGGAAGATATTTCCTTAGATGTAGACTATACCACTCAGTTTCGGATGTATCTGAAATACTGTAGTCACTATCTACAGTCTCTGTGAATAAAAGAATGACTTATATGCAACGACGGCGGCGACGAGTATTTTTTCTAGGTCTCGGCGCCAATGACACACCTAGGTTCTGTTGTAGTTTGTTCGTCTGCGAACCGATAGACCCCTTTTGACCGGTCAGAAAACTAGAGATGATCCCTTGGGCTTCGTAAGGTATATTACGGCGTAGAGTCCGCGATTTATTATTTCCAGGCGCACGGTTCAACTCCATAGGCATTTCAAGGCGACCAACTAAACCCGCGGAACGCCCAACCTGTTTGATAAGCATAGTCTTAAAATACGACCGCAGTTCATCAAGTTTCGCATCGGCTTCGTCCTCCCCTTCCCCCTCGTCTACCTTAATTGCCTGAGTTATACTCGCACCTGGAAACTTCAGTTTTACGCTTTCAAACTCAATTCGTATTTCTATATTGGACGGCTGTAGCAACCAACCATCTTCATCAAGTTGTTTGACAAACTGACCGGCTAAATCGATAGTAATTCCATCATCGGAGTCCTCGCCGTGCCCTGTCCAAAAGAACAGTACATTGGGTCGTAGAATCGCACTAAAATTTCGCCCGCCTCGCCAATCTAGTGCCTTTGTTAGATTATCAGGGGTCACAATATCATATACACCCATTCCTATTAGTGTATATGATATTATATTAAAAACTATAATTTAATGCGAAAGCGTATTTGCCGATGCTGAGGGATCGGAGCGTGTGTACGGCGCAAGGGCGAGCTTAATCTCACCGAGTCCCGCCACCGAGTACTCAATAATAATCGGGTAGTTGTTCTTGAGGTAGATGATGATATCGGTGGACATAGCGGTACACTTGGTGAAGAGAGCGAGCGGCTTGAGTAGGAAATAACCCTGGACGATATCCTTCTGCGCCTTGGGCATGAGGCAGATGGTTTCTTGCGAGCCGAATTCACCGCCTTCAAGACGGAAGGAGAGTTCATTCTCGGCAGACTTCACCTCAATCTTATCACCGAGTTGAATGAAATCCTTAATGATGTTCTGGAAGTCAAGGGAGGGCATGGTAATGACGGAAGAGAATGGTACCGGAGGAATTTCAATGGGCTTGACATCAAGTTCCATGAGATTGAGGTACTTGGTGGTGACCATTTGCTTCTCGCCGTTCATAATACGAATACCGAGACGGGAACGGTTAGACTTTTCCATGAAGAGCAGAAGCGAATCCTCGTTCTTAATCTGCTTCACCATCTTGTTGAAGTTGACGAAGTCAATACCGAGGATACACTTTTCGGAGCAGAAGAACTCGTCAAAGCGGTCGGCGTAGAGGCGCATATGGACAAGAATGGTGTGGGTGCCGTCCATCGCCATAATCTTGATGCCGGCGGCATCCACTTCCAAATTCACCTCTGTGAGGATATCCTTGACGGCATCTACCAGGGTACGGACAGGAGAGGCTTTGACAGTTCGGCAAAGAAAGACATAATCGTTCTTTGACTCGGCGTCCATCGTATGAATAAAACTCGTTTATCTGCGTTTAGATGGAAAGTCACCCTTCTAAACGCAGACCTGCGGTCGTTTATTTGGGACCGTCGTTTATCCCGGTCTCAATGGTGGCGGCGAGAACGACGACCGCCCTTGAACGCCTTCTTCAACTTCGCTGATACTGTCTTGTTCTTGGGCACAAACTGGTTGTAGACGAGGTACAACGCAGCGGGTACAATCGCCGCCTGAGCATTCGAGAGGAACGAGCCCATGACGCTGGGAGAGAATCCTCCGCGGCTACGACGAGTACGGCGCCGGGCACCTCCAGCCATCAACTCGGACGAGGGAGCGGTGGCAATCATAACGGGGCGGATATCATCACCGGTGGGTGCCGAAGAGAGCGGGGGCAACAGGGACGATGGTGGAAGTACATCGGGATCGAAGTATTGCTGGCTAGTCAAAAATCCACTGCCTCTTTGTACCTTTCCTTTACGCACCTTACGACTACGATTATTGCGACGGGTTTTTGCCATCTTTCTAATATATACAATTTATTTAATAAAACAACTTTACAATTTCAACAAGTTCTTTATTTTCATCTCGTTCTATTTGCCCAACATATTGATTCATTACTTCTATAAGTTTGTCCAACTTATCTTCCATATCTACTCCTTTTCCATCTGGATTGAAGCGAATGAATATCCATTTACCACTATGTATCATGAATAGATCATCGTAACGCACTTCTTCATCTTTAGGGTCGTAGCCGGAATGCGCAAATTCATCCGTTTCAACACATAATAGAGTACTGTTTATTAACTTGCGGTGGTCAATGCGTCGTCTATGCGTACAATTGCATTCACCAGTATATAATGGTTTATCATGAACAAATCCTTTGAATGTTTCATTAATTTTATTACGAACTCGTATTTCTTTTGTATGAATATGGACTAATTTACTTCGTTCGTCATCTGGAAATATTTGTTTAAAACATGTAGCACAATATCCATCATATCTATGTGAGCCAGAGCGTGAATCAATCCATGTAATACAATTCGGACATCGTGGACCTCCGCCGTGTTTTCTACATTTAGTACTCTTATTATCAGCACCATTTGTACAATTAGGCTCTATACACCGTTTTCCACCACCATGTTTAGCACACTTGTCGGTAATTCCAGCAGCTCCTTTTTTACATCCATCTTCCACACATCGTTTTCCACCACCGTGTGTAGTACACTTTTTACTTGTTCCAACAGCACTTCTTTTACAATCAGCTTCTACACAACGTCTTCCACCGCCATGTGATTTACATTTATCAGTCCTTCCTGCTACAGTATTTGTACAATCAGGTTCTTTACATTTCTTTCCGCCGCCATGTATTGCACATTTGTTACATATTTTAGTACGTGCCGCTTTTGTACAACCAGGTTCTATACATCTTGGTCCACCACCATGTCTTCTACAATTACCATCCTTTGTTAGAGCACTTTTTGTACACCCTGATTCTTTACAGCGTGGACCACCACCGTGTCGCAAACATTTATCATGTTTCCATACAGCATTAGATTTACATCCAGATTCATTACATTTTGGTTTTACCATCTCCTAAACTAATGATTAAAATAAGTATATATAATCATTTTTTTAAACTCCGTACATCTTTAAAATCCCCACAAAAAATGACGGCACCTAAAGTCTTTAGACCCATAAGTATCTAAAGAGCGAAAGAGTGAAAGAGCGAAAGAGTGAAAGAGCGAACATGGCTGCTGTGAACTCACTTAACTTTATCCCACCGACGCTGACATTCTCGCCACTGCGAATTAGTACAATCACGACCACCGCACAACTAGGAACGATTATTCATCTAGATGCCCTCTTCAACCAAATCCGCATTATTCCATACTGGGACCTCACGGATGGTATTCTCAAGATGGAATTCAAGGGTACAACGAAGGGTACGAGTTTCAAAGATATTATGCTCAAGCAAAAAGAGACCAAGAAGTCGTTCTTCAATCAGGCAACTCTGGTAGTCCGTAGGGAGATTTCACCGATGAACTGGAAGGAGATTAATGTAAAGTTGTTCCGTAATGGTGGCGTCCAGATGACCGGTGTACGTAGTATTGATATGAGCGGTGATACTCTTCGTTGGCTCATCAATCATATTACTACGAATTATACCGCTGCTCCTGTCTTCGCGTCTGCTCCCATTATTACCAAGGAAGAGATTCAGTTGATTAATACCGATTTCAGCATTGGTGCCAAAGTCCGTCGTGATGTACTTCATCGTATTCTATCGGAAACCTATAATCTCAATTCTAGTTACGAATCGGCGATTTATCAGGGTGTAAAGACAAAGTTCTTCTATAATGCGCAACGACCTGCGGGCACCCCTCCTGGAGTTTGTGGATGTCCGACTCTATGTAAGGGCACGGGGGACGGATCCAAACTTGGCGAATGTAAGAAGATTACTATTAGTCCGTTTCAAACGGGACAGGTGATTATTACGGGTGCCAGGGCAATGGAGCAAATCAATGAGGCGTATGAGTTTATTAAGATGGTATTTACGGATAACGCAGACGAGATTCTACGAAAGGTGTATGTTCTACCTCCGGATACGGCAGCACCCGCTCCGAAGGGAGCCCAAAAAACGGCAAAACAGGCATCAGGATGGATTCAGCATCCGTGCCCTCGTAATATTGTGCGTAAAATTGTTAAATAAAGGTTTCTACTCCCGAACAGAAACCTATGTCTGCGCCCGGTGTCCAGTCTCAGCCTGTTGAAACTCCGCTACCAAGCGAAAAGACTCTTAAGCATGCAGCCCGGCTCGCTGTAGAGCAGGATAAGCCAATTATGCTTGATTATTACAATGACACTCACGAGGGCAAGGCGTTCCTCGGTGAGGATGGTACAACCAAGGAGAAGATGTTAGTCCGATCCGAGGAGGAATACACCTCGGTGATTCAGAAGATTTTCAAGGTGAACGATGATTTCATTGTTATCACAGAGAATTCTATCTACCTCATTTCGGGCAAGACACAGAAGAAGACCATTTCGGCTCCTAGCTCCTAAATCCGAATCCCCCAACTTTTTTCACGCGGTTAATTAGAATATGAGCGGCGCGAATTTTTATGCTCCTCAATACAACCCAAAGTCGTTATACACCGACGGCTGTACGAGCGAATCGTGTATGAGCACCCTTGGTGCAAGCTCCTCTTTGACGCAGGGTCAGGAGTTTGACCGTATTACGGCGCCCCTACACGGCGGCAAGCGCAGCCGTCGTCAAGCGAAGCGGGGACGCAAGATGCGCGGTGGCTATGATGCGCAAGCCCAGTACCCAAGCCAGTTCAGCGAGATGCTCCCCCAGGACATGCACAACTCGGCACGTACAACCATTCTTGACCAGTCATTTGCGGAACTCCCCCAGTTTATTGGTAAGTATGGCAACCAGATGGGAGGTCGCCGTAGCCGCAAGCAGCGTCGCTCCCGCAAGCACCGTGGTGGTATGGCGCCCCTCTCTATGCCAAGCATGCTCTTGACACCCGAGGAGGAGCCAGCCGCCATGCTCAACCCCCAGTGGTACACAGAGAACTTGGTTGTGCCAAGCTTCCAGGGACCAGCGAACTCGTATGCCCAGCAGGCGTATGAGAACCAGATTGCGTACCAGAACCACAACCCCGGTGCGATGCCAGTACCTCCTACACCCCCACCAGCCACAGGTGGTGCCCGTCGTCGTAATAACCGTAAGAATCGCAAGACCAACCGTAAGAACCGTAAGAACAACAAGAAGAGCCGCAAGAGCCGCAAGAGCCGCAAGAGCCGTCGCACGCTCAGCAAGTGGTAAACACCCATTCAAATCTAGATTTATATATGATTCTTCAACTATTGAAGTATCATAAATATCATCCCAGCGCATTAATTAAATACTGATTCGGCGGTCTCAAGTACCAACTCCTTTACTCCATCCACTGCCATAGTAACAGATGGCGCTCCTAGCACACCGGCAAGTTTTGCCGCATCTTCGGCAGACCACGCAGTAACCGGTGGAGGACGCACGCAAACCTGTAGATGAAGTACACCAAAACCACCATCACGTTTTGGCATTCCGCCGCCCTCCATCTTGAGAACAGCCCCGTTGATGAGTGGACCGCCGCGCCAAGAGTATTTCGGCGATTCTCCAGATGGATGGTCTGCGAGCGTAACTTCAAATCCGAGAATAGACTCCGCAAACGATATATAGTGCTTGTAGGTCAAATCCACACCCGTCCATTCATACTTAGGTGGACCATCCATTGCCAATTTGAGGTCAAGAACTACGTCGCCTGGTGTATCATATTCTAGCGTATCAGAGCATTCGCCCGCAAAGGTGAGTGACTCGCCGACCACCATTCCTGGCAGAACTTTGATATCCAGAATCTTCTCTTTTTGGATGAACTTCTTGCCCTGGCAACCCTTACATACACGCATTACACGCTTGCCCGAGCCGCTACAAGCATCACACGGTACCCGTGTTTGGACCATTATACCAGGACCAATTTGTTGATGAGCCATACGGAAGCCGCTGCCGTTACAACCGGCTCCGCAAGCCTCGGTTGCTTCAGCACCCGAGGCGTTACACATCCCGCAACGACGCGCCTGATTAAATTTGAGTTTGATATCCGTACCCTTATAGAATTGCTCGAGTCGTAAGCCAACATCTTGGTGCTTATCTGGACTTTTGCCACCACGAGCTGGACCACGCCGAGGACCGCCGCCGCCAAACATTCCGCCAAGAATATCACTCATGTCAAAATTCACACCAGGCATACCGAATGGTCCCATTTGACTCATGAAAAAGGGAACGCCGCCGGCAGCCATTCCAGCCATTCCGCCAGGACCACCAGGACCTCCACCTCCACCTCCGTTTTCATTGACCGAGCCGGTCATATCATACATCTGACGACGCCGATCATCTGAAAGTACTTCGTGTGCCTCCTGAATCCCCTTAAACATTTCAGGGTCGCCCCCCTTATCTGGATGGTGCTCACGTGCCAACGAACGATACGCCTTCTTGATTTCATCCACCGATGCGCCGCGTGCCACACCTAACCGCTGGTACAAATCACCACTTGACATAGTTATTGTTAGACACTCAGGCACCGGTTTAAATGTACAAAGATTCATAAAAGCAAAATGAATAGGATTTCAAAAATAGTTTATATTAATCTGGAGCGACGCCAGGACCGCCGGCAAGAAATAGAGTACGAACTTGCCACTATGGGGCTCTCAGGTGAGCGATTCAATGCTATTGCTAAAGATCCTGGCATTATCGGATGTAATATGTCACACATACAGGTTTTAAGGAATGCTGAAGCAGCCGGTCTTGAAAATCTTCTCGTATTTGAAGACGATTTCCAATTTTTAGTTGATACATCTACGTTTTATAAACAAATAGAAGACTTTTTCGCACTTGGTATCGAGTGGGATATTGTTCTTCTATCATATAATTTAATAAACAGCGAGCCGTATAATGAACTTATTGGACGTGCCCGCGAAGCGCAGACAACCTCTGGATATCTAATTCATAAGAGATGTTTCAAACGGCTAGCAGACTGTATTGAAAATGCCACCGAAATACTCATTCGTACCGGCGAGCATTGGAATTACGCATTGGATCAAGCGTGGAAAGTTCTACAAAAAACCGGCGATGTATTCTATTTTAAAACTAGGATTGGAAAACAGCGACCAAGTTTTAGTGATAATTCAAATGAATTTATGGACTTTGGGGTCTAAAACGACCTCTCATATAATTGAGCAACAGGATGGATTCTATAATTTGTCAAGATCATATTATAAATTTCTTAAAAAATCATATTGACAATCCGCCGCACCTAATGTTCTTGGGACCGCCAGGCTGCGGTAAGACCTCCATTTCGCGGGCATTTATTCACGCCTATCTGACCAAAAACGCCGTGCCAGAGGAGGAGCATAGGAACTATATCTTACTTCTTAACTCGGTGGACGACCGCGGCATCGGTACCATTCGCGGACAACTGACAGAATTTGTAAAGCGGACCCGTCGGTATCCGAAGGTGAAGGCGTGGGTGTGGATGGACGACGCCGACTCCGTACCCGTCGTCTCACAGCAAGCCCTACGCCGAATCCTAGAAAATTACGAGCCGTATGCGCGATTCTTGTTCGTGGCAGCCGGTTGCGAGCCGTTTATTGAGCCCCTACAAAGCCGCTGCGTTATGCTCCAATTTATGCCTGTCAACTTGATGATGAATAAACAATTCTTCCGAGCCCAATCCAAAATTAAGGTGAGCGAAGAGGCGGAGTCGTGGATGATTAGTATGGCGCTGGGCAACGCCAGACTCTACAAGCTCTTTAACCAAGTGTTAGAAAGCTCAGGTCTCACGCAAGTTACGGGACAAGATGTACAGGCAATTGTCAATGCGCCGCCTGTCTCCCAACTTCAAAATCTAGGATATGCTGCCCTATCTGGAAATCGTAAAAATACGCTAAAAATTCTGCTCAATCTTTGGTCCGCCGGTTATTGCTTTGAGGATATTATCTACTTAATGGAAATTATTTGTCGTATTTATAATTTTTATACGCCTGAAGATACCCAGAGACTATTTCTCAAATGTGGCGAAGGGCATGTGGCAATGATTCTTAATAAGACTAGACTTCTAGATGCGTTGGCGGTCTTTACGGCACCGACCGTTTTAGGACCGTTCTAGCCCATGGCGTTTTTAATCGTATCCTAGAGTAAGATGCCAAAGGACGCTGCGTATACTCCTTTGTTTGTGTTTGTCAAACTCTTAGATATTGGATTTGTCACAACATATTTTTTTATTTTTGGATTGGCGGCGGCAAAAGCGTTTGATGCCGTCATTGGTGAATTTGATGAAGAAAACTTTAATAAGGTTCCGACATGGAGATTATTCTTAGAAATTATTGTTCAGTTATTCTTTTTAGGTATTGTCGCGTATATTCTTCGTAATCTTGTAAAACTGATTCCATATCCATTGGACGGAGTGGCGGGATTTCATCACGAGCGCTTAAAAGAATTAGATGGCGGTGAAGTGATGGCACTCGTCCTCATTTTATTCCAACGTAACTTAATTGACAAGGTTCTCTATTTTGTGAAGCGTGTATTATCTATAAATTCTAATAAAAACCCCGAAATACTACGCGGTGCGCATGGCAAATAAATATACAACAACCGAAAAGATGCCGCCCCCCAAGACAGTGTTTGTAACACTATCCGACCAAATGTATTTAGAAAAGGCGCAGATAACACTCCGAGAACTTCGTACAGCCGGCGAATGGTATGGCGATACAGTTCTTATTACAGTAGATTTTGATGCCCCCGAAGAGTTCCTAACAAAATATAGCATCCAACAGCATCGCGTTCCGCATATTGATACATCTCTATTGTTAAAAGCGTACGAGAAGTACCCATTATCCTCGGATGATAATCGGCATAAAGGAAAACTCACCCAGTGGGATAAGTTTTACGTTTTTTCTGAATATTTTCGTAAGTGGGACCGAGTTCTATTTATGGACGCCGGCATGCGTATTTATAAAAGTATACATATTCTATTTACACTGCCTTATAAAGGAAAATTCTTGGCACCGAGTGGCGGCGACCCGTATAGTGAAGAGAACAGACTCTCTACACAGATTCGCGATAAGGAGAATCCTGAGGCTGCGCAAGCATTATATACAGATTACCCACAAGAGTTATTTAAAAAACAGGATTTTTTAAATGGTATTTTTCTATATGACACCGCTCTATTAGATATCATATCTATAACAAATATGGTAGCGGCGATGATTAAATATCCTCTATGTGGTTGTAACGAGATGACAATTATGAACTTATTCTTTAATATTAAATATAATGTTTGGGAGCGTATTCCACAGAAAATAGGAGAGCAATATATATTTAATTATAGTGATATGAATTTTAATAGAGGTGAACATCTGGCACCGACCGATTTTATATGCCTCAAGTACCCTTCATACTAGTATACGTTCCACTCTTCAAAAATTGAAAATCCCATCGTGCCAAGAACCAAACCAAAGCCGATATGTCCTACTTATCGGTACCCTCTACCCAAATCGCCCCTGCGGAGTATCCGCCACAAGACCCTGCTATCCACTATACCTTTCCTTTGGATATATGGCAGCAACACGCCGTTGTCGCCGTTCACCAATACCATAATATTCTCGTGACGGCGAAGACCGGTAGTGGTAAGACTCTGGTGGGCGAATACCAAATTGCCTACTCCCTCAAACGCAACCAGCGTATCTTCTATACGACTCCGATTAAGTCGCTGAGTAATCAGAAGTTTCACGACCTCAAGAAGCTTTTCCCTGAAGCGAGTGTGGGCATCCTAACAGGTGATATCAAGTTCAATCCTGAAGCTGATATCATTGTGATGACTACCGAAATTCTCCGCAATCTACTGTTCAAGGCAAATACGGCGACGGCAAAGTTGGGCACCGCCGGCACCATCACCTTGGACAATCTAGGTGCGGTTATCTTTGACGAAGTCCATTATATTAATGACCCTGAGCGGGGTCACGTGTGGGAGGAAACGCTCATCCTTCTCCCACCAGAGGTACGTCTTATCCTCTTGTCGGCGACCATTGATAGCCCTGAGGTCTTTGCGAATTGGTTGGGCAATGCGAAGCGGCATCCGATTGTCCTACTTAAGACTACCCATCGTATTGTTCCACTCGTTCACGGTGTCTATGATTCGTCCACGCCGTTAGCCCAGCCGCCACTACAGCCTCTCAAGACGGGGGATGAGGCACCCTTTCAGCCCCATGTTTACAACGCTTGGCTTAAGAGCCGTGAGGACCAACTCAAGGCGAAGGATAAGTGGGCAGAGCATGTGAAGGCGGCGCATAAGATTGGCGAGTCCATTGCGGGGTCTGTCGATAAAATCAAGATTAAGTCGTTTACCCATACACTCAACGATGCGCTACAACATCTTCAAGTTCGTAATCTTCTACCGGCGCTGTTCTTCGTATTCAGTCGTAAGGAGACGGAGCGATATGCGGACCAACTCAAGGATACCCTATTGGATACGACCGAACAAGCCTCAGTCAAGCATATCATCAATTTCCATCTACATCCGTATATGAAAACGTTGGAGCATCTACCTCAGTACCACCAACTGCTGCCGCTCCTCCAACGAGGTATTGCGTTCCATCATAGCGGACTCTTGCCGCTTCTCAAAGAGATTGTAGAAATTCTCTTCGCGCGGGGCTTCATCAAAACATTATTCTGTACGGAGACCTTTGCCGTGGGATTGAATATGCCGGCACGAACGGTGGTGTTCTTGGACCTGAAGAAGCCAGGCAACGGCGGCACTTTCCGCCCTCTACGAGCGGATGAGTACATTCAGATGGCAGGACGAGCAGGTCGCCGAGGTAAGGATACACAGGGAACGGTCATTTATCTCCCCTCAAGGGATCCAATGCCGTTGGAGGACCTTCGCGGCGTCTTTTCGGGCAAACTCGTCCCTCTAGAGAGCCGACTCCAGTTTCACTACGACTTTCTACTCAAGGCAATTCACGCTTCGCAAACAGCATCCGGTACATCCGCCACCGCCCCTGTATGGACGACACTCATTGACCAATCATATTGGGCAGAGCAGCAAAAGACTGCGAAACATGATATTGAAAATGAAATCCAAATTCTACAAATGAAACAAAACGAACTTTTACTCGCACCAGAGATTCTTGCCGAGCTCAACACCTACTCAACCCTTGAAAACACCGCTAAAACCGCTACGAATGCGGCGAAGCGCAAGGCGCAACAAGCATTAGAGCAGTGGAAGGACCGGCATATGGGACCGAAGTGGGCATCCTACATCAAACTCTACGCCATTTATCAAAAGCATCAAACTACCATTGACCAACTCTTAGCGACTAAGGCAAAGATGGAGACTAGTGTCCAAGCCACCAGGATTGACCCTCTTCTCCGTGCCCTCGCCAACCACGGAGCCATTCACCCTCTCACTGACAACGAGCCACCAAGGCTGACCGAGTTCGGCACGGCGGCGACGGAAGTGAACGAAGCGAATCCTATCCTGATGGCGAAACTGTATTTGAGCGGAAAACTCAACGGCGCTACACTCGAAGAGATTGTTGGAACTCTAGGAGCGTTTATTATGGATAGGGAGGCAGAGGAGAAGACGGTCCATCCACGGTCTCTTCCTAATACTATCACCCAGACAGTAAAGGATACGCTGATGGAGATTGATGGTTGGGGTCAAGAGGGTGCGATCACCGACAAAAAGGCAGGTGTAGAGTCACCTGATGGCTACTGGAGCCTTACGACCCTATGGGTTCAGATTGGCACGGAGTGGTGCGAAGGTGTAGATGCGGCACACTTGTCCTCAAAGTATGAAATCTATGAGGGCAATTTGATGAAGGGTTTACTCAAACTGTACAGTATTGTACAGGAATGGGTCACAATTGCGACACTCCGTGCCGATGTGGATATGCTTAATAAGATGAAGGATGCGCAGACAACGATTCTGCGAGATATTGCGCAACCTGAAAGTCTCTACCTCAAACTCTAATCCCATTCGCCAGGCGTAGGTGGTCGCCCTTTCTTTCCTCGTTTCTCTTTCTTCTTTTTCATCGTCTTCTTATGCGGAGAATTCACTTTGATATAAGGACGGGCTTTTGTTTTTGTTTTTGTTTTCTTGGTAGGCGACAGTTTCATAAAGAGCGGTTTGAAGTTGCCAACGGGGACTTTTTTAACTTTAATGACACGAGTTAGGTAATCGTGGTGCTTATATTTCATCGTTTTTACATCAACATTATGCTCAAATAGAACATTATGGGCGATAAGTACTTCATATTCGCCTTTGACGAGAGAGACTGAATCAATACATAGAACAGGGACCGATTTAGCAATCTCTAACAGGTATAAACAGCATCGGTAACCGGCATACGATTCGGTAAATTTAGATGATACATCTATACTTAAACTTGTAGAGGAGAAGCTACGATTGACGTAGGAAAGGGTACCAGGCTCTAAGAAGTCCTCGTTTTTCACACCACGGTAGGTATAGAGGGTCTCGCCGAATTTTGGTGCTTTTTGAATAATCTCTTGTAAATCATCGGTATACGATTTTAGAAGCCGACGCAGGACAAATTGGTTGGTTAATTTTCTATACTGCGAATCAAAGAACGTTTTTATAACATCCATATCCAATTTATCGTCTTTCATCATGGATGCCTTATCGGGCATCTTAAGTCCGTGCTTCTTCAAAAAATCGTAGTTATCGTATATTTGGTAAGCGATGGGTACATCTTCTACACTAAACCGAATGCTGAGCATGAGATCTTCTAAGCCGGACAAGACTCCGCGCAAATAGGTATTAGCGAGCCGGTCTCCGTGAAAGGTATAGGCTTTCACTATTTTGAGAATACGGTCACTGCTACGAATGTACTCCTCATGAGATTTTCGCCATTCCTCCATTTTAGGAGTACCGAAGTAGTCCTCACGAGTGAGGTCTAGATTGTAACTATAGGAAGGTTTGTACGCATCCATAGGATCGGGTAGATGAATACGACCATATATACGCTTTCCTGGCGCTATATCTTCGTATGTATGTTTTCTATCTTTGTCCCTTCTGGACATCCTTACTTTAGGGGTAGTTTATCTACCGGCGACGGCGAGTGTTACGGCGACGGGTAGTCTTACGCGTCGTCTTACGACCCTTGCGGCTTGCGCTTAATTTCATCAAACCAGACGCAGCATTCGAGGTCTTTTTCATATTTGTAAGAACATTCGCCGCACGTGGCACACTGGAATTTGCGGATTTGATATTTGTATAAGGTGGGAGACGGGGGTTCCAAGAATTTGTGTTAGAGGCATAGGAAGAGTTGGAGTTAGACATTTTTCTATAAAGTCATAACAATTTAGTTGGCGCAGCAGGTGTAGAGGACGCCGACCTGGGGCGAGCCAACGCAGCCACCGGTCTCATACGTACAAACACCGTCGGTAAAATAGTAGTTGGGGGTGCCGAGCGTTGTGGCACAGTAGTTACACATCCACTGGCAGCCGGTGCCAGGAGAAACCTGGAAACTGACGCAGGCGTTAGGGTCGGAGCCCTTGCGAGCATCGGCGGCAAAAAAGGCGGCAGCAATGGCAAGGAGACGAAAGAGCATGATTATGAGTGTATAACACACCGTCGCCTTTAAATCACCACTTCACCATTTCGGTAGAGTTCAACGACACCTTTAAAATTTTTATGAAAGACCGATACCAAATGATCGTAATCGCTGGATTTCATCTCTTCCCTTATTGTTTGAATTTTCTCAGTACTATAATTCAGTTGTCGTCCAAGATTACTTACTAACAATAGAAGATAGTAAGCGTTTCCTTCTGGTCCAGATAAATCAATGATTCTCACCATTTTTTGAAAAAAATCGTCAAAATCACCGAAAAATAAATCAATTTTTTTAACAAACGCTTATGAGCTCTTTGTAGTAATCTTGGCGCATAGAATCTGGGCGCCGCTCTCATCCTCCCAAGTAATTGTAGTAACAACTTTACCGGTTACAGTGTTATCGGCAGTAGAGACTTCGTGGTGGTGACCAACGCCGAGAGGGCAAGGATCGTTCGTCTTCGCGGTTTCGTCGCAAAGAGCCGCCGTGGACGTGAAAGGACCAAGACCGTTGAGGGTCGCCGAGTAGTAGGCAGTGCCGCCTGTAACAGGAGCATCAAGGTCAAAGTCAAAGGTAGTGGTCACCTTTTCACCTTGGGCAGGCTGGTCGTTGTCAATGGTGACGACAAAGTTCTTAGCAAGGTCGCCCGCAGAGGAACACGATTCAGCGGCACCAACAATAGGTATAGAGGTATTCTGAGTACGAGAGTAGCGGAGGCTGTGACCGGCGGCAACAGCGGCGATAGCAGCAAGGAGTACGGCAAGCATTTTATACCCAGGGAATTGAAAAAGATTCGGGACCACCGAACCCATTTCGTTTTTTTTCGTTTTTTATGGTTTTTCTGATTTTTCTGGTTTTTGTAAAGTTTAGGAATAATAGACACGCCTAAGACCGTGCCGGTCCATTGCCTTCTCTAGATGGCACATACAACCGTGACACGGTTTGGAGCACGCCAGCTCACCCATTCTATTCAACCGCACAACAATGAGAACTGCGCCGCGCAACAAAGAATCATCGCCAATCGCCTTGAGCGCCGCCCTTTCCGCATGAATAGTATATTTGCTATAACCGGCACCTTGAGAACGACCACCGACTTTGTTGGTCGCCATAGCGAGGAGTGCTCCACCTTTACCGTAGATAAAGGCAATGTGGAGACTAGAACGGACGGAAGAAGCCACACGGGAAGCATGCTCGAGAGCAAGATCCTGGTAGTGACTAAGTTTAGGCATCGGAGGACGCTAAGATAGGGATGTAAGAGGGAGGCGACAGGATGTCATCCGCCAACCGATTCATCAATTTTTTTGCGGCACAATAAATTGGCATACATTTGCTATAATTGAATCGTCATGGTCCGCACGGTAGTTCGTGAAATGCTCCTCCATCATCGCCCAGTAGTTCACCTCCCAAGTGAGCCCAGGCAAATTCCCCATAACCAGCGATTCTTGTCGCGCCGCCGCCGCCGCAAAGAGTCCAGTCGCCCCCAACAAAAATCCGCCGCAAAATCGCCAACAAATAGAATTCCATACGTCGTATCTATCCCACCCAAGTTCATGAGGCAGCGGCCAACACCCCGCCGCCATTATCTTATTTGTTGGAAATTCAGCCGCCGCAATAATCTTTAAACATTTATCCACCATGTTAGGATTCTTAAAAATATAATAAATACCGAAATCTATCCAGGCTACATGGGATGTTTTTACATATGTAGAAGACTCATGTAGCAACCGTAATTTGGAGAGTTGAATACAAAAATATTCAATGGTATCTTTCTCTTCCCGCCGTGTATAAGGCAATAATACATTTGATGGAACCCATGATGTATCAAGAGTGACATATTCACATCGGAGAATATTTGGGAATCGTTCACAGAGCACCGCTCCTCGGTCGGCAAGGCGTGCGTCCAAATAGACTATTAACGGAACCCCTGTCGCCGCCAACCATTCAAACTGTTCAAAATATGTATCAATCGGTTTGAACATTGGACCGGCGGGCAAATATAATGCGGTTACAAATGTGACGCCGACAGAGGGCATCTTAAATAACTGTTCCCCCTTATTTGTTAGACTAAATTTATCAAGCGGACTACAATTTAAATTATATATATTGGAATGGACGCACGAGAGTGCAGCAACTCGTCCATAGTTTGAATAATCGGATATATAGAGTTCAATAGTCCGCTGAGACAATATATAATTATCAATAAAGACTTTTGAAGCATCCTCACCGATGGGTCTATCAATATGTTGAATGGGGTCCGAATTATAGATAATTTGGGAGGGGTCCCATACAGTTTTGGCTATAGTATATATTTCATTATAATCCGTTGTTAGAAATATAGAGTATGTAGGATATTTTATACAACAGCGATTCTTTATAGCGGTCAATATATCGTGCGCACGTGTAACGGTTTCCTCTAGACAATAGGGCTCTTTCGCATTCGCAATATATATATCGCCGCAACGAATCTGTATACCAATAATATTCACTTTGTCCGCAGTAAATCTATCAATAACGCCCATAAGTGAATCGGTGGGCACTAAAATATCTGTATAAAGTGTCTGATATTCGCCTAGAATAGCCGTTGGATAGTTAATATCCGCAAAGAGGGGATTTGTATAAAGATACTGCGCCATATCATAGTTAACATAAAAGAGCGTAGCATCCGCATCGTCAAATAACTTCGCCGAAGATTGTAAATAATGTTTAATTTCAAACGGAGTATCTATAAGCCATCGTATATGTTCGCTACCCTTCTTTTCTAAACGCTCATAATCGTATTTCGCATAGTTTATATAAGGACGTATATTCTCTTTATTCCATAGTATATAGAAATCCCGTCCTAGAGCCTTACTAAGCATGCGAACCGATAGTAAACCAATAATACGATCGCCGTACCCTCCTACAATTTTGTCAGGAGTGAAGCATATTACAAGCATATTTGCTAACTATAGTATTTTTGTATAGTCTTTAGATATATGGTTATATAGATTCTCTACTATCAGGTCATTATGGTTTGCGATATAAATGTCAAAACAGTCCTCCATCATTGCCCAGTAATTCACTTCCCAGGTGAGTCGAGGCATACTCTCCAATACAAGCGCAGTCTGGCGTTCATAGGCTCGCTGGAACATCCAACCTTGTCCTATAAGCAGACTACCGCAATGCTTCCAGCAAATATGTTCAAATAATGCCGTTATATATGTTTCCTTGTAACCTGGTGAGAGAATGCGGTCCCCAATAAAATCCCAATCAGATAACGCCAGTAATAACTTATCACATCTATCCCACTCTTTGAACATATGATAAATGCCGAAATCAATCCATGCGAGAGTCGACTTCACACCGGTTTGAGCAACCTCCGCCATGAGCCGTAACTTCGTCAATTGAATACACATATAATCAGCGGTATCTTTGCCGTAGTTGCGCACAGCCGGCAACACCGCATTTCGTGGAATCCACCCGTTCTCTAACACTCCATATATACAACGGAGTATATTAGGAAAACGAGCACATATTGCCGATCCCCGTGCCGACAAACGCACATCTAAATAGACAATAAGCGGAATACCCGTCCCCGCCAAGCGTTCAAATAACGCAAAATATGTATCTACCGGCTTGTTTATAGGACCAGTCGGTAGATATAGAGCGGTTACAAAGGTAACCATTATTTAACAATCCAAAATACGGCTTTATGCCGCAGGAAAGAGTTCACTTTCCATGAGTGCCCGTGGCATCACGAGCACGGCGGAGGTGCGGTCAAACCGGCTGAACGAAATCAAGATCCGCTCGGATTCTACAATCAATCCGAGGGCGTACTCGATGGATTCATCGGCAAACTTGAAGAGAATAGAATGCCGCTTGAGCTCCAGCGTGTCGCCGTCCAGCACCACCAGTAGATGGTAGTAGGTACGCGGCGTGGTATAGTTGGCGATATGGCAGAGGAACCACAGTTCACCCCCAAACCGCATACCGTGCGTAGAGCCGCGCACGTCGCGGAAAAACGCCGGCACTTCACTATTCTTTGTTAGAAGTTCCAGCTCTCCGTCAACGACCTTGCCGACCGTGAGGGGCGACCAATCGTACATCACTCGTAGCTCACCGGCAGCATCGTGGAAGTAGCACCAGTTCTTTTCGCATCCGCGTCCGAGAGGGCTCTGGAATGGCAACGACACCAAACAATCCTTATCAAGTGTATAGGTTCCATGACCGACCCGAATGGCACCGGTCGTAGGGTCTTCAACACTACCAAGGAACAGTAATTCACCGTTGTGCTCAAACACCTTGACATCCTCTACGCCCTGGTAGCGGAGATGAGGACGCTCTACTTTGTCAATCCAGTTCTCGCAGAGACGTGACATATCGGTGCCAAGAATATATGTCTTATTGAGCGTTGTAATTTTACCCATGGTGTTCTTAAAATCGTAGCCACCGTGTCCGAGAATACGGTAATTGACGTAGCGGACATTGAGGAGATAGCCGTCCTTCCAAGGAATGATACAAGGACTACTACTGATATAGGAATCCTGCCAGCCATCAATCTCCCGCTCAACTTCATCGCAGAAGTCGTAGACCTGAACGCCTGGCATCTTCGTCAACTTCTTGACATAAAATGCGTAATTGGAAAGAACATTGATTTTATTGTAGTCTTGACCGACGAGTTTCAAATAACGATAGTGATCAATCTTCGCACCGCTATAAAATGCCAATATACTATGTTCGTAGTCCAGCAGATAATTATAAATATCGGATTTGATGAAGAGCACATCGTTTTTGGGGTAAGGGATGGAGCGAGCAATATCACAGAACACCTGACCGATACGCTGCTTTCCAACAATACGGTAGTGTTTCACGATTTCGTAGAGGGATTCGGCGCGCTTGGGATGATGATTGTACGCCTCCATCCACCAATAAATTGCCTCCGCAATATTTCCGAGAATCTTATGCATATTACCGAGTTCAAAGGCGGCGTAGAACACCTCTTCAATCCAGCCGCCGGCTTCAAATCGCTTCTTATACCACTCTGCCGCTAAGGCGTGGCGACTGAGGTCACGGTAACTATTGGCGAGATAGAACATATAACGGACGTTACCTGGCTCCTCTTCTAGACCCTGAAGAAGAAGACGGACATCACGCTCAAACTTATCGGACTTGGCACCACCGTCGCCAATATCCTCAATCACGAGCGATTTCATTTGTTCAGTTGTCTTGCCGCCTGGAATATCATAGTATTCATGGGTGGGTCCAACGCACTTGATACCGACACCAGTACGAACAATGCGGGTATTAAAGTAGTCCAGACCACCATTACGCTGGAGGATGGTATAGACGTCGGCGGTCAGATTTGCCGCCGAGAACTCTGGCAAAATCACGAGTTTCATATCGGCGTCAAGGAGGAGCGCATGGTCTGCCCACCGAGCCGCACGTTCAAGGGCGTGTGTACGATTGTATCCGAAGTTCTTGAACGGCTCGCTATACACTTCACCAGACTTGCCCGCTGACGTCATAAAATCACGAATAATCGCAATTGTATCGTCTGTACTACCCGTATCGCAAATACAATAGGAATCAATGATGCCGACTACGGACTCCATAAGACGGCGAATAATACGGCTTTCGTTCTTCACAATCATATTAAGACATAGTTTTCCCTTTGTGACCGAATCGGTAGATATAATTTCTAGACATGGCGAGGTCTGTACTTTCTGTAGAAGAGAGGCGAGCGTATCAAAGGAAGCCATTTAGTTAGTAAACGGTTACAATTTTTTAAACCGACACGGATAGGGATGAGTCGTACAGCGACTGTATTGCTAAATAATTTTTTACGTATATACGAAAAACCTATACCATATATACCTCAAACTAGAACATTACGGTTAACGTTATCGCAAGCACCGCCGCAACTAGAGGGTGACCCTACGACAACATCAAGAACATCCTATAATTCGTTTGATCCAAGTCTATATAGTAGTTTCTCTATAGTTACAGGCGCAGGCACGGGTCCTACGGGTCCGTCTGGCAAGGCGGGAAATAGATTTAGTAGTATTACACAAACTCCTGTTCTTATTACGCCGACAATGGGCGGTATTATTATGATGGAGGTTGGACTAAATTTAGCCTACATATATGGTACTCCGGTCTATGTTAGCAGTGCTGAACTATATACAACAAATTTTAAAGGGGTCATTCTTGCCTACGATCCAGACACCGGTTATATAACAATTGGAAATATTACAGCCATCAATGGATCATTCGGAACCGCTGATATATATACAATCAATGCGCAAGTCTTGACCAGTATAGGACCGCAGGGTCCGCAAGGCGGCGCAAATTTTAGCGGTCTTATGGGCGGAAAGGGACCAACGGGTCCAACGGGACCGCAAGTACCATTTAGCGGTGGAAATTCCGCATTTATATCAATGTCTATGTTTCAATATGGATTTGACTGCGGTGACGTTGAGTAAAATATCGTATAGTTTATATAGAATTGAAAGGTAGGGATGCCGTTTGTCCAGTTTCAGCTCAGACGCGGTACTTCTGCGCAATGGGCAATAGACAATACATTGCTAGCAGAGGGTGAATTTGGCTATGAGATAGATACACTTCGTGTTAAATTAGGCGATGGTGTCCGTCTATGGAATGCTTTACCATATTATCTTGGTCAAACGGGTCCCGCTGGTACAGCAACGAATACAGGTGCAACTGGTTTTACAGGACCCACGGGACAAGGTGCTACAGGACCAACGGGTATAACGGGACCCACGGGCGCGATAGGCACAGGACCGACGGGGTTTACGGGTTCAACCGGTAATACCGGTGAGACAGGTAATACAGGACCAACGGGTCAAGGAGCCACGGGACCCACTGGTACAACGGGCACAACGGGTAACACAGGACCGACGGGTCCAACGGGTACACTAGGACCGACAGGTCCAACTGGTATGACAGGAGCGACCGGTCCGATAGGTACAGGACCGACTGGTCCTACTGGAAATACTGGAGATAAGGGTCCTACTGGAAATACTGGAAATACGGGTCCAACTGGTAACATAGGACCTACGGGTCCAACTGGTACTATGGGACCGACGGGTCTTACTGGAAGCACTGGATATACGGGTCCAACAGGTCCTATTGGTACAGGTAATACCGGCAATACCGGTAGTACCGGATCTACAGGAAGTACTGGTAGTATAGGACCAACCGGATTTACAGGTCCGCAGGGCTTACTCGGTGAGAAGGGTTGTACTGGACCGACGGGACGAGGTGCTACGGGTCCGCCAGGTCCGGCGGGTGGTCCGACGGGTCCAACAGGAATTCCAGGTCCGACGGGTCCTGGTGGAGGTGGTGGCGGCGGCACAGGCTATACGGGTCCGACAGGTCCGACAGGTCCAATAGGAATTCCAG